TTAAATGTGTTAAACTTTATAGGTAAACATTCTTTCTGTCATCATTCACTATAATAAAACCCAAATGTTAAATGCGTTAAACTTTTAGGTAAAACATTTTCTTCTATTTTTTGATTATAATCCCCTCCAAATGTTAAATGTGTTAAACTTTTTGGTAAAACATTCTCTTCTATTTTTTGATTAAAGTTGGTTCCAAATGTTAAATGTGTTAAACTTTTAGGTAAAACAATATCTCTGTTAGCCAAATCTCTAACGATTGGGCTGCCGATTGGGCTAACGCATTCCCTATCGGTTGGGCAGGCGGAAGGGCCAGCGATTGGGCTATCGATTGGGCTGTCGATTAGGCGAACGCATTCCCAATCGGTTGGACTATCGAATTCCGATGTAAAATCCAATTTTGTTATATTTGGTGTTATCTTATTTAAATCATCACTGATGGTAATCTCTAATTTTGACATAATAATATTTAATTACTCTTAAATATTATAAAAATCAATTTTTATTAAAATAAATTTATATTCGTGATATAATTATATCATCTGGCAAATTATAGTTATAATATATTGAAATTGTTATTTCTTTTAAACTTTGTGGCAAAACATTTTCCTCTATTTTTTGATTAAATTCTGTTCCAAATGTTAAATGTGTTAAACTTTCCGGCAAAACATTCTCTTCTATTTTTTGATTATAATTTTCACCAAATGTTAAATATGTTAAACTTTCTGGTAAAATATTTTCTTCTATTTTTTGATTATAACAATATCCAAATGTTAAATGTGTTAAACTTTCAGGCAAAACATTTTCTTCTATTTTTTGATTATAATTTTCACCAAATGTTAAATATGTTAAACTTTTGGGTAAAACATTTTCTTCTATTTTTTGATTATAACAATATCCAAATGTTAAATATGTTAAACTTTTGGGTAAAACATTTTCTTCTATTTTTTGATTATAACAATATCCAAATGTTAAATATGTTAAACTTTTGGGTAAAACATTTTCTTCTATTTTTTGATTATAACAATATCCAAATGTTAAATATGTTAAACTTTCAGGCAAAACATTTTCTTCTATTTTTTGATTATGATTTTCACCAAATGTTAAATATGTTAAACTTTCAGGTAAAATATTTTCTTCTATTTTTTGATTATAACAATATCCAAATATTAAATATGTTAAACTTTCAGGTAAAACATTTTCTTCTATTTTTTGATTATAATGAATCCCAAATGTTAAATGTGTTAAACTTTTTGGTAAAACATTCTCAGCTATTTTTTGATTAAAGTTGGTTCCAAATGTTAAATGTGTTAAACTTTTAGGTAAAACATTTTCATCCAATTTTTGATTATAATGCCATCCAAATTCCAAATGTGTTAAATTTTTGGGTAAAACATTCTCAGCTATTTTTTGATTATAATAAGTTCCAAATGTTAAATGTGTTAAATTTTTGGGTAAAACATTTTCTTCTATTTTTTGATTAAATCCCCATCCAAATGTTAAATGTGGTAAACTTTCTGGTAAAACATTTTCTTCTATTTTTTGATTATAACAATACCCAAATGTTAAATTTGTTAAACTTTTTGGTAAAACATTTTCTTCTATTTTTTGATTATAACAATAGCCAAATGTTAAATGTGTTAAATTTTTAGGTGACACATTTTCATCTAATTTTTGATTATAACTATATCCAAATGTTAAATGTGTTAAACTTTCTGGTAAAACATTTTCTTCTATTTTTTGATTATAACAAAAGCCAAATGTTAAATGTGTTAAATTTTTAGGTGACACATTTTCATCTAATTTTTGATTATAACTATATCCAAATGTTAAATGTGTTAAACTTTCTGGTAAAACATTTTCTTCTATTTTTTGATTGTAATGAATCCCAAATGTTAAATGTGTTAAATTTTTAGGTAAAACATTTGCATCTATTTTTTGATTGTAATCACTCCCAAATGTTAAATGTGTTAAACTTTCAGGTAAAACATTTTCTTCTATTTTTTGATTATAATCACATCCAAATGTTAAATGGGTTAAACTTTTTGGTAAATTTCTTAATTCATCTGGCAATGGATTTTTATGTTTACCTAAAATTAACTCTTTCAATCCTTCTGGTAACATGTCGACTTGACAATCAAACTTGGAATTCCATTCAAATTTTATATTTTTAATCCAATATGGTAAATTATCAATTGGACTATTAAAATTGGTTGTAAAATATAATTGTGTTATATCTGGTGTTATTTTACTTAAATCATCAACGGTATATATTTCTAATTTTGACATGATAATATTCATTAATTATTAAATATTATAAAATCAATTTTAATTAAAATAAATTTATATTCTTGTTATAATTATATTATCTGGTAATTTATAATTATAATTTTTTGAAATTGTTATTTCTTTTAAACTTTCTGGTAAAACAGTTTCTTCTATTTTTTTCATAAATTCTTTTCCAAATATTAAATGTGTTAAACTTTCTGGTAAAATATTTTCTTCTATTTTTTGATTGTATTTTTCTCCAAATATTAAATGTGTTAAACTTTCTGGTAAAATATTTTCTTCTATTTTTTGATTATAATTTTCTCCCAAATTTTAAATATGTTAAACTTTCCGGTAAAACATTTTCTTCTATTTTTGATTATAATCAGTTCCAAATGTTAAATGTGTTAAACTTTCTGGTAAAATACTTTATTTTTAATCTATGTTAATTAATATTATTATTTTATTTAAATTGGTTCATGAATCAAAAGCACAATTGTTACTAATTCGGTCAACACTATTTTATCAAAAATTAGATACTCAACAGTATTATAAAGAAATATTATAAAGAAATATTATAAGCACATCAATTTTAACTAAAGAAAATTTAATACATAGGAAGGAATCGAACCAACCACGGAGCAAGACTCCGTTCATCAATCATCTTGGAAACCAGATGCAATGTACAAAATAATTAATTAAAACTGGTGTGTTTGTGATAATAAACATCTTAAAATTTGTGTTTACAGTTTTCTCTGAATAATTAATTATGATATTCATACGTCTGCTTGTATTACAGTAAAAATTATAAATGGCGTGCTACTTCCATCATTCATAATTATAAATAAACACAACTATCATATTAAAATTAAATTATGCTATTTTGATAGTACACATTTTAACAAAGACTGTTCAACACATAGGAAGGAATCGAACCAACTACAGAGCAATACTCTGGCATCAATCATGTTGGACTTAAGAAACACTGTATAGAATACAATGAAAGGAATTTAACCTTTTGCAGTTTTACCTACAAATCATCCTGTTGGAAACCAGATGCAATGTGCGAAACAATTAATTAAAACGAGGTGTTTATGATTTGTTCAGTTTACTCTGAGGTGTGTGAATTATATTATGACATGTCGCAAACACCATTGCTTATACATATCTGGTCAATTAGCTCATTATTGACCATTGTAATTCACTACTATATATTAGTATAACCATTGAATAATTAAAATTTCAATTTTTTTAAATTATATAATCCATCTGGTCCTATTGTCATATTTATATTTTACATTTTTCATAAATATTACCGAGATAATTTAATTTTTAGTAAAGTATTTGTTTTATTATTAAAAGAATTAGATGTGGTTGACTATTTTAAATATTAAAAACTAATTTAAAATTTTAAATCAGTTTTTAGTAAGGTATTAGTTTCATTATTAAAAGAATTAGCTGTAGTTAGCTATTCAAATGAATAACTACTCAAGCCCATCAGCCACGTCAAGGCTCCTCACTGTTGATGGGTTCACAACATTGCATTTTACTACAAATGACACATATGCATCATTAGATTTATATAACACAAAGCCACGGCGTCCCGTTCGCAGATAAATCTACTTACAATCATTAATTTAAATCATATAGACATCTCCATAATTTTAAATAATGATCACGGATAAATATCCGTTTGCCATTGTAAAATGACTAAATTCTACATTATAAGTTTTATTATAGTGAATGATGACAGCACACACTACTTTTAGACTTTTTAACACGGTGTCCCGTTTGCAGAGTGCCTTCTACTACAATCATTATGGGAATTAAATATATGCATCCATATAAGTTTCAAAAATGATCACGGTGCCCCGTTGTTAAACATTTTATTGTCAATATTTTTATAGACCCCATTGTTCAGGACAAGGGTCTAATTATTACTTTAATTCATTATCTGTAATAACAAAGATGTCTCTTTTAAATCCTCATATATTATACGTTTATATATGATTTGTTATTCTTTGGTGTTGTAAGAGAATTAACATTAACTTACTTCTAAAGTATTATTTAAACCCATTCGTTTTATTTTACTTTAGCGAGGCTCAATGTCCCCCTATGCCCGGACTGTCAGGACATACAGCTTTCAAACAATAACGCCGCTTTATTGCTGCATTCCTTTAACCAAGGAAATTATTTTTACTTGTTTAGTTCAAGCACATTTCCCTAATGTGTTCGGGCTCCACTACGTATTCGGACATACGAAAAGATTATAGACATTTTAGGTCTCGTATGCTGCATCACACGGGGCTCAGTTTATCTACTTGACCGGGTAGTAAACTATTTATTAATATAGAATTGGTAGGCATTAAATATTTCAATTTTTTATTATTTACACATATTTAAAATATTAAAATTGAACATTGAGGATCTTATAATAATAAAGGTTCTTTTACATATTTACTTAATTTAACTAAAATATCAGACCAATTAAAACATAATCCGAAAACATTAATTAAATATATTGGTTTCTGTTTGGGTAGTAAAACAAATGATGATAAATATTGGATTCAAGGACATCATTCTATTAAAAAAATACAACAATATTTATTTGATTTTATTAATTGTTATGTATTATGTTATAAATGTAAAATTCCAGAATTAAAATACACTTTTCAAATTAATAATAAAATTTCTATTATTAAAACACATTGTGTTGGTTGTGGCTGCAACAATTTGATTAAAAATATTAATATATCTAAAAATAATAATAATAAAATTTATGATAAAATTATTAAAGATATTGAAAATAATTATTTTAATAAAAATGGTTATACTAGTAAATTAGAATCAACTGATGATTTAAACATTGATTACAACAGTGAGTTTTTTTAAAAAAAATTTAACAAATAAATATTTTTACTTTCACCACTTTTGACGCATGTACTTCATTTTGAAAACTTTAGTAACGGAAATTTAATTGGTTAATTGACATAAAGATTGGGATTCTTCTATCTTTTTTATTATATTTGGCTTGTATTTTTAGAGGAGATTAACATATTTATCTAAAAATAATTTAAAAATATTAAAATAAAAAGGGTGTTTTTTTTTATAATTTAGTTTGACCGGTCATAAAATTTTAAATCATATGAACAATAAGTTTGCAACACCATGTTGGTTCATATGATATATTTCATCAACAATATATAAATTTCATATAAAGTATATATTATTAATCCCGTCAAATACAATCATTAAACAATTAATAATATTATTTAAAATAATTATTATTAAACTTATAAATATAATCAGCAAAATGTTAATAAATATCATTAATTGTATTATTTTTATAATATAATGATTTCACTATTAAAAGAATTGGCATGTTTTAATAACTACATGACCTGCTAACAGCTCAAATCACATTATTTACGGTAAGTCTCCGTGTACAATTGACAAATCATATCTTTGTATCAGATTCACATAATGCAAAGACCAAACGACACAATTGCAGATAAATTTATTTTCAATTTAATCATAACAATATAACATTAAAAATTAATTAATTTTTTAATACTATGTTTATTTTTTTTAATACATTTGTTTTTTGAAGACTTTGTATGAAAAGGGGATTTGATCGTTTGATTTGTACGAAGATATGGATTATTATATCTATTTAATAATATTTTAACATATTTGGGTTGCTTGTCTTTGTAAAGCTCTAGGAATTTTGACAAAACTGTTGGACTAATTTTTTTAGTATATTTTTTTCTAAACATTGTAGTTATTTAAATTAATTATTAATAATATCTTATTTCAATTTTTTAGGTCATTGTTTGTGATGTTGCATGGGTTTAAATAATTAGTGATATTTTGAAATATCAGTTTTAAATTAGTTTTTGAAAATATTATATATGAAATACCAAAATAAATATATAGTATCAAGACTTACATCAAAAAATATTAACTCATCAAATACAAATCTTGTAATTAAATGTATTGATGATAATGTTAATAGTAAAATTAATTTGTCTTATGTAAATAATGAAGATATAATAGTAGATAATACACCAAACTTATCAGCCCGAACTTATGCAACAATTGTTATACAAATAAAAGATAATAATAATGTTCAATCTTTTAAAATATCTAAAAAAAGACAGCTTAAATTAGCGAGTGATTTTAATAAATTTTTAGAAGATAATAGAACTAAATATAATTCTTTATTTTTAACAAATTATAGAGAAAGCAAATGTCTTGCTAGAAAAAGAATATCATTTGATCTAGTATATACTATTATTAAATATTTATTATCTAATTAATATATTATTAAAAAAATTGATGTTTAATTAATTAATTTAATTAATTGTTATATAACATACTATGTCACATACTTATAATAGATCTACACCCATTAAAGTAACAGTTGATAATATTGACAGAATTAAGATTCCTTCAAAATTTTATTTACCAAAATATTCTGAAAATGATGATTGGAAGCAATTTTTTCATTTTAAATTTAGTAATAATTTTGAATATTATGTTGGTAGTAACAATTCATTTGTTGATGGAACAGAACTAATGACTTCTTTATCAATTGAATTAGATATAGTAAATATGTGTAGTAATCCATTTCAATTAAAATTGTATCTAGAAAAAATGTTTCAATCTAAAACAACACTTAAAAATGCTATAAAAATATATAACTGGTATAAAAATAAAATAAATAAAGTTACAAAAATAATTAATCAATTTATGTTAAATTAATGAAGCTTTTCATCACATACAAATAATTCATTTACTTCCATAAATTTATCATAAAATTGTTCTTTAGTATATGATTTAAAAACAAAACCTTCAGTATCAAATAATTTTTTAAATACTTCATCAGATACATTAGAACAAAAATATGCTTTAATTTTATGAGTGTTATTTTCTTTTTCACACACAAACCGTGCAAACATATATTTTACAACATTATTAGGAATAACTTGAATAAGTCCTAACACTTTATTTTTAAGAATGAAACTTGGAAGATTACCAATCTCTTCATCATATACTGCTTCATAATAAGTATAATCATCAGTTAATGTTGCTTTGAAGTTAGTTACATCATTATAAAATATTCTTTTTACATTTTCTAAATTTCCCTTAGTAATAATATTATTAGGCATTATTATAAATTTTACTATTCAAATAATAAATAAATCAATTTTTAATTATTCTGAAAACTTTAATATTTCTGGATATTTTTCAAGTTCTTTGTATTTTTGTAATTTTTCATTTTCTATTCTTAGTTTTATATTATCTTTTAATATTTCTTTTACTTCCATTTTAAATGTATAATCTTCTATTAAATTTTTAATTTCAAAAATAACATTAATATTATAATCAACATAATGAGAAACACCACCTTTAAAAAACATCTTACCATTATTTGTAAAATTATCAATAAAAAATTTAATTGGTAATTTTTTATTAAAATCTGCTATAATATATGTTCTGCCGCAAATTATCTTACCATAATTTGATAGATGAAATGTTTTGACACTTGAATACATTTGGCCATTTTTACATTCAAGAGTTTGTATTTCAGCACATATAATTTCATCATCATGTATAACCATATTATAATTTTCACTATCAATCATTGTATCATTATAAAAAATATGTGGGCTATGTGGGCTATGTGGCCATGGTTTCCACAAATTTTTCCCATAGTCTTTATCATCTAAAGGGCATATATCATTATAACATTTAATATCAATCCAATAAAATAATAATTTTTATTTATTAAATTTATTTTTAATTTTAATTGTGTGTGTTTTACTGATATTTAATTTATCTATACACTCATAGTAATCCTTAAAATCTTTATATAATTTATCTAAATGATTATTTAAATATTCACTTAATGCATGAATTGCATCAGAATTATTTTTAGAAACAGCCATTAAATAATATTTTTTCATTTCATCATAATTTTCAATTAATTTGTAATAATAACCTAAATTATTCATAGCCCAATCATCCCCTTTATTAATTGCCATCAAATAATATTTTTTCATTTTATCATAATTTTTTTCAATTAATTGATAATAATAACCTAAATTACACATTGCATTTATTTTAGCCTGATTACTTTTGGTACTTTTATTAATTACCATTAAATAATATTTTTTCATTTCATCATAATTTTTTTCAATAAATTGGTAATAATGACCTAAATTAAACATTGCATTATAATTATCCTTATTAATAGCCATTAAATAATATTTTTTCATTTCATTATAATTTTTATTAATATTATGATAATAATTTCCTAAATTGAACATTGCGGTTGGATTACCTAAATCAATGGCTATTAAATAATATTGTATCATTTCAGGATAATTATTTTTAGCAACTTTATAAAATATATTAACCCATGCTAAATAAGTATCATTATTTAACATTTTCTCATTAATCTTTTTAGAATTAAATAATAATTCAATTTCATTTTTTATTTGTAAATTTTTTGAATTTATATTAATATCATATTTTATACATATACCAGCTAATTTCAATATTTCAGGCATAATTAGTTGATTTGTATATTTAAATAATAAATTATCAATTTTTAAATATCAGTTTATTTGTCAATCTTAATTATAAATAAAGCAATTTAATGTTATATTTCTATTTTTTTAAATTTTTTAATAACAGGTGTTTGTATTTTTTTAGGAATTTTATTAAAATCTATTAATTTTTCATTTAATTTAAATTTACTTTTTATTTCCGGATTATTTTCAAAAAACTCATTCATTGCAGATATAGATTCTTTTACTAATTTTCTAGTTTTTAGACTAACTTCTTTTCTAGATTTAGGAAAAATGGATGGAATATTGTCAGATTTATCTCCATTTATAATTTTTAATCTCAATTTATCTTCACACTCTTCGTTATCAAATTTAATAAGTTTTTTCTTATGATAATTTAGTATACTTACATTTTCTCTTCCCAATTGTGTGAAATCATCATCACCAGAAACTATTATAATTTCTTCATTAAAATTATGTTTTTTCATATAAATACAAATTGAAGCTATAATATCATCAGCTTCTGTTTCTGGTAATTTAAGTTGATGGATTGGATAAGGTTTTTCTTTTTTGGCATTAGGTATCATTTTTTTATAAGTATAATCAAATACATTTTTAAAATTATATTTAGATTTTAAATCAGGTCGTTCTCCCTTATATTGGTCTTGTAAATGTTTAGATTTAATAAGTTTATGTCTCCATAGGGTTTCCTGTGGTGCATCTTCACAAAAAATAACTGTTGAATTATATACTATTTTTCTAGTTAATAAATTTTCAAAGGATTCAAAATACATTTTTTCATATTTTTCCATAAACTCAATATTCTCATACCAATCATAATTTGGGTTGGCTTTATATTTTTTAAAATCTTCTTTTTTTGATAAACTATACCATCTCATTGTTGCAAAAAAACGATAAAAAGAATTAAAACTTGCATCTACCAATATTAATGTCATTGAGTAATTTAATACAAACTATTTAAATTAAACTAATCAATTTTTTTAATTAAATGAAGCCATTTTACTATTTCCCCATTGGGGACTTGGTTGAGAAAATGATTTGGTAAAAGATTTTAAGGATGGTTTTACTTCAGTTTTACGTTTTGTTTGACCAGAAGATACTAAAGATCCAAAATCTTTTGATTTCTTCTCAAGAATATCAAATGTATGTTTAATATCTTGGATAACAGGTTCTTCCACATTTACATCATCAGTTACACGATAATATTGGAAAGTACACCTGATAGGATATCTTTCATCTCTAACTAGTTCAGATTGATATCCCTTGTAAGGTCCCTTTTCATCACCAAGAGATACCACCGCCATATCAACCCCACTTTTTTTCACTCCAGGTGTACATCTAGTATGACTACTTTCATTATTATAGTTAACTCCACTATCACTATCACTGTCACTATCACTGTCTCCATAACATCCTAAACCTCCAGCACAACACTCTTCTTCCTCTTCTTCCTCTTCTTCACCACCCTGCCACATAGATTCAGTAGGACCAGAACAATCTGTAAAATGAATCCCATAACGAACTTGTTTTTTGAGTGGAATTTGGAATACCATAAGAACATTTTCTTGTTTTTCTTGTTCATTCATATCACTTTGTTTCTTAACTGCAGAATGTTTAACGCCTGTTCTTTTTGTTCTAACATCAGCCAGTCTTTCAGCTTTAAAATCATATGCGGTTCCTTGATGATTAAAATATAGTTTGTCTTTATTAGAAGATAAAGTTTGAATACTGGTTCCTTGATTAGAAACTAAAATGGTTAAAACTGCTGGGTTGTGTGTATCAGATTGATAGTTATAAAGTTGGACACAGAAATTAGTAGATTTAGATTCTTCGCAAGGAAGAATACAAGTTTGTGCTGAAGTTAAAATTACTTCATCTCTATCAAGATATACTCCTAGTTCCTCCAGCTTTTGTTTTAGTGGTACTACTGTGGTTGGTTCTCCAGTTTCATTTCCAGTAATAATATTAAAATAGGATAGTGGCATATCATAAGAAACATCAGTAAAGTTTGGTTTTCTAATCATAGGACATAAATATCCATTAGCAGATAGTGTCATATCACTAATGTTAGGACCCCAAGATGAATTCTTATTTCTTGATGTATCTTCCCAAGCAACAAGAGCAACATCTAGACCATATGATTTTAAAAGTGTAATTGTGTGTGAATTAAAATTGACAGACATCATAAATAATAATTATGTATTTTGATCTTAATTAATCAATTTTTTTATTTTAATATAAAGTTTAATAATATGAAAATATATGATTATATTATTTATGGCGGCGGGCCTACAGGGATGACACTAGCATATATATTAGCAAAAAATAAGTTGAAAGTTGCACTAGTTGAAAAAGATAGTAAAATGGGTGGTTGTTGGAAAGTAGAATGGTATAATAATAAATATTTTACTGAGCATAGTCCAAGAGTATTAATGGAAGATAATTCAAGTTTATTTAAATTATTTAATCAAATTGGATATGATTATAAAAAAAATACTATACCAACATATGGAAATTTATTAGAAAGTAATTTTAAGTTTATTAAATTTTTCTATAAAAAATTATTATTATCAGATTATTATAAAATTATATATGGTTTAACTATTAATTATACAAATTTAACAGTTACAGAATGGTTAAATAAAATTAATATAAGTGAATCTGGAAAAAAAGCATTTAATATATTTAGTATTTTATTGGCAAATAGCCCTGATAAATTATTAGTTAGTGAATTATTTATTTCTAGTAATTTTCCTGTTATGTTTTTACAATTTAAAAATAATGAGGAATGGATAAATTTATTAGAAAATAAACTGGTTAATTTACATGTTGATATATTTAAAAATCACGAATTAACTAATTTAATATATTATATTGATACTAATAAAATAGAATATAGTATTTTACAATATAATAAAAAAAGTATTAATTTATTTGGAAAAAATCATTTATTAACCTTACCACCAAAAGCAATGTACAATTTATTACTAAATCAAATTGATATAATTAGAAATAATTGGCCTCTATTAAAAAATAATAATTTAAATAAATGGTTAGATGATTCTACTTATTATTCTTTTGGATTTCAATTACATTTTAACCAAAGCAAAATAGAAAATCCTAGATTAGATTTAAGTAATAAAGAATTGTGTTGGTCTTGTTCAACTGAATATAATTTAATATTATTACCTACTTCAGATTATAGTAAAATTTATAGCAAAGACTCACAAATTAAAACTGTCTGGTCATGCACTATAGTAGATACAAATGTTTTAATAAAAAAATTTAATAAAACAGTTAATCAAATGACAAAAAAAGAAATTATAAATGATATAGTAAATGAACTTTTAAAAATAACTAAAATTAAACCAAAATATATAACTTTTTATGATGGTTTAAAAAAAGAAGTAATTAATGGAAAAGAACAATGGATTAGTAAAGATTCAGCATTTTCTGTTGGTAAAAGTGGTATTATTCCAAGTAAAGGACTTTTATCAAATTTAGAATGGATAGGACCACATAATAAAACTGGAATAACCGTTATAAATAAAGCTGTTAATGTAGCTGTTGATTGGTGTAAAAATAAAAATATGAATGTGTATAAATTAGATAAAAAAACCGATTATATATCTGGTTTATTAATAATAGTTTTATTTGTTTTAATAGTATATTATTTTAATTATAAAAAATAATTTATGTTATTATTTAATGAAAATTATTAGAAAAATTGGTATAATCTTAGTATTAAGTGTTTTTATGATGAGTTCCTTTAACAAACTAACTAATTTTTCAAATACAGTTAATGAGATTGAAGTAAAAGGTATAATGTTTCCTTTTATAGCATTAATTATAGCTATTGGGTTACAACTAGTTGGAATGAGTGGTGTTATTATAAATGAATTTGATTTAATAGATTCTAAATTATTAAAAAATAAAACTATAAATAAAGTTGTAAATAAATCACAATATTTATTAGTAGTTTTTACTTTATTAGCTACATATTACTATCATAATATTTTAACTATGGAAAATCAAGAAATAAATTTTATGAAAAATTTAAGTATAATTGGAGGTTTACTTCTTATATAAATAATTACAACTCATTTATTTTTATAATATAACAAATTATATGGTAAAAATTGATTTAAATACCTTTTAATAACAATTATCATATTATATGGTAAAATATACTATTATTAAATTTACTTGTCAAATATGTGATAAAACTTCAAAACAAAAATCTCATCATGATACTCATTTGGATTCAGAACATCATAAAGATAAAATGGAAATTTTAAAACTGAAGTTAGAAAAACAATCTAAAAAACATCTTATAAAAACGTTTGGTTATGATGAAATAGATAAAATTTTAGATATAATGTCAGGAGTGGAACCCAAATATGAACTCAAATTACAAAAAAAATCTAATAAACTAATTTATCAATTTACTGAAGAAGAATTAATAGAAAATAAAAAATATGAAGAATTTAAAAATAAATTTAAATCAAAATTAAAATCATGGCATAATACATTAAGTGGTGCTGGTGTTACTGGAGATCCTGCTTTAGATGACATTATAAATATAATTATGTTATGTTATTTAGATAAGAAAGTAAGTGATAAAGGTCAATTTGATTTGTTAAATTTAGAATCGTATCCTATCACAAAGAGAAACAGATTAAGTAAATATTTAGAATGTTTATCTATAGATCATATGATAAAAAATTATAATATTTTATGTAAATCCAAAAATAATTTGGATGGTAAAAGTATTTTAGAAAAAACAGGAGAATTATTATTAAATCATAGAAATACATCAAAATTTATTAAAGATAGTGATTTTATTAATTGTAAAAAAAATTCTATCTTGAAAGATCTAATTAAAGATATTCAAACTTTTTGTGAAAAATATCATATATTTGAATATTCTGATATTGTAGGAATTGCATATGAATTTTGGATGAATGAATACCGTGGGGGAGGAGGTAAAGAACTAGGTAATTTCTTCACTGAAAGACGATTAATGAGAATGTGTTTTGAAATGATAGATAAAAAAGATATTAAACGACTTAAAATTAATAATGATTCTACTATTGGAGATGAATTTTGTGGAACATTTGGTTTCCCTTTATACCTTAAATCATTTTTAAAAGATAAATTTAAGATTGATATCAAGAATGAAAACATATATGGAGTTGAATTTGAAGATAGAGCTAGTAGGATGGCTATTCTGAATGCAATGTTTTCCTTAGATAATGTTGAAAATGTTGTTAGAGGTGATAGTTTTATTACGAATATTTCTCCTCATTTGGATATTAGTGTTCATAATGTCCCCTTTGGTGGGAGAATGAAATACAAAAATATTAAAAGACATTACGAAGAATATAAAATAAATCATCCTGATATTCCTGGTTTTGATGAAATTATTAAATCAAAAGCTAATCAAGATGCGACTTTAGCCAGCCAAATGGTTTTGTACAAAACTAATAAAATGGGAATTTGTATTATTAAAGACGGACAAGAAGCAACAGGAACAACAAAAGAACTTGTAGCATATCGTAAGTTTTTGTGTGATAGCGTAAATATTAAAAAAATTCTAAAAATACCATCAGGTGCATTTTCATCAACTGGAACAAAAACTTTATGTTTTTATTTTGTTAAAGATGGAAATAAAACCGAAAATATCCAATTTCTAGAATTAGATAGTGATGGACATAAAATTATTGAGTTATGTAATGTGAAGTATGAAGATTTAGAAAATAATAATTATCTATGGTCACCATATACTTATTTAGAAGATGAAGAAATGTTAAAATTACAAGAAAAAGCAAATTGTGAATGGAAAAAGTTAGGAGATATATGTGATTTTAAACGGGGAGAGAGAATAACAAAAAAAGAACATATTGATAATGGAAAATATTATGTAATAGGAGGTGGAGATGAAACAAAAAATTTTAAAACAAATAAATTTAATAGAAGTGGATTCAATTGTAGAATAGCTAGATATGGAGGATCTGAAAAAAATTTTATAAAAATAACAAATTTTGACTATTGGTTACATGATAATGCTTTCACATTACAAGTTAAAAATAAAGACTTGAATATAAAATACATTTCATATTATTTGTTAAATTACATAAAAAATAATTATTATTACAAAAAATTAAATAATAGTGTTCCACCAGCATTAGATTTTGATGGATTTACTAAATTAAAAATTCCAATTCCATCACTTGAAATACAGGAAGAAACAGTAAATAAAATAGAACTATTTGATGGTTTAATTAAATCTATGGAAGACTTAAACAAAAAACACAAAGAAGGAATGAAAATTTATATGGAAATAATGTTAAAGAAATATATAGATGAAATTGAATGGAAAAAATTAGGAGATGTTTGTGAAATAAAAATAGGGGGAACTCCTAGTAGAAATAAAGAAGAATATTGGGAAGGGAATAATTTATGGGTTTCTGTAAGAGAATTAAATAATAATATAATTAATGATACTAAAGAGAAAATATCAGATTTAGGAGTAAACAAAAGTAATGTTAAATTAATTCCAAAAGATACAATACTAATGTCTTTCAAATTATCAATCGGTAAAATGGGAATAACTGGTAAAGATTTATATACAAATGAAGCTATTGCTGGTTTAATTACAAATAAATTAATTGATAAAAAGTATTTATATTATTATTTGCAAAATAATTTAATCATAAATAATAATGATGGAGCAATGGGTAATGGTTCATTAAATATTAGTAAATTAAAAATAATTAAAATCCCAGTACCCTCTCTTGAAACACAAAATAAAACTGTTGAACAACTAAATTTTATTGATCAAATTATCTCTGAAAATAATAATATGATTAAAAATTATAAACAAAATATTAAAGATATCTTAATACAATCTTATTAATATTTTTATTTAAAAGTAAACAAAAATTAATTTATATATGATTAATCCTATAAAAAATATAAATTTTAAGATAATAAATTAAACAAAATTATTAACTTAATAAAAAATATGGAAGTAAATAAAAAAAATATTAAAAAAAAACATACACCATTAAGTAATAAGAATAATATAAATTATGATAAAAGTATTTTAAAAGATGATTATTTGGAAATATCAATAGGTGACACCAAGCCAACAAATATTTTGAAATTAATTATGACAAAAATAAGCATTTAAGTTTTTCTTTAAGTGAAAAAAGTTTAGAAGAACATAAAGCATATATTATAATTAAGCTTAATGAAAGTATTGATTACATTAAATGAAAATGTTTATAAAGAATATATTCATAAAATAGATCAAAAACCACATATTTATATAAACAATATTGATATAGGAGAAGGTTATTTATCTTTTAGGAATATTATAAAAAGTTGTAAATTATCTATTACTAGTAAAAAAAATGATAAATATTCATTTACTTATAATAAGAATACTTTTAATAAAAAAGATAATTTAAAATTGTTAAATATAAATTAATAATAATATTCTTTTAATTTATTATAAGGAGGTATAAATTTATCATATTTTGCATATTCAATCCATCCATTATCTTCAAATTCATTTAAAATTTCTTCATATTTTTTAATGTTATCTTTAAATTTATCTTCTATATTTTTCAGAATTTTATTAATAGCATCTTTACACTCTTTATAAGTCCCATAATACAAAACATTATTTTGATCTACAATACGTTTCCATTTAAATCCTTCGTAATTATAAACATTTTCAAGTAATTTTAAGTGTTTATTATTATCTCTAAATTTATTATAATCATTTTCAGAAAATATTTTATTATTTATCATTATTTTATATAATTCTTTTAAAGTCATTTTAAACCCAAGTAAATCTAGAATTTGACTTGCTTTATCTTCACTACCAATATAATTTATTTGATTATCTTTAGTACATACATCTTTTTGATTATTTTTATCTATAATAGCTTGTTTAATATCCAGACCGATATCATATATTAAATATCTTAAAACATTAATAATTTGAGAGAAATCATTATCATTTGTATCATTAACAAATACTGGAAGCATTATTATTAATTTTTTATTTAAATTTTTTCCATCAATATCTAATTTATCTGGACGTGTACCTCTACCAATACTTTGAATAATATCTTTAGCTGATAATTTTGGATCACTAAATGTAATATAATCTAAATCTTTAAAATCCCATCCCATATCTAGTTTTTTAACAGTATAAATAATACTTTTTTTTGTTTTTTTATATAAATCCAAATTCATAAATTCATAATCCAATTTAATATTTTTAATTTTTTCATTTACTTTTATATTATTATTTCCAATAACTAAGAATGGTTTAATATCTGTAAAATTTGTTTTATATAATTTATAATGATAATTAAATAACGAAAAAGCATTGGAGTTTTTACTATGAAAACACAATCCATAATTTTTATTTAATTTCTTAAAATTATTTAAAATATAATTGATTAAATTTACTTTATCTTTTTCTTGATTTTCAAAAATATATGGTATAATTGGACATAACCATTTTTGATTAATTAATTCTTTAATTTTTATAGGTTGATATAACTCACCAAATATACTTTTATTTAATTTAACAATATCTTGATTAGGTGATGCAGAAGTAAAAAATCTGTAGTTAATACTATCTTTATCTTCTAACCAAAAATTAATACTTTCCGATTCTGAATCTAACCAAGTTTCTTCAATTCCCCAATGAGCTTCATCAAACCAAACAAATATATTTTTGAAACCTAAATTTTTAATCAGACCATATAAAATAGCTTGTGATTGAATACAACATGATATTATAATTTTATTATGTTGTAAGTATAATTCTTTAATATTTTTATTTTCTGAAAAATTAATTGGATAATATTTATTTTTAATTTGTTTTAAACATTTATTAGAAATATTTTGAGAATTAATTTTTGTTCTTGGTGAAAAACATATAATAATATCTGGTTGGATTCTATTTAATAATTCAAAAGTAATAAATGTTTTGCCTGCTCCCGTAGCTAATTCTAAATATATTTTATTCAAAGTAATTATTTTTTCAAAACAATATTTAATAATTATATCTTGATAATCACGAACAATTATATTCTGATTATCTTTATATTCATAATCCCATGAACGTTTTTGTTCTTTTTCTAGTTCTTTATAATAATCTGAATAATTAGTATCTTTTGGACAATCTTCTAAATTTACCTCTTTAAATTTAATATTATTTTCATTAAAAAATTGTTCTAAAACCTTGTGATTTACATCAGGATATTTATACCATTCTTGACCTCCTTCATGATATAAATATTTCCAATTAAGATTAATAAATGTTTGTTGAAAAATATTATCAATCTCATAACATGTGACTTTAGCATCTATTATGTGGTATAATTTTGTATATTTAAGATTATAAAACATTCCTGTTTGATATGTTTGTAATCTTAAATAGGGATGTTTAGTTGAACCAATTTTAATTGATTGATTTAATTTTTTCATTTTATAATCTAATATGTAAATATAGTCATTCATAATTATAGTTATTATTATTTAAAATTTTATATTTCATTTTTTAAAATTATAAAATTTTATTATAAATTAATTAAATGAATTCAACTATAAATTTTCCCAATTGTAGTGTTGGTTAATTAATTGGTTAATGATTGTTTATGTTTTACGAATGGTATTAACTGAAGTAACTATATAACCAAACTTATATAATTTATTTTCTGAATTATCTAATGTATGTGTAATATCTTTTTCTTAACTGTAGTATGTGTTACATTAGTTATTTTTGTTATAATATATACAAGTCTTTCTACTTTAAAATCAAATCTTTTCCCTGATAATTAAACTAGTGTTAAATTTTATTAGAAGATAAAGTTTGACTACTTGTTCTTTTATTCATAAACTATAAATATAATGATATGTTTAAATTTTAATATGTTTAATAAAATTATTATATTAAAAATTAAATTCTACCTTGAAATACAACATTTATTATATTTAGTATTTTAATGGTTGATAATGCTAAAGATGCTAGAGATATTCGTGTACAAACACGTGTTGTTAAGCCTGCTGAACAAATGGAAGAATTATTTTTATCTCGTAATTATGATGATGATTTAAAAGAATATAATGAATTTTATAAAAATTTAATGAAAAATCCTTTTGAAATTTATTTAAATTTTAGAAATAGATTGGAGAAAAATGGAGGTTCTGCTTCTTTTCCTGAATATAAAGGGACTGTTTCATATTTATGTAAAAAACTATTTCAAACTGAAGAAATACTAACATTTTTAAAAAGTAATAGACCTATATTATATCAGCAATTAATAATAAAATTAATTTCAATACAAATTAAAACCAAACATATGTATCCTTATCGTGCTACTATTAAATGTATAGAATCATTATTAGAAGCATTAGATATGTACTATAGAACTAAAGATTCTTATGAACATTATTATCATACTTTTAGATATCATGCTTATATTAATTTATTATTGGATGATAAAAGCTCATTTCCTCACAATATAGTATTTCCTTGTCATAAACCAATTGGATCAACTAATTTAATCAAATTGAGATGTGTACCTATATTATTATTAGGTGTGGCAGACCAACCTATAAAAGCAGATCAATATGTAAATACACCATTAGATTTTTGGTCACATGATGTACAACATGCAAGAAGACAAATACAAGAGACTTTAAGATATTTTGATGTTTATTATAAACATATTGATTATTATGATTATCGTGATTTATTTGGAATTAATGTATTAGATAACTTTTATTATAAAATGTATCGTTTTACTTTTGATACAATTTTACCTCTAATTAATAAAAAAGATATAACTGAGGAAGCAGAATTAGCAATGCGTGATTTAATTAAATTAATTGTATTTGAAATTGTTCATGAAAAAGCATGGCCAATTACTCCAAAATCTATTTGTAGAAATTTAACTCTAAGATATGATACTTTTCCTATAGATAATTTAGAGATAGATAAAGATAATAATATTACTACTAGAATTGTAAAATTTGATGATCCAACAGTTTTAAGTAATGTTAGAGGTAAATTGCGGGCAGGTTTTTATGATGATACTGTTACTACTAATGATAAAATCGTGGATACTAAATATAGAAAATCAGGAATGATAGCTTTAGCCGCACAAAGATTATTAAATGTGTTAAACTGTAAAAATAAAGCTTCCTTAGATTATTTATTAGCTTTAACAACTGATAAAACTGCCACACAAGAATATTTAGATGTTCCTGAAATTGAAGTGAGGGATTATCCTAAAGAGGAAGTTCCTTATCCAGATGATGAATCATATGATGATTATGAATTATTTGAAAAATATAAACTTCCTGATAATTATGGAGAGAATAAGGATAGATTAGCTAAAGTTCCTGAAGATAGAAAATGGTTTAATAAGTATTTAAAATATAAATCAAAATATTTAAGTTTAAAAAAATTATAATTTTAAGTACTAAAAATAAACTCTCTTTCAAATAAATCATATGGTAATTCTTCAATTTCAGTTATATTTTTAGTATCTAATTTTAGTTTAAAAAATTTATTAGTAATAGTTTCACCATAAACTTCTTTAATTTTTATATTATCAATTCTATATATAATTTTAATTTGGTTTAATATTTTATCAGGTATTTGAAAATTTTCTTTTAATTCTGTTTGTATATTTTTTGTTATAGCAGTTTGATACACTTTACTATCTTCAGGATAACATTCATTACCATAAAATCTAATTTGATTACATGCATAAACATGACCAATAGGTACTGTTAATAATTCATTTTTATATTTATTATAAAATATACATGGTTTATTAAAATTATTTTGAATATATTTTGAATTATGTTTATGATGAAAAGAAAAATATAATTGTTTTTCATCATAAATATCTATATAATTGTTAACATACATTATAGTATAATTTTGTTTTAAATATTCATCAATATTAATATTATGTAAATGTTGTTCTACTAATTTATTTTTTTTAAAAACATAAGTATGATATTTTTCATTATAATATTTTTTCATTGAATTTATAAAAGATAATTCAAGTTCCATTAATACAATAAATTAATTATAAACTTAAATTTTAATTAAATTTAATATCTTCAATATAAGTTATATTTATATATGGATTTAGCTGGTATATTGTAATACTAGTATAATGGTTTTTTAAATTTATAATTAATAGTAAAAGCTGTTGGTTTAACCATAAAATTATTCATTGTATATTTTTAATATTTTTGATAATTAAATAAATCAATTTTAAATAAATTAGTATTTACATATAATTGTTATTATGATATTCTTTAACTTTTGGTGTAATATATTTTTTATTTAAATAAGAATAACAATTAATATCACTTTTAAGAGCTTTTAAATATATTTCTTCTGTATGAAAACATTCAGGATAAAAAATAATTAAACATGGATTTCTATTTAAATTGCTTTGAGCATTACTATCATTTTTAAAAACAAAATCACTATTTATAAAACATTTCCAATTCTTTCTAGATAGTTTACCATAAAAAGAATAATTGATATAAGAATTATTAAAAATATAAATTATTTTGTTTTCTAAAACTTTTTTGGCAAACCGTGGATCTATTGTTGCTAAAGCTATGATTCCATCAATATAATAATCTTCATAAATTCCATATTTTTTAATAATTGATAAATAATTATTTTCTGTTGGTATAAACTTTTTAGGTAAATACTTATCAAGTTCTTCAATAGTAGGGTTTTTATCAAGTATCATATTACTTAATAAATATATATTAATATAACCTCTTTTATCTAATTTATCAAATAAAACATCTTTTAGAGAAACATACCTTATAAAAGTATTATAAAAATACCCTAAATATATATTTTTATCATTTAAATGTTTATCATTTAAATATTTATTATTTATAAGTAAATATTCTATAATTTCAAAATATTTATTATCTTCTAAAACTAAATTAGTTATATCTTCATTCATATTTGAAAATTCACTAATAATTTTATCATTAGTATCACGTTCACTTTTAAAAGGTCTAAACTCTAATTTAACTGCTTCATCACTAGTACTTTCAATAAATTTACATTCTTCAAATGATTTTATATAAGTTTTAGTATAATCTATAGGTACCATTTGTTTTCTTTCTCTTTGACTTTTTAAGACAGTTTCTTTATTTAATGGATAAACATAGTTATATTTATTTCCAAATATATAATCATAAGTGGATGTTAATGCTACAAAAAAATTTTTATTTGAACATTTATTCATTAATAATAAAATAATATTTAAAAATTTTAAAAATCAATTTTTTATAAAATAATAATTTTAGTTTCAAAGCATCATGAACAGGTAAATCTTTAATTTATTTAAATATGGGTAATAATCTTCAAAATTACTATATAATTTATCTGTATTTTCTATTAAGTATTTACTAGAATTATTTTTGTCCCTAGTCATCAAGTAATATTTTTTCATTAGTAAAAATAAAAGTAGTTAATGATTTAGACCATTAATTTTTTTAATTGGTTGGTTAAACTAATAACTAAAAGGTAAATTTGTTAATAGCCGTTAAGTAAATTTTTTTTGTGTTATGGTAATAATAACTTAATCTATTCATTGTTGTAATATTGCCTTTATTAATAGCCATTAAGTAATATTTTCTCATTTCATCATAATTTTTTTCTATATTATGATAATAATAACCTAAATTATTCATTGATAACCCATGACCTTTATTAATAGCCATTAAATAATATTTTTTCATTTCATCATAATTCTTTTCTATAAACTGATAATAATAACCTAAATTAAACATTGCTTCAATATGACCTTTATCAATAGCCATTAAATAATATTTTTTCATTTCATCATAATTATTTTTTTTGGCGGTCAAATAACTATGTTCTGTTCATATTCTAAAAATAAGGAAGCACTTACTAAGTTTATGATGTTTTTACTAGATGAATTATAATTTGATTTATTTTAATTTAATAAAATAATTATGATTCTAATAAAATTGAAATTTTTTTTATTAATATAATTATAATTATATATGAAACGCTTTTTAATTAAAGAAGATTATAATACTTTAAAAGTAATTGATAATAAATATCAAATTTGGTTTTACACTCCAAAACATCATTTTAAAAATCCAACTTCATATCATTTATATGTTAATAAAAAATATTTACAACTTGAATATAATGTTAAAATAAATTTAAATAACAAAGAAATTAATTTAGATGATTTATTTAAAACTAAAATAGAAGATTTAATTAAATTAATTATTGAAATTAAGCTAGGTAATTTATGGACTGGTTTTACAGTTATTTTTACTAAACAAAATTATAACAAACAAATAATAGAACAAGAAACAACAGGGTTTTGTCCCAAAATTTTAATTGGAGGAAAAAATTTAGAAGAAAATCAACAATATTTATATTGCTTAGAAACTAAATGCACTTATTATTCTGAACTTCCAAATGAAATTGCAAAAGAACTTCGAATTGTACCTCTAAATAAATTTTATAAAGAAATTTGTAGAATAACAAATAAATATTATCAAATGATTTCAACAGCTAATAAAGAAATTAAAATGTTAAAAAAAATGTAAATAATATAAAATTATAACAATATTTATTTTATTATCAAATAATATTAATACATAAATTGGTTATACTAACATATATAAAAATAACTAATCACAAATAAAAACTCTAATTACAATAAATAATTTTTAATAAAAATTTAGTTTAAGCAGTTACATTTAATTTTAATTTTAATTAATATTATAAACAAATTTAATGAGTAGATTTATTAGAAAAGTTAAAAATTATATATGTAATCAGAATAGAATATTGCTTCAATTTGGTGGTAAACAACTAAAAACATTTGAAATAGAATATAATAAAAAAATTAATTTAAAATTTAAAATGATTGAAACAAATAAAGATGAGTTGGAAATATTTATTTCAAATGAAATTGATGTTGATAAAATAACTACTAGTTCTAGTTGTTTAACTATTATTAACAAAAAACACTAACGAAGCACATATTGAAGGTATCACTTCAGACACTTTAAATTGTTTTGAAAATGCTGATTTTATTTTACGTAAATCTGGAACATTTTATGTAACAATGACAATTAAAATATTAAAAAAGTACAAAGATAAATTTAATATTAATAAAATAACCTTACGAGATAATGCTGTTATTAAAACTAAAAAAAAAATTTTAATTTATCACAATTTAAGTTATTAACTGAAGGTTGTACCTGGTATGAAAAATTCGGGTTTAAAATTAACAAGAAATATAAACAACAACATCAAATAAATAAAGAAATTATTAAAAAATTAAAAATTAAAGATATTAACCTTATTGAAATTATTACGAATATTTTAAATAAAACAAATAATGAAACTAAAAAAATATATATAAAAAATGTTATTAAAAACTTGCAAGAAAACCAAAATGAAAAATTAACTGAAATGTTTTATTTTATATTTACAGAAAATAAAAATAAATATTCTTCCAATTTATATTTATTAATAATTGATAATTTATTAAAACTAATTGAATTCAAATATAATAAATATAATAAGATAAATAACGTATATTATGAAAGATATAAACCATCAAATTATTATATGAAAATATAAAATATAAATAATATTAATGTCAATGTTTAAAAGTGTTATTTCATCTATATTTATTAAACATAATAATAATTACAATTACCATATCAAACATTTATATGGAGGAACCAACAATAAAGTTAAAACTTTAAAATTGGAATATGACGGTAAAATAGAATTAGAATATAAGATTGTTTCAAATGACAAAGAAATTGATGTATTTATTTCTAATTATTTTGATATTGATAAATTAATACCTGATAACAGTTGTTTATCAATTAAAATATCTAAAATAAAACATGAAGCACATATTGAAGGTATTTCTACTGATAAATTTAGTTGTTTTAAAGATACAACATTTCAATTAAAAAATCAAGGTAAATTTTATGTAACAATGACAATTAAAATGTTAAAAAAATACAAGGATAAATTTAATATTAATAAAATAACCTTACATGATAATGCAATTATTAAATCTAAAAAAGGTGATTTTAATTTATCACAATTCAAGTTATTAACAGAAGGTTGTACCTGGTACGAAAAATTTGGGTTTAAAATTGACAAGAAATATAAACAACAACACCAAATTAACAAAGATATTATTGAAAAATTAAAAATAAAAGACATCAATATAATTGGAATTATTACGGATATTTTAAATAAAACTACTAATGAAATTAAAAAAGATTATATAAAAAATGTTATTAAAAACCTAGAAGAAAACCAAGATGAAAAATTAACAGTAATGCTTTATTTTATATTTACAGAAAATAAAAATAAATATTCTTCCGATTTATATTTATTAATAATTGATGATTTATTAAAACTAATTGAAACAATTTATTCACATTTTGATGTTAATTTAAATAAAAATAAAATATATTATGAAAGATATAAACCAGCAAATTATTATATGAAAATATAAAATATATTAATGTCAATGTTTAAAAGTGTTGTTTTATCTATATTTATTAAACATAATAATCACAATTACTATATCAAACATTTATATAGAAGATCAAACAAGAAAGCTAAAACTTTAAAATTACTCTGCTACTTAAAAGTTTATATTTGTTTATAAAAACAGTAATAATCTGTAGAAATTTACCTAACTTTTATTCAAGACAAGTAGCATGCCTATAATTATTAGTTGTTTCCTAAATATAATTGTATATATGTTTGGATTTGATAAAATTTTATAGTACTTATTTAATGGTTCATTAAATTCATGATCAAAATTCTAAAATAAAATTTTGTATACAATAAGACATACAAACATATTCTATATAATTTTTAAAATAGATACTCTATTTTAAATTTAATTTTACTTGTATCTATATTTTTTAAAATTTCATCTTTATTTTGATAATATATTTTTAATACTTTTAAATTATCAGGTAAAATATTTTCTTTTATTTCTTTAAAATACCACCTAATAGTTAAATGTGTTAAGCTATTAGGTAAAACATTTTCTGTTAATTTTTGATTAAAATGTCCATCAAATGTTAAATGTGTTAAGCTATTAGGTAAAACATTTTCTGTGATTTCTTGATTAAAATAGAATCCAAAAACTAAATGAGTTAAACAATTAGGTAACACATTTTCAGATATTTTTTGATTAAAATTATTTCCAAATTCTAAATGTGTTAAACTATTAGGTAAAACATTTTCTTTTAATTCTTGATTAAATCTACCACCAAAAGTTAAATGAGTTAAATTTTTAGGTAAAACCTTTTCTTTTAATTCTTGATTAAATCTACCACCAAAAGTTAAATTTTTGCCAAAAATTAGATGAGTTAAACTATTAGGTAAAATATTTTCTTTTAATTCTTGATTAAAATACCACCCAAAAGTTAAATGTGTTAAACTATTAGGTAAAACATTTACTGTTATTTTTTGATTGAAATAAGTGCCCAAACTTAAATGTGTTAAGCTATTAGGTAAAACATTTTCTGTTAATTCTTCAAAATTACCACCTAACCCTAATTTTAAAAGATATTTGGGTAAATTTTGTAATTCTTCTAAACTATGATTTTTATTACTATTATAATAAATTTCTTTAATTGATTCAGGTAAAAAATTTACATCTTTATTAAATCTAGAATGAGGTTCAAATTTAATAACTTTAATATTAGATGGAATTAAATGATCTATTTCTTGATTAAAATTTCTACCAAATTCAATTGTATCTATTTCAGGATTTGATAACACTTTATAATATTTATCTAATGGTTCATTAAACTCATCATTAAATCTTAAAATATTGTTTTCTATTATATATTCTTCCATCAATATTTTATAAGCTTATAATTAAATAATAAATCAATTTTTAATTAATATATTCAATCTTAAAAGTGATTTTACTTGTATCTATATATTTTAAAATTATATTTTGATATTCCTTATATATTTTCAATACTTGTAAGCTTTTAGGTAAAACATTTTCTGTTATTTTTTGCTTAAATGTCCATCCAAAAGTTAAATGTGTTAAATTATTAGGTAAAATATTTTCTGTTATTTTTTTGGTTAAACTAGTAGGTAAAACATTTTCTGTAATTTGTTGATTAAAATGCCATCCAAAAGTTAAATGAGTTAAACTATTAGGTAACACATTTTCTGTTATTTGTTGATTAAATTTACAACCTAATTGTAATTTTAAAAGAGATTTGGGTAAATTTTGTAATTCTTCAGTATTATGATTTTTGTAATAACCAAAATAAATTTATTCAATTGATTCTGTCAAAAAATTTACATCTTTATTAAATTTAGACCACCATCCAAATTTAATAACTTTAATATTAGATGGAATTAAATGATCTATTTCTTGATTAAAATTCTCACCAAATTCAATTGTATATATTTCAGGATTTGATAACATTTTATAATATTTATCTAATGGTTTATTAAAGGTATCATTAAATGTTAAAATTGTGTTGTTTATAATGTATTCTTCCATAAATAATTAATGTGTTAGTTTATAAATTATAAATCAATTTTTAATTACTATATTCAATCTTAAACGTAATTTTACTTGTATCTATATATTTTAAAATTGTATTTTGATATTCCTTATATTTTAAATAATTGTAAGCTTTTAGGTAAAACATATCCTTGATTTAACATATTGTTAAAAGTTAAATTAGTTAAATTAGCTAAACTAGTAGGTAAACTAGGTAAACTAGGTAAACTAGGTAAACTAGGTAAACTAGGTAAACTAGGTAAACTAGGTAAACTAGGTAAACTAGGTAAACTAGGTAAACTAGGTAAAACATTTTTTGTTATTTTTTGATTAGTAGAAGATCTAATAAGAGTCAAACCATTAGGAAAAACATTTTCTTTTAATTCTTGGTTAAAATTACTTCCAAATTTTAAATAAGTTAAGCTTTTAGGTAAAACATTTTCTTTTATTTCATGATTAAATTCTTTACCAAAAGTTAAAAATTTTAAACTCTTAGGTAAAACATTTTCTTTTATTTCATGATTAAATTTTTTACCAAAAGTTAAATAAGTTAAGTTATTAGATAAAACATTTTCTTTTAATTCTTGGTTAAATTCTTTACCAAAAGTTAAAAATTTTAAACTCTTAGGTAAAACATTTTCTTTTATTTCATGATTAAATTTTTTACCAAAAGTTAAATAAGTTAAGTTATTAGATAAAACATTTTCTTTTAATTCTTGGTTAAATTCTTTACCAAAAATTAAAAGTTTTAAACTCTTAGGTAAAACATTTTCTTTTAATTCTTGGGTTAAATTCTTTACCAAAAATTAAAAGTTTTAAACTCTTAGGTAAAACATTTTCTTTTAATTCTTGGTTAAATTCTTTACCAAAAATTAAAAGTTTTAAACTCTTAGGTAAAACATTTTCTTTTAATTCTTGGTTAAATTCTTTACCAAAAATTAAAAGTTTTAAACTCTTAGGTAAAACATTTTCTTTTAATTCTTGATTAAATTTACCTCCTAATTGTAATTTTACTATAGATTTGGATAAATTTAATAATTCTCCTATGTGATGATTTTTATTATCACCATAATAAATTTCCTCAATTGTTTCTGGTAAAAAATTTACATCTTTATTAAATTTAGATTTATAGCTAAAAATAATAACTTTAATATTGGATGGTATTAAATGGTCTATTTCTTGATTAAAATATTCACCAAATTTAATTGTATCTATTTTAGGGTTTGATAACACTTTATAATATTTATTTAATTGTTTATTAAAGGTATTATTAAATGTTAAAATTGATTTTTTAATTGTATATTCGTTCATTAATTATATATTTTAATTATTTTAAATGAATAAAAATTCAATTTTTTATTCATAATATTTAATTATAACTTTACTTGTATCTATATTTTTTAAAATTATAATTTGATGTTTCTTATTTATTTTTAATACTTGTAAGCTTTTAGGTAAAACATTTTCGGTTATTTCTTGATTAAAATAGTATCCAAAAGTTAAATGAGTTAAACTATTAGGTTAAATATTTTTTTATTTTTTTATTAATTTTTTCAAATTTAACTATATATATTTTAGGTTTTGATAGTATTTTGTAATATTTATATAATGGTTTATTAAATTCATCATTAAATTTTAATATAGATTTTTTTATATAATAAGACATATAAATATATTTAATATCAATTATTAAATTAATCATTTTTTATTTAGTTTCTGATTATAATCTAAAAACACATGAAATTTTAAATTTAATTTCATGTATATCTATATTTTTTAAAATGTTATTTTTATATTTTGAATTTATCCGTAAAACATTTAAATTATTAGGTAAAACATTTTGTGAAATTTCTTGATTAAAATCAAAACCAAAAGTCAACCAAATTAAACTATTAGATAAAACATTTTTTAATATTTCTTGATTAAAGTCATGTCCACAAGTCAACCAAATTAAACTATTAGGTAAAACATTTTTTAATATTTCTTGATTAAAGTCATGTCCAAAAGTCAACTAAATTAAACTATTAGGTAAAACATTTTTTAATATTTCTTGATTAAAGTCATGTCCAAAAGCTAAACTTATTAAATTATTAGGTAAAACATTTTCTTTTATTTTTTGGTTGTAATTATAACTTAATCTTAAATATTTTAAATTATTAGGCAAAATCTATGGTGTTAGATCATAATTATATAATCTTCCTAAATCTAACTAAATTAAATTATTAGGTAAAATATTTTCTGTAATTTTTTGATTAAAATCATTTCCAAAAGTTAAATGAGTTAAACTGCAAGGTAAAACATTTTTTGTAATTTTTTGATTAAAAAAATTTCCAAAAGTTAAATGAGTTAAGCTTTTAGGTAAAACATTTTCTGTAATTTGTTGATTAAAATTCCCTCCAAAAGTTAAATGTGTTAAACCATCAGGTAAAACATTTTCTGTAATTTCCTGATTAAACTTGTCTCCAAAAGTTAAATGGGTTAAACTATTAGGTAACACATTTTCTGTAATTTCCTGATTAAACTTGACTCCAAAAGTTAAATGGGTTAAACTATTAGGTAAAACATTTTCTACAATTTCTACAATTTCTTGATTAAACCTATATCCAAAAGATAGATGTGCCAAACTATTAGGTAAAACATTTTCTATTATTCTTTGATTAAAATTATGTCCAAGCTCAAGATAAGTTAAACTATTAGGTAAAACATTTTCTATTATTTTTTGATTAAATATATAACCAAAAATTAAATGAGTTAAACTATTAGGTAAAACATTTTCTGTTATTTTTTGATTAAAACAGTAGCCAAAAGATAGACGTGTCAAACTATTAGGTAAAACATTTTCTACAATTTCTTGATTAAAATACCATCCAAAAGTTAAATGGGTTAAACTATTAGGTAACACATTTTCTGTTATTTTTTGATTAAAATTACGACCAAACTCAAGATAAGTTAAACTATTAGGTAAAACATTTTCTGTTATTTTTTGATTAAAACAGTCGCCAAAAGATAGATGTGTCAAACTATTAGGTAAAACATTTTCTACAATTTTTTGATTAAATTCTTCACCAAAAGTTAAATGTGTTAAACCACCAGGTAAAACATTTTCTACAATTTCTTGATTAAATACATCTCCTAATTTTAATTTTAAAAGAGATTTTGGTAAATTTTGTAATTCTTCTAAACTATGATTTTTATATATTCCATAATAAATTTCTGTAAGTGATTCTGTTAAAAAATTTACATCTTTATTAAATCTAGAATTAGGTTCAAATTTAATAACTTTAATATTAGATGGAATTAAATGATCTATTTCTTGATTAAACTTCTCACCAAATTCAATTGTATCTATTTTAGGATTTGATAATATTTTATAATATTTATCTAATGGTTCATTAAACTCATCATTAAATGTTAAAATTGTGTTTTTTATAGTGTATTCTTTCATTAATATTTTATAAGCTTATAATTATTAAATTAATCAATTTTTATTTAAAATACTCAATTTTAAATTTAATTTTACTTGTATCTATATTTTTTAAAATTATATCTTTATTTTTGTTTCCATAATATATTTTTAATACTTTTAAATTAGTAGGTAAAACATTTTCTGTTATTTCTTGATAAAACTTAAATCCAAAAGTTAAATGAGTTAAACTATTAGGTAATTGTAATCTCCACAATTCAATAGTTGTATCTGTTTTATAATTATAATATGCAACTGGAACATATTCTAATTCACATCCACCATTAGATAAATTAATTCCATTAATGATAATTCTAATAATCTTAAGAATTAGCTCTAATTTATTATTTTTAATATATTTAGAAATTTGCCAAGATTTTAATTCTGAATTGTAAAATAGAGTAGTTCCATTTTTGAAAGTAAATGTAAAATCAAATTTATTGCTTCCATTTCCAAGTAGATTTAATGCGTCAAATAATTCCATTTGGAACACATACATTCTCATTGTAAAATTCACAAGTCCTATTTTTATTAAGAAGATTATAGTCTAAAGCTTCGGTTGTTTACCAAGACCAAAAACTAACATCACCTGAAATTTCAACATGTATTTTTATAATATTAGCATTTATTAAATTATTATAAAATTTTTTATTTTTTTGTTTATATTTATCACTATTTTTAAAGCCCATTCATATTGTCGTAACCGTTTTCTTTCACTTTTTAAAACCTTTATATCATATACATTTTCTAATAAAAAATTTAATTCATCATCAAATATATCTTTATCATATTCAAAATCTTTATGATTTAAATCTTTGTAAATTTCTGTTGTATTATCTAAAAACTTTTCTAACAGGTTCATACTATCATATAAATTGATATATCTTTAAATGTTTCATTTATATAATTTAATATTTTCTTTGATATCTAGTAAATTATTTTTGGTTATATCTAAATTATTTTCAAGTTCTTCTATATATTTTTTTGTTTCTCGTGAGCTAGTATTTATTTCATCAATTAAACTATTTATTTCTTTCAGGGATTTATTAACTATATCTTTAACTTTTTTAACATACTGATTATTATCAGTTACATCTTTTTTAGCTTGATTTATTAAATCATTTAAATCTGTGCCTGTGTCAAAATTTAAAGAATTACTTTTTGATTTTTTAAAACGATCATTTTTACTAGTGTTTGAACCTGGACTGTTAGATCGTGAGGAACTTTTAGATCGTGAAGGGCTTCTAGATCGTGAGGGACTTTTAGAACGTGAAGGACTTTTAGTTCGTGAGGGGCTTCTAGAACGTGATGAGCTTCTAGATCGTGAGGAGCTTTTAGAACGTGAAGGTTTTTTTGCAGATTTAAATCTACTTCCTCCATTTTGAAATAAATTATAAATTATGTTTTCCATTATATTAATAAATATATAAAATTTTTATAAAATTTCATCTATAATTTTACTAATAACTGTTTCTAAATCTAAATCTTCTAAATGAATCTTAATAAAATCCTTAAAAAAATGTTTATTTGTCAAATATTTTTTTTGTAATAAACTATAAACATCTTTATTATGAAAATCAAAATATCTTAAGATAAAAGATGTCCAAATTTTATCAAATTGATGATTAAAATCACCATATAATAAATTCATTTTAAGTTTTTTGAACCCATATTTATCCAATGTTATTTGATGTGCACATAATCTTTCATTGAAACATAACACATTATATAAAAATTTTTCAATTTGATTATAATTAATTTTATTTAAATCTTTATAAATTAAAAATATTTTTTTTATAATAAAGCTTTTTTCATTTGCTTTATTATTAATAAATTCTTTTAATTTATTTTTAGGGTTATCTTTAATATATTCTAAAAGTTTTTTAGTTTCATTAAATTTTTTAATTTTAGTTTCTAAATATTCGTTTAATCTTGAATAATTAGTAACATTATTAAATTTAAAACTTTCTTCTGAAATTGAATTCAAGATAATAATAATATCTTTAACTTCTAAATTATCTTTTTTATACCAAAATTTATATAATATATTTTCAATAAATGGAATAATATTATTATAAAATTCGTATGTAGATAATCCAATTAAGTAATTATTATAAATTTTATTATATAATTCATTTAATTTACTATCTGGTTCAATTATTTTTGGATAATATTTATTTGATAAATTAATTAAATAATTAAAAGAGGTCCAATTACGGTAATTAAACATTCCAATATTATTTAGTTTTTCATAAATTTGATAATAACATTCAACATCATATACTCTTAAAAATTCTTTAAGACGAGTATTATTTTTTTCTTTAGAAATAATAAATTTAAGAATATTAATAGTGCATTCTTTATTTTGTAATGATTTATTTTTTTCAGTAATTAAAAAAAATCCTAATTCATCATATGTTTTAGTTTTACATTCAATTATATCTAAAAAATTTTTAAAATCTGTCATTTGAGAATTAATATGAAAATAATTTTTTAAAATTCCACAAATTTCAGGAAGACTAAAATTGTATTTAATTTTATTTAAGATAATAATAATTCTTTTAAAATCAAACTCATACATTTTCATATTAACTTCATCACTATCATTATCAATTTCATCATCCTGTATTTTAACATTTTCATAACAATACATACTAATAAATCTCCATATATAAACAATCCATTCTGTGGGTATTTCCGTATGAAATTTCATTCTAATATTATTCATTAAAAAATTAAAACCAATTTCATCTGTGCTTACACTATATTTAAGCAAATTGTTTGGATTTCTATATTTATTATTAAAATAGATATTTGTTTGAATTAAAATTTTTTCTGAAGTACTTATAATTGTTTTTAATTCACTTGATATTTTAATTTCAGGAATATTAAGATTAACAATAGAATCAAAATTAAAGTCAGCATTATTTTTAATTTTAAAATTAGTAGAATAATTTGATATAAAATGTCTACATCGTGAATTAATAACATATTGTAACTCTAAATTAGTATTATAATCTTCTATACTAATTAAATATCTTCCTTCTGTTAAATTTTGTACAATTTTATTTAAATTTAAAATTAAGTTATTATTATTAGGATATTCTAAAATATAGGTTGAATTATTAACATTTGAATTATTTTTAGAAATAGAAAAACCTAAATCACCAGCCACTTTTTGAATTTCTATTTGAGACTTTATATTATTAGTTTCTTTCTTAAGAGAACTATGTGAGAAATCTATTTCAATTTTTGAGGCTCCTAATTCTTCAGCAATCTGGCAAAATCCTCTAATTTTATATTCAGTTAACTTGAAATGATATTTTTCAATTGGAATAAATGTGTAAGATTGTTGAATTATAATTCTTCTATAAATTATACCTTTTCTAATCATTCCATCATCAAACACTATTTTAAAAATATTATTTTTACCTAATCTTTTATTTAATATATCCATTAATTTAAATTTAAAATCATAAGGTAAAAAAATTACATCTTTACAGGAACTAAAATTTATTTCAAAACTTCCACAGCACCAAAATATTTTTTTCCTAGTTTCTAAATAAATATTACTAATAAATGTTATCAAGTGGGAACTTTCAAATATTTTAAAAATATTATCATCTGTTAATTTATCCAATTCAGAATAACTAAAAAAATTTTTTAAAACTATTTTATTATTACTATTATTTTTATATGTATCAGTAAATAATTCTTGATTATTATCATTACTATCACTTTCTATAGTTGAAATAGAATTATTAGTGTTATTAGTATTGTTATCAGTATTATTAGTGTTAGTAGTATTAAAAATAGTATTATTAGTATCAAAAGTAATATTATTATTTTTATTGTGGTCATTCATTAAAAATAATAATAAAATAATTATTCTATACATTTAAATTAATATCTGTTAAATTGTTAGATTTTATAGGATATAAAATTTGTAATAAGTCTGTAAATGTATTAAGGCTTATTAATTTTACATTATCTAACACTTCTGGAGATTTATGTTTGATTTTATCAAGAGAATTATTATTTTCAACAGGATAAAATACAGTTTTAATTCCAGCTTTTTTACATCCTGTTATTTTTTCTTTTAATCCACCAATTGCAGTAACATTACCTTGAAGATTGATTTCTCCCGTTATAGATATATCATTTGGAATTGGTTTATTACTTAAAAGAGAATAAAATGCTAAGGACAATGCTGTACCTGCACTTGGTCCATCTTTAGGAACAGCTCCTTCAGGACAATGAACATGAAAACCTTCACAATTATTTTTCCAATATTTCATCCATTTATTTTTAATAGGTTCTTCTAAACTATTCCAAGCTACAGATAATGCTACTTCAATAGATTCTTGAATTACTTTTTTAAGACTTCCTGTTTTTTTAATACTAAATGGTTGATGTGAAGGGAAAGTAACAATTTCAATTGGAAGAACACCTCCAACACCATATGAATTAGCCCACATTCCATTAACTACCCCTATTTTAGGTTGAGAATGAATTACATAAGGTTTTAATTTGTGATAATCTTTTGTTAAGGTGTCTATTACATTTCTAGTAATATTAAATGGGAAATTTACTTTATTAGTTCCCATTTTATGTTTAGTAAGATTATAAATATTTAGTTCTCGTATTATATGAAAAAGAAGTTCCTTTAATTTTCTAACTCCTCCTTCAAGAGTGAAGGTTTCTACTAAATAATCAATTTCTTCATCTTTAATATTAAGACTATTTTTAGCAAGACCAATTTCTTTTTCAATAGAAGGAATTAAATGTTCTTTAGTAACTACACGTTTTTGCATTAAATCTAAACTTTCTGTGTTAATTACAGTAATTCTATCCAATAGAATATGATCTATCAAACTGGCATCATTAAAACTAAAAATAAATGTAGCACGAGATAGATCTAAAGTTACCCCATGGAAATATTTATCATGATAATGACTATTTTGTGATGGATCTATTAAATGTACCAAAAGATTTATAATTTCTTTTCCTTTATGAGTATTACTTACTTTGTCTAATTCATCAAAGTAAAATACTGGATTCATACATTTTGCTTGAATTAATGATTCAGCAATTTTACCAGGGATTGACCCTTCATAAGTGAAAGAATGACCATCTAAAAATGAAGAATCACTCGCACCACCTAATGAAATAGGGATAAAGGGTCGATCTAAAGCTTGACATATACCTTGTTCAATTAAAACAGTTTTACCAACACCTGGAGGTCCCTCTAATCCAATAACTAGTCCTTTTGCATTTGGATTTCTAATTCCCTGACACATGATTTGAATAATTTTTCTTTTGGTATCATTATGACCAAATACAGCCTTGTCCATTTTATTTTGAAGATGTTTAATAAATTTATTTGCATTTTTATTTTTATCCATTCCATGATATATTCCAAAAGGAATGGACATTATTTTATTTAACCAATTTTTAATTTTTTGTGAATCTTTACCCATACTATTGTATTCACGAATAATGTTTTTACGTTCTTCTAGAGGAATTGGTAAATCTAAAATTTTAAAATACATTGGTTTTTCACCTTTTTTTATACCCTCAACTCTTTCTGCTTCAACTAAAATTTTTTCACGATCAGAACTTTCAAGATTATTTAAATATTCTTGACATTGAGAAATTGACATATTCTTCCTAGAATTTTCACGAATTTCTTCAAATCTTTTATTCCAATCTTGAAGGAAATTATTTTTACGAATTCTTATTTCTATTATGTTATTATTCCCAGGTTGATATTCATCTTCATCGTTTTCATCTTCATCACTACTATCAATGTCTTCATCATCTTCATCATTTATAAAATTAAGTTGTTCTGTAGATTCTAATTGTTCTAGTTGTTCTAATTGATCCATAATAGTATTTTGTAAAGTGTCTGTATCAGAAGGAAGGGATGAACGTAATCGTTTAACAGGAATATTTTTAATATTATTTAAAAATGTCAAAATTTCTGTTTTAGCACGTTCTTTAGTAATTTTATTATTTTTAATAAAATCTAAAAGTTCATAAATAATTCTTTCAGATATAGATACATCATGGATTTTTTGTGTTAGAAATCTTAATTCTTCTTCAGTTGTTGCATTTTCTTTTCTAACTTCATTTAATTCTTTTAACCATGAATTAATTTCAGTGGTTATTTGTCTATAAGTTTTTGGTTTATTCATAAATTGCTTAAATTTATTTATAATATAATTAATATATTCATTTTGGGTAAGTTTATCGTTTTCTTCTAAAGAATTGGATCTAGGGCGTTTGCGTGATAATTTTTTGAAAAAATCTTGAATATTGACCATTAGTAATGTAATTAACTATCAATAACCTTTTAATTCAAATTTTTTTATAGTTTATAAAAATACTTAGAGATGTAAGTGTTTATTTACTAATTCCATTATGGGAATAAAAAAATTATCAAAATATATTAATGAAGATAATTTATTTACAACTATTAATTTATCATCATTAGCTTATAAAAAAGTAGCAATAGATATCAGTGTGTTGTTATACCAAATTATTATTTCTATTAGAAATTCTGGGGATGATCTAAGAAATAATAAAGGTGAAATCACTTCACATATTTTAGGCTTATTTAATAAAACAGTATGGTTAATTAATAATAATATTATTCCAATATATATATTTGATGGAAAACCACCAGAATTTAAACAAGATACCATTCAAAATAGAAGAGATATTAAAAAAAAAGCTTTTGATAAATTAAAAAATTGTGATAATGAAAAAGACAGAATAAAATATTTTAAAAGAACTACATCTCTATCAAGAAAACAAATTATAGAATCAAAAGAATTACTTGATTTAATGGGAATTCCTTATTTACAAGCTGATGGAGAAGCTGATATTTTATGTGCTAAATTATGTGAAAAAAATATAGTAGATTATGTGTTAACAGAAGATATAGATATTTTAACATTTGGAGGAACTAAAATAATAAAAAGTATTTTTAAAGAAGGTGATATAAAAATAATAGATAAATTAACTATTTTAAAAAAATATGATATTACTTATAAACAATTTATAATTTTTTGTATTATATTAGGATGTGATTATCATCATATTAATTTTAAGTGTAATAAGAATCAAGCATTAGAGTTGTGTAAAAAATATAGATTTGGTAATAATCTTGAACACGAAAATAAAAAATTAAATGTTGATTTAGTTAATCTTATTTTTAATTATTTTTATAAAAATGATAATTATGATAATTTAACTTGTACCATTAAATTAAAATTACCTTCGGAAAACTTATTAGATATATTAATTAAAAAATATAATCTTATTAAAAATAAAATTTATTGGAAAGTTAATATTCTCAATAAACATATTAAAAATTTATTATAAGAAATAATTATAAATTTTATTTAGATCTATTTTATCAATTATTGTTGGATGACATTTACTAAAAAATATTGAGCTAGAACAATCTATATCAGTTGAATTTAAGGTAACTTCTTTTGGAATTAATTTTAAATTTATTAAATCCTTATAAATTTTTTTAACTTTTATTTCATTATAATCTATTAATTGTTCTATACCTTTTTGATAGGGTGATACAATTATAAATTGTTGATAAGGTTCTAAGGCATTTGTACGGTTTTTAAAAATTATTTTAGTGGTTTCTTCATCATAATTATCTAATAAAGTTTTGATTAATGGAGCATGTGAATAAGGATAATACCATAATTCGTCAGTATTTCCTTTTAAATAATGATTAAATATCCAATTGATTCCTTCAAAATAAAATTTAGTATAATTATTATTAGATTTAAAATAATTTTTTTTATAAATTGTATATATATTATTTTTAGAAGGAAATGTGTCAAAAATATAGGGTTTAAATTGATTATAATATTCATCTAAAAAATTAGTCATTTTATATATTTCAATTTCTTCTAAATCAAGATCATTTATTTTAATTTGGTGATATCTACTTTTAGAATCATAATTTCTTAATTTAAAAGATAATTTATTTGGTGCTAATTTTTTAATAAATAAATCACTTTTAAATAATGGTAAATCATCAAATAGATAAAAATAATATATTAAATCTTCTACTAAATTTATAGAATCAGTTAAATGATAATATAGTGATTTATATATTTTAATTAATTTGTGTGTTTTATTTATTTTAATATTTAAATAATTTGTTTTAGTATCATATAATTTTGTATATAATTCATTTAAATTAATTAATCTTAGTGCTAAATAATTAAAATTTAAAAAATTAGTATCTTCTTTTATATCAATTAAATTATTTTTATAAAAATCTAAAAAGTTAATAAAATTATTATTATAAAAATCTAAAAAGTTGGTAAAATTATTATTTTTAGGTTTTTTAAGTTTTAAAAATTTATATTTTATATTTGCTAAATGATCTTTAAATGTATTGGTGTTAATGTAAAAATTATTATATAATACATTATCGAAATTATGATATTTAAAACGTAAATGTTCTAATTTTAAATTATCATATTCCTTATTTTCTAATAATTTAAATATTACTTTTAAATTATTCCAATTAATTTGACCTGATTCAATTAAATAATTATTATTTTTAATTAAACTAATCGCATATAAATCAATAACCTGTAAAAAATCATGTTTTAAATTTATTGATATTATTTTTGGTAAAAAATCATTACCAAAACAATTAAATACTAAAATAATATCTCTAATAATTTTTCGTTCTTCTAATTTTTTATATGTTTTAGTTTCAATATAGTTTACCAAATAATTTCTGAAATTTTTCATGGTCATAATTTCATATACATTTGTTTTATTATCTAGAACTTTTAAGTTGGATTCTTGTTGATTAAATCTTAGTAATGATACTACAAATTCTGGTTTTATTAATAAGTTTAATAATACCATGTCTGAATCTGGACTAAAAATCAATATAGGAATATTTGATTTGGATAGTTTTAATGTTCTTAAATAATTAACTATTTTTGTTTCTCCTTCTCCAGGTTCATTACTATCAGAAAATATAATATTTTTAATAGAAAATTCTGTTTGTAGTTTTTTTAAAACTTGTTTTAAATAATTGTTTAAATGTTTCATAAATTTTGTTCCTGGTGTTATGTTGCTTTTATTCCATTTATGTGTTGATTTTAATAAGGAACCCATATAACGTCTTTTTTGTTGTTCTCGTAATTTACCAAAAGATGGCACACCATCAATTGCAATATATATAGTATCTAGTTCATTTGTTAATATTACTTCGTAAAGTAAATGTTTTAAATAATTTTTGATGTTTACTAAAATTTCTTTTTCAATAAATTTAATGCTATGGATTTTATTTACAGATAAAACTCTAGTAGAAGTAAAATGAACAATTGAATTAAAATCAATTAATAAAATATTATATTTTTTTTTAGTATAAGGATATTTTATTTTTTCCCATATTGAAGATATATTTGATAATGTTGAAAAAAATCTTTCTATTCCCATTATTATCTTTTTTATTATAATTTTTTTCTAAATATTTATATATGCCTGTATTTAATATTGTTTCTCCATATACAGTATCATTAAATTCTACTGATTTAACATCGGCAGTTAAACAATTTGCCAAAACATACTATCATATGAAAATTAATGAAATTATTATAAAAGATCAAATTAGAAATTATCGTGCTAATTTAAAATATTTTAAAGAAAATGGTAGACCTCGTGTTGGTATTAGAATGTTTCCCCATATGTATCCTATTGTTGCATCCTCTACACCAATTAATCAAGTATATACCACTCCCCGCCCTGGTAATGTTGTACGTAGAGATGGAACCATTCAAGAATACAACTATTCCCCTTCAATGATGATCACCCATACTTTTAAACATGATACTAAAGATGACAAAGATGACAAAGATGATAAAGATGATAATAAAACATTTATAATGTCTCCTCTTTCACCAATGTCTCCCGTATTTTTTGGTCCAAGAGTAGGATACTAAATTTAATTTTCTAATTTTCTAATTTAATATAAATATATTAAATTAATCAATATTATCTCATATATGGTATATAATGGATTTATCAAATTATGCTACTATAATTTTTACTTTAGCTACTATTGCTGTTGTTTCATTAGATTTAGGAAAAGAATATAATAAAAATGAAGTTATTATATATCAACATCCTATTTTCCAGATATTAGTTGTACTAAGTGGAATTTATTTGAATGTATCTAATTTACAACAAGGTTCAATTGTATTTATAATATGGATATTAATTAAATTTTTTAAATTTAAATCAAATGTTTAAGTTTTAGTTTTATTAACTTTTTTAATTTTTTCTAAAAAAGTGTAATCTTTATCAATTCCAAGAGCAAATTTACATTTAATTGCTTTGTTAAAACATATTTTTGGATTTGTTATTTTTTTAAAATCAACAAACTTATGCCATAAATTGTCATTTTTACACCATTTTAAATATAATCTATTACATCTTTTTATGTAATCAATCACATCACTCACTGTATATTCTTCCCAATCAATTTCTTCACAATTTTTTAAAAAAGATTGTTGGTTTAAATAAGGTCTAAATTTTTTATAAATTCTTATTTGATATTTATCAAAATAATATTTATCTAGTTTCAATACTAATTCTGCTGCTTGTTTAATAGGTAAATCTTTTATACTTAAATTTTTACTACAATTAATTTTATCAAATAAATCTTTTAATTGATTTTCAGTATAACAAAAATATATATATGTTTCTATATTTGGGTAACTAATATTTGGATTATTTTTAATTATATTTTTAATTGCTTTTATTCTATGTTGTCCATCTATAATTTTAAATTCAGGCATATCATTCGCAATTATTACACCAATATGTATGGGTGGTATTAAAAATGATTTATAAGTTGTATTATCTAAATTAGTAACAATTTTATTTTGTAATTTTAACACATGCTTTTTATCTATTAAACGGTTTAAAAACCAAAAATTAACTTTGTCTAAATTTTTAGGGTCTATCTCTGAAATTGCATAATAAGGAGTTAATTTTAAAATATTATTTGATAAATAATTAACTATAGTGTCTGTCTCTAATATTTTATCTTTATGTTCATCTTCAACTACTTCGTCATCTGACTCTTCATCAGATTCTTCATTATCATCATTTACATGAGCTATGTAGATGTCGGAGTCAATATTAATAGTTGAAGTATTAATACCTTTATCATTATTTAATATATCACTCTCTTTTTTTTGGAATAAATTATATATAATATCCATTATATAATTTATTGTTAATAATGTAATTTAATATCAAATTTTTTTAAAATAATGAATACCTAATTACTCATATTAATATATATGATATAGAATAAACCACATTATATACATTAATATAATTACTACTATATATTTACTTGTTTGATAAAAACATTTATAAGCTAAGGAATCCTTATTATAATAACATAAAAATTCAGTTGTATTATATTCATTTTCCTTTTTAAAAAATATTTGATCTGTTGTATCATCTTTATTATCACTCATTAATAAAATAATATTATTATTTATTCTTTTTATTTCATTTTTTTTTAATAAATTTAGGATATCATCTTGCTTGTATTTTATTTTTAATCAAATGTTATTTGTATATTTTTTGTTATAATTTTATTAGTTTTATTTTTATTATCTTTAACATCTTCAATAGTATCTTCTGCATTTTTTTTAACTTTAATATTTTCAATAGTATCTTCTACATCTTTTTTGTCTTTTTTATCTTTCTTAATTCTTTTAACTTTAATATTTTCAGTAGTATCTTCTACATCTTTCTTCACTTTCTTAACTTTTTTAATTTTTTTAACTTTAATATTTCCAGTAGTATCTTCTACATCTTTCTTAACTTTCTTAACTTTTTTAACTTTAATATTTTCTGTAGTATCTTCTACATCTTTTTTGTCTTTTTTATCTTTCTTAACTCTTTTAACTTTAATATTTTCAGTAGTATCTTCTACATCTTTTTTGTCTTTTTTATCTTTCTTAACTTTCTTAACTTTTTTAATTTTTTTAACTTTAATATTTTCAGTAGTATCTTCTACAGGTGTTGTGTTTTTTACATCTTCTTGAATGTTTTTAATTTTTTTAATTTTTTTATATTCGGTTTCTTTATTATTTTTAAAATTTTTATTACAATTATCACAATTATTGCAGTTATCCCAACTTGTATTTTGGCCGAAATGTTCTAATAAAAATTTTCTTCTACAACTGGTTAATTTAATTGCATAATCATTTAAATCCCATATTTTAGAATTTTTACTAGAATATAATTCATTTCCAATTTTGTTTAATTTTTTATCTGTTTTTAACATTGCAGATGCTATTGCAGGTTTTTGTTTAACAAACATTAATAAAGTTTCTGATTCAAGACCATCACGACCTGCTCTACCAATTTGTTGAAAATATTCTTCAATAGATGCTGGTGCACCATATGCAATTACCACTCTAACATTTTGGTCAATTCCCATTCCAAATGCAATAGTGGAAACCATAATTGAATTTCTATGTGATGAAAAACAATCTTGTAGTTTAGTTCTTTTTTCTTTACTTAATCCAGCATGATAAAGATACACAGGTTTACTTGTGTGATTTTCCAAAATATTTTTAATTTCACTAGATTCTTTTTTTGAATTAACATAAATAATTGTTCTATCATGTGGAAATTTATCAATTAAAGGCTGTACATAACTCATTTCAAAATTTTTTACTGTACATACATTTAAAGTTAAATTTGGCCGATCCATATTAGAACGTATTAATTTAGGTTCATTCATTTTTAAAATAGTTACAATTTCTTGAACAACTTTAAATGTTGCTGTAGCTGTTAATGCTATAATAGGAATAGTCGGATAATGAGAACGTAAATTACTAAGTTTCTTATATGTAGGACGAAAATCATGTCCCCATAAACTTAAACAATGAGCTTCATCTATTGCAAAATATGCAATATTTTTTTGACATAATTTTAATAGTCGGTGTCCTTCAGGTGATGATATAAATTCAGGGGAAGTATACACAACTTTAATATCACCATCTATAATATTAAAAATTTCTTTTTGTTTATTAATATTATTTCCATGTAATGTTGCTGTTGGAATATTTAAATCTAATAATTTTTCTTTTTGATCTTCCATTAAGGAAATTAAAGGAGAAATTATTATTACTAGTTTATCTAGATGAAGTGCAGGGAGTAAATAACACAATGATTTACCATAACCTGTTGTTAATAGTGCAATTGTATCATGACCTTGTAATAGTGATTCAATTACCTTAATTTGTTTAGATCGTAATTTATTAAATCCCCATATTTTTTTTAATGTAGGTAAAGTTTCCATATTAAAATAAATATTGTAAATAGGTTTATAATAAATCAATTTTATTTAAAATTCTTTTAATTTGCTATTAAATATGTTTAATAACAAGGTCTTTCTTTGCTAGTGTTACATACATCCATACTGGGCTGTATCCACCATACATATGAACATATTTCCCATAAATTTCATCTGGAACTTGTTCAATTGAATCAAACTCTACTCTGTCTTCAATGACCCCGCTGGAGGTATCAATTGGATAAAATCTAGTTAGTACATGATTACTGTTTCTTGTGTAAAAATCAAGCATATATTATTTAGTTATGAATAAATTATTTTTTTTTCAATTTTTCCAAATAAATTTAACTAAATTTATCTAAATAGAATTAGATCTAGTTAAAATTTTTTTTTTATAAATTTTCTTAACAGGTGGTTTTATAAAAGATGTGAAAAAATTATCAAATATAATTATTTTATCTATATTACACATATTTTTTAAAGGTTTTCCAATTTTAGGTTGAGACATATTTTCACCAATTTTCTTAACAGGTGGTTTTATAAAAGATGTGAAAAAATTATCAAATATAATTATTTTATCTATATTACAAATATTTTTTAAAGGTTTTCCAATTTTAGGTTGAGCCATATTTTCACCAATTTTTTTAAATAGTGATGGATTAAATGTATTAAGATAATTTTGTGTGTTATGATAAATTAAAGCCATTATAAATAAATAATTTATTTTTTTATCTAATTTTTTCAATATTATTTGTGTTTATATCTTTCCATTCAGTATTCATATAAACATTAGGTTGGTCTTATAGGTTAGGTTCATTAATAATTACACTAGTATTTATTACTATAGGGTTATAATTTGTAAAATCATTAATAGCTTGTAATGTTTGATTAAAACTATTAAGGGCCTGCATTTTACCACATCCACCACACATGCTGGTGAAAATTGTTTTTACATTTTATTTTGTATTAAGATTTTATTATTAACAATAATATTATATAATACTGATCTACTGGACCAATAACTATTTTGTGTTTTACTAACATCTTATGGTAAAAGCATTGTGGGTGCAGACACCAAATATTTACTGGATTTGTTGTACAATTATACTAAAATCAATAGGTAAATATCTACGATTAATTAAATTTTCTTTTCCAAATTTTTTTATAAATTGTTTTAGTTTAGGTTCAATTTCAGGCATTATTTTTCTTGATAATAGTAAATCAATTCCACCATCCATAAATCCGAATGAATTTGCAGGTGATATATAAAAAAATATAGTATTTTTAGAAGGTTTATAATTTTCAATTCTCATAACTAATTCCTCATAAATTGTTTTTTAAACTAAATTAATATATTCTTTATTTGTACTAATGAATTTAATTTTAATATTAGAAGAAATCATTTAATAAACAATATTAAATTAATATTAAAATATTTTATATTCAATTTTTATAAAATATATATTTTCTATTTAGTATATATATGTCTAAATATTTGATATGTACGAACGACCTGTTTATCAACCTTAATGGTAATATTATTAATGAATTAGATGTTACTTTAGTTAATGAATTTGATTTTAATATAGGAATGAATGCTTTTGTTGATATACAAGCAGATACAGGAATAGGCTATATAGGTTTTATATATAATTATAATGGGTATCCTGAATTCCCATTTTTAATAGAATCTGTTAATGAAAATGCATCTCTTAATATATTTACTCAAGAGTTCAAAGATTTTTTAGCTACCGTGAATACCAATAATAGTGGTATAATTATTGATTTAATTACTTCTAATGTTTATGACCAACGAATGATTGATGAAATTAATAATTTAACACAAACTTATCCTAATATTACTATTAGATATTCAACAGGTGTGATGGGTTCATTAGTTAATAACTGGGTTTTAGATAAATCCAGCACCAGTGCTGGTACTAATCTCATTACTGAAGACATTAAAACCATCTATTTTACTGGTACAAATGAATTAAATGACCTAAGTTTTCCGAGAGATCTTACTAATGGTATATTATTAGAGGAACTTGTAAATGAATATCCCAATGATTTTTTCAAGTTACCAGGTAAATCAAACCATTATTTTTTACAAACAAATATTTTGGATTGGTCAACCAGATGGACTACAGGTACTAAATTTATACAATTACTACCAAATCAAATTTTTGATGGAAATGGATTTTTGATAGATTGTGGAAACGAATATAAAGGGTTAATTGTTACAAATCATCCTACTCTAACTGATTTTAATAACAGTCCCATAATTCAAAATTTGACTACAATTTGGACAATGATGTTTCCTTTAAGTGGAGGAATTATTAAACAAGCACAAAAATATTTTATAATTAAAAAATGTTTTACAGATACTTCCAATAATAATTATATAGCAGAAGGTGGTGGTGGTATATGTGGTGCTCAAAGTGGTATAAATGGTCAATTTTTAATAGAAAACTGTTATTCTTCAGTAAACATGTGGAGTGATGCAGGAGGTATAGTTGGGATGAAATCGTGTGCTGATAGTACAAGTGATTCAATTATCAGAGGTTGTTATAGTAATGGTGAAATAGGAGGTAATAATTGGGATATTAATTGTGGAGGTGTGTGTGGAACCTATTTTGCAATTAATGGTAAAGGAACGGTTGAATCATGTTATTCACTTGGTATACTTAATAATTCGTGTGGTGGTATTTTGGGAAAATATGCTGCATATAATGGAACAGTTACAGTTTCGCAATGTTATAGTCAGGGTAGTTTATCTAATTTTTCTGGGGGAATAGTTGGGCCAAATTGTTCCAATAATGAGGGAACATGTAATATTATTAATTGTTATTCTACTTCTTTAACTTCTAGCACAAATTCTGCATCTATATGTTCAGGACAAATTAATCAAGAAGGTAATGATCATTCTAATGGGTCAATTGATGTATCAGGATGTATTGGACATGTACCATTAGTTGGTAACTATACTAATATAGGAGTGCCTGACATCGATAATTATCATGTTGATCCTATGAATGATAATATTTTTGACAAGTTAGACAATTTATCAACAGATCCAGAATTGACAGGTAATTTAACTTTATTTAATAATTCAAATTTATGGACAATTGATGCAATACCTACTCCAAGATTAACAAATTTTACTGATACATCAATATGGGTGGATTCTTATTCTTTACCAGGAACAACTGTAGATTTGTATTATACTTTTATTTCTTCAGATGATAGATTTATTGGTCCTAATTCTATATTATTATCAAGTGTGAATGATTTAATTAATAGTGATGTAATAGAAGGAGATACATATAATATTATGGATGGTTATAGAATTTTATCAAATACTACTTTTAATCAAGATTTGACAACTTTAACAACTAATGAAGAAGAAAAAAGAGAAGTAGTTAAAACTGCTATTAACCGATTATTTGCTTTACATGGACCAGCTACTCTATTTAAAATTTCAAAAGACTTGTTACCATTTTCTAATTTATTAACTAAACCAACAATAAATATATATCCTGACAATCAAGTAATAAATATTAGTAACACAAATATTATAGAAGGAGCTTTATATCTACAGGAAGAAGAAGGATTTTATGTGCGTTTAAATGATCCTTTTAATAATATTCTTATTAAAACACTGACTGAGGGAAATGATTTAAGCATTATGAATGAAGGACCATTTGATAATGGGATACATGGGTCATTAGAAGGAATAATTGGTGAAATAAATGAAGGAGAAATATTTTATAATGTAACAGAATATACAGGAAGTACTGATACTCTAACTGTTAAATATGTATCTGCAGGTTATGAAAGTGTATTTGATGGAGTTAGATACATAATTGGTTCTGGAAGTGGTGAACAATATGAAGCACCTCCTTGTTTAACTGATAGTTGTAATATATTAACACCTGATGGATATAAAAATGTGGCTAATTTATGTGTGGGTGACACTATTGTAACTTCAAAGGGAACACATACCCAAATTGTAGAAATTTACACTTCTACCAGTGCTTGTATTAATAAAGATACACCTTATTTAATTCCTGCCAAAAGTATTGATAATAAACTTCCTCATGTAGACACCTATATATCTGGAAATCACGCATACAAAGAAACTACAAAAAGTACTAACTGGATTCTACCTAAATTTACTAATTTAAAACAAACATATGAAAAAGACCAAGTTAAATATTATAATATTAAGTTATCTGATTATTTTAATGATGATATGGTATGTAATGGTATTATAGTAGAAGGGTGGGATGGATATAAAAGCAATGAACCCCGTAAACATAAATGGGTAAAAGTAAATAATAATTGGATACGAAAAATATCTAACAAAAATTAAAAAATTATAAATTTAAATTAAATGAAACAAATTTAATTTATTAATATGGCAATTAATATTAGTCAGTTAAATAAAGAAATTATTAAGTATTTACCTACTAAAAAATATATAGTAGAATCTGAAGTTATAGGTGTATCAAATAGAAGAGGACATACTTATTTTGATTTTAAAGAAAATAATAATAAATTAGGTGGATTAATTTTTAGAAATACGGAAATATTAGAAGATGGTGATAAAATAAAATGTGCTGGTAAATTATCTTATTATGCTCCTTATGGAAAATTATCATTTCAAGTAGATAAAATAATTTCAAAAAGTGGTTTGGGAGCTATTTATAAAGATTTTTTAATAGTTAAAGAAAAACTTACAAAAGAAGGATTATTTAATAAAATTCATAAAAAAAAATTAAATGGTTTAATTGAAAAAGCTATAATAATTACTTCAAAAGATGGTGCTGCCATTCAAGATATATATCGTAATTTAAGTAACCATAATAGTAAAATTAAAGTTAAAATCAAAGATGTTCCTGTTCAGGGTGTAAATTGTCCAATTGAAGTTTCTAATTTATTAAATAAACTAAATAAACATCATAATATGTTAATTATAATTACACGTGGGGGAGGAGATTATCAGGATTTAAATGGATTTAATCAAGAAATTATTGTTAGAAGTATATTTAATAATAATAATATTATTATTTCAGCTATAGGTCATGAAACTGATACTGTATTAACAGATTTAGTATCAGATTATAATTTACCTACCCCTTCATTAGTAGCACAATTTTTAATTGATTATAATAATGAATTATTAAATGAATGGAACAATATGATTTTAAACTTGGAAAAGAATATTAATTTAGAAATTCAAAATAAATATGATATGTTAAGAGATTTTGAAAAAAATATATTAGAAGAAGAAAATAAATTAGATTTATTAATCAATAAAATAGAAAATGATATTAAAAAAGATATTCAAAGTAAATATGACATGTTAAGAGATTTTGATAAAATTATATTAGAAGAAGAAAATAAATTAGATTTATGGATTAATAAAATAGAAAATGAAATTAAAGAAGATATTCAAAATAGATATGATATACTAAGAGATTTTGATAAAACTATTTTACAAGAAGAAAATAAATTAGATTTATGGATTAGTAAAATAGAAAACGATATTAAAGAAGAAATTTATAAATGTGATAAAGAATTAGATGATTATTATAATTATTTAAGTTCAGTTGGAGAAATTAAAATTTTAAATAGAAAAGAAGAAGAATTTGTTGAATTAGAGGATACTGTTCAATTATTTAGAGATAAAATATTTTATCTGAAAATAAAGGATAAATTATTTAAAATAAGTAATTTCAATGTTAAAGAAAAATTTACTTATTAATAACTTAATAATATATTTTTATAATTATTCATTTGATTAATTATTAATTTATGTATTACCATATAATCTTGATGTGCTTGATATAAAATTAGTTTATCATTTTCATAATGGTTATAATAAAAATAAGTATTATCATATTCTACATTAATATAACTATTATCATTAAATTTTCTAGTAAATAATATATATTTATCTTTATTTTTTCTAAATTTAAAATTAAAATTTCCATCATTTTTTTTAATTACATCTGGTTTAATAAATTGATTAAAACTATCAAGTTTCCAATAAGAACAATAACCTGTTTCTACAAAAGTATCAATTTCATCATATACTCTATAATGTATGTTTTTTAAATTTAAAATTTCCATTAATTATATAATATAATATTTTACTATTAATTATTCAATTTTATTAAATTTTTTACCATTATAAATACAACCATTTTCAGTTAATATTAAAATTCCTTCCTTAAATTCTCTAATATTATTATCCATTTTTAAAAAAGTTAATTTTATTAAATCATTGGGTGTTTGATAATACCATTGATATTTTTCATTTTTAGGTGAATTATTTGAAAAATTTAAGTATTTAATTTCATAAATTTCATCAAACTCATTTATATTATTACTTTCAAACCGATATTTAAATTCAAATTCCATATAGTATAATTAATAGTAATAAAATATTTAAATTCTTTTTTATTTTTTATGGTGTCTAAATGTTAATGAATATCTTCCATTAGTTAATTTTTTTTGTGTTGGTATTTCATGAGTAAATTCTTTTTGAAAATCTCCACCCATATGAATTAATCCTAAATGATTTGTTTCTAAATCTAAAACGATTTTATTATTAATTTTTTTTCTTATTCTAAAAATTCTTTCTTGACCATATGATATAGAAATAACACCTGAATTATCTAAATTTCTTTCATCATCACTATGTTTACCAATTGTTTCATTTCCATCTTTATAATAATTAATTAAAACACCATTAAAATCTGCATTAAACATATAATTAATAACTATGATTAATAGCTTTAAATTTTTAGTTAATTTAATTGATTTAGCCAGTTGTCCAGAATATTGATATCCAATAGATTTATTAGAAAAAAACCCAACACTTCTATTTTGATAACAAGTTCTTCCATTAATATTAATTGGTGGATTTTTTAATAATTTATTTTTAGTTTCTTTCACACTTTTAATAATTATATCTTCAAAACAACTTAAATCTGCTGTTTTTAAAAAACTCCAATCTGTTTTTATCTTGGTATCAAATTTAATTTTTAAAGAATTTATTAATAAAGTAGCATAAACTACTGCTTTTTTACTGATGTTAGGAATATTATCACATTTTAATAATTCATTATCATCTTCTGTTAAATAATAAATATTATCATAATTATATTTTTTAATTAATTTTTTTATTTCATTAATACTTTTATTGATATATTTTTTAATATATTTAAATGTAATTAATTTAGAATTTTTTAAAGAATTTATAATAATTCCAGCACTTTTTGGTTTGTCTAAATTTTTATTATATTTATTCCATTGTCTGATTATCGTATTGCATTCACCTGTATCATTTGTATAATGATATTCTACATTATCTGTAAATAAAAATAAAGAATTTGTAAATTCGTTCATGTCCATCATCCATATAAAATCTCCATATTTATTTTTATTTTTAAATTGAACACCTGTTATTTTCATTTAAATAATATAATATTTTTAAAATATACATTATTCAATTTTTAAGTTAAATATTTAATAATTATTATATTATTTAATGAAAGATAAATCATTATCTAAAAATAACACAAATTCTACAAATAATAAAACTAATATTGAAATTATTCATGAAAATATGAATAAAATTAAGGATTTAAATGATTGGGATTATAAAATTATTTTAATTAAAGAAACTAAAGAATTAATTCAAAATGAAAAAATAAATTTAAATAATATGAAAAATAAAATAGATGAAGAATTAGAAGAACAGTTAGAATTTGGCAAGTTAGATTTAAAAAAAGTAATTGAAAAAATTCATAAAAATAAAAATTTAGAAGATAAAATAGAAAAACTTAGATTATTAAAACTATGGTTTAAACATCAAAAAGATAAAGTTATCAATACATAAAAAAAAAATGAAAGATAAATATATAGTTATAATATACATAATAATATATGTCTTACCTAGATTTTAATAGTATGTTAAATAATTTATATACCAAATTTGGTGATTCTTCTTTTGAAAATGTGTTTTATTTACCAGAACCCAAGATTAGTAAAAAATCAACTAGAATTGATTGGATTAATATAAATGTTTTTCTTAAAAGTGTTAATCGCAGTATTGAACATTTTATAAATTATTTAAAAAATGATAGAAAAATTTCAACAACTTATCAAAACAATATCTTAATAATTCAAGGAAAATATCGTAAAGAAGATATAAATAAAATGATGTTAGAGTATGTTAATAAATTTTGTAAATGTCCCATATGTAGTAGTTATGATACACTTTTAGTAAAAGATGGAACTATTAGAAAAGAAAAAATTATTTGTTCAAAATGTAAAAGTACCACATTTTGTTCCTAATAAAATATAAAATCTTTTTATTTATAATATGGATAACCAACTAAAAAATATATGGAAGAATATATCTTTTTCTGATAAAAAACATATCCTAAATTGTTTAGGTAAAAATAAACAATGTAATAATCAACAAATTAACCATTATTTAACTAGACCCTGTGCTTCAGCAATATTACGTAAATTAAGTAATATAGTTGGAGGTTCAGATGAAGGAAATTTAACTGGTATAAATACAGATACTATAATGGATGTAGATTATAAAGATGATAAAGAGGTTGGAGTTGATATAGATAATGATATGGACAATGTTAATACTAATAATGTAGAAATATTAAATAAATTAGAACCATTAGTTAAATCTAAAATTAAAACATTAGAAGAAGAAATAATTTTACTAACAAATAAAACAGCAACATTAAACATACAAAAACAGGAATTAGAGGATAAATTTAATACTTGTAATATGAAAATAAAAGATACAGAAAAACTTATAAACGAATTAACTCAAAATAATAATAGTTTAAAAAAAGACAATGAAAATATATTAGACTTGATGAATAATAAACTTCAAACTATTATTAATATTTTATAATAAATCTCCAAATAATTAATGAAACTAATATTATTTTTATTAATTATTATTTTAATTTTAATAAATAATTTTAAAAAAATAAAAGAACTAATAAACTTAACAGAATTATTTATGCCAATTGAAAATAATAATAATTATATACCTATTACATCTAAATATTGTTTAGTAACAAAAATGATTACAAAAGAAGGTGGTAAATATAAATCTGAATTAAAAAATGGTCCTTTACCACAAATATTAGATAATCAAAAAGTAATAGTGATAGATGATACATTTACTGATGACACATGTATTAATCAAAAATTTGGTTCAGGAAGACAACGTGGAGGGTTTGTATGCATGGATTTTATTACAGAGAAAATGTCTAAAAAATATAACTTGGAATATTCTGATAAAACATGTTATGATACTCTTGATTTTATACCAATTTATCCTATTTATGAAGAACATTTAAATAAATAATTATTTTGATGTTTTATTTTCTTTAACTGATTCTTCCAGATTTGAATATAGTTTAGCAAATATTTTTTTAATAATAACTATTTGATAGTTACGTGATTTATTATCATAGGAATTCCCTAAAATTTCTAAAGCTAAATGTTTAAGGTTTGGTTTATCAATTTGATGGTTAAAATTAATAATATCAATAATTTTATATTTTTGGAAAGTATGATTTATGCCAGTTCTAAATAAGCTTGCAATAATTGTTTTCATAATAAATGGAATATTATGTCCAACAATTACATGACATGATTTTAAATCTGTAATAAATTCTGTTATTACAGCTTCTAAATCGTGTCCTTTTTTTTCTAATTTTTGATGAGTTAATTCATTAATTTTAGTTAGTTCATCAGGAAATATAAAATGTTCTGGTTTAATTAAAAAACTTTTTTTAAGGGTTGTATTAATTTTTCCATTTTTATAAGTTCCTTGATGATATACTAATTTTACTAAATGTGCATATTTATACAAATTTTTTTTTATTATCATGTCATGTGATTTATCTAAATGCAGTCCGTCAGTTTCAATAGTAATGAATGTTATTAATTTGGTCATTATTATATTAAATAATTACTATATAAATAATTATTAATCAGTTTTTTTCAAAATTTTAAGAGGTTTAATATGAAAATTTTTATTATTTTTATATTTTTCTAAAAAGTATTTTGCTTTATATTTTGAATATTTTTTACGATATTTTAAATATAAATTTTTAAGTATTATATTTTCCTCAAAATGTGTTAAGGTATTAGTATTAGGTGCATTATAATTTCTAATATCTCTCACAATTTTACCATAATTAAGTTCTGTTTTAGGTAAATATTCTTTTATTTTAAGATTAAAATTATTATTGGTTAAAATTAAATTACTGTTATGAAAACATAAAGAAATGAAATTTTTATAATTTTCTGAATTATAATTATTATTATTAATAAATTTAGAAAGATATATAATTTTAGAAATATTTTTTAGTTGTAAATTAGATAAACTATAATAATTTTCTAAAATAAGTTCTAAATCAGTTTGATTAAACAAAACAAAATTATAAATAGAAATGTAAGAATCAATAAATTCTATAACTCTAAATTTATTTTTTATAACATTAATTAAATCTTTAAAATGATTATTTGGTAAAATTACATTATTTATTTTTCCATGAAATAATAAAATATTGTTATATTTTTCAATAAAATTTAATAAATAAAAGTTAGTAACTATATTATTCCATTTTGAGTTATAAAAATAATTACGAAATAAATTGTATAAATTAAATTCTTCTTTATCAATACTTGATAATAATAAATATTTTTTAGTAAATAATCTAATTGTATAATCACGATAATATTTTTCATTTGAATTATTTAATTTTTTAAAAAATAAAATTTCAAATTGTTGTTTAAGTTTTGGTTTGAAATTAACAAACAAATTTTGATTTTCTAAAAAAGTATCATTTTCAAAAATAGTTAATAATAAAAATAAATTACTATCTATATTTTTTTTTGAATAATCTAAAGTAAAATTTATTTTTTCTATTGATTTTCTAAAAAATAACTCCTTAAATTTTGGATACTTATTTAAAAATACTTTTAAATTTATTATATCATTTTTATTTACATCTTCTATTGTTATAAAATTGGTTGTATTTAAAATGTCTTTGGATAAATTTAAAATTGTAGAATAATAACTATTATTACTTTTAATTGTTAAATTATTAGATAATATAAATAATATTAATTGAAAATTACTTAAATTATACCTATTAAAATTATTATAAATTTGTGTTAAATTATTTAATTTATTAAATTCTAATTTGGTTATATTATATAAATATTTACTTATTAAATCTTCAAAATCAAAATTATAATAAAAATTTATTAAATTAGATTTTGATTTTTCCATAAAAATACTAGTTGTACCTTCTGGATGTTTAACTCCATTTAAATATTTAAATTCAGTTGTATTTGATCTTGAATTCTGTAATTTTTCTAAATTATCAAAATATTGACCTCCATACATTATATTTAATTTAGTTTGATAAATATCTATAAGACTCTTTGGTATTACTTCATTTGTTTCTAAATGTCTAAACATTATATTTTTAAATTTTAATGATACCTGAAATATTTTTAATAGAAAATCTTCTAATATTATTTCATTGGTATATAATATTTTTAAATCTGTTATTAAATCTTGATGATAATAATCTAAATTAAGATCTAAATTTAAATTTAAATTTTGATAAATTTGAGAATAAAAATATTCTGGATATAAATTTATATTATTTTGAATATTCGTATTTGTATATATATAATTAAAATAAAATAAACATTTATTATTATTTATTTTTCCTACTATTGGGAAGATTATCTTTTCTAATTTTATCCCAATTTTTGTATAAACAGGTATATAATACATTGTTATTTTATTTTTATTTAATAATTCTATAGTTATATTTTTTTTACATTTTTTAATAATTAATTCTATATCCACTACTATAAAAGTAAAAGGTTCTATTAATTTTACAAATAATTTCATTTATTATTAATTTAATGATAATAAAATAAACTTTTCTTATTCTTGTGATTTTGATACTTCTTTATATATAATATGTTTCATTTTATTATAATTATTTTTCCATAACACAGATGCATCCACATTTGCTGGAGATTCAAAATTTGGATCTCCTAATATAGAAATAATACTTAATAAAATAGATGAAATACCTTGTTGTGGGTTCCATCTTTCATTAGAAGATTCATATTCATATTGGTCTGTTCCCTCATGAAGAATTGATATACACACCCTTCCATCCTGGTAAATATTAGGATGTGTTATTTTACTAGTAAATTTAAATGTTGGTGCTTTATTTGGATATTCATAAGGAAATAAGATTTTTCCTTTAAAAATACCACCTTCATAAGGAGTATTAGGGGGTCCTATTATAATTACATCCCATACATATATATTAGTATCAGTTGGGTAACAACTAAACTCTGAATATTCTTTTAACATTATTAGTTCTTTTTGTAATCTTTTAATAGATGACATTAACTACTAAAATATGTAGAGCTTAATAAAAGAAAATCAATTTTTGTTAAAAGAAATGATTGAATCAATTCTAATAAATGAAGGCTCTCTTATGTCTAGAGATTGTACTCCTGAAGCTCATGTGCACCTGTTGCATTAGGAGCAGGATCAGCTGCAGGATCAGCTGCAGGAGCAAGATCAGCTGCAGGATCAGCTGCAGGAGCAGGAGCAGGATCAGCTGCAGGAGCAGGAGCAGGATCAGCTGCAGGAGCAGGATCAGCTGCAGGATCAGCTGCAGGAGCAGGATCAGCTGCAGGATCAGCTGCAGGATCAGCTGCAGGAGCAGGATCAGCTGCAGGAGCAGGATCAGCTGCAGGAGCAGGAGCAGGAGCAGGATCAGCTGCAGGAGCAGGAGCAGGAGCAGGATCAGGAGCATCATCCGTAGCCACAGTCATGTCTGGAGCCATATCCGGTGTAGCTGCCGTAGCTGCCGTAGCTGCCGTAGCTGCCGTGGCTGCAGCAGCTGCTGCTGGACCTGTGAAGGTCAAGTGAGTATGATGAAACTGTAGAGGCAGTTCATGGTAGTCACTTGACGCGCCAGAAACTGTGGTGTCCTCACGTGCAGGGGTGACAGTTGGAGTGTGACCATGGTAGTATAACGTTGGCAGGGGAGGAATCTTACCATAGCGTGATGCAAAGTAAATCATCCTCTCCGCCAAATAACGGGCGTCTACCTCTACTAGTGGATTCGCGTAGAGAACAAAGTAAGTCTCCTTTGTTTTGTGGTTGTACTTGATGGTGAAAGAACAACCAGTCCTTGCGTGGAACTCCTTTGTAACCGCACCCTTGGGGCCAATGAGAATCTTCCCAATCTCAGACGGGATCGTATAAGTGAACTTGAGTTTGTCCAAGTGATCTGTCTTGCTCCATACCCTAAAGTCCCACTTGGATGTGTTGAACTTGATCTTGGGTGGGGACCCCATTGCACGATATGTATGTGGAAACACGCACCTCACAAATTTGGTCATTGTGAAAACGTGTGACGGCACAAGGTACAATTGGGAACCCTTGGAGATTTGGTAAAACTCGTACTTGCGGTTGTGCTTTTCCAGCAAATCAAGGTAGTGACCCAATGTGGGAACAATTGTGTTGTGGTCCTTGCGTGTGCCTGTATGAGGATCATACAGACCAGAGTAAATGTATTGTCCCTTATAAGGTCTTCCTTCAGGAACAAACACTTCCCCCTTTGTATCGGCTGCCCACTTAAGAATCTCTTCTTTAGTGCGGAGGATGATACGTGAAAAACTACTCTCAACGATAGCTGATGCCATTGATGTTGGGTGATGTAGATGTCCTTAATGGTGTTTGTTAAGGACTTAAAATATAATAAGAGTTCTATAAATTTATTTTTTCAATTTTTTTATATTTCCATAAACTCATTATCTAACCATGATGATTTATTTTCAATTATATGTTCATATTTTGATGTTAATTTAGATAGAATATCCATTCCTAAATTAACATTTAGTTTTACTGGGGTAGAAATTAGTAAATAATTATTATTATTAATGTGGTATTTTTTATAATTTGTTTTATTTAAAATATCAGATATTTGTTTTAATTCTTGTTTAATAACTGAACCATATTTTTCTCCACAACATTTAAATTGAGGTATATCTGATTTGGTAATAATGTTTAATCCATAATTTGGTGAAAATTCCAAGGGAATTATAATATGTATGGTACTACCAACTATATTAGAATGAATTAAACTTAATTGTAATAAATAAGTTTTTCCCCTATCTAAAATATTAGATTTTTCAAATCTAATTGCTCTCAAATAAAATTTAGTTTCATTATAACTAATATAATTTCTATTTTGTCTTAATATATCAATATTAATTTTATCTCCATCATTCCATATATAATGTTGATTATAACCATAAGAATATTCAAGTGGTTCATTCCAATTAGATAATTTTGATAATTCTATTACTTGAGGAATTGTGTGAAAATCAAAATTACTTATTTTATGTGTATCCATAAATGTATCATAAATATAAGTAAAGTGTTCCATACTAGTTTTATTAAAATAAAGTAAACCAATAAATAAAATTACTAATAAAAAAATATATTTTTCCATTAAATTAATCAAGATTATTTTTATAAATTTTTATAATGGTAGTTTCTACAGTTCGTCTGTAACTAACATGTTTTGATAAAATATTGTATTTCTCTTGTATTTTGTCATCTAAAAATATATTAAAGCTATTAGTTGATATCATAGGTACACCATTTTCATGTAAAATAGTACTTAATATTTCATGCCATACCACTTTAGTAAAATTATTTGTTTTATTAAACCATTTATAAATAATTCCTTCAGGAATTTCCTCAGTTATAAAAATAAAATCATTTATCCAAGTGTCTTGAACCATTTTATTTAGTTCATTACTATTTTCTCCTTGATTTTTTAAGGAATTCATAAAATTAGGATAAATTTCAAATAGTAAAGGGAATAATTTGTTTCTCATTAATCCTCTTTTAGACCATTTAGGTGTAGTATCTTTGAAAAAAGGAATATTATGTTTATAAGCTAAATTATAAATTGCTGATTTTTGAAAATCCAATAATGGTCGCCCATAAATTAATCCATGTTTTGAACTTAATTCTTTCATTACCTCTAAATCTGTTAGCTTTCTACCAGACATAAAATTATTAAAAATGTTTTCAATTAAATCATTTTTATGATGACCTAATAAAATTATTGTATTCTGTGGGTCTAACCTATTTTCATTAATAATTTTATTATATAAATCATATCTAATTTGTTGAGATGTTTCTTCATAAAATTTACGTTTAATATCACCTGTTCGTCTTCTTCCAATATTAATAGTAGTAGAATACTTTTTAATTCTATATAAGCTCACATATTTATGTAAAAATTCCATTTCATCATGGGATTCATCACGTTGATTATAGTTTATACTGGCAGTAATAATTCTATTGGCAGGAATAATATTTAAAAGTAAAGCCAACAGTACCATTGAATCTACCCCACCTGATAAAGACACTATAAATGTACATTGATCATTAAAAGTGTTACAGAAATTAGTTAATTTAGTTTTTAAGGGATTTTTACTAATATGAATATTTTCTTTTCCAAAATAGTAATAACTAGGAAATTCTAATAATTTTTGATTATTATTATGATATATACTTCTATATATTATAAATCCAATTGTTACACAAAATAAGAGTGGAACAAAATTTAAATATTTTAAAATATCTGTTGTATTAAACATATAAATTATTTCTAATTAATATATTTAATATTCAATTTTTTTATTATTAATGGTTATATATAAAGTATCTGGAAGAGTATGATTTTTTATTTTATCACTCCAATAGTCTATATAATTAAAATTAGTATTATTAATATTTTTTATTTTGACAGTTCCTTTTATATCTTTTATTAAATCTAATACTAAATATTTTGAATATTTTAAATCTAAATTTTTTTTATCATTTAACCAATTAGGTAAAAATAAATGAAATTCTAATTTATTATTTAAAACATTTGCATTATCTATCCATATTTTTATTTTTTTTAAAACATCATAAATTATACAAGTTTGAAAAGGAGGGTTTATTTGATATTTACCAGAATAAATTTCGATATCTTGAAACCTTCCTAATGAACCTAATTTATGTTCAATATCAGGAAAAAGAGAACAATACTTTAAACATGTATTATTAAAACCAGATGAAAATAACTCAATATCTGGAGTTATTATTTTAAACTTTTCTGGGTTTACAGCTAATTGATTATTATTACTACTTAATACATAATAACGATACATTAAAGCAACAAAATCTTTTTCACTTAATTTATTTAATTTCTTTGTTGAATTTTGATTTGATATTATAAAACTATCATTTAATAAATTAGAATTTATATATATTTTTTTATATTTATCATACTTATATACTTTAAAAGTACATGTAAAATTTTTATCAGTTTTAAATAAATTTAAAGCATTTGTAAATTTATCTTCTAAATTTATTTTAGTTATTATTAAATTTATTTTATTTTCTATTATTTCATTGTCATTATTTAAATAATCGCTTAAAATATTTTTTAAAGAAATATAATTAAATTTAGTTTCTAATAATAAAGGATGATAATATGAATTAGTATTATAAGCTTCCCAAAAAAACCAGTGACTGAATAAATTTTCACAAATTCTATTTTTATTTTTTTTACGCATAATAATTTTTTCTGGAATAAATTCAGATATGGTTTCTATAAAATTTTTTTTTATTAACATAAATAACTGACTACCAAATATATCTTGATTAAAATCAATTTGTGTAAATGAATTTAATTTAAATTTATATTTTATATTCTCATTCATTAAATTAGATATTAATTATTATTTAAATTATAATTTTATCCTATTATTGTTAAATTTGTTTTTTCAATTCCTTGATCTTGTAAATAATTTATTAGTTCTGTTCGTTTGTCTCCTTGTAATTGAAAAACTATTATATTTTTCCCATTCACATTTTTAGTTTTTACACTTCCATTACATCCATATTTAGTTTTTAATTTTTTTAAGTGATTTTTTAATTCATCAATAGTTAAATTCCAATCTTCAACATAAGATATTGATTTACGTGCATTGCGTTTATCTATTCTAATTATAATATGTTGTTCCTCTAAAATTAATTCATCATTTTCAAATGAATTTTCAAAAGTATTAAAGTCATCAGCCATTACTATAGTAAGTAATTTATTATTTAATTAAATCAATTTTTTTTTATTATCTTTTGAACCAAATTTTCTTTTTTAATACATTATATTTTTCTGGAATATTTGTAAATTCAATTTCTGTTTTAATTGAATTATATTTGTATATTTTTTTAATTGAACTTACATTTTCATCTATAATCAAACTATTTGGTAAATAATATAATTTTCTGATAGATAATACTTTATTTTTTCTATTATATGAATAAATAATCATAAACATATCTAATTCTTCATATGTTAAACGATAATTAAATTTTTCATAATTACCATGTTTAATAATAATATTTGAAGGTAAATCTTTTACTGATAAACATTTAGATTTTACTTCATATTTATGACCACAACATTTACATACCACATCACATGATGGTGAAAAATCTGCGAGACGTCTTAATTCTGAATCACAACGTTGACACTTGTAATTTTGAGTAATAAATTCCTCAAAATATTCACCAATTAAATTTTTTAATTTACCTGAATCTCTTTTTTCTTTGAGACAATCTTTAGAAAGATGGTCATCCATTCCACAATAATAGCATTTTTTATACATAAGGTATATTTAATACCTTATTAAATTATTTTTTTCATTTTTTTTTAAGAATTACTACTAATTTTTTTAAGAACTACTACTACTAAATTATATTATATATCTATATAAAAAATGATTTTTAATTAAATAATATTTTATACTTAAAATATAATGACAACCATTAATATTAATAATTCAAAAGACCCTAATTTTAGGTACAAAATCTATCATATAGAAATTAAACACCAAGGTTCAAATAACAAACAAAAAGGTTCATTTACCTATTTAGTTAATTTAACTAAAATATCAGACCAACTAAAACATAATCCAAAAACATTAATTAAATATATAGGTGTATGTTTAGGAAGTAAAATAAATGATGAAAAATATTGGATTCAGGGACATCATTCAATTGAAAAAATACAAGAATATTTATTTGATTTTATTAATTGTTATGTATTATGTTATAAATGCTCTATTCCAGAATTAAATTATAACTATCAAAAAAAAGAAAAAATTTATATAATTGAAACTCATTGTGTTGGGTGTGGATGTAATAATATTATTAATAATTTTACTCTTTCTAAAAATAATAAAAAAATTTATGATAAAATAATTAAAGATATTAAAGATAAATTTTTTGATGTAAATAATAGTACATCTAAACTTGAATTAACAGAAAATAATTTTATTTTAGAAGATGAACAAGATTTCTTTTAATTATTATTTTAATATGTTTCTAAAACATCAATTTTTGATAAATTAGTCAAGTTACCTAAAGCATATCTAGACCCTATAGAAACATTAACTCTAAGCTTTTATATATGTGGTAAGTTATCCAGAGTGTGTTTATATTTACCTGCAATATCAACAATTTGTAAACTTACAGGTAAAAAATCAAGTGGATAATCAAAATTTTCTCCTAATTCTAAAAAAGTTAATGATTTTGGTAATATAATATGATCAATTGGTTGGTTAAATTTAAACCCGAAAGCCAAACAGAGTAATGTATCAATTGGTTTGTTAAACTTATTACCTATAATTAAAGTAATTTTTTCAATTGGATTGTTAAAATTACTAGAAAAAATTATTTTTTAACTGATTTAGGCCATACTATTTTTTCAAGAGGAAACCTGATAGGATGACGAAATTTAACATTAATAGTATGAACATTATTATTTATCATTTATTAAAAAAGACATAATTAAAATAATTAATTATTTTAATTATTATTTCAAATTTTTTTAATACTATAATTGCCATATTTGACATCTATTAGATGGTGCTATATACATTTTATCATTCCCACCTATTTGATAAGTTTGATAAAATTCTTCTAAATGTGGTAAAATACCATTTACACGGTATTGACCTGGACTGTGTGGATCTATTTTAATTAATTTTTGACCTTCTTCCTTAGTACATAAATTAGCCCATACTCTTGCAAAACTTTCAAAAAAATCTTTATATTGTGTTAAAGTCAAAGACCCCAGTTTTTGGGTTAAAGCAGCTAATGATATACGAACACCACCTAAATCAGCTAAATTTTCACCTAAAGTTAATTTTCCATTTAGTTTTGTATTAAATAATTCTAACTTGTTAAATTGATCCTCTAATTTAAATGCTTCTTCAGTAAATTGTTTAGTATCCTTATCACTCCACCAATTATTTAAATTACCATCCGCATCAAATCTTTTTCCTTGATCATCAAACCCATGAGTGATTTCATGAGCTATAACTACTCCAATTCCTCCATAATTTTGTGCAATCGTATAATCTAAACTAAAAAAAGGTGGTTGTAAAATAGCAGCTGGAAATACAATTTCATTTAATAAAGGATGATAATAAGCATTTACTTGGTGTGGCAACATTTCCCATTTTTTAGTATCAGTAGGTTGATATAATTCTTTAATTTCATCATAAAACCACCATTCAGAAATTTTAGCTAAACATTCAGATAAACTAGTTAAATTTATTAAAGATAAACTAGTTAAATCTTTCCACTCGTCAGGATATCCTATTTTCCAATTTATTTTTTCTAATTTTTCTAAAGCTTTAGTTTTAGTTGAGTTTTCCATCCAAGTATTTTTTACAATCATTGATTTTAAAACACTTTTAAAATATGAAATCATTCCTGAAACTTCTATTTTTGCTTTATTTGAAAAATGATTTTTAATATATTCTTTACTTAAAAGTTCACCTAAATTATTATCTAATAAATTAATTGTTCTTTTCCAAAGTGGTAACATTTCTTTCTGACCAGTTAAAGTTTTACCAAAAAAATTAAAAATTAATTGATATAGCTCTCCTTGTGAATTTGTTGAAAATCTTAAAGCTGTTTTAAATTTAAGATAAGATTTTAAAAGTTCTATTAATTCCATACTTTCTATTGGGTTATTTAAATAATTCTCAAAATATTTTACATTGGAACAAATTAGTTTATCTTTATCATTTACATTTATTTTTCCTGCCATTTTAAAAAAAATATTAATAGGTAATTGATATTTTAATAGTTTAGTATAAGTAGTCGGGAAATATACATTATCTGGATCACGTTTGTCTTCTGGTGCTAAATGTAATCCGGCTAGATATGTTTCAAATTTTAAGATAATTTCTCCATCCAAATTTAAATTATAAAATAGTGAAAACATATTAAGAAAATCTATATATTTATTACGTATATCTTTAAATTGATCTTGTAAATAATAATCACGTCCTGGTAAAGTTAATCCAACAGGACCTACATATAAGACATTGTATTTAGACTGTTTCATATCACTCTCTACACCAAAACTAAATAAAAATTTTACTCCAAACGGGTTTAACTTCATTTGATATAAATAGAATAAATCATTGATATTTTGACAATTATCAATTTCTTCTAATAATGTATTTATAAAATTTTTCTCTATTTCTATATTATAATTTTCAAATAAATTTTTTAATTTTGATATTCTTAAATCATTTATATTTGGAAGTAAATCTTTTAATTGTGTTAAAGTATTATCTGATAATTCATTAAATCTAGACCATCTAGAATATCCTGGAGGAATTGTGTTTGAACTAATCCATTCTTGATTAACATAATGATAAAAATTTTCTTGTGGAGATACCATATATTAATTATATTAAATTTTATTTAACTTAAAATAATTAAAAAAACAGTTATGAAATATATTTAACTTTATTTTTTAAATGGAGTGGTAATTTATTTACAATAGTACAATTACCGTGATTATAATTATCATTTTTTATATAAATATATTTCAAACTTGTAGGTAAATTATATAAATCATATTTATAAGTTTGTGGTAAAGTTATTTCTTCTAAGCTTTCAGGTAAGAAATCTAATGATTGATTAAATTTTATTCCAAATATTAATCTAGTTAATGAGATAGGCCATTTTACATTTTCAATTGGTTGATTAAATTCAGATCGTCCATTAAAAGTTAAAGTTGTTAAGGATTCTGGCCATATAACCTTTTCAATTGATTGATTAAACTCTTTATCGAAAGTTAAAGTTGTTAAGGATTCTGGCCATATAACCTTTTCAATTGATTGATTGAAATCCCATCCAAAAGATAAAACGGTTAATGATTTAGGCAATTTAATATTTTCAATTGGTTGATTAAAATTATTACCAAAAGTTAAAGTAGTTAATGATTCAGGCCATTTGACATTTTTAATTGGTTGATTAAAATCATCACCAAAAGTTAAAGTAGTTAATGATTCAGGCCATTTGACATTTTTAATTGGTTGATTAAAATGCTTACCAAAATATAATTCAGTTAATGATGATGGCAATTTAATTTTTTCAATTGGTTGATTAAATTCCCTACTAAAATTTAAAGTTGTTAAAGAGTTAGACCATTTAACATTTTTAATTGGTTGATTAAATTCATTCCCAAAAGTTAAAGTCTCTAAAAATTTAGGCCAGATAACATTTTCAATAGGTTGATTAAACCTACCAGAAAAAATTAAAGTTGTTAATGATTTAGGCCATGCTACATTTTCAATTGGTTGGTTAAACCATCCAGAAAAAATTAAGGTTGTTAAAGAATTAGACCATTGTACCTTATTAATTGGTTGATTAAAGTTATTTCCAAATTTTAATGTTGACAATGATTCAGGCCATTTTACTTTATTAATTGATTGATTAAAGTTAACTCCAAATGTTAGTTCATCTAATAATTCAGGCCATACTATATTATTGATTATTTGATTAAACTTATCACTAAAATATAAAGTAGTTAATGATTTGGGAAATAATACCTTTTCAATTGGTTGATTAAACTTATATCCTAAAGCTAAAGTTGTTAATGATTCGGGCCATTTTACCTTTTCAATTGGTTGATTAAAATTACATCCTAAATCTAAAGTTGTTAATGATTTGGGCCATTTTACCTTTTCAATTGGTTGATCAAAAGTATCCCTTAAAGTTAAATTGGTTAGTGATTCAGGCCATTTTATCTTTTCAATTGGTTGATTAAATAAGGAATCTTCTTCAAAAATTAAAGTAGTAAAAGATTTAGGCCAATTTATCTTTTCAATAGGTTGATCAAATAAAGAATCTTCTTCAAAAATTAAAGTAGTAAAATATTTAGGCCAATTTATCTTTTCAATAGGTTGATTAAATTGGGAATAATAATTAAACTTTAAAGTAATTAATGAATCAGGCCAAATAACATTTTCAATTGGTTGATTAAAACATCTACCAAAAGTTATAGATGTTAAGGAGTCAGGCCATATTACATTTTCAATTGGCTGATTAAAATTCTTACCAAAAGTAATTTTTGACAGAGATTCAGGCCAAATTATATTATCAATTGGTTGGTTAAAATATTCACCAAAGGTTAAAGTATTTAATAATTCTGGTAATCTTATATTATTTATTGGTTGATTAAATTTTTTTATTAGAGATAAATTAATTAATGATTTTGGCCAGTTTATATTTTCAATAGGAATATTTAAGTTTTTTTCTATAATAATATTTTGTATATTATTATCAATATCACAATTATTTGTGCAATTTAATTGAGGAGCATACATAATTATAAATATACAATATATATCTTTATAATAAATTAAGTACCTGTTGATCCAAATCCACCTTCACCACGACTTGTGGTAGATAATGTTTCTACTATTTTAACCTGTGAAATTGGGGTTAAATCACCTACCGCTATTTGAAATAATTTAGTGTTTTTTGTTATAGTGTAGGTGTTAGATCCTCCATGTGGAATTATATCAAGTTTTGCCATTATATTGCCTCTATAACCACTGTCAATTAAGCCAACCGAATTAGCCATTCTAAAATTAGTTTTACTGATACTACTCCTAGGTAACAACCAATAACTTACATAACCAACAAATTTATTATCTACATATTTACATAATTGACAACTAATTTGGTGATTTAATGTTATCACACTACCTATGGTCCCATTCATATTTTGTGGAACTATTAAATCCACACCACTATCGCTCCCATTACATTCATAATTAGAGTAATGATCTTTAATATCAAGAGGAAAATCTTTAGATAATTTAATTTCTAATATATATTTACAAGACATATATTAAAAATAATATATTATTTACTATTTTAACTTCAATTTTTATTAATTTTTATTAATTTTTATTAATTTATACTTATTATCATTGTTCACTTATTAAGAAGTATTTCACCCATTGCATTAGTAGCTTGTAAATATTTTTTAAAACCTACATGGAAATTAGTTGGTTTGGTTGTACAAATTTTTAAATAAATATCATTCTCTGATTGTTCTTTAAGGGCAGAATAATTCACTCCATAATTCAAATTAAAAGTATTATTAAAATTAGAAGTATTATTAAAATTAAAATTAAAATTAAAATTGTGATCAAATGGTAAATAAAAATCTGTAGAAGAAATTTGATTAATAAAATTAGTTAAATTATATTGGTTCAAATTTATTATACTTTTGTTTCCAAATAATAATTCCAAAGATGTAATATGTGATATATATCTAAGCCTGATATAAATATGCCATTAACAATATTATTTAATATATTTAAATTGTGTGTACATTCGGTGGTATGTTGTTCAAATTCATGTTGAATTGGTTCATAATAATAAATATTCACCATAGGCTTAAGTGCCTGGTCCCGTTCACCCCTGGTTTAAATAAATATAATGACCCTGTAAATAACATTTATTAAATGTTCCTGAATATGCTATTTTAAATGTTATGTTTAGTGTATAAAGATCAACCATATAAATATTATATATATTTAATTCTTTTGCTGGAATATTAAAAGTAATCGTTTTTTCATTATTTATATTTAATTCATTCTGGTATTTAAAATATTGGTTTTAATAAATTAATCTCATCATGTTGTTATCCATTTTTAGTTCTTGATCACCAAAACATAAATATAATGTTTTAAATTTAAAATCATCTGAAACTCCTTGAAATTGAACACTTTTTGGGAGAAATATATCACCTTTTCTTTTTATTAAAGCTTGAACATTTGTAAATTCAAAATTTTATATTTCATAGGCACGTTTATTTTGTAAAATGTTAAATGTGTTCTCTAATTTATTTGTATATAATAAACTAACTAAGCTCATTAATATTAAATATTATTACGGGTTAATTAATTTTTATTCTTGTAATTTTATATGCTAACATTGGTATATTAAGTTCATCACTCACATCTCTAATAAATTGTCTTACAAAAAATCCACTTGATACATCTAATTCTACATCAATATAAGTAAGTATTTTATTTTCTGAATAGCAATTAATTTTATTCCATTGATCTAAAATTTCATCTTGTCTAAAATTTTGAGTTTTATCTACTTTATTTATATCATAAATAACCTGTGTAAGCCATTGTTTCATATAAATGGTACCGTGTGAAATAACAGTTGATTTATAAATTGTAACAGGATGAGTTTGTTCAATATCTTTTTTATTTTTATAACGATTATAAATTCTTTTTGAACTGAAATAATGATATTTTTGTTCAAAAGTAATATTATTTTTTTCAAAGTATGGGAAAAATTTAGTAACATCTATCTTATCAAAATAATAAGGATTCATATTTTGTATTTTTCCTAGTACATCATCACTATCTGTACTTAATCCTAAAATTATTCTTACTTGATAAGTTTTATCTGTTTTCAAATAACTATTAACATTCTTAAACTGTTGTTTATCAATTAATGGTATTATTCCACAAGCCATTGGGTCTAACCTAGCTGTAAAAGTATATCTTTCAAGAGGATATTTAATTTTGATTTTGTCTAGAAATTGTTTCATTGTAATTCCACACTCTTTATATTCAATAATCATACCATACGAACATATTTGATTATACATTATATAATCAATTTTTTTATATTTTACTTTAAAATATTGATATTTTTATATTTTACCTATAAAATATATATTAATATAATGTTTATACATACAAATGATGATACCCAGCTTAAGGATTATATTTTATTTTGCACAAAAACAATACATATTAATGGTGGAATTTTATATAATGATAATTTATTATATTGTCAAAATTTTAAGGACCAATGTTATTTACGACAACAATCAAGAGGTGAAGCATATGTAGGTTCTTTTCCAAATTTAATTGATGATGATGATCATACAATCGCATATTTTTATACTGACAATCGATTCAGGTATTTTAAAGGATTATATGAATTACTAAAAAATAATAATAGTGATAATTTTAGATTTAAAATTACTCATACAAATATTTTATATGAAATACACAGGATTGAATGTACAATTTATTTTTATCTTCATAAAAACTATTTTATTGACTTATTTGAACAATCAACTATTCCATTACTTATTAGACAATTCTTAGATAGTGCTACAACTGATATACCATTCGAATTTACTCCATCCCAACCACTTGATTCAAATAAGTTAGATATTGAAAAATTGCTCAAGGTCAAATTATTTAAACATCAAAGAGATAATATACACTGGATGAACACTTTTAGTAAAAAAATAAATTGTAATCCCTTAATAAATTATAATATATATTATATTGAATCATTAAAAGAATATATTTTATATGATAGTAAATATAAATTATATAAATTAAATTCATCAAATAATATTAAATTTAATGGAGGTTTATTATGTGATGAGGTTGGTACAGGTAAAACTTTAACATGTTTTAGTTATATTAATCTTTTAGGTAAAAATTTAATATTAGTACCGCCACGATTAGTCAAACAATGGGTAAATGAATTTTATAAATATTTTGGAGATATTAAATATCCCATTATACCTTTTAGTTCAGTACGTTCCTTATCTAAACTTAAAAAATTTACTCATGGAATAATTATATGTCCCAATACAATATTTGCTTCTCCTAAATATAATGGTGAGTTTAATATGATGGTATTTGATAAAATATTTATTGATGAAGCACATGAAGTATTAGTAAGTCATACAACTAAAATAAAAAACTCCATTATATATAATTCTATTAAAAAACTTCAAGGAACTGAAAAATGGTTAATTACCGCTACACCATTTGATAGAGACCTAATAAATATAAATGCTTATTATGAGGTTTTGACAGGAAAAAAACTAGGTTTTACTGATAATTTGTCTCATTATAATACTTTAAATAAGCTTCATCTAACACAAAATAGTCTAATTGATAATGGATACACTATTTTTAAAAATAAATCATATTTAGCTTATATAATTTCACAATTTCCTTATCGGTATAATACTAAAGAAAGTATTAAAAATGAAATTAAATTACCAGATATTGACTATATAACAAAATATTTAAAAATGTCTAAAATTGAAAGAATACTATATAATGCAGCTCATGATAATGAAGATAAACAAATACAATTATGTACTCATTTCCAAATAGGAGAAGAAGATGAAGACATTTTAGGAAATAAGATATTATCAGAAGAAAATGTTAAAAATAAATTAATTGAAAAATATAATTACCGTTTAATTAAAATAAATAAATCATTAGAAAAACATAAAGCTTTACTTAGCAATATGAAAGAATCAGGAAATAAACCTGAAAGTGTAGAAATTAAAATACACCAGTTAACAAGTGAAATGAACACTTTAAATAGTAGAATTTCTATTATAAATTCATTGGATGTAAAACAGGAATGTTCCATTTGTATGGATGATATTGATATACCATCAGTTACACTATGTGGCCATATATTTTGTACTGATTGTTTAGATTTAGTATTTAAAAATAAAAGTAAATTTAATTGTCCTCTATGTAGAACTGACCTAACAAAAAATGATATATATGATATTAATAACACTGATTATAATATAGAAAATGAAAAATTACAATATGGCACAAAAATATCTTATGTTATGGATATAATTAAAAAAGAACCTGACTCACGTTTTATTATATTTTCACATTGGGATAAAATGTTTAAAATGATTAGTCAAGTGTTTGATACTAATAATATTAAATATGTAAATATTAAAGGAAATATGCATAAAATTGCAAATTCTATTCGTAAATTTAAAATTGATAATGAAATAAAAGTTATTATGTTATCATCTGATAAAGCAAATTCAGGGTGCAATCTTACTGAAGCAAATCATATTATATTTTTAGATAATTATTACCTTACAAATGATACTATTAAGCAATCAGTAGGAAGAGCTCATAGAATAGGACAAACTAAAAAATTAAAGGTTACCAGATTAATTATGGAAAACACACTAGAAGACAAAGAAATATAAAATAATGGAAATATAGATTTATAAAAAAAATGATATTTATTTATTTAAAATACTAGTAATTATGATTTAATGAACGAAACCTCTCAAATTTATGAGGATTTATGTAAAAAAGTTAATAGTTATTACTGTAAAAATACAGAACATAAATTATCTGATTTATCATTATTAGAACAATTTAAGGAACAACCATCTACTATAAAAAAATTATCATTATTTAAAGATTTATTAAAAAAAAATAAAGTAAATAATTCTACAATTAATAATATATTAGACGATATTTTACCTATTATTATATCTGCTGGTACTAAAGGTATAATTAGAGGTTTAGAATTTAATAAAATAGTAAAAGAAACAATTTTAAATTTAAACTTACCAAATAATTTAAAAATTAATTTTGAAAAAAAGTGTGATAATTATATAACTGATGAAATTCCTGATTGGTATATTTTAGATATTAATACTAATAAAATTTTAGTTGGAATGAACCAAATAGATTTATGGTCAGGAGGAGCACAATTAAATAGAGGTTATAAGTATATTTTACAAAATACTAATACTGAAAATAAAAAAATTATATGTGTAATATGTAAAAAACCTAAAATAACAATTGAAAATAAATGTTTTATATTGTTTAATGAAGGATTTAAAAATAATACATTATGTTATATTTCTAATTTAAAAGATACTATTTATAATTTTTTTAATTTAAAACTTGATTAAATTCTTTTATTAATTCTTGTTTAGAAATTGATTTAGGTCCAACTGTATTATTAAAATTAAAAGTTATATTATTTAATTTTTTTAAATTTACATTAATTGATTTATTATTTATAAACTTTATGAAATAATGAGATTGAACACTTTTATTATCATATTCTTGAGTAATTTTACCAGCATATACTCCTACTCTTCTAAATGCTATATCAGGATTTTCACATTTTTTAACAAAAATAAAATTTATAGGTAATTGTTTTTTTGTTTCTATTCGAGGATGAGTTTTTTTAATCCAAATTTGGAATACACAGGGTACATCACAATCTATATTATTTACTAAAAAACAATTTTTTAATAAATCTTCTTCAAAAACTAAATGATAATATTTATTAAAGTATTTTCTCATACTTTCTTTTTTAAATGATTTTGGAAGAATAAAAGATATTGATTCTGCAAATAAACAACATTTTTTTATAAATTTTATAGCTATTGAAGACTGTCTTCCAAAGGGTGGATTACCTATAATATGAATTTTTTGATTTTTAAAATTATTTACATCTAATTTTAAAAAATCTTGTTTTATAATTTCATTATTTTCTGGTAGAATATCATAAAACTTGTAATTATTACACAAATGTTTAATTTCCTCAATAAAAGCACCATTCCCAGCACTGGGTTCAATAATTGTATCTAATTTATTAATAATAACATTTGATTTGATACTATCAATACAATTTTTAACAATGTTTGTTTTTGTATAATATTTATCCATAGTATTCCTATTTAATCCTGTTGTTTGTTTAGGTTTTAGATGGTGTTTGGGTTTGGTAGAGTTGGTAGGTTTAATAGAGGGTGTTGATGACATCATAATTTTAGACATTAATAAATATATATATATTTTTAGATATATAATTCATTTTTTATAATAAAATTAAAAATTGATTTATATATTAGTTATAAATAAACTATTATTTGTAATGTGCGGAATTCAACTATTTTTAACTCAATTAAAAGATAAACATATTAGAGAATTATTTATTAAATTATTTACTAATATCAAGGTAAGAGGACCAGAAGCTACTGAAATGCATGAAAAGACATTTGGAAATTTTAATCTTAATATAGGATTCCAACGTCTTAAAATTAATGATATATCTGATAAAGGAAATCAACCATTTATTTTTGATAATGATGAAATGTTTATTGCTGTAATGATTAATGGTGAAATTTATAATCATAAAGAATTAGAGAAAGAATATCAATTAACAATGAATTCTAATAGTGATTGTGAAGTAGTATTCCATTTAATTAAGAAATTTATAAATACTAAATTAGATTTTTCTAAATTATTTAATAAATTAGATGGAGTATTTGCTGGGTGTGTTTATTATCAAAACAAATATACAAAATTATCACACATTATTACTTTTAGAGATATATATGGAGTTAGACCAATGTATTATGGTGAAGATGATTATTCAATAGGAATTTCATCTGAATTAAAAGGATTAGTTGGATTAGTAGGAAATATTAAACAATTTCCTCCTGGTCATTTTATGAGATACACTTTGAATGATCAAGAAATATTAAGTAAAGAAATATCACGATTTTACCAATATAAATTTCCTATTATAAATGCTTCACTTGAGGAGGTTCTTGGTAATATTAGAACTAAATTTGAACAAGCTGTATGTAAAAGAATGATGTCAGATAGACCTTTATGTTGTTTGCTTAGTGGGGGATTAGATTCTAGTTTAGTAGCAAGTGTTTTAGCTAAATTTTCTACTAAAAAGATTCATACATTTTGTGTAGGAATGGAGGGGGGGGAAGATTTTAAATATGCTAAAATGGTAGCAGATCATATTAAAAGTATTCATCATGAAATAGTTTTACAAGAAAAAGATTTTTTAAATGTTTTACCTGAAGTTGTAAGAATAATTGAAACTTTTGATGGTACCACTTGTAGAGCTTCAACAGGTCAATATTTGGTAAGTAAATATATTAAAGAAAATACTGATTTTAAAGTTGTTTATGTTGGTGAGGGTTCAGATGAATTAACAGGGGGTTATATGTATTTTCATAATGCACCAAATGAAATAGAATTTGATAAAGAATGTAAACGTCTTATGAGAGATTTACATTTTTATGATAATAAAAGAAGTGATCGTGCAGTAAGCCATTTTGGATTAGAAACACGGGTACCCTTTTTAGATAAGGAATTTACAGAATATTATTTATCTATTGACCCAAAACTTAGATTTCACAAAAATAGTAATAATAAAATAGAAAAATATCTTCTCAGAAAAGCATTTGATACAGAAATTTCAGGTTATAATTATTTACCAAATAATATTTTATGGAGAAAAAAAGAAGCTTTTAGTGATGGAGTCTCTAGTAAAAAACACTCTTGGTATCAAGTTATTCAAAATTTTGTGAAAATACAAATTGGTAAAGAATATGAACTTAATAAAAATATTTATGGAAATTATTTAATGCCTTATACTGAGGAGCTATACTTTTATCGTAAAATATTCACAGAACATTATGGACTGGAAAATGCTACTATTATTCCATATTTTTGGTTACCTAAATGGTCTGGAAATGTAATTGAAGCAAGTGCTAGGGTATTGGATGTTTATAAAAATTAATATAAAATTATTTAATAAAAAACATAGATTGACTCTAATAATTTATTTAATTTACCAACATATTCTAAATCTGTTTGATAGGTTGTAATTTGTGTTTTTAATGTTTTTATTAGTATTTTATGTATATTTTTAATTTTATTTATTGTGGGAAAATTTAAAGAAAATATTATAATATTATTATTTTTATTTATAAGGTGTTTTAATATTTTATTTAATCGGGTGATATCTTTTTTAAATTCATCATAAAACTTAATTCTGTTTTGTGAATAAACCAATCTAGTAAGTGATTGAAAATATCCATTTTGTAAAATTTCAACATTATTATTGTTATAATATAATTTATCACCTACTTTTAAATTTTGTAAATTTTTAAATTTATTAATAAATTTATTTATTTCCTCTTCAAGAAGAAATTCCATTACTAGTACTATTAATATTTTTTTAACTAAAACTATTATATAGTAAATAATGTCGGTAACTATTGATAATAATAATTATATATTTAATTGTCCTCATTGTGAAGAATTAATTATTGTATCTCACAAACAGTTAAATTGCTGTATTTTTCGTCATGGTGTATATAAACATAATTTAAAACAAATTAATCCTCATACAACTAAAAATATATGTGAGATGTTAGTTAAAAATAATAAAATATTTGGGTGTGGAAAACCCTTTAAATTTATTAAAGCTACTGATACTACCCCTAATAAAATTGAAATTTGTGATTATATATAATAAAAAATTGAAATTTAAAATTTATTATCTTATTCTTTAAATAATATGGATCAATCATACAAATATTATAGTAAAAAATATTATTATACTCATCATCTAGATACCTATGATAAGAAAGGAATTAATAATTATAATAAAATTACAAAGGATACTTATCAAATATACAAAACAACATCTTCACAGCATTTTCTATTAAAATATGTTAAGGCAGATAGTGACAATACTGGATGGTATCAATTTATTCCAACATCAAAAGAAGAATGGGTTACTCTTTATCGTAAAAAGAATATAGTAGGATATATTACAATTGAACCATATCAAAAAGAAGATAGGTTTTATGTTCATGGTAGAATTAAATCACAGTCGGGGTATTGTTGTTTAAGTAAGATTATTGAAAATGATAATGTTGTGTTTTAATAATGTCTAATGAAATCAATCAAAAAGATTTAATTAATATGAATAATAAAATTATAAGAGACCAATTATTATGGAATGTTAGTAACACTGAAAATATAGTTAGATGGATTTCCACATGTAATTTAAATATTCTTTTATTAAAAACTTATTTAAATAATCTTAAATATATTTTAAGAGTTAATACTTTATGGTCTTTGCTTATTTCATCTGTTACAAGTACAATATCAGTAACCCAATTTACAATTTCAGATATAACTAATCCTACTTTATCATTAGCTATTAAAATTGTAATTTTTGTTACCTCAGTTTTCACCAGTTTAATTACAGGTTATATCAAAGTAGAAAAAATACAAGAAACTATTGAAATTGTAGAAGATCATAAAAATCAATGGTCTAATTTAATGTTTTATTTATTATCTGAATTACAAGTGTCAATTGATTTACGTAATAGAGCAGACCATATTATAAAAAAAAAACGTGAAGATTTTAATAATATTAATTCTAAAAATATTATAGTTCCCCCAAATATTAGAGAAGCTGTTTCAAAAATATTAGTTGAAAAAAGATATTTAGAATATACAAAAGAAAAAAATTTATGTTGCAATTTTAGTCAATGTTGTAGAATTAATCAATTTCATAATTTTAATGTTGCCAATACCAAAAGAAAACTTAGTTTATTTGTTAATATTAATAAAATTTTAGAAAAAGAAATTTTAAGTTTACTTATTTATTATCCCGATGAAATTAAGAGAATTATTTTTGATAATGAGAGTGACATGTTTAAATTTGCTATTCATACCACTGATTTTAATGTAAGTAGAGAGAAAATAGAAGATAGTAAATTAACAGGTAAAAATTTATATATTTATACACCTACTGAAAGAGCTTGTAGTATTGTTAAACAAACTAGATTACCACCAACCAATATAATAAATACTTACTCATCTTATCCATCCTTTACCCCAATTTCATCTCCTAACACAACCCATACACAGCAACCATATCATTCATCACAGTATAAATACATTTCATCAACCAAACCTACATATTCCACACCACTTACCCAACCTACACAACCTACACACACTATTTCACCTACTAAACATATTCAGCTTGTTCATCCTATTCTAACTTCTTCTAGTTATAATAATATAAATAATAATAATAATAATAATAATAATATAAATAATAATAATATTATTAGTACTGGTGATAAAGGTGATAAAGGTGATGATAGTGCAGGTGGTGTTGATAATGTTGATGGTACTAGTATTAATAATGTATCTAATAATATAATTACTAATTACCCAGAACTTCCAAATTCAAACTCATTATCTGTATCACCTGAATCACAATTGTCATCAACACCACCATTATCACCATCTACACCCCCTACTATATCTCCTACTTTAACTATAACTTCAGTAAAATCATATAATTTAACATAAATAAATTAATCTATTATGATTTCTTAAAGTATTAAAACTTTAAATTTAATGCTTCAAATGATTTATGTAAATCATCTATAGTTTTATTATTTTTAATAGTAAAATCAAAATTAAAATCTGATAAAGATGTTTCACTAGAATGTGAAATAGTAGGTTTGCATGTATCACGTTCTATTTTAATAACAATGCCTCCTAATTTGTGTATCATTTGAATTTCATTGAGAAATCTACAATCTGTAATAACAATATTTTTATTTAAATTTTTATATTCTATTAATTTTCGTTTCATAATTTTAACCCAAATGTCTTGATTAAAATTATCTCTAAATAAATCAGTTCCTAAATATTGAAGCATTTTACGGGGTGTTATTTCTTGGTTTAATTCAGTTGACCACCAATCATCTTTTTTTTCTCTAAACACACGCGATTCTGTTGTTGTACCCTCAATTAATTGTCTATCCCAATTGAAGATGATGCTAGTAATATCTTTAAGAGATTCTGCAAAACTTAATTTAATAAATCCATATTTTGTTATTAAAATTTTTCCTAAAGTATCTTTTCCAGAACCTTGTAATCCACTAATACCTATAATCATTATAATATGAATTAATATTACTATATTATAAAATCAATTTTTTTCTAAATTAATATACATGTCAACATCTGAAGAAAAATGGAGAATTTCTATCTTTTCAGCAGCATTATTTTTAACAGTTGTACATCCAATGACTTTTCAATTAACTAATTCAATGTTGGAACCACTTATAGGAACATTATCAACTAATGGATGTCCTACCACTGTTGGTTTATTTATACACACAATTGTATTTGTATTATTAGTAAGATATTCAATGGATTTAAATATTGTTTAAATAATAAAATAAATTTTTAAAAAGATTTAATTTTATCAATTAAATCTTTATAATTAGTGTTATTAAATTTTATAGATTCTTGAGCCATGGCTTCAATTTCACTTGGTATAGAATGTAAATGTCCAATACCTCTTTTATCTTCTGCAACAGAACTATGCCACACTGAAGATAATCCTTCTAATAATGTTACTAAATTCCATGCGGCTGGTGCCCAATCACTAGGATGATATCCTGAATTAGTCAAACATATTTTTTTATTAGTATGAAATCTTCCATTTGGAGTATACATATAATAATCTGGTGGTTTCAAGGGATAATCTGGTGAATGAGAAATTTTCCCAAGATATTCACCACCACGAAATGGAGAATCTTCTCTTCCATATAATATAAAATTAATTTCTAAGGGCTTATTCTTATCATAATAAATTTTAAAATGTTCAGGATTAGCTTTCTTGAACTTTCTTAAATCTCCTGCAATTCTTTTTAGTGTTAATGGTTTAATTTCTGACATATCAAATTATTTTTATTTTATATATTTTTTAATTCAATTTTTTATTATCATGAAAAATAAAGATAATCATCTAAATAATATCCCCCCACAGCTAAAATAATACCAACTATACCTAATATATAATGATGATTTCTACTACAATATTTTTCCATTCCATCTTTATAATTAAACATATTTACTATAATATATGTAGGTAAATACCATATCCCCCATAATAAAGGCTCTCCTATCATGGGTATGGCTCTTAATAATCCTAATAAACTAAATAATAAACCCATTAACGGAACGTAGCCTAATATTTCAATTAAAGGTAAACATAAATAAGATATACCAAGAACTAAAGCACTATTAGAAAAAATATTAGCAAACTGTGTTAATCCCATAGATTTACAATTGTAATATTCTTTAATAAAGTAAGGAATTATGATAGATACAAATAATCCTCCTAATCTAAATAAAACATCAAAATCTGATTTAAGATATTGTAAAAATATATTATATAATACATAAAATACTACTGGAAGATACATCCAATTATCATGAACTGGTGATCCTGAACCCTTGACAACATACCCAAAATGCATCATTATTGTAGGTACAATTGAAAAAGGAAATATTAAAAAAAATGGCATTAATAACCAGGGTTTATCAATGGACCCATTTAAATTAAAAATTCTAAAATACAGTTGTGATATTGGTACAAATAAGCTTGTTATAATTTCCCAAGTTGTAAATTCACCTTTAAATTGATTACTAAATAAATTACCCATTATCATATATTATAAAATATATTTATTTATATTTATTTATCATTTCAATTATTTCGTTATCTTCAGGTATTTTTTCCCCTAATTTTAAATTTATTTTTTTACTTTTAAAAGTAGTTTGTAGATAATTTCCATATGGTCCTTTTTTTATTAAAATTAATTTATTATTATGCATTATACTTTTAAGAATATTTTTATTTCCTTTACCTTCTAAATATTTAAAAGAGTCTTCAAGAGTTAATTTATTTATATTTACATCACTAGGAATAGAACAATTAAGAGATCCATATTTAATGTAGGGACCAAATTTACCTATAAAAAGAGTAACAACAGTATTTCCTTTTTTTCCTAAAACTTTTGGAAATTCTAATTTTTTAAAAGCTTCTTCTAAAGTTGGTTTAGATTCAACTGAGCTAAATTTCCATTTTTTATTTTCTTGTTTTTTAACATAAAACCCATATTGTGATTTACCATAATATATTTTTATCTTATTAATTTCTCCTAATAATTCATCAATATCATCTTTTCTTTCAATTTTTAAATTATTTAAACTTTGAATAATTGGTTTTAAATTTTGATAAAAGTCAGAAAGCAGATCTATCCAACATAATTTATTATGTGATATTTTATCTAAAGAATTTTCTAAATGAGCTGTAAAATTTTCTTCTAAAATATTATTAAAATATTTCATTAAAAAATCATTTGATTTAAATCCTAACTCTGTTGGAATTAATTTATGTTTTTCACTTCCTACTGCTATTTGTTTAGAACCTCTATCTAATACAAAATTTTTATTTAATTGAACAAAATTAATTTTTTGTTTTACTCCAGGAATACTTTTAATTTCTACATATTTGCGATCTAACACTTTTGAAATTAAGGAGGAATAGGTTGAAGGTCTACCTATCCCTTTTTTCTCTAAATAATTAACTAAACTAGCTTCATTTAATCTTTTAGGAGGTTCTTTATAATCTTCAGTTGTAGTCAGTTGATTTAAATCAACTTGTTCTTTTTCTTGGAGTTTAATAATCTTCTCATCTTCTTCTTGATTATGATATACTTTAAGATATCCCTCAAATTTAATATGATTAACAATAGTTTGAAAATCATATTTATTCCATTTTATATTATTTGTTTTTATATATATTTTTTGATTTGTAATAATAGCTGATGCCATCTGGCTTGCTAATGTTCTATTTAAAATTAGATTAAATAATTTTTTTTCTTCTAATTTTAGCTTACTAGTATCTACATTTAATTTTGTAGGTCTAATTGCTTCATGTGCTTCTTGTGCATTTTTTTTATTTTTAGTGTAGTTTCTTCCCTGGTAATAATTATCTCCATAATTTTCTATTATAAATTTTTTTAACATTCCTAAAGCTGCACTTGATAATACTGTTGAATCTGTTCTCATATAAGTAATTAAACCTTTTTCATATAATTTTTGTGCTACTGACATTGTCATTTTTGTAGGAAATTTTAATCTAATTGAAGCTTCTTGTTGTAAAGAAGAAGTAATAAAAGGAGGTGGTGGATTTTTATTTACTTGTGATGTTATTATTTTGTCAACATAAAAATTATCTTTATTTGTGAGTAATTTAAATAATTGTTCAGGAATATCTAAATTTTCAAATTCCTTAATTTTATCTTTATAATATAAAGTTGTATTAATCTTTTTTTTCCCTTTTAAAAATTCACCATATACCTTTACTCTCATTTCACTTTGAGTTTCACGAATTTTACGTTCTTGTTCTACTATAATTCTTACTAATACTGATTGAACTCTTCCAGCTGATTTTGTACCTGGTAAATGTTTCCATAATAAGGGACTTAATTGATAACCAACTATTCTATCTAAAATTCTTCTAGCTTGTTGTGCATATACTTCATGTTGATTTATATGGGAAGGATTTAAAATAGCTTTCTCGATTGCTGTTTTTGTTATTTCGGTAAAAATAATACGGGGTGGATTTTTTAATTTTAAAACTTCTTTTAAACTATATGCAATAGCTTCACCCTCTCTATCTTGATCGGCAGCTAAAATAGTTTCTTCTGCTTTATTAGAAATTGACTCCAATTTATCAACAATTTTACTTTTATCAGGTGAAATTACATAAGTAGGATTAAAATTATTATCTAAATCAACAGATAATCCATTTGGGTCTAAATCTCTAATATGTCCAAAAGAAGCTTCTACATGATAATTATCACCTAAATATGATTGAATTTTTTTTATTTTACCTGGAGATTCTACTATTACTAGTTTCATTAACTAATAGTTATTATACTGTTTATTTATATTTATCAACTTTTATTTAATATTATAAAAAATCTATTGTTTTATAATGTTAAATTCTAAGATAACATTTATTATTTTAATAATTATAGTGGGATTACTTTTTGCTAAAAATTTAGAAAAATTTACTATCAGCAGACCCTCTAAATGTTTTTCTTGTGAAAGAGAAATTATTAGAAATGAAAGTATATGGAATGTGTGGAAAGCATTACCTTCTAAATGTTTTGATTGTGAAAATAATGCCTTACATAATAATATTAATCCCTATTATACAGGACCTACTAAATGTTTTGATTGTGATTGTAATTATTTTAATAATCAAACTGAAAAACCTAATTAAAATTTAATTAAATAAAATTTGTTGATTCTAAAATATCTAGATGTACTTTAAAATCATTTGTAAATTCATATGGTTTTATTTTTTGATTTTCTTTATTAGATAATTCATGTTGTAACCTTGTAATAATTAATTTTAATTTTTGTATTTCTTGTTCTTGATTCTTTATTTTTTGTTGCAGTTGTATAATATCATAATTATTCATTATTATATTTTAGTAATTAAATCTTTAATTACTATATTTTTTTAAAATAATTCCACAATTTCCATTTTCATAAAAAATATTATCAATAATTATATTTTTTGTTATTAATACCTCTTCTTTTAGTTCATCTTTTTTATATAAATGATAGTATCGGTATAAAATTTCACCATTTTTCTTTTTCCATGATACCATTTCATCACTTGTGTTAAACTTTCTTGTTTGAGTTGATTCACTTTGATCTAAACCCCATACTACAATCATCATTTTTCCATTTTCTTTTGTTACACGAATCTGTTCTTCTATTGCTTTTATTCTATCTTTCATATCATATAAATGATGAAGAACTGCAATAGATATTGTAAAATCAAATGTATTACTTTCAAATGGTAAATTTCTTATATCTCCTTTTAACACATTTAATTGTTTATTAGTACACATTTTAATAAAATTATCACAAAAATCTACACCAGTCATATTTAAATCAGTTCTAAATAACATATTTTTACCATTTCCACACCCTATTTCTAATCCTTTCGATTGTGTTGGTAACTGTGTTAAAAAATTTTCTACACATGGCCATACTTTATATCTAGAATGATTAAATTCTTCAGCAATTGATTCATATACCTCTTTTAAATTTTTATCCATACTTAATTTATTTATATATAACTTGTTAATTTATCAATATTTTTAATATTCATCGTCATATCTATCATATTTGGAACCACCTCCAGATAACAATAAAATTATTATAATTATTATAACTATTAAAATTATTATTCCACCTCCAATATATAAATAAATATTATTAGGTCCAAAATTTAAGGCACTATCTATTGTAGATGATGTATCTGTTGAAGAATTTGTTGAAGGAGTTACAGGATTCGTTGAAGGAGTTGCGGGATTCGTTGAAGGAGTCGTGGAATCTGTAGAAGTAGTTGAAGGAGTAGTTGAAGGAGAAGTTGAAGATGTTACATTTAAACTGTTTACATGATCTTCATATAATTTAATTATTGGGTCTATTTCGGGTAAGTTATTCAAACCACTTATTAACTGATCAAAATCTGCAGATGTTTTAGCATATGTCAAGTCTGAGTTTTTATTTTTAAGATCCATATAAATTGTTTTTTCAGCTGGAATACTTGTTTTATAATTATTAATAGTATTTTTATCTGTTCTTAAATTAATTAAATTAGTTGTTGCTTCAACCAGAGTTTTATTAGAAACATTTTTTTTTAATTCAGGTAGTCTATTATTAAGGGAACTTATATTAGTTTCATAAGTTACAAAATTACTTTGAATTTCATTAATTTTATCTTGTGATTCTTGTTTGGAAGCATTACCAGTAGGTTTACTAAAAATGGCTTCTAATTTTTCAGCAAAATCATCATTAACATTTGCACCACATAAATTAATTAATTTATTTCCATATACATTCGCATTATTTCCCACTTCTAAATTATTAAAATTCATTTCTGCATTACACACCGTAGTAGATAAAGTTTGACGGGCAGACTTGGGAATAAATGGGTTTGATTTATAATCGGTACCTCCTGCATTACCTAAAGAGGCTGAACAAAAAGAATCAGTTTGCCATGGTATTTGTGAATCTTTTGGTTGTTCATTAATATTAATCGCATAATCACTTATATAATTAGCTTCTAACATATCAGGTTTAATTAAAAATTTTTGTTGTATTTCTTCTGCAGATAAGCTTAAATCATTATCAGTTAATAAGCCATAAGGATCTTTTGTTGGATCAACTTTACCTGTTCCATCATCAAATGAATTTGGCCATGTTCCTTCTACAAATTTACGTGGATCATAATTGTTATTTAAATTAGGACCAACACCAGAATTAATACAATCACAATCTCTTAATTGAGTTGTATATTTACCTGGAGTATCTCCACTGGGTGCTGATACACAAAATTTATTACCATAATTATAAGTTCCTTTAACAACATTAAATCCATTTCTATTAAATGTAGTAGTTGTAATACATCCTTGTTCCTTTAAAGCTTTTCCACAATAATAACTCATAAAATTTGGACAATCACTATTTTGTGCGATTGTTGAAGCATCTGTAGTCTCACCAACATCTGCATAGGATGATTTATTATTATCTAAAGTAATAGTTCTAGTGTTATTACAATAATTTTCAACATTTTCATTTGGAGGTGCATATAAATCTAATTTTATAGACTTTCTTACTAAACACTCACTTAAATCAAAATGAGTATCTTTATTTTCTAAATGATTAATTGTACTTTTGGATGCAATTGGAAATCCATTTTCATTATAATAAATATACCCATCCTCATCTTTTTGTAATTTTTCAATATACCGAAGAGTCATTTTGTTTTCATGGTCAGCTGCTGGTTTTTTATATTTGTATTCGTATGCAGTACCATCAGTGTTTAATTCTTTTTTAAACAAGGGTATATTATTATTTTTAATTTCACCTTGATAAAATTTATATTGTTTTTTATCATCACTTAAATATTTCATAGTATAACTTACCTTGTTATTTTTTTTATATAAAATTATTTTAGGATCAGTATTATCAATTTCAAAATTTAAGGGACATCTTGAATTAGCAGCATCATTAAAAAATGGTAACGGATATTCTATATATTTAGGAATTGATGTATCATTTTCATTTAAGGCACCTAAACAACATGCTCTTTTTAAATGTACATTATATTCTTGATTATAATATTCAGCACGTTTATCTTTTTCCATAGTATTTTGGATTGTTTGTCTCATAAAAGCACCAAAAGGTGTATCTTTATCTGGTAAAAAATCAGTGCTAATATTGTTGCTTCCAGGTTTAACAATATTATTTCCCATATTATGATATTATAGATAATTTTATGAATTAATATAATGAGCTTAATATACCATGCCAATGGTACTATTGTAGATAAAAGAATAAAAGAACATTTTCTAGGATTCTTAGCAGGAGCTGTGGCAGGAGGTCTTAATAAAAAATCTAGTACTAATATTAAGAATAATACTAAAATTAATAAAGCAATTGAAAATATTAGTAATATTAATCGTGAAATGATTGTAGATGCAATTAATAATATTAATAATAAAGTTTCTAATCAAGTTGCACAAAAAAATACTGTTGATATTTCCAATTCTATGATTGCAGAAAATAAAATAAATTTCGAACAATCTTCCATTACAGGAGATTTTAATGTTTCTGGTAATACTTTATCAAATGATGTAATACTACAAACTTATAGTAATGTTAAACAAAAAACAGATAATACTATTAAAACAGATATTTCAACTGAAATTACTAAAACTATTAAAAATAATATTCCCAATGATAATACACCTAATTCAAAATTAGCTAATAAGCCTATGAAAGAATTAAATGATTATTTAACCCAATTAAAATCTACATCTCAAGTTCCATCCAACATAACTGGTACAGATTTAGTAAGTAATTTAGCAAATATTTTTTTACCTAAACCATCTACTGATACTAATATTACAGTAAATAATGAACTAAATGAATCCACTAAACAAATTTTAAATTTGGATGATTCTTTTAAGGTAAATGATGAAAATAATATTAGTAATGAAATATCTAATATTGTTGACCAAGCAAATTATTCTTCATGCAGAACATCTGTGTTAGCTCAAAATGAAATGAATTTTAGAAATTTAGATATAGGTGGCTCTGCTACAATTAGTAATAATGTTTTAAAAAATGTAGCTTCTAGTTATTTAGATTGTGTAATAGACCAGGATATTAGTAATGAAATATCTACTAAAATTGTTACCAAACTAGAATCCACTATTGAAAAATTAGTTTCAGCAGTTGCCGAAAAAAATCCTGACAAAATACCCTTATTAATATATGCTGCTGATGCTTCTATTAATACAATTATTGATGCTGCTTATCCTGATGGAGACTATCCAGAAGAAATATCACCTACTAACACTTTACCTGATACTCAACCATCTATTACTTCTACTAATGACAATGATTATCCTACAAATCAAAATAATCAAAATACTCAAAATACTCAAAATAATCAAAATAATCATAATGCTCAAGATAATCAAAATAATCATAATATTATATCTTCAAATCCATTAAATATTACTTTATATGTTATAGGTAGTTTAATATTAGTACTAATAATTATAATTATAATTATTTTATTTACAAATAAGAAAGGACCTTCTACTAATTTCAATGATAAATATTATTAAATTTATAATTATTATCTAAGAATAAATATATGGATATAAAAGGTTATGAATCAAATTCTGTAAAAAATTTACAATCTTATAAACAATCAATAATTGAAAATTTTAAATTAGTTGAAAAATTAGTTAATATTGGAGGAAAGGAAGTTAAAACTAATATAGATGAAACAATAATTAATAATTTAACTGAAAACACCCAAAATATTACTAATGAAATGCGTGTTAATGCAGTATCTAAATTAATGACAGTAGCTATAAATGAAGCCGCACAAAATAATAAGGCTGATTTAGTTTCTTTACTTTCAGCAAGTAATCGTTTATCAATTTCAAATGCTAATGTGTCAGGTGATTTTGTAATAGATAGTGTAAATCAAGCTTCAACTGTTGATTCTAAAGTAGATGGTGAAATTGTACAAAACTTACAGTCTAAAATAACTAATGAATTTACTAAAAATATTTCAAAAGTTGTTTCACAAAAATTACAAAATATACAAGATATTAAAAATTCAGTTCAAACAGGAACAGAAATTGGTAATATGGTAAATGGAGCACTTGATTCTATATCAGGTGTTGCTAATAATTTTGTTGATAATGTTGCACAAACAGCACAAAATATTTTTGATTTTAATATTGGAGGTACTAGAGAAGAAAAAAATATTAAAAAAAATAATATTACTAATACTATTAAAGATACTTTAGAATTAGAAACTCCTCTGAATATTGATGATACTGATGATATTAGTGACGATATAAAAAACTTATTATCACAAGAAAATATGTCTAAATGTGCAGCAGATGCTGCTACTGAAAACAATATTGATATTTCAAATGCTACTGTTGGTGGTAATATGAAACTTTCAAATATTAATCAAACAGCGGTAATGACATCTGCTATAAAATGTACCTTTAATCAAACAGTTATTAGTGAAATGGCCACAAAAATTGTAAATAATATAGATAAAGTATATGAACAAATAGCAGAACAAATTAAAACAAATGAATCTGAAGAAAAATCAGGAGACTTATTAGCAATTGGCGAAGCTGGTAAAGCAATTTTAGTGGGTGCAGGAGAAGGCATTGCTACAGCTGCAGTTGGGGCAGGTGATGGTTTTGCCACAGCAGCAGAAGGAACAGGTAAAGGAGTAGCAACTGCATCAACAGGAATTGGAGATGGTCTTTCAAAAGTAACAGACTCTTTAATGTGGCCTTTAATAATTGCTGGCATATCTGTAGGAATTGGATTAATTATTTATTTAATTATTAGATTTGGTGGAGGTTCTTCTGATGAAAATTATGAGGAATATGAAGAAGATTATTAAACTATATAAATTTGTTGGAAATTACTTGGTGCATATGGTGTGGGTGTATCAGATCTTTCACTAGTAACATTAATTTCAGGATAATGTAATAAGAAAATTCCCATTCCAACCATAATAGTTAAATTATTTACTGTTAAATATACAGGATAATTAAAAGTTATTTCTAAAAAAGTAGTAACAAGCAAGAATAAAATTAAAATATACCAACTATTGAAAAACCTTAAAGATAAAAGTAACATGGGATAAAATGATGTAATAAATATAAAAATATTTATAATTTGTATACTCGTTTCATTATTCTTCTCAGGCAAAGTTAACTGTAAATAACTTAACATTTCATTATAACCTAATGAAACTACACACACTACTAATAAAATTATAAAAGGCCACAATAAATAATTATATCTATGAGTTCTCAAATAATTTTGGTATTTTGTCCATATACAAATTCCAATTATAGATACAAAAATTTTACACACTTCACCTCCAAATAAAAACATAAACGGATGCAAGTAATATTGAATCATCATGCTAGTACTGCCAATTATCATAGAACCAAAACTAATAAAAATCCAAGTATTCAAATCAATTCTATTTTTACTGGCGAATGCTTGAATACTAATTAAGTTACATAACATGCCTAATGAATTAAATATCATATTTATTTCATTTGTATATGAATAGTAGTAATAATAATTAATACCAATATTACTAATTATTAAACTTATTGTTAGAATTATAGAAGTTATTACATAACAATACATAATTATTTACTATAGTATTATTAAAAAAATATTTCAATTTTTATAAAAATTGATAAATTAATATTTTACTTGTATTTATTAACTATATGCCTATTAAATATATACCTTATTTGTATCTTTTTGACGAAAATAAAAAATGTATTGGTGAACAAATACTTAAAATTAAAGAAGAATATTATGAAACTAATCACGATAGATATGGAAAACCTTTAATGGTTTGTTTAAATTTAGAAACTGTTACTATTGAAAGTAGATATTGGTTATTAGAATTAGTTATTAAAATGGGAAATTTATATTATTATCCACATTTTTCTTCTTTGTGTAAAAATACTAAAATTGATTGTATAATTGATGGTTGTGATCATATAGAAAATATTACACTGGTTAATTATAACTTTAAAAAATTAGAAATTAAATTTGCATTAAAAAATTTAGTTACTTATTGTGATATCAATAAAAATATGTTATCTACTCCCCTGGGAATTGATGAGATTATAAATAAACATAAAACACTTTATCCTAATTCATTTTATGTAGGAGTTTATGATAATTCATTCCCACCAAAATCTGTATTATGTTGGTAAATATTATGTTTTTAATTAATTATGATTACCCTAGTTGATTTATTTACCAATTTAAATAAATTAAAATTCTAGTTGATTTATTTTTACCAGCCTAAATAAATTAATTCTTCAATTGTAAGTGCTTGATAAAATTGTTTATTAGATTCATTTAAATAATTACTAAGATGGTGTAATCTATTTAACCGGTATTGTATTTGATTTTCTAATACTTTATATTCATCACTATTTTGATATTGTCCAATAATAGAATTAAAACTACAATCATCATTTGGACTATTAAAATCATTTAAAATAGGATTAAAATTAAAATCATCACTGTGAGTATGTTCATAATAAATGTTATTCATATATTTATGAATATAATTTTGATGTTTATCAGAATTATATTTATTAATTTGTTTTTGAGTAAACCCTAATTTTTTGAGATGTTTAATTCGTGTGTTTATGTTATCTAAATTATATATAGAGTCACGAGCAACATATGCATTAATAATAATTTCTTTAGAAGGATTTACAGTATTAATAAATTTATAGATATCTGGATTCATATTCATTAATATATTATAAATTATTTCAATATAATTAATTATCAATTTTTTTAAACTCTAAAAAAACTTAAGGAAATTTTTAATAAAAAATTAATAAAAAATTAATAAAAATCTATTCTATTATATATGACTGTAACACACCGTTTTGAACATAATGAAGTTCATGGTTCAGGAGATAATAAAACAACAATCAAGAAAAATATAGTAGATGGAACTGAAGGATTAGGAGTAAGATTTTTACACAAATCTCCTAAAGCTTTTCATATGGTTACCATTAAGGAGTCAGAACCTGGTAAATTTATGATAACAGAAAAAAAAGAAGACAAAGAAGAAAAAATGGAAGTTGATCTTAAAGGACTTGAAAAATTTATTAAAGCAAGTAAACTTGATTTTTTAGGTGAGTATTTAAAGGTCCGTGCTAAAGAACTTAAAGGTGGGTCTATGAACTCTTACATGAAATCTAAAAGTGGAGTAAGTGCTACCAAGAAATCATCTAAGAAAGCTACCAAGAAATCATCTAAGAAAGCTACCAAGAAATCCTCTAAGAAAGCTACCAAGAAATCCTCTAAGAAAGCTACTAAGAAATCATCTAAGAAAGCTACTAAGAAATCATCTAAGAAATCATCTAAAAAAACAAGTGATGACAAACCAATGAAACTTAGTAAAAAAACTATGAAAAAATCTTCTAGAAAATCTAAGAAGACAACTAAATAAATTAAATTTTTAAGTAACAGCTTTTACCTGGAATATAATAGCCATCCTTATTTTTAAAGATAATAGGAATATTTCTATCTTTAAAAATAATTTTCGTAAAATCTTTGTTTATTGAAATTTTCCTATGATGAAGAAAAATTTTAAGCAGATTTGATTGTGGAATAGTGTCAAACTGATTAATATGATCACGGAAAATATCACGTGACACCAATGGAATATCATGTTTGATAGCATAATACAAACTAAACCAGTCATCATTATATCTGTACGGGGTAGATATAAAAGCAAAAGGAATGTCTAATCCCAGACGCTTTATTGTTTTGACATGTCTAATATGAATAAAAACAAGAGGTGTATAACCTTTTGTTTTAGTTGATTCAACCAGACTGTGCAATTTCTTAAAACTTTCTACTTCAAAAATTCCTTTCTTATTTAGAAGAATATTGTTTCCATCAAACACTAAATCATACTTTTCAGTAGGAAATACGTTTAAAAATGTAGTCAATCCTTTTTGAGAAAATGACTTCTTAATAAACACTTCAATTTGATTAAGAAGAAAAGAGTAATCTACTTTAGGCATATCTTCAGGCTCATCCTTAAAAACCTTATCAATAATTACATATTGATTAAGATAAAGTTCAATTAATTCGGGATAAATGTCAATAATTCCCAAAATTAACTTCTCTTCAATTGGAATTACAGGCATAATGTGCTTTTGGTAAAACTTAAAAAACTCGGTTGGTTCTTTGGTGCGATACAATGGAAGCACAACTTTTAAATGTCTCCATTTAAGAGTTTTTTGTACAATCAACTTGTTAATAATTTTGTCTATTAACAGTAAATTGTCTGGTGTTTCTACTAGTTGTTTTAGAATTAACATACTAGTTCCTGGATCAATAGATTTGTTATCAACAAAGGTGATAATTTCATCTACAGTGAATATTGTTGAAATGTGTTCTTTCATGCTAGATTTAGACATATCTAAATATAGATAGAGTAATAAATTAATTTTTCAATTTTTTGATTTAAGAAATTGAAATATACTTTTTAACTTCTTCTAACATACTGTTAGATTTAGCTTGCTTTCTAAACTTCCGTCTCTTTTGTGCGGAATAATCACGTGTAGCACGGGGCCGTTTTCCTGAAATCTTCCATCCATCTTCTTTCTCTGAAGCAGTAAACCATCCCCGGCTGAAAGAATCAAAAGGTAGATAAATTTTAAGATATCTAAATCCAGCAGCAAGTTCATTTTGGTTTAGGTCAAGTTCAAGAATATCACTGCTCAATACACGACATAATCTACGTTGAATTTTAGATTGTTCATCAATCTCATCAAACTCTTTGTATTCTGCTGCTGTTACTTTACCAGAAAGTTTTACTTTCAAATAACGCATACCATTATAATAATCAAATTCTCCTACCTTATCATTTACCGAAGAATTTAAAAAGTTTTGATATTCAATAAATTGATATCCACGTTCATATGTATATTCTCCATTAGTGTGAGTAAGCCAGGGGAATTTAACACTGTATGTGGGTTGATTAAATCTTTGTTCATGTGTATAAGACATAATAATTATAATTTGTTTTCAATATAAATAAAAATCAATTTTTTTTTATATATAATAAATATGAGTTATTTCTTAATGAACCCTGTTACTGATAATGAGCTGCAAAAATGGCATTATAATAAAACTGTTAATCCAAGAACCAATAGACCTATAAAAGTAAATGGTAAAATTTATCAATATCTTAATAAACAATTTAATAAAACAAATAAATTAAGTTTATTAGATGTTATTACAAATGAGGAACCAATTACTTTAGAAAAATTATATAATGATACAACTAAACAAATAATAGTTAATTCTAAAAATTATTTAATTTGGAAAGAAGACACTGGACGTGTAGTAACATTACATTATGAATCTCTAGTGGGATTACAAAAAGCTAAAATTAATATTCATCCTGTTACTAGAAATATTATTCCTGATAATATATTTAATGAAGCAACAAAATTATTTAAAAATAATATAAAAAAATCTAATGAAAACCCTCAAGAAACATTAAAATCATTATCATTACGTGCTTTTCAATACTTTAATAAATTATCTATATATATAGACAATGATGACTTTTGTAAATTACCTCAAAATAAAATTAATACTTTAAAATGTGAATTACATAGTTTTATACAAGAAAATTTAACAATTCAACAAAAAACACAATTTAATTCAAAACATTTTTTCTTGAATAGTACTCACAAAAATATTTTAGAAGACATAATTTATTTAATGGATACTGTTAAAAAAGAAGATGCTATATTTGTAGCATATTTAATATTAGGAGGTTTAATATTAGTTTTGCCTAAATTAAAAAATAAATATCCATTTTTAGAATTTTCATTTGGGTAAGCCTAAATCTTGTGGATTAAATTTATTCCTGGAAGCAAACCCTGGTATATTATCATCTACCTTAATAATATTACTATTAAATTTTTTTTTTAAAGTAAATGTTTTAATATTTTGATATAAAGTTTTAGATGGTTGTGTTTTAATTGGAATATCTTCTACATTTCTACAATTCATTTCAGAATTTAAGATATAACTTACATGTAATGGTGCAATTGGCATTGATTTCATTAGGTAATATTAGATAATAAAAAATTGAAAAAATAAATATAATAAGCTTATTATACTTATTATGACCGATTACACCACTTTAAATGATATTATGTTAATGATCCAAAATAATGACCACACAGCATTCATCAATCATATTCCAACCCTGGAACATGATGAACTAATTTCACAATTAGTTAGTACCTTGTGTAACACTACTCACTCAAGTCATTGGCTAGAATCAGCTATGCCTAAGTTTAATGTAAATGTAGACCCTGATATTTTACAACAGAATATAATGACCCTAATCCAACAAGATGTTTCAATTGAAACTCTACGTAAAATTTCAGCAATTTTAATTGATCCATCATTAGTAAATTTTACAATGAAACAAACACTAATTGATAAGATGCTGGATTTTTTCCATAAATTTAGAATCAGTATGAATTTAAATGATATTGATATCATTCCTCACGAGACTATCTTTTTCCGTATTTGTGCAATTTTAAAGAAATTTAAGGATGCAGAACCTGATAAGGTACGCTACACCCTAGAAAATGTCTGTTATATTTATGCTTATAGGAAACATTTAAATCCTCAAACTGTTTTGAAACATATGTACAGTTTATTGGATTATAGTGATTATTATTAATTTATTATAACAAGTTTTAAATTAATATTTATTGATTTAAATATAAAAGAAAACTATAATTATAAAATATTTTTAGCTACGAGACCTAAATCCTACACGAATATTTGGTATTTTTTTAATAGTAATATTTTTATCAAAAGTATCAGTTTCATTAATTATTTCTGTTTTAGGTGTTTTAACTAATTTAGTTAATTGTTCTAATTTAAGTGTTTGTGATTCTTTTAATGTTTCTTTTTTAATTTTAGTTATATATTTGTTGAAATTAATATCAAATGGTATATAATTATTATTATCAGACAGATGGATTTTACGAATATTTAATTCTTTTTCATAAATTTTATGTCTTATTTCTAATAGAACATTTAAAAGTTCTCCTTTTGCATTTTCTATAATAGGAGTTCTATATTTAATAATTTTAGTAAGTTTTAATTTTAACAATTCTAAATCAGTATCAATTTGTTTTTGTTTTATTATAATAGTATTTTTGGATGGACAAGAACAAATTCCTGTTTTCATATCAGGATAACATATTTGATGTTCCAGATGATGAGTTCCTTCTTTACAATTATGTGAATGAGTACAAAATTCTTTAAAAAGAGTGATTTTATTAGAACCTTCTTTAAATTTTTGTAAGAAATTTAAATGTTTAGGACATGATGCAAAACTTTTAATAAATCCCCATGCTAATGGTTCATATTTATCTAAATTTAAAGTAGGAATATCATCTTTTGAAATATTTTTTGATTTTAAAAAACTATAATTTGAAAAATTTTTATAATACTTTCGACAAGCACATGTTGATTTTTTCCATATATTTAATAATTCAAGAAAGTCTAATTTTGTTAGGGTGTTTTTAGAAATAGAAACAATATTTAGTTTTGTTAATACTTCCCAATTTTCCATTAATTCAGTTTTAATTTTTAAAAATAATTCAAAAATTAAATCACTAGTTAAGTTAGTTTCTCTAAATTCTTTAATTTCATCATTAATTACAAACTCATTAAAGGCATGTGCACCCCAACAATCAGGACTATTGCATTTCATAGGAGGTTCATGTGGAATTAAATGATTTAAATAAGTTCTTTTACATACTCTATATTTAGACATATTTAAAATAAAGTAAATTTTAATGTTATTTTATCAATTTTTTTATAATATATTTAAAAGATAAAATATATTACTATTTAATGGCAGCACAAATTGTAAAAGATTTTAATTGTTTAGTGGAAGCACTTATTCAACAAACCGCACCTCTTACTGGTAATGCTTATCATAGATTATTTAAAAATTTAATTAGAATAAATTCACTTCTTCCCATTCAAACATTTAATCAATATGCTTTAGAATGGAAAACACATATAGAAAATAAAAATGAATCATTCTTTCTTAAGGAAGACATAATTAAATCTACTACAGGAGATACAGATGTTTTACAAAAAATATTTCAATTACAAGGTGTATGGAAAAATTTAGATAATAATTCTAAGGAAAATCTTTGGGAAATGATGGGTGCACTTTTAACATTAGGTGAAAATTATCAACAGCTAAAAAGATAGATAATAACTTTAATAACTATAAAAATAAATTAATTATTTAAATAAAAATTATAATTTTTATTTAAATTATGATGCATATTTAACAGTTAACTGTCTTGCTGTAGCTCTAAATCCTGAATAATTAGTTTTAAATTGATATGCAATTTGTGGCACTAGGGGATCGTCAGGATTTGGGTCAGCCAATAAACTGCATAAGGATAAAAGTACTTTACTAATGTTTAATGCTGGGCTCCAGTTATTTTTTAAAATATCTAAACAAATTGCACCTGTAGTACTAATATTTGGATGATAAATAGGAGTTTTAAATATAATTTTAGGAGGCTTATATGGATAGTCTTCAGGAAAAGTAATTTCTAATTGGAATACTCCACCCTCATAGGGTGTTCCTGAAGGGCCAACTAAAGTTCCATCCCATAAATTTAAATTAGTTTTATCTTTAGGACCTGTAGTAATATAGGTAGGAGGATCTTTTTGGATTAATTCCCATTCTTTTGTTAATCTAATATTATTAAGAGACATAAATATTGTTTAGTGTTTATATAATAAAAATATCAATTTTTTATTATATAGTAAAAGAAAATCTTGATACTTTTTTAATCTTTTTATTTATCCATTTATTTAATATCATTTTCATTACTGTCACAGGTATAATAGATATGATTTTTCCAGCTTTGTCATCTGATTTTTTTCTTAATCGATTAAAAATAGTTTCTTCATCAATATTTTCAACATAAATCCAACAGATAACTTTTTTATTTGGATTATCTTTAACATTGTTATGTGAATTATATAATAAATCATTTGATGATATTTTATCACTTTTAACTATACTGAAATATATTTCATTTTGTCTATCAGGAATTTGAATTATATTAATAGGTGCAGAATTTATTTTTAATCCTAATTCTTCTGCCACTTCACGTTTAATTGCATCCATTGGCTTCTCATTATATTTACATTTACCTGTAACAGCTAATTGTATTTCCTTATTATTTTTTGTTTCATATGCTGGAACAATAAAAAATCCTTTTGAATTTAAATTATTTAATTGTTCTAGTAAAAAAGTTATTTTACCATAAACAATTGTTGATATTGGTAAAATAGATATATTATCTAAATTAAAATATTTATCACCTTCTGTATGCAATAATATATTATTTATATCATTTAGTAGATTAGTCATAACTTGGATATATATTTATTTAATATTAAATAATCAATTTTTACTAATACTATTTTATAAAAAATTGAAATTAATTTTTTATAATATATATTATAATATTAATGGATGAACTTAAGAAATATATCTACGAAAATATGCACTATACTCCACTACTAGTATATGATGAAGATGATGATGATGAAACTTTTGATTTTTATGAAGCTTATGCTTCTATCCAACTAAATGGATATAAGTATTGTGCTAGATACGCTGGTTCTGATTACAATAACTATAACATTTTAGTTAATAAGTTAGCACAACAAATTGTTTGTAGGCTTGATTATAGAAAGAGCTAAATAAATAACTAGCTTAAATACAACTAGCTTATTTTATTAATGTTTTTTGAATATATAACTTTGACACATTTAGCACAATTTGCACTTAAACATCATATACTAAGTGATTTTTGGTATATGGGATTATCTATATTTGAATATTTATTTAGAACTATTTTTATTGGTATGTTATTACCTATTAATTTATATGGAAATAGATTAGCTTTTATTAAATTTATTATTATTATTATTTTATTATTAAACAGTTTTAATAATGGATTAGATTTTTATTTTAATGATACTTTTGGGTTTTATCCATTTCAAGCAGTGTTTGGGTTTTGGATAATTGGTTTATTTATTAACTCTATAATTAATAATATAATTTCATCCACCCAAACAGATAGAATAAATTATGATAATAATACTTATTTTTATGATATGGAGGATTCAACTATCAAACCAACCAACATATCAACAGAAGAATCAACAGAAGAATCAACAGAAGAATCAACTGAAGAATTAAATGAAGAATCAAATGAAGAATCAACAGAAGAATCAACTGAAGAATCAATAGAAGAATCAACTGAAGAAACAACTGAAGAAACAACTGAAGAATCAAGTGAAAAATTAAATGAATAAATAATAAAATTTTTAAATTTAGGTTAATTTTAAAATAACAGGAGCATGGTCTGACCCCATAATATGTGTTAAAATATTAGAATCTTTAACTTTTGGAAGTAATTTTTCTGATACTAAAAAATAATCTATTCTCCATCCTATATTTTTTGGTCTAGCATTATGATAATATGTCCAAAAAGAGTATTTAATATCTGTTGGGTATAAATATCTAAATGTATCAATTAAATTTAATTTAGTCAATGTTAGTTTAAAACTTTTTCTTTCTACATCTGTAAATCCAGCATTTTTTTTATTTGATGAGGGATTTGCCAGATCTATATTTTCATTGGCAACATTTAAATCTCCACAAATAATAATAGGTTTTATCTTTTGTAAATTAGCACAATATTTTCTAAAATTTTTATCCCATTCTTCTGTACGATATTGTAATCTAACTAATCCTTGACCACTATTGGGAGTATATACATGAATTAAATAATATTCTTTAAATTCTAAAGTTATCATTCGTCCCTCATCATCTTCTCCTGGTTGATTCATTCCTAAATATGTAGAAATTGGTTTTCTTTTACTAAAAATCGCTGTTCCTGAATATCCTTTTTTAACTAAACATGGTGACCAATACCTATATTTGTATCCTTTAATTTTTTCTTTTAATTGGTTTTGTACATCAATAAAAGGACATGAAATTTTTGTTTCTCCCATGCATATAATATGTGGTTTTTCTGTTTCAATTAAATCAAATAAATTATCTTTTTTAAGATGTGCTTTAATTCCATTAATATTCCATGCAATAATTTTAGTGGGCATATATAATATAAAATAAATATGTACTTAAATTATAAAAAACAATTTTTATGAATATAACCTTCTAATATATTCAGGAATCTTTGGTGTTTCTGTACTTCTATATTCTTTAAATTGTTCAAGTGCATGTATAAAGTCTTCTTTAATTAATTCTTTGGTAGATTCTAATGTTAAGATAGTTTTCATTAGTCTTTTACTATAATTTTCTTTAGCAAATTTTAATAAAGTTTGAATATCTCCACCCATATATTTAAATAATGTATAATTTTTTTTAATTTCATTTTTAAGAAATTCTTCTATGATACTACTTACACACCATTTTTCATATTTGATAGTTTTAATTAAAATTTGGTATAATTCATCATATGTATATTGTTCAATTGTAAATTGTAAATTGAACCTTCTTTCTAATCCAGGATTATAATTGAAAAAACATTTTTTAACTTCATCTTTATATCCTGCAATAATAACTAATAAATTTTTAGATTTTTCAGTTAAATTTTGATTAATAGTATCAATACATTCTTTTGCAAATGAATCCTTATTATCAGTATTTCCTAAACTATATACTTCATCTATAAATAGAATTCCACCTTCTGCTTTATCAATCATATTTTGTGTTTTGATAGCTGTTTGTCCTAAATATGCGGCTATTAAATCGCTCCTTTTTGCTTTTATAAATGTTCCTTTTGATAAAAATCCTAAATTGTAATAAATTTCACCTATAATATGTGATACAGATGTTTTACCTGTTCCAGGTGGTCCCATAATTACAATATGATTTAAGTCATCATCTGTATTCATTTGATGAAGACAATAACATATCATTGAAAAAATTTGTTTTTTTAATTTACTCATACCAATCATTTGATCTAATTTTTTTAATGAAGGAATTAATTTAAATAGCTTCTTAAATTTTTCTGACTTTAAAAAATCATATACATAATTAGATTCAGCTAATTTTATAATATCTGTGATTGAATGTAAATTATTAAATATTTCTAATAATTTATTATTTTTATCACTTTCTTCTAAATATTCATATGTTTTTGGTTTTTTCTTACAAATATCATTAATAAATTCATTAGATTCATTAGATTCATTATTTTCATTTTCTACATCATCTCTAGTTCTTTTATTATTTCTATTATTAATAGTTAGGTTTCTAATATGTATTTTTTGTTGTTCAATTACATCATTTAATAAATTAATATCATGATTTTTATCATTAATAGTTATTAAATTATTATTATTATCTTGTTGTAATTTTTTTAGTTTATTTTTAAGTGATATTATACACCGGTTTAATTTAGTGGCTTCTTTACGGTATTTTTCAACTTGACTGTCAGTAAATTTATTATAATTAATAAAAGACCACATATTTATTAATCGACTTTCTAGCGATAATATATAATTATTCCAATCTATTGTTATATCGTGATTATTTACAGGATTCATTAAATGAAAGTCATGCTTTATAATTCAATAAAAATTTTTATCAATTTTTACTGTTTTTCATTTTTTTCCTATAAATATCATTATTTTCATTTTCTACATCATCTCTAGGTCTTTTACTATTTCTATTTGTTAAATTAGTAACATCTTGTTGTATTTTTTCAGTTCATTTTTAAGTGATATTATGTGCCAATTTAAATTAATAGCTGCATTACGCATTTGTTCAACATGATTATCATGAAATTTATTACAATTAATCAAAGGCCACATATTAAGTAATTTGCTTTCTAATGATAATATATAATTATTCCAACCTTCTATTGTGTTAAGAGTAACAGAATTCATTAAATTATAAAGCTAAGCTCTATAATTCAATAAATATTTTTATCAATTTTTACTAAATTATTCTATTAAAACTGTCCATTGATTTTGGTGTAAAGTTCCACCATATTTTTCAATAAATGCTCTTTCTTTTTCAATTGCATTAGTATTTTTAAATGTTAATTTATAACTAGTTAAATTTTTATCTATAATATTCATAAATTTACCTTCTGATAATTTTTTGACTGTATGATCCAATTTCATTCCAATTGTTTTTTGTAAATGGTCAATTATATATTTTAGTCTATCTTCCAAATTTAATGGGAATATTATAGTTGGGTGGTTTGCTGGTATCATTAAATAAGTCATTTTATTACCTTCTTTACTAGTAGAATATTTTTCTAAATACATTAATTTTTGTTTAATAATATCACACATAGACTCTCGTGTTTGATTATTAAATTTTTCTAATATTTTTTTATTAGCATTTGGTAATTTTGCTATTAATTTTAATAAATATGGTTTGTCTTTACTAGTGGAACATACTGCACCTTTTAAACTTGGTATTCCAGTACCTCTTTTTCTATCTAATACTTTAGGTCTTCTTCCTCTAATTTTAAAGTTTTCCATATTGTCACTAACCATTCTATTTAAATTTTTTTCAATAATTCCAACTATTGAATATTCTGGCCTGTTATTATAATATTTCATGACACTTTCAAAATCATATCCTTTTTGTGAGTTTTTTTTATAATGAACAATTCCTTCTTGTTTTTCTTCTAATTTTTCTTGATAATTGGTTTTAAGATAATTTTCCAAAGAAGCAGGATTATCTAAATCTATATTTAAAGTATTTCTATCAAACATAGTTGCTTTTTCTTTCATATTAAATGGTTGAAACACATAATATATGTCTCTTTGGATTAAATATCCAGGACGATTAAATTTATCATAAATTGTATCTTTAAAATTATTAAACTCATTTTCTGTTTCTGGCATTAATTCTTCTAGAGCTAAATTAAATAAATCTATTTCAAAAAGATTACTTTGATGTTTATTTAAAGTTTCTTTTACTTTTACAAGAATTTCATTATATTGATATAAGGATTTAAAACGGTATAAATCCTTAATTTTATCTTTTGTTTGTTGAATTTCAGTTGCTGCTAATAATTTGTTAAAAGTTCCATAATTTATTTCATTTGTTTCTAAATCACGATAAGTTTTTTTCTTATTATCCCAATATATTTTTTTTAATTTGGGATCCTTACATTGAACTTCACACTCCTGAAAATCACATAACTCTGGACATATTTTTAAACCTTTTCTTTTATTTTCTAAAGTAGGAGGCACACAACCGGTATAAGCCTCTAATTCTTCTGGAAACATATTAGCATGTAATAATAAAGGACAATCAATTGCTATTTCTTTTAATAATCTTTCAACCCGTTTTACTAATAAGAATTTTTTCTCAGCTTTTTGATATAATTTTTCATCAGATGATAACCCATTACTAATAGAAACTACATAACGATATACATTAACTTGAGGATATTTATTAGTTTCTGTAATTGAATTTATATGTTTACACATACGGATTCCACGCCCAATAACTTGTTCTACTTTTCCTAAATTATAATGAACATCTAATATATGAACTTCTCTTACATTTTCTAAAGTAACACCTTCATTCATAACCTTTGACCCTAAAACCAATTTGATTTTAGACCCATCTATATTATCTGGTTGATTGTATACCTCTCTAATTATACGTTGTTTTTCTTCTTGAGAATCATCTACAATATTTTCATCAGATGATCCCGTTACTAATAAAAATGTAGCAGGTTGGAAATTACGTTCTGTAACCTTTTTATTAAATTGTTCAAATGTTAATCCAGTAATTGCATCTATAGTATTTTCTTCAATTTGATAATTATTAAAATCTTCTTGATATTCTAAATATCCATTTTGTCTTAAACATTCCGCAAATACTTCAATCCCACCAGCTTTAACTAAATTGGAATAAACAAATGCAATTCCTGGTTCTTTATCACCTTCTACCAATCTATTCAAACGTTTTATACATTTATAAAATTTTATGGAAAAATGTTTTAAATAATCTAATTTATAAATATTTCCTATAATATTTTTATTATCACCATCATCTAAAAAATTATCTAAATGTGATGATTTAATTTGATTTTTAAATAATTGTTTATTTATTTGGGAAATTAGTTCTTTTTTATTTTCATCAATTTGATTTAATACCTTGTTTATTCCATCTGTAGAAAAATGTCCTGTAATTGTTTTTTTGTCTGTATCAAACCCTGGATAGACAAAATTAGCTGCTGACGATGATTTTCTATCTAAAGCATCCTCATAATCTTCTGTTGTTTTTATATAAGTAGTATATTGAAAAGGTTCCATAAAACATTGAACTACATGAGTAAATAATAACCCATCTATTACTTTACCTTTGTCAACTTGTTTTGCAAAAGTATAGGGAATTTTCCCACGATAATATGATATAAAACCTGTAGCCATTTGTTGAAGATACTCCTCACCACCTGGTTTAAATTGCATCATATAATTTTTATCAGATGTAAATACACGGTCCCTTTGAATTTTTTGGCCAGCTGGTCTAAGATAATTTATTAATTCTAATATATCATCAGCTAAATTTTTCATGGGAGTTGCTGATAATAAAATAACACGTAAGTTTTTTGATTTATTTATAATTTTTTTTAAAGCTAATCCATATTCATTTCCTGTTAAATTATGAGCTTCATCTACTATTATTAAACTATTATCCATATTAGAAATTCTATCAACTACTAATTCACGTTCTATATCTCCCTCCTCATTTCTACGATAAGTTGTTTTAATCTTATCATCACCAATTAATTTTTTATCAGAAATTTTTTCTCCTAAAACTTTTTTATAAAATGTCATGTAAGATAAAATGGTGTAATTTTGCATGGCCTGATTAATTGCTATTCGTCTTTGTCTCTCTCTTTCTTGTTTTGGTAATTGTCCTAGTATTTCTTGGTCTTTTAAATAAGTGTCCCTTGTTGCAAATAATAAATCTGCTTTCCATCCTTCTTTAGAAGCTGGACCAAAAGTTAAAATAAATATTTTAGTATTATATTTTTTAGCTTGTTCTTTAAACTGCTCTGCAACTTGAATTGCTGTTGCTGTTTTACCAGATCCAACACCATGAACAAGTAATACTCCCCGATAAGGAGTATCTGGTGATAAAAAATTTGGTAATAATGCTTGTTGTTCACGAGGTTGGAAAGCACCTTTTTTACATACTTGATTTCTATATTCATGAATATCTTCATAATTAGTAAATTTATCACGTCTTGGTACTTTATGATAATAAAACTCTCGACGTTCATACAAATTAGATTGAAAATTTGGGTCTTCTATTTTAGGATAAGAATAATCCTTATATTTTTTATTAGAATTATTGTTCATAATAATCTTAATTATTATGAATTAGAAAATTAATAGTTTGAATATTAACCATTTTGTTGTCCATTAACTAAAACACGGTTATTACTATTATTATCCGCACGGAACCACCCACCACCTGCAGTATAAATAACATCTCTTGATTTTAAAGTTGCTCCTTCTACTTGGCCTCCTGCAACTATCTTACCAGTAGTATTAATATTTGTACAGTTAAAATCACCACCTTTTATTAGTGATTGACCACCTGGAATTCCATCATTATTATTTTGTCTCATATTTAAATCACCCATATAATCAATATAACATGCTTGACCGTTATGATGCAATCTTGACATATATTTATTATCTCTTTTTATTGCAATATTTTGACCAGTTGTTAATATGTCTCCAGTTGCATCTATGTTTGAACAGTTTAAATCACCTCCTTTTATTTGTGCTTGACCACCTGGTATTCCATCATTATTATTTTGTCTTATAATTAAATTACCCATGTAATCCATATAACAATCTGCTCCGTTATGATGTAATCTTGACATATATTTACCATCTCTCTTTATTGCAATATTTTGACCGGTTGTTAATATGTCTCCAGTTGCATTTATGTTTCCTACTTGTGATATATTTAATTTATTAATTGCATCTGAATTTTCTAAATTAGTTTTACCTAACATTCCATCCTTATTATAATATAAATAATCTTTATTTGAATGTTTTAACATTAATAAATCTGGATTAGTTCCTTCGTTAACAATTATTTGATCATCAACCTCTAATCCACCAGTTATTTTAACTTTAAAAGGTAAAGTTAAAGTATCATTTGCATCTAATAAAGTTTTAGCAACTTCTCCTAAATTTTTAATAGCTTGAACATCAACTTGATAAACATCTTTAACAGTTTGGCGAATATTTTCACTTGTAGAATCAGACATTTTTTCAACAACATTTATTTTATAAAGTAAATATACTACTAAAAATAAAATTATTAAATCTTTCCAAGTAATATTATTTTTTAATATATTAATTAAATTATTAAACATTATAATACTATATAAAATTTATTATTAATTTAGACATATAAAGAAATACCATTTAAAGTTTTTTCAAATGGAATAATTTCTACTGTATCATCATCTAACATTACAAATTTGTTAGATTCAACAGGACTAATTCCACATGGCATAAATGCAGTTAAATGAGGTCTACCTGTAGCAACACAAACCTCCTTGTTTGAGCTGTCAAATAATTTTACTTTAAATGCACATGCTTTATCATCTCTACGAATAATTAAATGAGTTATACATATCTTAATAGTTGTTCCAAAGGGTTGTATTTCAAAATCTTTCACAACATTCTTTCTAAAATATTCTGTAACATGATCCAAATATGTTACACCTGATAACAAATTTACTTTACTTTTTACTAGTTCATCAAAATCATTTCTAATTTCTAAATGATCTTTTTCCGATAAAAAGAATCCACTATAAGTGATATCAGTCTTATATGGTAAAGTTAATTTGGGATTAGCTAAAATACTAAATATTTTATCAATAATTACTTTTAGATCTATTCGATAAGTTTGTAATATTTCTTTATTTTCAACTACATAACTATGGAATTCATCAAAATTTTTTACAGGAATTACACCAGGAAATACATGTGTTTCATCTAAAGTTGTAATTAAATTGGTATTTTTAGGCATCTCCAAATCTTTTAAAGATTTTAATAAAATTTGATAAATTTTAGGAGCTTCTAATAATGAATTACCAATTTTTAGCATAGTTTCAGATTCAGATCTTTCTAAAATACCTAAATAACTTAAAACTAGATATCTTTCATCTGTAATTTTTGGAGAAATAAACAAGGTAATAGAACTGGACCTAAATGCAATTTGTTGATAAGTTTTAAAATGTGTCTCATTCAAATTACATCTAGATATAATTACAAAATCAATTTTACCATATAATCCATTCAAACAATGATATAAATATCCTTGTGTTGCTTTAGTATTTCCATCAAACTCATCTTGTTCAACTTTAATTATTCTGGCTTTTTTTGAACTTACTAAATGATTTACAAATGTTGATTTACCAGAACCCTGTATCCCTTGTATAAAAACTGTTCTAGGTCTGTCTGCTACTCTTAACTTTTGATAAGGAATACTTGTACCATTTAAATACTTTTCATCATTGAATTTACCAAAATCATCCAAATTTATTTCAATATCATCATTTTTAGTTTCTTTTAAATATTCATTCCAATAAGAAATAAAACCAATCATTTTTGAACTGGATGATTTAAACATTCCTAAATAATCTGGATTCATCTTGTTTTTCATCATCCAAATACCAAAACTATATAATTGATTTGTTATTCTTATTGATGCAGAATGACTTAAATTATGATAATCTTTTGTATTAATAAAACGAGATGTAATCATGGTCATTTGTGTATACCCTTTCATTAATATTTGTCGAAACATTCTCATTACAATATATCTAACACTCTTTGTTTTTACTAAATAAGACTCTTCATCTGGTTCTCCTAAATTCTTATAAAAATAAATAACACTTCCTTCATTTTTGTAAGTTCTTGACATTTTAAAAATAGCATCTAAATTAGTAGATGAGTCAACTTTTATTTCTTCTTGTTTAGTTATTTTAATTCCTACAGTTTTAGATATTTCATTAAATTTAGATAAGGCAAGTGGTACACCTTCTTTAAACAATCCAAACCAACAAATTGTGTTATCACCTGTAACAAAATGTTGTCCATCGCATAATTCACCACATAAAGTGTATCTATCTGTAAAAAAGAAATCTAATTTTTTTAAATTACTTATATTCTTTTTTATATCTATTAAAATTTTACCTATAATACTTTGATGATCTTCAATTTCTACTGTATCAATTTCATCAATCCAGACAGGTATATGATAATTTTTACTTCCATATACTAACAATTTACGCCCATCAATATCAAATATTTTCATAGCTACAAATTTACCATTTTCTTTGTCTGCTCTAAATACTCTCAATTTTTTTTGTTGTTGCCATTGAATCACTTTTTTTACATCAAATAAAGTATTAGTATCATGTTTTGTTGTTAAATCACTCAAATCATCATCATCTTGAGGTGTGAAACCAGTAAATTTTTTCATTCCCATTAAATAACCAATCGGTTCTTTCTTATAAATTACCAATGAACAACATCTTGGAAGAATATCAACCAATTCGGGATGATTAGCATAGATAATATCATCTACTTGAAATTTTTTAGTTTTAGGTGTAAAAGTTTTTATCATTATATCTTCAAATGATGATACTTTTACTTTTACTAAATTGGTTACACTGTTAAATCTGTTTAATAGTTCAGTTTTTGACATAATTAATAATAAATATTCTATTAATTACTTTTAATTTCAAATTTTTTTAAATTAAGATTTATCAAGATAGACAATTTTAGTGAAATATTTCGCTGGAATAATTCCATCATTATTTTTTCCATTTGATAAAATTACTTTATTTTTTGCATAATAAAATTTTATTTCATCATCCATTGCTTTTTTCATATCTACATATACTTTAACTTGAGATATTGATCTTTTTAAATGATTATGAATTATATCATCAGCTGCAAAATGTATAAAATGACGGGTCATTTTATTTAAACATGTATTTTTTATAGAATCGATTTTTTTTATAAAAGTTCCATGAAATATATTCGGAATAGGTTCTTTTATTTCTTCTAATATTAAACTATAATCTAAATTTCCTGATGAATGTCCTTGATTCGCTCTAATATAATATTCTTTGTATCCATTATTTATTTCAAATTTCAAATCATATCTATTTTTACTATCATTTTTTACTATTTTATCAATAGCATCAATAGTTGTATTTTTTTTAATAATATTTTTTTCTCTTAATTCACTTATTTTAACATACCCATCTTTACTATAATTAAATATATCTAAATTATGTCTTAAATAATAACTTAATTTTTTTGATAAACTTTTCATTATTAATTATTTTATTAATAAATTTATTTAAATTCAATTTTTAAAAAGATTGAAATATTTACATTCAAAATTATATTATTAAATAATAATGAAACATCTTATATCTAATAATATTTTAACATCTGATACTATTAATATTACACCCACATTACGAGCACCTATTTGTTGTATAATGGGCCATGTTGATGCAGGTAAAACTTCTCTGCTTGATTCTATTAGATCTTCTACTATTGCTAACGACGAAGCCGGCGGTATTACCCAACAAATTGGGTGTACATTTTTACCAAAAAATTATATTATTAAAAAATCAAATACTATTAAAGGTAAATTTTCAACCGAAAACCTTACTATTCCTGGATTATTAATGATTGATACACCAGGTCATGAAGCATTTTTTAAATTACGCCAAAGAGGAACTTCAATGTGTGATATTGCTATTATTGCTATTGATATTATAGAAGGTATTCTTCCACAAACCAAGGAAGTTATACAATTACTAAAACACAATAAGATTCCTTTTGTTATTGCAGCAACTAAATTAGATAAAGTTTGGGGATGGGAATCAATTGAAAATACTATTCTTCGTAAAAGTTATAAAAAACAATCTAAAGAAGCTATTAATTCATTGGAAGGTTATATTGAATCTCTTAAAGTTGAACTTAAAAATGAAGGTATTAAAAGTGAATTCTATTTAAAAAATAAAGATCCACAAAATACACATTTCATTATTCCAATAAACTCACTTCAAAATGAAGGAATAAGTGATTTATTAGCTATTGTTGGATATTTAACAACTAATTGGATGACAAAAAAACTTATTAATAAAGGAAAACTTAAAGCATCAATTATGGAATTTTTTCACGATAAACATTTAGGATGGATTATGGATGTTATTATTGTAAATGGTACTCTTAACGTAGGAGATACGGTTTATGTTCCAAAAATTGGTGGGGTTCAATCTGTTAAAATTAAAAATCTTTTGCTACCTTCTTCTTCAGTTGAATTAGATAAAAGTAAAAGTTGGAAATCATATGATTCGGTTAATGGATCTTGTGGTGTTAGAGTGATAGCTTCAGATCTTAATAATGTTATAGCAGGTGGACATATATACCATCCGGATGATTATGAAAAAGGTGGAGCCGAAACTAAAGCATTAGAAGAATCGACAAATTTATTTGAAAGTTTACCATCAGCAACTGAAGGAGTAATTTTGATGGCGGAAACTATTGGTGCTTTAGAAGCATGTTGTTTCTTATTTAATAAGGAAACAATTCCAATTAAAAATTATCAAATTGGTAAAATTACTGATAAAATTATAACTAAATTATCAATTTTAATAGAAAAAGAAGAAATAATAAATAAAGTAATTTTATATTTTGGAAAAATTACAAAAGATTTAAATAAAAAAGTTATTGATGCGGGTTTAACACTTATTAATGATGAAGTTGTTTATAAATTAATTGAAAAATATCAAGAATTTAAATTAAAAACAAATAAAAATATTACTCAAATATTAATTTCACAAGGTCAAGTTGCACTTCCTGTTAAAATGAAAATATTAAAAGATTTTATATTTATTAAAGGAGGAACTAAACATTTTTTAATTGGAACAAAAATATTATTTGGTAAAATTTATAAAGGAATGAATTTATCAGTAACAACAAAAGATAATATTATCCATCTTGGTATTATTGAATCTATTCAAAAAGATAATGAAATAAAAGATGAAGCAGTAATTGGTGATGAAGTATGTTTAAAAATTTCAAATGAAAATCATTTAACATTAGGACGTCAATTTAATGAAAAAGGAATTATATATTCTACCCAAACAAGAAGGTCAATTGAGAATCTTAAGAAATATTTTAGAAATATTTTAACAAAAGAAGATTGGTTAATGGTTATAGAACAAAAAAAAATATTTGGAATAATATAAATATTTTTAGTTATTTTATTATATAAATAACACCGTGATTTATTAACATCTCATTTTATGATTTATTCAAATTTGTATTTATAAAATTATTAATGAATAATGAATGAGTATGTAGTACATTTAATTAGAAAAATTAAAGATTTTTCTAATTAAAGTAGACTTTATCTATTAGTTAATTAAATTTAGCGCCAAAAGTTAAAGTTATTAATAAATTGGGCAACTACTAGGCAATTCTATATTTTGTAAATCTGTGATATCTGATATTTTAAAGACATATTTAAAGTAATTAATTTTTAGGTTTATTTTATCAATTTTTAATTTATATTAACAGTTAAAAATTAAAAGTCCTTATAATTTAAATTAGTTTTAATAGGCAAATTATCTAATTTTAATTTATATGTTTTAGATAAATTTAATTTTGTTAAAGTTTCCGGTAAAAAATCTAAGAATTGATTAAACCCCTCACCAAAAGTTAAAGTTGTTAATGAAACAGGCCATTTTATATATTCAATTGATTGATTAAAATTATTTCTAAAAGTTAAAGTTGTTAATGAATCTGGCCATTTTACTTTTTCGATTGGTTGATTAAAATTATAACCAAAAGTTAAAGTTGTTAATGAATTAGGCCATTTTACATTTTCTATTGGTTGATTAAAATTATTAAAAGTTAAAGTTGTTAATGAATCTGGCCATTTTACTTTTTCGATTGGTTGATTAAAATATCCCCTAAAAATTATAGTTGTTAATGAATCAGGCCATTTTACTGTTTCTATCGGTTGATTAAAATTTTCTCCAAAAGTTAAAGTTGTTAATGAATCAGGCCATTTTACTGTTTCTATCGGTTGATTAAAATTTTCTCCAAAAGTTAAAGTTGTTAATGAATTAGGCCATTTTACATTTTCTATTGGTTGATTAAAATCCCTGGTAAAAGTTAAAGCTGTTAATGACGACGACCATTTTACATTTTCTATTGGTTGATTAAAATTCCACCCCAAAGTTAAAGTTGTTAATGAATCAGGCCATTTTACTTTTTTTATTGGTTGATTAAAATTACCAAAAAAAATTATAGTTGTTAATGAATCTGGCCATTTTACTTTTTCTATTGGTTGATTTAAATAGTGTTGAAAAGTTAAAGTTGTTAGAGAATTAGGCCATTTTACTTTTTCTATCGGTTGATTGAAATCATTTCCAAAAGTTAAAGTTGTTAATGAATCCGGCCATTTTATATTATCTATTGGTTGATTAAATTTATATCCTAAAGTTAAAGTTGTTAATAATTCTGGCCATTTTATTTTATCTAATAGTTTATTATAAATCCATCCGATAGTTAAAGTTGTTAATGAATCTGGCCATTTTATATTATCTATTGGTTGATTAAATTTTTCTCCTAAAGTTAAAGTTGTTAATGAATTTGGCCATTTTATTTTATCTAGTGGTTGATTAAAATTATGTCCAAAAGATAAAGTTGTTAATGAATTTGGCCATTTTATTTTATCTAGTGGTTGATTAAAATTATGTCCAAAAGATAAAGTTGTTAATGAATTTGGCCATTTTATTTTTTCTATTGATTGATTAAACCACGCACCAAAAGTTAAAGTTGTTAATGAATCTGGCCATTTTACATCTTCTATAGGTTGATTAAAAGATGCTATTAAATTTATTGATGTTAATGAATTAGGCCATTTTATTTTATTTATGGGTTGATTAAATATACTTACAATAGATAAAGTTGTTAATGATACAGGCCATTTTACTTTCTCTATTGGTTGATTAAAATCTCTGTCAAAAGTTAAAGTTGTTAATGAATCAGGCCATTTTACTTTTTCTATCGGTTGATTAAAATCCCACCCAAAAGTTAAAGTTGTTAATGAATTAGGCCATTTTATTTTTTCTATTGGTTGATTAAATTTATATTCTAAAGTTAAAGTTGTTAATGAATCAGGCCATTTTACTTCTTCTATTGGTTGATTAAAATGAAATCCAAAAGTTAAAGTTGTTAATGAATCAGGCCATTTTACATTATCTATTGGTTGATCAAAATCATCATCAAAAATTATAGTATGAATTTTATCATTAATATTTTGTAAATCTGTGATATCTGATATTTTTAAAGACATATTTAAAGTAATTAATTTTTAGGTTTATTTTATCAATTTTTTATATTTTTTAAAATGATTAGTAAATTGTCTAATTTTAACTGGTGGTTTTTATATAGTTTAATTTTTCTAACAAGTGTGGATATTTCTATTAGTTGATTATAATTTAAAGTTATTAATATTAAAAATATTTATATTTGTATTTAATAATTATATTAAGATTTAAAATGTAATTTATATGTTTTTAAAGAAAGTTCCCTTTGTTTTTTATAATCAAACATTGGTTTAAAATAATTTAATTTATTTAAATCATAACAAGAATAATATTGTTCCCAATCTAATAAATGTTTTGGTTTAATATCTTTTAAATTAGGTAGCCATTTTTTAATATATTCTGCATTTTTATCAAATCTATTTGCTTGAGATATAGGTGAAATTATTCTAAAATAATCAGCATTAGAAGCCCCACCATGATGGAATTGCCAACCTCCATTATTTTGTGCGGGGTCATAATCTGTTAATTTTTGTGCAAAATACTTTTCTCCTTCTCTCCAGTCTATCAAACATAATTTAATTAAAAAAGCAGATGTTAATAACCGGGACCTATTGTGCATATAGCCAGTTGTTAATAATTCTTTAATACCAGCATCAACAATGGGAAACCCTGTTTCCCCTTTTTTCCATTTATTTAAAAATGTTTTGTTGTTAGACCATTTAAAATTTCCATATTTTTCTTGAAAATCTAAATTTACTTTGTTAGAAATTTGGCCTTGTAATACATATTGATAATAATGAGTAATATAAGTATAAAATTCTCTCCAAAATAATTGTGAATAAAGTGTATTATTATCTTTTAAATATTTTTTAAATTTATAAAATACTTCTCTAATTGATATACATCCAAATTTAATATAAGCTGATAAATGTGTAGTTTCATACATTAAATTATTTCTTTTTATTGAATATTCTTTTTGATTTTTTATTTTTTTTAATTGTAGCAATGCATTTTTTCTACCTCCTTGAACTAATCTAAATGAATTAGATTTATAATATTGTTTCATAGCAGATAAATTTATATTACTTTTTATTAAATTAATAAATTTAATTTTATTAAATTTATATTTGTTTACTTTTGTAGGTTTTGGGATATTTTTCCATAATTCTTTTGATTTATTATAAAATGGTGTAAAAATTTTATAAGCAGTATTATTATTAGTACATATGCTGCCCATTGGCAATAAAGTGTAATCTTCAATTAGATTAATGATGATGTTTTCTTTTTTACCAAATTCTAAAAGTTTATCATCTCTTTTTTTTGCGTAAGGAGTCCAATCTTTATTAGTATAAATTTTTAAAATATTATTATATTGTATAATTTGTGAAATGATATCAATTTCTGTTGTATTTTTATTGGTTAAAAAATAATAAAGTTTTCCTTTATTTTTAGAAATTTGTTTAGATAAATCTTCAAGAGATTCAATTAAAAATCCAAAACTATTATCTGATAAATATGGATTATTAATAACTTGTTGATGGGTAAAAATAAAAATTGGAATAGTATTAGTTTCTTTTAAAGCTTGATGTAATCCTAAATTATCAATTATTCTTAAATCTCTTCTGAATATAAATAAATTAGACATTATAAAAATAGAGGTTATATGTATAAATTATGATAATATAAAATTTATAAATATGGTTTTCATATAAAATAAATATTTAACTATATAATTATGTCTTTAGTAAGTAAAAAGTATAGAAAAAATATTTATTTTAAAATTACTAAAATTAAAAAACAAGAATTATATTTTCAAATATATCAAACAATTCTTACTAATAAAGAACCTCATAATATAAATAATAATGGGGTATTTTTTGATCTTTATAAAATTTCTCTAAAATCAATTCAAGAGATTGATAAAATTTTACAAGTAAATGAAATTTATACAGAAGAAGAAACACCTTCCTATCATAATTATTCCGACAATACTATTTTAACTGATACAATAGAGGTTACGGGAAACAATTCCAATGATGATATTTTTTCAGATCAAACAGCATTACCCATCTCACAAATTGATAAATTATGATTAAGTAATTTAATTGTTTCTGGTGTATTAATATCCCATATATCTTGAAAAGTAATTTTAGTAATTTTGTTTTTTTCTTCTCTAGAAATACCTGATATAAAAGGTATAGTAAGATAGTCATTTAAATTTTTAATTTTTACTTTATGAATAAATTTACCATCTGAAATATTTACTATTTCATTCACAGTACAAAATATTTGTAAATAAACATCAAGTGGAATATTATCTTTTATTTCAGAACAATAAACATGTCCTTTAGTAATAATTAAATTATTAAATTTAACAATAGTACATCCTTTTTTTAATCCTAAATAAGAATTTAATAAAATGATTTTATCTTTTTCCATTGTTAATTTAATAGGTAAGTATGGAGAATAATTTGATTTAGATTCAGTTAATACTTTAAGTATGAAAAAACTAGGAACTAAAAGTGTTGCATCTTTATTAGTGTTTGAAATAAGTCCTATTAATTTATTTTTATGGTACATTCCAGAACCAGAACATCCTTGTGTAATGGTACCTTTTAAAATATTCATTTGGTAATATATAATTCTATTGCCTCCATTAATATCTAAATGACATAGGTATACAATATTAGAAATATTTCCAATAATATGATTATTTTTACTTTGAACCTGTAATTGATTAATTAAATTACTTGATTTAAGTATTTTTAATTCAGAAATTTTTAATGTTATTTTAGATGTAATATTAAAAATTGCCAAGTCACACCAATATGATTGTTTATATAATTTACAATTATATTCAATAGTATCTTTTATAAATGTATATTCTCTGTTTTTATTAATATAAATCCCATGAGGAGTAGTAATTAAGTATATTTTTTTATTATGCTTAATAATAGTGTATGATAAAATATATTCATCAATATGTAAATAATTTGTCATATTAATGAATATACCTAACTATAAAGAGATTATTCATTTTTTTTTATTTGTATGAATTTACAATATTAACATATATATCATTTAATATTCTTGTTTGCCAATAATTTTTGAACATACTAAATTTATTATTAAATATTTTTTCTAAATATGCAATTTCTGGATTAAAAGTCATTGTATAATTTTTTTTAGTTAACAATTGTATTTGTTTAAATTCAGTAATAAAATATTTAGGATCTAAAACTATTAACCATTCAATTGGAATATTTGTTACATAATTTAAATAATTAATTCCATCAAATACATTTGAAGAATAGTAATGTTGTAAAATTATCGGTTGTACTAATGTTTGTGGAATAGAAGTAAATCCCAAATTTTTATAAATATAAAATCTAAAGTTTCTATCTATTAATTTAATATTGCCCAAGTTATTTTTATATGAAAGTGTGTTGCTCTGTGATAAATTTATAATAGTATTTTTTTCTAATCCTACAATTATACAAAATACTATTTCTTCTAATTTTTTATTAGTTAATGTCTTGAAATTTTTAATACCATTTTTGGTTTCATTAATTTCTTTAATCATATCTGGATTATTTAACATTTCCATTTTAAAAGTAAGAGATAAATATTTAGAGAATAAATCCATAAAATTATTTTTAATATCTTCTTCTACATATAAATTTTTTTTTAAATTAAAAATATTTGGTAGGTTTATGTTTATTCCCATAGTTTTAAAATAATTTTTAAAATACTTAGTTTTATCAATAATTTTTCCTGCAATATTATTATTATTCCATTCACCACTAGCTTTTAATTTATTTAAATAAATTCTATCTTCTAATTCTAAAACATTTGGTTGAGTTAAATAAATATGCTTTAATTTTTCTGTTTCTAATTTAATTCTTTTCATAAAAGTTTTTCTTGATAAAATTTGATATATTTCGGGAGAATTTTGTAAAGTCATTTCCGCAATTTCTCCTAAAAATTCAAAATCCGAATTATATTTATTTAATTTTTGTAAATTAATAAAATCTTTTTTAGATATTAACATTGATAATTCTCTAATGCTTGAAATAATTGATAATACTAACAAAACCTGTGGAACAATATTAAAAGCATCAGCATATAATATACTAGTAGCAGTTGGTTTTAATACACCTAACTCACCTTCTATTTTACTAATTATACTAGATAATTTAGAATTATAAATAAATTTATTTCTTTCACTTCCAGCATTTACTATTAAATCTTTATCACTATTTAAATATGAATCAGTATATTTTTGTTGTTTATCAGGTATTTTAGTTTCATCTTGATTATCATATTTAATTAATTGATAAAAAATATTTCTAGTAATTTTTATTTCACGTGGATGAATAATCCAATAAGATGCATTGTAATCTAATAATAATTCCTTATTTTTATATTCATCCATTGAATTATAATATGTTTTTGGAGGATTATGTATAGATGTATCTCTTTGATAATGAAATTTTTGTAAAGAGACCAATTTAGTACATGTTTTTATAATATCCATAGGTGTATCATCTCTTATGTTTGTAATATTATTTTTATTAATATGAAAATCTTCTTTAGATGACATTATAATTTTTGGTCGTCCTCTAACTTGGTTTGGATTTTTAATAAATGGAATCATCCATGATATAGGGTCAGTTTGTGTAATTTTTAGTTTTGGTGGGTTGTCTTCTCTTCCACCTTTTTCATATAAAAAGTAAGATTTACCAGGTCCAACACGTCCAACCCGTCCTTTTCTTTGTACTCTCGAAGATTCTGAAATTTCTTGAATTTGTAATGATTCTCCATTAATTTCATCAAATGTTTTTTCTTTGGAGTATCCATTATCAATTACAAACCGTAATCTTTTTATTGTCAAAGATGCTTCAGCAACATTTGTTGCAATTATAACTGCTCTATCATATAAATTATTAGGTACACTTTTATCTTCTTGGTATTCTTCACCCCAATAATCATGAATCAATTCTTTTTTAACTTTTAAAGTGGAAATATTTTTTTCAATACTAGTTACAATACCTTTAAATTTTGGATGTAATCTTGTATAAAAAGGAATAGCAATTGTTTTTTTAGGTAAAATTGTATTTAATTTTTGAACAGCTTTTTTAATTTCATTTTGTCCATTTAAAAATAATAAAATTTCACCACTTGGATTTTTATCAGCAATTTCTTTAATTATTTGATAAGATGATAATTGATTCTTTTTTGAAGCTTCTTCATCAGTTAGTCCCTCTATATTTTGGGGTAAATAATATTCATCAACTTGATATTGTGTTGTTCCTCCAGGTGGTGAAATATGAAATCTTCTATCATATAAATTAACATCAATAAAAATATTATTAAATAAGGGAATCATTGATAATCCACGGAAAGGAAAACAATGATTATCATCAATTAAAGAATAATAAGAACGGTATAATGGTTCATCATCATCCATAGTTGCCGAAATTATTAATAATCTTATTTCAGGATTATAATAACATACTTGTTTCATTAAAGATAAAATCAAATCCATATTAGGATTGTGTTCATGAGCTTCATCTATCATAACAGCTTCATATATATTATTTCTTAAAATTTTTGTTTTTTTATTATTTATTAAAATTTTTTTTTTTAATAAGAGTGAATTACTAACTTCATTTAATAAGGTTCCATCAGTAGCCATAGTTAATTTTAAAGTATGATCATTTTTAACATGTTTATCTTGTTGATATTTAAATTGTAAATAATAATTATCTGTTGGCATTTCTTGTTTTTCTGTGAAACCTTTTACTTTTTCATATTTAAGAACAGGAATACCTAATTCTCCCGAAATCCAATAAATGTTTCCTCTAGTTGGTGCTGTTCTTGGTTGAGTTCCTATTACATGACCATCATATTTATATAAAAATGCTTTTGTACCATAAGATGTTAATTTTGGAACTTGTGTAGATTTACCCTGTCCTGTTGCACCTGTAACATACATAATTTGTTGATTTAAAAAATGAGAATAAAAATCAATTTGAGTTACCCAATCATTTGAAAAATAAGTTGACCATTCATAAAATCCTTGTATTTTACTGAAATAAGTATCTTCTTCTTGATTTGGTAAAATACTATATTTATCTAATGTTTTAAAAGGTTGATTTGTCCAATAATAATAACAATCTTCCCATTGTTTATTTTCTTGAAACATTTTCTTTAAAATTGTTTTTCTTAATTTAAATCTTTTTTCTTTATTAATAGGTTGTTTTGTTTTATCAGTTAAATTTGTATTAATAATAAATTTAGATAATACCCCATTTCTAATCATATCATCAAAAATTAGAATTAAATAAAATGGTATATTTTGAAAAGTATCTGTCATTTTTTGATGAATCTCACCGTTAATAGATTGATAATTTAAATTAGTAACAGTATTATAGGTTCTAACAATATTACTTTTAATATTAAACCATTTATTATTTGTTGGTATTAATTTATTAAAAAAAATTTTAGAAATCTTTAAATGATTAGTTTGTATGTTTGAATCCATTAGTTCAAACTTATCATTACTTTGATCATGAACAATTGATTTTGCCCAGTTATATATCCATTTTAAATTAATAATATTATTTTTATCATTAAAATTCTTATTAAAATTAATTTCTTTATTATCTATTTTAAATAGAAATCTAAAATAAGGTGTATTTTTAAATTTTTGAATAGTTTGATAAACAAATTGATAAAAAGCTTCTGCTGTTAATTTTTGAAAAAATTTACTAGTTCTTAAATTATCATAAATATCTGGATTATTAAGTAATAATTCTATTTGTTCTATTTTTTCTTTATTATCCATTGGATCTAACAATATTTCATTTAATGACAAGTCAAATTTACTATCTAATTTAACCACACTGGTTTCATCATAAAATGACATGTATAATAAAATTCTATTAAAAAAATTACCTATAATTGCATCATCCAATCCAGAATCTAACCTTAATTCTTTAAAATCATTAAATTTTATTTCCATTAATTCTTGAATATCAGGAGAATAATCATAATATTGTTTAGTATAATCAATTGTTTTTAAACCAGTTATTTTTTGTATTAAGTTGTTTACTATATCAGCACCATATATAATTGTTCCCTCGCGTGAGTTTAAATAAGGAAAAATTAAATATTTAGATGGTAATACAGATATATAAAAACGTTGATATATTTGTTGATAAATTTCACCCATCCATAAACCTTTAGGTGACATTAAAATTTCATTTATTTTATCAGAACTAGGATTAGAGGTTAATTTATTTAAATTATTTAAAGTATTATCTATCAATACTTTATCTTCAGGAATATGAAAGGTGTTATTATATAATTCTAAATTATTAAATTTTAAAGGAAAAACATTTTGCCAACTTATCATAAATTTATGATTAATTTTTCTAATTGTTGTAATAGTAATTTCTAAATGAGTTAAAATTATTTTCCGATAATCTATTATTAATTCTCCAGTTTTTTGATGATTTATTAAAGTTATTAATTTATTTGTATATTTTAAATTTTTAGCAACTTTAACTAAATCTATATCTTCATATTTTGATACATTTATTTTAGTATCATCACTAAATAAATTATTTATAGATTTTATACTATTTGTTTGTGCATTTTTTAAAAAAGGTAACAATAATAAAAAAAGTGTTTCAATGTCCTGATTATTATTTGATTTTAATTGTTCCCAAAAAATTTGTTCATTATCAAATAAAGATTCATATATATAATTTAATAAATAATAATAACATGATAATACAAATTGTTTTTCCTTATCAGGAACTTGAGGAAAATATTTATTTATAGTTTTTTCTAAAATTATTTTTTTATTTTCATTTAAATTTAATAAACTTAATTTTGTTAATTTATCTTTTAATCTTTTATAAACTAACTCTATATTACTAATTGTTAATGAATATTCCATTAACTATTACAATAAAATTATAATTTACTATTTTATAATAAAAATTTATGTGTGTAATGTTTAGTAAAATAATATTGTAATTTTTTAAAAGAATTTTCCCATTTATCTATTTCCTTACCAGTATTAATAATATGAATATTTTCCTTTATTTTAGTAGGATGGGTATAACTAAAATAAATTAATTTAAATTTTGTATTAGGATATTTTAACTTTAATTTATTTATTAATTTTTCTAAATAATATAATTCAGATTTTTCATAATAATGTTTATGATTTTCAAATATATCACGGTTTAACAGTGATGTTTCTAATCTATAAAATAATATTTTCTTTTTAGTTTTTAATATATTATCTAATCTATCTAAACGACGAACATATTTTGATTTAAAATCTTCAAAATTTGATAGATCATGTTTTAAATCATGTTTAAATCTTAAATAATATTTGATATTAATTGCCATTTTTTCATTTTTTATATTTATTACCTTAAAATCATTTTTATCTAGAAAATTTATTTTATCAAATATTATTTTTTCTAAAACCCATGCTTCTGAACCTATCCAATCAAATACATTTGTTTCTTGGTTTACATTATTCTTTTTTAAAAAATTTTTTATATAACAATTATATCCTAATGATACTATTTCATAATTATATTTATTTACTTTAGTATAGGCAATAATTCTATTCATATTATAATATAATTATATAATTATATTATAATGATAATTACCTTAAGGTCTTTAATAAATTTTTTTTTAATAAATGGAATTGCTATTATATTTGGATTTATTTTAAAAAGTTTAATGTTTAATTTTATCTTTATATTTATAGGAAATTTAATTAAAAATATTATCTTATATTTATTCTTATTATTACTTCAAAAAGATAAACCAAATATTAAACATAATTTTATTAATAATAGACGTAATTTTAAATTAGTGTTTAATATTTTATTAGTTAGTTTGTTTGATAGTATTACTTTTTATATCTTAACACCATATTTAATAGAACCATCTAATATTTTTTATGATTTAAGCACCTTTATTATTAATTCATTTGTTTTTGAAATTATATTTGACCTATTTCATTATATAATGCACCGAACACTACATCATAAATTATTATATCATTTGTTTCATAAAAAACATCACTTACATCATCATACTACTTTAGAAACCACTTTTAATCAAGATCCAGTTGATTTATTATTAACAAATGTTGTTCCTATTGTATTCACTTTTTATTTATATCCCTTATCTAAATTATCTTTTCATCTTTTTATGATTTATAAAACTTTTTTAGAATTATCAGGACATTCAGGAAAAATAATAAATGGTTCATCATTTTGTCAATTTATATGGTTACCAAAAACATTAGGGATTGAATTAAATACGGAAGATCATTATTTACATCATACTCACAGTAACTCTAATTATTCAAAAAGATTTAAATTATGGGATTTAATTTTTAATACGTATAAAGCTCATAATTATAATTTACATTAATCTATTAACCTATTAACTTACTAACATGTAATATGTTATTTTAGTAATATTTAAAAAATTGATAATTTATTATAATAATAGACTACATTATAGTATGGACACCTTATTAAATATCAAAAATGTGGAAATTCTCCAATATTTTATTAAACCCAATAAAAAGGAAAAATTCAATATGATACTGGAGCCTTTACAAACAATGTTTCAATTAGCTTTATTAAGTTATAGCCCCATTGGAACTAAAATATCTATTCATAATAACATAGTTGTTACTCAAAATAATACAATGTATCAGGGAGTTGTTAGATGGTTTAATAATGATAATAAACAAGATCTTTTTCATTTGTATTTGGCATGTATAAGATTTACTAAATTTTATGGTAAACTATCAACTACTCATAAACCATTTTATGATTTATTAATTGCAAGAGCATCAATTGGTATAGATAATCTTAAAACAACATATAAAGAAAGTGAAAACTTAGCATTATTACAAACATTATCAATGTTTCAAAATATTATTAAAAATAAAAGTCTCACAGAAAATACTGAAAATACAGGAATTATGGATATAGATAAATTATTATCACAAATAGTAAATATTTATGATAATGAATGGTTTGAATATATGTCAACTACATTAAAATTATTAGATAAAACACCGTCTAATTATATAAATTTTATAACTAGTATAAACTATTTTCTAGAAATTAAAAATACCGAAATTAGGTCATGGCTAAAAAATAATATTGTTTTATAATTTATTAAAGTAAAAAAATTTTATTTTAGCATTAATTAGATAAATTTATTGATTTTATTGAGAAAGGTAAATTGTTCAAGTTATAAGAATAATCTATATTATAAATATTTAATTCTGTTAAATTTTCTGGTAAAAAATCTAATGGATGATTAAAATTATTACCAAAAGTTATACTTTTTAATGATCCAGGCCATTTAACATTTTCAATTGGATGATTAAAATTACACCCAAAAGCTAAAGTTGTTAAGGAATTAGGTAATTTAATATTTTCAATTGGTTGATTAAACTCACTATTAAAAATTAAAGTATTTAAAGAACTTGGACATTCTACCTTTTTTATTGGTTTATTAAACTTTGAAAAATTATTAGAAAATTTAATTATTTTTAATGATTTAGGAAATATTATATTTTCTAATGGTTGGTTAAAAACACTATTAAAAATTAAAGTAGTTAATGATTTAGGCAATACTACATTTTCAATTGATTCATTAAAATATTTTCCCCAAGTTAAAGTAGTTAATGAATTAGGCCAAATTACTTTTTCAAGGGAATGATTAAATTCATATCCAAAATATAAAGTAGTTAATGATTCAGGGCATTTAACTTTCTCAATGGGTTGATTAAATCTATATTTAAAAGTTAAAGTAGTTAATGATTCAGGCCATTTAACTTTTTCAATTGGTTGATTAAAATGTTCACCAAAAGTTAAAGTTGTTAAGGAATTAGGTAATTTAATATTTTCAATTGATTGATTAAATAATATCCAAAAGTTAAAGTTGTTAAGGAATTAGGTAATTTAATATTTTCAATTGGATGATTAAAACTATCTCCAAAAGTTAGAGTAGCTAATAATTTAGGAAATTTAATATTTTCAAGCATATTATTAGTTCATGGTTCTATTGTTAATTCTTTTAAATTATCTGGTAAAAATACAAATGGTTTATTAAAATATGTACCAAAAGTTAAAGCTGTTAAAGATTTAGGCCATATAACATTTTCATTGGTTGATCAAAATTATAACCAAAAGTTAAAGAAGTTAATGATTCAGGCCATATTACATTTTCAATAGATTTATTAAAATGATTTCCAAAAATTAAAGTTAATAATGAATTAGACCATGCAACCTTGTCAATAGGTTGATTAAAATTCCATCCAAAAGTTAAAGAAGTTAATGATTTAGGCCATTCTACATTTGTAAGTAAATTATTATTATTATTATAGTTTTTAATTTGTGTAACTACTAATTCTGGTAATATAATATTTTTAATTATTAATTGATTTTTGTCATTTATTGTTAAATTAGTTAATAATTTTGGTAATTGTACCAATTTACCATTATATATAAAATTATTATTGTCATCTAATATATTCATTATTTATTATAAAATAATTTAAATAAATTAATCATATATATATATGACTTTATTTTTTAATTTTTGAGATAATTTAATGGAGAAATCATAATATTCATCAACATCAATAAGTATATGTACTTCAATATATTCTATATTATCAGGTAAATTTTCTAAATTATGAGTATATCTAATAGATAGTGATAATTTTTTTAAACTATCTGGTAAAAAATCTAATGGATAATTAAATTTTCCAATCAAACTTAAGTTAGTTAATGATTTTGGCCATTTAACATTTTCAACAGGATAATTGAATTTTCCTCCAATTATAAAAGTTTGTAATGAATCTGGTAATTTTATTTTTTCAATTGGTTGATTAAAATAGTATCCAAATGTTAAAGTAGTTAGTGATTTTGGCCATTTCGTTTTTTCTATTGGATAGTTAAATCTTGATTCATTAAATTTTAAAATAGATAGTGAGTCTGGCCATTTAACATTTTCAATTGGTTGATTAAAATACATTCCAAATATTAATGTTTTTAAAGTAGGAGGAAAAATAACATTGTCAAGAGGTTGATTAAAATTTTGTCTAAAACTTAAAGTAGTAAATGATTCAGGCCATATAATTTTATCAAGAGGTTGATTAAAATATTGTCCAAAATGAAAATATTGTACAGTGTTAGGCCATATTATTCCATCTAATGATTGATTAAAATATTCACTAAAAATTACAGTAACTAATGAGTTAGGCCATTTTATTTTATTAATAGGAAAATTTAAATTATCTTCAATTATTATTGTAGTAATATTATTAGAAATTTTTTTTAAATAATTAAATGTTGAATTTATTCTTAAAACCATACTAATTATAATTACTTTTAATTATAATTAATATCAATTTTTTTTAAGATCCAATTAATAGGTTGAAATACTAGTTTATTTTTATTAACAATTTGTGTAATTTTACCTAGAGGATAATTATAAGGTTTAATTTTTTGTAATAAATTAAATTCTTTTTTCTTTTCTAATTTTCTAATAAAACCTTCAATTATTCCTGCATGAGATACAATTAAAATATTTTCATTAGTTTTATGATATTTTTTAATTAAATATTTGAGAAAATTATTAAATCTTCTTTTTAAATTACTAATTTCTTCTGGATAAATAATTTCTTCTGATTTTAAGAAAGATTTATATGATGAATTAATATTAAATTTTTTAAAAAATTCCTTGGGTAGATCAAATATTGATTCTTTTTTTGTTAAAATATTTATATTATTTATTTCTCTTATTGAATTTTCAAGATTAATTTTTTTTTTTAAATTTTTAACAAATGGTTCAATTGTTTGCAATGTGCGTAACAATGGAGATGAATATATAGTTGTTATATCAAGTGTTTTTAAAGTATTTATTAATTTTACAGAATTTTGTTTGCCCTTTTCAGTTAATGGTGTAAAAAATGAGGTAATCATATATCTATTTTCATGTCTTAAAAAATATATTTTCATTATTATACACTGTTAAATTAAATTTTTAAATATTAAAACAAAGGTATACTAGAAGGACCTAACTTTCCTTCAACTCTTTTGTATCTAATCCAACCACCATTATATTGTGCATAAATTGGAATTTTTAAATTTGGAATAGTTAGCTTTACCAAATAAAACTTAACTTTAGGATTTACCTTACTGATATGGTAATTCATCCAATAAGGAGAGTTATAAATCTTATTCCATTGAATACTATAAATTTTACTAATAGTGGGCTTTGGACGAGATTTAGATGTCATCAAATCTTTAAAAATACACAACCAATATAACATACTATTTTTATTTTTTTTGTGTTCATTGATTCTTACAGTAAATTTTTCAATTGGTGTCCAATATTTAATTTCATCAATAATTGTATTCTTTGAATCAGAATCACAATTGTCAATTACCCATTTCAAAAAAACTTGTTTTTTTGAGTCTACATTCAAGTAATCAACCAACTTACAGTGCCACTCTCTTGTTTTGTTATGCCAATCAACATATTTTTTTACTGTTTGTTTGTGTTTGTTAATTGATTTGTGGTAAATTTCAAGTTGTCGATAATATTCTTTCATGACATCAGACTTATGTGGCTTAATAGGAATAATTTCAATTCCTACACTTTCTAAAACCATGCCCTTTTTTTCACATTTGATAAATGGAGCACAATTTAGAATCATCTCATAAATTGTGTCTGTTTTAAGTTCTCCCATAAAAGGAATACCACTAATTTTTCCATCATCTCTCACACCAAAATAAATTTCTCCTTCAGGAAGTGTTAAATCTTCATGATTCCATCCTGATAGATACTTACCAATATATTTAATTAAATTATGTTGTAATGAATTTAATACCTGCGTGTTGGAATACATCCTTCCAGAAATAATTGCCTCCTCATAATCAACAGTATCTTCTACCATTGTTGAATCTGTTGTATCTGATGTATCTGATACAGTTGTTGGTTCTTTAGATTCTTTTGACATCTTAATGGGACGTACAAAAAATTCTTTTAATTCCACTTGAATATCTTCTCTAAACTCCATAAATTTAAATATAGTAAAGAGCTTAATTAATAATAATTTCAATTTTTTATAAAATAATATTCATATAATAAAATAACTTATGAATTTTGATAATCTTCAACTGATACCATATGACCCAAATGATATTTAGATTTATTTTGTTGGTATTCTTTTTCTTGAGTAATTTCTTTTTCTAATTCTTGTTTATCTTTTTCAGATACAGATAATAACTTCTTAATAGTTGTTTTATCTTTGTCTGATAAAATTAGAGGTACATCTAACTTAATATTAAATTTAATAATTAAAACACCCTGGTTGAATCCCATCTTAGGAATAACCTTAATTTCATTATGATTAATGGGCTGAGTATATTTAAGATATAAATTTTTACCATCCAAAAATTTAAGAGTTTTTGTAAATCCACATACTGCTTGTGCCAGTGTAATGTCTAAAGGACATAGCAGGTTATCATCATCCCGTTGATAAATATCATGTGGTATTACACTAGTATTTAATATTAATTTTCCTTTCTTTCCTTTTAATTGGTGTCCTTTATTTTCTACAATTATTTTTTGACCTTCTGATATATTTTTCCTGATAGGTACTCTTATTGTTTTTTCAACAAAGTTATATCCTTTTCCATTACAATCATCACAAGGGTCATTAGGTTTGCTTTTACCTGTTCCATAACAATCTTGGCATATGGCTACTTCTTTTTGTGAAAAAGGTCCCATCTGCATAACTCTTAATACTTTACCTTTCCCGTCACATTTTTTACAGGTAGTTTGTTTTTTACTTTTTGAACCTGTTTCATTACATACATTACAACCAACCTTAATTTTATATTTTATTTCTTTAGTTCCACCATTGTACATCTGTTCTAATGTAAGGGGAAAATTAATAATTAAAATATTATCATCTTGTTGTTGGTTTCCTCCACCTCCAAAAAAACTTCCACCAAAAGGGCTGCCTCCGCCAAACGGACTATTACCCCCAAATGGGCCACCTCCACCGAAGAATTGTGCGAATAAATCTCTTGGATCAAACCCACCAGGACCACCAGGACCCCCATCTTCACGAACTCCTGCCATTCCGAACTGGTCATATTTTTGTCTTTTATCTGAATCACTTAAAATAGAATATGCTTCCGAAATTTCTTTAAATTTTTGTTCAGCTTCTTGTTTGTTATTTTGATTCTTATCAGGATGATGTTTAACAGCTAATTTACGGTAAGCTTTTTTAATTTCTGCTTCAGTAGCATTTTTGTTAATTCCTAGTATATCATACAGTTTGGTATCAGAATTCATATCACATAAATGTTTATATTTTTTTATTTTTTTATTTCAATTTTTTTTAAAAAAACTGAAAATATCTTATCTTATAATTATAATTAATAATAACATATGTTATATATTAATGATAAAATACACGGAAGTATTGAAATATCTAATTTAGCACAAAGTATCATTGATACACCTGAATTCCAACGATTAAGAAGAATTTCACAAGTTGGTGTGGTAAAATGGATTTTCCCTTCGGCCACTCACACCCGTTTTGAACATAGTATAGGAGTTTATCATTTAGCTAAAACATTTTCTAAAAATTTATTATGGGATAAAACATTGGCTCAAAAATCAAGATTAATTGAACTAATAGGTATAGCAGGATTAGTTCATGATTTGGGTCACTTAGCATTTTCACATTTATTTGAAAGTTATTTATTAAGTCAAGGAATTAACTTTCATCATGAAGAATTATCACAAAACTTATTTAGAACAATTTGTATCAAGTATAAAATAAATTTAACTAATGAAGATATAGATTTAATTATAAATTTGATTCATCCTCCACAAAATTGGAAAGATGGACGTATATGGCAGGGAATTCAAATAGGTAAATGGATTTATCAAATAATATCAAATCCCTCTACAGGTATTGATGTAGATAAATTTGATTATATAATCCGTGATAGTGTGTATTGCGGGGTAACAGTCTCATTTAATTTTGATCGGATTATTAAAATGAGTCAAATTATAGATAATGAAATAATTTATCCTTGGAAAATAAGATTTAATATATTTGAAATGTATTTAAGTAGATATGAAATGCATCGTCAAATTTATCACCATAAAACTGTAATGAGTCTAGAAATATTGATTTCTCAAATATTAAAACATTTAAATCAAACCTATGATTTTAAAACAATGATAAATAATTATAATATTTTAGAATTAACTGATGATATCATTTATAAATATGATAATATAGATATATCTAATCTTCTTTATAGAATTGATACACGTCAATTTCCCAAATCATGTTCTAAAGAAACTGCAATATATACTATTTCACTTACAAATTCATTGAGTTCTAACCAACAAAATCCCCTTACATATATTAAATATTTTAATAAAAATAAAGCAATTATTTATGCAAATATTGAAGATTATGGAATTTTGGCATCACATGATTATAAGCAAAAATGTATATTTTATTTTACAAAATAATAATTATAATAAATTGTTAAACAAACCTTAAGAAAAAGTTTTTTTCTATTACTATTTAAGTTATAATGGAAAAGAGCAAAATTAATTTAAATTTAGTAAAAAATATAATCAATGAGTTTAAAGATGATGGTTATATGTTACTTATACTTACAGATACAATTAATGAGTTACAAAATTTGGATCCTGTATGGAATGACAGTATACATAAAATTATTAAATTAAAAATAACAAGAAAATTTAAGAGAAAAATAACATATTTTTTAAAACAAATAAAAAATATAAATCATTTATTAATCTTAAATATTCTATTGGAAGCCTATGACACTATTGATGATTTAACAGATTTTTTACAAGAAGATGCTTTTTATGTTATTTTAAAGGAATTAATTTTTATTTTAAATGAACAAAATTTAAATTTTCAAAATAATTATACTAAATGTTTAAAATTATTAAAACAATTTAGAAATGCTTTGATTTCTTAAAATTATTAGTTTATTTATATTTTGTAATCATTTCCATTTAATTTTATTATTAAATTATGTGAATTGGTTAAATTATTAAAAATTAAATTATTATTTAAAACCATTTGATATAATTCATTTAAATTACCTATATATTTAATATATGCAATTGGATACCATATAGATGATTTATTTTTATTTATATTTATCCATTCTTCAACATAGGTGTTTTCTTGATTAATAATTGATAGTACTTCTTGTGGAGTGAATGCGATATAATGTTCAGGCAAGGATAATGGGTGATATTTACGTAACCATAATATTCTCTCATAAAATGTCAAGTCAGTTAGATTAACATCATATAAATAATATAATTCTTGGTTAGTTTTTGTAATAATATATTCACTTTTAACTAAATGTTTAATTGAATTAATAATTTTACTAGGTAATCTATTTTTAAAAGTACCATTAATATTCATTCTAATTAATGAACTAATATTATTCATGTTATTTGTATTATTAAATAATTTTGGATCAAATAATGTATAATGAGAAATAGTGTGAAATGATTGAGTAATAATTTGATAATTTCTGGAACCCTGTGATAAAACAGGAATATTTGTATAGGGTTTAAAGGTAAGTATTTCATTTAATAAACGTTTTCGTTTATTAAGTAAACTATTTTTACATTTTTTAGCAAATTGACGCATTTTAATTCGTAAAAATAATTTAACTAAATTTATTTTATGATAATAATTATTTGCGGTCAACATAGAAAAATAATTTCCGTATCTTGATAAGAAATTAATTATATAAGAAGAATAATCATCATGATTATTAATTTCTTGATATAATATTTTTTTATATTTATTTACTAATATATTTACGAATTTATAACATAAAGTTTTATTTATAATATTAATTTTTTTAAAATCAGTATTTGTTATAGCAACATCTATTAATATTTTTAATATTATATTTAATGTAATTGTATAATCACAATCTAAAATTTCAATAATAATTTTTAATGTATCATTTTTAATATGAGATATATTATTTAAAATACTATGATTTATAATATTTAAAATTGCAGGTGTACATATTTCCTTCAACTTGTAATAAAAATTATAACCACCTTTATGTATTAAAATATTTAAATTTAATTTATTTGATATTAATACTACATCATCATTTTGATAGGTTTTTAAAAGTTTAAAAAATACTGAAGACCATTCAATATAAGGTGCTGTTTGTGTTAAATTATTGGTATATTCTATAATATAAGGTAATAATATATTAAAATTATTTTTTAAAATTATGTTTTGATTTAACCATTTAATTCTTTTTAAAAAATATTTTGGAGAACAATTAGTTAGGGCATTTAAATATATAGTAATATTTGAAGAAGATACCATATATAACATTAATTTATAAACTCTATCATCTGAATTTTTTATGCATGATTTTATTATATCATCTGAATTATATTTAGTAAATGGCTGTTGTTGTTGTATATTATAAAAAATATCTAAATGTTTTAATACTTTAATTACTACTTTGAAGGAACTTTCCTTCAAAATATAATTTATATTATGTGTGTTTTTTTTATCAATAAGAAAACTAAAAAATTCTTGATTATAATAAATTATATCAGAAGCTGCTAATGCACTTGAAAAAAACAAACCATGAAAATAAGATGTTTCAAATATTTGATTAAAGTATGTATACACAGTATTTAAATCTCCATAATCAATTAAATAATAAAAATAATCAACAGCTTTTTTATTTTTATACCCATAATTAGATATATTGTTTTCAAAATGTAAGATAACATTAAATGTTTCATCTTGTGATAATTTAGGTATAGGTTTATTTTGTTTAATTTTTTTAACAATTTCTTTAATATTACTCATTATAGACATACTAAATATTTAACTATAGAAGAAATATTATTCAATATTTTATATATAACCATTTAATGAAGTATCCAGATATTGAAGATGAAAATTTTAATAATCTAATTACTAAAAAATTACAACCTTATTATATTAAAAAAACTAAAAAAACTATGAAACAATTATGTCAACCTAAAAAATTTAAATTACAAAATTCACAAAAACTTGTAGCTGATTTTATGGGTCCAAGTACTCCTTATAATAATTTATTAGTTTTTCATCAAATTGGGTCTGGTAAAACTTGTACAGCTATTACTGTTGCCGAGCAATGGAAACATACTAAAAAAATTTTAATTTTAACTCCTGCATCTCTAGTTGATAATATGAGAGATGAACTTCGTTCATCATGTGGCCAAAATAACTATATTACTTTAACAGAATTAAAAGAACTTGAAAAATATAAAGTTTCTGACAAAAGATATCAAGCCATTATTAAAAAAAGTAATGAAAGAATTGCTAAATTTTATAATATCATGTCATATCATAAATTTGTTAAATTAGCACTAGATAATAAAATAAATTTAAAAAATACCCTATTAATTATTGATGAAATTCAAAATATGGTATCAGAATCAGGAACATTTTACCGTGTATTATATCAAAAAATTATAAATGCTCCTTCAGATTTAAAAATTTTATTATTATCTGCTACTCCCATGTTTGATAGACCTCAAGAAATAGGATTAACCTTAAATCTTTTAAGACCAACAGTTCCTTTTCCTATAGGTACAGAATTTGTAGATACATACTTAAAAAAATATAAAACTAAAAACGGTTTCAATTATCGTCCTATTAATATGAGAGATTTTAAAGATAAAATTACGGGATTAATTTCATATTATCGTGGTGCAAATCCAATATCTTATCCTGATACTAATTTTATGATTAAACGTATAACAATGAATGAATTCCAATACAAATCATATTTAGGTTCCCTTAGTGATAATGATGGATATATTAGAGGAGCTTTTAAAAGTGCTGATATTTTAAATTTACCTACTAATTTTTTAATTGGACCCAGAGTTGTAAGTAATATTGCTTTTCCTAATAAATGTACAGGAAGTGATGGAATTAAATGTTTAAGAGGTGAATGTTTAGAATTGCAAAATTTAAAAAATTATTCTATTAAATTCTATCATATTTTAAAAAAACTAAAACAAAGTGAGGGACCTTGTTTCGTTTATTCAAATTTTAAAACATATGGTGGTATTGATTGTTTTATTAGAGTATTGAAAAAACATGGATGGAAAGATTTTAAAAAACAAGGTGAAGGTACTAGAAGATTTGCTATTTGGTCAGGTGACGAAACTATGGAATATAAAAGCCTTGTAAAATCCACCTTTAATCAACCTAATAATCATAATGGTTCTAAATTACATTTAATTTTAGGTTCACCTTCTATAAAAGAGGGTGTTACACTTAAGAGATTAGAACAAATGCATATTTTAGAACCTTATTGGAATTTATCTAGAATGTTACAAATTATAGGAAGAGGTGTTAGATATTGTTCTCATGCTGATTTACCTAAAAGAAAACGTAAAGTTGATATCTATTTATATCTTGCTAAAACTCCTGATAATAGAGAAAGTGTAGATGAATATATTTGGAAATTAGCTAAACAAAAAGCTAAATTAATTAATCAATTTGAAAAAACTATGAAAGAACATGCTATTGATTGTGAAATCTTTTATAATGCTAATTATGATAGTGAAAACCCATTGAAATGTTTTAGTTAATAATTTATATTATGGTTTATGTATTTTATCTAAAGTTATTTAATGAGTGTAAAAACTTCTACTCGATCACAATTAAAACCTCTACCGCCTTTAGCACCCCCATATTATGTTCCTCCTTTACGAGATCCTCCCCCACCACCAACCCGTCACCCAGTTCCTCATCATGTACCAACAGTAACACAACCTCCTTCACATCCTTTACCAGCATTAGTACCTCATTCATCCTCTTCTCAACCATCACCACTTATATCTACCAGTTCACCATCTTCCATAGATGCCACCAGATATATTGAACTTTATAATAGCACTGCAATAGATAATATATGTGAAGGCAAATTAACTAGTGTAAATTATTATGATAAAATTACCAATTATTTAGCTGAAATGGGTATAAATATTAATATTCAAATATTATATTCAATATTAACATCTAAACATATTGTAAATTGGTATGATTATATACCTCGTATAAAAAAAGAAGGTAAAACATTTAGAATGATGACAAAAGATAAAGAACTTGTAATTAAAAATTTAACAAAAATTACTAGAGGTTCTTTTAATATTGTTTACACAGGTGACACTAATTTAAAAAATTTTAAAAAAGTTATAATAAGAACCACTGTTGGTGTTCCATTTGACAGCTTACATGATACAATTTATGAAAATTTAAAACATATTATTTTATATTTAATTAATAGATGTAATATTAATAAAAACTATCAACTAATTCCTCAACCTATATTTATGGGTATTTTAAAAAAACCTGATGAAAAATATTATTTATTTTTTATTATGGAAAAAGGTGATTATACTTTAGATAGTAAAATAAGTTCATTAATTCCTAAAATACTTAATAATACAATTATACCCTATGATAAAATGGAATTGAGAAAATTAATATATTCATTTTATAAATCTTTAATTTTATTTAATGAACATCTATTTTATTTTGCTCATAATGATTCTAAATTTAATAATGCTATTATTAAAGATGGTAAAATTATGTTAATTGATTTTGGTTATACTAGTTTTAAATTATTTGATTTAGTCTTTAATTCTTCTCATTCATTTAGTAATTATTACTCATTAACTGATGTTAATTTAAATGCTGTTCAAGATTTATGTCAAATGTTATATAGTTTTTATGTATTATTTATAATTTATTTTAAACAAAATAAATCAAGTAGAACAGATCAAGTTAAAATTTTAAAAGAATTTAACGATATTTTAAATGTTCCAGATAAAAAATTTATAGGATATAATTTATATTGGTCAGATGTTTATTTAATATTTAGAGAAAAAGGTATTGAAACTGACCTAATTTGGAAACAATTTTATCATAAAAATTTTACTAAATTTTTTGGTACTCTTATAAATAATAATATTTATACAGATTATATTTCACCTGATGAAATGAAAAGAGATTATGAAATTACTGATGAAGATGAAACATTATTTAACAATTTCTATTATACTAAATATTTAAAATACAAAAATAAATATTTGCAATTAAAATTATCTAATTAATTTTTATAATATATTTATTTATCAAGTTATATAATGTCAGGATTTCCAAGTTTAGTGTCAGCTATGCATAAACCAACATCTAAACCAACCACAACAACACCAACAGCAGGAGCAGCAGGACCAGCAGGAGCAGCAGCGGCAGCATCATCAGTAGCTACATCAACAGCAGGAGCAGCAGGAGCAGCAGCGGCAGCATCATCAGTAGCTACATCAACAGCAGGAGCAGCAGGAGCAGCGGCAGCATCAGCTGCAGGAGTATTACCAACCATCTATGATGATGGTGGTATTGAACTTTTTGGTTATGATCTAGATGATATTTGTAAAGATAAATTAACTAAAGAAAATTATCAAGAAAAAATTAATAAATTTTTAGAAAAAATGGGAATATCGATAGATATTAAAAAATTATATAACATATTAACATCTAAATTTAAGGGTGAGGTACTTGAAGATGAACTTCCACGATTAGCATTATATAGTGATTATGCAGAAATCAAATTAAAAAATACAGATGAAACTATTATTATAAAAAATATAAAAAAACGTACCGAAGGTGGATACAACCAGATTTATGAAGGTGATTCAAATATAAAAAACTTTAAAAAAATTATAATTCGTACAGTTGATGTAAAATTTTTACAAAATAAATTATTTATAGAAAATGAGAAAATTTTATATGAAACTATTTATGAAAATTTAAAGCATATTATTTTATATATAATTAATCGGTGTAATATTGGAAAACAATATCAACTAGTCCCTCAACCCCTAACAATGGGTTATAATCCACTAACACACCAAATAATGTTTATTATGGAAAAAGGAGATTATACTTTAAAAGATACACTTCAAAATACAATTACAAGAATAATAAATAATGAAGATCTATCTGAACAAAAATTAAAAATAAGACAATTAATATATTCATTTTATAAATCATTATCTTTATTTAATGAGCAGTTAGATTATTTTGTTCATGGAGATGCAAAATATAATAATGTAATAATTAAAAATGATAAAATAATGTTAATTGATTTTGGATTTTCCTGTTTTAAATTGTATGATTTAATATTTGATTCTTCTATTAAATATGTGTATCATTCACTTGAACACACTGAATATAATGCTGTACAAGATTTATGCCAAATGTTATATAGTTTTTATATTATATTAGATGTTCATTTTACAAATGATACTAATAGAAGGAAACTTTTAACAGAATTTAATAATATTATAAATGTTACAGGTAGTAGATTTTGTGGATATCACATATTTAGAGGATGGGCACATTTTACTAAAGATATATGGAAATATTTATATAAAACCAACTATCAAAATTTACTGTGGTCGTTTGAACCTTATATTTCTCCTGATAAGATGAAAATAGATTATGAAATAGACAAGGATGATAGTAGATTATATAATGATTTTTATTATACTAAATATTTAAAATATAAAAATAAATATTTAGAACTAAGCAAATTATATAAATAGATTTTTTTATAAAATACTTTAATGGAATATATTAAAAATATTCTTCAAAATATAGGACCTATGTATCAAGATTCCAATGGACTTGATAGTTCTAATATATCATATACAAGTTCTCATGATTCATCAGCTCCTGTAGTACCACCAACATCCCCGCCACATAAAACACTACCATCTTTAACACCTATGACACTATCAACATCTTCTCCACTTGTATCACTACCATCAGCTCCACTACATATAATTGAACCTGATGATATAGATCCTTTTGATATAAACACAACCGCTGAAATATGTGATGGTTATCTTGTAAGAGAAAATTATATTGAAAAAATTAACAAATATTTAAAAGAAATAGGTAGATGAATTTATGAAATAGAAGCTTTATATTCTACATTAAATTCAAAACATCCTACTGATTGGGAAAAATATTTACCAAAAATAACTAAAGAAGATGATACCTATAAAATGTTATTAAAAGGAAAAGAAATTAGATTAGGTAATTTTCGTGAATTATCACATGGTGGTTTTAATATAGCATATGAATGTGATACTAATTCAAGAAATTTTAATAAAGTAGTAATAAGAACAACAACAGCTTTATCAAAAGCTGAATTAACAGATACTATTTATGAAAATTTAAAACATGTCATTTTATATTTAATAAATAGATGTAATATTGGAAAACAATACAAATTAATTCCACAACCTTTATATTTTGGATTATATGAAAAAAGACCACATAGATATCAAATATTTTTTATAATGGAAAAAGGTGATAGTACTTTAAATACAAAAATAGAGGAAAAAATTCCTAAAATGTTAAACAATACATTTGATCATGAAGATAAACAAGATATAAGAAAGTTAGTATATTCATTTTATAATTCTTTATTAAAATTAAATAAGGTTACAGATTATTTTTCTCATTCTGATTCTAAATTTAATAATGTTTTGCTTAAAGATGGGAAAATTCTTTTAATATATTTTGGATATACCAGTTTTAAATTTTATGATTTAGTATTTAAATCAGCAAGTAATCATAGTATACATTATACTTCTATGGGCAAGAATTTTAATGCTGTTCAAGATTTATGTCAAATGTTGTTTAGTTTTTATCTAATTATTAATCAATATCTTTATGAAAATAAACTTGATACTCCTGAAAATACTAATAATATTTTATTAAAATTAAATCAATCTTTACAGGTAGAAGGAAAAACTTTTATAGGATATCATATATATTTTCACAAGCTGTTATTAAATCACTTGAAGGAGAAGGAGACATATCACAAGTTTGGAGAACATTTTATAAAAATAATTATAATAGGTACTTTTATAAATTTAATAATTATATATCAGCAGAACAAATGAAACGAGATTATGAAATAACTGATGAAAATAAAAATTTATATGGTGATTTTTATTATAATAAATATCTTAAATACAAAGCTAAATATTTAAAATTAAGCAAATTATATAAATAATAATTTTATCTAAAACATTTTAATGGACTCCTATACTCCTATTATTCCAGGTTCAACACCTGATAATCAACTTATACCACCCACTCCACCCACTCCACCCACTCCAGCAGCACCTGCTTCAACTGCAGAACCACCCATAGCATTACCTGGAGTGTCTTCAACTACACAACGATCAACTATTGGAAGATTATCTTATACTCCTCCAAGAGTACCTTCTACACCTGCAAGACAACCAACTAAAAAAACATCACCTACAAGATCAACAATATCTACTGCACATAAACCTCCACGAATACCACGTAATTTTTCTATTCCATCATCAAAGGTAGTAGCATTACCAGCAGCGGCGGCAGCATCACCAGCTGCGGCAGCAGCATCACCTGCAGCAGCGGCAGCATCATCAGCTACATCATCAGTCCCAGCAACTGCAGCTGCAGCTGCAGCTGCAGCTGGAACTGGTATACCTGTAGAAACTTACTTTTTGGATCCTGATCCAGAAGATCCTTTTGATATAAAAAAAATGAATGATATATGTGAAGGAAAACTTACAAATAAAAATTATCTTGACAAAATTAATAGTTATTTAGAATTAATGGGCATTAGACCAAATATTATGGAGTTAATGACAGTATTAACCTCCCAGTATCCTGTAACTTGGGAGGATTATTTACCTGAAATAGTAAAAGAAGGAACTACTAAATATGTAATGGAATTAAATGGTACTGAAATTGATATAAATCTAACAAAAGAAATAGCACGTGGAACTCACAATATAGTATATGATGCCACAACAAACTCACCAAAGTATAAAAATATTATTTTAAGAACAACTGTGGGTGTGCCTCATACTGACTTGCACAAATCTATTTATGAAAATTTAAAACATTTAGTTTTATATTTAGTGAATAGATGTAATATAGGAAAAAAATTTCAATTAATTCCACAACCATTATTTTTTGGAATTTATAAACAATTTGATGGTGATTATAGAGCATGTTTTATAATGGAAAAAGGTGATGGCACTTTAGAACAAAAGGTAGGGTTTACTTTAAAAAAAATATTAAACAATACTTTTACAGATGATTACAAAAATGAAATAAGACGTTTAATATATTCATTTTATAAATCTTTATTTTTATTTAATGAACAATTAGATTATTTTGCACATGGTGATGCAAAATATAACAATGTTATTATAAAAAATGAAAAATTAATGTTAATTGATTTTGGATATAGTAGTTTTAAAATTGGCAAGTTAGTATTTAATTCATCACAAAATAATAATATTTATTATCCATTTTATCATAAAGAAGTAAATGCAGTTCAAGATTTGTGTCAATTATTATTAAGTTTTCTTTATATATTTGATAAATATTTAACAGTAAAAAGAATTAATGATGATGATAATTTTTGGAAAATATTTGAAACATATAAAACAATTTTGTCAGTTCCTGGTGAAAAATTTATAGGATATAATATATATTCAAGTGATGTTATTTCTAAATTTATAAGTTTACCAATTGCCGATGTATGGAAAGTATTATATAAAAACAATATATTTAAATATATTTATATGTTGGATTTAAAACAGATAATAAGTCCTGATAAAATGAAAAAAGATTATAATATTACTGTAGATGATGATAATTTGTATAATAGGTATTATTATAAAAAATATATAAAATATAAAAATAAATATTTAAAATTACAAAAGAATTAATATTGATTTGTTAAAACAATACCTTTATTTTTAAAAGCTTTCAATAAGTTAATTAAATCATTTTGAGTGATTTTATTAATTTCATTTGCTAATAGTTTTTTTCTATTAAACTTCAAACGATTAGATATAATTTCTTTAATTTCAAATGAATATTGTTCTTCCATTGATTGAAAGGGAGATAAAATAGTAGTTATTAAATTATTTTTAATATTTGTAATATTAGTTTCAGTCATTTTTTGTAAAATTATTAAGAAATTATTATTAAATTGTTTTATTAAATTTTTTATTTTATTTAAATCTTCTTGACTCTGAATTATTTGAATTAAATAAATATTATTGTTGGTAATATCAACATATTGTTTTACTAAATACCCTAACTGTTGTTTTGTTCTTAATTCATCAAAGAAATATTCTGACATAATATTATTTAAAACTGTAGAAAGAGCAGATATTTTTAAATTATATTTACCTAAATTATAAGATATTAAAATAGCTTTATTTTGTTCTTTTTTATTTGGATGTATCATAGCAATATTTGATAAATTATTATTTGGTAAAATATTAATATCAAATGTGTTATTACTAATTAGTTTTTTATTAAAATTACCAAATTGATAAAATATTTTTTTACTATTAATAATTTTATCAATTAAATAACTAAATTTATTAATATTTATTTCTTGATAATTATCTAATAAATATTTCCTATTAAAATAATTAGGTAATATTTGTGTTTTAAACTCCTCACGAACTAATTCTATTGGTGTTGCTGTTTTATATTTTTCTAAACTATTTTTGTATTCTTGATTTACTAGTTCTATATATTTTTGTAAATTAGGAAAGGTTTTAAGTTTTGTAAATAATTCGTTTATTATATCAATATTTTTTGAATTATATCCTGAAATGTTTATTAATAAAATATTTTTATGGGGATATGGTAATATATCTATATTATAATCAAGTAATAAAGCATCATAAAAATATTCTTTAATTTGATAATCTAAAATTAAAATAGTTTGATTTATTGCCAATAAATTATTTTTAAAATATGGATAATCTATAATTATAGAAATATAACTTATAGGTGTTTTCCAAGAAGAATTAAAATGGTAATAATTATTCTTAATTTTAACAAGTTTTGTATCAGGTGTTGTAATCATTTGTGGAGTTTGTAAATATTTATTTTTAGTAGGAATTTCAAAATCTATATCTAATTTAACACTGTGTGGTTTTTCTAAATAACTAAATTTCATATTATAATATTTTTCCTCATCATGTTTTATAATTTTCAGATTAATTTTATTAAATTCATTTTGGGGTAATTGTAATAATACATTGGGTTCAATTGAATTTAATTGTGATAAAATTGATTGTATATTTGTTTGTTTTAAATTAGAATAATCATAATGATAAAATAATGGTTCATTAGTTTCTATCATACTTTCAATAATTTCAGATATCAAATCGAATGATCCAAGATTGGTGTTATAATTGAAATTTATAATATTTTTATTTTTAAATTCATTAATTAAATGATTTAAATTTTGTTTTGATATGAATTCTAAATAATTTTTAACTATACTAATTATTTTAGATATTTGACTGATTCCATCTTTTGATAAATTAATTACTATCATTACAATTATAAAATTTCCTGAATCATCATCTAATGATAATCCCATTGATTTTATTAATTTATTATTTAATAATATTTTTTGTAAGGAATTTATTTTTAAATTCGTCATAACTTCATTTATTAAACTGAGTGGGTTCATACTTTTTTCTATCCAAGGTAAAGACCATATTAGTGATATTTTTTTACTATTATTTTCAGAAGGTAGATAAATATATTTAGAATGTTCGGGAAAAGGTAAATTTAAATTATAAATATTTTTTGTTTTAGAGGGTGATGTTTCTAAAGTTCCAAAAGTTGAATTTAATAAATCTTGATAATATTTTTTATTTTCTTTACCAGCTAAACATATAAAATAATTTTTTGAATGGTAAAATGTATTAAAAAAATCTCTTACTTGTTTAATTACAGTTTTTTTATTTAAAGTTTCTTTATTACCAGTACCAAATTTATATAATGGATGATCTTTATTAGATAAAATTCCTAATAATCTATAATATCTCCAACTATCATTTAATATATTTTTTTCATGTTCAGAATTTACTGCTAACACCTCCCGTTCTTGTGAAGATTGAGATAATAATGGTGATTTAATTAAATTAAAAAAAATATTTAAAATTTCTTTAAAGCCATTAAAAGTACATGAAAAATAATAAACTGTTTTATTTGTATCAGTATATGCATTTGTCATCCCATTATATTCAGACAATCGTTCATTAAAATAATTTTCTTTAGGATATTTAGAAGAACCCATAAAAATAAGGTGCTCTAAAAAATGTGCTAATCCAGGTGTTTCAATGGGGTCACTAAAATAACCAACAGATACACCTAAATAAAATGCTGGATTATCTAAATTATTATCTTTTACATAAATTACAGGAATATCATTATTCAAATTAAATTTATAAAAATGTTTATGTTCATTTTTAGGAATAATCATTATAACCTGTAATATTTTTTTTATCATTTTAAATATAATGGAAAAACTTATATTTAAAAAAATTATTAAGACATCTACTTTATTTAAAAATATATCTAAAAATACACAATCTAATAACTTAAATTTATTAGATAAAACAAAAATTATTTATATAAATTTAGAAGAAAGACAAGATAGAAAAAATATAATAGAAAAATTTTATAAAAATGAAAATTTAATTATAGAAAGATTTAATGCAGAACGAATTAATTTAAATTTATTTATACAAAAATATCCATTAATGAACTTATCAACTTTACTTAGTAAATCTACTAAAATTAATTGGGTTAATGGAACATTAGGATGTTATGATTCTCATTATTCAATTTTACATAAATATCAAAACAATGATGAAAATATTTTTTTAGTTATATTGGAAGATGATTGTATAATAAGCAAAAGTACTTTGAACACAGCACTGAAGTTTATTTATAAAAATCCTTCTATTGATTTATTGAGAATTAATTGTTGGACACCAACAACAAGTAATCCTTTTAATTTTAGTTTGCCTACTAAATTATCAAAATTTTCATCAATTAATAATAAATATTACTATGATGGAGGTACCCATTGTTGTATTTATAATATAAAAAATATACCAAAAGTAATAAATTTTTTAAATAAAGAATTTGTATTTAATTTTGATGCCATACTAAGTACTAATCAGATAAACAGTTGGGTTTTACATTTACCAGGAAAAATAAAATATTCATCTAAATCTAGTATTCAACAAACAACTTTAAATAAAAATAAATTATTAAAACTAAAATTAAATGATAAATTAATTTAATAATTTAATATCAAAATTTGTATTTGCTAATATTTTATTTTTATTTAAATTTAAAATAAAGTCATCCCATGAAATTCTAATTTTATCCAAATTAATATTTCTATATAAATTAAATTTTTTAATAAGAAAAGAATTATTTAATATTTTTTCTGAATTTGAAACTAATATTAAATCAGTATTTTCTTTAAAAAAAGTATCATAATTACTATATAATTCACGATTATTTGGAGAAATTAAAATTAAATGTAAGTATGTATCAATTGTTTCATCAGTTAAATATGATTCAATTGAATTATTTACATAATTATCTATACAATTTAAAATTAAAGAAATAGGAGGACTATTATAATTTTTATAAAAAAATAAAGTATAGCTCATTGGATTATAAAATTTATAATTAATTAGTTCTAAAGTTAATAAATAATCATTTACTATTTCTTTTTCTGTACTATTTAAAGGATTATTTATTTCATTTCTATTTTCTAATAAAGGAAATAATTCATTAATTTTATTTTTTGCTTCAGTACAATAAAAATAATAAAGATTATCATAAATATTTTCATTAAACTTATAATTTATAACCTTTTTTTTTAATCCCTTATTTTCTGTATAATAAGGTTTTAATATTTTATCAAGAGTTATTTTTAAATTATCTGGTAAAATGTTTATTTTAGAAATTATTTGTTTTAAATCATTTTTTAAATCATCTAATTTTTTTTTAATTAAATCTTCCTTTAATAAAGGAAAATGTAGTTGGATTATATCTAATCTAATATCTTTTTGATATAAATCATCCCAAGATTCTAATTCAAAAATTTTATCTAACCAGTAAGGTGTTAAAATTTCTTCATCAAATTGATAAAAAGTGGTAATATTTGGAGGAATGTGTTTTAAAATTGAATTACAATAATAATTGTTTTTTAAATATGATTTTAAATTTAAATTATTAAAATTATTTAATTTAATAAATATTTGTTTTAAATTATTAAAATCTATTTTTTCATTTTTTAAAATAAATTTATTATTTTTCCATAAATTATTTCCAATTATTTCTATTAATTCCATAAAATTAGTATCAAAATTTAATTCTTTTAATGGTGGAATATAATCATTCCCAAATAAATTTATAATAAAATAAAAATCATCAATAATTTTTTTATCTAATTTAATTTTAAATATATTTAGTAAGTAATCCATTATTCTTTTATTTAATTTTGAAAAATTTATAATTAAATAAGATTTATCAAAATGGCGCATCATATATAATTTATTAAAACTATTATTTTGAAGTCTACTACATAATATTATAAAATCAAAATCACTACAATGAACTACAATATTATCATCCTCGCACAATCTACATAAATGTAATATTTTAAAATCTGCCTCTCCTTTTTCATTAACACCACTATACCAATAGGTAATTTTTGGATAAAATGTGTTTAAAAAATATTTAATTTTTAATCCAATTATTTTGAATAAATTAGATGATGGACCAAATGATTTATTTAAAGTAATCATATTTTCTACAAATTTACCATAATCAAAAATTATACTATCATCTCTTACCTGGTTTATAGTTAAGTTATCAGGAAAATTTATCATATGATTTTCTAATAAGCTTTTACGAATATTTGATTCTAAATAATTTTTAAAACGTCTCCGTCGTTGTTCAATTATTTTAAACCCTGAAGGAACCCCATCAAAAATTAAATATATATTTTTAATAAATTCAGTATAATGTAAATTTATAATTTTATTTTTAACATATTCAAGATAATATTCAGAAATTATATGTTTCATTTGATTATCTTTATGTTCCAAGTTTAAAGTTTTATTTCTTAACATTTCAACCATTTTTTCTAATGATTCTTGATAAAATATATCTTCGAAATATCCAGCATAATTTTTCAAGGGACTATTTTCTAATATTTTATGTATTAACTTTATTAATTTATCACGTTCTGAGTTGTGGGGAACTGCTAAAATAACTTTTAAAATATCATTTATATCTTGTTCTATTAAATTAAAGATATGATAAACAATAAAATTACCATCAATAAATATTGATTCTGCTGGAATGTAATTAAAATTATCATCAAAATCATTTTCTTCCATATCTTCATTACCTCCAAATAACCTATAAAAAGTATTATATATTTTTTCCAAGCCCATTAAATTATAAACTAAACTAATTTATGTTTATCCAATCCACTATTTGTTTTAATACAATACAATCCATGTAATTATATTTTTCTATTTCTTCTTTTATTTTATTTTTTGTATCAATATTTGTCTTATAATAATTAAATAATTCTACACTTGCAATTTCCCCATCAGATATATTTAAATTATCATAAGTCATTGTAAAAATATGTGGATATTTTTTATGTAAAAGTGGTAATAAAGTTTTTAAACTTAGAGATAATTCTACTGGAAATATTCCTGCTTTTTTTATTTCATTACATAAATCTATAATATTTATTTCAGGTAAATTATATTTTTTTTTCATTTCATTATAACAAGTTCTTTCAAAATTACCCCAACTTATAACACCTAATTTTTTATTACTAGTTTTTTCTAACTGTTTTAATAAAAATATTAATTTTTGATATATTTTTAAAATTTCATGTTGAGTATAATCTTCTGCAAAAAAACTTTTATAGTTTATTTGATTATTTGTGATATATACTACACCTATTTGACATACCTGATTATTTCCATCTTGTATTCTATGTTGATATTCTTCTGGTGATAAATTTAAAATTAAATTTATTGCTTCAAAATCAACATAGACCAAGTTTAAATTTTTTAAAGTATTTTGTACTTTTTTAAAATTAGAAGGGTTTACTTTAAATTTGGGAATGGTTGTATATCCTAATTCTTTTTTTATATTTGTAAAACTATCTTTAGTTATACCAAAATAATTATTTTTCTTTCTTTTAGGTTTATTTTCTGGATTTTTTAATAATTTTTTAATATTATTAATATTTCTAAATTCTCTTATTCCTGATAAAGCTTTTTGTAATTGAGTTTCATATTTAGTATCATATTCAAATTTTCCAATATATTCCAAACCAGAATAAGCTTTTGCCTTGTAAATTATTTTAGGAGAAATTATATAACCAAAATTATAATCTAATGGTAATTTACCCTGTATTTTTGATAACATTCGATTATATATATATATTTGTAATTTATTTAATTCCATTTTTTTTTCTTGACATATTAATCCATTACTTAATATTTTACTTGATAAAATTTTAATATCTACCACCATATAAAAATAGTTTCCAAAATTATTTTTAATGGATAATAAAGAATGATTATCTAAATTATTTTTTGGAAATAGTTCTAATAAAATATCAGACCTAATTAATAAATCAGGACAGCCATATATTTTATCTGTTGAGTCTATTAATAAAGGTTGATATATAATAGGAGCTCCACTTTTTATAACATCATAACTGTATTTAATTAACTCATAATCATTTATATCAGGTATAGTTTTACATATTTTAATTATTTTATATTTTTTGTTTATTTTTAATAACTTTTCTTCTATTTTTTTTAAACAATAATTCTCAAATATATTACCTTTTACACCAAATGCCATTTCCATTTTAGATGGAGTTATTTTATAAGGTTCAATTTCTTTAATCATTGATTTAAAAGGTTCATCTACATACAATTTAATTCTACTTGGACTGGTAAAATCTTGCTTATTAAAAATTGTATTATTTAAAAGTCTTTTTCTAGTATATAAATTGATATTTGGATTAATGATATTATATATTTTCTTATACCCAAAATTAGATAAATGACCAGATGTAAAATTATCTAAAAATTTTGATTCAACATAAAGTGAGTCATTCTTTTGATAAAATTTATATTTTGGAAAGATATATTTTAAAAACAAATTTTCTATAAATTCGCTATTTTCTGTATGATATTTGTGGTGTTTATGAGGAAACATTACTATTTACTTCAATTATTTATATATAATTTTATCAATTTTTTTATTTATAGGTTTATTAAGAAATAATATTTAACTTTTTATATATGTCTGAAACAAAAGTACTAACTCAAGTAACAGAAAACTTTTTCGAGGGATTTATTGATTTATTTCAAAATAAACATTTTTGGATGATTATTTTTATAGTTGCATCTGTTGCTACCAGTTATTATTATTTTAATAATTATATGAATAATACAGATAATACAACTAAAACAAATAATATTTTAGAAAATACCCCATCTAACCAACCTACACAATTAACCAATGAAGAAATTCAAAATTTAATTAGAAATGGTTTAATTGTTCCTTCTAATCAAAATCAACATTCTCTACACAGTCAACATAATCAACCAATTCATCCAAATATTTATAACCAATCTAACCAACCCAACCAACATAATCACACCATGTCACAATATAATGCCGAAATGGTTCCTGAACATGTAAATGAATCTAAACAAGTACAAGAACAAAATTTATCTCAAGAAGAATTAAATTTAATTAAACAAGAATTAGATCAACAATAAGTGGAATGAGTAGGTTTAAAAAAATTAAATTATAAAGATTTAATCATATAATTTAATTTTTTATATTATAATATAATGAAAAACTTAATTTTAATAGAAAATTCCCTAAAAGATATAGATATATTTAAAAATGGAATAAATGATAATACTATATTGTCAAATGAAACAGAAATATTAAATATTGATTTTACTAATATAAATCATATTGGATTTGTTTATCATTACAAAGGATATCCTGAATTTCCTTTTTTTAAAGATATCTTGAAAAAAAATAGTGGTACACCTACATCAACCCACACACTACCACAAACAAACATTTTCTCAGATAAATTTAAACAAATTTTAAAAAAAATTACTGAAACTAATCCTAAAATTATTATTGATTTATTAACTTGTAATGTATTTAACCAAAAAATGATTGATGAAATTAATTTATTAAGTAATACACTTGATATTACTATTAGATATTCAATAGATGAAAAAGGTTCTTATCCTCATGGAAACTGGATACAAGAGAGTCATAATATTGATATTAAAGATATATATTTTAATGATTTAATTATTAATTGGAATTACAACTTAAATAATGGGGTTGGGCTTGAAAATTTAACTGATTATTTTTTTACGTTACCTGGAGCAGGTAGTAATTATTTTTATTTAAAAAATAATTTTAGTTGGCCTCCTGCAGGTTTTAATTCTACAGATTTTATACAATTATTCCCAGGTCAAACTTTAGATGGTAATGGGTATATCTTAACATTTGGGTCTGACTATGAGGGTATTGTTGCAACAAATCATGTTAATTTAACATCAGAATCTGAAATGGTTGATATTCCAATTATTCGTAATTTAGGTACTACTTGGGATACTATGGTTAATGGGTCAGGAGGAATTGTTAGAAAGGAACAACAATTTTTCAGTATTTCTAAATGTTATTCAGACGGTATTATTACTGATAGATCAGGAGGTATTTCAGGTGAAAATTGTGGTCATGATGGATTAATTATAATTTCGGATTGTTATTCTACTGGTGGTAAAACTATGATAGCAAGTGGCAATTTGGGTGAAGAAGCAGGGGGTATTGTAGGTAGATACACATGTAGTTCTATAAATACTTCAGCAAATATGACAATTTTAAATTGTTATTCAACTGCATCTCCTGTTGCAAGAGGGTCGGGTGGTATTTGTGGTTCTTTAGTATGTTCAAGTAGTTCTTCTAATACACAAGTACAAACTAATGTTCATATACAGGAATGTTTTAGTTTAGGTCATCAAATTGGTGATTCTAATGATTTACCAAACTACTCTTATTGTGGAGGAATATGTGGGTCTGAATGTTCTTACACATCTATTATTTCAGCAAAAACAGAATTAAGTATTAGTAATTGCTATACTATTGGTAATATTGAAAATCGTTCTGGTGGTATTGTAGGTGGTATGACTTGTTGGGGACAGGGACTTAGTGGATGTGTTATAGAAAATTGTTATGCATTAGGTAATGTATCTAATGAATCAGGTTCAATTGCAGGTTATAATTTGTCTTATAAGGAGTTTACACCAATTCATTATGCCATTATTAGATTTTGTGTAGGTAAAAATCCTTATTATACGTTACAATTTAGTGATCCTACCAGATATGAAATAACCTTAACTGATTCTATAAATGATGTATCACAACTAACCATAGGAACTTTTATATTTTCACCAGAAGCATTATTAAATAATAGGTGGGAGTTTCCAATAGGTAATTATCCTTATTTGACTGGTTATAGTCATAATTGGAATAATTATACTTCATATGACAGTACTCCTAGTTTACAAATAACAAGTGTTCCAGAACAAGATTTAGAAATAACACCACCAGGTTTATATGTATTATATGAAAACATCCCAAGTCAAAGCTATATTAAACCTTGTTACACCTCTATTTATTTATATATAAATGATGACTTATCTAAAAAATATAAAGTAGGTTTAGTTATGTCTCCCAATCCAACAGATTCAACCTCATTTATTATTTATTCAAAAGAAGAATTTATTCATGTGTTTAAAAGTTATGAACCCTATGATCCCAATGAAATAAATGAAAATATAAATATATATAAATATAAAGTAGAAATATGGGAATTTGTTCAGAACTTTATAATGGGAACTTATACATTTAATGGTAATGTTTATATTAAAACACCAGGTACAGGTGTAAATATGGGCATACGTTTGCCAGAACTTAATAATCCATTATTAATTGGCATACAATTTGTTGATTCAAATGAACCATTTACCCCTCTAACATCTTATCAACAAATAGTTCAACTGCCAGGAGGACCGGAAGTTAAAATTAATTTAGAATTTGAAATAGATCATTTGCTTAAATCATTTAATGAAAAAAATTATGTGTTTACCATAGGGTCTAATTATTTTATTAAATTACTTACTAATAATTATGTTAGTAATAATGATACTAATATTGACCCCATTGAAGATACTGAAAAAACATTAATTAATTACTCTCATCCTGTTGATTCAATGAAAAGATTAAATGAAATGTTTCAAAAAAATATTTATTCATTCTATAACATAAATAATAATCCTGTTAATCAATTATTTAGTCCAGGAGATTTTGCAACTTTTAGACATTTAGGAGATGATATAATTGACCGCTCAGTAACTATTGACCCAATCCCTTATTATAATTCTGAAAAATCATTTTATTTTCAATATTTACAAACTGAAAATTTTCAAAGTACTATTAATATTATATTACCTATTCCACAAGAGTTATTAACAAATGGTGATAATCCTGATTGTCCATATTATTTAGATACTTCAAATATTAACTCTGTTGTTCTTTTTAATTATAATAATATTAAAATTGGTCCAATGACTTGGTCATCCACACATAATTATTATTATACTACAATAACTGAAGAATCACCAGTAGGAATTACAGATTTTACACCTTTTAAATTAAGTTTTGTATTTCAATTTGTAAATAAAGAGGGTCCAATTATGATAAATTCACCCAGTTTAATTATGCCACCACCAGTACCTGAAACTGGAGATTTATCAAATAGCAGTAATTATAGTGACATCTTTGAAAATATAGTTGAAAATTCAACATATAATTTGAACGAAGAATTATCAACAAATAATAATATTATTTTAAATTTTTTTAATGAAAGTTTGTATTCTAAAATTAATAATGAGATTGCCAAGTTGTATGATATTTATCTTAAATTTACATTCAAATCAAAAATATATTATATTTTTGTGGAAACATTAAATCTTACTGAATTTTACAATAGCTTTTCTAATGAGAATTATATAGTAGAACCACATAACTTGTCTGGAGTAAAAGTGTCTTTTTACAATTTAATTAAATTCTTACCAAATGATGTTATTTCACAATTAAATATTCTACTAGTTCCAGGAGAAAAATATCCATATGGAAGTGAAATAACTTATCCAATCAATTTAACTAGTTTTGGAAATAATTTTAAGAATATACGTATTGATTTATATGGTAAACCTTTAAATATTGTAAATCCTGCGTCTACTCCTTCTATTGATGTTGGAGATTTAGATGAAAATGATTTTATTATTTCAAAAGAAGTAATTAATTATAATGATTTTAGTTTTAATCCTCAACCTTCTGAAAATATATTTTCCAAATTATTTTATTATAATATTCAAATTAGTAAAAATGAACAAGTAATTGGTTCAGGTAATTCCTTTAAAACTAATCATTTTATTATTAGAAAAACAATTCAATTAAGAAGAGGAACTCAAACAAATTATTATAATTTGTATAATATATATTATACAAAAGATTTAATTGTAAATGATACAGTTTCTAATTTAGATAATAATACAAATTATTTAGGAAATAATTTAATTAAATTAACTTTTAAAACTGATATAAATACTGGGAGTGATACCTCAATTAGTATTAATCAAGAAATAAAAAGTTTTGAAACAACAGTTAATTCTGATAATCTAACAGAATTTATTAATAATAATGTAACTACTGAAAATAATAATACAGAACCTGTACCGGCGGTAAATGATTTTACTCAAGCTTTACAACAACTTATTGAACAAGATTCAACTATTCAACTTAGTGTAGAAAGTATTCAATTAAATGACTCTTCCTCAATTTCTAATTTAATTGGTGCTAATTTAGAGGAAGACGGAAGTGTTGTAATAAATGGTGATGCAATAGGAATTTATGACTTGATTACAAATAATATAACGGTTGCATCTGCTGATACTATAAAATATACTTACCAAAATAAAGATGGTTCTACCATATTTAAAATTATATCAAAAAATACTAAACAAGTATTTACCATAAAAGCTTTCAATAAAAATGGAGTTTGGCAGAGTCAAACAATTGGTGAAGGATCATTAATTGTTGAAAGTAAATTATTAATTAAGTATTTGTATGTGTATGATTTAGATATGGGTCAGTTACCAGGAAATGAAATAAATGAAATAAATTATAATAATAATGGATTTAGAATTTATTCAGAAAATAATATAACTGCAACTGCAATATTATTAAATGATTTTGAAAAGTTAGAAAATGAAGATGAAGATGACCAAATTAATTTAAATATTTATGAAGAAGTTGGTAATATAAAAACATATTATTTCTTAGATATTTCCGAATATGTTGAAGACACTTTTAATGTATTACAGCCTGGAAATATATATAGAATTTTTATAAATCAAGAAAATAAAGATGAAATATATTTTGATATATTATATCAAGTAATGGGAAAAGAATATAATGTAAACGAAGGTTTAATCAATGAACCTTTAGGAATTAATTTTAATGATACTTTAAAAATTAATTCATATTTACACTATTGGTATAATTTAACTGGTACTATGGATAATTTATTAATATTTTTACAGAATAATTATAGAGTGGTATCTTCTGAAAATGATATAATATATAATGATAATAGTATAGGTGAACTTCAATTTATTTTTACTAATAATAATTCAGTCACTTTTACTAATGAATTATATTCTGATATTACTTTTTCTATAAACGAATTATATGATACTACTAAGGTATTTACTCACAATTTTTATAATATTGAAATTAAAGGATTAGGTAAAAATGGGTCAGGCATTGTACAACTTACTTTACTTTCACCATCAGTAATACCTTGTGTAACTTTTGATACCTTAATTAAAACACCATCTGGTGAGAAATATATATGTGATTTAGAAGAGGGAGAACTTGTTAAAACATCAAATGGTGAAAATGTTCCTATTATAAAAAAAATGGTTAAAAAATGTATTAATCCTAAAAAAATGCCTTTTATAATTCCAAAAAATTATTATGGTAAAAATATGCCTAATAGAGATTTATATATATCTGGAAATCATGCAATAAATATTGGTAATAATACTTGGAGGTATCCACAAATGGAAAACTTTGATAGACTAAACAAAAAAGAAATAATTTATTATAACCTTAAATTACCTGATTATCATAAACATCAATTTATTGCTAATAATTTAGTTATTGAATCATGGAATGACGAAGATACAAATATCCAAAATTATAAATGGATTACTAAAGGAAATAATATAATTAAAATATTATTATAAATTTTTAATCTTTTTCAATAGGTCTTTTTTTAATTATAGTTTCATTATCTATAATTAGTGAATTACTATTAGTTCCTTGTGGTACTATATTTAAGACACAATGAGCTTTTTTACCATATAAGGGTTTTGTACATCCTTTTTCTTTTTTAATAATATTTACTGGACTGTCATCTATACATCTAGACCTGAAATTCTCATATCTATTTCTTACTTCTTCATATGTTAAAGTGATTGGTTTTTGTAAGTTTTTGTTTACTAAATTATGCATATTATATAACCATCTTGAAAAATTATCACGATTGGCTAAAGCTTTACTATCTAAAGGTAATATTTCTAAATTTTTTTTTAAATTATCACGACAATATTTACAAGGTAATACCCATTGTAATGATGTAAAAAAAGCATAATATTGTTGTTTATGTTCCTTGGTAGGATTAGGAGGATAATTAAATGACATTGTGTGCAAACTATGCCATAATGGAGGTCCCCACACATAAGTTAGCATTCCATCACCTGAATTATAATCTTCATAATTAAAAGGATTATTCATTAAATAAACTTGTAAAATAATTTTAAATAAAATTGTTATGGTTTTCTATTAAATAAAACCATGAGGATTTTCTAGTAAATATATTTCTTCTTTTTCAGTGGTATTTCTATTTAATATATAATTTCGTTTAGGAAACCTTTTAAATTTTTTAATAATTTTATAATGTTTTTTACATGTTTCTAAATTTTTTAAATATAATTTTTCCAAAGAAATATCAAATGTTGAATCTATAATTGAATTCCATAATTTAATATTATATTCTTGATTATGAATATTTTCAGAATGTTTGAAAGGCATTAAAAAGAATATTTTTTTCCATCCATCTAGTTCATTTGATATATGAAAATGATTTAACATTAACATACATGCTTTATTATCATATGAATATGCTTTAGCAGTACCTCTAAAAATATTTCGTGAAATCTGGTCTAATAAAATTATTTTACCTAAAATTTCATCAGGATTTTTACTATCACCTAACAACTCAGTATCTTCAAAATAAGTACCATATTTTCTAAAACACAAATCATCAAATTCTCCTGAAACATAAAACCAATCTTTTTTATGTTTCATCCAAAAATCAACTATTTCTATAAATTTTGACATATAATTTATAATACTTATTAATCTTAAATATTCAATATTTTTATATTATAAACTTAATTTTAAATTATTATCTAATTATTATTAATGCAATATGAAAAATTATATCATAAATATAAACTTAAATATCTTAACTTACAACAACAACAACAAGGTGGAGCTAGTTTAATTGATTCCTTAGGATTAGATTCACCAACCTCACCAAGCTCTCCTAATACTAAACCATTCCTAGATATTAATGAATATAAAAAAGATCTTAATCTTGAAAAACCTAACCCAAAAATTAATATGAATGAAATGAAAGATTTTAGAAAATCTCAAAATAATAATACATTATCCCCTTCTTCTCCTTCTCCATCTCATGATAAACAAACATCAACTAGAAGTTCTACAACCAATGTTAACTATATATATCCATTATATATAAAAACTCATGATTTAAGACCAGGAGATAGAGTAATGAAAACTAAATTTACTTCTGACCCACTGGAAGGAATGTTAGGAGATGTAGGTACTGTTTTGTCTACAAATTATTTACATAATATAGTTAGTGTTAAATTTGACAGATTAATTGGACTAACAGGAATAGTTTCTTATGTTCCTTCTTGGTGTTTAACACGTATATATGACCCTGTACAATATAGACCTAAAATTAAACTAGATTTTGATGATTTTGTTGATGATGAAGATGATGAATATTTAATAAAAAAACCCATTAAAAAAATCAGTAAGAAAACCAGCAAGAAAACTAGTAAGAAACTTGATAAGAAACCTAGTAAGAAACCTAGTAAGAAATCTACTAAAAAAACTAGTAAACAACCAATTGAACAATCAAGTGAACAACCAATTGAATAAACTTAATAATATCTTATATTATAAAATCCATTAAATAAAATAATCTTAATTTATTTAATGAATAATAACAATAATTTAGCTTACTATAAAAATAAGTATATGAAATACAAACTAAAATATATTCAAATTAAAAATACTTTACAAATTGGAGGAAATGATAGTTATCAAGAAATTATAACCTTAACAAAAAATATTTTTACTGTTGATAATGCTAAATTTACAACCCAACCAGAATATTTTAATGAAACTAAAATGTTAGATGTAAATACAAATTTTTTAGATTTATTATACAATGAACTTAATCTACAAAAAGAAGCTGTTCAAGTTAGAGATAAAGTTGTCTTATTAAGACGTAAAATTAAAGATTTTATTCAAACCTACATTAATGAAAAAGGATTTCAACCAGTTCTTAATATTGTATCAAAACCACACCCAAAAGCAATTACAATTAAAGAATTGGAATTATTAAAAAAACCTCTTGATAAAATAGATGATACAATAGATAATAAAAATAAAGATAGTAAAGTTAGAGAAGATAGTAAAGTTAGAGAAGATAGAAAAGTTAGAGAAGATGGTACAATTAAAGAATATAGTAAAGTTGGAGAAGATAGTAAAGTTAGAGAAGATAGTAAAGTTAGAGAAGATAGAAAAGTTAGAGAAGATAGTACAGTAAGTGATGATAATTCACAACTAATTAAAGAAAATGATATTGATACTAAGACATATATATATGGTAATAATTTAAGAGAGATGGGAATTAACTTGCCTGTTGAACCTCTTATAAATGTTAATAATTATTATATGTTAAAAGAAATAGATCAGTTTATAAACTAGTTACGAATTTCACAACATGAAAACCCATTAAAGTTTCCTGTAGCACTTGCCAGTGAGTATGCACCCATATTTTTAAAAATAATTTTATCGCCAAGTTTAGGATAAGGCATTATACAATTTTCAACAATTAAATCTAAAGAATCACAAGTTTGTCCAAAAATAAAACATCTAATTAATTCATCTGATTGGTAACATGGTAGAGGATTAAAACTTTGTCCATCAAATATTTTACCTTGAAAACTATGATAAACACTATCATTAATAGTTAAATATAATGTTTTAATATTATCTATGATTCTTTCTCTGATAGCAATTATTTCTGTTTCTACTTCAACAGCTCCTTGACTAAATAATCGTCCTGGTTCCGCAATTAATTTAATATTTAAATTATTTAAAGTTGGTAAAAGATGTTGAATTTTTTGATTTAATTCTAAAAGTTGTATATCTGATTCAAATCCACCACCAATATCAATTAAATTTGGTGTTAAATTTTTGTAGAAACATTGTGGTAAATAATTATTCAAAATAATATTAATACTATTAACATGGGATGTCATATTACTACATTTTGATCCAACATGATATGAAAATCCTTTTAAATTCAAATTATTATCTGAAATATAATTTATTATATTTTCAACTTCATCTGGATAAGCACCAAATTTCTTATTAAATCTAATAGTTGAAAAAATTTCATCACTTGTAATTCTAATAATATAATTAGGATTAAAATTAATAGATTGAATTTTTTGAATTTCTTCAATTGAATCAATAACAATATCATTAATATTATTATTTTTTGCAACTAAAATATCTCTAATAGATTTAGTAGGATTTGCAAAAATTTTAGAATTATTATAATCTTTAACATAGTTAATCTCTTCTAAACTAGCACAATCAAACCCTACATCATATTTACTTAAGAATTTTAAAAAATCTTGATTTTGAAATGATTTAATTGCATAATAAGGTTTAATATAACCTACATATTTATACCATGTTTTAATAATATTTGTAGTATAAGTAAAATTAATTCTAGCAATGCTTCTGTATTGATTCATATAAATTATTATACTTTTAAATAATTAAATATCAATATTTTTTTTCTCTAATAAATTAATGAGTACTGATCTATTAAAATTATTACATAATAATAGAGAAAAAAGTATTACTGCTCTGTCTGCTGTATCTAATACTAGAATAATGCGTTTAAACCGTAAAACTAAAAATTTATATCGTGATGAAGATTTAGAAAATTTTGGATTAGGTAAAGAAGAACCTGTTTATCGGTGTGATGTTCTAGGTTCTTCTAATGTAACTGGTGATTATTACGTGAATGCACAATTATTAATTCCTGTTGGTACTATATTTCCATTTGCAGGTGCAAATGCTCCTACAGGTTATTTAGTGTGTGATGGGTCTGATATTAGCAGAAATACCTATGCAAGATTATTTAGTATTATTGCTAATACTTATGGACCAGGCAATGGTGAAACTACTTTTAGCTTACCAGATTTACGAGGAAGAACTTTGATTGGTGTTGGCACAGGGTCTGGTTTAACTCCACGAAATTTGGCAGATATTGGAGGGACAGAAACTCATACTTTAACACTAAATGAAATACCTCAACATAGTCATAATGTTGAAGTTTCTAATTTAGTTCATAAAGATGGGGCTGATACAGTGGGTAATCCAGATGCCACTGGTGATGAACTTAATTTAAAAAATTCAATATCAAACACATTTACATCAGGAGGTATTAATGGTAGAACTAATCCCAATGTGGCATCTGATGCACATAACAATATGCAACCTTTTATGACTATTAATTATATAATTAGATATTAAATATTAAATATTATAATAATATATTATTATAATGTTTATATTATTTCCAACACAGTTATTTAGAAATATTAAATTATTAAATGATAAAGAAATCTATTTAGTAGAAGAACCATTTTATTTTACTAGATTACAATTTCATAAACTTAAAATAGCATATCACCGTGCAACTATGAAAAAATATTTTGATGATTTAAAAAAGAAAAAATTTAATATTAAATATATAGATTTTTCAAAAGTTAAAGAATTATATCATAAATATAAAACCAAACATATAGAAATATATCATCCTATTGATATCCCTTTATTACAACAATTAAAAACACATTTTAAAAATATTTATATTCATCCCACAATTAATTTTACTTTTAATCATTTGGAAACTACTGATATTAAAAAAGCTTGTTTTAAAAATGGTAAATATTATCATGATGATTTTTATAAATTTCAAAGAAAACGGTTAGATATTATGATGATAAACAATAAACCATTGAAGGATAAATATAGTTTTGATAATATGAATAGAAAAACTTTTCCTAAAAATATTAAAATTCCTGAATTACCCAAAATTAAACAAAATAAGTATATAAAGGAAGCTATTAAATATACTCTAGAACACTTTTCTAAAAATTATGGTTCCTTAGAAAATTTTATTTATCCTATTTCTCTTACTTCTAGTCGTAATTGGTTTAAAATATTTTTACAAGAAAGGTTAAAAAATTATGGACCTTATCAAGATGCTGTAGATATAAATAAACCTTTTGGATTTCATGCAGTTATTTCACCAATGATGAATGTAGGAATGCTAACAGATACCGAAGTTATTAAAATAAGTTATGAATACTATCAAACAAATAAAAATAATATTCCAATTAATAGTTTTGAGGGTTTTATTAGACAAGTAATAGGTTGGAGAAATTATGTGTATTTGATTTATTTGGAAGAAGGTGACAAAATAAAACAAATGAATTTTTTAAATCATACTAATAAACTTTCGAATAAATGGTGGGAAGGAAATACTGGAATTTTACCATTAGATGATATTATTAAAAAAATAGTAAATTATGCATATGCCCATCATATTGAAAGATTAATGTATTTAGGAAATTTTTTATTAATTTCACAAGTAGACCCAAATGAAGTATATCGTATCTTTATGGAATGGACAATAGATTCATACGATTGGGTCATGGTTCCAAATGTATATGGAATGTCTCAATTTTCAGATGGTGGATTAATGATGTCTCGAACTTATTTTTCATCCTCTAATTATATTCAAAAAATGAGTAATTATAAAAAAAGTGCTAATTTAGAATGGTGGAAAATATGGGATGCCTTATATTATAATTTTATAAATAAACATCAAAAAATACTTAAAAAAAATTATGCAACTTCAAGACAAGTTGCTCATTGGACAAAAAAAAGTAAGGAAGAAAAACAGTTATTATTGAATCTAGCTAAAAAATTTAAATTATAATTATTTATAAATTCATTTGATTATATTTTTTACACAAATTTAAATATTTAAATTTATATTTAATATATTTATTTTTCCATTTATTTTTTAAAATATATTTATTTTCTGTTGTGCTAGTAGGTTTGGTTGGTTCTGTTAATGCAGGTGGTTCAGTATCTGTTGTTGGTTCAATTGGTGGTATTATATCTTTTCTTATATCTATAATTTTATTTGTAATTATGTTAGCTTCATTTATTATTCCAATTTCTCTTAAAATTATCAAATAATAATCTTTATCTATTATTGATGATATATCGTTTCCTATATTCTTTTTAAGGGTTTCAATAAAATTATATTTATCTGTGTATTTAGAAATTAAAAATTTAGTGGTATGATATTTTATTTGTTCTAAATTAGAATTTGGCATTTCTTTTAAGGTGGTTCTATGATCAATAACATATTTAATATATTTAGTGTTATCATAATTAGTTTTATTTATAATATATTTTTTTTGTAATTCATGATAAATAAAATTAAATACCTCATAACAAGTGTCAAATTTAATACTACCAGTACTAGCTGCACTAGCCGCACTAGCCGCACTAGCCGCACTAGCCGCACTAGCCGCACTAGCCGCACTAGCCGCACTAGCCGCACTAGCCGCACTAGCCGCACTGGCTGCTGTTGATAAAGGTATTTTATCAATGTCTAAATTATTATTTAAAAAAATTTTATATTCGTCCAATACTTTAGTAAAACTACCATCTATAAAAATGTCTGCGATTTGTTGATGCATAAAGTTTTTGGTAAAGGGATTAAAATCTTTTAATGGTGGAGTATCTTCTGATTCATATCCTGTTAATCTACTGGAATCTAATTTATTTTTACCTTCTTCTGCTAATAAAAATAAAATTTCTAAAATATTTATTAAATATTTCGAATTAAAATTATCTAACATTCTAAATTCAAATCCAAATGTTGATAAATTGTTTAGAGCTTCAATATATTTGTCATCAATTTTTGTATTGTCAATGGCATTTTGACTAATTTTAGTTAGAAGCTTAAATGTATAATTATGAAATACCTTATTTTTATCTCTTCTAAAATCAGTTCCTACAGGAAAATATTTAATAGTTTTAGATGTAGTACGTTCAGTTGCTGTTCTAATAAATGAATAAGGATAATAATTAAAATCTTTAATTTCTTCTAAAATTTTTCTCCATTTAGGAATTTGAATATTTTCCATTTTGGTTTTTTTATGTAAATTATGTGTTTGACTACTGTTATAATTTTTAACTGTAAAATCAGTTATTTTGGGTTCTCTTGTATCTGGAAACCCATTATTAAGATCTGTTGATAGTATTCCAATGTCATGTTCCATTAAAAGTCTTACGGAACCCATTGTAAAATTTTTCTTAAAAAATATATTTTGATAAACTAAGGAGTCAACACCACCAAAACAAGATAAAATTAATGGTTCAATTAATTGAATATATTTAGCCCAAACTAGATGATCTTTCTCTGCAAATTCATAATATAATTTATCTATTGTGTTATAAAATTTTATGTCTTCTGTACTATTATCAAAATTATTAATCATTTTTTTAGTAATTTTTAAAGATTTATTAATTCTTTTACGTTTCTTTATTGTTGGTTGTATTTTAATTTTATCATATAATTGTGAAATAATTATTTTTTTTAACTTGTTAAAATCATAAGGTAAAGTTAAATTTAAATGATAAGAACCCGTTTTATTATTAATTATATTATGTGACGGATTTTGAATATTTAAAGAATTTGTTTGATAAATATTATAAATAAATCTATCATTACCATGTTCTGGAAATGAAACTGAATGTATATTTGAAACATTTAATATTTTTTTAAAAGAATCCAGTGGTATTTTATTAAATTCTTCTAGAGAAGTTGTTTGTATAACAGTATTATTTTCTGCTAATGTTTCTTGTAATTTGTTTATAAAATTATTTACATCAATCTCAATATTTTTTTTAATATTTACAAGATCATTGACAGAATCAATAATTTTTTTTTGAATTGATGATGGTCTTGTTTGTAATTCTAAATAATTTCTAATTCCATCGTTGTCTGTAGAAATCCACTCTTTATATTCTTCAAAATCACTAACTGATTCTTTAGCAATTAATACACTATTAATTATTTTAATAAGTTCTGGTAGTTGTATGGTTGTAGGAAATTCAAAATTTTTACCAGACACACAACATGTATCTTTTATATTATAATTTTTAATTTCATATACAAAATTATTTATAAAATTTGTATTTTCAAAATCTAAAAACTCACTTTCTTTATTTAATGCAAGTCTTTCACCACGATTAGAATATAAAAATACAATTTCTCTTAAATCAATATATTTATATTGATCAAAAAACATATTTGTTTCATTCTCAATTCCTATTCCCCATTTAATAGTGGACATTATAAAGAAAAAGATAAAGAAAAATTAAAATTAAAATTAAAATCAAAATTAAAATTAAAATTAAAATTAAAATTAAAATTAAAATTAAAAATTAGCACTCTGTATATATTTTTTTTAAAGAGTTACATTTAAATCTTCACAAACTATTTTTTTATTTTCTGTATGTTGTATAATATCATTTTCTCTATTTCTTTCTCTATTACGGTTAATAAAAATTGAAAATATAAGTGCAATAAATTATAATTTTAATTTATGTCTTTAACTTTTAGTGAAACAAAAATTTATTCAAAGAATGGGTGGGACTTAGTTGTATCCAAATATAATTTAGTTAATACTCATAAAACACAAGTAATAATGCCACCTACTTTTGTAAATCAAAATAATATTACAGTTTATTGTAATCATGATACCTGGGAAGATTTTATATCTAATATTAAAACTGCACCAATTCAACCTTTTGATATTAATTTAGCAAATTATCAAGGTAATATAATTACCCGTTATCCAAAAACACGCACCTCAAATTTAGCTGGTACTTTACCATTTGATGATCCCAATGTTGAATTATTTTCAGAAATGAAAATTGATTCATCTAAACATCCTGACAATCAAACGGTATTAATTGTTCCTTTTCTTAAAGGGTATTCTAAAGTAGATAGTGATAATCGTTGCCGACTATTTATTGCTGATTTAGAAGCACTTGTACAAATGAAACATACTGAACAAAATTTTTTAGATGCTGTTAGAAGTAAATTAGGACATGTACATTTAATTACCTCTACATTTTTTACCAATTGTCCATTAACAACTTATTTTGGAAAAGTAACTATGTCTAATTGTTTAGGGGTTGAACGTGAAATTAATAAATTTATTGAAAATTTAATGGGCAGAGTTATTTCTTCAGAAACTCATGCATATTCAAATATGGTGCCTTTAAATTCTACAGCAAAAGTATATCTTGTTGGAAATCAAACTGAAAATAAAAATAAAAAAACAAAAATTGTAGCAAGAAGTAAAGGAAGACTTCATTTTAGTGGTGTATCTGATGAAGAAGGTTATGTTGTTATTATTGGACAAAATATTAGTTCATTAAATGGAAATGAAATTAATAAACCATTTATTACTTGTACTGAAAATAAAAAATTAATTAATAAATTACTTGAACTAGTAAAGATTGTAAATAATCTTCCTACAGATATGGAACATAAAAAAACATTTATGAAACATGAAATTGACTGGGTAATTAATTGTTTATTAGGTATTGTTCCCTTTAAAGATGAGTCACAGATTACTGGACCAATTTTTAGAGATGATTTAGTTGGTGGGATTGATGTTAATATAGAAGTTATTAAAATTATTAATAAACTACTAAAATATTCATATTTAAGTTTTAAAGAATATGTAACTCTTCCACCATCGACACCTGCATTAACACCTATGATGCAATCACACAATGGATATAGACGTCAAACATTAGGAGAACTATGTTATCCTAGTACAAATCCATTAGATCGATTATCAAGTGTTTTTTAATTAATTATTTTAATATTTTAATATTTTCTCATATGAAATAATGTTTGTTTTAGTTGGCGGTGGATCAAATCAATGGACAGTATTTAGGCATAATGGTCCAATGTTTCCAGAAGAATACATTCCACATAATATACCAATTATAGTAAAAGGTAATAAAATTACTTTAAAACCAGATATAGAAGAAAAATTAACTGCTTTTGCAAAATATATAGATACTGCATATTATGAAAATCCTAAATTCATTAAAAATTTTTTTAATGAAATTAAACCAAATTTTCCTGATATGTCCCTGAATGATTTTAAAGAATTTGACTTTAGTTTAATAAAAAAATATTTAAATGAACAAAAAGAAAAAAAGTTAAATAAATCTAAAGAAGAAAAAGAAAAGATTAAAGAACAAATGACTGAATTAGATAAACCATATGCATCTTTACAAATTGATGGTGGTGAACAAAAAGTTGGAAATTTTAAAATAGAACCTCCTGGTATATTTTTAGGTAGAGGTTCCCATCCAAAAATAGGAAAATGGAAAAGAAGAATATATCCAGAAGATGTTATTTTAAATTTAGATAAAAATGCACCTATTCCAAAGCCTCATTTATATCCAAATAGAAAATGGAATAAAATTGTTCATCAAACTGAAGCTATTTGGTTGGCAACATGGAAAGATGAAATTACAGGAAAAAATAAATATGTGTTTCCATCAGTTGAATCAAGTTTTAAAGCAGATAGTGATAAAGAAAAATTTGATTTAGCACGAAAATTAAAAAATAAAATTGGTAAAATTAGAACACAATTTACTGAAGATATGTCTAGCACAGATATTGTTACTAGACAGTATGCAACCGCCTTATATTTAATAGATGAATTAGCAATTAGAGTTGGAGGGAAAAAAGATGCAAAAGAAGAAGCAGATACAGTAGGTGTTACTAGTTTACGGGTAGAACATATAACATTAAATAATAATAATAATGTTAAATTAGATTTTTTAGGAAAAGATTCGGTAAGATTTTGTAAAGTATTTAGTGTATCTGATATTGTGTGGAATAATTTGAAAGAATTTACAGAAAATAAAACAAAAAAAACAGACATATTTGATAAAATTACTAGTAATTCTTTGAATAATTATTTAAAATCATTTATGAAAGATTTAAGTGCGAAAGTTTGGAGAACCTTTAAAGCATCTACAACCTTTCAAAAAGAATTAAATAAAGTAAAAACAGAAGATATTAAACATTTTAATGAATCAGAAAAAATTAATTATTTATTGAGTAAGTTTAATTATGCAAATACTCAAGTAGCTTTATTATGTAATCATCAAAAAGGTATTTCTAAAAGTTTTGATGAACAGATTAATAAAATTAAAAATCAAATTAAAGAACTTAGGAAAAAAAAAACTAAAGCTAAAACTAAAGAAAAACAAGCTCAATATACTAATAAAATTTTATTAGCAAAATCAAAATTAGAAACTAAAACTAAAATGAAAAATGTGAGTTTAGGTACTAGTAAAACAAATTATATTGACCCTCGCATAATAGTATCTTTTGCTAAAAGATTTAATTTATCTTTAGATAAATTATTTACTAAAACATTGCTTAAAAGATTTGAATGGGCAACTAATGTCGATGGAAATTATATTTTTTAAATGAATTAATATGCATATATTACGAATAAAATAAGATGTTTACTGAGAAATTAACCCATTGTGAAAGCACCATCAGTTTCATCTGTTCCATACCAACTGCCTGGTGGGTCAACCTTACAATTAGTACTCTTCTCAATCAATGAAATGATCTTATCCTGTTGGGTCCGATTACGCACACTAGCATAAATTAGAATGACACCATTCTTCAACTTTTTGTTTTGAATCAACTTTGCAGCCATTCCAATCTTACGAATTTTTACCAACAACATCTTAAGTTCCTTCAGCTCTTCCTTGGTATTGATACTAATATCATTTAGAGTTGTAACCTTCTTTCCCTTTACATACTCTTCCTTGATAATAATATCATCCGTGATACCATCTTCACACTCTCGTGCAAAACTATCAAACTTTGGAGACTTGGAAGTTTTTTCACTGGTGCTTGAACTGCTGGAACCACTTGAACTGCTGGAACTACTTGAACTGCTGGAACCACTTGAACTGCTGGAACCACTTGAACTGCTGGAACTGCTGGAATCACTTGAACAACATGATTTGTCATCATCATCTATCTCACCTGAACATGTTTGCTCTTCCATCAAATGTTTAGTAGAAATTAGAATTCGTGCCTCTTTCATGACAGGTCCATCAATACCAACCTCAACACATTGTTCATAAATTAGGCCAAGGGAATCATTGTTAGAACTAAACAGAGTCAAGAAATGTTCGTAAATAAGGTTTCTTTCATCATCAATAATAATGTGAAGCTTACCTTCAAATGAACAAGACACAATTACCTTACCCATCAACATATTGAATACCTTCTTAAACTTAACAGTAGAAGGGAACATCCAATATGGTGAATATTGAGTGATAGTTGATTGCTTCTTGGTGGTGATATGCCATCCTCCATCCAAAGTATCATGCTTTTGTGCCTTAAATTGTTCAAAGGACATATGGGATTGGAAAGATGAAGTGTAATAGTCATAATATTCCAATGGTTCCTCCTTGAACTTGGAAAAGGATACACCAAACTTAGCAGCAGATTTTACCCACTTTCGTGCCATGTCATAGTTAAACACAAAATCCTTAAAATCAAGACCATTTTTCATTTCCAAAGAAGTAAGATAATCAAACAATTGATCACGATACTTGATGCAAGCCAAAGGATACTTGTTAACTGTTTCCTTAAACTTAGAATACCAATGAAACTTTTGACAAAACTTTTCAAAAGTAACCATTCCATTTTCCTTGACTTCTTCCATATAAGTACTCCACAATTCAGTCAAATATCTACGATGAAGAATAGGCTGTGTGTAAATACGTGGGTCTTCTGAATAACTCTTCCTAATCATCCAACCCAACGCATCCAAATACACTTTAGACTCTTCCTTTTGAATCTTTGACCTGTGAATCATTCCACTACTTAGTTCTGCACTGTAAACACGGTCAAGATAATTGTTATAGTCTAGTTCTGCCTGGGTCTTTTTTGCAACAAATGTAACAAACTTCATTTTCCTACAAAACTTAGACCAAAAACGAATATCTTCAACAGGAACATCAGGATGTGTCTCACTCAAAAAAGCAATCAGCCTATTCTTGAAATATCCTTTCTTACTTTGTTTAAGCAAGAAATGATACACAATATTCTTCAGTCGTTGTTCCTCAATAGACTCTTCCGTTGGAACTGCAATATCCCATACAGCCTCATGAGTGATTGGTTCATCCAACAAATTGACAGACTTTACATCTCGCAGCCGTGCCATTTCAGCATCCATTGTGTATGCTACTACAGATTTGCACCCATGTTCTGTCAAACAAATATGTGGCTTTGTTTGCCAATATTTCAAATACAGTGATGCCAATTCTTGCATGGCCTCGTCATGAGGATATGTCTTGTGGTTGACTGTCTTGACACCCCTAAAACCTGTCTTAACACGTTTGGTTTCCTCACGTGGAATAGACGGAATTCGAGCTTCCAACTTCTTGATGTCACTCATGACTTCATCCCTGATATCATCAATGTTAGATGGATTGATCTTTCCACTGATCAAATTATCCACTGAAATCAATTGCTCAGGATCATGCACACCATTCTTACAGTAAATTCCTCCAATACAAATATCAGACTCTGTAAGAGGAACACCTGCAAAGACCTTTGCAAGCATAGTCTTAAAAGTTTTGCAGATAGAAATATTACGACAAAATTCCCATACCCACTCTTCATCATGTGGAAACTTATCCAAGTTCAATTTCCATGAAGGAAGTTCGCCAGGATACATATCAAGGGTGTGTTTCACAAAAATTCCACTCTTCATCTTACCAATCCATGTTGAAATTCGCTTCCACAAATTCAACTTTCCCTTGAAAGACATTTCAGATACATTGATATCAGTAAAGTAGTAAGTATGATACCACTTTGAGATAAATGATTTGTGTGAAATCAACAAATCATCGAGTGAATCAATGAGAACACGAATATCAATCTTGTTCCATTCAGTAGCGTTGAACACCTCAGTTTTAGGAAGTGGAACCTGTGGCTGAGTATGACAGTGGTTACACCTGGACCTCTTACACCCTCTTGGCACAGTCTCAAATCGTACAGGAAAACGACCACCAAAAATTCCATGTTCATGATAATGACGAGCCCAGAATGCTTGACACAAGTTAGTATTACGTGCATACTTGTTAACAAGTTCCTTTGGGTGTTGGTACTTACACCTAGCATTGTCACAGAATCCATTCTTAGAAAAATAGAGACAAATTCTCATCTCTACACTCCTATCAAAAGGATGATACTTTCCAACAGAACAACGGTTAGAAGGACACATATGAGACTTTTCTCCCTGGGCCCAAAAAGGACAAACTTCACGTCTGGAACTGCTACGTCCATAATCAAGAGTCAAATATAGTGGTACACCCGTTGTAATGCTTTTGGTAATTGGATCACTAAAGCTGGGTGAAACAGTCTTTGAAGGTGGCCGTTCAATTGCTGCAGCACTAGCAGCGGCACTGGCAGCACACGTTGACCTAGTAGTACTAGAATCAGCATGTGAAATGGTAGAGCGGGACTTGCCAACTTTACCAAATGAAAAACTATTCTTAACAGTATGAGCCTGCATTAAGATATGTTTATGTTGATGTTCTCTAGGAACATCTTATATTAAGATATAATTAAAACTTTTTTTTTCAATTTTTATTATATTTTAACAATTAATTAAATATAACCAAATATAATGTCATATTATTTATATTTATTATATCACCAAAATAAAAATAGAACTTATTTAGGGATATCTAATAATCTTAAACGAAGATGGAGACAACATAATGGTGAAATTAAGGGAGGAGCTAAAAGCACTACTGCATTATTAAGTTATGGTAAATGGACACCAGTTTGTATTTCTCCTATGAAAGATAAAAGTTCTGCTCTATCTTATGAAATAAAAATTAAAAACATGAGAAGAAAAGCTAAAGGAAATCATGTAATTTTAAAAAGAATAAACTTGATGGAATTTTTTAATTTAAAAATAGTTTATATACTTTAACAATTTAAAAGTTTTAATGAATATTAAATGAATATTAAATGAATATTAAATGAATATTGAATGAATTAGTATTTACATAAACAACCTAATTTTTATGATTCACTTGAATCACATGAAAATAGCTCTCGTTTAACTGTATCAAAGTACATGTTCATTCCTTGAGTATTCCACCATTTGAACAACTCACACATTTGAACATGAGCTTCATTAGTCTCATCATAAACTGCATCATGTCCATCTGTGATATCTACCCAATGAATTGTTTGAGGTGTAGAAGTTTTTCCACTCCAAATTTCAACTGGAAAGTTAAGAATTTCACTTGCTTTTTGTCCTGCAATAATTTCATCACCCATTGTATGAATCCATTTGAGAACATTAATTCCTAACATTACCTTTCTCATTCCACTTGATCTACACATCATTGGTGGTTGTGCTGTTGTGTCAGCTCCCATCATGATTGGACTTGTTGGACTTGTTGGGGGTGCATCAGGAGTAGTAGGTGGTGGAGAAGCTTGAGAAGCTTGAGAAGCTTGAGAAGCTTGTGATGAATGCTTAGTAAAATCTACTCCATCCAGAACTTTAAGATACCAAGGATTCACCAAAGTGGCTTGCAAATAAGACCAAGGATTATATGCAGCTAAAGCTTCCACCCCAGAAGTTAGGAATGTCTTAATTACTGTTGTGGATACACCTGTAATGAAAAGTGCTTTCTTGGTAGAGTTACAAACTGGAGATCCACTTGTTCCTCTTGCATTCCAATAAATCATGGTAGGCATTTCAAGTGGTTCTCCAATAATCTTTGTTCCTACATCTCTATACAAATCAGTAAGAGTTTGATGCATAGTTTTCCAAGAAGTATATGAAGCACTATCAAATTGCATATCAGATACTACCAAGAAAAACTTGGGAAGCAAATCTTTTACTTGTTGTGCTGTTGCACCAGTCTCCCGATGTGTGGTAAGGATATCCAAAATCATTGCATGAACTGCTTCAAAGTTAGTATTCCATCCCCATGGAGATCTAGCATAGATATCAATTGCTTCATGAATGCTCTTTGCAGGTGTAATATCAATCCAAGTGGGACTTGAACTAAAACTAATACACTTGTTCTTGAACGGTCCCTTTTGAAGAGGAGTCAAAAATGTTCCAAGAGCAAACGCAAGGTTCATAGGTTCACCTTTCATAGAACTAGAAAAGTCCAGGAGACATACAAAATTACTTAGAAATTCACCTAGATCATGTCCGTTTGCAGTTGCGGTTTCTTTCAAGTTATTTACTTGATCCTTCCACTGTGCTTCTGCTAGTGCATCTGGACATCTATACAAAGTGGCAGCTAATTCGGTGATAAAGACAGATGTACCCTTAGCATCAAGCTTTGAATTAGGTACATGAAGATCCTGCATAAACTTTCTCCATTTTTCAGTACACCGTTTTGCAAATGCTTCACGGTGTACTTTTAGAGTTCTTCCTGGCGTTTTAGAAAAATCAATATCCCAATCTCCTTCCTTTGGACATGAAGGTACGGAACTATCATGACACATATGAATTTCAGTTGTGTTCAACAAACGGTTAGCACATGATAACATCTTCCGATAGTTCTTCATCTTATCTTGACGACGGGAAAAATCACTAAACAATACATCTGCTACCATTTTAGCCATTGCCTCGTCTTGCTTTTTTTCACGAGGAGCCCACTTAGCAGCAAGATTCTTTTGTTCAGGAGGAGAACCATTTCCAGTGGCCGCACGAATTCCATTATGCACTTCAACAACATATCTAATGTATGTCAAATGGCGTACCCATTCATCACGAATAAAGGTTCGTAGGTCATTCCTGCCTTGTGCTACTGTCAAACCGGTATCAATCATACGATTAAGATGGTTCAAGTCTTGAAAAGAACCATAATTTTCATACAACTGTGTAAACACCTGTTTCAACCACACATGTTGGTGAGGAAAGTTTGACCACAACCAACAGAAAATGATCCATGAAGGTTTCTTAGAACCACGACCCATACCATTTTTCCGACAATCACGTGTATGTGCTAGAATTAGAACCATGAATGTGAGAATTTCATTCTCATCGTGTGGTGCATGTTTCATAACATCAGTTAGGGTAGAAAGAGCAGTTGCCAGAGACTTATCAAACCCACCTGTATGATTTGCACATCCATTGATATTCACCAAAATATCTCTAATATCAGACGCAAATTCAATGCTATATTGAGGCATTCCATTTTCTCCCAATTCCAAGGTACTATACTCGCGAAGCCCTGCTGCAAAAGATGCCAATCCTTCTAGCTCACTAGATGAACTGAACACTGTGGATGGTGCAGTGTATGCTGCACGTGAAATACTATTCTTTACATGTGAGGTTTGCATGTGGTTTTTTTTTGTGTGGATTGAAAAAAGTTTGTTCTTAAATAAATATAATTTTTAAGAACAAACTGACACCATTCTTCACGGTTAAATGTCAATTTCGTCGATGATGTTTTTCTTAGAAGGAAATACATTATACAACCACTGGAGTACACAATTAATATACCCATTAAAATGATGAATGTGATTTACTGAAAGTGTTGTAATGTAAATAATATACTTTTTCAAATCAGTTGTTTTGTTCATTTCAACATCCCTTACCAATCTTACAATGAAACTATGAACTGTTTCCCTTACACACTCGTCAGGTTTAAGTGTCATCATCAAACTGTCAATATCTCTCGTACTAAATTCACTCTTAATATCAGGTACTACTGCATAAACAGGTGAACTACTTGTGGCTACAGCATGTGTTGCAGGTACACCATCATCACTAGGAACATCAACTACAGCTACAACACCGGGAACATCAACAATATGATCATCATCAAACATATATTCACTCTTACCATCACACAGTGGTGCAGGTATATCAACATGTCCCATCATTGTTGGACCAATCGCACGACCAATTGCATCAAAAGTTTCGCGAGTGTCTACTTCTATCTCATCCAACTCAACAACTTTTGGAGATGGAACTTTACCAGCAGCAAGTGTACCAGTAAGTTGTCTAGCATCAAAAAACAATTGTGCATGATCATCTGAAATACTATTCTTTACATGTGAGGTTTGCATTAATAGGTATGTAGTGTGGACGGGGTTTAAACCCAACATTAATTGTAATTAAAAGCTTGGTAAATAAATTTTTTTTCAATTTTTTTAATTTTAGTAATACAGTGTTTTTATTATTTTATCAGTTAAAATTAAAATAATACTGTTAAGAAACATTTCTTTATGCATCAATGAATAAAGAAAAAGAACATTTTCACCTCGTGACAAGTGTATCCAGCAACATATGCAAATACAGGTCCGCATGAATCACACTGGAATGAGTAGTAGACAATGATGATACAATTGAATCCATTTTAGCCTTTTGCTCCCTAACCAATGTATGTGCCTCCTCTAAACAATCCTGTGCCCACTTGACCTTTGTTTGGCTTACCTTCTTTTCAAGGTTAACAATGTGAGGAGGCTCTCCATGATCACCAAGAGTGTACTTGTCAAGCACACAAGCCAACTGTTGTGTTGCTGTGTTCAATGTCTGTTGTTTCTCACTAACATTGTCATTTGCATTGGAAAGCTCCACACACATCTTACTAAGAGCATGCGCTGTATCAACATCCTCAAGAGCAAACACCTTCACATAATCAATGGTGTTAATGAGCTCCTGTAGAAGATCACTGTCGGACAAGGCACACACCTTCTTATACAAGTCACGCTCAATCTTACTCTCATCCTTGCCATGCACTGAACCAAGTGTTGACAAAGCGCGTGCAACTGCAGATGAATGCTTATCATGCACCACCCATGTAGGTGTGACAAGTGCAGTGTAAGAACATCCCATCTTACTAGCCAGCATCTCCAACAATGTAGAAAGAGAATTAGACACTTGGAGATAAAAAAGGTTTGCCTCATCCTTCTTATCAAGTGATGTAGAGCATGCAGTCTCTGCAATCTCAAGTTGAGCTAGTTTAAGCTCAATAATTGCAGCACAATGGGCAGCATGGGATGCAACATTTGGTGGTTGATCAATGAAGGGCTCATAATCATAGTATCCACACATGGTATCTGCAACGTACCCAGAATGAACAGCTTCACGATACTCACGATCAATATCGGTGTATGCCTGCTTAGCATCCTTCCAGGCAACATCTGCAGCTGAAAGTTGAAGATAAGAAACAATTACCAGATCAATTGTAGTTATCAAAGAATCAACCAACTGGTTCTTGGTCATCTTAACAGCAACGTCACGGGTAACAACCTTTCCGTCTGTTCGACGGGAAAAGAGTTCATCCTCAACAAGCTCCGCGTAGGTCTTTGAATGATGGATGACCTTCTCTGGGTGCACAATTCCTCCACATGTAGATGAAACTGACCCTGTTGTGGCAGCTCCTGCTCCTGATACAGTAGCTCCTGATACGGCAGCTCCTGCTCCTGACACGGCAGCTACTGCACCGGCAGCACTAAAAGGAGTACAAGTGCCTGAAAAACTATTCTCACTAATACGAGTTTGCATAGGTGAACAATTATGTTGATGTGGAGTAATCCACATTTTATTTATTAAAGACCCATTAGATAGTTATATTTTCAATTTTTTAAATTATGTATTACTTTAAACGAACAAATAAATAAATTAATGAAATATACATTTACCTTGCTAAAATCACTTCCACAAGTACCAGGAGTGGTAGCACTAGCAGCAGGGGCACCAGCGGCACCAGCGGCACCAAGCAGCACAAATGCATGAAAAACTATTATCACTAATACGAGTTTGCATAGGTGAACAATTATGGTGATGTGGAATAATCCACACTTTATTTATTAAGAGCTCATTAAATATTTTCAATTTTTTATTAGTATTACAAAATATGAAATATGTAGTATGAATTAATACTAAATTAAATGAATGTAATAGTTGACAATAGATGGTTCAACTTGTCAAACAAAATATCAAAAGCTGTTTTGGCAACAGTTTGCTGTTGAGTGATTTCGTCTAACTTAAACCTAGCATATTTAACTACTGAATCCAGGTATATCAATCGATCTTCAACATGTTCAATCGATGTTGACTTCATCTTGTCATACTCTTCAAGTTTTCTTAATGTTTCACATCTACTATCATCTTTTGAAGAGGAAATACTCCTCATAAAACGATCCATATTATAACAGTCTGTATCTATAGCACATGACTGTTCATATTCAAAGTCTAGGCTGGAATATTTTCCTTCAAACTCTTTAAGAGTACTATCACATACTGTTACACATGTAAATATAGTAGTCAACTCAATAAATGACTTCATCATATCATCATAAGTATTCTTCAAGAAAATAAAATTTTCCTTAGACATACGTGTCTCAAAAATATTCATCATGTAGGTTAATACATTACGTGTCCAAACGAAAACAAATGTGTTGTGTCTATTTGTTTTTCTCAAATAATTCAACTTTTTAGACTCAACTTGCTTATTTCTGACTACAAATTTTTCCTCATTTTGAATCATGCTGATATGGCTCTTTAACATGCTATATTTTAGCTTATCACATGCAGTACAACTACCACTTTTCATAGATCTGTCAATTACCTTAATTTCATCATGAATATGACCAAGTGTTTGGACACGGAATTTTGTTACATCATGATGTACCACCAATTGGTCATACTCTTTTTGAGCAGATGAAATTTTAGCATTATGAAATCCAATCCGTGTAATGTTATTCTTTTGTTGATCAATTACACTTTTGAAACATGTAATCAACTCGTCATTAGACAACATTTTTATTTCATCTCTAATTAAGAGAACTGTGTCTTTCATAGAGAGTTTCTCAATATCAACACTTTCCAAATCCATCAAATTATGAGAATCATGTGTCTCAAGTGTATCAACTGCTGTTTCAAATGTATCAAACTGGTTCATACTAATATCAGTATCAGTACCTTTCATAAAAGGGATAGAACATACCTCTTTCATGAAAACAGCACTAATACTAGCATCACCTGAATCATCTCCAGTATCACACTCAGCTTCAGCTTCAGCAACAGCACTACCACCATCATCACTAACACCAGCAGCGGCCCTAGCACCAGCAGAAGCGGCAGCACAACTAGCACCCTTTTCATCAATTGTACCACATTCACTCACACTATCGCTATCACTATCGATAGTGATAGCGATAGCAACTGCAAAAGTACCAAAAGCCATTGCACCTGCAGCAATGTTTGCTGCTACACTTGTGGCAGTCCTATTTGAAGTACTAACAGTAACAGCACTAGGAGCACTAGTAGTGCCTGAAAAACTATTCTCACTAATACGAGTTTGCATAGGTGAACAATTATGTTGATGTGGAATAATCCAACTTTATTTATTAAAGTTCCATAAATAGTTATATTTTCAATTTTTTAAATAAAGTAAATATAAGTTTATACTCCTTCAACTAGGAGTTGTTTAAATTTAGTTTTTCTAATTACTTCATCTAACAAACTTTTTTGAATATCAATTTGATGAGTAACAATAATATCATTAATAAACCACACTGCTTGTTCAATTTGACTTTGATTTTTAGCACCAGTAATAATAATATTACCTTGTTCAAATACAAATATGCTAATAGTTTTTTTAATAGGATTTTCCTTAGGAGGTATAAACTTAATAATAACACATGCTCTTATACATGGTTCATAACTGGACCTAATTTTTTTCTTAATTAATAAATTATTAAGTTTTTCTCTATTAATGGTAACTCTGATTCTATAATTACAATTAATCATATCTAATTTAAATCCAATAATATTAATATTGTCTGGATTTTTAGCAAAAGCTATTTTCTTTTTAATACCATTTTCTTTAATAGTTTTACCTTTTTTTAAAATTACAACTAATTTATTAAGTGCATAATTAACTCCTTCTAAATCTTTACAGCCAGACATTTGAATAGATCCGTTGTTAAACAGTTTTAAATTTACACTTTTTTCATGTTGTAAATCTGTTTTATTAACTTGATTATGATATTTTCTAATTACAATTGTCAATGAATTTTGAAAAGAAGTAGTTTGTTTTTTTGCTTGTTCAGTTTTAGATCTTCTTTTAGGTTGTTTCAAGGGTATTAAACTTCTATAATCTTGATTATTTTTTTTAACAACTAAAATATCTTCAGGGTGTAATCCAATATATTTATGAATTATATCTAAATTTAGTTCTGACCCTACAGAACAAGAAGCACATATAGTAGAAATTTTAATACCATTACGTAAATTTTTAATAATAAATTTATTAATGTTTATTAAATCTTTAAAGTGGACATTATCCCAATTAATAGGCATAGTTATATAATAATAATTATAAACAAGGTTTAAAATTATCAAATTTTTTTAATGTAAAGTAATATAATGGATTTACCAATATGGTCATTTCCTCAAAAAATATCTGATAATAAGTCAAATAAAATTACCAAAGTAAATTTTAAACCTCCAAAAATTTATGGGAAACGTGTCTTTTTAAAGAATTTATATAACAATTTCCACAAACAGGATGATACTTTTCACTACCTCCCACATCAATCTGTGAATTCAAATAATTAGTATTTTTATTAAACTTTAAACTAAAGCTTGATTTATTATCACAAAAATAACATTTTCCTTGTTTGAAAAATATTTCATCTGCTCTTGCATATAAATTTGAAATAATTTTAAATGGTTGTCTATTAAAGTCTCCATTAAGAGCTGCTATATAAATATTAATATGATAATTTTCAATCATATTAATAAATTTGTCAATATCTTCAAAAAATTGTCCCTCATCAATAATTATATTTTTAAATTCATTAAAATCAATTTTATTAATTAAGCTACAAAGGTTTGATATAGACATACATGGAATTTTTATATTATCATGTGACACTATTTCTTTAGTATTATATCTATTATCAATAATAGGTTTTATAGCTAAAGTATTGTTCGAATTAAATTTTTTAATAATAAATGATGTTTTTCCAGAGAACATAGGGCCAATTATTAAATATAGTTTCATTATATAAATAAAATATACTTGTAATAATTAATATTATCAATATTTTTTAAGTTTCTTGAATTGATATATTTAATAATGGTGTTTGACTTTTAATATATTTCATAATTTCTTGATGTAATTTAAGTTGTTCTTCTTCTAATCCAAATGTTTCAAAATAATATACTGGACTGGATTCCATTTTAAAAATTACTTTTGGATATTTATTTTTTAATTGTGTAAATAATTCAATAATATTTTTAATTGAAATTGAACAAATTAATTTAAATTTAGTGGTAAATTTTTTAGGTTTTTCTCTAAACATTTTATTTAAAATAGATTTAATTTCTAAATCACACTCACCAAAATTTAAAAAATCATCTGAATCAATGTTATCTTTTATAATATTAAAAATATCTGGTGGTTGTTGAGTATTTTTAATATAAATATAATCCATTAAAGGATGTATTATATTTTTAACTAGCTTATTATAATCTTTATTTGGAAGGTGTCGTTGAATATTTTTAACAATATTTAATAATTTAAGTTTATCTTGATAATATGTAATGTATTTATTTTCAATTTCTTTTAGATATCTTCTAGAAACTGAAATTATACCTGTGCTTTCATCAACATCAATAACTTCTGCTGGAACAGGGTTTTTATGTAAATATTGTCTGACACTTCTAATTCTTTTTTTACTAGTCAAATCTGAAACTTGCATAATAGCTCTTAAATTAGGATATTCTTCAATTGAAGAATTAATAATATCATTATCAGGTTCTGTCATTACAATAGTAATAATATCATTAGTTTTAGGGAATTCTTTATTATAAAAGTTAATATTTAAATCCATATATTATAAATAATAATATCCTCATAAATATAATTAATCAATTTTTATATAAACTGTGGTATGTTAAGTTATATAAATAATATGAATTATAATAATGAAAGTGTTATCATGGGATGTAGGTATTATTAATTTAGCTTATTGTTTATTAGATATAAAAAATGATAATGATAATATTTCATATCACATATATGAATGGGGTTTAATAGATTTAAGTAAGAAAAAAGAATTTAAATGTGGAACTTGTCAAAAAAATGCTTGTTTAAAACATTATGATATGGATAAAGAAATTGACAAATATTATTGCAAGGTACATGGTAAAAAATATCAAAGTCCAGAATTAGATACTATAGATAATTTTTTTAAAAGTCCTACTGATAAAATTAATTGTGATTTATGTGATAAATATTGTAAAAGAACTTATAAAAATCATAATTTTTGTTCAACTCATGGTAGATTATTTTATGATAAACTTAAAAAAAATATTAAATTAAATAGTTTTCGTAAAGAAAAAACTAATTTTGATATTGATAAATTACGGTTTAATTTAATTGAAGAACTTGAAAAAAAACCTATATTATTTACAGCTGAAAAAGTGTTAATTGAAAATCAACCTTCATTAAAAAATCCTAGAATGAAAGCAATTTCCTCAACTATTTATGATTATTATTTAATTAGAGGAATATTTGATAAAAAGTTTTCTAGTAAAATAGAGCAAGTTAAATATATGTCTCCTTCTAATAAGATTAAATTATCTAAAGATAATAAAATAGTAAAAGAGGCTGATGCAACTAAAAAATATAAATTAACAAAAAAGATAGCAGTAGATTATGTTAAAGCACTATTAGATAGTGATTTAAATAACTTTAAAGAGTATTTTTTAAATGAAAAGAAAAAAGATGATTTAGCAGATGCCTTTTTACAAGGTGCATATTATTTAAGTAAATTAAATTGATAATATTCCATCTAAAGTAAATTTATTTTTAACAGGATTTTTATTTCTTTTTAGTTTTAATCCTAACAAATTCATCTGATTTAAATCTTGACTATTTTTATTTCTTTGTTCAATTAAAATAGTTGATGAAATCATTGTAGGTAATAATTTTAAATAAGTAAAATCAACCGATACTAGTAAATTATTATATTCATCTCTTGATAATTCTCCACCATATTCTTTCATAATTTCTTTAGGAGGTGCTTGTTCAATTTTAGTAAAAGTTTGTTCTTTATTTTTATAAATACGATCCCGCAACTGATAAAGCAAACTGCATCTTTCCCACACTTTTTCATCATTTATAATTACAAAATTAAATGCTAAAGCACATCCAAAAGAATGAAATATACCATTTCCATAAAAATTATTTTTAATTTTTTTATCAGGAAGAACTATTGAATGTTTACATACACCATCACACCACCAACATTTAGAGGTTGTCCCTTCTTGAGATTTATTAGTATTTTTAATAACTTTTACTTTACTCAAATTTTCATTAATTAAAAAATGTAATTTTTCTTTTAGTTCTTTATTTTCTTGTTGTAATTTGCTCAAATCATTTTCTAATTTATTATCTTCTTTTACTTTGATTGGTAAATGTACAATTAATGATTTATCTTCATCTTGAAATCCCTTTATTTCATCAATATTTACTTTCTTTTTTCTAGGCATTTTAATTATTTATTAAACTGATTACTCTTTAATATACTTCACCTCAATACTTAAAGATAAAATTATCTCAAATATGATATATATGTTTAAATTTAAAATTAATAATTATCAATTAGGAGGAAATGATTTATCTCAGCTAAATTCTTTATTATCTGATTTACAAAATAAAACAAAAGAATTAAAAAAACAAAAAGAATCTTTAGAAGAAAAAATTGATAATTGTACAAATAAAACACAAGAATTAATATTAGAAATTGAAAATTTATCCAAAGAAAAAAATAAGTTATCAAATGATTTAACTCAAATAAATAAAGAACATTCCGAACTTAAATTATCAGAAACTAAATTTAAAAATAATTATGAAACTACTCTTGATAAATTATCTATTTTAGAAGAAAAAGATAAAAAATCTACTAATAAAATTAATACTATTGAAAATGAAATAAAAAAAATAGAAACATTGAACATTGATTTATCTAAAAAATTAGATGATTCTGTATCTGAAATAGATGTATTAGAACAAGAAACAAAAACTTTAAATACTAAATTATCAGAAGAAATTAATAATAATGATAATCTTACAAAAATGATTAAAAAAATTGATGCCTCAATTAATCAAATTTTAAGTAGTCTAGATTGATTTATATTTTAATTTTTAATTTTTAATATAAATTAATTAATTTATGTATCAATATGAATTATTGATTTTGGTTTTCTACCTTTTTTTCTTCTTTCAGACGTATTCATTTCAGATGAATTTATAGTAGTTTCACTTACAACTCTATTATTTTGTTCTTTTTGAGATTTTAATCTTTGTAAAATATTATTCACATTATTTGGAATATTTACTTGAGATTGGTTAAAAGTATTTGGTGGAACTTGTGGTGCTTGGGTAACACCTGCAGGCATCCTAATTGGTTGGTATGATTGCATTTGTGGTTGCATTTGTGGTTGCATTTGTTGATAATTTCGTGTTTGTTCTCTATTTTGTCTATCTCTTTCTTGTAATTTTTGTAAATTTATTTCTTGTTGTGTCATAAAACGGGAACCTTCTGTTTTTTTGCTCATCATTTCAGCAACCATTCCAGGTTTTCCTAAACCTGCTACTTTACCTAAAGTAGATTTTGAATAATGGAAAGCAGCACCAGAAGCAACTATTAAAAACATTAGTTTCATTTCTGGTGGTAACCCACTACCAGAACTACGATATTTTTCATATAATTCCTCCATGACCTCTTCAAAACTATCAACTTCTACACTCATATGTTCTGACCATCCTTGTAGTTCAAATTCAAATGGATCATATTTTTCATTAAAAAATTCAACAAGTGCAACACCATTAATTAATAAATTTTTATACATTTTAACACCATTACTTTTATCTACATAACTTTTAAGTAATTCATATTCATATTCCATTTCTGATAAACTAGAGTTAAAATTATATTCTTTAGATAATTCATAACCTTTTGATTTTAATTCACTCAATTTTCGTAACATATCAATTTTTTTTAACTTAATTTCTTTATCGGTTAATGGTACAGGTGATGATTTTATTTTAGTGGATTCAATTGTATCTAAATTTATATTACTCGGTTTTGTTGGTAATTGTGTTAATTTAGGTGTGTGATATTCTTTAGGTGTTCTGTGTGATCTATGTGATCTGTGTGATCTGTGTGATTGATGTGATTTTTGTGATTTGTGTGATTTAGAACTACTAGAACTATTGTTACTATCACTATCACTATCAGTATTATTTTCACTATCTGAAATTTTAGAAGTACTATCTTCACCTATTGGTCCTAATTCTACCTGCCCTTCTGGTTTAATTTTACTAGGATTAGCAAGAAGATTCATATAAAAATCTGTGTCGGATGTAATTTTAGGTTGATTTTTATCACCTTCATATTTAATATTAGCTTCTGATGAAGTATTAGATTCCATATATATAATATATAGATTCCTTTATTTAAATAACCTAAATAAAAAATTTAGATAAAATCTAACTATTATTAATTATGCAATTCTGTAGCATACATGAGGCTTGGGGAAATGATGCGTATATAAGTGAAAATTTTTCACTACAAAATCAAAAAAATATAAATAAAAAATTTAAAGAAAAAACTATTGAGAAATTTAAACCTTTAATAACTGACTTAGATTTAATATCTAAAAAAAAATCCCTTAATACATGTGACAATATTATTGAACATATTTTAAATTGTCCTTACTGTTCAAAAAAAATTAAAAATAAATTATATAGTAATTTTTATAATATAATTAGAAATTCAATTGAAGAATATAAAGAACCTATTATTTTAATTTTAATTACTATTTTTATTATTTTATTAATTAATCTTATTATTAAAATGGATTAATCATCATCTACTTCCCAACTTATTAAAACTTTATTATTTGTCCAATTTGTTTTAAAGCCATTATTTACCAATATATTATCAATATATTTAATACATTCATCAATATTATACAAAGGTAATCCAAGCATAAATTCAGGCAGTTCATATAGACATTGATAATAATTTTTATTACTTGCCATTAATATTTTTTTATCAATTCTTTCGTATACTTTTTTATAAATAATATTTTTTTCTTTATCTTTTTTCTTTTGTTGTTTAACTAGGTCTTTAGCATTAACAGTCATTACTATTTATAGAGAATTTATCTTTATTTCTTAATGTATACAAATTTATGTTTAGGTGGAGGAGGAATTAAATTGATTTCTTTTTTGGGTGTCCTAAAATATATTAATAAAAATAATTATATTTATAATAAAAAATATAATAGATTATTAGGTGTATCTGCTGGTTCAATAATATGTTTTTTATTAAATATTGGGTATAGTATAGATGAAATGGAGGAATTTGTTGTAAATTTTAATTTTAGCAAATTATTACCAGAAATAAATACTTCTAATTTACTATTTTTTTATGGTTTAGGCACAAGTAATAAAATAAAACATCTATTAATTTTGTTACTTAAAAATAAATTAAAAGTAACAGATATAACTTTTGATGAATTATTTAAAAAAACTAATATCAAATTAGAAATAGGAATTACTAATTTAACTACTAATAAATTTGAATTATGGAGTTTTTACAATAAACCACAATTTAGTATAATTGAAGCAATTACAATATCTTGTAATTTACCTTTTGTATTTGAACCTATTAAAATTAATAATGAATATTTAGTGGATGGAGGTGTTCTTAATAATTTTCCAATTAATTTTTTTACAAAAGAGGAATATAGTACAACTTTGGGAATTTGTTGTAATAATTTTAAAAATTTACAATTTGAAAATATGTTCGAATATATTAGTAAAATATTTTCAATGATTACCTCAAATAAAGATATTATTAAAATTGAAAACTATGAGAATCAAGTAGATATTATTAAAATTGATTCAGAAGATAATATCTTAGATTTTGAATTAGATGCACTTGTTATAAAAAAAAGGATTGACACTGGATATCACCAAGCACTTAAATTTTTTTCTGCTAAAAAATTAGACAAAAGAAGACATTCTATTTAATTTAATTTAATTTATTATATTTTTTAAAATATGAAACATCACGATAATTTTTAAGTTTTTCTTCTAAGGTTATATTATCAGGAGTATAGTCTAAATAAGGAGACAATTTAAATGCATCACTCAAACTAGTAACATTATCAGTAGCTACTTTATCATTTTCTCTATATAATTTATTATAAGAATCAAGTGATGCAAACCCACTGGTATTTGTTAAAGTAGTAATTTGACCTGTATATTCTAAAATTTCTTGTTTTTTTGTAACGGCTTGATTTTTTTTTAAATTATTAATAGCAACTTCCATATTTTTTATATTTTCTTTGGGAATAACTAAATTATTACGACTGTTTTGCAAATCCTTCAATTTATTATTTAAAAGTTCTGGTGCAAGTGGTTTATCAACTTCTTCTACATTAAACTTGTGTTTTTTATTTAATTCTTCTTCTAATTCCTGATATGTTTTAGAATTATCAACATTTATTTTTGCATTTTTATATTGGTTACGTAATCTTAAATGGTCATCTTTCCATTTTTTCCATTCTATATATAAGTCTCTATGTTCTGGATTACTTAAAATTTTATTAGCAAGTGATATCCATGAGAAATATTCTTCATTAGCATTGTAATTTTTATCAGGATGATATTTTAAGACAGCTTTTTTATAAGCCTTTTTAATATCTCTCGAGGTACACTCTTCAGAAACTTCTAATAATTGAAATAAATCATATGGTAATTCATCAAAATCGACAGTTAATGCCATTTCTTATTATATAATAGATATAAAAAAATTTTTTAAACTTAATTGAATAATTAATTTATAATAATAATCTGTATAATTCTAATGAGTAATATTATTTATAAACCAACTTATAAAATTGATAAAAATAAGAAACATCAATTATATTTGTTAATGGTATGTGCAAGTTATTGTGATACTATTGGTTTCAAAAATTCTGAATGGGAATTTAATTATGGAATGGAGTTACAAACATTAGACCAATTTTATATAGCAACTAATACTATTTTGGAAAATTATATTTATTTAGGAGGGAGAAATATGGACATATCAAAATTAATTGCATCAGATGATACTATTCTTTTACTTGCTACTATTAAAGGTATTAAACTGCAAAATCATCGTCAAGCAATTATGGATTATAGACATTTACTTGTAGAGGATAAACGATTTTCGGGTATAAATACTTTAGAACAACTTAAATGGATTGATAAGCATCCTGACAAATTTGTATTATATAATGAAAAAGCAGGAGGTAATGGTGCAGCTATAAGAACAGCTCCAATAGGAATAGTATATGATGATATAGGACAAGTAATTTATAATTCGTTATTTAATTCAGTTCAAACACATAATCAAGTATTAGGATATTTAGGAGGTATAAGTGTTGCTTGTATAACATTCTTTGCTAAAAATAAAATTAAGCCAACCGAATGGTTTACTGAATTAATAAAATTGGAAGAAATGAAAAAAATAGATCATGTCATAGAAAATTCTAATTATCCTGATAAACAAAAATACGTTTTAGGAAAAGATTCGTTTTGGAATAAAATAATGGATTACAATGAATTTAGAATGCCCAAAATTTTAAAAAGAAACTTTGAAAAGAATATAGATAGATATAGATATTTATTAAGGTTATTACGTCCTAATTATATTAATAGTAAATTTGTTCATTTAGGAGCAAGTGGATTAGAAGCAGTTATTTTATCATATGAAGCTATCATGCTTTCATATAATGAAAAAGAAGATTTAATTGATTTTGAAAAATTGTTATATTATGGTGTATTACATTTTGGTGATAATGATTCTACAGGTGCAATAGTTGGTGCTTGGTATGCTGCTTATCATAAAACAATTCCTAAAAACATACAAATCAATAAACTTGAATTTATTGATGAAATTAATCAAAATATATCTGAATTATAATGATTTTATAAATTCTAATAAAGAAGTTGCACTTCTAGGTCCTTGATAATCAATTCTTTTATTGTCTTTTTCAATTACAATAAAAGGAAATCCAGGAACATCATACTTTTGACATAAACCATCATTATTAGAATCATCACATTTTACATCAATTGCATTTATTGATTTATCAGTATCTATCATAGTTTCAAATTTACTCCATTCAGGAGCAAACATTACTGAATAACGACACCATGATGTATTAAAATTATATACATTTATTTTAGAAAAGTTTAATTTAGATAATTCAACAGGTTTAGTATTATTTGAGGTTGTAGTATTTATAGATGGTTTAGGAATTTCACTATTTACTAAATTAATATTTGGTTGACTACTAAAATTCCAAATAATAAATCCACATATTACACTAACAATTAAAAAAATAATTAAATTTTTATTATTTTTTAACAAGTCCATATATTTTTACATTAGAAAATAAAATCTTATATTTTTTAATGGAAAAACATATTTTTGAAAAATTCTATTTTTTATTTTTTGATTTAGATTCAGAAATTATTAAACCCAGTGATTTTACTCATTCTCAATTAGGTTATATTGAAGATATTTATATATATATTGAAACTTTTTTAATTAATAAGCTAATATTTAATGAATTTGATAAAAATTGGAAAAGCTTCGGTTTTATTATTAATAAATTTCATCAATTACATAATAATAACTTAACAAATGTTTATTATTTAGATAAAACAGGAAATAAATATTATCCCTACCAAGAAAATTTAAAAGAAATACATTTAAATAATTATATTATAAATTTTATAAAAAATAATTTTATCATTATAAAAGATAAAATTAATATTACAGATAAACCATCTTTATGGTATCAAGCAGATGAAATTAAACCTTTTAAAATGTTTCATGAAAATTTAACTATATTTGAAGGATATAATACTGTATATTCTCAATCAGACTTTGAAAAATCCAATATAAATTTAGTTTCATTTCAATCTACTAAATTTTTACATAATTTAATTATCAAAATGGATTTATTAAATAAAAATATACAGATAGATATATTTAATAAAATATCTAATTTAAAAAAAAAATATAATAGTATTTATAATAAAATATCTCTTTTAAAAAAGGCTAATGAGCTAAATATTAAAAAAAATAAAATTTTTTCTTTAGATAAAATAATAGATTTGATTGATGAACAAAATAATTTATCAAAAAAAATTATTATTGAAAAAAATAATATTCAAAATGGAATTTTATTTATTCCAAATATTAAAAAATAATATCTAGATTATTATATATAGTATGTCTAATAATAGAAACACATTAATTGATAATTTAACAAAATTGAGAGATAATAAAGATGCTAATATAAAAAAAACGGCTGGATTAGCCTTAGCAGCTCTTGACATTAACAAATCAAAAGATACTTTACAAGGATTAATAGGTACACATTTAGATAGATTTGATACAACAACAGGTGCAAATGCCTTATCAACTGCTAAATTAGTTGAAGCTATTAAATCATGGCTTGGAAATGGTATAATAGAGAAAGGGGTTTTTAATAATAGTAATGAGAAAGGTGTAGTAAATACAAATTTATTAAATAATTTAGCTGTTATTATTGCTTCCTGTGTACAAGGAAACTTAACAAAAGAGGTATGTAAAGATTACTTGAGTGAATTTAAAGAAAGTGATTTACAAAACCAAAAAGTAAACCTTCGTTTAACATTGAGTACTCTTAAATCTTTAGGATTTAAAATTTATAATGAAGATAATGTATTAGTAGCAGGAACCAAAAACCAGCATGTAGTACAATCTGTAGATGAATGGAAAATGGAAAATAAAGATAAGTTGCCATCTGAATTAAATCCTATTCTTTTAAAAATATTAGAAACATTTGTTTTAACTGCTAATGCATACGGTTCATCATGGGACACTGAAGATCCTGTTCCAGTAAAAGTATCTACTAGAAAACCATCTAGTGATTATAAAGAAAAAGCTGAAACTATGGTATTAGGAATCACTTCTCAATTAGGTGGTTTAACAGGATATCAAAAATATTATGGATCATTATTACCCATTAAAGCTAAAAATTTAGGAATGTTAAGTTTAACTGGTGGGGCAGGATTAATAAATTACGATACTAAAACTAAAGATGGATTGTATATGTCATATGTGGATGAACAAGTTGACACTAACAAAAATTTTGTTACTGCTGAAGTTTTAGAAAATTTATTTAAGCAATTTAGAAGTCAATTAGAAAATAAAGGTATTAAACTTAATAAGGATGAAATGGACAAGGTTGAACAAAAATTAAGTGAGCTTAAAACTGAAGAAGTACATTTGATTAACTTAACTTCCATTATTGAAAAATATTTAGCTTTAAAAAAATACTTTGGAGTTGAAGATAATGTTACAGGAAACTTAAATCAAATGATTGAACAAATGACAAAATTACTGGAAGAACATAAATCTAAACTTACAAAAGTAGAAAAAAATAGAAAAGGATTAGGAGATGTTCTATTAGTAATGGCACAAGGAGCTGATTATGATGATTCTAGTTTCTAAATTATATATTTATAATAAATAAAGATTTTTTATTTTAATAAAAAATCTCTAGTTATTTATATGGCAAGTGTAATTGCAGATTTATTTAAAACATTATCACAAGTGTTTAATCCTGATAAATTACAATTTGAAGATATACCTGAAGCACAATTACAAAAATTACAAAAATTAAATTCTACTTTAGGTAATCTTTATTATGTTACTAAACAAAAGCAAATGGTATTATTTAATTCATTACACGCACCTATTGGAGTTCTAGTTGGTGGAGCTTTAATTCATGTAGGTGGTGGTGATGCTCCGCCTTTAAGAAGAACACAAAGTGCATCATCTACACCAAAAATAACATCACCTGAACTAAAAAGACCGTCATCTACCTTAAAAAGTACACCACCATTTGAAAATCCACCAACAATGGTAGCACCACCATTGGATGAATTAAAAGGATTACAATTTACTGCTCCCGATAAACCTGTAAAATCTCTGTACTCTGTTTCAACAGTCTTAGCAAATATCTTAAAAACTCATGAAGAAGATTTAATTAAAACTTTTAGTACTTCCCAACTACAAGAAATAGCTAATTTAATCAAAAAAACATATAAAAGTGAACAAGAAGTGTATAAAACTGTTTTTATGATGAATGAAATACAAGAACAACTTGCTACAGGTAATATTGATGATAAAAGTGTAGGAACCTTAAAGGAATTAGTTATTCAAGGTAGAAAAGCACATAAATTACAAACAGAAGAAACCAAACAAACTTTTAATAAAATAGGTAATTTATTAATTTTAACAGGGTTACCAATGAATTCAGTAAGTTATTTATAAGTTAACTAGCAAAGACAAATTTACCAATTCCATTAATTATTCTAAAAATATTATGATTAACTGCATACCCTTTAATTCTTACTGGATTTTGATAATCAATTACTCCATCTAATGTTAATTGTAAATAAGAATCGTCTATTTTACTAAAATTTAAGCTACCGAAGGGTTGACATTTAGATAACGGATTAATACTAAAAGAATATTTATAAATAAATTCATTGCCTCTGCCTCCATAATATTTAACATTTTGTAATAAATTAAAAAAATATGGGTTATCTATATTGCTTAATTGTTGACCATTAATAAATAATTTAATTTTTTTAATTAAACTATCTGTTTTTAATAATTTATTTCCATTATACATTTTATTTTCAATCACATCTTTGTCAGTTAAAGGATATTTAGAATATTCAAAATAATCTTTATTTATTATATTTTGCTCCAAGATAACTCTAAAATATATACTAACAACCGGATGAACTAAATGAAGATTATATTTTATATTAGAACTTGAAAAACTTTCTTCCGTTAAATTTTGTGGTACTTGTACCAAGTATTCATGATTTTTTGTTAAATATAAATATCTTTCTTCATTATCTAAAAAAATATAATTTATTAAACAATACCCTTCAACTAAAGAGGGATAATTTAAATTAAAATAATCACCTACTTTCCCTATACTATTAATTTCATTACTTATTTCAAAAGTATCATCATAACTGGTATATAAAATATTTTCATTTGGGTTTTCACTATAAACTATCTCACCAATTAAAGAATTATAGTAAATTAAATTTTTAGTTAAATCAAATTTGTAAAATATACCAACACTTTTTTTGCCATTAATTATTTGATAAAATTCATCTCCCTCTTTTAAACTACAAAAATTTTGGATTATTTTAATCTGTTTTTCTGGAGTTTGTTTAATTACTTCTGATAATTTTCTTAATTCTATATGAATTTTAATATCATCTTTTGATAAGGACACTAGAGGTAATGAATTACAAGTTCCATTATTAAACCAAAAATATAATGGTATATTTAAACTTAATGAATTTTTAGTAGGTTCTGCTTTTGTATATATATCTGTATTACCTAATATTATATTAACTCCTCTTTTTTGTTGTAATGGTGTTGTAAGCTCATTCCATATATATAACCATTCACCATATTCTCTTGTTAAAACATTTCCTCCTATTTCTAATTCTATTTTTTTAATCAATGAATATCCTAAATTTTTAACATACTGTATTTTAAAATTATCTAAACTATCATTACTTGAAATTAAAGGTGGTAATTTTAAATGTAAATAAATTTCATTTATCAAATCACCATGTTTACTTACATTTAAAGTAGTATTTCTACCAAAATCAATTGGATTAATAAAATAAGAAGGTATAACTTCCACAGAAAAATTAGTATGTCTTTTATATACTTTTTTAAAAAATGTTATTTCAGGTTTATTTGTAATAAAATGTTTTTCTCCACTATTTGTGGCTAAAATTAAAAGTCCAACACTCATTATTAAATTAAATTAATTAATTAATTGTATTAAACCTTTAATTTAAAATAACTACATTATACCAGTTATTTTAAATTAAATTAAATTAATATGTTTTCAAACAATTTTACTTTATACTAAGTATCTAACCTCATATAAGGGTGGGAAAAATACAAATATGATGAATTGGTTCCATCAGAATATTCCTCTCCATCATCATACACACGCAAGTTAATACTAAACTTAGGTGAACTTGCCCTGATACAAGCATGTGAAAAATTACTAGTATAATTCATAGTATCAAAATACCAGTGGTCAGATGGTTGAGACTTTACCATCTTATCAATACTTGATGGAATAGAAAGGGTGTGAGTATGTACTGAAATAATTTGTTCTGTTTTAGTAATCTTATTAAAATGATTCAAGACCATGCACTGAGCCTTAAAATGATTCATCTGATGAATACATACCAACTTTAATTCCAAGTCTTCCCCAAAATTGATTTTTCCACAAAAATCAATATCTCGCACCAATGAGATATGAGTAACTGCACCATCTGACATTACAGCACAGGGAGATGCTGCAATTTTATAGTTCTTTGATTCCTTGTTATACCTAATCCAATAATACATAAGTGACATATAATTATTCAAAAAGATATTAAATATATAATTTTTCAATTTTATTATAAAATTTGATTTTACCATAAAATTCCTGATTGATTTCCCATAAATCGTATTAGTCTATATCTTCTATAAAATAAATTCATATTGATAGTACCTTTTATATTTTTGACCATATTTAAATAATCTCTATTCAATTCAACTAGTAAAGTACTATTAATTAATGTATGATTTAAATAACCTGATGGTTGTTGTTCTAATGGATATAATGAATATGATAAACCATACAATCCTTTATCCCCAGATTTACAATAATTTTGTTGATTTTTTACAGACCAGAATAAATCTGATTTATTACGAATATACTGATAACTATTAATATTTAATGAAGCATTTTTTAAAGGATAATATTTTGTTGTTTTTGTTTTTAAATATACATCTTTCCAATAATAACAAATAAATAATACTAATTTATTTTTACTACTCAATGGAAATTTTTCTAAATAATTCAATATTATAAATCCAACATAATATTTATCTTTAAAATAAGGTGTGAACCTATTTAATATGTCATTATAAATATTTGTGAAATTATCAGAATCAACAATATATTTTATATTATTATCAGGTAATTTAATTAATTCATGATATTTTAAATATAAGGGATCTATTATTACTTTATCTTCAATATAATTTATTAGTTTATCATCTAAATAAAATGAAAAGAAAAAATCTTTAACTGATCCTAAGACTTTCAAATCTATTGTTTTATATATAGAGGTAATAATTTCAATTTGAGACTTTTGAAAAGTTTCTATTAAGTAATCTTGTTTATGCTTACCAATTAACATTTTTTCTTCATCTCCCAACCAGATTGATTGATAAACCAGTTTTCCTTTAATTTTTGGTTTATTTATAATTTTATCATTAGTTTCACTCTTTAATATATTTGATAATTTATTAAAATTAAATTCTATATAAAATTGACTTTCATTTGCAATTACTATTGGTAAAGAATTTGACCAATTTCTACAAAACCAAAACGGTAAAGGTATTATAATTTGTTTTGGATTATTTAACATTTTATTTAAATTTTTAATTTTTTCAGGTTTTAAGAAATAATAACAATATTCTTTAAACATTTTATTATCAAACTTTTCTATTTGTGTATTATGTAATTTAACTTGAAAGGATTCTAAAATATCATATCCAAAATTTTCTTTATATACAGGTTCTTCTTTTATTATAAATTCTTCATATTTTTCATATTGTTTTGTTTCTTTTAGATCTTCCAATAAGTTTTCACATTTTATTATAATAGAATTTTTAATATCTTCTTCAACAAGTTCTTCTTCTAGATTTAAATTAAATTTAGTCAAATCAATATTACTTATATTTGGTATTAAATTAATAAAAGATAATGATAAATCATTAATTTTATAATAATTCTTATAAATAAATTCAAGATCAGTTAATTCTAATAAATTATTGTTATTTAGTTCAAACACTACAATATTATTTGGATTAATATAATTAATTGTTATTAAATACCCATCTAATAAATTACCTAATCGTTCCAAGTTATTGTTATTTATATAATAAACAGGTGTAGTTAATCCATTAAAATTACCATTAATATTAACTTTATAAATGTAATTTCCTAATTCTGCATTATTAATATCAGTTAAATTTAAATAAAACTCATTTAATAAATTTATATTATTCTCATCACCATATTCAATTATTGTTTTATTTAAATCATTCATAGTTATTTTATATTTGTTTTGATAGTTTAATTTAAATATTTGAACTAAATTTTTCATATCTTGTAATTGTAATTCTTTATCAAAACTTACATATAATAAATTATTTACAAATGTATAATTTTGACATGTGAATGAATTTATACTTAAATCAGATGGTTTAACTTTATATCCATAACTTGGATTATTATTAAATTCTTTTGTTAAATTTAATTGATAAGTGTATTGATTTAAATTAATTTTAGAAGTTATCTTTACTATTTTACATAATGTTATATTATTAGAGATAGGTTTTGGTGTTACAATTTCATTATTATTTATATTTAAGGATAATAAATCATTACCATATTTAATATAAGTATTATTATCAATCCAATTGACAACCGCATCATTTAAAAAGTAATATTTTCCCTTTTTAAATTTAAGTGAGGTTTTAACTAAAATATTTATATAATTAATATTATTAAGGTCAATGTAAGGAATTATTAAATTAGTTTGATCAATTATTTTAATATCTTCAATTTCAACAGAATTAATACCAACACTAAAATTTGTAGATGGTAACGAGTTTAAAGGTACTGTTATTTGATATTTAGTTCCAATATAATTTATTAAATTAATTGAATAATTTATTTTTCCATATAGATCTATTCCTTGATTTAACATAAATTTATTTAATTTCATTCTTGCTTTTCCATTCTTAGATAAAATAAATTCTGTTTCAAAGTCAGTTAATACTAAATTCCTCTCTCTAAAATCTATTTGATAAAATTCTAAATTATTTTCAAATGAAGTTAAATTAACTAAATACTCAAAAATATCTTGGTTATGATATTCTAATTTATTAGTGTTATTATTTTCAATTACGGTACCCTTATAAATATTATCACTGTATAAATTTAAGATTTTTTTACGATAAATTTGATTTAATCTTAAATTAGTTACATTATTAGTCAAATATATTTCATTCTCTTGATAATTAGATAAAATTCCAGTTTTAAGTTTATCCCAAAAATTATAAAAATCAACAGTTTTAACTAATTTTAATCCTAATTTATGTGAGGGTTTTTGTAAAATCAATTCTTTAAAAATAGAATAATTATCATCATTTAATACATTTTCTTTTTTTATTAAATATTCTAAATATAAAGTTGAACCAATATCACTAATTTTAAAGTAAGTAGGAATTTTAATTGGAATATATTCAGTTCCATCCAAATTATAAAACATGTTATTTTTAAATAATAATTGATAGGATGTTTCTATATATTTACTTAAATAATGATCAGGATCATTTTTAAATTCATCTATAAATATCCATACAGGAATTCTATAATAAATTTCATTAACAATTTCTAATATTTTATTATGTTTAACTTGTAGATCCAATGTTAATATTACATTATTAAATTTATTATAATCTTCTAAATAAGTATAATTATTATAAAATATATCATCAGGTTGGTTTATGCCTTGGTTATTGGATAAAGTTATTATTTTATCCCAATGTAATTCTGGTATTACTTTTGTAACTAAATAATTATCTATTACATATTCCATCATTAAATTTTTCTGTAAATCTAGTTCATTTTTTATTAAGGGTTCATATAATATTGGTTTTTTTATTTGTTCTACTAATATGTCAGTTTGATAATAAACTTCAAATGAATTATTTAAATTTTTAACAAATTCAAAATTAAAATCATTATCAGGTATTTTTATTAAAAATGTGTTTTTATATAGTGTGATATTATTTAGTGAGTGTGGGTCATTAGGGTCAGGACCCTCAAAAGCTAATATTCCGTCTGAATATTGTGAAATCGGTAATGTTTTATTATTAAGATAATGTTTAATATTATTGTTTAAAATATTTTTAGTATAATAACTTTCAGGAGTAAAAAAATCAGCATCATATAAATAGTCAGATATTCTTATTATATTATTACTATATGGAATATTAGTAAGTGGAATATTTAGATCAGCCGAATCAAATTGTATTATTGATTCAACACCTATACGATAGTGAAAGTATTCATAACTATAATTATTAATATCATATGATGGTAATATATTTTCATGTAAAGTATAAATTAAATGTTTCTTTTTTTGATAAAAAGGTAGATTTAAATTTATTTTGCTTACAAATTTTAAAAAAACTCCATCCTCATTTTCAATTATATAACCCATATTTATTTTATTATCTATAATTTGATAAATTATTTTATCATCCATTTGATTTAATGGGTTTGTATCAAGTTCTAATAAATAATAGTCATTTTTAATAAATACTTGATTATAATCCAGGTTGATCTGACAATATTCTTCTATAAATTTATTATCATAACTATATTCAGTTAAAATATTATAATTTAAACTTATATTATAAATTTCACTTGAATAAAATATATGATTAGTATTAGTTTCATTAACTGGTATAACAGGATTTATAGATTGTAAATACTGTGAATTTAATAAATTTACATTGAAATTATTAATTTTATATTTTACTTGAGATTTATTAGTATCAAAAATATATTTAGTAGTAAGATTTAGTGGAGTTGTAAGCCAATAATGAATATTATTTAAATTATAATTAGCAATCAAATCAAATGAAGAATCTAAATTAGTAAAACATTTTATTTCTTTTTTATTTAAATCATATGAAGAATTTAGTATAAATTTATTATTAATATTTATATAAAAATCAGTCATATATAAATTTTCCTTTTCTGTATTAATAATTGATATAAACTTATTTTCAAATGATTTGTTTTCAAATTTAAAAGTTAATACATTTTTTTCATTTTTAATCAAAACTATTTTTTCGTTAAAAACTGCCATATTTTTATAATATGAGTCAAATCCAATTAAACAACAAAATACACTTTCATTAATTGGTATACTACTTAAATATTCTAATTTATCAAAAGTATTATTATCTTTAGTTAGTAATTTAGAAGTGGTAGTTTCAGGTATAATCATCTCATTATTTTCTAAATCTTCAAAAATATCTGTTAATTCCAATGTTTCAAAATTTTTAATTGTTGTCCAATACTTATTATCAATTAAAATTTTTTGTTCTGGATAAATCAATGATTTTGAAAAGGTTACAACTTCTTTTTGATGGTTATCATATCCTGATACAATTGATAATATATTTGAATTTATATTTATTAAAAATTTAGTGCTAGTTAATTGAATACTTGGATAATTTATTTTTTCAATAATTATATTATCATCATTAACTTGATACAATTTATTTTGTAATTGAGTTGTTGTTGGTTTTATATGTAGGGGATAACTTTTAACTAACCATTCACCATCTGTAATATCATTTGATAAATAATAATATTTACCAAATCTACCTAATACTTGAGATTGAATTGTTCCATTATGTAAATAAGTGTTAGCATCATTAAGGTAATCATCTTTTTCTAGTTTATTTAAATTGAAAATAAAATCACCAATTTGTAAATTTTGAGTATTTATACAATACCAATTATTAGCACTTTTAGTAAAAGTCACCCACATATCTCTTGATTTATAAATCCAACCTTCTAATGTTATTAGGGAATTTTGTTGTAATTCTAAAGTATTATTTTTATAGAATAAATCACCTTGTTTTACTTGACGATATTCCCAGGGATTTGGTAAATATACGACAGGTAGTTGATAAAAGGTATAAGATGTTAATAATTCAAAAGTATAACTTCCATGTGGTAAATTGATATTGTATGATAATAATTCATTATTTAATCCAGAATTAAAATAGATATTTTTAAAAAATCTATATTCCTTGTTATCATTTAAAATTATTTCTGGAGATGTTTCTAATATATTATTTTGATAATTTATTACTTGATAAATTGTTTTATCAGTTGTATTATAAATTATGTCACCATCACTTAAAATATTATTATGAATTATTTTATTATCTTTTATTTCTAAAAAATTTAAATTTTCACTTAAAGTAATTAAATTTTCCCAAGTGATATTTGTAAATATATATTCATTCTGATTTTCGAATAAATCTATATTTTTACATGTATTTGAAATTAATCTTACTATAAAAAACTTATTTGAATTAATATTATTTGTATTTAATTCAATATTTTCATCAAACATATACCATTTACCAGTTTCTATAATATATATAAAATCAAATTTATTAATTTTTAAAGTAGTTGATAAATTAAAAGTATTATTAGATATAGTAAAAGAATTATTATAATATTCAATTGGTAATTTCAAGCTATCATAAATTGGAGTAATTATATTAGTAGTATTATTAAAAGAATTTATATATATTACATTGTTTAATTTATGATAATTTTCAATTAAATTATTTTCAAATAATAATTTTTCTTTTAATTTTTTATTTTTACTGGTTTTACCTAAACGATAATATTTATAAGGATTATTAAAATCTGGTGTTAATCTACCAAATGGTAAATAATTTCCATTTGAATCGATTAATACTAATAAATTATTTTTAGATAAATTTTCTATTTGAGATATATTTATTGATTCATTAAATATTATATAATCAAATGTTATTTTTTGATAAGTAATATTACTGGATAATGATGTATTTATAAAATATAAAGTATAATTATTGTCTATATCATAAAAATCTTCTGGAAGAAATATTAATTTATTATTTAAAGTTATTGCATAATCATAAAAATTAATAGGATAAACATCTATTTCATGTTTATTTATCTTGAATGGTTTAATATTATGAATATTATCTAATAAAACATCAGAAGTTATTAAATTATTATTAAAATTAACCTGATTATTATCTATATATAATAAATTAGAAGTATTCATCATAGTTTTTGTTTCTAATAAATAATTTTTTTGATTAATTTCTGAAAAACTTTTTTGTGTTATAAAATCTAATTCATTTTGATTTAACACACTTTTAATTATTTTTGGATGATTTTCAATTAAATCTAAATTATTTTCTAAGTTTTCTATTTGTAATAATATACTTTTATTATATTTATTAAAATAACTTAATAAATTCTCTGGATATATTTTATTTGGTAAATAAGTTAATTTGTTATCTATAAAAATATTATTACTAGATGTTCCAGTAAAATCAATTATATTCCAATTATTAAATGCTATATTTTTACTATCAGCCCAATCATTGATGTAATTCAAGGTGTTTCCTGTTATTTCTAAATTATTATCCCATAATGCAGCATCATAAAAAGAAGAAGTTTGAAAATATTTTAAGTTGTCAATATTAATATTAGTATTTTTCATAAAATTATCAATAAAACTGGCATAAATTGGTCCTAGATTTTTAATTTCTTCTAAACTATCCACAAATTTTTTAAATAGATTTTGTGTAATTAAATCATGTGCATCTACTATTTTTTTATAGTTACTTTCTATTTCTGAATAATATAATTGTAATAAATTATTTATTTCATTTAAATGATCATCCTCATTTATTGATAAAATATTTATTTTATTATAATCTATATTATCATCAAAATAATCAATGCCCTCAGAATAAATATGTAATGTGTCATCATTAATTTTTTCACGTAAGTTAAATTTATTACTAAAACGTCCTTTAATTTCAATTAATTGATCATTTAAATAAGTTTCACATTTAATAATAATACCATTATATATTTGGGAATTAATTTTATATGGTAAATGATATATATATAAATTATCTGCATCAATTCCATTTCCTAATATAAAACTATCTTGATGTAAGTGTGAATTATATCTGTATTTATCTTCACTAGAGGTGTTACTATCTCCATTATTTCCTATAGAGGTAGATTCTAATTTTGTAAAGGTTAAATAATTACCTGTAAAATCAAAATTATTTAAAAAATTGGGTAATTCTAGTTGATTAATATATTTTATTTCACTATAAGAATATTGTGGTTCATTTTCTAAAGTAAAACTACTAGATATTTCATTATTATTTTTAATAATAAATCTAGTGGGTATATAGAGTATATCAATAATATTATTTAAATCATCATATAAAATTTTATAAAAATATAAATTAGTTAATTCTTTATCAGTAAATGATATATTAGAAGTAATTAATGTTGGGGTAACATTTTGTATATTTTCATTTAAATAATTAATTTTTTGCTGAATAATAATTTTTAAATATTTAACATTATTTAAATTTAATTTATTTATATTATCTTTTATTTGGAAATATATTTTATTATTTTTAATAGAATAAAAAGTAAGATTAAAATTAAAATTATCAGTAAGTAAATAATATTCATTAGTAAAACTATGATACCATATATTAATAAGATTATTTTCAATTACTACAAATGTTTTTTTATTTTCAGAAAGTAATGAATATTGTAAATTAATTATTTTTTTAATAGTTTTTATAGATTTTTGTACCATTTGGGCTGGTTCAGGTCCGGGATCAGGCTCTGGTGCAGGTGTATATGTAGAATTAGGTACAATATTAAGATAATAATTAAATTTATGTGTTTGAAGTTTAATAAGATTTTTAATTGAAACCGAAGTTATATTGTAAGTATTATTAGGAAAAATTACTAATGGAATTTTATTATCTAATTTAATATTACTTTCACCGTTTGATTCTAAATAAGTTTCTGGTCCTACATAAGTTTCATCTATTCTAGAGGTAAATTCACTAAACCATTTTGTATAAAATTTACTACAAATAGTTTCATTTAAAAAATTAACCCAACTGTGTGATAATTCTTTTTTTAAGAAACTATTATTTAAGAGCTTGTTTCTAAATAAATAACTTATATATACTAAAATTAAAGATAAATCTATCGCTGTTCTATTTAAATAGCTTGAATTTAAACTCAAGGTGGATAAATTAAATGGTTTTATACTTGGAATTTTACTTTTAACTAAATCAATAATTTTTTCTAAATTATGATATTGACTATCAAAGAATAATTCATCATTTGATATTTTTTTTTTCCTTTCAAAATCTAAAGTTATATGTTCTTGTATAATTTTTTCAAAATTTGTACCTTCTAAATCTTTAAAAAATGACACAGAACTAATGTATTCAGTAAGTGTGTTACCTTCTACCTGTGTTAAATTTAAAATTTCTAATCCAGGAATTAATTGCCATTCAGTTTTTTTATCAAAATCATAACTTTTCCATTTCCAAATTTCAGTAATTGCTATTAAAATTGATAATATTTCTTCTGGATTATTACCTAACATTTTTTGATAATTAACTGATTTAAAATAATTTTCACTTTCAACTTTTATTTTTTCAAAAGTGGATTGAATAATATTAGTAAGAGGAGTATTAATTATTACTTTATTTTGTAATTTAGATACATTATCTTTTATAAAATTGGATGATATTAATTTAGTATCTGTTAAATCGTATATGATTTTATTGTTATTATTTACATCATAATTTAAATAAATAAAAAAAGGTAAAATTATTTGGTCTTTTAAAAAACCTTTTCTAAAATTATCAGTAGGAAAAATTAATTTAATTAAATTAGTTAAAATTTCTGCTTCATATACAAATTTATTTTTAATAAAATCAATTGGGTCTTCGTTATATTGACCAATTATTTGAAATTCATTATTTTTAACATCTTCAACTAGATATTTAGTTAATTCTTGTAAAATTTCTTCAGTTAATTGATATTTTTCTGGATTTTGAAATGATATATTTGTAAAATAATTTGTAATTAAATTTTGATAAATAGAATTATACTTATTAGTTAAGTATTCTGTAGAAGTTAAAACTATTTCATTAGAAATATCTAAAAATCTTAAAATAAAATCAGCTAAAATTATATCTTCATCTTTTAAATTAGAAGTTAATAAATAACTAATTATTTTATAATTTTCTATAGGAAATTCTAGAGTATATTCATTATTAATCTGATTAATTTTACTTAATAATATATTTTTACCACTAGAATAAGGTGACAATTTAATTAATGTAGTATCATCAATATGTAATTCTTGTGTATTTTCTATTTCAAGAAATTTTTTTAAAATATTCATTTTTGTATAATAATTTATATCTTTAAAAATATCTTTAGTATAGTTTTGAGATTGTATTTTATTTACTTTAAAATCAGGTATTGTTAGTTCTAGATAAACTTTACTAATTAAATCACCTACTTTTGGAATTTTACTTAATTTTATTTTTTCAAAAGCTAAATCATCTAAAATAACTTCACTATCCATTATAGAAAATATACCTGTCTTTCGATAAATTTTTTTAAAATGTGTTATTTCTGGTTTATTAATGAAAGGCATGTCTTCAACACCTTTTGCTATTAATTGTAAGAGACCTCCGTCCATTATCAATAGTAATAAAATTTATCTCTAAATACTAAAAATAAAAAGTCTTAGTTAAATTAATGGGATATTATTTACAAGTTAATTCATTAATTGGGTGTCCATATTCAATTGAAGTTGAAAAGATTTTACAACAGGAAAATATTAATAGTAAAATTATTAAAATTAATCCTTCTGAAAAACATTTATATAAAAATGAACAAATTAGTTCTTTTCCTCAAATTTTTCTTAAAAAATATAATAGTAAAGGACAATTATTATTGGGTGGAAATAGTGATTTTAAAGAAATTTTAAATTTACAAAATAAAGATTTAAATATACAAATTAAATCTTTATTAAAAAAATACCCAGTGATGACACATAAAACAAAATTAAGATTAATTCAATTATTTAATAAAGTTTAATAAATAATTTATCTATATTTAATTTAATGAGTTCATTAGATAAACTTACAAAAATTACCCATGAAATCAGTGATTTAAAAAAACAACTAGGCAGTTTAATTAGTAAAAGAAATAATATTCTATTAGAACTTTTAAAAAAATCTTCCTCTAAATTTATTACCTTTAATTTATTTAAAAATAATTCTGATATTTTAATTACACAAAATGATATTGAATGTGAAAATTGTATGAGTGAAACTGACATTATTTCAGATGATAATTCTGATGAAGACACCGACAAATAATTATTAAAAAAAATTGATTATTAAAAACTTTTATATTATAATATATTAATATAATATAATATAATGTTTACTGATAATTCAACTTCTAACTTGTGTTCTTCTTTTGTCTCTTTTAAAAATATTAATAAAGAAAACACCCATGACCAAGTTCCTGAAGATACAACTTATTTCAAAACAATTTATAATGATTATAACGGTATTAACAATAATAATATCAATTGCAACATCAATGATGAAAATACTTCTTGTAAAAAGAAACCATATTTAAATAATATAAGAGAACATAGAAGGTATACGTTATTAGATAAATATAAAAGTATAAATTCAAAAAAGAATTTAGATAAATCCAATCTAGTTTATAATAAATGTAATAAATGTAATAAATATAAAAAAAACTGAATTAAATAAAGATAAATCAATTTAATTTATAATAATGACAAAAACAGGTTTAGTTACTTTAGATGGTATTTCTATAAAAAAAGAAGATGGAACTGAGGAGACTTACATGATTCCTTATAATGAAAATAACATTTTAATTAATGATCAAGATGTTATTTCCTTACTTGCTAAATACCAAGTAAAACTTCCAAAAGTATATCATATTGAATATTTTCAAGAATCTATGACACATAAATCATATTTAAAAAAAGATATATTTTCAAATAATATTTTAGTTAAAGCAAAAAAAGAATTAGGAAATCCTGAAGGGTTATTAGAGCTTCGTGATAAATCATATGAAAGATTAGAATATTTAGGTGATAGAGTTATTAAATTAATTGTTAGCATGTATTTATTTCATCGTTATCCAAAACAAGATGAAGGTTTCATGACAAAATTACAAACAGTTATAGAAGATAAAAATAATTTATCAAAAATGTCAAGAGATATGGGATTAAGTAAATATTTTATTATATCAAAACAAATTGAAAATATAAGAGGACGAGAAGCAGAAAAATTTAATGAAGATATTTTTGAAGCATTTTTTGGAGCATTATATTTATCAAATGGATTTAATTCATGTTTAGAATTATTATTAAATTTATTAGAATCACAAATTGATTATGCTGAAAAACTATATCGTAATAAAAATTATAAAGATCAGTTATTACGTTATTACCATTCACAAAAATGGGGATATCCTGAATATTATCAAATTGGTGAATTTGGACCATCACATAAAAGAAATTTTATAATGGGTGTAAAAAAAGATGAACATAAAGAAACTATTATTACCGAAAATAATAAATTAGAAATTGGGTTAGGTTATGGAGTTGGAAATAAAAAACGTGATGCAGAACAATCAGCATCTAAAATGGCTTTAATATTATTAGGATGTTTAAAAGAAGATCAATATTTAAAAGAAGATATTTATTATCCAAAATTAGATGAAATTAAAAAAGAAAATAAAAACGATGATTTAAATAAACAAAATCGTGAAAAAAATATAGAAGAAATAAATGAAACTAGAAATATTTTAAATCACTTAATTGCCAATGATGAAAATTTAATATTATATGATTAATTTATATTAACTGGTTTGACTTAAACAAAAATATTAAATTATTTTAATGTTAAGAAAACAAGTTTTATCTAAAAATAATGTTTCAAATTTATGTCAAATTATTTTTAAAAATAGTGAACATCCCTATAGTGATAAAAATAAAAAAATTATTGCTAATAAAATTGTAGAAAGTTTAAAATTAATATCGAGTAAAGTTGATGATTCCAGAGTTAATCCAAGTAATATTAATAAAATTATTAATCAAATAAATACTTTAACCATTAACAAAATTAAACAGGAAATTAATTATTCTTCTCTTAATAGTGTTCCAACAGATTTAGGACCTCAAATTTCTCAAATATCTATGCAACGTGATTTTATGGCAAACCCACACTCAAGTATTAGAGTTCATGATAGACCAGAACCCACTCATGGATCTCTTAAAAAACCTATGCAAAATAATATTGGAGCTAAACAACAAAGTGGAGTTCCCATTAGAGATTTTGAACTTAATACTAGAGATAAAAGCCTAATGGATGATAGACTTGCCCAAATTACTGCTGAACGTGATAGTATGATTCATAACAATGGACCTCCTCCCCTACCACGAGAATTACAACCAATTGAAACAAACAAAAATAGATCTAAACAAAATAATAATAATAATAATAATAATAATAATAATAATGATTTTCCTTTACAACAAAATAATAACATTAGAAAAAATAACATTTATTCCCAAGATAATTATCATTTAACAAATAATCTAGGTGATAATCAACTAAATGGAATGTCACAGGGACCTGGTGCTTTAGATGATGTATTTAAAAATGAAATAACTCATACAGATTTTAGTATTGATGATAGAGATATAGATGTTAGATTAAATGAACTAAAAAATATAAGAGATATTACCATACAAAATAATGGTGCATTACCTAAACCTATTGAAACTAGCACACATAAACAAACACACAAACAAAAACAATCAACTAATACGGATGAAGACCATATTGAACCTAGAGACTCTAGTGAATACATAGGTTCTAGAGATTACAGAGTTCCTAAAGACCCTAGAGATCCTAGAGATCCTAGAGATCCTAGAGATCCTAGAGATCCTAGAGATCCTAGAGATTATAGAGATCCTAGAGATTATAGAGATCCTAGAGATCCTCATTATTCAATAGATCATAGAGACACGGGAGATCCTCAATTTACTAATCAATCTATTCCTCGACACCATATACAAGTTCCTCAATATGATTCGCTTGTACAAAAACAACAATCTCCAATTAATTCACACCAAATACCACGTAAACGAGTAAGTTTTGATAATACACTTGAGCCAGACAGTGAAGATACTACTAATGGTACATTTTGTCATCCTGACCCATCTTATCATTCTCCTAGTTCTCATCATATGTATTCTCAACATCAAAACCATCCTCAAACCCATATTAATTTACATAAAAATATGGAAGGATTAAATAATATTGACATTTCAAAATTAGAAATATTAGAGGAAAAATTAACAAAATTAAATAAATTTGCAAATGATATTAACAGTTCCCAAAAATTTCAATTAATAATTGATTCTCGTAAAAATAATAATAATAATAATTCTAGTTATTATTATGATATTAGTCAAAAAATATCAAATGTGTATAAAATTGAATTAGTTAATTATTCTATTCCTACCAGTCATTATAATATTACTTCTCATAATAATAAATTTAGTTATTACATTTATAAAGATAGTGACAATAGTACAGAAAAAATTATTGTTAATAATAAAAAAGATACTAAAGATGATAATATAAAAGAGAATCAAGAAGATAAATTAGAAGATACTATAAATGATAATCAAGAAGAAAAACAAGAAGATAATCAAGAAGATAATCAAGAAGATAATCAAGAAGATGATAGTATTAAATTAATAAAGAAAAACTATAACTTGGAGCCTGGATTATATACAATGGACCAAATATTAGAACAATTAAATTCTAATACTGAATTAATTTTTAGTATGGGATTTGATCAAAGAATTAAAATAACTTTTGATAAAAAATTTAAACTGTGTTCTACTAATTTACTAAATGATAATATGGGTTTTAAAGTAAATGAAAAAAGAAGTAGTAATATATTTGAAGCTCAAAATATATGGGATTTGCGTCAACCAACCTATTTTTTACTTTATATAGATAATATAGATTCTGAAAATCCTTTAGCTATTTTAAATGTAAATGGTACATCTTTTGGAAAAATAGAATTTGAAGAACCTATTTCATTAGATTATCTTCAAATTAGAATAGAAGATGAAAACGGGAAAATAGCAAATTTCCAGGGAAGATTTCATACTTTAACATTTACTTTAACAAATTACAAAATTAATAATTAACAAAATAAACTTTACGGCATTCTTCCATTTCCTTATCATTAACAGGATTATTTGTAATTTCTTCAAAGGTGTCCCCTTGTAATAATCGTAAAATAAAATTAATAGAATATACACCACATTCAGAATTATCTCGTTGATGTTGAATTTTATTAATTTTAAAATCTATTTTATCTAATGCTTCTTGAACCGTTGGTGTAAATTTATCATATTTTTGAAGAGCTTTTTCTAAATATTTAATAGGTATTTCATTTCCAAATTCTTTTTTATATAAATATTTAATAATTTTATTTATAAAGTTTTTTATTTTTTTAATAGGTTTTTTAGCAAAACTATCAAAAAAGTAAACCTGATTATTTTTTAAATTAATAAATAATGCAACCCAATGACTACCACTTTGGTTATGTTCATCTAAATTAATAACCATTCCTAACTTATATTTACCTTTTTTTAATAATTTATCAAAATCAATAGAATTAAACCCTAAAATTGGGAGTTCCTCAAAATCACTCGGCACAGTTCCTAAATATAAAAATGCTGGATATTTATATTGGTATTGTTCCATTACTTGATCAATATTTATAGTGGACAACCATCCATTTTTTTGTGTAGGACCAACAGGTCTAAAAGTATTTTTAATATTATCATCTAAAATTTCTCGTGTGAAGGATTGTTTTAACCAACAAGTTTGTTCATCACATTCATGTGATAATTTATCTTCTAATTGTTTAACTAATTCTTTCTTATCACTTGTAATATTAATATTATGTGTAAATTTTTTATTATATGCTTGTGCTATTTTAACTAAAGATTTATAATCAAAACAAGAACCATCTTTATATACTTTAGTAGGGGCACACCGTGTATCATAAATTATTTTTTTTTAACCATTAAATTATTACAGATTAAATTTTAATTTAATGATTTATAAATTTATATTTTTGAATTATAAAGTATAATTTATATTTTTTTGGTGTCGTAAATCATTTACTAAAGGATTATCTTTTAAAGTATTTATATAATTATTTGTTATTCTATAATTATTTAGAACTGTTGAATCTTTATTACGTGTTTGATTAGTTAGATGACTATCAGGAGTTTGATAATCTAAAGGTCTTGAGATATTAGGTTCTCTTGATGCATTAGTAAATAATTTTTTTCTAGTATCGGAAGATTTAGTATAATATTTACGATATTTTTGATCTCCTCCAGGATTTGGTCTTGATTTTAAAATTTGTTCTTTACAATCATCAATTTGCATATTTAAAGCATCATCATACACACGTGCTTTTTTATCTACATTTCCTAAAGGTTTTACATGCCCTTCTAATAATGTTGTTTCTTTAATTGTTTTCCTAGCTTTATCCATAATAACTTGTCTATCTACAGATTGTCCTGGTCTAGTAGGATTTATCTCAGGAGTAGCAAATAAAGTTGAATGTTTAATAGTGGGTTTTGCTTTAAAATGTTTATCTATAACATAAGATTTATCATTTCCTCTAAGATGAAATTCTTTACTGGTAAGAGTAGTTTCTTTAATTGTTTGTTTTGCTTTATCAGTTAATTCTGTATAAGTTGAGTTATTAATTGCAGACTTAACATTTCCTTCCTGTGAATATAAAGTAGAATGTTTAATAGTGGGTCGTGCTTTATCTTGCAGGTTTGAATAAGTAGCATGATCATACACTGATTGTGTGTTTCCTTCCCGTGAGTGTAAAGTAGTTTGTTTAATAGTTGCTTTTGCTTCATCCTGTAAATTGGAATAAGTTGAATGACTTAATGGGTTAGTGTATCCTTCCCGTGAGTGTAAAGTAGTTTGTTTAATAGTTGCTTTTGCTTCATCCTGTAAATTGGAATAAGTTGAATGACTTAATGGGTTGGTGTTTCCTTCCCGTGAGTGTAAAGTAGTTTGTTTAATAGTTGCTTTTGCCCCGTCTTGTAAATTGGAATAAGTTGAGTGTCTGAATGGGTTAGTGTTTCCTTCTCGTGAGTGTAAAGTAGTTTGTTTAATGGTTGGTTTCGCTTCATCTTGTAAATTGGTATAGGTTGAATGACTATAAGGGTTAGTATTTCCTTCTCGTGAATGTAGAGTAGTTTGTTTAATGGTTGGTTTCGCTTCATCTTGTAAATTGGTATAAGTTGAATGACTAAAAGGGTTAGTATTTCCTTCATGTGAATATAAAGTGGTTTGTTTAATGGTTGGTTTCGCTTCATCTTGTAAATTGGCATAAATTGATTGTTCGTACATTGGTTTTGTAGAACCTTCACGTGAATATGAGGTTGATTGTTTAATTGTTGGTCTAGCCTTATCTTGTAAATTTGAATAGGTTGATTGTGACTGAAAAGCACTCCCTGAAATTGTGTGTGTGGTTGTATCTCTATTGGTAGCATATTGTTGAATTGATTTCCGTACAACATTGTGGCCTTTAGATTCATCAGCTAAATTTCTGACAATACTATCACTTTTAAAATTTTGTTTTCCTGTGGGTTCATATATACCATGAACCGCATTTCCAGTTTGTGTTCTTATAGCAGGACCTTGATAATTAATTTTTGTGGCACGATTGTCTGAAACTTTATGAGTTAGTTTTGCTCTAGGTACTGATTTAGAATATTTTGATTTACCTTCTTGTATTTCTCTCGCATCATATAAATTTTTTAAACTTTGTTGCAATCCTATTTTAGTAGGTAACCTACCTTTTTTTCCTGATTCGATCACTGGTTGTTTATAAGTTAATTTTTGATTTGTTTCACTTCGTAATTCATCAATATTTCTAGGTAATACTCTGTAAGTATTATGTCTACCTTCCTGGTTATTTCCATCAATACCAGGTTTAACTTTAACTTTATTCTGGAAAGGTAAATTGCCCATATTATTTTTAAAAGTTGTAATAAATCTTGATCCTAATTGTCCATTAATTGTAGGTTTGTTTTCTAAGGTATTTCTTCCATGTTTAGTAGGAGCAAACATTTTTTCAACTTCTTTTTTTGGAGTCCAATTTTTACTACTACCTGTCCACAAATCTAATTTACGATTTAAATTATCATAATTCATTAAAGGTGTATCTCTCATGGTAGTGCTTGGAGTCATATTATTATGTTTAAAATCATTTGTTACACCATAATCCATTGAAGTATCATTAAAATCTGAAAAACCTTCCATATAATCTAATTCTCTCTTAAACCTCTGATCTTCAGTGTTATTTGATATAGGTGGTTCATTTACACTTTTAACAATTCCATTATTTTTTATAGCTATTGGTTCAAACATAGATTCAAATCCAGCATTGGTATTTGTAGGTTCTTTATTATTAATATAAGAACTTTCAGGAAGAGCATCTAATACATTATCTACTATAGGATAATTATTTTCCATTAAGTTATGATGTTCTTGATCAATATAACTATGTATTTGATTATCTTTTGTAGGTATAGACTTACTTCTAGATGTTTTACTTGTTGTATTTTTACTTGGTAATATTGGATCTATTATATTTTCTTCTTTATTTTGTGAAAGTCCATATAATATTAATCCTCCTAATGCTAAAAATTCCATTAAATTATATAAGAAAAAATAATTTAATAAATTTATAATAGTTTCAATAAATTCTAGATTTTAATGATTTATTTAGAACAAGTATCACACCGTGGTACTTGAACATTTATAGGTGTTTTAGTTGGTAATGCTTCCCCTTTGTCTAAAGGTGTATGTTCTGGTGTTTCAAATGTATCTTTAGCAATCAGCCGTGAATTTATACCATTTCTCCAAGTATGATAATCACATTGAGGATTTACATGAAGATAAGGATTTAAATGATATTCTGTGGTGTTCATACCACGATAAGCATCCAGTGGATGAGTAAAACGTGTATCTATAGTATTTAATTTATTATCACAATTTGAAGCATGAACAAGTGAATTAGTTAGTGTTTTATATTGGTTATTTTTACCAATATCATCACATTCTCCATGAGGAAGAACACGGTTTGTTAAATGTGATTCAGCATCAGCTTTTATTCCAAAGTGAAGATTTTTACCATTACGGGGAACTGATACATCGGATTTAGATCCTATTGGACCTGTAAATGAATAACACTGTTCACATGATTCATGTGCTGGCATAAATAAACGATATTCTCCAATGTTAGTGCTTCTTTTAATTTGTTGGTTGTATTGACATTCATCATATTTGATTCTACTAAAAGCCATATATAAATACTAGAGAAAAAATAAAATTTAATTTTTTATAAATTATATTTTATTTCTATTATACTTTTATAATTTTTAAAATAGTCTATTTAACTTTTTAATCATTCAACTATTTAACATTTTAGCTTTGTATCTATATTTTTTAAACCATTTGATGTTATGGGTGCTAAGTTGGTTGGTGTTATATGATAATGACCTTGGCATAGTCTAGGAGGATGATAGGTATTATTAAAATTTTTTTCATCTTTTGGATTATATTTTTTATTAGGACACAAGGTTCCAGGTCTATTTAAATTATATAATTCATTCTCTACATCAGCACGTGTTACTAATTTCACATTACAATTTTTTAAATTATTGCCATCTTTATTACAAGGGCATGGTTTTTGATTTTCAAATTTTCCTACATATAAATGATAATCTAGAGGTGTTACACTTTGTTTTAATTCAACGGCATAAGCACAAGCATCATATGGTAAACGATTGAAACTCATTATATAATTAACTAGAGATTATTTAATTTTTATTAATAAATTTATACCATATAATATCTAAAAAATCATTAGAATATACATTTAAATAATCTTTATAAAATTTATTTTTTAAATTTTCATAATTCATTATAGATTTGTTATATTCCAATTCTAAAATAAAATATTTATCATCTTCTATTTTAAAATTAAAATCTAATTCAAATAAAAAATTAAATATTAAATAATCACTATAATTATTACTGTTATTTATAATTTCCATTAAATTTAATAAATCAGGAAAATCTATTTTTAAATATAACATTAATCCTAATCTTAACTCTTCCCAAGTAAAATCTTCTAATCCTATTAAATCTGTTATATTTATTGTTTTAGTTTTTATTTTTTGACGTATATGTTTAATATTATTTTCCTCTATTAAAATCTTTTTTGCTAAAATTAAAAAATCTATATTACTATGATAAAATTTAATATTTTTAGTTTTATTTCTTAAATATAAAATCTTTTTAATATCAGCACCCAAATTTATAAAACTATTTATTAAGCCTGGATCTTTATATAAACATACTAATTCAAAAGGGGTATGGTTATTTTTATCTGGTAACCACAAAGGATAATTATTTTTTAATAATAATTTCATCATTTTGATATCACCATTTTCTATTGCTAAATGTAAGGGAGGTTTAGAATAATATATATATTTATTCCAATTTATTTTAATCTTATTTTTAAAAATTTTTTCTAATATATCTATTTTCTCCTTAGTAATTATATTTATTAAAGGGTCTTTTATACTTTTCTCTGTTATATTATTATTAATTTTTTTACTTAAAGCATACTCTAAAAAATCACGTTCATCATTATCTTCTGTTTCTTCAATTAATTTTTTTAACTTATTAATTTTTTTTAAATTGCTTAAGTTGTTTTCCATTATCTAAATAATACTTTTATTTATATATTTACTTATTTTAATAAAAAATTGAAAAAATTTGTATATCTAGACCCTATTTATAAAAACTTCTATATCATGTCTAATGCAGTACCTCATGCTGTATCAGCCACTTTAAAACAAGAATTTAAAAATCTTGTTCCCATCATACCACTCTCAACTAATGTACCTTCAATTAACACTCTAAATAACTGGTATAAAACACCTGTTAAAAATTTAACAAATATTGTAAAATATGCTAAATATTATCATGCAACTCATCTTAATAAATTAGATAATATTAACGCAAATATTCTTTATATTTTCTTAACAACCTTAAAATATAAGGCATATCAGACACCTGTAATTAAAATAGGTTATACATCAAATTTACCCAAGAGACATAAAGAGCTAGAAAGTAAATTTGATTGTAACATGTTATTATTATCTCATTTTAAATGTGAAGGAGAATTTATAGAGACACAATTACATTTAGCTTTAAATATAAATTTTCCAAAACTATCAATAAGATTTAAAAAAAATGAAAAAAAATTAGAAGAATGTTATTTGTTAAATGATAATATAATGAAACAGACATATAACATTCTTATCAAAGATATTCAATATCAAGAACAACTTACGAAACAACAAGTTGAAAAAACAAAACAAACTGAATTTATTGAAACTACGAAACAAGAGGTTGAAAAAACGAAACAAACTGAATTTCTTATGAAACAAGAAGTTGAAAAAACGAAACAAACTGAATTTCTTATGAAACAAGAAGTTGAAAAAACGAAACAAACTGAATTTCTTATGAAACAAGAGGTTGAAAAAACGAAACAAACTGAATGTATTGAAAAAACAAAACAAACTGAATTTCTTATGAAACAAGAGGTTGAGAAAACGAAACAATTAAAATTAAATATATTTAGTAAATTGGTAGATAAAAATACTGATAGTAATTTATTAAGTAAGTTGTTAGACTTTTAATTTATTTAATAACTAATTAAAAAATTGATTTATATTAAGTTTAATCAATTAAGTTTAAATAAATAATATGGCTAATATAATTAAAAACGAATATGATGATTGTAAACTAATAAGTATACAAAAAGGGAATATATATAATTTGGGTGGCATTAATTATAAGTATTTTTTATTAAATAATAATAAAATATATTATACTGATTCAAAAGTTCATGATACAATTTTTAAAGAAGAATTTTATTCAGATGAAAAATATATTCAAAATAACTATGGGGATATTGAAAAGTCTTATAAAATAATAATTACAAATTATGGTAAATTATTCCACTTATTTAGAGCTGCACCAAAACCTGGTTATGGCTATGTATTATCTCCTGGCGAGGGCCTTCCTAATTTATATATTGATTATTATTATAATATTAACCAATATATTTCGAAAACACTATTAAACTATTTAGTTGGATTTTGTTGTGATTTAACTTGTTACAATCATAGGTACAATAAGAATTTAACAAAAAATGAATTAATTCAACAGTTTGTTGATGATTTTAATAAAGACACAGTTTGTAGTGTTTCTAAGTTTATTGAACGGGGTGAAATTGAACAACAAAATAAAGAACAATTTGAAGAAATAAATAAATTGAAAACAGAAATAATAAATAAAGATGTAAATATTTTAGAGCTACAAAATAAAGTTAAAAGTTTAGAGGCTAATTTACAAAGTCTTAAACAAAATACTGAAGAACAAATTACTGGATTAAAAACAAAATTATTAGATAATCATCAAAAATTTATAAGTATACACACAAATGATTATTTACAAATTAGAAAATTAAAAGAAACATTAGAATTTGCTAATTTCATGGATGGGTTGAAAGATCATAAAACAGATTATCTTGAACGTGTTAAAAAATCAGTTGAATCAGAAAATAATTTATTATCTAATAAACAAATTAAACAAAAATCGGATGATTTAATTAAATTAAAATTAGAATTAGACCAATTTAAAAAAGACTTGGATATAAAACATTCCTTACATATAACCAAAACACAAGAATTAAATAAAAATAAGTTAGAATTAGAACAAGATAAAAATAATCTGGAAACTGAATATTTAAATATTAAAAAATGGAAAAAAGATCTAGAAAATTTGGAATCCAAATTAAATAATAAACAAACAGAATTAAAAAAACATATAAAAGCTTTTAATAAGGAAAAATTTAATTTTAAAACAAAAATTATTAAAAAAATGGGATTAATTAAAGATTCGGACTCGGACGATAATAATTCAGATAATAATACTGATGATGAATATTAATTTAAATAAAAAATAAAAATATATTAAATGAATATTATTTACTAAATAGTAATATAATGAAAAATACATCTAATATACTTGTAAAAGATATTAAATTTCAAGAACAATTAACTAAACAAGAAGTTGAAAAAACTAAACAAGAAGGTGAAAAAACTAAACAAATAGAATTTATTGAAAAAACTAAACAAGAAGTTGAAAAAACTAAACAAATAGAATTTATTGAAAAAACTAAACAAGAAGTTGAAAAAACTAAACAAATAGAATTTATTGAAAAAACTAAACAAGAAGTTGAAAAAACTAAACAAATAGAATTTATTGAAAAAACTAAACAAGAAGTTGAAAAAACTAAACAAATAGAATTTATTGAAAAAACTAAACAAGAAGTTGAAAAAACTAAACAAATAGAATTTATTGAAAAAACTAAACAAGAAGTTGAAAAAACTAAACAGCTTAAATTAACTATTTTAGATAAACTACTAAATAAAGATATCAATAATATATTAATTAAATTATTAGAATTATAATATTAATTTTTATATCTATTGTATTTAAAAATTAAAATTAAATAAATTTTTCTTTAATTTTAATTAAACCACCTCTTTAAAAAGACTATTAATTATAATCTTTATATTTATTTAATTTTTACTAAATAATATTTTATTATTGATTAGGTTGATTTTTATAATATTTTTCACGTGTCATTTCTCCTCCTCTTGGAAAAGGTAGTACTAGTTTATTTGGATCCTGGAAGTTTTTATTTAAAAACTGTAGTCTTAAATCTTCATTTGCTTCTCGTTCCCTTTGAAATTCATCATTATTTAATCTTGAACAATTACCTCTAGTTAAACTATCTATTTCTATTAAATTATTAACATTATCTGTTCTAATTGGTTGGTTTTTTATTAAAGGAACAGGATAATGTTTAGAACAATGTTTATTTGAAATATTACTATTACTTTTTATATTATTTGTTTCAATTGGTTCTGTTACACGTTTTTTTTGATAAAAATATGTTGGTTTATTATTTTTGTTTTCTTTTAAACATGTTATTGATGGCTGTTTTAAATATGAATCATAATTAATGTCTTGCTCTAAATTATGATTATTATTATTTTTAATAATTCTATCTACAGGTTGTAATTTCATTTTAGGTATTGTATTAAAATAACTCATTATAAAACATAATATATTTTTTATAATTTCACACAATAAGATTATTTAATTAATAAAAATTGAAAAAATTTGTATATTTAAGTCCTATTTATAAAAACTTTTATATCATGCCTAATGCAGTACCTCATGCTGTATCAGCCACTTTAAAACAAGAATTTAAAAATCTTGTTCCATCCGCACCATCCACACCAACCACACCACCATCAATTAACACTCTAAATAACTGGTATAAAACACCTGTTAAAAATTTAACAAATATTGTAAAATATGCTAAATATTATCATGCAACTCATCTTGATAAATTAGATAATATTAACACAAATATTCTTTATATTTTTTTAACATCTTTAAAATATAAGACATGTTATACACCTGTAATTAAAATAGGTTATGCATCAAATTTACCCAAGAGACATAAAGATCTAGAAAGTAAATTTGATTGTACCATGTTATTATTATCTCATTTTAAATGTGAAGGAGAATTTAGAGAGAAACAATTACATTTAGCTTTAAATATAAATTTTCCAAAACTATCAATAAAATTTAAAAAAAATGAAAAAAATTTAGAAGAATGTTATTTGTTAAATGATAATATAATGAAACAGACATATAACATTCTTATCAAAGATATTCAATATCAAGAACAACTTACGAAACAACAAGTTGAAAAAACGAAACAAACTGAATTTATTGAAACTACAAAACAAACTGAATGTAGTGAAAAAACAAAACAAGAGGTTGAAAAAACGAAACAAACTGAACTAATTGAAACTACGAAACAAGAGGTTGAAAAAACGAAACAAACTGAACTAATTGAAACTACGAAACAAGAGGTTGAAAAAACGAAACAAACTGAACTAATTGAAACTACGAAACAAGAGGTTGAAAAAACTAAACAAGAAGTTGAAAAAACTAAACAAACTGAAATTCTTGCAACACAAGAAATTGAAAAAACTAAATTAGTTGAAACTACAAAACAATTAAAATTAAATATATTTGATAAATTGTTAGATAAAAATGTAGATAATAATTTATTAGTCAAGTTATTAGACTTTTAATTTTTTCAATAAAGATAAAAATTAAGGTCTATTTCCATCAAAAAATCTACCTCTATGAAATTTAGGATCTTGGTTTTTTAGACAATTATTACCATCATGTTTACATTCACCTGATTTACCTAATAAAAATTTTGCAAATTCTGTTTGGTCATTAATTACTTTAGTAACAGGTAATGTATAAAAATCACGAAAATTAATATGTTTATCATAATGATCTTCTGGTAATAATCCATTAAAACTTTCTTTTATTTTATCTTCTGATTCTTTTAAAGTTGTTGGACAAACAGGTGGTTTATTAACATTATCATAATAATCTCCCATAGTAAAATTTCCATATGGATTATCTTTAGTAACTTGAAAACAATCATTATTTTCAAATTTTTCTTTATTAATATTTAAAAGAATAGTTAAAATTAACAAGGTAACAGAGAATGACATCCAAGTCATATCACCCCCTAGTAAATAAATTATTATTAAAAATAATAAGGAAAACCTGGCAATAGAATTTAATTTTTCATGATAGGACATTGATTTATTAGGATAAATTTTATATGATTCTATTAATATTTTTGGATTATTTAACCAAAACATAACTATTACTTTTATTTAGATTTTTTTAAAAAGTTGATTTTTAATAATTTAGAGATTTATTTAATTATTACATAATGAATCAATTAACTTTATGGAATGAAAAATATCGACCTAAAAAATTAAATGAAATTATTCATCAAAATGAAACTATTTTAGTTATTAAAAATTTAATAGATAATCATAATTTACCCCATTTAATTTTTTACGGGCCACCAGGAACAGGTAAAACATCAACTATTTTAGCAGTATGTAATGAAATTTTCCCTGATGAGATTAAATATAATAGATGTTTTGAATTTAATGCTTCAAACGATAGAGGTATTAAATTTATTCGAGAAAAAATTAAAAAAATTTCTAATCAAAAAATTAAAAATTATCCAAATACACCACACATTAAAATAATTATTTTAGATGAAGTTGATACTCTTACAACTGATTCACAATATGCTTTAAGACGAATCATGGAAAATTCATCATCAAATACAAGATTTTGTTTAATTTGTAATTACCCTAATAAATTAATTGAACCTATTATTTCTAGATGTGCACAATTTAGATTTAAACCAATTCCTACTAAAATTATGGAAGAAAAACTTACAGATATTTTAAAACAAGAAAAAATTAAAAATAAAAAAGATATAACTAATTTAATCATTGAAAACAGTTATGGTGACTTAAGATTATCAATTAGTTATCTTCAAAGATATTATAAATATAATGAATCATTAAATAAAATATATGGAATAATTGGTACTAAAGAATTATTATCATTTATACAGTTATATAATAATGAGATTAAATTTTGGGATAAAATTAAGGAATTTATACAAAAAAAATATCATTTAGCATTTCAAATTAAAACTTTATTAGAACTGGTATCAAAATTAAATATAGATGATATTATTAAAATAAATTTAATAGAAGATTTATCTGAAATGGACTATTATATTATAAATGGTGTTAATAATACTATTTTATGGAATTTTTTAGGTGTTAGTTTATTAAAAAATTTAACTTAAAAAAATTGTAATATAAAGTGTTATTGATTTAATTAATAATTATGGATTCTCAATTTAAAAATACATATAATTTTACAGAAAAACCATGGATTGAAAAATATAGACCAACTAATTTTAAAGATATTAAGGGACAAAATTTAGTAAAAAATACTATTTATCAAATGGTTAAAAAAGGTGTTTTACCAAATCTTATATTTCATGGATCACCAGGAACAGGAAAAACAAGCTTTATTTTTTCATTAGCTAAACTTATATTTGGAGACCAAATAGATAATTTAGTGTTAGAACTTAATGCTTCTGATGATAGAGGTATAAATGTAATTAGAGATGAAATTAAAGATTTTACCTCTAAAGATAATTTGTTTGGTTCTGGTTTAAAATTAGTTATATTAGATGAGGCAGATGCGATGACACAAGAAGCACAGTTAGCATTAATATATTTAATGGAAAAATATTGTGAAAAAGTTAGATTCTGTTTAATTTGTAATTATTATTATAAAATTTTAGATTCTATTAAATCAAGATGTAGTGTATTTAGATTTTTACCATTAGACATTAATATTTCTACAATAATTATTAAAGATATCTTAAAAAAAGAAAAGATAAATTTAAATAGTAAAACTATTGATAAAATAGTACATTTTGGTCATGGTGATATTAGAAAATCTATAAATTTATGTCAATCAATATGTATTACAGAAAAAAAGATTAATACAAAATTTATTAATCTTTTAATTGGAGATATATCTGATAGTGAAATCAAAAAAATTATTAAAATTTTATATGATAAAAATATTAAATATAGGAAAAAATTTACCTTAATTCTTAAATATTTAGATAAAACAGGTATATCATTATCTAATTTAATTAATATAGTTTTTAATAATATGGATGATTTACTTTCAGATAAAATTATTAAATTAGCAGAATTAGAATATAAAGTTAAACAATCTACATTTTCAAAAACTTATTTATATTTATTTGTAGCAATTTTTCACAGTTAATTTAAAAGTTAATTTAAAAAAATTTATATTATATATATAATGAATTTAGAAGAAGAATTATTTATGTATCGCACTCAACTTAAATATATTGAGGAAGATGAATATCATAATAAAATTAGTAGTTATTTTAGTAATAATAAATTTGAAGATACACTTAATTATGATGTATGGGTAAATTTTAAACATTTTTATAAAATTAATAAATCACCTCAATGTGAAAAAAATGATGAATTTCTTGAAAACAATAATAGAAATAAAATAAAATTAGACTTGGAACTAGAGTTTAATACATTTAAAAAAAATTGATTATAAATATTATTAATTGTATAATAATATTTATATGTCTAAAATACCAGAAATTAAACACCAATTATTATTTAATAAACTATTTTGGGAATCCAGTAATATTACACTATTTAAATATGATGATGCAACAATCACTATTGGAAATAAACATACTCGAATAGAAATTAAATTTTTTAAACTAGAAGACAACTATTATCCTGTAGTTTCAGCTAGTTATCAAGAAGCTTCTAAAATTAATATAGAATTAATTGGACTTAAATTAAATCATCCTTCTAATTTATCTAAATTTAAAACAATTATAGAAACTTATATAAATCAAGAACATTGTAATACAAAAACTGAAAATAGTAAATCACTTGTTGATAATTTATATTTAACTAATGCCACTAAAAATGTCAAATTTTTTATTGATAAGGATTTAGTGTTAATTAATACAATAGGTAATAATATATATAATAAAAGTGAACTAATAGATACATTTAATAATAATTATAATTCAAAACAAATTATTTATAATGAGTTAGTAGAATTTAATTCTAATTTAGATTTTCCGGATTATGCTGAAATTAGGGATAATAATATTTATCAAGTATATTTAAATATTTATAAAACACTTGATGAAAAATGTATTATTAAATTTGATTTTGATAGTAATTTTTATCCATTAGTTCCTCCTAAAATACAATGGATGGCACCTAAAATTTCAAAAGAAGATTACTCTGCTATAATTAATTGTTCTGTATTTGGTGGTGGTTGGTCACAATTAATAACAATTCCATGGTTGTTTACTCAAATTAAAAATAAATTGTTAGAAAGAGAATCCACTAAAAATAGTAAATTTTTTAGTAAAGATATAACTTTTGTAGATTATCAAGAAACTTTAATTGTTGGTTTTGCTAAAACTACAGGAAGATTTATATGTCCAAACCCAATTGAAATTAGTGTTAATTCTATTAAAAAACCACTTAAAACATCATCTACACATATGAAAAAAGGCACTGGATATGGAACTGGTCCAACTGATAAAGTTAATTATTTAGATATACAAAAAAATATTATTTCTGAAAAAACAGATTACATAGATAAAATTTATAGAATTAAAAATATTACTTCTTCAAATAAATCATTTCTATTTAATATATTAATTAAAGAAATTATGGGAATTACCCTATTAGAACTAATTAAATATCCTATACTTTATTATAAGTATTTTAAAATTATTAAAAATATTGCTACAAAAGAATTATTTAATAATCTTGATTGTCTTGAAGAAATTAAATTAGATTTTACTAATTTAATTGAAAATATTAATATTAGTGATGACCCTGCTCTTGAGTTTAAAATTTATAATAAAATTCATCCAATAGTTTCAGATTTAATTAAATTAATTGATATTGATATTGATATTGATAAAACTGAATTAACACCTAAAATATCTACAAATACTTTAGATGAATATTGCACTATTATGAAACCCTTACAATTTAGTTATAATGATATTAGTAAGTGTAAATTTGCTTATCATAATATTACAGGTCCACAACGAACTCCTAAACAAATGACTAGAATTGCTCAAGAAATTTCATCTTTACAAAAAAGTTTACCACTTAATAAAAATTCATGTGTATGGATTAGATGGGATAAAAAACAGCTTAATAAAATGCAGTTTATGATATCAGGACCACAAGATACACCCTATCAAGATGGATTATTCTTATTTGATTGTTATTTCCCTCATAATTATCCACTAGTACCACCATTAATTAACCTACAAACTACAGGAAATGGTACAGTTAGATTTAATCCCAATTTATATGAGAATGGAAAAGTATGTCTTAGTCTATTAGGAACATGGACTGGTTCAAATAGTGAAAAATGGAATTCTAAAACATCTACTATGCTTCAAGTAATAGTTTCTATTCAAAGTTTAATTTTAAATGAAGAACCATATTTTAATGAACCTGTATATCAACACACAATGGGAACTCCAACAGGTATTAAACATAGTTTACAATATAATCAAAACATTAGGTCAGCTACATCTGTATGGGCTATAAATAATATGATAAACAATCCTCCCTCAGGATTTGAAGATATTGTTAAAAATCATTTTAAACTTAAGAAAAATAATTTAATTAAAACACTTCAGCATTGGGAAAATATTGCTGATACTATATATAGAGAACATATACAGAAAGTTCTAAAAAATATTATGAAATTATAATAATCTTTTTTTATATAATGGAATATTATCCCCCACCACAACGTATGGCAGAACACCAACAACGACTGATAGAAAGGGAAAGGGCAGTACCATCACTAGCACCATCACTAGCAGCATCATCAGCAGCGGCAGCATCATCAGCAACGGCAGCATCAGCAGCGGCAGCATCATCAGCTGCAGCAACAGCAACATTAACCCCTATACAAATAGCCAACCAAAACTTAAAAAATGCATATAGGGAACGGAACACAATAGATAATGAACTTAGAACAAACACTATTCCATCTAGAAGAACATTCTTAGAAGAACAACGAAAACAAGTACAACGCAAAGTAGCAGATTTAAGAGCAATATACAACCGACTACTGTTAGACAAGGATTTTGAAGAATCAGATGCTGTTACTAGTTCTTTGGAGGCAGTTGTTGCAAGTACCAGGTCTCAATCTGTAGGAAGTAGTTTTTTAGATAATGTATATACATGGGCATTATCAGTACCATATGATGAGGTTAATAAACAAATATATAATTTTGTAATAAAAACAACAAGACCTCATATGGATTTTGAACACGAAACAGGGTTAGTAACTGTCCCTGAAATTGTAGCTAGGAAACTTCCTGAATGGACTTTTTCTGACCCATTTTTATCATCTCCTATTCCAACACCAAGACCAGGGTGGATTAAAGAAGAAATAGCACATGCTGATATAATTGATCAATTAGTACAATCTAAAAAAGATGTAAAATTAACACGCTATTCTGAAATAGCTGTTTTAAAAATGATAGATTTATTAAAAAAATTAAATCTGCTTAAAGTATATAAAAGTTTAAACTTTGAAGATATAGATATTAATGTAACTTATAGTTTACTTGAAATAAATAATTATGTATACTTATTTAAGAATTTAGGTTATTTATTTAAAAAATTCAAACTTGGGTTAAAACCTTATAAAACAGATGAGGTAGATAATGTAGATGATATAGATGATACTGAAGAATTTATGAAAGATGAATATAATGATGTTGTTTCATACAGAGAAATTACAGATAGTTCTAGTACTAGTATGTTTAAATCATATTATAAAAATATATATTATCAATTATTAAATTTTATATTGTTTGCACCAAATTTATTAATATTAAAACATAAGGTACTAAATGATGATCATATTTCACAGAAATTTAAGTTATTAAACATAACTTTATCAAACACAATTTCAGAATTTATATCAACAAATATAGAAAAATTCTTGTCACAAATGCAATATTTGTCTTTATTACTTAAAAAAAGACCTTTTGATGAATGTAAAGATGCATTGATAAAATTAACAATTAAATTCAATGAAGCAACAAGATTAGCTAATATGATACATTATTCAGTAGAATTATTATCACTAATGAAGGTTGGTAATAAAAATCCTCCACTACTTGAATATATTGATAATACTCAAGGTATTTTTTGGGACCGTATAAGTGCTACTAATCTTTTTAAAATTTTTAATAAGATATCACTAGCTTTGACAGGTGAACACAACACAGAAGAAATAATTCCTACATCAAGTATGTCTGCTGTGTCATCTAGCGAAGCTGCTGCGTTTGGTCAACACAGACAGATTACTACAATAAAAGGATGTATACCTTTTAAGGATAAATATTGTGTAGGAATAAAGCATCTTGAAGGAGGATTTTATTTTAATGTATATTACCAAGGGACACCTGCTAGAGAAATAGCACTATCTCATTTTTCATTTCATCGACATACTGATGGACATTCTCAATATCATTTTAAAGTATTATTAAAAATTAAAAATGAGGATGGAATAGAAGAACAAAAACTTGTAAAAATACCGTTTTCACCAGTTATAAAATATGACCCAAGAATACAATATTATGTATCATTAGAATATAATGCACCATTAGTAGAAGACTTTTATTTAAATAGAGCACTAACTGAATTTTCTTATTTAAAAGTTGTTCTTGAAGAAATGTTAACATTAATTATTAATAATTTTGATGTTTGGATAACAACTGACCAATTTAGATTAGGAAGGTCTGCATCAGGTCCCAGTCATGATGATGAATTATATTATAATAAATATTTAAAATATAAAGCAAAATATATTAATCTTAAAAAAAGTTTAAATCTTTAAAAATTTATAATAATATTATAATATAATTTTATTATAACTATAGATAATGATTTTAGAAAAAGAAAAATTATTTAATAAACAACTTTCATTAAAAGGAAAAATTAAATTGTATGTAGGTAAAAATGAAAATACTCTAAAAGAAATTAAAATAATATTAGAAAATTACATTAAATTCTTAGACCAACATAATAAAAAACAATTATTAGCTTTAGACTTTGAATTTAATAAAGGAACAATAGCAATGGCACAATTAAATTTAGATAATTTTCAAGTAAATAATATGGATGTTATATTATTATTTGACCCAACCGATAAATTAATTTTAAATACTTTTAGACAAGTAGTTATTAATAAAAATATTTGGTTGATTTTACATGGTGCTGAATCATTAGACTTGCCTTATCTTACTAAACAATTAATAAAACAACCTAAAGATATGGTTAAAATGTTTCAAAATTTTGTTGATACAAAACATTTATGTGATTATACATTAATTAATGAAGAAGGTAGATGTAAAATTAATTATTTTTTAGAACAACAACATATTATTTCAAAAGATTTTTTAGAAGATATGTTAAAAAATGAGAAAAAAATGGGACCTATTTATTTAGTTAATGTTGATGTTACAAAATTAAAGCAATCATTATTATTATATTCTGCTTATGATGTGGTTTTCCTTCCTGAATTAATTCGTAAATTAAAAACAAAAATTCCATTTATTCAAATTATTAGATTTACTCAAATTAATTATATGATGAAATATAACTTATTAAAAAAATTTGATGAAACTAAAAAAATTATTACCTCTATTAATAATTCTTATTTTAAAACAATTCCTTCTCAAAATAATAAATTAATTGATATAATACAACCACTAATAGAAATTGCTCAAAGCAGTGAATTAATAAATTTAAAAAAAAATCCTGTTTTTAAAAAAATAATTGATTTAATTGAAAAATCTTATTTAATACCTATTTTTATTAATATTCCAGGATTAATTTTATTAGATAATAAAGGCACTAAATTACAACCACTTGATTTACCAGATGAAATTGCACCTATATTTAAAGATTTACAAAAAAATGTTATGGAATTGACAGGTTTAAATATTAAATAGAATCATCAGGTGCTACTAAATCTTTAACTAAATCTTTGTAGGTCATAAATCTCATCCGACAACAGTATCTTCTAACAGGAAGTTTCATCAGTAAATCCTTTAATTTTTCATTAATTTCTTCATCAGTCAGTTTAGGATCATTACAAATTTTTTCTTTAGCATCCTCAAATTTTTTGGTTAAATTTCCTAGGAAAAAACCACAAGTAGGGCATGTATTATAAAGCATTAATTAAGATTAGATATTAATCCTTTAATTTAATTTTTCAATTATTTTAATTTTTTTATAATATTTTATAATGAAATTATCACAAAAAGAATTAGATATTATTAAATTTAATAAAGATTTTGAAGAAAATGATAAAATGTTAAATAAATATCAAGAAAAAGATTATATTTTAAATGAAAAACATGCACCACAAAAATTTGCAATTGATAAATTAATTCTTAAAATGCGGTTGGCTTTTGATTTTCTTTTAAATAAACTTGAAAATATGGAAAGTCCTATTAATGATTTAAAAAATAATGAAGAATTACTTCAAGGAACAATTTTTTTGCTATTTTTTATTGGTGGTGTTACATTATTATTATCCGGTTTAATGAAAGAATAAATTAATTATAAGTGTGAATGACTTTTTCCACATTCTTGTCTACAAACAGGACATTTGTAACTATATTTTTTTAAATACTCTTTAATAGCACTTGATTCAAACATATGATTACATGGTAATTTAAGTACCTTTGTACCCTTAGTAAATTCAGTCATTGAAATAGGACAAGAATTATCAATATCCTCATCTAATACATATTCTTCTAATTTATCAAAATCATCTTGATCTAAAGTAGTTACAACATCGCTCATGGGCATTGGAATATTCAAGTTATCGTAATTGTTTAAACTATTCAACATTTGATTTAGTATATTTTGCATAGATGTTGTAACTTGATCATGATTTATTTGGGTTCCATTCATGTTAGTATATATAAGAGCATTCATAAATTGAGCATTCATATTATTATTATTTGTTCCTGGAAAAAATTGTACATTAGATGCACCAGGAATAGGAGGTATATCATTATTTCCTTCATTATCGCCCTCATCCTCATCATTTTCATCATCCTCATCTTCCTCCTCAACATCAACCATATCTGCATCACTTGCACCAGCAGCACCAGCAGCACCAGCACCAGCATCAGTACCATCACCAGCACCAGCACCAGCACCAGGACCAGCACCAGCACCAGGACCAGCACCAGCACCAGCACCAGGACCAGCACCAGGACCAGCACTAGCCCCAGCACCAGCACCAGGACCAGCACCAGCACCAGGACCATTAAGATGATATATTATGTAACCATAATTAAATCCATTTTGTGCAGGAGGTGGATGCTGAGTAATTCCAATTGCCCCAATTTCTTCAGGAGTAAAAAACAAACCAAATTTTTCTAAAAACTGACTCATAATTAAATTGATTTGTGTTGGTTGATAATGTTTTTGTGTTCTTAAAATATATTTTAATTCTTCGATAATTTCCTGTTGGGGTGCACCTTCATCTTCTAAAACTAGATACATTCCATACAACTCGTCAATTAACATATTGGTTAATAATGGTTCACCCGTATCAATAGGTTCACCCACATCAACTGCTTCACCCGTACCAACAGGTTCAACTGCATCAACTGCACCAACAGGTTCAACTGCATCAACTGCACCAACAGGTTCAACTGCATCAACTGCACCAACAGGTTCAACTGCATCAACTGCACCAACAGGTTCAACTACATTAATTGGTTCAACAGGTTCAACAGGTTCAACAGGTTCAACAGGTGCTGTATCTTCTTCTTGACAATCATCCTTCTCTTCTTCACAATCAGTATTAGGTTCATCTTCGACAGTTTCATCTTCGTCAGTATCATCTTCGTCAGTATCATCTTCGTTAGTATCATCTTCGTCAGTATCATCTTCGTCCGTATCATCTTCTTCAGTATTATCTTCGTCAGTATCATCTTCGTCAGTATCATCTTCGTCCGTATCATCTTCTTCAGTATTATCTTCGTCAGTATCATCTTCGTCAGTATCATCTTCGTCAGTATCATCTTCGTCCGCAGCATCTTCGTCAGTATTATCTTCGTCAGTATCATCTTCGTCCGTAGCATCTTCGTCAGTATTATCTTCGTCAGTAGCATCTTCAACAGTATTGTCTTCATTGGTATTATCATCAGTTCTATCAGGTAAATCTTCTGGCTTTTTAATTGATCCAACTATAGTTGATTTAGACGAATCTACTAGAGAATGTGTAGATTTTGGAGTAATTTCAATATGTGTGTTATTAGAATCCATATATGATATTATATGATTTAAAAAATAAATTTCATTTTTTTTTAATTCTCTTGATAATATTAATGAATTATTTGATATTATTTCTATTATTGTCATTTGGATATTATTTAGTTAATTTAAAAAATAAATCAATATTATTTTTAGTTGTATTATTTCTAATTTATATATATAATGAAAAGTTATTACCTGATACCTATTGGAACTTACCATCAAAAAAAAATATAGATACATTTGAATTTGGTAAATTATCTAAATTGTATAATAAATTTATTGGAAGTGTATCAATTGAAGAATCTAAATTATTAAAACATAAAATACAAAACGAAATTAACACAATTTATTTTTCTTTTCCAAATCATTTACACAATGAACTGGATAAATTTTTATATCATAAATATGGATTTGTAAAAAAGCTCACCAGTTAAAAATAGGTTTATTATTATTAATATATGAATTGTCATTCCATTAAAAAAGAATTAGAAATACAAAGAATTAATAATTTAATAAGTATTTCAAATTATAAAAATAATGAATTACAAATATATTTATCAGCTTTAAATAAAAATGATGAAACAGAATATTCAAACACTGAAACTTTTAAAAATTCTGAAATTATTCCAAATGATATATCTACATTATTTAAAAAACCATGGAATAAACTACATACTATTCACCAAATAATTAAAGTAAAAGAATATTGTCAAAAAATTAATAATATAAATAAAAAGGCTTCTGAAATGGAAACCATATTAATTCAAAAAATTAAAACTAGAAAATTAAAATTAGTTAATTATGATGAAGAAAATGGGAGGATATTATCAATAAATGATCTTAATACTATATGTAATAATTTATAATTTTTAATAAATATTGATAAAAAGATACATTATAATATAATTATATACTATAATGACTCTAGCAAATTATCATAAAAATATTAAAGTTTTAATAGATAAGATAATAAAAGATGTACAACCTATGACCCCTAACGAAATTTTAGTAATAAAAAATAATTTACTTGTAGAACTTAAAAAAAAATTTAAAAAAAAATTTGATGAAAAACTAGCTAATAAAATAATTGATGAACAATTTAATATAAAGTTAATATATAATCCAACTCAAGAATCTCGTGAATGTCCAACAGGATATAGTGAAGTTAATTTTAAAGAAATTATAGTTCCAGATGAGTTTAAAAAAGAAGAAATTCATTTTCAAAAATTATTTGCTACACCCCAACCAGACCAAAGAACTGAAGAATGGTATGCTTTTCGTAAAGATAGAATAACAGCTTCTGATATAGCAACTGCTTTAGATCATAATCCATATGAACCTTGGGAAGAGTTTATTGTAAAAAAATGTGATCCTAATTATCCATTTTATGACAATGATACTGTGTTTCATGGTAAAAAATATGAGGAAGTTGCAACTATGATATATCAAGAAATTTATAATGTTCGTGTAACTGAATTTGGATGTTTGCCATCAACAGAATATAATTTTTTAGGTGCATCTCCTGATGGGATATGTAGTAAAGCAACTTTAGATTATAAATTTTGTCCAAAAATAAATACAATGTTGGAAATTAAATGTCCTGTTAGAAGAAAAATAGAAACATCTGGAGCTATAAAAGGACATATATGTCCTCATTATTATGAATATCAATGTCAAGTTCAAATGAGATGCTGTGGATTAGATAAGTGTGATTTTTGGCAATGTGATATTGAAGAAATTGATTATGACACTTATCAAAAAAATAATATAATACCTGATAGTTCATGTGGAACAGATGGGACACCTTTACCTTTACCAACATATTGTCATCAAGGGTTAATATTACAATTTTTACCAAAAAATTACAAACCTCGTTTTGATAATGTAATTTTTAGGGGTCAGAAACAAAATGATAAAATTGAGTTTCAAGGTAGAATTATATATCCTCCACATTTGCGTTTTAATCATATTGAATATAATAATTGGGTAATTGAAACCTTAAATAATTTAAATGAAACTCATCCCGGGTTATTAGATGAATATTATTTTGATAAAATAATATACTGGAGATTAAAAAAATGTCATAATGTTCTTATTAAGAGAAATGATAAGTGGTTTGCTAAATATTTACCGGTTTTAGAAAATACCTGGAATAAAGTAATATATTATCGTCAACATTTAGATGAAATTCCAAAACTACAAGAAAAATCAATACGTAAAAGGGATTTATGGAAAATGAAAACTTATTATAAAATTATGTCAAAAGAATATACTGAAAATAAAATATTATTTTTAGATGAAAATGATCCCGCTTATGAAAATAACACATATTTTGATGATTGTGATTTTATTGATTAAATATTTATGGATGGACACCATTTTTCTTTTTCATGATATTTACAACAAAATCTTCCACATACTTCTCCTTTTCTTTTACCGCTTTTTATAATATTTAAACATTTATATGTAGAACCAAATGTGTTAGAAACATTATTAGATTTAGTTTTAGGTTTAGGTTTAGGGGGTGTTATTATAGTTTCATCACAATAGGGACATCTTATAGAATGTAAACATTTTTTATGAAAATAATGGTTACACCTGAGTTTAATACAGTTTATTTCATTACCTAAATTACAAATTAAACAGCAATTTTCATTTTTATCTTGTGATAGTAAATTAACATATTTTTCCAAATCATTAATATCAATATTCATTAAAATAATATAATTATATTTCTTTATTTATAAAAAATTTGATAAATGAACATATTAGTAAATAGTATAATTTATACATGGATAAATATAAACAAACACTTACATCAATCAGTATTAAGGAACATGCCAGCCTTGATAACATCAAGGAATTAATTGAGAATATTATAGCTAATCCAAATAGATTAATTGTATCTGAACTTTTAAAAATAATGGACCTTCTTAAAAAAAATATTGATAATTTGGATATTTCACACCAACAAAAAATATATTATAAAAATATTATAGATAATTCAGAATTATTTACTAGTATGCCCGCCATATCTCCAGCTTATCAGCATACTCCTTCAGAATCTACTTGCAGTGTAGATTCTGAAACATCATTCACTTCTAATCTTTTATCAGATAAAAAAATGGTAGTTAGAAGTTTCTCATCTAATAAACAATTCCAACAAAATATTTTATCAGGATTTCAAACTGGTAATTTATGTGCTCACACACCTCAACCAGCATGTTTCCCACAAAATCATAATGTATCTGGAACCAGTACACAACCAATCAATAAATTAATAAATGCTAATTTAATAAATAAAATATATCCTGAGTATAAAACATTAGATACTAATAAATATAATGCTAATTTTACAAAATTAAATGATAAATTGTATTTTTATTAAAAATAAGCTTAATTATGTTATTAAAAAAAAATTGATATTATAATTTAAAGAAACATAAATATATTATATCAATGCCTGACCAAAAACAAACTAAAGAAATTATGAAGCCCCGTCGTAAAATGGGGAAAACTCTATTAGTAAACTCTCAACATAATTCTGATACACAAATAGATGCAAGCTATTTTAATAATACTAATTTAACTGGTTTAGTAAAAACAACATATAAAGATGGAAAATTCTTCCTTTTATTTGGTGATTATTTACAAGCAAAAGATGCTTTAAATAAACTAAAAAAAGAATTCAATTATTTTGTAAAATTTGTTCATTATAATATTTTCTTCAAATGTTCCCAACTGGTAAATGAAACACCTACTAAAGATTTTGAACATACAACTTTTAAAGAAGCTATGAGAAAATTAGTTCAAGAAAAAACAAATGGACATGTTCTATATGCTCCACGTTTATATTTAACATCTGATAAGAAAAAATATGTTGGATGTGGAAATATTACGGTAGACACTAAAGAATGTGAAGAAGAACTTTTAAATAGAGATGGTTCTTTAAAATTTTCTAAAATTGGTGAAAACAATAGATTTGAAGTAGCCTTTTATCGTTTCCGTCAAGGGCGTGATGATGTAATTACTAATAAAGCTCCTTACCATGATGTTAATGCTAATTAAATTATTTTAAATTTATTCATCAAAAAATGAAAAATTTTGATGTTTATCTAATCTATTTTTTTTATTATTCATTATATCAGAAACAGTATTTCTTAATTGGTTATCTTTGGTATAATTTTGTTCAAGATTTGGTCTAAAGAAAATTCTATCTGTAAAGTTATCATTAACTTTTTTATATCCATCTAAATTATTATCATAAGATCTTCTATTATGATAATTTCCTAAGATAAAATAAGCTTCTTTAATTTCTTTAATAGTTTGTTTATCAATATCATTAAGTTGTTTTTTATTAAAAAAAGAAATAGATTCGTTATATGAATTAATAACATCAATAAAACCAGCATTTTTACTTATTCCTAAAATTTTATAATAATCTTTCATTATAAAATTTTAATATTAAAATTTTATTGGAACTAATTAACTAATATTTTAATATTTCTCCAATTTTATAGAATATTTCACAAGAGGTATTACCTAAAATATTATTAAAATTATTAGACCCACCGCCAATTTGTGATGATTTTTTATTAATAAAAAATGCTAAAATTCTATATTGTTCATCATATAATTTAATTCCATAATTATTCAAAAATAATTTAAGTTTTTTTAATTCCATTAATAAGATATGGAAAAAAATGAATTTTAAATCTATAAATAAAAGAATAATATAGTTATTAATAATGGAGTTATTTAATATAGAAAACGTATATAATATTTATAAAAATATTGATAAAACAGACGAGGTTGAAGTAATGTTCAATAATTATCGTAATGATGATAAATTAACAATAGAAGATTTTATAAGAGTATCAAAAATGGTTAAATTATTATCAAAAGAACAAAAAAAACCATTAAAACAAACAATTTCGTTGGATGTCGTATATTCAGAAAATAATTTAGTGAAATATCGTGTATCTGTGGAGGGTTTAGATAAAATTAATCAATTGGTAAATTTAGTTCATCAAAGAAGTAATAATATAATTTTAACAGTATTTTTATCTAAAGTAGATAATAAACATGTGTTTGTTATGAAAAAAACTAAAGATATAAAAAATATTTATGATCAAGATAATCTTAATATTAGATTTAGAAAATCTAAAGAGGAACCTTTAACTAAAAATGAGTTAGATAAAATTTCAAACTTAACTTCTGAATATCATAATAATATTCATTTTAGATTTAAAAATCGTATTAGTTATGTAATACCAACATCTGTGGGTGACTTGTCTATCGATTTAACTATTACTCAAAATAGTGTGGAACTTAAAAAAGTTAAAAAGGAAAAATCAAATTATGAAATTGAAATGGAATTATATCCAACTAAAAAAGTAGATAAAAAGGGACTAGAAGAAATTTTACAACAAGTAATAAATGTTAAAAAAGTATTAATGCAAAATACTATATTAGGAACAAAAATATCTACCGAAAAAGTAATAGAAAACTATCGTGAACTGGTATATAAAAATAAAGAATATTCAAATACTAATTTGTATTCAATGCAACCTATTTCTGCGGAAGTTCAACATTTAGTTGATAAGGTTCCAAATAATTATTCTGCAACTGATAAAGCTGATGGTAAAAAAAATGTGTTATTTGTAACAGAAGGTGAAGTATTTTTAATTGATAATACTTTACAAGTTAAACCAACAGGAATGAAAGTAAAAGATTTAGATAATACTATATTGGAAGGTGAATTAATTTTTTTGCCCAAGAAACAAATGTTTTTAATGATGAATTTTGATATATTGTATTATAAAGGGGAAAATCAGATGGATTTAGTTAATTTGAAAGATAGATTAAATGTAATGATAAAAGCAATTAATCAAATTACAGGAGAAAAAGAAAAATTAGTTGAGGAATATCAAGATAAATTTGATATGAATAAAATGAGACATCATTATCATAAACAAATTAAAAATTTTTATGATGAATTAGATAAACAAATTAAAAAATCAAAAAAGGGTGATATAATTATTAAACCAAAATGTTTCTTTTTCCCATCCGGAGGAAGTCCTAGTGAAATTTTTATGTTTGCTGATTTAATTTGGGAATCTTGTACAGAAGATGAAACTGTTTTATGTCCTTATATGTTAGATGGAATAATTTTTACTGGTTTAGAACAAAAATATACCCCAAATAAAAAAGATTGGAAATTACCTATTTATAAATTTAAACCTCCTTCTCAAAATTCTTTAGATGTATATGTAACTTTCCCAAAAAATGCTGACACTGGTGAATATTTACAAATTTTTGATAATTCTCGTTCTGATCTGGTTAAAGGACAAAACTACCGTATAGCTAATTTTTTTGTAGGAGATAAATTAGGAACCCGGGAGGTTCCTGTTCCTTTTATGAAAGAAGATAATAATCATGAAGGTTATTTTCCAATTGATAAAGGTCAAGTAAGAGATATAGAAGGTGATATTATTCAAGATAAAACAGTTATTGAAATTGCTTATCATAATGATCCTAATGTAGATCATCCTTATAGATGGCAAATTTTAAGAACTAGATGGGATAAAACAGATTCAGTAAATAGACATCAAAAACGTTATGGAAACTTTAGAGATGTAGCTATTAAAACATGGAAATCTATGAAAGAAGCTGTAACATGGAATGAAATCAAAGCTTTAGCAAATCCAGACTCTTATCAACAACAAAGTAAACAATTACAAACTAGAATTGATACTAGTATTATTTCTAGTGATAGACAACAAGACGCATATTACCAAAAAATTTCTAATTTATGTCAGCCAATGAGAAAATTCCATAATTGGGTTAAATCTATTATGATTTATACTCATGCAGCTAAAAAACAAAGTTTAAGAAATGGTAAAGAACAACGTTTAAAAGTTCTAGATATAGGGTGTGGTCGTGGTGGTGATATTATGAAAATGTATCATCCTCGTGTTGGTTATTATGTTGGTGTAGATTTGTGTTATGATAATATTCATAGTCCAAATGATGGTGCTTTAGCCAGATATAAAATTTTTAAAGATAAATTTCCTGATTTCCCTAAAATGGAATTTATTCAAGGGGATGCAGGTGTTGAATTTAATGGTGCTAAACAAAAACAACGTTTAGGAAATATGAAATTAGATAATATGGAAATGATTAATAAATCATTTAATAAAAATAATACTTTTGATTTGGTTAATGCTATGTTTTCTATTCATTATCTTTTTGCTGATGATTCAAGTTTAGAAAATTTATGTTCTAATATAAATAATCATCTTAAACCAGGTGGTTTTATTATTATGACATTGTTTGATGGTGAAAAAGTTCATAATTTATTAGAAAATGAAAAAAATAATACATTTACTACTTATTATACAGATGATGAAGGTAAGAAAACAAAACTATTTGAAATTATTAAAAAATATAAAGGAACAAATTTAAATAGAACTGGTTTAGCATTAGATATTCATATGGCTTGGATTTCAGAAGAAGGTAAATATGAAACAGAATATTTAGTAACTAAAGATTTTATGATTGAAACTATGAAAAATAAATGTAATGTAGATTTAATTGAAACTGACACTTTTGAAAATTTGTTCCATATTAATAAACCTTGGTTTGATATGATTATAAATGTTGAAGAAAATCTTAAAAATAGAAAATTCTATAATGATGTCTATCAATTTTATGGGGATTTGAGAGGTGCAGATAAAGAAAGTAAAAAATATTCATTCTTATATAGATATTTTGTATTCCAGAAAAAATATTAAATAGATTTTTTTATATTATTTTTAATTATTTTATGTTATTTTCTATTAATTTATAATGGAGAAAGCATTGAAGATATCTAAAAATAATAAATATTTTTGGTTTTATCCTAAAAATAGAAGTGAAATTAAATTAGTATTAAATAATAATTCTAAAGCTGAAAGTAAGGATATCTTAAAAAAAAAATTTATAAAAAAGAATAAAACAATAGATTTAGTTTTAGTGACAATTAAAAATGAGTTAACTATTACAAAATTATTTCCTGAGAATATTTATACTTTAATAAATTTTTATAAAATAGAAAATAATCGTTTTTATTCTAACAAGAATAAACTTCCAGGTAAAGTTTTTTTTAAAAAGGTATTTTTAGATAAGAATAGTTTTAAAACTGAATATTTAAAAAAAATAGTTAGAAAATTTTATTTTGATGGGGTAGTAACTAAATTATTAAATTTTAAATATTATTCAAATTTATAAAAAATTTGATTAATTTAAAAGTTAATCATTAAACTATGTTATTATGGCACTAAGTATAAAGAAATTACATAAACTTTTACTAAAAAAATTTAGTTATAATTCATCTACAGGCCAATTAAAAATATATCATAAAAATATATTTAATTATCCTAAGAATAATAAATCCAAAGGATTAAAATTTGAAATTCATAATAATATTAAAAAAGATGATATAGATAATTATGTGATTGAAATGTTAACAAGTAATTCATATAAAAATTGTCGGGTAATTCATCCCTATTTAATAGGATTATCATGGTTTAATGTAAAAACTTTTTTAAAAGTAAAAAAATGTTTATCTTCTGACTGTAACGAAGTTGTACCCAAAACTAATTTAAATCAATCTTTAAATTATCGTCATCAAACACGAGAAACTTTAAAAATAATATGTATACTTTTAGGTAATAAATTATTTGAAGAAAATTTTCCTGAATATTATAATTTTTTATTATCAGATAAAGGTGTAACAGTTGAAGAAAAAATAAATGTAAATTTACCTGATAATTTAACTAAAAGATGGGTTGATATAAAATTATCATTTGATGATAAAATTAGTATTTATTTAGAAATTAATGAAAAACATCATGATAAAGAAAAAGATATGAAAAGAGCTATTGAAATTTTTACAAAAACTAATACCATGCCTCTTTTATATTATCAAGATGAAGAAGATATGACAAATTTAATTCCTAGAATTTATTTAGAAATATGTTATGCGATTGCCAATGTTGATATTCACCAAGCTCTTAAATTTTATTTGATAATTATTGATAAACTTGACCCTACTTTTGTTAATTTTTCTATTGATAATATAAATTATAAAAAAATACCTGTTAATCAAATATGTTTAACTTTAAAACAAGCTGGTATGACTCTCGCTAGTAAATATATAAAAACTTTAATTATAGATGGATTATTACAAGAAGATGATATTGAATATGAAGGCACTAATGTATTAGAAGGAACCGTATCTCAAACTGGATGTGATATAATATTTATGAGATTAGATAATAAATTTTTTAAGGGATTAGAATCTCATAATTTAGCAACACATTTATGTAAACAATATGCTTTAATAAAACAAAAATATTTTAAAACCTTAAAAACCATGTTGGCACATCAACAAAACCATTTTAAAATAATTTTTAAAAATAGAAATGAATTAGAGCACATGTTTCAAGAAATTAAACCAGTTAATCAAATTATAATGGAAATGAATGAAATGTTATATATAAATTGTAATATAACATTACTACAAAAAATTAAAGAAGAATTTGATATTGAATTACATCCAAAATATTTATTTTTAGTTAGAGAAGAAGGTAAATATTTAAATAATAGAACTTTTAAAAAAATTACCAAAGCTAAATATCATGAAACAGAAGAAACATCTAATAATATTGTTAATTATCGATGGATAAAACAAGAAGAATGGGATACTATAAAAACATTATTTTAAAAACCCACTATTTCAATAAAAGGTGTGATATAAGGATAAAATGTTGGGACAAAATACATATCTAAATTATATACATGAGGATCATACCAAAAGTATCCAATAGGATGATCATATATTGTTGGGAATAAAGAATAAAATACTCTGCTTGTATCATCATCAGCTACATCAAATAACTTGTCATCTTTACTTGCTTTGCTTGATTTACTAGCACCCCCTGCTTGGTCACATTTTTTACGGAATCCATTAACACGATTTTCAAATCTATCAATTGCTTCAGATTCATTAGATAATTTAATAGGTTCTAAAGTAAAATCAACTTCATCACCATCTTTTTCTTCGGTTACTTTAAAATGATAATATTTACCTTTACCTGAGCCACCTTTTTGAATAGTAAAATGAAACTTAGGGATTGTATTATTAAAATGTTCTGATAAAGATTTATAAAATTGTTTAGCTGCTTTTAAAGAATTATCAGCTTTAATTTGAGATTTCATAGAGCCAATAACCTGGGGGTTAACCAATGTATAAGTAATGGGCATATATAATAGAGTGAGATTATTTTTTCTAAATATATTTTTAAATTATATTAAACTCCATAATTTTTTTACATTATTTTCTTCATGCAATGGTATCAAAGTAAATAATAATAATTTTTTTATCATTTTAATTTTTAATAGATCTTCTTTTGAAAATTTACTTTCAAAATATTTAATTAAGTGTTCTTTATAGGTTGGTAATACTTGTTTATTTCCTAATATTTCATCATATCCTGTTAAACTTTGATAAATTTTTCCAAAGTCATAATATTTATCTCCAATTATACTTAAATTATTTCCTTGTAAACCTCTCATGTCTATGAACTTTAATTTATCAAATTGATTAATCAAAATATTAGTAAAAACAGGGTCTCCATGGATAATTGTTTTTTCACCCATATTATCAAGTTCATATTTTTTAAAATATTCCTGTAATTCTATATAAATTATTTTAGAATTAGGGTAAATATTATAATCAATCATTTTATATCTTTTTTGCAATTTATCCAAATAATTAGAATATATATTTATTTTATTATCATCTAATCTATCAAATTTACATGAATGAATACGATTTAATGAACTAAATACTACATCTAATAATTTTGGTGTTAATTCTTCCGATAAATATAATTTACTAAGAGGAATTCCATTTATTTTTTCAAGGTCATACCAAGTAAAGTTTATTTCATCATATCTAATCATTAATGGAAATAAATCTTTTAAATTAATAGGAATATTATTATAATAATAAATTTCTCCTTTCAAATCAACTGATTTTTTACGATATAAATTAATTGATATTGATTCAACTGAATTAAAACTTCTAGGATCTATATGATTCTGATAAAATCCTAGCTCTTTTTCTAAATTTTGAAAAGCAGACACTCCCAAATCATCAATATAAAAATCAGCATGAGGTTTTCCAAAATATATTTCATCATAAGGTATATCAAAATTATCTAATTGTTCAAAGGTTAATTTACCGATATCTTTTAATAATTTACCATTATTACCAAAATGAGTATTCATTCTTCTAGCAGTATATATAATAATAGTATGACCAAAATTTTTTAAATATTTTAAAATATTAATATTTTCTTTTATAGGTAAACATGTTGTATAATCTCCCGGTATAACAGGAAATGTAACTAAAGTGTTATCTAAATCAAAACAAAATCTTTTTGATGATATTTTTTCTTTTAAATTTATAGAGTATTTTGGATAATTATTACAAAATAATCTAACTTGTAAAGGGGTACCCATACAAATAAATTTATCAGAAGGAATTTCTATAATATTAAAAATGTTTTGTTTTTTTATCATTTCACTTATTACTGTTGAAGTATAATACTCGTTTTTTTGTTTTATTTTTTTATTCATTATAAAATTAATATTTTCTAATAATTGTTTCCAAGAACTAAACCCATAACCTCCAGTATTGGCATAATTTGATATTTTTTCTTTTTCTTTTATTTCAATAATTTCATTATTAATATTAACTTTAGAATAAGAATAAATAGGTTCGGTTGTTTCATCTTTAAAAACAATAACATTATTTTTATTTATTTGGTGGTGGAAAAGAGATATAATATCAATAGTATAAAAGTTATCAGAATCTAAACATAATATCGGTTGATCTGGTAAAGTTAATTTTTCTAAAGCTAATTTGATAGTGTGACATGCACCTTCTGTATTAGATAATAATGAAATAAAAATAAAATTTAATTTAGGGTAAGTTTTCTTTAATAAATCTTCAAAACGGAATGGTTTTAAACTGGGATGATATGGAATAATAATATGAGAAATATTTGATAAATTTAAATTATCTAATAACCAAAACAGAATAGGTTTTCCTAAAACATTAATTAATGGTTTAGGTTTTGTATAATTTGCTTTAGAAAAACGTGTTCCTAATCCTCCAATAGGAATTAATAATAACATTAAATTGTTAAAGTAATTATTAAATTATGGGCTTAATTTTTGTTTTAATGCTATATATTTTTGTTTGTATTTTAAATATTTAAGATACATAGCCATTTTATATTTTGTAAAATCCTTACCAATATATGATTTTTTAAATTTATTTGATAGATTAATTACATTTTGGTTATCAAAATTATTATCATCAATTTTAAATTGTTTTAATTCTGTCTCAACCAAAGGGTATGTTAAAACTGCCATGGCATATTCTGACCATCCTTTTAATTCTGATAATTCTTTAGCTTTTATATTAAATGTATGATAATCTTTATCTTTTTCTAAATGTAATTTTAACCAATGTGGAGGAACATTATATCCAGATAAATTTAGTGCTTTCCAAATCAAAGGAACCCATACTCTAGATTGGGTAGATTTTAAACCATCAGGATTTAATTCTGATACAGCTTGTGCAATTAATTCAGCTTTAGTAATAGTAGATATTATTTTTGGACCAAAATTTAAAATTACATTTTGTAAAGGTGGTTTAATATGTCCTGATTGTTGATTGTCTATTGATTTAATATTTTCTAAAGGAATTTTATTTTTACTAAATCTAAATATGGATATATTACTATTTATTATGGCGGAGCTTGTTGATTTTGGTACATATTCACTTAATTTTAATAAGTTATCCATATATTTGAAATCTAGTGTTTTAACCTTGCGTATAAATAAAGCACCATATTTTAAAGCATTATTTAAGTTTATATTATTTAGATCATAACCATATTTTAATTTTGTATTTTCATATGTCTTATCTGGTATATAATATCCGTCTTTCATTTTTACACTTTCTTTTTTTAAAATATCGCTCATATATTCAAAACAATTTATTACAATATTTGTCCAATAATTATCATCTAATAACTTTTCCATAATATGTAATTTTTTAAATAAATTATAACCATTTGCTATTTGGATTAAATTTAATTTATAATATTCTAATGGATGCCATGGAGGGCCCATTAAAAAATCATAAGATAAATTTTTGTCCTTAATATCTATTTCAGGTAAATTAATTACTTTTTGTGTATCGTTATCTTTTATTAATTTATCTATATTTATATGGGAATAATTATTATAAAAATATTTTAATTTTAGTCCTCTTAACACATTATCAGGTGATAATGACACATGTGTCCAATCAGTATATGTTGTACTTATACCATATTTATTTTTCAATTGAATACCTTGTTTTTCCCCCACTTTACATGTAGTGCCATCAGTATGATTGTAATTACCACCAAACTGGTCAACATTAGTAATTTCGCCACTGCATAATTTGTCTTTGGTATTTTGATTTATTTTAATTATTTTCCCTTTATTATTTGACATATAATATATTGTTTCACCTTCAATAGTATCTTTATAAAATATATACATTTTTTGTATATTATCTGTATTAATTTTAAATTCATCACTTATCCATATTCCATCAACTGCTTTATTATTATTTACATAAATATTATACATTAAAGACCTGGAATTATCATAATCAGTATTTATATTTAAAAAATCCATTCTACTTCTTTTTTTTAAATCATTAAACTCGCCTAATTTAAAATTTTCATTAATATTAGATCCTACATTATTTTTTACTACAACATGGAAAAATACCTCATCAACTCCACCACAATATTTATCATCTATATCATTATTATAATTAGAAAACATTGCATCCAAATTATCCTGTAATTCTTTATATTTACTTTCTATATAGTTTGTACCACACTTATTTAATTTTTTATCCCCTTCTTTATTAATTTTTATTTCGTATGATTTTTCAAAATCATCCAATTTTATAAAATAGCTTAAATGTTTTCTATCTAAACTAAACCACTGACTTCCAAAAGCTACATCATTAATATCAAATGGTCCACCCATATATTTATATGGTTTAATCATATAATTTCGTGCATAACCATCTCCACCTATTGAAAACCAACTTTTATTATCACTACATAATTCCTTATACATTACATTAAAATTATATAATGGCATACTTGATCCATCAATCAAAACAATTTTTTTAAATATATTTCCAACCTTTTCTAAAGCGTACTGCATCATCAAAATAGTTGCATCCACTAAACTTCTTGTTGCCCATTTAGTTTTTACATGATGTTTGTTATTAACCACCAAAATATTATCATTATATTTCATCCAATAATTTTCTATTTTATATGGCAAGTTTATTGGATGTGTTACAATCATATACTTACTTTTATCTGTTGTTGTCATAAATTTTTCCCAATTTTTATTATTTACACTTGGCAATCCACCTAAAAACATAAATAAAATTTTATTATCTGTGGTAGAATCAAGTGGTTGTTGAAGCGATGGATTAAGTATCTGATTGATCACAGGTGAATTTATTATAAAAGTAGCACTTTTTTGTGTGGCTTGATTATACATTTGTATAACTTGTAAATCGTTTTCTGTTAATTTATATTTTAAAGTAAACCTCTTAATCCATGGCAACTCCTCATTATTCATTATAGCTGTTTGCCATTCATTCGCATCAACCATTGAAAATCTCTTATTATTAATAATATAATAAATATAAGTAGAATAAGGGTTTGAATTCATATATAATATTTTAGATTATTTTTAATTATTTTAGAGTTTTTATTATAAACTTAAAGTAATATTAATTAATTTAAGTAATGACACATAATAAAACTCTTTTAATTACTGGAGGTTGTGGATTTATTGGATCACATTTAGTTGAAAAACTTAGTAATAAATATAAACAAGTTATTATTATTGATAATTTATCTACTGGTTATCTTAAAAATATAGAACCATTTTTAACAAAATATAATAATTTAATTTATTTATATGGTGATTTAACAAACCTTGAATTCCTTAGAAATGTATTTACTAAATATAATATTAACCAAATATGTCATCAAGCAGCAATCGGTTCTGTTCCTAGGAGTGTAGATGATCCTATGATATCACATAATAATAATGTAAATGCTTTTATAAATTTACTTTTATGTTGTAAGGATTATAATGTTAAAAGATTTGTATATGCTTCTTCCTCATCTGTATATGGTGATAATGAAATATTACCTAAAGTTGAATCTAAAATTGGAAATGTTCTTTCACCATATGCTGCCACTAAAAAAATAAATGAAATTTATGCTAATGTATTTTGGAGATGTTATGGTATTGAAACCATTGGAATGAGATATTTTAATGTCTTTGGACCTAGACAAGATCCTAAAGGTGCTTATGCTGCGGTTATTCCTAAATTTATTGATTTAATGAAACATAATAAAAATCCTATAATTAATGGTGATGGTACTTTTAGTCGTGATTTCACTTTTATTGATAATGTAGTAGAAGCAAATTATTTAGCATTAAATACTACTAATATTCAAGCTTTTGGTGAAGCTTTTAATATTGGAGCTGGTGGAAATATTACTATAGGAGAATTAGGAGAAATTATAAAAACACATCTTAGATTTCAGGGTGAAATTATAAAAGGACCTTCTAGAAAAGGTGATATTCAACATTCTCATGCGAATATATCAAAAGCTCAATCTATTTTAGGTTATTATCCAGCAATAAGTTTTACTAAGGGAATAAGTATTTTATTAAAAAATACTTGATAATTTTAAAAAATTGATTTAATTAACTTAAATAGAATTAATTAATTATATCAATGGGATATTTAGTTGAATTACACACAACAAAATCTTCAACAATCAAAACGTTAATTGAAATTTTACAATCTTTATATATTGAACTAAATTTTGTATTTTTACCAAACACTGTTGATAAAGATGGTAATAAAAAAACTGGAGGATTAATGATTAAAGAAATTAATAAATTTAGAACACTTTTAGTTTATACTAAATTAGAAGCTGATATGTTTGAATCATTTAAATTTAATTCAGATAAAGAATATATTAATATTGGAGTAAATTTATCTTATTTAAGTAAATGTCTAAAATGCATGGCTAATTATGATTCTTTAATGATGGCAATTGATGAAAATGATCAAGATAATTTAATTTTATCTCTTGAAAATGCTAATGATAAAAAAGTTATTAAATTAAATTTAATGGATCTTAAATTTAAACAGTTTAAAGTTGATACAGTTCCAGCATCATATATGTGTTCAATGGCAAGCTCTGATTTCCATAAATATTGTAAGGATTTACTCTTAGTATCTGACAAAATGGAAATTAAATGTAATGGTAATAAATTATCACTTTCGGGTAAAGGAGAAGTAGGAGAGATTGATTATGAAATTTTACCTTCTGAAAATGGCTTATCCATTATTAGAGATGAGGAAGAACAAGAAGACGTTATTGTTCAAGGAATTTATGATTTAAAATATTTAACTATTTTTACAAAATGTTCCTCATTTTCTAATCTATTTACACTTTACCTTAAAAATGATGTGGCATTAATTCTACAGTATAATGTAGATGGATTAGGTGAAATTAAATTTGTTTTGGCACAAAGTAAAAAGAAAGAAAATGAAAATTTATAATTTTATGAAGAGAGATGACTAATATAAATAACTTCTAAACCCCATTTTTTTAAAATTTCATAATTTATATTTTTTAGTGATGAATTTTTATTATTTTTATTCCATATTTTTATGATTATCCAACCATTTTTCTTTTTAGTTATAGATAATCCATTTATATCATCCATATTTTCAGATAAATTCCCTGAAATCATAAATGTTGAAATATCATTCCATAATTCTTGTGATTGGGTATCTTTTACTTTAAACGACCAGCAACCACCTTTTTTATTTTCGGCACATTCCCATAATGGTTGAATATCATCTTTCATTAAAAAATAATTATTTAAATGAATACCTCCATTTACTTCCCAAGAGTTATGCAAAGTCCAAAAATCTTTAATAGTATTAATAGTATATAAATTATTAAATCCATTAATAGTCCAATTATTTTTAGATTGATGTATCCATAGGGTCCATTTATTATCTAATTGTGTATCAAGTGTTATACTCATTAAAAATAATCATCTTTAATATTTAAGTTAAAAATATTTTACAACTTAAAGATTAAAAATTATTAAAATTAATGGATTTAGTAACTAATGTAATTATATTTGTAACACAATTATATACTAAATTATATGGAGATGTATATAAAGGTTATTATAAAAATAATACTTATTATAAACCAATGTTTTTAGAAAATTATATGTATTTATTACCAAGTTATTTTAATCATTTATATGGAAAAATATTTAATATTAATTATTTATATCAAAAAAATAATTTATTATATTTATCTAATATTAAAGAAAGTATTCAACTAATACCACCTGTACTAAGTTTTAATATTAATAATATTGAATCAAAAAATTTAGTTACTGGATTTTCTAACAATATTCCATTTAAATATATTTTTATGTATTATGGTGTATTATTACCTACTTCTATTAATTATAAATATATAAAAAGTGGTGTTCAAATAAAAGAGATTAATAGTAATGAAATTTTAGAAAAATCTCTAACTGATATATTAAATTAATATTTTCCAAATTATAATAATGAATCAAACATTATTTATTATTATAATTTTAAGTTTAATAAGTGTTTTATTATGGAGTCATACACGAATTTTTAGTGTTGAAAATATGAATGACTGTTCTTTAAATGATAAAACAATTTTACAAAATCCAATTTTTAAAAATATAAAAGAAATTAATAACAAAAAATTAATTAAATATTTAGAAGACTTTGATAATAATATATTAGATGATAAACATATATTAGGAGATTTTTTACAATTTGAAGATATTAAAAAATTAGAACTACTTTTAAATTCTTATCAAGCATTCAATCCCGTTAGTGATATTATTTTAACAGATAAAACCAATTTAAAAATTATTAAAAATATTATTTTAAAAAATATTATTTTAAATCATCTTCACTGTTATGGAGATAATGACCCAGAATTATTTTGGATTAAATTACATTTATTAAATAAAACACCATTAGAATTTAATTTAAATCTTAAAACCACTCCTTTAATTGAAATGTTTAATAATGAAAAAAATCTATATAATTATGAAAATACCACAATTATTAGTTATAATAAACATTTAAAAAATATTGCTAAGGAATTAATTTCAAATCATCCAATTCTTAAAGATATTTTAAATGATTTTACTCCTGTTTTTGAATTTGATCTACATAGTATTATAATTAATTTATTAGATTATTTAACTAAATTAGAAAAACCTTCTCAAGAAATTAATAAAAAAATAAGAAATCTATATGTTGATTTAAGAGAATTAATTTTAATTAATCAAATTATGTATCTCAATCCAAATTTACAAGTTGGTTTAAGTTCTAATAAAAAAACGTTTGTTCTTGACCATAACTTTTATCAAAATCATTTAGGAGAAATTAAAGAAAATTTATATTCATTTGATACTTTTGAAAAATTAATTGAATCAACCTATATTTCAAAAGCAAATCAATCTATTAGAAAAATATTTTTAAATAAAGTAATGGTATATTTAAAATATAATGGAATTAAAGTAGAAAATAATGAGTATGAAATGTTAAGTATTAATTCAGTAAATTTAAAAAATATGCCATATCCTTTTAAATTAGATAATAAAGTTAATTCAGAATTTATAGAATATTTAAAAGTTAAAATAACAGGAGGTAATATAGATAAGTTTACTTTTAGAATTAAAAATATATAAGATACTTAAAAAAATAAATATACAAATAGTAATATTAAATGGAAATCTATTATTGGTTAATGTTTTTTAGTGTTATGATATTTATGTCATTTTTTACTTGGTTTGAATTATTTTTGTTATTTATTGGTACTATTATGTTTATTGGTGGAGTATTTAATTATGATGAATATTCCGCTAGTGATAATTGGTTTTTTATTGGACTAACAGGTTTAATTAATTTATGTTCAGTTTGTTATAATACATTTACAAAATTATGGAATAACTTTACAAAACACAATATTTTAGGAATTTATATTTTAAAATTTTTAGTTTATTTAAACAATTGTATTAAAACAGTTAATAAAAAATTTAAACAAACTACATTTAATTACATCATTAAACCAACTGTTTTTTATGGTTTTGATTATTTAGATACTGCTACTCAAAATAATTCATATGCAAACCATTTTGTTGATGCTGCAAGAGGTTCATTTACACAAGCTATGGATAGAGAAGATGATGATACTCCTGATGAAAATATAACTGAACAAAATAATGGTCACAACCTTCTTAAAGAATCTAAAAATTTAAGAGATTTAAGAGATTTAAGTGATTTTGACAAATTTAAATATTTAGGAAGATTAGGAGGTCTTGGAGGTCTTGGAGGTCTTGGAGGTGGAGGAAGCCTAGAAAGTTTAGAAAGTTTTATGGAAAGCCTTAAAGGTTTAAGAAGTTTAAAAGTGCCTGTCGGAGAAACACACGGTGTAAGAGGCATGGGAAATATGGAAGGAGAAAGAAGGGTTAATGATGAATTAAAGAATATACTAGATCTAATGAACAATAACTTTACTCCTGAATTCTTTCAAAAAATGACTAAAACACCCAAAAATGTAGTAGATGACGAAGATACAGAGGACTCTGATGAGGAATAGATATAAATTTTAATTATTATTTAAAAAATATTGAATAATAATTAATATAAAATATAGACTATTATATTATATAATGTCTGAAATAATCACTAATAAAAAAGATTTGAGAAAAGGAATAGATTCTTTAATTGATTTGTATTTTTCTCAACCCAAAGTGTTGTATTCCCATTTATTTTCTTCTTATCATCAATTTGTAGAAGAAATGATTCCTTATTCTCTAGAAGAGGAAACTAACTATTTTTATGATAATGTAACTAATGATGCTATTTATTTGTATGGTTTTAAATTTGAGGATACCAAAATTTTACCACCAGTGAGGGAACGTGATAATGAAATTATTTTTCCTCAAATGGCACGTAAAAACTTTTTAAATTATTTTGCAAATATAAATACTAAGGTTACACAGTTTCAAGAAAAAGTAAATTTGCATACTGGAGAAATAACACGTAGAAATATTGGTGATCCAGAAGAAATGGTGGTAGCTTCTATTCCTGTGATGGTTAAATCAAAGTATTGTGCTACCAGTTTAAAACCAGAAACTTCTAAATATGAATGTAAGTATGACCCAGGTGGATATTTTATAGTAGGAGGTCAAGAAAAAGTAGTAGTATCAATTGAAAAAATGATTGATAATAAAATTTTAGTATTTAGTAAAAGTGATTCATCATTTCCTAAAGGTAAAATGTATACTTCTCAAATTAATTCAAGAAAACATGATTGGTCTGAAAATTTACAAATTATAGCAATTAGAAATAACAAAGATGATAGTTTAATTATTACTACATCACAATTAGTTGAAATTCCTATTATGGTATTACTTAGAGCTTTGGGAATTGAAAATGATAGAGAATTAATTGCACGTATTACTAATAATTTAGATGATATTCCAATGGTTAATCTTTTAAGAAATTCTCTAGAAAATTCTGTAGATGATAATGGAAACCTTATTAAAACTAGAGAAGAAGCAATTAATTTTTTAATGACTAAAATGAAAGCTGGAAGAAGAATTTCTCAGAGTGATGAACAAGTTGCACAAGCTCAAAAGAAATTATTACTTGAAAAAATTATTACTAAAGATCTATTGCCTCATTTAGGTGCTGATATACCTGGAAAAGCATCCTTTATTTGTTTGATGGTTAAAAAAATTCTTCTAGTAATGTTAGGAAGAAAGCAAGAGGATGATCGTGATGCTTTTGAAAATAAACGTGTAGAAACACCAGGTGTCCTTTTAGGGCAACTATTTCGTCAAAATTTTAATAAAATGTTAAAAGAAATTGGGAAGTTATTCCGGAGAAAAAATAATTCTGATGAAACACCAATTAATATGGTTTCACAAATTACTCCAACCACAATTGAACAGGGAATTAAATCTGGTCTTGCTACAGGTATTTGGGGTGTAAGTAAAACAAAAGCAGGAGCAGCACAAAGTTTGAGTAGATTAACTTGGTTACAAACTATCTCTTATCTTAGAAGAATTAAATCACCTAATATGGATACTTCAACTTCTAAAATTACATCTATTAGACAAATTAATAATGTTCAAGCTTTCTTTGTATGTAATGTAGAAACTCCAGAAGGTCAACCAATTGGATTAGCCAAGAGTCTTTCAATGATGGCTACAATTACACCTAGATTAGAATCACAAACAGAATTAATTAACAAACTAATAGAAGAACATCCAAAAATGTATCATCCATTTGCAGTTAATCCAGAAGATATAAATAATATGATAAAGATTTTCCATAATGGAAGTTGGAAAGGAGTATTAGATATAAAAGAAGGTTATTCTTTCTTTGAAAATCTTAAAAAAATGAGAAGAAATTCTAAAATTAATAAATTTGTAACTATTACTCTTGATTATTTTGAAAAAGATTTGTATATTTATACAGAAGCTGGAAGATTAATAAGACCTTTATTAAAAGTAGATGATAATGAAATAAAACTCACTAAAACTATAGTTGCTGATATTAAAAAACATTTAACAGGTGATAAAAAGAGTTCTGGATGGAATCAAATTCTACTTAAATATCCTGATTTAGTTGATTACGAGGATATTGAATCTTCACGACATTTAATGTTTGCAATGGACATGCAAATGCTGTTGGAAAATAAAGCAAACTCACTTAGAGATATTAACACTAAAGAAGAAATTATTAAACCTAACCGTTATGGTAAATTTAGATATGTTAATTATACTCACTCAGAATTTCATCCCTCTATGATGTTAGGGACAATTGTTTCTACAGTACCATTTATTAATCATAATCCTTCCCCCCGTGGTATTATTTTCTTCTCCCAAGCTAAACAAGCCATTGGTATTTATTCAACTGCTTATAAGGACAGAATGGATATTTCAAATATTTTATATCATCCTCAAGTTCCCCTGGTTGGAACCAAAGCTTCTAAATATAATAGATTTGATGATATTCCTTCAGGTGAAAATATTATTGTTGCCATCATGTCTTATAAAGGGTATAACGTGGAAGATTCTATTATGATTAATCAAACTTCTTTAGACAGAGGTCTCTTTCGTGCGGATTCATTACGTAAATATAGTTCTAAAATTGAAAAGAATCCTTCTTCTTCTCAAGATGATATTTTTATGAAACCAGACAGAAATAAGGTAACTGGAATGACACGAGGTAATTATGAAAAGCTTAACGAAAAAGGATATATTCCTGAAGAAACACCTGTTACTAGTAATGATATTCTTATTGGTAAAGTATCACCAATTCAACCCACATCTGATAATAAGGTATACAAAGATAAATCAGAATTATTTAAAAGCAATGTAGATGGAGTAGTTGATAGAGTTCATAAAGATATTTTTAATAATGATGGGTATGAGATGATAAGTATGAGAGTAAGAATGGAACGTCCTCCTATTATAGGTGATAAATTCTGTCAAAAATATGATACATTAGTATTAACACATTTAGGTTGGATAAAACTAGGTGAGATTGATATTACTATACATAAAGTAGCAACTTTAGACAAACATGATAATATAATTTATGTGTATCCAACATCAAAGTTTGAGTTTGATTATGATGGTGATTTTTATGAACATAAAAATAACAGTATTGATATAGAATGCACTATCAACCATAAACTCTACTGTAAATATAATTTATCTAGTAGTTTTACATTAATTCCTGCTGATAAAGTTTATGGTAATAAAGTAATTATGAAAAATATGGAAAATGAAGTAATATGGACGGATCCTTCTAAAGAACAAATACATAACTATAAAGGAAAAGTATATTGTATAGAAGTGCCAGATTCCCACATATATTATATGAAAACTTCTAGTATAACACCTCCTGTATGGATTGGAAATTCAACTAAACATGGACAAAAAGGAACAGTTGGTATTACTTTGCCACAAAGAGATATGCCTTTCACATCAGAAGGTATGACTCCAGATTTAATTTTCAATCCACATGGTATGCCTACACGTATGACTATGGGACAATTAGCAGAAACACTTGCATCAAAAGCTGCAGCTAATATTGGTGAATTATTTGATGGAACACCTTTTTCAGATTATGATGTTACCGAAATTCCTAAAGTTCTAAAAGAATTAGGAATGGATGAATATGGAACTGAAGAAATGTATTGTGGAATGACAGGGCGGAAAATGAAAGCTAGAATTTTCATTGGTCCTATGTTTTATTTGAGACTTAAACATATGGTACTTGATAAAGTTCATTCCAGAAGTATGGGTCCTAGACAAGCTATTACTAGACAACCCATGGAAGGACGTTCTAAAGATGGAGGTCTTAAAATTGGAGAGATGGAAAAAGATGCAATGGTTGCTCATGGAATAGGACAATTCTTAAAAGAACGAATGATGGAAAATTCTGATATAACCACAATAATGGTTTGTGATAAATGTGGAACTTTTGCTACTAAAGTTATGGACAAAGAATATTATGTTTGTAATAACTGTAATAATCATACTGATTTTAGTAATGTTGCAATGCCTTATGCATTTAAACTAATGGTTCAAGAATTAACAGCAGTTAATATTCTTCCAAGAATTAGAGCAGAAAAAATAGATTTGTAAAAAGATATTCTATAATTAATAATCAATAATTAATAATTAATTATAATTCATCTTTGTTTTATATTATAATTAGTCAAATTTTAATTCTTTTGATTTATTTTCAAAATATGTGTATGTCACTGACATTAAATTTGGATGTTTTCTAATAATATGATCTACTGATATTTTAGAAGGAAATAGTTCTGTCGTTTCAGGAATCAACATTGGTATTGTATAAACAGTTAAATTTTTTTTTTCATTATCATATTTTCTTATTATTTTACTAGGTTCAGATTTAATTATAACATTAAATTCGGTATCTTGTTTAAAGTCTCTCTGATCATATACTTGTGGTATATCATAATGATTACAATTACCAAAATTAGGGTCAACTAAAAATAAATCAATATGACCTTTACTAAAAGGTAATAAATCCATATTTATTTGTTGATCTATACCTTTTGTACCCACATTATATGAATAAAAGTTTATAATTACATAATTTTTAATTTCTAAAGAATTTTTATATAACTTAATAAATTCTTTTTCTATCTCATGAGAAAACCCATCAATAGTTAATCCATGAATTAAGTGTTTTATATTTGTTAATTCTTTAAATGGTTTACTTATAGATTTAAAATTAAATAATAAAGTAGACCTATTAATATATTGTAATCCTTTAAATTTAGATATTATTTTAGATTTAATTTTTTCCACACTGGAAATTTCATTAATTTTTTTACTATTTTCATGAAATATTTCTTCAAAAGTTTTATCTTTTATATCTTCCTTTAATAAACTAGTTTTAATTATGGTAGTCTGGTCTGTAATACAATCATCTTTAATTACTTTAAAATTAATATATTCATGCAAACAAATTTTAGAATCACTTATATAATCTATGCTACCTTTTCCATATTGATTTATATAATTTAACTTATTTGTACTGTTATTATTAGTTGTGTTTATATATATGTTAGTTTTCATTAATATATATTTTAAAATAAAGTTTAGTTAAAGTATTTTTATATTATATAATATATGTCAGATAATTTAAATGATACAAATAATTCAGACACTTCTGAAAAACAAAAAGAAGTCAGCAAAGAATTTACTATTAAAGTAGTTGAATGGGTTAAGATGGATAATGCACTTCGTGAACTACGTGCTAAATCAAAAGAAATTACTGATGAGAAAAAAGATTTAGAGGGATGGATTTTATCTTATTTAGATCAAATAGGAGAAAAAACAATTTCAATTGGTGATGGAAACTTAAGAAAAAATGTATCAAAAACTAAAGCACCACTTAAAAAAGAAACTATTCATTCCACCATTAAAGATATTACTAAAGATGATGCAAAAGCATCTTTAATTACACAACAAATTTTTGAAAATAGACCTATGACAGAAAGAATAAATTTAAAAAGAACTAAAAATAGGGGGCCTAAAAAAACGAATGAAAATGTTTAACTTAAATATTTTAATTTACTTATATCTTCTGAATAATATTTAAATCCTAAACTAGATTCTGTATCAACATCTATTTTAGTATTTTTAGATGGTGATACTATCATAAATTTCCATAAAATAAATAATACTATTCCTAATAAAATTGCTCCACCAACATATAAAAAATAATTATTACCAACTGTTAAATATTCTTCTTTTGTTTCATCTAGAACCTGTTTTTCTGGGTTGGTTGTTGATGTTATGGGTGCACCAGTTGATTCTAGAGGAGTTTCTTGTGGAGTTTCTTGTGAAGTTTCTTGTGAAGTTTCTTGTGAAGTTTCTTGAGAAGTTTCTTGAGAAGTTTCTTGTGAAGTTTCTTGAGAAGTTTCTTGTGAAGTTTCTTGAGAAGTTTCTTGAGAAGTTTCTTGTGAAGTTTCTTGAGAAGTTTCTTGAGAAGTTTCTGGTGTTTCTGTAGTATCATTTGAAGTAGTGTTATTATTTTCTTGATTATCAGACATTTTTTCAATTAAATATAAACCGTTTAAACCTTCAAAAGGATCCATTATATAAACAGATAAAAAAAATAAAGTTATTATTTTTTTTATTTTATCATATTAAATTCTAGATTAAATTAACATAATGGTTTAAGGTTATTGTCAGGTTCATAAGTGGAGTTCATCCAAGGAGATACAGTAAATTTAGGGTTAGGGATGGTTCCTCTAATATCATAGGTTGCATTTTTAAGGGATTGTCCTACAGTATTTACACCTATGATGTATCTGTCAGTATTTATCATTTTATCATCATTTAAATTATATTTAGCCTTTGTAAAATCTGTATCAAACCATTCATCATTTATTTCTTGAGGTAAAAATTGAGATGAATCATATTCAGTAACATTATTGCGATTAAAGTCTACTTGATCAGTTGCAGTGTTAGGAGGTATAGCACCCATAAAAGCTGTATCTAAAGATGCTCCTGCAGATTCGTTAGACATTCCTGTTAAGTTAGATTCCACATTAGGAATTTGAACTGTTGCTTCTTCGTTATTAGGTTGGTCTTCAGTAGAACCTAACATAGATATTTCTGGTAATACACTAGTAAGTTCTGTTTGTGATGGTTCATTAGGAGAAGAAGTATTTACAACATTTTCATCATTATTAATACTTTCAATATTTTCTCTATTTGTTTCTTCAGAGGGTTGTGAAATATAATAAATTATTACACCAACAGCTAATAAAAGTAAAATTGTTGTTAATTGACTATTTGCCATCATGATATATATAAAACCTTAGATTATTTTTTAAATTATTTTTTATTAACTATAATTTAAAAAATATTCCATAGTTATATAATGATTTATTCAGAACTTGTCTTAAAGTTAATAAACACTTTACCAAATTTTGATTGTATAGATGATAATGGAAATAACATATGCCATCATTTGGCTTCATATGGAGATGAACAAATTTTTAAAAGTTTAACAAAAACACATACTCCTAACTGGAAAAGTATACTTAATCAAAGAAATGATGAAGGACAAACTCCTTTACATGTTGCAGTAAAAAATAATAAACAAAAGTTAGCTAAAGATTTTATTAAACTAGGGTCTAATCAAGATATATTAGATATATATGGGAATTCTTGTACTTTTAAACAAAATGGTGATTCAGTTAAACATATTAATAATAAAGATGTTAAAATAATAGGAAAGAGAATAATTTAAAAAAAATTGATTTAAAGACTTTTCATCTCTTTAAGTAAGAGTATAATGGATAAATATCTAAATTTAACAGATGATCAGATTGATGGTCTCTTATTTAATATGTCTTCAGACAGTAAAAAAACAGTTTCTGAAGCAAATCAAGATAAATGTAATTTTTGTAATACAAGTAATTTTGATAATATAGATAACAAATTAATTTGTAATGATTGTGGTTCTGTTATTCGTGAAATTCTTAATAGTAATGCACAGTTTGAAGATTCAAATAAAGGGGGTAGTTCTTATGGTTGTCCTAGTTCATTCTTTTTCCCACAATCTGCTTTAGGTTGCAAGGTAAAATCACGTGTTTTTAGTAAAATTGCTAATTTACAAAGACAGGGTCAAATGCCATATAAAGAAAAAAGTTTAATGGATGTTGTTGACTCTATCCAAGATAAATGTAATAAATATAAAATTACTCAAAAAATTATTGATACAGCTAAAATTTTATATAAACATATAAGTGAATGTAAACATTCAAAAGGAAAACGTAAAGGAAAAAGTATAATTATGAGATGTATAAATAGACGTAGTTTAATAGCTGCTTGTGTATATTATGCATGTAAATTAGAAAATATACCACGTAGTCCAAAAGAAATATCAGATATTTATGATTTAGAAGTTAAACATGTAAATCGTGGTTGTCGTAAATTTTTAGATTATGTAGATATTACTACATATTTTAATAAAATAAAAGCGTGTCAATCAAGTAATTTTATTGCTAGATACAGTAATGAATTAAATTTAGCAAATGATGTGCTAGAATCAGCTCAAGAAATTTGTGAAAATATTCATAAATTAGATATTGCTTCAAATCATGAACCTCCATCAGTTGCGGCTGCTAGTATACTTTTAATATGTAATTATTTAAAAAAAGATGTTTATAAAAAGAATATTTCTAATATTTTTGGAATATCTGATGTTACAATTTCCAAAACATACCGTCGAATTTTTCCCTATCATAAAATTATAATGGATAATGAAATAACTAAATATATTTCTAATAAAGTTGCTAATTATGAAAGACCAGATGTTCCAATTAATTTAGAAAATATAATTATTCCATCTGAAGAACTAATTAAAAAAACACCTCTCAAAGGAAAAAAAGAAAGAAAAAAGAAAATTAGTATGAAAGTAGAATTATAAATTATTAATAATTTAATTCTTCTAAAACTTCCTCAAATAATTTTAAAACATAATTCTCGTTATCTTTTAATGTCTCTTCAACATGTTTTGCATATTTAAGAATCATTATTTTTAATTTATCTTTACTACGTTTTAGTAAAAATTTAATTAATTTTTGTTGTTTTATATCTGGATTTAAAATTCTTAAATGTAAATACATCATTGAGATAGTAACACACATTCCACAATATGCATCAGCTGTTTGTTGAACTCCTATAAAAGGTGAAATTTGTTGGGGTGAAATATAATTAAATTTTTTTAAACCTAATTCTGATAAAACTTGGTTACTAATAATATTATTAACAATATTATTTTCTTTTTTAGAATTAGAACCAAAATTAAAGGTTGCACCATGAGGTTCAAATCTTTCTAATGTTTCTTGAACTAAATCTATTACTACCATATTTGCATGTGTTAAAGACATATTTTGTAATTTTAAAACTAAAGTAAAAAATATAAACCGTGCAGTTTTACTTTTTCTACATTCATTTATAGCTTTTTTCATTTTAGCACCATATATAATTTGATTGTTATTTATATCTATAATCATTGCTGTTTTATCTATATAAGACCCATATTTTACTGTGAAATTGGGTACACATAATATATTATATTTAGTAAAACGTCTCATTACAATTTTAAAATAATGTACAATATTATCATAATGTTGATAATGATATCCAATATTACCTTCTTCCTCATGGGGACCCTTGCTTTCTTCTTCAGCTAAATATTCATCCAAACTAACTAACCCATCATTATTTTTATCTAATTTTTTTCTAATTTTAGTAAAAGTATTTATAGTCATTAAAATGATTCATAAAATTTATAAAAAATTGAAAAATTTATATATTAAGTATCTCATGTATATATTTTATGTAAATTATTACATATCCCCATAACATCACAAGTTAATGCAATGTCTTTTTCTTAAGAGTAGTTTTTCATCTGCTAATTTTGGTATTTTTTCCAATATTAAGCATTTCTGTTCTATCCCATCAAGTTCTTCTCAATCCATTAGACCTTTAAATACATCTAATCTTACCAATTGGACTAAAATGATGGTTTTTTTGAGTATTTATATGTGTGTTTATTCAAAAACACTAAAAATTTGTACTAAGCCAGCAAGTCCCTTTGCAAACAGACAAGCAAACACTTCTTGGACAGGATTTAGTATTGACTATTGGAATAAGGATATTATGCCAGTAGTTCGTGAAAGAACAGACTATACTGACTCACTTTTTATTGATTGTGTGGACAATGTACATTCACTGCGTCAAGTGAGTTTGGGTCATGTTGATGTGGCTCATGCAGCGATCACAAAGACTGCCAACCGTGAGGAAATTGTTGATTTTTCAACAACTTGGTTTGTGTCTGGTTTTAGAGTATTGGTTAGACAAAACAATGATTTTTTCTCTTCTCTAGGGAATATTCTACGAACCCTAGGAAGTGCTATTGGATTGTTTATAGCTGTTTTGATTATTTTGACTATTGGAGGAGCCCTAATTCTATCTATCGCTGAAATGGTTATGCCTGGTCCAATTGATCCATGGGATACTTCTTCATGGCTGTCTAATTTTATGGGAGCTTCTACAGTTATTCAGAATACCCTTCTTCCTGGGTCAGGTTCTATTATTGAGCCTTATGGAACCTTATCTAGGATTGTTCTATCTGGATTTAAGTCATTTGGTGCAATGTTGCCTCCTATTTTGACAGCACTTATTACCATGATTTTGGTAATTAACAACTCTTCTGGCACTATTAACAGTGTTGATGATTTGCCAGGTAAGACAGTAATTGTTCCTCGAGCATCTACCGCATTAACTTATCTCAGTTTTTATGGTAGAGATATTAAGCAAATTCAAGTTGATAGTGTGGAGGAGATGCTTAATAGGTTTGCAAATGGAGAGGGCGACGCAGTTATTTATGATTGGCCCATTCTTCAGAACTTTGTTAACACTCAAAAGTCTGTATCAACGGTTGGTTATCAATTGGTCGGAGATGTATTTGAGGAACAACAGTATGGAATTGCTATTTCTCAAAATAACACTATTCTTAGAGCTGCCATTAACCGTGCAGTTCTATTGAGTTGGGAAACACCTGAATTCAAAACACTTGAGTCAAAATGGTTTAAGACATCACCACCATCTATTAACCAACAAGTTGACAATGCCAATAACCAATTGATTGCACTTTTAATTCTAGGTTCATTCATTCTTGGATTGGGTATTGTTATTACCGCAGTATTTTTGATTATTAGGTGTTTTTACCATCAACCTTCTAAGACTACAGTCCAAACTAAAAGTATTGATTCACTTGGAAACAATATTAAGACTGTAATTGAAAGACAAGAAAAATATGCTGCAAAGCTACCACCTAATACTTTGACTTATGCTAACTGGGAATTGTTGGCAGCAATTTCTAATTTCTTAAAGGAATGGAGACCTGCCAGTGTTTAAATATTTTTTTAAAAAATTGATTAAAAAAATATTTAGTTTTAACTTTAATTTATAATGCTTAAATTTATAGATGGTACTTTTAAACTACCAACATATTTAGAACCTTATGTTAAAAATAATCCAGATAAAAATTTAACTGATTTATCTGATTTAAATATAAGTGTATTGGATTTTCCTAATGAAATACTAAAAAACTTTATTCTTTCAAATAAATTCCCTATAAATATATCTAGTAAAAACTTAGAAAATTTAGATAAAATTGCACACAAATATGGAATGACTGGTATAATTAATTATAAAAAAAATATATGGAAAACACTTAAATATACTCGTGAAGGTTGTGTTAATAATGAACATCATTATTATTTTGAAGGTACCTTTAATAATGTATTATCTTTAGATTTTTGTGATTTTATAGATAACCCTTTGGATTTTAATAAACATGCTATTTATGATGAAGATTTATCAGATCAATATATTAATTGTAGTGTTAAAAAAATTAAATATTATGTAAAACAGTTTCAAAAAAAATATAAAGAATATAAAGAAAATAAAGACAATTTAAATAATATAGCTTATTGGAAAGAATTAAATGCAATGGAAAAAGCTTGTTATATTTATAGCTGGAATGAATGTTCCACTAGAGAACATACCACATTTGAAGAATACATAAAAGAGAAAGAATTATATGAAGTTCCTGCCCTTCCATTTTTAGGTATGTTGAGATTTCGTAATATAGAATATACAGGAGATTTAATAGTGGGTAACGATTATTATGATGACACCTTAACAATTCATGGTCCACCATTCTTATTTTAAAATAATAATTTATACTATATCTGTTGTTGGTAATAATGGTTCTTCTATTTGATATGTTGAATTTATGTTGCTTTTATGTTTACTTAGATACATCTTATAAAAATAACAACATAACAACAACAACAACAAAATAATATATAGTATTATAAATATTACTGGATTCATTGGTTCTTCTGTCATACTATTTATAATATAATAATAGTAAGATAAAAAAATCAATTTTTATTAATAAAAGAATAAATTATACCATTCTATCCTGTTGTCTTAATAATTCTGTTTGCATATTTAAATTGTCACGTGTACGAGTATGATTATAATGTTGTTCACGATTACGATTACATCTACAATATATATAATGTAAGACTATGATTTTTAGTAATATAATAACATTTAAAATTAAAAATATCACAAGCGGAATTAAACAATTATTAAAAGATATTTCTGACATATAATATCAATATTGAATAAATAATAAATAATAAATAAATCAATTTTTATGTTGTATTTTCTTCGGGAACACTTGGGTTTGGTTCTGTTTCTATAGATGATGTCAATTGTTCAGATACTGTAGTAGGTGGTGATGGAGTAGATGACATAATAGTTCTAGTATTTGATAGCTCAATTTGGTCAGCAGGTACATAAGGTCTAGTTGCAACTTCCAAAGGAATAGTATTTATTTGCTGTGTATGATTAGTATTTTGTGTACAACAACCCAAACAACATAATTGAATTATATCAATTACTAATGAAATAGCAATTAAAATTATGCTCATTATTAATAATATATTACTGATATCACAAGATTCATTAAACATATTAATTAAAATATAAATTATATTATATTTTAATTTCAATTTTTATTAACTATTACATCTTAAACTACAGGAGAGATATGGGTTTTGTTATACAGTATTTCTTGTGCAACATAATTAATCTATTTCAATTCCTAATAAAATTAAAGTAAAATTATAACCACTATTAATTATATATCACGGTCACTAGATTCATTAAACATATTAAAAATTTTGAGATTTATAATAAGATTTCAGGAATAATTTCACTTATATTGTCAACTGGTTTTACTTGGAAGTTTTTATCAATAAGTTTATGATTTTTAATTTTAATCTCTTTTAAAGTTGTTTCGTTTTCTTTTGGAATAAATACTAATTTAATACCAGCTTTTTTAGCACCTTGTAATTTATAAAGTAATCCTCCTATTTTAGTTATTCTTCCTGTTAATTCTATTTCACCAGTCATTCCTACATTATTTTTAATTTTTCTTCCTGTTATTCTTGAAATAAAAGCTGATGTAAAAGCACACCCAGCAGAAGGTCCATCCTTAGGGGTTGAAGTTGATGGAGCATGAACATGAAAACCAGTTTTAAATAATCCTTTTACATATGAATCTAAGTTTTCAATTAATGGAAATTTATCCAAGTTATTACTTAAATAATTCATAGCAGCAGTAAATGAACAATGAACTGATTCTTTCATTACATCACCTTGTTTTCCTGTTAATTTAATTTCAAATTCTTCATCAACTGAATAATTTTTAAAAATTTGAATAGGTATAATTCCACCTGTTCCAGTAGAAGTAGCATATAACCCATTAATTATACCAATTTCTGGAACCGAATGAATTTCTAAATTTTCTAAAGAAGGTTTGTCTAGGTATTTTTCAATATCTGATTTTTTAATTTTAATTGTTTTTCTATTGCGTTTAAATAGATTACGTTTATATATTTTATCTAAATTTAAATTTAATAATAAGTTCTCAAATAATTGTTTAATTCCTCTTACTCCTGCTTCATTAGTGTATAATTCAATTAATTCTTCAACCAGTTCATCTTCAAATTCTATTTTAATTTTATCCATTCCTACATGTTTTTTAATTTCTGGAAGAATATAATCTTGAACAATTTGTATTTTATCAGAAACTGTATAAGGTTTAACATTAATTTCTTTAATTCTATCTAATAAAATAGGATCAATTAATTCACTATCATTATATGAAAAAATAAATATTACTTTATTTAAAGGGAAATCAACACCTTGAAAGAATCTATCTTGAAAAGTTGAATTCATATTAGTATCAGTTAAATGAATTAAAATAGATGAAATTTCATTTATTTTTCCATTTTTATTAGTAGCTTTATCTAGCTCATCAAAATATAATATACACCTTTGACTTCCTGTTTCAATCATTTTTTTAATAATCATTCCAGGTTGAGAACCTGTATAAGCATATCCATGCCCATGCAGTAATTCACCGTCATTTTGTCCGCCCAAAGTAATTTGTGCAAAAGGTATATTTAAAGCTTCACTTATAGATTTTGCCAATAAAGTTTTACCAACACCTGGAGGTCCAACTAATCCAATGGATGAACCACTTGATTGTGGGTTTGATATCCATTTACCAACTAATTGAAGTAAAGACCTTTTTGCTTCTTCATGTCCAAAGGACAAGGTATATAATTTCTGTTCTATTTCTTGCATATATTTAAAAGCTTTAGTATTATCAAGAGTTAAATTATCAAAGAAACTGTTATCATTTGAACTAGGCCAAGGGAATTTTAATAAATTTTTAACAAAAGTTAATTGTTTGTAATAATCATTTGAACCTGTTTTCATTTCCTCCACTTTTTCAAACATTAAACTTTTAACATTAGAAGGTATATTTTTATTTACCACAATTTGTTTTTTATAATCAACTTCTTCAAAATTTAATGATTGAATTTTTTCAAGTTCTTCTTTAATGTTATAATTTGATCTTTTAAGTTTAATTTGTTGATGAAAACTTAAATTTTGATAAATAATTTTACTAATTTGAGAATGACCTATTTTTTTTTCTTTAATCAATGAATATAATAAACTAGCCATATCTTCAATATCTTCATCTCCTAACAAAAGTAAAAATATAATTTTATACATTTCTTTTATACTGGTTTTTTTATTAATAAATTTATTATAAATATTTATAAAAGTAGAATTAGATAAAAATAAAAAATCATGATAATCTGATTCTATTTTATTTTTAAATTCTATTTTATTATTATGATAAATAAATTTTAAATTTATATTACGAAGATATGATTTAATAAAATCAGTTGGGATTGATGTTTCACTTGAACAATAATCTAATAAATTCTTTTTTATTGAAAATAATAATTTACGGTTTATTTGACAAGTTTTAATTTCTAGATTTAAATTATTCTTTGGGAAAAATCCACATATGCTTACACATGTGTTTGCATCCAATGATAGCTCTAATATACAAGTTATATTCAAAGTATCATTCAAATAAGGTTTATTTATATTAAAACAATAATTATTAATCTTCTTATTTAAAATTGTAAATTTTAATGGAATAAATATATCTTCTAGCTCTTCTATTATAGATGAATGTTTTTCTTTTAATATATTTGCTTTGGTTTTATGAAATGCATGATCTAAACCTTCTTTTAATGATGGATACCCTAACCGTAATATTAATTGATTTAAATTATAATTTAATTTTTCTAAAGGTAAATCATTTAATATGCTAGGTTCATTATGTATATGTTTTATTTCTTCTAATATTAAAGTATCACAATCAATAAAATCAGAAGTATTAATGTCATTTATATTATTAATATCATCAAATTGTATTAAATAATCATTATAATATTTATTGATTTTTTTAACAATTTCATATAAGGTATTTTGATAATTAATTAATTCATTGTAATCTATTAAAAAATGTTTATTTAGAATTTCCAAATGTGAATTAAATTTGCTGGTTAAACTAGATACTTTTTGATATTGATAATTTAACAGGGATAACTTCAAGGTTTCAGCCATAATTAATATTAAGTAGTATTTTATTTTTATTAATCTTAAAAATTATTTAAAAATTGGTTTAACTTAAAAAGATAATATCTAGTTCTTATATATAATGAGCCCTAAATTTACAAAGAAACCCGCCAAGAAAAACCATAAATCCCAATCTAAAAAAGCACTTGTACAGAAAGATACTCCAGCACAAGAAACAGCCCCTGTAGAAACACCTCTTGAACAACCAGTTCAAGAAACAGCTCCTGTAAAAAAAACTACTAGTAAGAAAGTAGCTAAGAAGCCAACCAAGAAAGAAGCTACTGAAGTAGCTCCTGAAGAGGTTCAAGAAACTGCACCAGTTAAAAAAACCACCTCTAAAAAAGCAGCCAAGAAGGAAGCTGCTCCCAAGAAGGTTGTTTCTAAAAAAGCTGATTCTAAAACTCAAAAAGGAGGTGATGAAAAAGTGGTTGAAAAAGAAAAAACTATTCGTTCTTTCAAAGTTCAACTTCCAGGAAATGAGGATTATACAGGAAGATTCACCGGATGGACTCCTTATCAAGCTGCCAATAAAGCACTAAGCCGTTATTTCCGTTCTAATGATGAACCTCAACCAGTAGTAACATTTTCCATTAGAGAATCCACCCGTGGTAGCCACCATAAGGTATATACTTATGAGGGACTACGAGTAAAACTTGATAAACCTGTAAAATACACAATTGGAGGGGAAGATGGAACACCTATAGTTAAACATTATAAAAATCAATTAAAGAAAATTAAGAAAGCAGAACTTTCTACTAATGAAGAACTATAAATTTTTAAAATATCTAAAAATTATATATAATTAATTTTATAAGTTATTATATACAATGTCTTATCCATCAACAGGATTTATTTTAAATGTAGAAAATTCAGACCCATCAGGACGGTTATTTGTAAATTTAACCTATACACCACCAGGAACAGGTAATCCATGGGAAGGTTCATGGCGTGCTGATGATAATGGTATACCTAATACTGGACTAATATATACTTATGTCTTAGGAAATGGTGAACAAACAATTTATGAAAATAATGGAACTTATATATTTATAGAATATGACTTAACAACCACTACCACGATTGGCCCAACTAATTTTTATCATATACTTGCTGTTGAAGAAGTTGATGCAGCATCCCCAAGTGCGGAAATAATTTATATATATGAAGGTGAATACACTAACTCAGATTTCCAACCTATTAATTCTTTTTCCATAGATGAAAGTGGGTTACAACAAATACCTTGTTTAACAAATACCTGCAATATTTTAACTCCTAAAGGTTATCAAAATGTTTCTTCGCTTAATGTTAATGATTTAGTAATAACATCTGACAACAGACAAGTTCCAATTGAACAAATATTTACTTCTAAAATAAAAGCTTCCACTGTAACACCTTGTGTATTAAAAGCTCATCAATATGGTAAAAATCAACCTATAATTGATACTTTTGTATCTGAATTACATGCATATCAAGTAAATGGTATTTGGAAACTACCTAAAAATGAAAATTTAACTCGAGAATGGAATGAGGATATTATAACTTATTATCATGTAAAATTACCTAATTATACTCAAGATTTCTTAGTAGTTAATGGTTTAACTATGGAATGTTGGGATGGTTTAACTCCTCATGAAATTAGACCCTATAAATGGGTTAAGAAAGGTGCTGGTGTTATTTTAAAACATCTACAATAATTTTAAAAAATTATTAAATTTATAAATATATTTAACTATAAATTTAATAACATATTTTAACTAAAACTTTAGTTGCTTAAAAACTTATGTAAAGCAAACATAGTAACTGTTGCCAGAGCAGCTAATTTCACATCTTGTCCAGACCCACCTTGATAACATAATACAAATACTAATCCCCATTGAACCATTTCATTTTGTGTTAATTGTTGAACAATAGGAGGAGGAGTAGGAAATCCACCATAGGCACCGACAGCAGTTGCTAATACAAGAACTAAAGCTTCCATATTATAACCTAAAAGTTGCATGATATAATATACTAGAGAAAAAAATAATTTTAAGTAATAATTACTTCACAAAACTGATTAAAATCATCCATTTTGGTCTTATAATTAATTGTATCTAATTCTTCTTCTATATATATTTTTTCTAAAGTAATTCTTTCTAATATTAATTTTTGTTGCTCAGGGGTTAAATCTAAATTATTACTTTCAAGTTCATATTCAATTTCTAAAATTAAATCTCTAAATTCTTGAAAATCACTTGATAGATTTAATGCTTCATCAATTTCTTTAATTTTAAGTTGAATTTCCATTAATTCCAAATTATCAAAATTTGTAATTAAATTTTTAATTATTTCTAATAATTCATTATTATTAATTATTTTTTCAATATCCAAATATGATCTTAATTTATCTTGTAAATATACTTTTGTTAAATTATCAGAATAATCAGTTTCTTGTTTATCAATTCTAATTAAATCATTTAAATCTTCTTTTTCTAATTCATTGTCCTTTTTAGAATATTGTAAGTGACTAAATTTTGTGTTTAAAATTTCATGATTCTTAATAACTGATGGATAATCTGTTGAAGTTGTATATAATGAATTTAATTGTAAAATAATTTCTTCTTTTTCATTAGTATCAATTAAGGTATGTTCTAATCCTAAAATTATTTGATTTGAGATAAATTTAATTTCATATTTTAATCTTCTAAATTCACGGTCATTTGTATTATCTTGAATAGATTTTTGTAGATCTTCAATATTTGATGGTTTTTCAAATTTCAACACTTTATCATAACTATAAGTTTTATCATATAAATCATTTATTTTTATCATAATAATACCATTCAAATCTAATATTAATTTTACTTGATATACTGAATCAACATATTTATTAGGATTAGCAGGAATTATTAATTCACCTACTATTTCATTATCTTCTGCTAAACTATGTTCTCCTTGATATATTGTTAATTTTAGTTCATCCTCATTGTCATCTGATGGTAAATATTTCCTAATTCCTGAAGCTGGTAAAGGAGAATTAGCAGGTATTATTATAGAAAAATTCATATCAACAGTTTCTATTCCTAATGATAAACTTGTTGAATCTACTATAACTAATTCAGATGAAACATTATCCAATTCATTTGATAATATTCCTGCTCCATATGCAACTAAAAATTCTTGTTCTTTTGAAGGTCTTAATTTATCTGGAAAATAATTTTCTAATAATTGAATAACTCCACTTAATTTTAATCCATTTCCAACTAATATTACATCTTTAATTTTATTTAAATTATCATTATTATCTTTAGTTATTTCCTTTAATAATACTTCTAATTTATTCAGTGAATCTTGATAATAAATTGTATCATCTAAATTATTTAATAATTTTCTATATTCAGCTTGTTCTTTTGTTAAATTTAATTTTTGAGACATTTCATTTGTAAAATCATCACCTCCTAAATATAAATTACCTTTATTATAAATTACTTGATAAAATAAGTTATCTTTTTCTAATAATGAAATATCAGTTGTTCCCCCACCCAAATCTATAACTAATATTAAATCTTCATCAGTAATAGTTGATGGATTAAAATGATAATAAGCAATTGCAGCGGATGAAGGTTCAGATATAATTCTTTTTACTGTAAAACCACAATTTTGTAAAATATTTTTATACCAACTACGTTGATAATGATTATATGAGGTGGGAACTGTAAACACAGATGTAATATTATTTCCAATATTATAATTTTTATTAATAATATTTTTAAGATATTTTAAATAAAATGAAACTATTTTTTCTAGTTCTAAATTTGTATCTTTATTAAAATTAAGAGTATTTATTTGTCGTTTAAAATATGTTATATTTTTAAAGTTGCTTGATGGTTTTGTAAAAAGTTTATCATTTAATTGGTACACTTGTGATGGTATCTTATAATAATTATTTTTCTTTAGAAGAGAATATTTTTTAGTAGTATTATTAAAATAACAGATTGACGAGCTGGTGGTTCCAAAATCAATACCAAAATTCATTATTAATTTATTAAGTAATTTTTATTTATCCTATTTAAGTTTATTTAATTATATTAAGATTATTAATATTTAATATATTAAGTTATTTATATGAAGATAGGAATTGTTGGTTTAGGATTTGTGGGAAATGCCATGTATCAATCTTTTTTAAAAAAAGGTTTAGAAAATGACTTGAATATATATGATAAATTTAAAAATGGTGGGGTTGGCACATTTGAATCAATTTTAGACAGTGATATATTATTTTTAGCTTTACCTACCCCATATCATGATATAAAAAAACAGTATGAATATGGACCAATTGAAGAAACTTTAAATAAATTAAAAAGGGTAGATTACCAAGGAATAATTATAATTAAAAGTACTGTTACTCCAGAAACTACCTTTAAATTAGAAGAAAAATATAAATTAGGTTTAATTCATAATCCAGAATTTTTAACTGCTAGAACTGCAGAAGAAGATTTTCATTTACAAACTCATATAGTTTTGGGAAAAGGTAAATTAGTTTCCTATGAAAATTATCAAAAAGTTATTTTATTTTATCAAAAACATTATCCAAATGCTCACATTAGCTTAGGAAGTAGTTTAGAAAGTGAAAGTATGAAAATTTATTGTAATAGTTTTTATGCATTAAAAGTTCAATTCTTTACAGAATTATATCAATTATGTAAAAAAAATAATAGTGATTATACAATTATAAAAAATATGATGTTAAAAAATAATTGGATAAATTCAATGCATACAAATGTTCCAGGTCCAGATGGTTTATTAAGTTATGGTGGATTTTGTTTTCCCAAAGATACCAATGCATTAAACGAATATATGAAAAGTTATAAAAGTGAAAACAAGGTTCTAGATGCATGTATAGTTGAAAGAAATGAGATGAGAGAAGACCATACTAATTGTATAAAAGAAAAATTATAATTTAAAATAAGTTAATAATTAATATTAAGTTAATTTAATTATTAACTATTAATTTATATAATGACACAAATATTATTAATAGATAATTTTAAAATTTTTAAAAGCTGGGCCTCTAAAACATATCAATACAAAATAGATCAATTAAAAAAAGATAGTCGTTATAAAGTTATTGATGTGGATGAACTAACAAATATAGATATAAATAATTATAAAAATGTAATATTTGGATGGAATTTATGTATATATTCTAAATATTATACTTTAAAACACAATTTTTATAGTAAAAAAATACCTGGATTAGAATCTCTATCATCAATAACTTTAAAAACTACTTCTTTGTTAGAATCTTCTAATATAAATAAATACTTAATTGTTCAGGATTTTATAAATCCAGATGATTATCAAGAAGGTTTAAAATCATTAACTTTGTATTTAAAAAAATATAAATTTACAGGAATACTTACACCCTATTTAAATACTGATGCTACTATACCTCTTAAAAAAGAACTTCCTAATATTAAATTATTTCATATTCCACATCATATAGATGAAACTAAATTTAAAAATTGGAAATTAAATAAAGAATATGATATTTTTATTTTTGGTAATTGTAAAAAAAACCGTTATCCCTTTAGAAATAGACTATTAAAAATATTAGAAGAATTACAACAAGTATATAAAATATGTTTTTGGAATGATATAATGAGTAAAAATTATTTTAAATTTAATAAAAATATATCAAATGAAAATTTATCAAAACAAATTAATAAATCATGGTTAACTATTTGTACTAAATCTTATGCAGATGTTCTTTTAGGAAAATATATGGAAACTAGTATGAGTGCCAGTTGTATATTAGGAGATATGGCTTCTGATGGTTTAAATATTTGGAAAGATAATTATATTAAATTAAATGATAAAATGTGTAATGATGAAATAAAAACAATTATAAAACAAGCTTTAGAAAATAAACAACAACTATTAAATAATATTAATATAATGGAAAGTAAAATGTCTCAATTTTATTTAAGTAGTTTTCCAGATAGAATTTATAATATATTATAATTTTATATTAACAACTATTTTTTTAAAACAACCTGGTTATTTTTTTTAATCCATTTATGATTTCTTTTTTCGTGAGGATGAAATCCATCCCAACTTTCCATGATACCACCATTGACTATTAAATAATCAATGTAACAATCTGATAATTTTATATGATAAAAAGTGACAGTAGGATTATTCCATGTTTGTTTTAAATTTTCATATTTAAGAAGAGTCCATTTATTATTAATTTTGTAAGCATGATTGTCTGATATATAAGTATCTATCATAGGACAATTATTACCTAATAAATTTTTAGGTATTTTATATGGTATTCCTTTATTAATTGCGGGAATAGTATTTATAAAAATACTTTCAATTTGAACTTCTTTATTAAAACTTGTTAAAACATAATCACCTTTTATTAGATTTGATACATTTACATATCCCGTTGGTGTTAATATATTACAAGTATCAGTTAAACATGCAATTGTTTCCGAAGAGATTGTTCCCGAAGGTGTATAAAAAAAATTAGTTCTTGCTCCACTATAAGGAGAGGGTGATTCACCATACCATTCTACTGTATCTTCATTTGGATCAATTGATTCATTTACAATTGATATAGTAATTAGGGATTCAGTATTATATCCTGTATTAAAAATAATTGTCTCATCTATTAAAATATTGCCTGGTGTTCCTTCAGTAAACACCATATTGTCTAATAAAGTAAAAGTTGTTCCATTTGAATCCAAAATTTATAGCTGGTTGGACCTTCAAGAATACTAACATATGTTTCAATATTATAAGGTAAATTAGTTGGTTCTGAAAAATCTAAATTATTATTTACATTAAAAGTTGTAGTATTATCTACTATCATATTATCATCAACAAACCAGTACAAGGTTGTTATTAAAATAATAACAAGAAATTAAATTTATTATTTAAAAATATTTTTATCTTCTAATAAAACCAATTCTTAAATAATTAACATCTATATTATATTTTTTAATAATAAATTTAATAATTGGATTAATTCCATAAGAATTATATATGTTTTTAATTTTTTTGAAATTATATAATATCATATTACCATAAATATTTAAAAATTTTCTATCCATTAAACAATAAATATCATAATAAACATCTTTAGAAATTAGTAAAATTTTATTTTTTGTTTTAACAAGTAATTCATGAAAATTAATAGAATAATATAATATATCAAATCTTGTAAATAAAACATAATCAAACTTAAAATTATTTTTATTTTCAAATTCAATTACCATATTTTTTAATTTATAAATACCATATAATTGAAATTTAAATTTATATTTATTTGCGTTATGCGTGAATGATTCTAGTCGTTCAATTTCATTTTGTTTATCAATTATTATATTATTTTCATTTATATTATAATCATTTACCAATTTATTTTTATCAGTTATAATAGTATTGGTATAATTATTAGTATGCCAGGTATGAATAAAAATATGTATTTTATAATTTTCTGGTAAATTTGCTATTAGTACATTTTTAAAATTTAATAATAGTGTCTCATAATTCCTAGTGTGACCTCTTATTAAAATAGCAACATTTATCATTATTATTAATTAGTTTTTATTAATTAATTAAATTTAATATAATAATGTTTGATTTAATTATTCCTTGTTTGTACTCACATTTTAAATATATACCTACCACATTAAAATCTTTTCATCACCAAAATTTAATTAATAGAATTATAATTATAATAAATGGAATTAATAATAAACCTATTGATAAAACTATTTTAAAAAACTATAATAAAATAGATTTAATATTAATTAATGAAAAAATATTTCCTGGTATTGCACGAAATATTGGATTAAAAAATGCTCAAAGTCAATATGTAGTATTTCATGATGCCGATGATCAAGCTCATCCTGATAAATTATTAATTTTAAAAAATTGTTTTGATAAATATCAATGTGATCATATTTTACATTTAATTCAACCAATTGAAATTAATTTTTTAAATTATGATTTAGCTAAAATTAAAGTAATTCCAGTTGAAAAATTAAGAACATATTATTATAAAAATAATAAATGTGATTTTGGTGATATTATTGGGAAGCGGTGTTCACATGGTCTAAGTGCTGTTAAAAAAAATAAAATAATAGACATCGAATGGTTAAATGTTAAAAGTGGTGAAGATAAAGATTTTAATATAAAAAGTTTAATAAAAGGAAATAAAATAATATTAGTGGATGCTTATTTAAGTAAATATGATAAATATAAGATGCATATAATGAAAAGATATCACCCTAATGCTTGGAATGAATTAAATAAAAATATTAATTAAATTAATGAATTTTTAGTAATAAGTTCAATAGGAATGAATGAATGGAATTAAAAGTTTAGATTATTGGTTTTCTATAAATAAAAAATATGATATATTTTTATCAATATATGATGATCGAGTGAAAGAAACTGATATAAAAAATAAATGTGATTATTATTTTTATAGTAAAGGGTCTAAATATTATAATTTATTACAATTATTAAAAATATGAAAATATAAAAATATAAATAATTATAGCTATGTATTAATTATTGATGCTGATTTAAAAATTACTGTAGAAGATTTAAATTTAATATTTAATAAATCAAAAGAAATTAAATTAACTATTGGATAACCTTCATTTGATAAAAAAGGATTAAATTGGAAAAAACATTTAATAACATAAGGTTCTGGAATTAGATTAACAACCTGTCTTGAAACTGAGTGTACTATTTTTAATAAGACATATTTAAACAAATACATAAATTTTTTACAAAAAACTAATATTCCTTCCAATTTTAGTTGGGAAACAACTAGTTAATAAAAAATTTATATTTCTATGTGTTTCCAAATGATTTATTTTATATATATGATTTTGTGTCAGTATATAATCCCTTTCCTAAAGAGAAATATGATGGAAAAAGAGAAATTAATAAATTAGGTGGTGGAAATGTAAGAAATAACCAATTTTATGAATATATATAAAAATAACATAAATTTAAATTTACCAAAACTAATAGTAAAGAATTATGAGGAAAAATAGGTATAATTAATTAAATTTTAATAATTATTTTAATGGTTAAACTAATTATTAAAGAGATTAATTTTAGTTATTCAAAAAGACATTTATTTGATATGTTGGATTTATTAGTAGAAAAATATAACTGGCAATATGTGGAAAAAGATACCATTTTAAGTTCAAATTTTAAGGATACTAAAAATTTTACCAATATTACCCATTTATTATTAATAACAGGTTCTTCACAAATAAAAGATTTTATTGTTCCTCCTGCTTGTAAAATTTCATATATAATAGATGATCTACATACATGTGGTCAAATTAAACAAGCTAGAATAAACAATTATAAATTAGTTTATAAAATTTATGCAACTTATGCTTATTGTTTTAATAAATTTTATCCCATGATACCTATAAATATGGTGGAATGGTTTCCCCATTCTGCCAGGTTTATAATTCCTTTTAATAATAATCCAATAAATAAAATTTTAGTTTCAGGAAGAATTAATAAAATACAATATCCAAATAGATTTAAAATAGTTGAATTAAGTAAAAAAGATAAATTTATAATTTACTATAAACCACAATTAAATGGATATCGTGCTAAAAATAAAGAAGATATTCAAAGTAAAATATATGGTGAAAAATATTACAAACTTTTAAACAAATATTTAATTAATTTTACATGTGATGCATCTTTATCCCGTCCCTATTTAGTAGCAAAACATTTTGAAATTTTAGGTTCAGGTAGTTTATTATTTACTTGTAATCCAAATACTAAAAAAGAATTTGAAAAGTTAGGTTTTATAGATGGTGAAGATTATATATCATGTACACCAAATAATATGATAGATAAAATTAACTGGTTAAAAAATAATTATGATGAAATTAATAGAATACGAAAAAATGGTTATGAAAAAGTTAAAAAGCACACTTGGACTATTAGAACAGAATTTTTAAATAATCAATTAAATTAAATAATTTAAAATAATTTATTATTTTATTACATTTTATCATTTTAATATCTTCTGGTTTTATCCAAGTTCCTTTTCTAGAACAATATTTTAAATATTCTTCAGGATAATTAATTTTTTCACCAATTATAATGTCAGGACAGTATCCAATATTTACTTTATTTAAATATAATTTAGCAAAATGCAATTGATGTTGTCCAATTTTAATATTATCTTCATATAGAATTATATATTATAATTTAAATAAATTCTAATAATTTATTCATTTCAAACAAAGTAATTTTTTTGGAAGATTTTTTAGCAAATCTTTCAAATCTATTATCATTTTCAAATTTATGATTAAATTGTATAAAACAATTATTCATTTTAATAATTCTACGATTATAATTAATATTATCATGACTATGACCATAAATATTAACATCATTTTTTAATGATATTTTTGATAAGAATACAGATAACGATTTATAATTTACTTTAAATATTTCTAAATCATTATCATTTTTAAGAAAATGTGCTCCTTGAAATGATATTATATAATTTTCACAATAATAACGATTAATATAGTTTTTAAAATTTTTATTTAAATTATAATTTATCATATCATCATCTATTCTAGTTGTTATAATAAAATCATTATTGTTAGTATAATATGGTTTTAACCAATCATTTTTAACTAAACTATCTTTAATATTCCATTGGTGTAATATTATAAAATTATAACAAGATGTTAAATTATATAATTTATTTTTATATTCTTGAGGCAAGTTTTTATCATAAATAATAATAATTTTATAATCAATTACACTTTGTTTTACTAAACTAGGTAAACAATATTTTTCAAATAAATTAAATCTAAAATCTAATCTTTCTTTATTAAAAATATTATTAGTTTTAAGTTCTGGTCTATTATTAAAAATAACTGAAAATCTTATTATTACAAAATGGTCCATTATAATATTAATTATAAAATTTATAAAGTTTTATATTTTTATATATTAAATATATTTAATATTATATATATTTAATATGCGGTTTGTAATTGTTCAACCAAGTTGGGACCATTCTGAAATTTTAACATCATTACTTTACTTTATTAAAAATAATAATCATCAAGTTAAAATTATATATGATTGGTCACATCCTGAAGGTAATTATTTAGATTATTTATGTAATTTAAATGGTTTTGATGACTCAATTAAAATTAATTATAAATCACCTAAATTTCATGTTAAAAATTTACAGAATGCTCACAAAATTATATTTGTTGATGAAATTCACTTAAAAAAATTTTTATCAAAACAAACTTTTAGAAATATGATACATAAAATGTACACTTTTAATCATATTACAAAAAAAATTAATTGGGATATAAAAGTTTTAAATTTAGGACTAATTCCTTTTAATAGATGTATTAACACTAATAAATTTTTAGTTAATAATTTATATAATCCACAAATTGATATTAAATATAAATTAAACCCAATTAAAAAATATTTAATTGTAGGGAATCCTTCATATAGAGAGTTGTCTTTTTTAGAAAAATTGAATGACAATTTAAATATTGAAATTAATTTTGTGGTAAGAAAACCATTAGAAATTAATAAACCTTTTTTAAAAATTCATCAAAATTTATCAACAACAAAATTAATAGAAATGATTCGTGATACTGATTTTATTTTAACTTTATTTAAAACTAATAGTGTTTATCATAAGGATAGAATTTCAGGAATTATTCCTTTTGCTATTAGTTTTGGAAAACCTATAATTACTGATAAAACATATAATGATTTAACTAAATCATCTAATAATTTAATATATACAAATACTTTTGATAATTTTAAAAATATAATTGATACAACCATAAATATGAGTAATAATACTTATTCAAATTTAGTTAAAAATATTATAAAATATAGAGATAATAAAATTATTGAACAATATCTCAATTTTAATTTGATTTTTAATTAAATTTAATATTTTAATTTAATTAAACACGATAATGTGATTGTCTTGAAGTTTTTGAATAATAGATTAATTCAGGGGTTGCACTTTTTTTATTTACATACCAATCTAAATGTTTTGTTTGATATGGTAAATCAGTTCTATAAGCAACATGTGAAAATAATGTATCACGTGGAATATCCAACCATTTTTTATGATATAATTTAAATGTTGTATCAATTGGTGTTTTATAACATTTGATTTGTTTATTGTTTAGTTCTAAAATGGATTCTTTAGATTTTTCCCAATGTGGTAATTCACTCCGTAACATTCTATCATATTGATGAAAACTTTTAGGAACATCACTAATTTTTATACTGGTACCAATAGGAACTTCTATATTTTTAAATTTTTGATAATAATTTACATAAATATCTAAAATATCACCTGTATTTGGTAAAAGCTCAATATCAGTATCAGTTACTACAAAATAATTTACATTTAAATTTTTTGATAAATAATCTTTAATTTTATTCATTAAATTAGTATTCCTACTTTTTCTTATTAAATCTCCATACTTTCTATCTCTTGGATTAGTATCAAAATGTTCATAAATAATATAACCTTTTTCTTCCATTTCTTTTAAATATTTTAAACAAGGTTCATAAGTTGTATTATGATTAAATAATATAATTTTAATAGGTGTTTTAATATTATCTTCATAACTTTTTATAACAGTTTTTAATTGTTCAACTTTGTTATGTACTGAAATAAAAATTGGAATATGATCACCATATAAATATTCCATGATTATACTATCTGGACTTTAAATTTTTTAATAACTTATTTTAAAAGTATTAAATTTTTTACTATTTTATTTAATATTCCTTTTGTTTTATGAAATGGTTTTATACAATGAATATCACTATAATTTCCTAAATTATTCATAATTTCAGTAAAATTTTTTATAATATATTCTTTATCTCTGGCTCTATTATTTAATCTATTATATCCAATTTTTTTATCTTGTAAAACAACTTTATTACCTTGATATTTTTTAAAATTAATATATAATTGTTTTTGGTCTGTATACCAACCTGGACAATTTTTTTTACCAGTATATTCTATATTATACCATTCTTTTAATTTTAATATAATGTCATTTATATTTTTTATATTAAACATTTTTTGAAAAGATAAACCTTTACCTACATTATAACATATTGCATACATTTCTTGTTTACTATATCTATCAGTATAAGTAACAAAAGTATCCTCATGTAAAGATTCAATTGGTTTTAAAAAATAATCTTTTTTACCTGGAAGTATATCCAAGTCAGTAATTAAAACAGTTTTATCAGGATATAAAGCAGGATATAGAATTCTTATAACTTGTGCAATATAAATATCATTAATATTTTCAAGTGGTTTAAATAAGATAATAAAATCTTTAAATGATACTAGATAATCAGGAATTTTATGTGCAATTAAAATTAAATAACAATTTAAATTAAAACGTTCTTTCCATACTTTAAAAATTAAGGGATATAAATTTAAATAATGATCATTTAAATTTCCTGCTGTTAAAACAAAATCAATTTTCATTAATTATTATTATATTTTAAATTTACTAAAATCTAAAGTGTAATTCCAATTTAATTTATCATTATTTGTATTTTTTGTTACATTATCACCACAATATAATAATACACATTGAGAATACATATTATACATTTTAGCCCATCTTTTACAATTTAATGGATATATAATTTTAAACTTTGATTTATTATTACTAAATATTATATTATCACAATTAGCACCAATTTGGGTTATTATTTCAGTAGCTTGATTAATTAAATATATTTGATGATATAAGGGGATTGTTCCTCCTCTAATAAATACAAAATTATTATTCATTAAAATATTATTTAATTTTTCTTGATTAGACACATATCTATAATTTTTATTATTATTATTTCTTGTTAAATAAATTTTATTATATGGATTTATCATTTCATTTATTGCTATTTTAGTAGATTGGTCAATTACTTTTTTTAAAAAAACATTTTTAAGAGTATCATTTTTAGATGGAATTACCAATTGATTTGCTTGAATTAGTGTATTATCATCAATTTCATAATAATTTTGTATATTTAAAATTGTGAATAGTTCATAAATATGTTTTGGAGCAGTTTTACAAATTAAAATAGTAATTTCTTGGTTATTAAAAGCATCTTTTAAATTATAAAAAGTTTCAATAAGAAAGTGTCTCCAATTAAAATCCCATCTATTACTATATAATAATACCTTATTAAAATTAATTATTTTTTTGTAAGTTAAATCAATTTCATTATTTTGATATTTTGTAATATATTTTTTGCCAATATCTGAATTTAAATATTTGTTTTGATATACTTTTTCATTATTTATAACTATAAATTCATTAACATTAGGAATTTTACAAATTTTAATATTTTCTAAAATTTCAGTTGGTGTTATTTTGGGTATTATTGTTGGTATTTTGTGTGGATTTTTTTCTATAAATTTAATCCACTTATGTTTAAAGAAATCATGACCTCCAAAAGGATTATTAGAGATAAAACTTTCTAAACTAAAATTAACACAAGTATCATACGAAGGTAAATTAACATTTGATAATCTTAACAAATATTGACAGAAATATACATCTTCTGGACAAATATTATTATCATCATCAGACATAAATTTAACTGGTTTCATATAGTTAGGCATATTTTCAATTTTATATTTATTACAAATTTTAATCATCGTATCTTTTTTTCTTAAACTAAACCCACCATTGCCCATAAATAGTTGTGATGGTCTAGTAGGTTTTAGCCACGGACTTCCTATATAATCATATCCTATAAAATCATCTAAGTTATCATTAAAAATTATACTATCAGATTGATTAATTAATATGTATTCATTCTCAAATTGTTTCCAAAAATCACTAGAGGCTAATAATTTAGAATATTCACCTCTGGTTACATTATTAATATTTTGTTTGATAATAGTTAAATTATTAATATTAAAATTTTTGATCATTTGATAATTATTTTTACCACATACTATTGTGAAATTAACTTTGTTTCCCAACTTAATTATGTTATTTCTAATAATAAATTCAATATGAGGATGATTTCTAAATTCAATTAAAACACAATTAACTGGTTTAATTTTTTGACAAGTATCAGGTAATTTAATTTTTTTAATATTTTCTAGATTATCTAAACAATACTTAAAAAATCCTATTTTAGAATTAATATTAATTTTATTTATATTAGTAACTTCATAATATTTTAATAATATTTCATTAATTGTTTCTTTAATAGGTTCTAAATTAGTATTAGGTGTATTTGTTTGTTTATTTGAAGGTTTATTTAATTTTTTATATTTTCTAAGTAATAATATTTCCATTATATTATAATATAATATAATGAAGGATTTAAATGAATTTAAAAATATACATTTAGAAGAGAATATATTATGTGTTAGCATCTGGTCCTAGTGTAAATCTTATATAACCAAAATTTTTTGATAAAAAAATAATGATTGGTATTAATCAAATTTATACTAAAATTGATGTTAATTATTTATTGAGAAAAGAAACTAAATTATTAGAAACAGTAATAAAAGATACACCACCAAAATATTACTTATTTTGTATTAAAAGGTGTTTGGTGGTTCTAATAATACTTATAATTTAGAAATTATTAAAAAAAATATAATAATAAAAATATAGTTGTTTATAATCATAATATAAATAAATCTTCTCAACCTATTTCAGAGAAGGTATTTTTAGAAATACCAGAAAATGGGTTAATTGTTTCTTGGTCTACAATTTCAACAGGAATTTATTTAGCAGCATATGTGGGTGCCAAAAATATTATTTTAGTAGGTTATGATTGTGAAACTTTAGATAATAAATGTGATATTACAAACTATCATACTGATGCAACTTATAAAATTGCTCATAAACGGGTAGAAGAAGATTATAAAATAGGGTTAACAAAAATAGAGAATCAAACTATTCAATTAAAAAATATATTAAAAAAAATATATAATTGTAATATATATATTCTCTTAATCCTTTCATTAATTTTAATTTAGAAGGACATAAATATTCAAAATAAAAATATTAATGATATAATAATATTTTTATTTATAGTATATTATTTTTTAAAAGATATTCTGTTAATTTTTGTTTATCAATTTTTAAATTATTTTGTAAATCATATTCTGAAATAATATTATATCTTGGTTTTCCTCCTAAGTTATCTATTGGAAATCGTATTATATCTAGAGGATACACATATTTAGGTTGATAAATTTTAGTAATTAAATTATCACATCCCCAATTTTTTAAATTTTCATTAAAATAATAACCAAATATTTCCATATGAGTATTACTAACTAAAGTTTGAGTTAAAATAGTTGGATTACCTTTAACACACCAAGGACCAGTTAATCCAATATTATTATTTTTTTTTAATTTTTCAAGTGCTTCATCAATCCAGTTACAATAAAAATAAATATCATCACCACATTGATAATAATAATTATGTAATTTTGAATTATATGCTTTTTTAAATAATATGTTCCATAATCTAGTCAGAAATCCTTTTTCAATATTATAATATACAGTTATATTTAATTTATAATTAAAATCTATTAATTCTTTATCAAAAAATTTTATTAGGTTTTCTTTTGTATATATTTTTTCATCATGATCAATTCCAATATAAAAGGTATATGTTAAATTTTTTGGAAAAGTTTTAACAAATGATTTTATAAATAAAGTTTTTAAAAAACTATCATCAATATTATTCCATTCTATTTTATATCTTAAGGGAATTAAAAATGCTAAATTCTCATTGAACTTTGAATCAGTAACATTTATATAGGAATCTAACTCATTTTTATTAATTTTTATATCATCATTATGGTTAAATATAACAGTTTTATTGTTACTCACTAATTTAATAACAAAATCAGTTTTATTATCTAATTTAAACAAATATTTTCTTTTAATTCTTCCTTTTGGAAATATAATATAATTATCTTCACATAATAAACTAATACAATAATTAGTAATATCAATTGAATTATTATTAGTTTGTAAAAATAATTTAGACATTAAATACATCTATATATTTTTATAATTGCATTTCAATTTTTCATATATATTTAAACAATTTAATTTCATTTGTTCTTGTTTTTCAACCGAGATATTATTTAAAATAATATCAATATTTGATATTTCTTTTTCAGGAATAATAATAATAATATCTTGCCAATTTATATTTTTTGGTAAATCAAGTTTATCAGATAATAACACAGGAATTGAACCTACTGCAAGTGATTCCCAAAATCTAATTGAATTAGGACCACTACCTGATGGACATAAACTAAATATAGAATCTAGTAAAATATTATTATAATTTTTGGTGTTATTAATATGAGAGTTATCAATATTTAATTCTTGTTTAGCATTTTGTTTGGTAGAATAAACAATTTTATTAAAATGCCAATTACCTGTATTATTTATATAATTATAAGGTTTAATAGGTAAATTAAATATATTATTTCTAATTTCAGACATATAAAATTTAGGATTATAACCTCCCATAAAACTATATAAATATTTTCTTTTAATAGACATAAAATCTTTATTTTTAAATTCATGATTTTTTGTTGGGTCCTCATAATTTACTGCATATAATGGACAAGGTTCAATTTTAATTCCATTAATATAATCTTCACCTTTTATTTTATGAGGAGAATAAACAACACTAATTTGTATTTTTTTAAAAAATGGAATTAAATCTCTAAATGAAATATGTTGGCAACATGTATAATATGTATGTTTCATATCAATATGTTTTTTTATATCCAAAATAATTTTATTTTTATTTAAATGTTTATCAATAATGGTTGCCCAAGGAACTTGAAGTAATTTTTTATCATTTTTATTTTGAAGATAAAATGTTTTTTCTGTAATAACAGGATATTGCCAAAATAAATTATAATCTTTTATTATTTTTTCCATTATAAATAATAATAAAATTTATTTATAATAACTGTATTAACTATTAAATTAAAACTTGGGTTTCATTATTTTTAAATTAATATTAAAAATAATGATAATTAGTTATTGTTGTGGTACTTTTCCTTGTTTAGGTGGAGTAGCACGGTATGATACACAATTACAATTAGTTTTTCCAAATAGAGTATTTTTTAAGGGACCAGAAGAAAAAAATAAAATGTTAGATTTTTTAAAAAAATGTGATAATCCATTAATTATCACCGATAATCATTTAGCATGTGATATTCCAACCAATTATAAATGTATATTAGTACATCATGGTGTGGCGAAAACACATGCAATTAGAGATCCAAGTTGGAATAAATATTGGAAAGATTTATGTTGTGAAGGGCAAGAGAGAATGTTGAATCATAGAAGTCCAGATAATACTATTATAATAAGTATTTCACAATTTTGTACAGATGAATTTTTAAAATATTTTCCAGAAGTTTATCCTAAATTTAAAAATATAAAACTATTACATTCATCAGAAATGAATGATAATATATTTAAAACAAAATTTAATACGAAACCAGTTGTGTTAGGAAATTGGAATAGTGTAAATAAAGGTAGTAATATTGTTACTAAATTACAAAGTAAAACTGATAAATTTATTTTTAAAAAATTAAATATATCTATAAATAAAGATGAAAGCCTTTCTAATTTTAATAAGAGAAAACAAAAGATTTATTTACAAAGTGATATTTATCTTCAAATATCTTTGAGTGAGGGTAATTCATATGCAACATTAGATGCTTTATTAAATGGATTGGTAGTGGTATCAACTAATGTGGGATTATTTTATAAAGATTTACCAAAAGATTGTTTTGTTGAACTTGACTGGAATAATACTGATGTAAATTATATAAATGAAAAATTAGAATATGCTTGGGAAAATAGAGCTAAATTATCAAAAAATGCTCGTGAATGGTATATAAAAAATTGTAAATTTGTAGATTGGAAAAATAAAATGATTCAAATTGTAGATAATTTTAAAAATACTTCCAATTTATTGAATAATACACATTATGATAAAAAATATTTTGAATGGCAAAATGAGATTGGAAAAATAGGAGGGAAATTAAATAAATTTAAATTTGAAAAAGAAGTAGATAATAATGATATTTTATTAGATTTTGGATGTGGCGGTGGATATTTATTAGAAAATTTTAATAATGAAAACAAATATGGTTTTGAAATTAATCCTGAAGCAATATTAAAATGTAAAGAGAAAAATATTATTGTTTTTAATTCTTGGACTGATATTAGTAATGATTATTTTGATAAAATAATATCAAATCATGCTTTAGAACATGTGCCAAACCCTTTAGAAGTTTTAAAAAATTTATATAGAATTATTAAAAAAAATGGTAAAATAATTATAATAGTTCCATGTGAGCAACCTTCAGAAAATTCCTGGAAATATAAGGAAAATGATATTAATCAACATTTATATACGTGGTGTCCACAAAGTTTAGGTAATTTAGTAAAATTAGCTGGTTTTAAAGTATTAAGTTGTGTTGGTTTCCAGCATCAATGGTGTGATGATTACAAAAAAACTTGGAATCAATCAAATTTTCATAATAGATGTATAACACATGCCAAAAAAAATAATAATTATCAAATAAAATTGATTGCTATTAAATAAATTAATAATGAAATTAATAAAACATTGTTAAATATTAAGAAAGTATAATAAATAATTTATAATATTTTTATTTATAATGAAAATATTGCAAATTATAAATAATGTTTCTTTTCATTATGAAATTATAGAAACTTTAATTGTTAAATATCAAGAGATAATAAAAAATAAAGTTGATATTATTAAAGTTCATTGTAAGGATAATAAATTAAAACAATATTTAAAACAAAAATATCCAAAAGTGCTTTTTGTAAATTCAAAAGTGTTTGATTATTATATAAATGCTACTTTTTATCCTACTGAATTAAAAAATATAATAAATTTAGATAAAAGTAAATATTTTTATATATCTCATCGAGTTGATTCTAAATGTTTAGAACATTCTAATATTTTTTATTTAACTCCATTATCTAAAAAAAATTATTTATCATTTGATATATTGCCATTCAAGGAAAATAAAAAATTGGCAAGTATTCCTATTTATGCGGTACAGGGCAATTTAAATTATGGAAGAAGAAATTATAATTTATTAATAAAAATTTTAGAAGAAACTTTTGATAAAAACTTTAAAATAAAATTAATAGGACGTGGAGAATTACCAAAAGAATTATTACCTTATAAAAATAAAATTATCTTAAAAAATAATTTAAACTTTATAGATTTTCACAAAGAATTTTTGGATGTTTATGGAATTTTACCTTTAATAAGTAAAAAAACTCATCCACAATATTATACAAATCAACTAACATCAACAATAAATTATGCAAAAGCTTATAATTTAAAAGCGATAATTGATAAAGATTTACAAGATATTTACCAACTAGAAAATGCAGAAGTTTATACAGGTGATATAGTTATGGCATTTAAAAAAAGTTTAGATAATTTTTATTTATAATTTTATATAATGAAACATAAGCTAATAGGAATTTTGGTAGAGCCCCGTAGGATTAAACAAATTTTTTATAATATTGAAAATTTTTTTGAAATTTTACCTAACACAATTTTATATTTTTATTGTGGAAAAAATTTAAAATTTTATTTTAATAGTTTATTATTAAAATACAAAAATTTACGTATAAATGAATTAAATGTATCTAATCTTGATTCTAATTCTTATAGTGATTTATTCAAGTCTATCCATTTTTGGAAACAATTTAATGCAGAATATGCTTTAACAATACAAACAGATGGATGTTTATGCAAAAATAGCAAATTTAAAATAGAAAATTTTTATAATTATGATTATGTAGGAGGATATGCTTATCAAAATTGGTGGAGAAAAGAAGTGGGCAATTTATGTAATACTAATGTTACAATGTGTTTTAATGGAGGATTTTCATTAAGAAATATTGATAAATGTATTCAAGTAATTAATGCTTATAAACCATTACCTACAAAAAAATATTATCGTTCTATTAAATTTGAAGAATATGCTGAAGATCTATATTTTGTATATGGAATGTTAAAATTAGGCTTTAAAGTGGGTGATGACAAATTTGCTACAAATTTTTGTACACATACAAAATATATAAATAATACTTTTTGTGTTCACAAATTATTTCATTATCAAAAAAATATAAATAATTTTATAAAATATTGTCCTGAATTTATAAAATTTATAAAATTAGATGAATTAGAGGAATTATAAAATTTTAATGTTAGTCAGTAAAATATGTAGTAAAGTAAATATTTTTACATTAAAACTAAAAATATATAATATAATATAATGGAAATAATTTATAAAAAAAATATAAATGATATAACAACAGAATTAAATCAAAATTATGATAAATGTTATATTATTGGAAAAGGACCAACATTTACAAATAAAAAAAAAATTATAAAAAAGAATTAATTTGTTGTATTAATACAACGATTAATTTTTTAGATAATTATGATTTATTAGTTGTTAATGATATAGAAACAATTGATAAAATTGACTTGAATAAATTAAAAAAATTAAAATATTTAATTATTCCTACATATCCTCATTTAAAAATGAAATTTAATAAAAATACTACATATAAATTAATTTTAGATAAAATTTTTAATTATTTTAATGGCAAAGTATTATTATATAATTTACGAACAGCACTAAATTATAGAGATCCTAAAGTTATTGATTTAGGATCTTATGTATCTGGTGCCAGTACTATTTGTGATTATATTTTAAATTTTTCTAATATTAGAAATTTTGAAACCTATGGTGTTGGAATAGTATCTAATATACAATATCATAAAAATTTTCCAATAAATAAATTAGTATATAATAAAAAAAAAATATTAGAAATACAGGATGATTTAAATAATATAGTTAAAAAATTTAATGGAACAATTAATTTTAATTAAACATATTATTAAAAGATTTTATTAAAAAAAAATAAAATTTATTATAATGATAAAACTTGTTGTTTTTGATTTTGATGGTGTTTTTACTAATGGAATTAATTTTTTTGATAATAAAAATAATATATTAAAATCATATAATATAAAAGATGGTAAAGGTTTATCTTTACTTAAAAATAAAAATATTAAAATAGGCTTAATATCAAATTTTAATACTGATAAACAAATATTATATAATAATAAATCTTGGAATAATTTATTAGAACATCTTAGATTTGATAAAGTATTTATAGGAGAGGGTAACAAATTAAATATTTTAAATAAATGGTTAGATGAATATAATTTAGATTATTCTCAAGTAGCATTTATTGGTGATGATTTAAATGATCTTTCTATAATTGAAAAGGTTAAATTAAGTGCATGTCCAAATGATGCTATAGATACAATCAAAGAAAAAGTTAATTATATATGTAAAAAAAAAGGTGGTGAGGGGTGTGTTAGAGAATTTATAGATTTGATATTAAATTATAAACAAGATATAATACAAGAAATAAGAAAAGAACTAAATTATCAATTGGATAATTTAAATTTAAATCATATTAATAATTTAGTTAATTTAATTAAAAATACAGATAATAATATATATTTTATGGGAATAGGAAAAAGTGGAAACATAGCTAAACATTGTAGTGATTTATTAAAATCTATATCAATAAATTGTTATTATTTAAATAGTATAAATTTATTACATGGAGATATTGGAACACTAAATCAAAATTTAATTGTCATGTTTAGTAAAAGTGGCAATACACATGAAATAATAGAATTAATACCATTTTTAAAACAACGTAAATGTTATGTAGTTGGTATATGTTGCGATGATAATTCCTTATTTGAAAAAGATTGTGATTTAGTAATTAAAACACCATTTACCAAAGAAATAGATGGTGCTATAAATAAAATTCCAACTAATAGTATAATGTCTCATTTATTATTTACTAATATTTTAGTATCAAAATTAAAAGAAAATATTAATATAGAAGAGTATTCATTAAATCATCCATCAGGAAATATTGGAAAAAATTTATTAAAAATTAAAGATTGTTTAATTTTAGATTTTCCTAAAATTATATTAGATAAAAATGTTTTATTACATAAGGTATTTCTAAATATGACTAAATATAAAATTGGTTGTTGTTTTTTTGTTAATTATGATAATAAATTATTAGGAATATTAACAGATGGAGATATAAGAAGGTTATTACTAACGGATGAAAATAAAAAATTTATTAATAAAAATGATATTAATAAAAATTATTTTTTTGAAACTAATATTGATAAATATGTATTTGAATATAAAAAATATAATTATTTACCAATAATAAAAAATGATAAATTAATTGGTATTATTTATAATACTTAAAATGATCCAAAATTTTGTAATATTTCCTTAATATTTATTCCTAATAAAATAGAATTTGAAATATTACTTTCTGTTATAATTGTTTTTTTACATAATTCAAGAACTTTTTGTTCAACATTACGTGGTATTATTATTATACCATCTATATCTGCAAATAAAAGATCATTCACATATATAGTAATATCATCAACTACAATTGGTTTATCATAAAAATCTAATACAGCATTATATTTTACATCATCACATGTATTATTTTTATATAATATGGGATAATCTAATTTATTTACTCTATCTAAATCTCGTGTATAACCATTAATAATAGTTCCTTGACATCCTTTGGTAATAGCAATTGTTGCATTTAAATCTCCAAAATAAGCCTTTTGTTTTAATGGGTTATTTACAAATATAATATCACCATGTGATATTGTTTCATATGAATTTAAACATTTATATATATCTTTAAAATTTTCATTTTGATGTTTTTCCCTTATTTGAATTGGTTTAACTCTTCCAAAAATTTTTTTATTTTGTAAATTTAAATTAAAATTTTTAATAATCCTATTTTTAATTCCTAAATCAGTTAAAATATCAGAAATTATAGAACTATTTAATTTAATTTTTAAATTATTAAATTGTTGTTGTTCTTCATATTTATTATAGATAGCTATTTTGTTTGCTAAAATAAAATCATCAATATTATTTATATCTATTTTTTCTTCATTTTCTAAAAAATATGGTATTGTATCTTCTGAAACTCTTTTTTTAGTTTTAATAAAATTATCTTTGGTAGTTGCATATATAGACATGCTTTCTATTATAGTTTTATCTAAATCATTACTATTTGGAATTTTATGTGTATTATATAATGGACCCTTATTATCCCACAAATAAAAATTTTCCTTGAAACATCCAGCAATTGATTTACAATTATTTTCTATCATCAATTTTATAATATTTTTTATTGTATTTTTTTTTGTAAAAGGACTAGTTACTAAAATCTGTAAATAAATATCAGCATTAATATTATTAATTTCATTTTCTAATAAAATATTTCCATCTGTGTTATTATCTGCATATTTTTTATCTCTTATAAAATATTTAAAATTTTGTAAACCATACTCTTTTGCTGTGTTAATTATATTAATATCATCAGTATCTATCCATACTTCATCTAATTCTTTTATATCTAATACTTTTTCTAATGTATGAATAAAAAGTGGTTTATTTGCTAATATTTTTATATTTTTAGATTCTATTCTTGAACTTGTTGATTTAACAGGTATAACAGCAACAACCTTCATATTAATATATTAATAAGATTTGTTTAAATAATAACTTTTATATTATTCTAATAATTGCTGAGGGATATTCAAACCATTCAATAGTTTCAAGTTTTAATTCAGGATGATTTTTAATAAATTTATCAACCCCATTGGATTCAGACCATTTTGATAAATTATATTCATCAAATGCAATTATACTTCCTTTTACCATAAAAGGATATAATTTTTCTAAAACATTATATGTTGGTTCCTCCACATCTAAATCCATATGTAATAAACTAATTCTAAAACCAGGTTTATCACGAAGATAATTATCTAAAGTATCTAAAACGTTACCTTTTACTAGTTCAATATCTTTGTCTTTTGAACATCCAAAATTTTCAGCTAATTTATAAATATAATCTGTATTATATCCTATAAAATTAGCATTATTATACAATTCATTCATATATTTTTTATCTTGTTTATCTGTTATTATTACATCATCATCAAAAAAATCAAACCCAATTATTTTTTTTTGTGAGTTTGGTGTTAGTATTTTTTTGAACTTTAAAAATTGAAATAAACTAGAACCATTAAAAACTCCAAATTCAACTATATTTCCTGGTATTTTTATTGTTTCTCTAAATAAATGTTCATGTGCTATTAATTTGCGAATTCTTGAAATATCACCCATTGAACAAAAATTATTATAAATTTTATGACAATTATAGTTATATTTCTTTATACCAATAAACTCTAACAACCAATCCAATTTATCTAAATACCACTGGGTGGGTGCATCACATAAACTTTCATCTGGTTTATCATGGATTTCCATAAATATGCCATTTACATCTAATGCTCTTGCCATTTTTCCCATCCATGGAATTAATTCTCTATCACCACCTGCTTTTATTGTTCCATCAGTCATTTTTTGTGATGGTCTTTGTAAACAATGTGTAATATCCATACTTACTAAATTTGTATCAGATTTTAACCATATTAAATTTCTTGGGTCAACTACCAAGTCTTGATAACCAAAACTATTACCTCTTTCACATAAAATTATATTTTTATTACCAAAAGCAATAACTTTTTCCTTGCATTTATGCATTACTTCTGCCGAACAAAATTGACCCTTTTTTATTTGAATAATTTTACCTGTTTCAGCTGCAGCTTTTAATAAATCAGTTTGACGACATAAAAAAGCAGGTATTTGAATTATATCTACAATTTCACCTATGGGCTTTGCTTGCCAACTTTCATGAATATCTGTAATAATAGGAATATCTAACTCTTGTTTAATTTTTTTTAAAATTCTTAATCCTTCATTAAAAGATACCCCCCGATATGAATTTAATGATGTTCTATTTGCTTTATCAAATGATACTTTAAAAATAAAATTAACATCATATTTTTTAAAAATATTTTTTAATGATTTAGCCATAAATAATACATGACTCTCACTTTCAATTACATTTGGACCGGCCATTATAAAAAACTTTGTTTTTAAATCATGATATTTTAATGTCATATACTAGATAACACATATTTTTTATTTTAATACCATATAATTAAATTTTACATTCTCTTAATAATATTTTCATTTTATATTTAATGAAAATATTAGTTATTAATGAAATATCAAATTATCAAACACAACTTAAACAACATTTCTCTTTAACAAAAGGATATTACTTTGCAAAAGGTTTATCTAAAATTAACACAAATAAAGTTTATTTTTTTACTACAGGTAAAACAACATATGATGATAATTTAACATTTATAAATGATTTACAAATAACTGAAGAATTTTTAAAAAATGTTAATCTAATTTTATTAATTAGAGAAAATAATATTTTAGATATCATAGAAAAATATCCACCAATTAAAAACTGGATTTTTGATGAATCTAGAGATAATAATCATAGGTTAGCAATTAAAAGTGATTCTTTATCCTGGGTTTATTCTACTTTTTATTTACAAACTTTTAAATTAAAATATGATAAATGCTGGGTTGAATTCGTTGCTAAATATTTTGATATTTTATGTGTCCAAACAGCCGAATTTAAAGATTTAGCTTTTAAAATTATTAAACGAAGATTTAATGATAATATTGCCAAAGTTATATATAATAAAATATTTATATCAAGAATGGGAGTACCTAATAAATTACCATTTGATTTTAATAATATTAAAAATCCTTATGATATTAATCACTCTTATTGTTTAGATAATTATTATAATTTAAAACCAGATTTAGCTTTACATAGTTTACCATTCACTTTAAAAAACAGAGCTCAAAATAAAAATTCTCTTGATGAATATAATAAAGAAAAAACAATTTTAATTTATATGGGAAGAATTAAAGTAGATGGTGGTAAAATACTTTATTTAATGCGGGATATTATGAAAAAATTAGGGTCTGAATATGAACTTCATATATTTCCTGGAAGATTTGAGCTTCCAGATATTCCTGTAAATGTGTGGTCCCCTAAATATAAAGATAATTTACAAACATTACGAGATTATATTTTTGGATCAAATGATAATGTTATAATTCATGTTCCATTTGATGAAACAACTAAAACTAAATGGGTTCAATATGCAGACATTGGTATTGATTTTTCATCATCACGACCTAATAATATTAAAAGTTATGCAGGACATGCTAAAGTTTTAGAATTTTGTTATTATGGATTAAAAGTTGTTTGTGAAAAAAATATATGTAACTCTAATTTAGTAAGTAATGCTAAAAATGGCATTTTAATTAATGGTATTGGAGAGGTTGATACATATGTGGAATCTATTAAAAAAGTTAAAAATAAACTAGTTGATAAAAATACAGCTAGTTTAATTACTTTAAATGAAAACAATTGGGATAAAATAAGTTTAGAATTTAATGATTATTTATAATTTTTAATACTTAAACCAATATCATCCAGTTCATTAAAATTTATATCATTCTTATAAAAATAATCCATGGTATATTTTATACTAAAATTTGATTGACCACCACCTCTGGTACATTTAATATTTCTATAATAATCTTCAGAAATTAACATATAATGATTTAATTCTAATTTAATATCATCATTATACTCCTCCGATAAATTACTATATACACATAAACCATTAACTTTACATTTGTGAGTTTCCAGGTTAATTATATCTTTTGTTCTGGAAATAGTTTTTGAATAACCATCACTTAAATTTTGTTTTGCCTGTCTTTTAGTTAATGATTGTATAATATTTGAGGGAATTTTTACACATTTATTACTTCCAAATATTTTCCATGGTAATTTTATTTGAGAAATATTAATATTTACTTCTTCTAAAAAATCAGGAATATTTTTATAATCTTCATTATTATAAACATATTCATCCATATCACATATTAAAACCCATTCACTTTCTTTTTTAATTTTTGTTTTAAAATGTTTATTTAATAAAATATTTTGAGTACCAGGTTGATTTGATCTAAAATTATCAGATACCAATGTTATTAAATTTTTAAACTTTTCTAAAATAATATTATAATTATCAGTTGAACCATTATCTATTAAATAAAAATGTTCAACACCCTCTTTTAAATAATGATTTAACCAACATTCTAAAATATCACTTTCATTTTTAAACATTGATATTACAGATAATTTATACATTATCTATTTATACATATTTTCAATTTCTACCCGTAATTCATAATTTAATAAAATTTCTTTAAATTCTGGATTTATTATTTCCACATTATTTGATGTATATTTTCTAAATTCATATAAACCCTTTGATAAAAAATGTTCTTTTAATTTTAAATTATTCAAATTAATTAAATCATTATTATATTTCAAATAATTTTTAAATGTAAAATCATCAGGTAATTTATTTAATTTTATATTAATTTCTGGTAATTTATCTATTTCAATCAAGTTATATATATATTTACTAATAGTTAAAAATACTTGTTTTTTCTTTAAAACTCTAAAATTATATTTTTTATAAAATACATCATATACAGATTTATTAAAAAATATATTATTATTAGTAATTGCTTTATAATAACAATTTCTATTTGCAATTTCTTTCATAAAATTTAACTCAATATAATGAGATTTTTTTGAAGAATATTTAAAATATAAAATATCAAATGCTTTTTTTGATAAAAAATAAAGCCAACTTTGATAATGGGTGTTTATTTCATGTGATTCTAAATAACCTATTAAATCATAGTTATTATGTACTATATAATTATAAAATGGTTTTAAATTTTCTAAATAAATTATACTGTCATTTGTTAAGATAAACCTTTTATATTTTTTAGAATATTCTTTATAAAAATGAAAATGTTTTCCAAAATCTAAATTATTATTATTTGATAATACAAACTTAACATTATTAAATTTATTTTTAAAAGTGGGTGAGATATAACCAGAATAATATATATAAATATCTATTAAATCATGTTTTAAATTATTAATATTATATTCTAAAATTAAGAGATTTATATCATTATTTCGTATAGGTTGATGTACTGCCATACATAGACCAATTCTCTCATTAGATACAATATTTTCCATTGTATAAATATTTGAAGATGAAGATATTACTCTTTCTATTGTGTGTACTGGTGAATTATTAATAAACATAATATTATCATAATAAAAACAATTCAGTAAAGAAGGTTTAAATAAAAAAGCTACTTTATTTAAATTTTTAATAAAAATATCTTTTTTTCCTATAAAAAAACTTATGGCACAAAAAAATAAATTTTTATTAATAATTATTTTATTAGTTATTTTTTTATTATAACAATCCTTTTCTATATTATAACAATATTTATGTTTAGTTATAAAATCAATTTGATGATTATCTTCCATTACATTAATTAAATTATCATAATTAATTAAAAAAAAATCTGTTAATTCATTAAAAATTTGATTGTGTTTTGTGTGTATTTTTAAAACATATTTAAAATTAAATTTTGAATAGTTATCATTAAAAATTTTTAAACTTGGTATTAAATCATTTCCTATATTGTTTAATTCATATAATATATAATTTAATTTATTTGAAATTTTTAAAGGTATAATAGATGTAATTAATAATAAAATATTATTTGTATTTTTAAAATCTAATATTTTATTTAATATATATTCTCCTTTAGTTAAATCACCAATATGAATTAAAATAATACTAGTTACAGTTGTATTTAATATATTTGTAGTTTTTCGATAAATTCTATTAAATAAATCATCAAAAGACTGGTTATAAATATATTTTGTTATAAAATCACCATATGAATAAGTAATTTTATTTAATTCTATTTCTTTATTATGAAAAATAACATTTTTATAAAATAATTCTATTTGATATTTATTTATTATATAACCTTCCTCTATTCCTATCATTTTATATTTTTTAATAAAATCATATAATCTTATTTTATAAATTTTATTTATAAGATTTACATCAAAATAAAAATGTTTCTTTATTTTATTTAAAGATAATTTTGGTACTGTAAAATAATCAATTAAATTATCTTTTATTAAATTATCATGAGAACTATTATTTATTAAATTATCTATATTTTTTACAGGTAAAACATCATTATATAAGGTATCATTCACTATAAAAAAGTCAGACAAGTTAATTTTTATACTATTATTTAATTTTTTATATAATTCATTACTATTAACATATATAGAACAAGTATAGTAATTTAATGTTTCTATTATATATAATGGAATTGTATCAATTTTATCATTTAAAATAACATAAATATTAGAGTTATTTATATATTTTAAAAATAAATTAAAATTTTGTAATAACCCAATAAATAATATATTATTAGTTGAATTTACTAAAGTTATATTACAATTTATTAATTTTTTATATTTTTTATCAATAATGACTTTACATACATTTAAACTTTTTATAAAAAAATTTAAATCAGGATAATTTTTTACACATTTATTATCATTAGTTTTATTATTTAATAAAATAAATTTAGTCATTATTATAAATAATAATATTATATACTATACAAATTTTGATTTTTATATTTAATTAGTCCTACTACTTTATTATTTTCTAAAATAATATTATTTATTTTAAATGAGTCTACATTCAAATGTTTATTTCCACAATATTCAATAATAGTTCCTTTATTATCAATTAATCCTTCTATTAGATCTATTTTATTTTTATCATTAAATTTAAAAATATTACCATTTTTCATTTCAATATATGACAGGTTTAATCCATTAATTATATATTTACAACTATTTATAAATTTATTTAGAGATAATTTTTCTAAAAAATAATTATGATTATTATTTAAATATTGATAAGATAAATTTAAAATTTCCTCTAATTTTATTTTATTATTTAATAAATTATCAAGGTTTTTTTCTTCAAAATATCCAGGGTAATCTTTACCCAGATATGTTTCAACTTGTGTATTTTTTTCAATAAGTGCTGGTATTTTTAAAGATATAATATCTAAAATTGAATTATTAGCGTTACATGCATAAAATGAAAGAATAATTATATTTTTTTTTAACATTTCAAAATATTCATTTTTATTTTCAAAATAATGTATTTTTATTTTATTCCAATCAATATTTATATGTTTAATTATAGCTTCATATTCTGTTATTTTTTTCCTACAATTTAATTCATCATTTTTAATTCCAGGTAACCATGATACGTTAAAATTATCAATAAATTTAAACATTAAATAATTTTTTCTCAAATGTTGACCTAAAAATACTAAATTATCTAGGTTTGGAAGTTTATATGTTGTAAATTTATAATTATTAATTATATCTAATGGAAAACTTATTGGATGATAAAAATTATATATATTAATATTTGGTAATTTATAACTTAATTGATTACATATATTTGTATTAAAACTAATTATACCCGAACATTCATTTAAAGATGAGATAAAATTTTTATTATTTAAAATATTTGACAAATTAATATATTTATTTGATAAAAATATAGGGACTGTTTCAGGACAATGTATAAAACCAATCCATGGTATGTCTATTTTAACTGTTTGATTATCATTAAAAAATTGTTCAATATTATCAATTATTAATATATTTTTAGTATCTAAATTATTTTTTAGTTCTGTTATAATTCTATTCCATCCATAACAATGTGTAACATTTTGATAATATTTTATTTTTTTATTAATTTGATTTAATTTATTTTTATATATTAGGTTAGGTCTAGGATGAATCACTTTTTTAACTTTAGTATATTTTATAATATTCTTATTTATTTCTTTTTTTGATTGTTCTAAAAAAAATACTATATTTTTTAATTGATTAATAGTAAGCTTTTTATAGTTGGATGATGTTGTAAAAATATGTTTATCTAAATTAATTCCTACTAATCTTTCTAAAAAATGAACTGAAGAATTCCCCCGTAAAACATAATGAGTATCATACATGGTTTGTATAAAATATTTATGAGGAGATGAATAATTTATAAATTTAATCATATTATCAAATTTATGTTTTTTACAAAAATAAATACTACCAGCTGGAAAAGATTTATCATTCCAATTTAAATTTTGTAAAAATAATTTATTAATTAGGGTAGATGTAATTTTGCTTATAAATTTTGGATGACATATAAATTCTTGATTATCTAATAAATTTATTAAATCTGTTTTTGATTTGTTTAAGAAAAAATTTATTAATGGATTTCGCCATTTAATATCACTTTTTGTTTGTAATTTTAAGATATAATTGAAATTTAAAAAAGTATTAGCAAAGTTAAAACCAATAATAGTTGGAATAATATCATTACCATATTCATTTGTTTCTATTACAAAATATTTATTATTAAAATTATAATTAATTCCAGTTTTTTTAACAATTAATAAATTATATTTAAATTTAAATAATTTAATTTTTTTTAAAATTTCAGTTCCTATATCATTATTTCCCCAAAATAAAATTATTAAAATTTCAAAAGATTTATAATTTACTGGAAATTGAATAATTTTAAAATCATTTAAAAATGAATCTAAATTTCTATTATAAATCATTTCACTAAAATCAGACAAGTAATAATATTTTGTATTATGTTTAACTAATAAATTGTTATGTGAATCTTCATAAAATTCAATATTTGTATATAAATTAACCAATTGATTAGGATGAAATATAATACCTGAATAAAATCCTTTTGAAGATATTAACCATTCAAATAATTCATAATTATTTAAATTTATATCTAATAAATTAGCATGTTTACAAAAATTAAAATCAATATCAATAAAGTTTGAGTTTTTTAAATTAATTCCATTAAATAATTTAATATAATTGTTATTATTTTTATATAATTGTTTTAAATAAAAAGTTAAATTACTTTTAGGTTTATATTTATTTAAAACATACCCATCCTCTATTTTTAATATTTTATTTGTATTTATATTAATATTATTTATTTCTGTAATAATAGGCAAATATTCCATTATTATAAAAATAAAAATTTAAACTTTTAAACTTTTAAACTTTTAAACTTTATTATATGTATTGGGTTTTATAATTAATAAAGTTTTTTTATCATAATCTATTTTAATTCTTTTATCATTTGTTAATCGTTGACTTTTTCTTCTAATATTATATTCATAATCAAAATAAATCCAGGTGGTTTTAATATTTTTAATAAATAAATGTTTGTTTAATATATTAGGTCCATCCCAAAAATCATTAGGATATTTTTTTTCATATTTAAGTATGTATAATATTAAATCACTATAATTATCCATAGTTTTACTTGTTCCAATCGCAAATTTATCACATTGTTGAGTAACAAATGCATAATTATCTAAAGGTAATAATATATTATTTTCTTTTACTAACTGTAACACTTGATAATTTAATGGTGTATAATATTCAAAATCGGGCCTACATCTAATTACAATGTCATAAGTAAAGTTATTTTCTTTTTCATATTCTTTTTTTAATTTATTTGATTGATAAATAGAATAAAACATTCCACAAGTATTTGGATATAATTGACACAAATTAGAATTATTTTTATATTTTTCTTTAATTTTAGTAATATCAAAATGGTTAATCATTTCATTTTCTTTATTTATATCATAATTTTCAAATTTATATTTTTTTGGTTTTAATAATATTAGCACTTTATTTTGTTCAGTTTCTTTTTTTTTATACATTTTATGAATATTATTTAATTCATTTACTTTAAAATACCATCCATGTATAAAAACATCTGCATTCAATGGGTCTATTAAACAGTGTTTTATAGATTTATAATTATCTTCTAAATTTCTAATTCCACCAGAGAAACACAAAGCTACTTTCATTATACATATATTTAATATTTAATGTTGTTAAACTTAAACTAAAATTTTAAGTAATTTTATTAATAATACTATTAACTGTTGATTCTAAACTATATAACTTAAATCCTTCTTTACTTATTTTTTCATGGTTATACTCTAATCTAACTAATTTAATTAATTTTTTAAATATCATTGGATTTGAAACATATGAAATCATTCCTGAGCTTAAAAGTTCAACTTCAGCATAATCAAAATGTAGTAATTCACCACATACTCCATCATAGTAATATTTACCATCACTTAATAAATCTGTTGCTATATTATAACACCCACACATGATTGATTCAATAATTACTCTTGGTACACAATCACGATTAGATAATACTAAATTAATTTTACTTTGATTATAAAGTTCTGATAACTTACTAGGTGTAACATGATTATAAAAAAATAATTTTACTTTACTATTTTCATTAGGTAAATAAAAATTGGAATATTTTTTTTGTAAAATTTCTTTATTACTAACATATGCTATATTAATACTAATTTGATTTATATCACAATATTTTATAAAATCAAAAAATAATTGGTGATTTTTACTTTTTTGAACTGCTTGAGCAACATAAATTATATCGTATATTTTTTCTGTATTTTTAAAACAAAATGTTTGACCTAATGAAAATTTATTAAATATAATTTTTGTACATTTATCAAATTGTTTAAAATAATTGTCATCTTCATGGTGTAATATCATACTATAATTATTATATTGAGGGTGTGAGTTTATATTGAAATAACTTACCAAATCTCTTTTTATAATTTTATCTTTATTTTTAATATTATAATCATATTTAAATGATGTTGCAGGATAATATATTGAATAAGCATTACTTGGAATTAATTTTTGATAAAAGTTTGGATAATTTCCTCTAACAAAATAAAACTTGGCTTGATTAAAATACATTACTTCCTCTTTGCTCTTTAAAATCCAAATATTTATATTTTCCCATTTTGTCCGATAAGATATTTTTACTGTTTCATCAATAAATAAATAATGAGAAAATTTAAATTCTAATCTGGTTACTAATTCCTTGAACAAATGTAAATAAATATTTGAAAAAATATCAGTTTTTCTTCCCATATGTTCCTCAAAATCTTCAATTTTTTCTGTATCAATCCAATTAAAATTAATATTATTACATCTTTTAATAGTTGTTTCTAGGTCCCATGATGCATTTACCTTATAAACTCCAACTGCCTCTTGTTTACATCCTAAATTTGTTACTAAAGATACAAATTGTTCTCTAGCCACCTTTAATGATGGTCCTAAATAAGGAACCAACTTTTTAATACTAGCTTCAATCGCAGTAAACCAAGAAATAATTTTATAAGGTGATTTAACAACTAAATGTTTTCTAAGATTCTCATTATTTCCAACATTATCACTAGTAACAACATTACATCCACAATAAATTGCTTCAATTAAAACGTTTGGGTTTGAATCATAAAAAGAAGTAATAACAACCGTTTTAATATTTTGATATAGTTTAATCATTTCGTCATGAAGCATGTGATGTTTAACTTCTAAATTTGGATAATCAATTTTTGGAAAATCGGTTTCAGTTATATTAGAGCTTGATCCCACTACTAAAATATTATAAGAAGACCCTTTAAATTTTTTAATTAATGATTTTACTAACCATATATTTTTAGTAGCTCGTTTCCAATTAGTTGCAATAAAAGCAAAATCATATTTTCTTTTTCTAAAATTAAAATTAGTTTGTTCAATAAACTGAATATTAGTTAAATATATTGGTTCAATTAATTTATTTGTAATTTCATAATTATAATAATATTTAATAATATCATAAGTTACTTGTGAGTTTGGTAATAAATAATCTGCATATTGAAGTGCATAATTTTCTAAATATTTATCATTTTTCATTATAAAATTATACCAATTACTATCTTCTTCTAATACATATCCAGTATTAATTAATTCTATTTGGTCCTCTTTCATATCCTGGAAGAATTGTTTTCTTTTACTAATTTCAGAAGTAACTTGCCTTAATCCTGATGGACTATATATAATTTGAATATTAGGAAATGTTTTTTTAATTAATGTAAATACTTTATAATTTTTACAAAAGATAATATCAAAATTATTATGTAATTCTTTCCATTTTAATAATTTTTCTTTTATATTTTTATCTAAAAATAAATGATCTACACATCCAACATTGTCAGGATCATCTAATCCTTCTTGTTGATATGAAATAAATAATCCATAAACATTTATTTTTTTATCAATTAATAATTTAATTAAATTATAACTATTAGTTGCTGCTCCTCCATAATATGGTTTATCACCACATACAATTAATACATTTGGTTTACTTATGATTTTTTTATGATTAATTAAATCAATAAATTTAAGTTTATCTTTTTCTATTTCAAAACATGGAACTGGTAAAAAATCAAAATTATTAATTATATATTTAATCTTATTTTTCCATTCAGTTAATTCATATACATCTTCACATAAATGATATTCTTTTAGGTATCTATGATATCCTATATTTTTAGAGGTAATTACTTGACACTTGTTAGAAAATGCTTCAATTAATGTATTTGGTCCTGTTTCACTAAAAGAAGTGATTAATAATATTTTAGATTTAGCAATATATTTCATAGTTTTATCATAATCCAATAGGGGTAAACAAGTGGTGTTAGGTATAGTATCAAACATTTCAGAATTATTTCCAATAACTAATTTACGATATTCAGGAAATTCTTTAAATAATAAATAAGATAATTTTGGATTTTTAACTAATCTTTTCCAATTAGAACTTACTATAACTAATTCAAACTCTTTAGTAGATTCAACAGGTATTATATCATCAACTAGTATATTAATACCATAATTATAGTAATTATTATATAAATATCTAAATTTGGGATGAACTTTTGAAATAGTTTGTAAATTTAAATCACCTTGATCAAATATAATTTCATCACAAATTTGAATACTTTCTTTTTCTAAATTATAAGAGTTTTCATCATAGTTTTTTAAAACATAATCATTTTTTAAAAATTTAGTAATACTTATTTCTTTATTTATTATTGAATTTTCACCTAATGACAACACAGGATTTCCTACTACAAAATAATATAAGTAAGAATTTGGAAATAATTTACGACTTAATATTGGAGTATAATAATTAAATGCATAAATTAAGGTAGGATATCCATCTAAATAATTAATTATATTGTTTCTTATATTAATTTTAGTTGAAGAAGAATAAAAATTTTTGGTTTTAATATCATCTCTAATACTAAATAATCCCTCAATTTTATCAGGATTTATTTTATCACTATCTTCTTTATTAAAAAATAATACTGCTACACGATAATTTAAATTTCTTAACCATTTAGTTAATTTATAAGCATTTGTAGCACTTCCTCCATGTCCTGGTTTTTGGGTAGAAGTAATTAAAATTCTAATAGTATTATTATCTTTTGGTAAAGGGTTTCTAATTACATTGCATCCATTAAATTTAGCTTCAATTGCTAAATTTGAATTAGATTCATAATAACTATTAATTAAAACATTTTTAATTTTTTTTAGATATTCAGTTATCATTTCCCTTGATATTAAACCCATACAAGTGATATTTTTATTATTAAATAATTTAAGGTATTTGTTACTATTTTTTCCTATAAAAATTAAAGTTTCTTTTTCTTTTATTTGTGAACTTAATTCTGTACAAATATTTAATAAATTTTTAATAGGTCTATTAAAATCAGAACATATTATACCATAATCATAAGGTCTTTTATTAAGTGTTTCATAATTTAACTGTGGTAATTTAGTTGGATAATATGATAAAAAATTTGTATAATACATATCTGATTTAATATTAAAAGTATTTTCTAATATTTTCTTTGTATGAATTGAATTTGTAATAGCTTTTACACGTTTATCTTTTAAAAGATTAATAATTTCCTTATTAAAAAACTTTTCATTTTCATTTAAATTTAAATTATAATAAAATTTATTTAAATTATTATGATAAATTCCTGCTACTAAATAAAATATATTATTAAATTTTAAAGGAATATGTTTACCATTTAGATGATTTTTTAAAATTATTAAATCAGGAATAAATTCCATATTTTCCAAATCTTTTTCTAAATCATTTATTCTTGTTACTCTAATGTTATTCTGGAAAAAATCATTTTTAATAGGTTGAATATCATTTAAATTATTAATAGTCTTTTTATCTTTTAACATATTTTCAAAATCAAATTTATTTAATGGTTTTTTAAATTGATTTATTATTTTTTCTGATTCACTTGATGATATAGAATTAAATAAATAATATAATTCTTTGCAATCAATCCCATGTAATCTTAAAAATTTAGCAATTTCATTATTTTGTGTTGCAGCCCCTCCATAACCAGGATAATCTGACGAAATTAATAAAATCTTTTTATAATCTTTAACTAAATCTAAAAAATTTTCAACATTTTGGTATATTAATGATAAATTAACAGGGGTAATATTTTCATAATAATAAAAATTAAAACCATCTGCTTGAATAGTGCAATAATCTATATTTTTCCTTTTAAAATTTTTAGTTTGTAAAAAATTAATAATTTCAGTAAAATATTTCTTATAATATTTATTAATATTTCTATTCCACATTTTCTTTTTTAATTCTAAATATTTACTTTCTTCTAATTCATCGGATAATAATTTTTTTATTTTATCCATAAAAAACAATTTTATTTTATTATCACTTTCTGTTTTATTATATTTAAATATTCCTGGATAGCTATTAAAATCATCATTTAATAGTTGATGTTCTTCCATTAAAAGAGGCTTTTGATAATAAATAGATTGTAATATAGTAAAGGTTAAACAATTATTATTCATTATATCATTTAATACAATTACCATATCAAAATCCTTAATAAATTGAGCATAATTAGATATATATCTTACATAATTGGATTTAGTATAATCATCGGGTGAACTAATTAATAGATATATTTCTTTATTATAATCATTACGTATATTTTGTAAAAGATTTTCTAATAATTGAATTATATTTGATTTTAAATTGGTGGTTTCTATAAATATTATATAATCTGCAAATAACTTTGATTTTAAATTTATTGTTGATTCTACTTGTAAATCCGGTCCAATAAACTGTTTTTTTATCATGTATCTTTGTGGTAAGGAAATTACCTTATTATTATCTTTTAAAATTCCTGATTTTATAATATTTATATATTCTGTAGATGGAAATGCTATAATATGATGATCATTTTTCCATATACTTGGAGAAATTATACCACTTAGAATTTTTGGATAAGGCAAACTATCATAAATTTCAAGGTCTTTAAGAGTATCTCCTGTAAAAAATATTAAATCAAATTTATTTTTAGGACATTTAATAATAGTGTTATCATATAAAAAATTTTTTTTTTCAAACTATTAAATTCATTCATAAATTTAATCATATTAATTTTATTATTTTTATCAATTTTATCATTTAATAAAATACTATTGTAATATACCATGTAATTTTTACTAAGATAAAACATTAACTGATATTCTACTAAAATAGTTTCATCACAATCATTTAAATTTAAAATTGCATTATCTTTTATAATAAAATTTATTTTAAAAATTTTATTTTTATTAGGGTATTCTATTATATTTTTATTATCAATATATTTTTTATAATCTTTTGCTAAAATTCTTCTAAATTTAGTAGGTAATTCTAATATTTTTATATTATTTAAATTATGATTTGTTGTAAGTTTAGAAACTGTTGGTATATTAGTTATTTTTTTAGTTTTATTTTTTCTAATTTGGTGTATTAAGGTTTTAGACATACTATTAAATAATTTATTAATTTCATTTGTGTTAATTTCTAAAAAATCTTGACTAATAAGCTGTTTATCAATATAAAGATATTCGTAATTTACTATTTTTTTATTAGAAATTTTATTACCTACATAGTATACTTTTATATTTTTTGCACTAAAAAAATTAATTATATTATCTAATGGTAAAATTGTAGGATATTTTATAATAAATTCGGTTGAGGTATTAACTGTTGTATTTATTAAACTAGTTAAATTAGTTAAAATTGGAATATTGAATTTAGTAAAAATTTTTAAATGGGCTAATTTTCCATTATATAATATAATTTGAGTAGTGTCTTTTAATTTAATAAAATCTTTAAATTTAATAAAATCTCCAAATGTAAAATTTTGTTTAAAATGTATTTCTTTAAAATTGTCCGTATATATTTGTGATGTTTTTGGATACAAAAATAAGTTTGGTTTATCATTTATTTTTTTTGTTAAATTATTTTTTTTTATATTTTCATTTAAAAATAACATTATTGGATGATTTATTTTATATATATTCCATAAAATATCTAATTTAAAATCTTTTATAAAAATAGACACATCATAATTTGTAATAGTATTATAATTTAAAATTTTATTTGTTAAAATATCAGATGATAATATTAATTGATAGTTTATATACTTATTATTTTTAATGTGTATATCCATTAAAAATAATAATTGTTATTATTTTAACCTAACTAAAGTTTAAATGATAAAATTTTTATAATAATATCATCTATGTTATCATATTGATAATTTATTGCATTGTAATTATCACCATTAAAAATTACTGGAAGTCCCAATTTTCCCATCTCAATTACTGTATTTGCATTTCCATCTTTTTTTGTTAATCTTATTCCCATAAAACATTCATTATAAATATTGTGCATTTTAATATAATTTAAATCACATGTATGAGAATAAATAAATTTAAATTGAGGTAATCTATTTTCAAGCCTTTTTAATAAATTATAATTATATAATTTTCCTATTTTTTTATAACCTGTATAACAATATATTGTATTTCTTTGTTTTATTTTTATCAAATCATCCCTTAATATGTCCCATTTATCACCAATCATATCTAATTTAATTAAATTCCCTGTTAATCCCATTTTTGTTCCTCTTTTATATAAATTATCACTTATAAAATATAATTGTATATTAGTGTTAACCAATAGATTTTTTAATTTTGGAATTAAAACTTTAGTATGATACATTGTTATATCCAGGTCAGACCCACCAAATATTAAATGTTTATCACCTTTATGTGATATTAAATTACTTAAATCTACCTCATTATATAACCCAAAAAAATAACAAGGAGCTTCACAATTATAATTATTATTTTCTATATTTAAATATGTTTTAAATTGTTCATTTACATGTTTTATTTTATCACTTATTTTATATTGTTTTATTTTTTTAGATAAAGTTGGTATATCATTATAACAACTAATAATGTCTTGTAAATCATCAGGAAATAATTTTGTAAACTCACTATTAGGTATTAATATTTTAGTACATTGATAAAATAAGTATTGATATTTATCTTGAAGTAATTCCATCCAATAATTTATTCTACATGTCACTGAATTATTTAAACTTTTATCTGAAAATAAACGAAAAATTATACTATTACCAGTATCCCAATTAATTGTAGAATTTGCTAAATAAATAATTTTTGAATACATATATGGAAATTTAGCTTCATTATAAACTGTTCCATTTGGTAATTTTTCCATTCTATACTTATTTATACTTATATTTTTAATATTATAATTTCACATTATTAAAAATTTATTAACTATAAAAAAAAATCTAAGCTATTATATATAATGTCATATTTCCAAAAATATTTAAAATATAAACATAAATATTTAATTCTTAAAAAACAACTTGATTTTAACACTCAACAAGGTGGTTCTACTCTTTTAGAATTAGGAACATTATCAGATACAGAAAATCTACAAGATAATCAACCAAATACTACACAAAATACTAACCTAGTTAATAGTTTACCTGATCAAGAACCATCGATAAGAGCTGACCAAGAAGGTGGAGGGGATGATACCAGTATTTACTCAGCAACTGATTCAGAAAATGAAGATGATGATTCTGATGAAGATAATGTAGAGGAAAATGCTGATGAACAAGATAAAGATGATGATATGGAAGAAGATGATGAAGCTGATGAAGATAATGTAGACAATGAAGATAATGTAGATAATGAAGATAATGAAGATGATGAAGATGATGAAGATGATGAAGATAATGAAGATGATGAAGATAATGAAGATGATGAAGATGATGAAGATAATGAAGATGATGATACAAACTCTGAATTATCATCAAGTGAATCATTAGATGATCAACAAGGTGGAGGGAAGTTTTTTAATCAAGTAATGGATCAACTATCTAGTTCAGTAAAATCGTTTGATTTACAAAAAGGAGGGTTTGATACTGAATTATCCAGTTTAAGTGAATTTTCAGTATAAAAAATTGATAATTAATATTAATAAAATACTAATATTAATTATGGCTAAAATTAAGGGAAATCTTAAAGAAATTAAATGGGTTACTACATGGCAATATAAATGTATTAATCGTGATTGTACTATTTGTAGAGAATCAATTGAATCAATTGAATCAACTAAAGAAATTGTTAGTATTGGTTCATGTGGTCATGGGTTTCATACTAACTGCTTAAACAAATGGTTCACACATAATAATAACTCTACTAAATGTCCTGTGTGTATTAAAAACTGGGTTGAATCATAAAAATAATTTCAACTATTAAAATTTTGTGTTATTATTACCTAAATTATCTGATTCATCATATTCATCAGTTTCATCAGATTCAACAGATTTAATAGATTCATTATCAGATGAATCACTTTCTATTTCATTTGAATTTAATAATTTATTTATTTCTTCTAGTTCAATTTTACTATTTTCATTAAATGTGTTAAAATATAAGGTAAAACTATTATCTGGATTTTCTTGTTCATTAAAAAAATTCCATACTTTTAAAAACATTTCGGGAATAACAAATTTATTTTCATTTTCATTTTTGTTTTTAAATTCATTATATAATTTTAAATCACAATTAAATTTATTTTTCCATTTTTCTAAGAGGTTCATTTTATATTTTAAACGGTTTAATTTATAAATTTCTTTTTTAGATTTTAATTTTTTTTCTTTTGGTTGTTTAAATGTATCTGTTGAAGGTGTAGAAGAAGCTAAAGCAGATGTTGGAGTAGTTGTTAGTGAGGAGGTAATTTTAGTGTTGGCTTTATTTAATAATGGTTTAATTATATTATTTACAGGTAAGTGTGTTTTAAAATAATTTTGAATTTTTTTGAATTTACTAAAAGTATTGGATGACATTTCAACACGTTTACCATTAGTTTCTTCTAAAAATATTTTAGACATAGTAGGATTATATTTAAAAATAAAAGTGGCACTGGGATATCCAATATTAACTTCAAAAATATTAATTTCTATTTTATAAATATTTAAAGTTGTAGAAGGGAAACGTATTAACTCTAATATATAATCAAATAAATAAGGTAATTTATTATAAATACCAATGGGAACTTGGTTATAAGATAATAAGTAAAAACTATTCATTAGTATTTAATATAAATCTTATTTAAGCGATTTTTATTTTTAGGTATGATAAAGAAAAGTTAATCATATAATTTAATGAGTAATAGATTTGAAGATACTGATAAAAGTAATCACCTAACTATAAATAAAAAGTCAAAAGGTGTAATAAAATATAAAAAACGTAATAAAAACATGAAATTGAATCATAAATTTATAAATGATATTGAACATAATTTATTAAAATCTTCAGATAATACTTTATCAAGTATGAAAAAATTAGATAATCAGGTAATAAATAATATACCAAATCCAATGAATACAATATCAAATTTAGATGATTTATTAAAATTAGCTAAAATGGCAAAAGAAAAAGAAACCAACAATGTTCAATATATAAAATCGGTACAAAGATTAAGTAAAATAGTTGAACCCTTAGAAGAATTAAATAACGTAATAGGATTAGATTATATAAAAAATCAATTAATTGATCAAGTAATTTATTTAATGACACATTGTGATGAGAGATATCCTCCAATGTTACATACAATTATAGATGGACCCCCTGGAACAGGAAAAACTAAGATAGCAAAAATAATTGGTAAAATAATTAGTAAAATCGGTTATTTAAAACCTTTAGAGAAAATAGATAATAGTCCTAAATTTACTAGTATGGCAAAATTAATAAAAGATTCACTTGTTATTGATATAATTCCTGAAAAAATGAAAACAAATAAAAATGGAATCGTAAAATATGTAACAAGAAATGATTTAGTATCAGGATATTTAGGACAAACAGCAATTAAAACACAAAAAGCAATAGATGAGGCAAGTGGTGGCGTATTAATTATAGATGAAGCTTATTCATTAGGAGGTAAAAGAGGACATGATGATACTGATTCTTATTCCCAAGAATGTATAGATACCTTAGTATCAAATTTGTCAGAGAATCGTAGTTTTGTATGTATAATTTTAGGATATTCTGATGATATAAATAATTCATTTATATCACAAAATAAAGGGTTAGAATCTAGATTTCCTTTTAGGTATACAATTAAAGATTATCAAATAGAAGATTTATATAATATTTTAACAGATAAAATTACAAATGATGGGTATAATTATAATAAAGAAATTTTTCAAAATTTTTTATTAAAAAAATCTAAGGAATTTAAATTTATGGGCAGAGATATGGAAACATTGTGGTTTAAAATTAAAATGGCTCATACTAAAAGAATTTTTTTAAAAAAAGTTGACAATACTAATGAAATAATTAAGGAAGATATTGATGAGGGACTAAATAAATTTTTTAGTATAAGAAATATTAATAAAGAAAAAGAAAAAAATCCATATTATGCATTTTATACTTAAAATATATTAATCTTATTTTTAAAATATTAATCTTATTTTTAAAATATTAATCTTATTTTTAAAATATTAATCTTATTTTTAAAATAATTTTCTCATGTTGGTTATATGAAGATAACCACTTTAAGTTCAATACATAAAAAATATATTAAGAAATATGGTGCTAAAAAAGCAGCTGATAAATTTAATTTAAATTTAACCAAAGCAAAATCATATGAAAATAAATTTAAAAGTGATTCTTATCAAGGTAAAAGAACTCTTAAAAAATCTAATATGAATGATGATTCAAGCATATTTAATGATGATGAACCATTAAAAGAAGATACTTATCAGGAACCACCCCAACAAAATAATGGAATTAATTCTATAGGTTCAGTGTTAGGATTTGGTGCAGAAGATTTAAACGGAAGCATGTCAGCACCAGGAATGAATTATTCAGGTACAAACACAGGCATGCCTATGGGTGGTATGTCAGGTTTGCCTATGGGTGGTATGTCAGGTTTGCCTATGGGTGGTATGTCAGGGGTGTCTATGGATGGAACACAAGGAATAACAGGTATGGGTGGAATGCAAGAACCTATGGGCGGAATGCCAGGCATGGGTGGAATGCAAGAACCTATGGGCGGAATGCCAGGCATGGGTGGAATGCCTATGGGCGGAATGCCAGTCATGGGTGGAATGCCTATGGGTGGAATGCCAAATATGTCAATGGGCATGCCTGGAATGTTTCAAGGTAAAAATATAGATCCTTTATTGGTTGAGGTTGCAGCTCCTGTTCAAAATTGGAATGGTAATATGGGAAAGATAGATTCTTTACCCTTATATAGTAATAATATAAATAATCTTGCTGGTGGTGGTAATAAAAAGATTGATTTATCTAAGTTAGCTTTTTTTTAAAAAAATTGATAAAAAAATAATCTAATACATATTAAAACTATTATGTCATTTGTAACTAGAAGAATCACAAAAGAAATTGAGAAACTAAATAAGGGGGAGGCTCTTCCTTATGGGATTACAGTATATCCACATCCTGATAACATTTTGGTATGGGATGCTACAATTATGGGAGGAAAAGACACCCCTCATGAAGGATTAACTTATAAGCTTTTAATCCGTATTGGAGATGAATATCCTACAAAATCGCCGCATGTAAAATTTATTAGTAAAATTTTCCATCCAAATGTGTATCGTGATGGGCAAATTTGTCTAGATACTCTTCAAGGAAATTGGACACCAACATTGAAAATTGTTTCTGTTCTTATTTCAGTTCAGTCATTATTGGATGATCCAAACCCAGACAGTCCTGCAAATGTAGATGCTGCAATTCTTTATCGGGAAAAAGATAAGACAAATTATAGGAAGAAAATTGTAGAGGTTTACAATACCAATTAATTTATAATTGTTTATATTTAATTTGTAGTATCTAAATATTTTTTCATTAAATTAATTCTATTATCACCACGTAAAGTACAAAAATGATTAAAAATTGTTTTATTATTTATAGTATTTAAATTTCTTTCTTCACCAACTATATTGTTAAGTTTATGTTCATAATTATTATATTCACATAATTTATAACATAAGTATGGTTGTTCCCATTTGTTTGATATTTTAATATTATTTATAATATCATTAAAATAATAGTTCCATGCTTCTGTTAAAATTTTTCTATTAATTATATTATTTTTGAAAATAAGAATTCCTGTGTTAATAGAAGGTTGATTAATTATATAGTGATTATTTGTTAATAGACCAGCGAATGATTTATCTTTTTGAGTTCTATTAGGGTAACCATATACCATAAATTTATTTGTAACTGTAGGAATATTTAATTCTTTTAATATAATAATATCAGTATCTAAATATACGCAAATCTCATCATTTTCAAATGGGATAAGTTCCAGTATTTTTAATCTAGCACCAGCAGCTAATTGAACTGAATTAAATTTATTTGTAAAAAAAATACATAAGTTTAATGTTTTAATAATAGATTGTTTAACATTTAAATTTGTAATTAAATAAATTATATTTTGGTATTTACCATATTTTCTCAAAGATTGAATTGATACAAATGCTTCTTGTAAGTAAGACAATTTATTAAAAGCACAATAAATAATTTTCATTATAATTTTAAATAATATTTCTTAAAATTATAATAATTAATCAAATAATTTATATTCAGGTATTTTAATAAACTCCTCAACTAAATAAACACCATCTTCTATTTGAATTGGATTACTTGCATTATCTATTTTAACTTTACCAATTGGATAGTGTAAATCTTTTTCATAAACAAAATGTGTTTCTGGATGATACCATACAGGTGTTTTTTCTGAATAATTGTTTTCATCCAGTGAAATAACTATATTAATTTTTTTAACTTTAATTTGTTTGGTAATTGCATCTATACTATTAGAACCATTATTAATTTTAGTATCAAATTCTTCATCTTGTAAAAAAGCAGGACCAATTGGTTTTTCTAATAAATTTTCTTGATTGAACTTGAAACAATTATATTCTAATCCCATCATATTATGATTTTTAAATAATTCACAATCAACGGATGCTTCTCTTACAGCTTCTAAGAAGGATTGAATAAGATTATTTTTTTTACGACTAATTGATTCCATTTCTTGATCAGTAGTTTGTTTTCCATTTTTACGAATCATTTTATAACGATAAACATCTACTTTACGTTCATTCATAGGTAAGTCAGCATGAGAACATTGACGGATAGCACGTCCAATAATTTGTTCAATTCTTACTTCATTCCAATAAGGTTCCATCAAATGAACCTGACGAGTATTTTTTAAGTTGATACCTTCTGACCCAGCAGGAGAAATTAAAATAATTTTAATTTTTTCTGCATATTTATTAGATGGGTCATTAAAAATTTTTTTATATTTTTCTCTGATCTCTGCATCAATCCCTCCATGATATTCCATATATCTAAAATAATCTTGTTTTTTATTAGTTAATTTAGGATCTTTAACTACATTCATAAATCCAAAGAATTTTGAATAAATTTTAAAGAGCTGAATACCTTCTGCTTTAACATAGTTACTATATACTAATACAGGACCAGTACTTCTTAATAATTTAAGAATTATATAAACCATTTTAGGAGAGTGTGTATAAAGTATATCTAATAATGAGCTCATTTTATTTGTTGCCTTATGTTGTATTAAAAATTTTTTAATATTTCCATTATATTCTGTATGAAATATTTTGACATCATTTTGAATACTTTTATTATTATTTTTATCATTCTCACGTGCTTTTTCACAATAAGCAATAAACCCCTTGATATATTCATTTAAAGCTTCTTCATAGTCTTTCAAAGCTTGTTTATCACGTGTCAATTGTGTTTTAATTTCTATATCTTTACCTTCATCAATTACATTTGCTTCTTCAATTTTAATTCTAAATTGGCCAGGTCTGGGTCTTTTTTCACCGAATAATTTACTAGACATAGTAGGAAAAACAAAATTAGAAGATTGACGAGTATAAGTTTTATAAGTACTCATTTCATTCTCACCCACTCTACCACGAGACATTTTCATTAATAATTTTTCTTTGGCTTCTTCAACTTCTTCAAAATGTTCATAAACTTTTTTATAGTAGGGATTCATATCTAAATCAACATAATGTACAATTTTATCAGCAAATTTATCAGGTGTTGCTCCAATATAATATGATGATAACCCTAATATTCTTCTTTGAAACATATTTTTTGTTTCTTCATTTAATGATACAAAATTTGATGAGGAAATATATATTTGATTAAACATTGATTCATTATCTGGGAAAGAACCTGGTCGTAATAAATTAAAAATTAATGCTAATTCATAAGGTTGATTGATTGCAGGTGTTGCAGTTAATAATATAACACGAGCATTTCCAGTTTCTTTTTTTTCTTGAACTATATAATCATAAATAACTTGAGCTCTTTTACCTTTTTTAGATGTAATATTTCCATACACATTTCTAATAAAATTATGAGCTTCATCAAATATAAATAAATTAGATTTAGAAGAATCAGATTTTTTTATTGCTTCTAAAAATTGAGAATCTGCATTAGGAGCATCATAAGAAATAAAATTAATATTTTTCATTCTTAAATCTTTTTCTTTTGGGTCTAACCAATTTCCTAAATCTTTTAACCATGGGTCATTTTTTAATGATGCTTTAATTAAAAGAAATACATTCCATTTTGGAGTATAATTAAATAATATATTATAAATACCAATAGCAGATACAGTTTTACCCGAACCTAAACCATGATATACTAAAATATCTTTGAAAGGTGATTTATAAGATAAATATTGTCCCAAAAACTTTTGGTACATTGTTAAATCTTTTTTAAAAACTTCATTACATGGATCCTCACCTTCCTTTCTTATAATTTCAGGTAAAGTATATTTTTTAAAATTTTTCATCATCCAGGATGGAAATAATCTTCCATTAACTTGTAAATCCAGTTTATCAGCCATAATTAATATAAACTAGATTATATTTAAAATTTTATATTATCTAGTTTATATAAAACTTTAAAATCTCAATATTATACATTTATTTATTATAAAAAAAAATCAGAGTTAATATTTGATTAAATTTTTATAAAGCAAATATTAAAAAATTCATACAACATAAATTTTTACAAAAGATGTTTTTTTTATTGGATGTGACGGACTTTCAACACGTGGTGTGTGAGGAGACCATTGTGTTTTTGGTGGAATTGAAATAATAACAGGCATTGCTTCATCAGGATATTTTAATTTTTGAATAATTGTGGTAGTTGATGTTTCAATTATATCTGCTTGAGTATTGTCAATAATAATTTCATCTTTTGATTGTGGAATAATTGTTGTAGTTAAAGTTTCAATTACATTTTCTTGAGTGTTATTTATTATGATTTCATCTTGTGATGGTGATATTGCAGATGGATTTGATGGATTTGATGAATTTGATGGATATTCATTATAAATGTAATTTTTACAATAACATTTAAATATAAAACCAATATAAAACAGTGTCAAAATAATAATTAAAAAGATTATGATATATTGCATAAATATATCATTAAAATAATTTATTAATAAATTTATCATAAATCCAATTGCAATACAATAAATTATAATTAAAATTATAATTATAATATAATTACAATATAGTGAAACACAGCACTTGGGATAAGATGGTCTCATTTATTAGTGAAATTTGTGTGGCTATATATAAAATATATAATTTATTAACCTTGTGATAGTAAATCAAATTTTCAATTTTTATAAATTATAATGTTTAAGAGTAAAAAATGTATATTTATATATTATTATATAAAACAAATTATTCTTATATTCAATTATCTCAGGAAGTTCGTGATGATACTTATTGAATATTTTACAAGTCCCAGCAAGGCATTTTTATTGTTTGAGGTTCAAGAGGTTCAAGAGGATCACAATGTGGAACAGGTACTACATGTTCTCCAGATGCATCATAAGCAACTGCTGTCGGAACACAAGGTGCTGCAGGTCCATCACAATAATCTACCTTATTTACATAATGTGCTGCGTACGCATCATAAGTATCATAAGCAGCAACTGTATATGGAACAGAAGGGGCAGATGCTGCTGGTACTGAAGATGCTGCTGTAGATGCCGCTGATACTGAAGATGCTGCTGCTGCAGATGCCGCTGATACTGAAGATGCTGCAGATGGTTTTAGTAAAAAACGGCGTACAAAACGTGCAAAAGCGGGGTATTTTGATGTATTTTTTACCTTTTCTATTTTAGAAGCAATATCTTCAGCTGCAGCAACTGCAAATTTAGCATCATCCACCATAGCCTCGACTTTAGGCAAATCACTACCGGATATATTCAAATCAGCCCCCATTATTTCGAGTACATTTGTTAAAATAGTTTCAGCTTCAATCAAATATGTATTTGCTTCGTCCACAATTGATTGTGGCACACGTCCATGTACAAATACACTCTCCAATTTAACTACTTTTCTAAGTTCCTTTGAAATATCTGCATACACAATTGCGGATGCCGTATGAAATTTAACTACTTTTACAATTTCATCTGCAGTTTCTACGTTTGTGTCTTTGATGGTAACTGATGAAAAACTATCTGTGCAAGAATACTCACTCATTAATTTTAAATTTATGATGATATATTATATAGAATATAATATATAATATAATATATAGTGTATATCATATTAATTTTTCAATTTTTAATATACTGCGAATCAGTCATGTCAATGACAAATGATTTGATCCAATCAACACGTTTACAATTACAATTAACAAGGATAAAATAATTTCTTAGTAAATTTTCAATTTTTATAAATACAATTAAGAAATTAGTAAATAATTATAATTAATTTAATGTTTAAGAGTAAAAATATTTTAAATATTTGAAAATTATTATAAAATAAAAATATATATTATAATAATGTTTCGTTCTCAGGATGTTTTAGCAATTAAATCAAATTTGGATGATCTGGCCAGAAAATCTGATGAAATTAGATTAGGTAAATATGAACCAACTTTATCTGATTTAGAAAAAATTTATCAAGATATTTATCAATTTGCTCGTGATAAAAAAATTGTGATTTATGGTGGGTGGGCTCAAAATAAACTAATTCAATTAAAAAACCCGTCAGATGTATTTTATAATGAATATAGTTTGGCAGATATAGAATTTTATTCTCCTGATCCTATAGGTGTAGGAATGGAACTAGCTAAATTACTATATAAAAAAAATTATTCTTATATTCAATTGTCTCAAGGTGTCCATGATGAAACCTATAAGTTGTTTGTAAATTTTCATAATTTTTGTGATATCTCTTATATGCCAAAATATATATATGATAATTTACCAGTGATTAAAAAAGATGGTTTTATTATGACACACCCACATTTTATGACTGTGGATGCATTTAGAGTATATGCTGATCCTATTTTTAGTTTTTTTAGAATTGAAAAAACTTTTTCACGATTTTCTACATTATTAAAACATTATCCATTATATAATGAACAATTAGTAAAACCATTGAAATTAAATGCTTTAGATGAAAATGTATTTAAAATTTTACGAAAAGAATTTTTACATAATACTGATTTAATTGTAATTCATCATTATGCATACAATTATTTAATTAAAAAAACACCAAAAGTTAATTTAATTATTAATGTACCTTATTTATCAGTTATTTCTATAAACTATGTTGAAGATATTAAAAAAATTACTAAAAAATTAGAAGAACTATTTCCTAAAAAAATTACTATGAAAGAATATTATCCATTTTTTCAATTTATAGGAAGAAAAACAGAATTTTATCTGGATAACAAATTAATTTTTGTGGTATATTCACACAATGATAGATGCACAGTATATCAAGCTAATTTTAGTGAAAATAAAAAAACTTTATTTGGAACATTTGCATTAATTAGATTAATGACTCTAGCCGAATATTATAATCAATTTATTCATAAAAATAGTTCATCAGCAGATGAATACTTTACTTTACTACAAAATTTATTTAATGCTAGATTAGAATACTTGGAAGAAAAAGATATAACTGTTATGGACCCTTCACCTTTCCAAGAATTTACATTTGAATGTATTGGAGAAGGAGTTGATCCAGTTAGACAATCAAGATTAAAAATTATGGATAAAATAGAAAAAAAACAAAATGCTGTTTATAGATATGATCCACACCGTAACTTTGATGGTAAAGCTCCTAATTTTAAGTTTGCAAACACATCAGGAAATGCAATTGATAATATTAATAATTTTACATTAAAAAAATAAAAAATTGAAAATTTAAAAATTAATCATATTCGAATAAGTAAATCAGTAGGGTTTTAATCCTATCCCCATAATATTTTCCTAATGGCAGACGTTTTTAGTAAGAAAAGTATTTCATTTGATTATAACACAATCAACGCTGATAAGATTCAAGATAATTTCTATGATTGGTATGTAGAAATGTATGGTACCTCTCCAATTTGTTTGTATTTAAACTTGTTGGATCATTCTAATAAGAATGATTTTATCTCTTTTAACTTTGATGACAAGACTAATAAGTTGGTATCAAATTTTGATACTTACAAAGAATATATGACATCTTGTGAATATTGTCATGCAATTTCAGTGATTGAAGTATATCTGAAGTATCTTAGAAATATGTAAAATATTTTTAATATTAATTATTTTCTTTTATTATTTTAATGGTAGAAGAAAATACATTAAGTATTAATATTTCAGGATTAGTTGGTTATACTGTTCTTATGAATCCTGAATCAAATAAACTAATTATTTTATTAGGAGATGTACATGATGGTGTTTCTTATTGTAATAATAATCAAAAAATATGGATTGATTCTATTTTAGATAAACTATTAAATAAGAAAGAAATGAAAATATTATTAGAGGAAGTACCACGGGAAGGATTAGAATTAGTAGAATTATGGCCCGATGCCATACATACAAGAAGACTAAAAAATTGGTTTTTATCAAATCAAGATAACATAGTACCAATAGATATTAGACCTTATCTAATACCTTTTTCTCATCAAAAATATCATTTAAATATGATAGATGATATAGAAAAAAATATGATAATGAAAAATTATTTACAAACACTTGATAGTTTATTTAAATTAAATAATATTCCCTTAAAAAATAGTATAATATTTTTTAATAAAATTATTGATGCTCTACATGATAAAACAACACAAAAAGGAGTTTTTAAAATGTATAAACTTTTAAAAAAAAATATCAATCATTAATTAATAAAATTAATGTAGAAGATACCTTTGAAAAAACAATAAATGATAATCCCGTATGGTTTAGAAACCTAGAAGAATTAAAATTAAATATAATGGATTGGTATACTTCAATTTTATTATTAGGAAAATGTCATTGCATAATTCATTTTGGGTTGGCACATTATTTAAATGTAAAAAAAATTTTAGAAAATAATTTTAAATTTAAATTTATTTACCAAACAGGTTTAAACTCTCTAGATAATTTTGATAAGTTAGAAGCATGTATTAAATTATTATAAAATATTTATTTAATAATTTAACAGATTAATAGATTATTCTGTAATTAATCTAATATCTGATGTATTTACAGATGATATTTCATTAAATTGTATTTTTTTACTTTTTGGATTTTTAATGCCTTTAGTTATTTGTGTAGGCAGTCCAGTAGTAACTTCACTTGCTTCAGAAATATCAGAATTATCAAAATCATTATTAGTATGTGCTGAACTTGATTGATAATTTAATTCATCATCCATCTCTAAATTAGCTTCTTCCTTAGGGTCAGGAATGTCTGATGCACTTGAAACACCTGAAATGCTGGATACATCAGGAGTATCACCAATAGGGGAAGACCCGGACCTGTGTGATTCTGTAGAGTCCATTCCACCTTTTTCTATAGGTGTAGGAGTGGTGTAATCAGTGTTTGCAGTATTTTTAATTTCTGAACTGTCAATAGTCATTGATGTTTCTTCTTGTAATTGATGAGATTGATTTTCAGCAGGGTTCATTACTAAAGTATGGTCAATTTGTTTAACTTGTTCTAACTGTTTAGAATATGAGGAGACACCTCCTTTTGATTTATTACCTAGTTTTTTACTAGTTTTTTTAGTATTTTTCATAGGTTTTTTTGTTGATTGTGTTTTTTTACTGGTTTTTTTATTTTTAATAGTTTTCTTTATTGATGGTGTGTGTTTACTTGTTTTAGTATTTTTATTAGCTCCTCCTTTCATTAAAAAATTATACATTTCACTAGAAATAAAAGGTGAAGTATCTGACATATTATTAGTCGTGTTGGTGTTAGTTTTTTCTAATTTTTTAAAAATTTCATGAAGTCCTAAAGATTCTTCGGATGTATTAATAGTTCCTCCTTGTTGATTAGTATTTAAATCTTGTGGCAGATTATTAATAACTTGGTTAATTTCTTTACTAATTTTAAAATTACCAGGAAGTGTTGAACTGTAATTATCAATATTAGTATCACGGAATCCAATTGTATCAGTTGAATTGCTAATTTTATTACCCATATAATATGTCTTAGATTATTTTTAGTGTATAAATTAAATTAATTTTATCTATTAATATAATGGAAATAGAGACAATAATATTATATTTTGTGTTAATTATATTTTTATATGGTTTATTTTTTGTAAATTATGGTAAAGTTATTTATGTAGAATCTTATTATGATGGAAATGAATATTTAGTTCAAAATTCATTTCACAAAGATGAAGCAGCGGTACTTTTATCAAAATTGGTTGAAAGAATGAAATATATTCGTGATTATTTAAAGGAAAATATAAACAAATATCCTGAATTTAAAGAATATATTGAATTATTATCATTAAATTTTAATGATTATAGAACTCAAATTTATGAAGGGGATGGAGATAACAATTTAACATCATATAGTGTAAATAAAGGTGAGGAGTTAGTATTTTGTTTACATTCTAAAAATAACAAAAAATTACATGATATTAATTTATTAATGTATGTAGCTCTTCATGAGATGGCACATATTGCTTGTCCTGAAATAGGACATACTAAACTTTTTAAAAAAATATTTAATTTTTTAACTAAAACATCATTGGATCTTAACTTATATCAAAAAATAGATTTTTCTACTAGTCCACAAGAATATTGTGGTATGAAATTAAATTCATCTATAATTTAAAGTTTTAGTAAAAATAATATAATGTTAATTAATGTTAAATAAACCATTTAAAGTTATTCATCAATATAAGAATGACTACCAAAGAACTATTTATTTGGTGTATATTTATTTAGGTTCATTAGTTCCTGATGATATTATAAGTATTTTAGATAAAATTAAAAATTATGATTTACTCACTACATTTGAAAAATTATCAAAAAAAGAGATTGTATCCTTAACAGAAGAATTTGGTGAATATTGGTATGAATCATTATTTATAAGTGATCATATTACTAAAATTTTTACGAAAATTAATAAAGATAAAAAATTATTAAGTAAATTAACAGCTAAATTTGGAAAGGAATGGGAAGAAACTAATGTAAAAAAATATAAATTAGTGCGGAAAAATCTTATCTTTAATCATCAAACTTTATATTATCAGTATATGAAAGATATTAAAAAATCATTATCAGTTAAAAAAGAACTTGATTATCGTACTCAAATATTTGATAAAAAATTACCAGAAGAATTTTCCATAATTAAAACTAGCAAATCTAATAATATATTAGAAGGTGGTGCTGATGCCACAGGTAATATTACTGAGTTTGATGTTGAATCAATTGAAGATTTTTCTGATGTTGAAGATGTAACAGAAAAAATAAATAAGGCAGATGATACTAATGAGATATTAGATATAGATGAAATTGATGATAATGATGAAGATTTAGAAAATAGTATAAATAAATTTTCTTTAGAGTTAGATGAAACTGATAAAACATCATCATTAACAGCTGATTTAATAAGTCAGGCTTTAAATGAAAAGAGTTGGAAAAAGGAAAAAAGTGATAAAATACCATTTGATAGTAAAATAAATGAGTTAACTTATGATATGGAATTGAATGATGTTTATCATAAACATTATATATATACTTCTAAAATATACCCAGATGATAATATAAAAACTTTAAAAGAGAAAATTACATATGGAATACCATTAAATCCAACTTTTACAGAACAAAATCATATTTTACCTTCAAGACAATATTTATATTCACGTTATTATTATAAAAATAAGGAAGAAATTATTATGATAGGTCAAAAATGGACACGTAGAAATGAATTATTAAATATAGATGTTATTCCAAATTCTAATCTTAAAATTTATCAAAATTTAAGAGGAAATTTAAAATATTTACGTGATAGTTTTGGAACAAAACTTAAACGGGAAGAGGAAGAGGATTTTATTTTAAGAGATTATACTGATTTTATAACAAATAATGAAATTTATTTATTAGATGTTTATTCTCAATTAGGTCAAAATTTTAATGTTGAACCAGAAAAGAAAAATAATTTATATGATGTATTTATATCAATTTATTATCCTTTTATTTCTTCAAATCAATTAGATGATATAATTAATATGTTAAATAAAAAAGAAAATAGTGAAGAAATATATATTGAATCAAAATATAAAACAATTAGAAATGATTTAAAATTAGAAAATGAAATAAGTGAATTAGTAAATGATACTCAATTAAATTTTAAAAATAAATTAGATGAATTATTTTATGAGAACCATATTATTCAATCAATTATACATGTAAATATGAGCAATGTAAATAATAGAACAGGAACTATTTTAGATGATAAATTTAATTTATATGCTATATTTGATTCTTTTATTGTAAATGATGAATATCCATTCATTCAATTTTACTCAATAGATAATGGATTAATTTATAAATTCTATCAAAAATCAACAGTAATAAATAATCCTGATATTATGAAAAAATGGTTTGAAAATGCTCCTTATGGAATTTCTATTAGAAAAAAATTAGATGAACTTAGATATATTTCTTTAAATATAACTGAAACAGGTAAAATTGAGTATCGAGTTACTTGGAGAGAAGAGGATAATGCAACAATTAATGATGTAAGAGAAACATATAATTTAGTAAGAAATTTATTAAAAAAAATTAATAAGGAAACAGCAAAAGTAAAATTTATTAATCCTGAAGATGAAAGATTTAGTTATGCATTTGTAAATTCAATTCAAAAATTTAAAATTCCTGAAAAATTAATAATTAATCATAATGATTTATCAGAATTTAGTAGGTTTTTTTTCCCTTATGTAAGTTTAGTAATTGAACCAAGAAAAAGAATGGGTAAGGTACAAAAAGAAACTATAGTGTCTAAATTTGGAACATATTTAAGATATAAAAGAGTATCTAGATTTGAAAATAGAATGAGAATGCATCTAAGAATTTTATATATAATGAGAAATTTTGAGTTTAGTGATAAAGGATTAATAAGTGAGGTTGCACGTCAATTTAATATAACTTTAGATTTAGCAGCAAAAGAATTAGATTTTGTAAGAGATAAGTATTCAAATGTAATAAATAAATCTCGTAAAGTGTTAAAAAAATTAAATACTTTACCAAAATCAAAGCCTCCAGGTATAGGAATAGATATTCAAGGAAGAAAACCAGAAAATTATAAAATTCGTATAACAGGAGCTAGAAATAAAGAACAATTAGATGAAATAATTAATTTTATAAAAACCTTGATTTTCTTATATGTTGAAACTTATTTATACAAAAAAACAAAATATCAAAAAATTAAAGATACTCTTAAAAAATTAACTAACATTGCTAAAAGACGTAATTTAGTTGAAGAAATTGTAGATTACTCACTTGAAGTTAAAAATGTTAAAGTTATTACCTCTTTAGATAAAAAACGTTTAGGTTTTAGACCAGAAGAAGGACAAAATCAATGGACAAGATCATGTCAAAATTCAGGAGATGATAAAAAACGTCGGCCAGTTGTTATTTCTGATAATAAAATTCAAGATTTACAAAAAAAAGGATTCAAATATGATAATAATATTAAAATGTACACTAAAATTCATAAAGATAAGGATTTGAAAAAAGATATTATAATGAGAGCTATAAATCTTCCAACAGAAGATGGAAAACCAATTTATTATTATTGTGATCCTGATACTAATAAAGAACATAAATATATTGGATTTTTAAGTAAGGGAAATAATCCTGATAATTTATGTATGCCTTGTTGTTTTAAAAAAGATCAGTATGCCTCAACTAATCCACTTAAAACTAATTATTTCAAGAAATGTATAGGAGAAATGAAGGATTACAAAGTGGAAAAGAAAAGTTTAGATTTAATTGGTGATAAATTATATATATTACAAGAAACAAATAAAATTCAAGAAGGACGATTTTTATTATTACCAAAATATTTAGAATTTTTCTTTAATAAATTATGGAATAATGATATTACTATTAAAAATCACTATATGATTAAATCTACTTCTGGATATTTTTTAAAATTCATGGTTAAAGATGCTAAATTTCATTTTTTAGCAGCTATTTCCGCTGTTTATGGATTATCTTATGATCAAATTATAACTAAAATAACTGATTTTTTTAATATAAAAGATAATATTAAATACTTTAACTTTTTAGATGAAGGAAAAATATTTCAAAGATTTGAAAAATTAGAAAATTACTTAGAATTTATTAAAGAAAAAAAATATTTAGATTATAAAATTTTAGGTGAAATCTTAACTTTACCTGGAGTTTTAGAAAAAGGAGGTTTAGGAATTTATATTTTTAATAAAAATACAACCAAAGAAAATAATAAAGAAAAAATATCATATTATTTAGATTGCTTAAATTATAATAACCAAAAATATTTAATGACTTATCAAACTAATATTATTTTAATTAAAGAAAATAAATATTATTTCCCAATATTTAAAGCTTTTAAAAATAAAACACAAAAAAATATTAGTATTGATAAAAAATTTACTTTTGAAAATATAAATGGAAATATTATTAATCAAATTAGAGGATTATATATATCTAGTTGTTCAGAAAAAATATTAGAACAAATTTCTATATCTTCCAAATATAAAAGTAAATATTTAACTGAATTATTTGAACAATTTAAACCAACTATTCAATATTTAGATTCAATTGGAAAAGTAAGATATTTAAAATTAACAGAACTTGATTTAATTTTACCTGTATTTCCTTCTGGAATTGATTATTTATATGATTATACATTTGAATCTCCTATCTTTTTATCATTAAAAGATACCTTAAGTAAATTTGAAAAAATAATAAATATTGATAATAGCTTTATTCCGGAAAAAATTCTGTATTTAGATAAAATTGGTGTAAATTATTTAGTTCATAGTGTAGTTCTTGCTAATAAATTAGTTATTCCTATTAAAACTGAAAAAATAGATGAACAACATATTAAAAAACTAAAATTAAAAAAAGAATTAAAACCACAAGAAAATAATATTAATAATAAATTAGAAAATGAAACTAATCCAATTGATAAAAATAGATTAATTGTTAAAGAAAATCAATATCTTGAAGAAGGGTTTAATCTATTTAGATTTGAATTAAGTTATTATTTACAAAAAAATCAATCAGTTAAAAATAATATAATAGATATAGTTAGGTCTGACATACCTTATAATCGTAAAAAAGAGTTGTTAAGACCTTTATTAATATCAATAACTAATCCAAAATTAAAAAAATTTATAAATAAGAGCTCTGTTAAAAAACAAATATATTTTATAATGAGTTTAAATAAGAAAAAAGATTTAACAAACTTTAAAATTCAAAATCAAAGAAATTACTGTTATATTAACAAAGATAAAGATACTTGTAACAATAAACCTTTTTGTAATTTTGTTAAAGATAAATGTTATTTCAGTATGGAAGATGAAGTTATTATTGAATATTTAAATAGAATTTTAGAAGAAATTATTCAAGACTCTGTTGGATTTAAAGAACTCATTCAAGAAGATAATTATTTTGTATCAGATATTGTAGATAACAAGGATTTTACTAATAGAGAAAATCAAAAAATTCTTAAAGTTGGTAATTTAAGTATTAATAAAATTATGGTTGAATTATTCGGCGAAAACTCACTCCCTAAAATTGGTCGTAGAACTACTGCAAATACAAATTTTATTGATGAAAACTATCCACAATTAGAAGAAGTAGGTAAAAATTTATCTCAAGAAATTATACCCAATCAAAATAGTAATATAAGAGCTTTTATAAATTCATATTATTGGTTGAAAAATTCATTGTACTCTAAAGAAAGACGAAATTTAGGTTATCATTCTTCTATTCAAAATCAATTGGTATTTTTATTAAAAGCTAAAATTATTGATTTTGTTTTACAATACAATGAAAATGTTCCTAAAAGCATTGAAAAATATTTTGTATCAAAAGATAAAATTAATAGTAAATTAATGGAGTTTGCTAAAAATCCCTTAAATACTGATGGTAATTTAGAATTTTATGTTTTATATAATTTATATAATATACCAATTGTTGTAATGAATAAATATAATGAAATTACTAAAGTATTTACTGATAATAAAATTATTACAAAAAATTTTGATAAAATACCCTTAAAAAATAGTATTAAAATTAAACAAGATATTACTGCTGATGTTAAAATTCCTAGAAAAATATATTCTATTTATTAAATTTAAAATTTATAAAAATATTAAGTATTAAAATATTTTTATAATGTTGAATCTATATAATTAACTTCTTCTAATTTATCTTCTTGTGTATCCTCAAACAAAGTTGTTTTATTTGTTAAAATTTCACGAATATTTATATTTTGGCGAGGTATTTGGGAGAAATATTGAGGTTTTAATTCTGTTTGTGTTTTATCAATCTTTATTTTTGATTTTATTTGTATTTTTATTAAAGGGGGAAATCCACCTAATTTCAATTGGTCCATTATTAAAGAAAAGATTAAATTTTAGATAATTTATTTATTAAATAAATTATTATTAAAATTAGAAAAAATTCTATAAAAGTTAATAGAAATTGACCAATTTTTAAATCAACTCCTTTCATATGAATTACCCAATTATCTAAATTTTGTCTATCTGGTATTCCATCATTATTTAAATCTATATTAATAATGGGCATAACTAAATTCTTCATAAAAGATTTGGATAACATTGATATATTTGAAGATACAATAGTTGCAATAATTGTTACTATTATATCATTATCTTTTAAAAAATCTTTAAAATCTACATATATTTGAGACATTATTTTTAGTTAGATTTTATTTAAAAATATTATAGTTATTAATGGAAGAATTAATCCCGATATATTTAAATAAATATGATGAAGCTATTTATAATTATTCATATCTTATTAATTATCCTTTTAAAGAATATTTAATTGATACCTCCTCCACACCTGTTAGTGATGGGAGAATACATTTTAAGGATAATAAAGATAATGAAGATTTTTATCTAGATGCTTTTTTCTTGGGAGCATATCATAATAATGATAAAATATGGATTTGGAATTGGTGTCACCCTCTTCCTTCTAAAAATTTACAATTAGGAAATATTTTAGTAAATTATGCTCTTAATTTTGATGAACAAAAATTAAAAAGAGATGATTTTATGTTTATTAGATCTACCTTAGTTAATTCACGAATACAAATAAATGATGATGTTAATTTAGACATATTAAAAGGACTTATTATGCATATAACTAAAGTTAAAGTTATTATTCCAATTGAATTTAGTATTAATAATAAAAAAATTATTTATTATTATGGTATAAAATCACCCTCAAATAAAATTTTATTATAAAAACTAAAATTTCTACTTAATACTAATGAATCTAGAACTGGTATTAATTGTTTTTCTAATTGGTACAATTTATTACCAACATGATAAAATTAATAAATTACTTACATCTCAAGCTGATGCAATTAATTCATCACAAAAAATAGAAAATGAAATTTTACAAGATAATTTACAAAATAAAATTCTTGAAGATGAAATTAAATTTAGAAAAGATTTAAAAGAAAGAGATTATAATGTAGTTTTTGACCCTTTAAGTCCAGGTGAAAGAAGACTACCTGCACATCAAGTTCCTAAAGGATTATTTAAAAAAAGTACTAATATACCTACTCAAGGATATCCTGATAATTATCAATATTTAGGTAATTTAGTTAGAGATACAGATGATAAAATTCTACCAGTTTTTGGAAGACAAACATACCCAGGTTCAGACTATTATGAATATTATTTAATGATAAATCAAGATGGAAACTTTGGATTAAAATTACCACTTTTAGATGGTAAATCAACTAGAGAAATTGAAGATGGTGATATTGTTAATGTAGATTATTTTAAATCCACTCCTGGAGAATTTAAATTTAAACAATTTGATTATGATATTCCCAGATATAATCCATTTGATTATTAAATATATATAATTAAAAAATTGATTTTTATATATATTTAACATTAAATATTAAATATGTCATTGAGTCTAGAGTCTTTAGGTATTAATATATATAACTCACCTAAAAATAATTTTCAAGAAGATATTATTAAATATTGCTTGGATAAAATTAATGGAGAAAATTTAAATACATCTCCACAATTAATTTTAGCACATCAACATAAATTAAATCAAGAAATAATTAAATTAATAAATACTAATTTAGAACGAAATTTATTAAATAAAAGACAATATATTTTTAATAAGAGCACCCTTTCAAATTTTGAAGATATTTTAAATGATTTTTTATTAAATTATATTAACCAACTCAAAAGCATTGATGTTATATTAGGTTTATCATATAAACAACTATCCCAATTACCTAAAAATACACAAGAATCTGAACAAGAACAAGAATTAGAAGAACAACCAACACATAAATTAAAAGACCAACATATTTTAAAATTTAATGGTAATTTCGATTTTGTTCAAAAAAATATAGAAGTATTATGTGAGCTAATTATTTTTAATCCTGTAATTAAAAAGTTTCTTCTAAAATTTATACTTAAAAATATTAATACTAACTCTAATAAAAAAAATCCCCTTATGAAAACCTTACAAAAAATAGATAATTATAATTTAGAAATTTTTAGTGAATTTATTCAATATATAATAAAATGGTTTAACAAGACTGTAGTTATTCCAGAAGAATATCCTTTATATTTAAAAGAAGTGTATGAATTAGAAACCTTAATTACTAGATGTAATAAAATAAAAATTTATATACAAAATAATTTTCCTTTTAATAGACACTCCCATGTTTATATTCCTATTTTAAATTGTGTTATTGTCAAAAAATTTGGAAATTTAAAAATTTATAATCAAAATGGTTTTATAATAATTAATAAATTTTTAACAAAAGTTCTTAAATTAACAGAGTTAGTTCCACCAGATACAAATAATTATTATAAAATTGTAATAGAAAATAAAATTGAAGATATATTTAGTAAAATTACCGAATTAACAAATATTCCAATAATATTTAAATTATATCAAACTTTTCATTTTATTCAACCTGAAATTGGATCATTATTTAAAAGATGTGTAAATTCTAATATATTTAAGAATATATTAAACACTATTATAAATTTATCAGAAGAAAATCTTATAACATTTGTTAATATTATAAACAATTATTTATCAACATCACCTATTTTAATTAGATTAAAATTTCAATTATCTAATGTTTTATGGGAATTAACAGATGATGAGATTAATAAAATAAATATTTTTATTAAAAATACAGTATATCATAAAAAAGAAGATTATCTTAATATTATATCTTCTATGTTAGAAGACATTATACAAACAAAACAAATTAATATGCTAATTTTGCCTCATCAGGCATTCCATTTTAGCAGAGGATTGTGGGATTTTCCTATGGATAAAAATTATTTTTCTGAAAAACATTTTAATACATTACCCTTTGGGGAAGAACTCAATGCATTATTTATAAATCAAAATGATATAAGAAAAGAACTAATCGTTTTTAGTACAAAAGGAAGTGTTATATTAGAATTACAAGATCAAAATGGTACACTTATAGGAACTTTTTTACCAATTCAAGCAATGATTATTAAAGTGTTGTTAGAAGAAGATAATGTAAGTGTTAAGGTTATTAATAATATTTGTACAAAAACAGGAATTGAACAAACACAAAAAACTAAAATATTTAATACATTAGCTGATTTAATTGTTATTAATAATACTGAACAAACTATTTCTTTGAAGGAAACCCTTCCATATTATAATAAGAAAAATTTTGCAGAATTATTTTTTATTGAAACAACACTTGTAGAAAATAAAATTACTTATGATATAATTTTATCTTTTAATGAATATATAAAAAGTAATGTATGTTCAATTCTTAAACAACAACCTAATATGACCATGTCTATAATTGAACTAGAACAAATATTAAAAAAATCTATTAAAAAATATCATACATTTGATCATAATGAATTTACTAAAATAATTAATAGTATGATAAAGTATGATTATATTTATAAAGAGAATGATTACCTTATATATATTATTTATTAGTTAACCTATAAAAATTGAAATTGATTTATTTTAAATTAAATGTTTATCTTATGTCTTTAGAGTCAACATATAAAAATATTGTGTCAAATCCATTTTTTGGAAATATTAAAGTAAATCCATCTAAGAATAATTTAGAAGATATAGAAGATATCACACAAAATAATTTTTATAAATATTTTAAGAATATATATGTAGTGTCTCCTTTAAAAACACCTAAATTATCTTGGTTCAAGCCAACAATGACACAAGAAGATTTAACAGATATGTTAAATAATTGTATAATTTTAAAAAAAAAGAAATCATTAGGTAAAATATCCATATTTTTTGAATGGATGAAAACAGTATCAACAGATATAATAACTCATTGTAAAACTGGATCTTTACAATTTAATAAAGATGAAGAAACAGATAAAGAAATTTTAATTTTACCTATATTTTTATTATCTTTTGATCAAATTAATACTTTTATGGAAATGTATAATGATAAAGATTGGTTTGAAAATTTTTTAATTAATTTTAAATTATCAGATAATTTTAAAATATCACAAAACTTTTTTGAATTCAAACATGCACTAGATACATCTCCACCAACCTATTGGTGTAAAGATAATAACACTAATATTAATGTAACTAATACATTTTTAAAACGGAATTTTAAATGGAATATATTTAAATCAAACAAAGACCCTTCTAAAATTAAAACTATTACTGAAATGAAAAAATATAATATCAATGAAGATAATTATATTTCTATGTTTTTTAAGACAAGAGGAAATTTTGATGACAAGTTTGGAAAAATAAATTTTAAATTATATCATTTACCAAAAATTAATAATTTATTAAATCAAGAACAGTTTAATCAACTATTAACAGATATTACACCAAAAAATAGATTTCAGTTATTTTTTAATATATTAGCTTCACCAGAATATTGTCATTTAATTATAAATAATGGTCAGGTATGGGATTTAATGGATGATGTTGTTTCTAGATGTAAACCTTTAGTTAGATATGTAATGTTTTATTCATATTTATCTCTATATCTTCAAGAAAATATTAAAAAAACTTTTTTGAATAAAAATGATACTTGTATTCTTAAGCTTTCTAATGTATGTAAATTGCCTACATTCCCCTATCTTCAAAGTGACCCAAACTCACACCCAGCCATAGCTGCTGCACATTTAATTAATCAAAAAGTAATTCCACTTGATAATTTTTACGGTATTCCTTGTTTTGTAGAAAATTCTGAATGTGCAAAAAATCAAAATTCCATTAGTGATGTACCAACTTTTAAAAAAAAATTAAATATTTTCTTAACAGGAAATTCAACTACTAATATTTTATGTAAAATGAATTGGGAAAATATACATCTTACTGGTTCAGTATTAAGTGCATGTGTTCCAGAAAAACCACATTTAGTTAATATAGTTCAACATGTACCAGAAAATGTTAGAAATAAAGAAGATTATATATATCATCGTTATTTTTCTGAATATTATGTAAAATCAGATGTTGATGTTCTTATTAATATTTCAAATCCCCTAGAATTATATCTTAGAACACTTAAATTTAAAAAAGATTTAGAAAATGGTATGAATCATTATAATAAAATTAATGAAACACATTTAGAAATTTGTAGAAAAGGATTTTTTAAATTTAATTATTCTTTCTTAATTAATAAATTAATACCTTATTGGAATAAAAAAGGTACTATTTTAAATACTAAAGATATTATAAGTAATCTAACTAATATAGAAACTTATAAATATTTTATTCCTTTTTATGAAGAAGCTCGTGTAGTATTTTATACAAAATTTATTGAAAAAACAAATTTAACATGGGAAGAATGTATTAAAAAATATCCAATTTTCTTTGCTCCAATAAATTATACTAATATAGTTCCTAATTTTTATCAGAAAATTAATAATAAATATTATAAAATTGATCTAGATAATATTAATAATATTCCATTTACTAGTGATTATATTAATGAAGAACCTTATTACAGTGTAGGAGAAAATACCAAGTATAAGATTACACACCCTACAATAAATCATCCTTTTGAATTGTTTGGAGTTCCTAATGAAAATCCATGGGCTACTATTAACAAATTTCATGTTGGACCAGTAAGAGGATATTATGATGGATCAGATGTATATTTAACAACAAGTGCTGTAATGAGTTTTCACACAAATTTATCACCTGATTATCGTATTATGTTTGGTTCAAATGATCCTGCTGAAATTTGTAATAAATATAGAATGAGAGGATACGGAATTATTCTTAATAAGAATGAACTTGCACAAATTATAACTTACTCTGAAAATATTCCATTTTGGAAAAATTTATATCAAGTTAATAAAACTAATAAAAAGAGTATTGAAAATTTTTTGTCTCATAAAAAATTAAATGATAAACTTTTCCGTCCTAGAACAGTAAATTCTACCTATTTTACAGATTCAAATGCTGTATCTAATATATATAATATTATCCACACTAATTATATTGAAAATCCTACATCTCTTTTTACTAATTTAATAGAAAATTGTAAATCTAACAATCAAATAATTAATGAAATTTATTTCAAACTTAAGTTTTTAAAAGCAAATGGAAAACCAGAACCTCTTAAAAGATGGATGATTGATATGGGATGGGACTTATTTGAGATGAATAAAATATATACTTAATTTATAAAAAAATGAAATTATAATATTATAATTTATAATTGATATATAATGGACCGTACATTATATCAAAAACAAATGTTGGATTTAGTTAAGGATTCAAAATTAGCAACAAAATTAGAAAATAGTATATTTAAATGGACTAATGATTATATGGAAACTAATATAACACCACCTTTTATGTTTGAAAATTTCTATCAAGATAAATTTTCTGATATTATTAAACATTTAAATATTAAAAATAATCCCTATCTTCTTGAAGCAATTAAAACTGGTAAAATTAAACCAGAAAATATAGCTTTTCTTAAACCAGAAGAAATTTATCCAGAAAAATTTGAAGCTATTTTAAATAAAAGAAAACTTGAAAAAGCTATTAAAGATAATCAAGCAACTACTGACGCATTTAAATGTCCCAGATGTAAAAAACGTAAAGCAAAAATTGACCAAAAACAAATTAGAGCTGGTGATGAACCAATGACTACATTTGTAACTTGTGTAGAATGTGGAAATGTTCAAAAGTTTTAAAAATATTTAAAGCAAATAATGTTTCATTAAATCAGGTAATGAAGAAGCACCAAATGCTAAACCTTTAAAATACTCTTGTTGTTCAGTTCTCTTATGAAAAAATAACCATAAAATTAAAATTAAAATTAAAATTATTCCAATAATTTGCATTATAAATTGTTATATTAAAAATTTTTTATTGTTAATATTGTTTCCATATTATTAAAAATAAGATCTTTTGAATAAATGATATCTTCTAACTTGTAAGATACTTCACATGTAAATATTATATTATTATAATATTTAAATATTAATGATTTAATTTCTGTTTTATTAATAAATGCTTCTAGTAATCTATCATATGCATTTATTAAGTGATCTTTACTAAATTATACACCAATATTTTTATTTTTATGTTTAACAATCATTAAATTTACAATATTTGATGGTAATATATCATATATTATAACTACATCATTTGGATTAGTAATCATAGTTTCACTTATCATAGCATTGTAAATTTGACCAGCAAAAAGTTTATCATAATTGGCTGTAGCAATTTTATGATAGAAGAAAAATATATTACATTTACCATTAGGCATATTTCCTAAAAATATAAATTGTTCAGATGACATAATATAATAATATAATTAATTTAGTAATTATATTATCAATTTTTAAAAGGTATTTGATGTAATTTCTTTTATATTAATTATTAAATAATCAAATTTAGTATTATCTAATTGATATAGTGCTTTTAATCCTTGAGATTTTTTTTTAAATTCAATTGTAGCACTGACCATTCCACTTGACCTATCATTTTGAATATAAATATTTCCTATTGGTCCCCATTCGTTTAATAATTCTGCTAGTTCTTTTTTTGATATATCTTTGGGTAAAGGTGATATTTGAGCTAATAGTTTTGGTTCATAATTATTTGATGTATTTGGTTTATTTAAGGTTTTTATAGAATTATTTAAAATAACAGGGTTTTTATTTATTTTTTTAGTAGGACATTGGATTGTTAAATGATCACCTTTACAGTGTCTGCATATTAGTTTTCTTGAAGCCATATTATAAAATGGTATGTTCTATTTAAATTAGTTATTAAAAAAATTGATAATAATAATATTTATAAATATAAATATAAATAATTAATATGGACTTTAATTATTTAATACTGACAATGCTTGTGACACAACTTAATTCATTAAAAGAATATTTTTATCTAATTTTGCCTTTAATTGTAATAGGATATTTAATTACTAATAATCATATATTTGATGATATTTATCAATATTTTAAATCTGAACCAAAAGGAACTGTTACTCTTGAATCAATTCCTAAACAAAATAAAAATTCTGATAGGTATCAATCTATTATGTGGTATTTATCTAATAATGTAAATGACACTATTTATCGTTCTAGTGAAGTATTTTTTTCAGAATTTAGTTATCATAGCTATAAGAAAAACCCATTCCATTTTTTCAGAGTAGACCAACCTACCGAATTTAAAATTTGTAATGATATTTATGGAAAAGTAAAATCTTCTAATTTTATCGTTACTAAGGACAATACAAGTGAAAATATTAAAAATTATCAAATTGATATTTTTTCATATACTAAAACTGTACCACAATTAATTTCATTTTTAGATAAGTTAGTACTTCAACACCGTCAAGCACAACTAGAGAAAAGTTTAACACATCAACTTATTATTGAATCACTTTATAATGTAGAAAAAAAAAGATTTATTTGTAATAGTTATAAATGGTCTAGTAATGTTTCTTTTGATAATAAATTCTTTGATAATAAAGATATTATTTTGAATCAAATTGATTTCTTTTTAAACAATCCTAAATATTTTAAACAAAAAGGTATTCCTTACCAGTTGGGTATTCTTCTTCATGGTGTTCCTGGATGTGGTAAAACTAGCTTTATCAAAGCTTTAGCAAAAAAAACTGATAGACATTTAATTGATATTAAATTAAGTAATTCGGTTGACTTGACAAAATTAAAACAATTATTTTTAGATGAAAGAATTGATAGTAATACTTTTATTCCTGTTAATAAAAGACTATATATTTTAGAAGATATTGATGTAATGGGTGATATGGTTCATAAACGTACAGATAAAAATACAAAAACTACAAAAGATACTGTAACTGAGAAAGATGTTGAATCTCTTGAAGATAATAATACTAAAGATGAGAATAAAGATAAAAATGTCAAGACCTTTAATAACCAATTATTTAAAAAATTTGGGGCTAAATTCAAAAAATCACCAACAAATAATATGAGTTATTTTTTAAATATTTTAGATGGTATTCAAGAAAATAAAGGAAGAATTATTATAATGACAACTAACCACGTTACAAAATTAGATCCTGCTATTATTAGACCTGGTAGAATAGATATTAATATTGAATTTAAACCAGCATCTAAAAAAATAATGGAACAAATCTTATCTCATTATTGGGATTTAAAAGTTAGGGTAGAATTAGAAAATGAATATATTCCATTACCGCATTGTGAAATAGTTGAATTATGCAGATCATCAAATTCGTTGGATGAAACACTTAAGAAATTAGAATTAAAATGTGAAAAATTAAAAAAAGAACAATTATTAAAATTAAAAACAAAATAATTATTTTAAAATAAAAGTTAAAATGTAAATAAATAATATATTATATGCCTGAAGGTCCAGAAGTAAGAAGAACAGTAGATTACTTGAATAAGTTTAAAAATAAAATTCTTTTAAAAATAACATTTAATTCTGGTAGATATGTTAAACATGGTCCATTTAAAAATTTTAATTTAATAGAAAAAGATTTACCTTTAAAAATAACTAAAATTGACTGTAAAGGTAAATTTATTTATTTTATCTTTGAAAATAATCAAGTTCTTTTTAATACTTTAGGAATGTCAGGAAACTGGCAAACTAAAGACTCTAAACATAATAATATATCTTTTTATTTTAAAGATATTAAAACAACATTATATTTTAATGATTATAGAAATTTTGGTACATTTATGTATCAATCAATTGAACAATTAAATAAAAAACTTAATGAATTAGGACCTGATATTTTAATTGATACTGATAAATTAAGTGAATTTAAAAAAAAACTTGATAAAAAAAGAAATGATACTAAAATTGCTGTTGCCCTATTAGACCAAAAAGTGGTGTCTGGATGCGGTAATTATTTAAGAGCTGAAGTTTTATATCATTGTAAAATAAGTCCATTCCGTGAAATAAAAAATTTAACAGATATAGAAATAAAATATATATGGACAACTTTAATTAAAATAGGATGGATTTTTTATGATTATGAAAAAGGTATAAAAAATAAAATTTTCTTGAAAAATGATAAATTAGTAAAAATATATGTCACTCCAGATTATCAAGATTATTATTATTATCATAATTTTATAATTTATTTTCAAGAAAAAGATCCACAGGGAAATATAGTGGTAAAAGAAAAATTAGGACCAAGGACTATACATTATGTACCTAAGATACAAAAATAATTTTTTAATAATCAAATAGGTACTTGTTGATACAATAATCAATATGATGTTGTTTAAAAATATTGAAAACTAAATAAATAGAAGACATAATTATAAGTATTCATATGGGAGTTCCAGGTTTCTTTTTATGGTTAATGAAAAATTACAAAAAAAACAAATTTGTTAATAATATTAATGAATTTAATAAAACAGATTTTAAATGGTTATGTTTAGATGCTAATTGTTTAATTCATCCTAAATGTTTTGAAGTATTGGCTGAAAATCCAGATTTTAAAAACTTAAATTCGTTAGAAAATAAAATGATTTCTCGATGTTTAGAATATATTGAGAAATTAGTTTTATTAGTTAAACCTACAGAAGGGTTATATATTGCTGTTGATGGAGTAGCACCAGTTGCTAAAATTAAACAACAAAGATCACGTAGATTTAAATCAGTAAGTGATAATGCTTTATATGACCGTTTGAAAGATAAACATAATATTCCAAAAAATAAATTTTGGAATAATTCTAGTATCACTCCAGGTACAGATTTTATGATGAAAATTACAAAATATATAAAAGAATGGGCAACAAAACAATCTTATAAAATTATATTTTCATCTGGTAATACACCCGGTGAGGGAGAACATAAAATTTTAGATTTTATTAGACAACGACAAATAAATTACACAAATGAACTAAATTCTGGACCATATGTTATTTATGGGCTAGATGCAGATTTAATTTTCCTATCTATTGCTCTTAATAGAAATGATGTATATCTTATGAGAGAAGCTGAACATTTAAATAAAGGTAAAGGTGATATTTTACAATTAATAGATTTAGAAGTAATGAAAGAAAGTATTAATTATACAATGTTACAAATGTTAGAGGGTGTAGAAATTAAACCAACTAAAACACAATTAATTAATGATTTTATTTTTATTTGTTATTTTTTAGGAAATGATTTTTTACCTCATTATCAGTCACTTGATATATATGATGATGGGTTACCAATTTTATTAAAAACATATGCAACCGTGATATCTAACACAATTTTACCAATATTAAAAATTCAAAATAATTCTACAGTTCAATTTAATCAAAAAACTTTGATTGAATTTATTAAATTATTAGCAGAACAAGAAGAAGATATACTTTTAAAAATATCTAAAAAACATATATATAAACCTCGTTTAGAAGGAACAGATTATGAAAAAGAAGTAAAAAGAATAGAATGGTTACGTTTTAAAATTAATGATCCTGTTAGATTAGGTGAGGGGACATTTGATGATTATTCAAAAAGATATTATGAACATTATTTTTATGGTAGTAATAATGAAAATATTATAAAAATATGTTATGAATATATTAAAGGATTAACTTGGGTTACAAATTATTATTTTTATGGTGTTCCTTCATGGGATTATTATTATCCTTATGACCAGGCACCTTTTTTAAAAGACTTGTCAAAAGTAATCAATTTACTAGATATGACACACTTTAAATTTAAAAAAGGTACTCCTCTTAAACCATTAGAACAATTATTAGCAGTAATGCCTCCACAATCAAAATATTTACTTCCTACAAAAGTTCAAAGGCTATTTAATGAAGAGTCTCCTTTGGGACATTTGTATCCGATTGATTTTAAACAGGATTTTATTCACAAGCGTAAATATTGGCAAGGCATCCCATTATTACCATTTTTAGAAATAGATACAATACAGAAAGAATTTAGTAAAATTGAAAAAACTTTAACCCCTAAAGATTTACATAAAAATAGAGTGGATAAAGAATTTATTTATAATAATTAAAAATTGAAAAAATAAATATTTAATATAATCTATATATAAAAATATATAAGAGAGGCTGTTGGAAAGAGCTCTAGGTAACCCGTCCTTGGAAAGGGGTATTGCTAGTAGAATACTAGATAGTCAGATAAGACGATAAAATCAGGTAACCCGTCCTTAGAAAGGGGTATTTCTGGTAGAACACTAGATAGTCAGATAAGACGATAAAATCAGGTAACCCGTCCTTAGAAAGGGGTATTTCTGGTAGAACACTAGATAGTCAGTGATGATGTTGGTGTAGCTACTGCTACAATATCAAGATATGCTGGCAGGGAAGCACAACCACTTCCCATCACCACAACTACACTTTGATGCAATCCAGCTTCAATGAGAGTAGTATTTCAAGTGCATCTTCTAGCGCACTTGCTGCTTCTGCAGCATCCGCAGCCGCCGCTGCATCTTCCATGGACACCACGCCATCCCCTGGAGCACCTGGTGTGGCTGATCCTGCCACAGTTTCACGAAGACGGGTGTGTCCTACAAATATCGCGCTTTTGAACAATTTGCTTAAACAGTCAGATGCTGTTGCCGTTGCCGATTCTGTTGCTGCTGTTCCTGCTGGTCATGCAGATGCTGATGCAGTTGCCGATTCTGTTGCTGCTGTTCCTGCTGGTGATGTTACCGCTGCCGATGCCACTGTTCCTGTGGATGTTCCTGTGGATGTCCCTGTCCCTGGGAATAGGGGTATTTGGAGAGTTGCCCTTAGGCGGATAACCATTACACACCAAATGGCAAACCTAGTAGCAAGTCGCCGTGCTGGTGGCTTTGATGCGGAAGGTTTTCATATGGTGGTTGACTCTTCAACTTTCGATGCAGACAAGTTGGATAGGCCTTTGTCCCCAGACGATGATCCAGATTACCCTATAAAACTTTCACACACCTACCGCATCTTTGATGGAAGACACAGGGTCATTAAAGCATTAATTAGTGGTGCTGACACAATTCTTGCTACATTCAATGATGGATAGGAGTTGTGAATGCGTATATGGAGTGAATTCTGCATTTTCGTTTTCTTGTAGTTGAATCTAATTCATCGAACGGCCTCCCGTGGCATTGAGTTTTACATATACCTAATGGTATCATGTTCAACACAATGTTGTAATCTCACCAGTGTAAAGGAGCCTTGACGTGGCTGGTGAGCTTGTAGTAATTGTTCTTAAAAGAACATTTACTGTTCTTTTAAAAATAATGAAACCAATACCTTTACTAAAATTATATAGAGTTTATAAAAAAATTGAAAAAGTAAGTATCTAACAGTCTCTAAATATAAAAATATATAAGAGAGGCTGTTGGAGAGAGCTCTAGGTAACCCGTCCTTAGAAAGGGGTATTGCTAGTAGAACACTAGATAGTCAGATAAGACGATAAAACATAGGTTTTACAAACATAGTAGGGAAGATGAGAATATCAAATAGAGTTGAATCGTTGCCATTTAGTTGGCTGAATCATTAACTGCAAGGCGTACGGATCTTACAGCTCTTTTGACTAGTGTGAAAATGTTGCCACCTTTTTTACATTAGATTTCTTATTAACCTTGTTATGGAAGTATTACTGAGTGTGATACACTGACATGCTTGCCTTCGTGCCTAGGGGTTTAGGGTCCTCTATTCTGAATTGTTTCATGTATTGTATTGTTTTGTTAGTTCATGAGTAACACCTCTTTTTGTCAAATAAATCTCAAACGTCAGGATCCTCAAGAGGCTAATCCGGTTAAGAGAGTGATGATTTTAAAGTGCATCTCAATGTTCAACCAGTCCTATGTAATGTAGGCAGTCAGTACAATTATTTTGTCACAAGGAAGATAATGTTCCATCCTGTGTAGGCGCACTGGTCTGTTTTTAACAGATTACACTACAATACAGGTTCCTGTGAAGAACATAGAAAACGGCATGTCAGGTGTACCCGTAGCCCCCGGTTAGGCTTTGGTATTACACTTAATAGGGATTTTAATCGGCAGTATTTCCACCAATTTCAAGACCCACCCGACTTCCACCACTTCAACCACTGCAGCAACCGCAGTACCTGCAGCCGTTGCTGCATCTGCAGCCGGCGCTGTATCCGCAGCCGTCGCTGCATCCACCACCACCACATTGGCACCAGCTCTAACAAGAGCATCCACAGTAGCAAGACATGCTACAGGAGAAACAACAACTGCTTCCCATCACCACAACTACACTTTGATGCAATCCAGCTTCAATGAGAGTAGTATTTCAAGTGCATCTTCTAGCGCACTTGCTGCTTCTGCAGCAGCCGCATCCGCACCTTTTGGTGGTCGCACTCCTTCAGGGGCACTGCCTGACTTCTCTGCATCCGTACATTATTGTGGACGCATTCCTTCAGGGGAAGTCGGACCTTTTGGTGGTCGCACTCATTCAGGGGCACTACCCGCATCCTCATCCGCAGCCGCACCTTTTGGTGGTCGCCTTCCTTCAGGGGTACTACCTGCATCCTCATCCGCAGCCGCACCTTTTGGTGGTCGCCTTCCTTCAGGGGTACTACCTGCATCCTCATCCGCAGCCGCACCTTTTGGTGGTCGCCTTCCTTCAGGGGCACTGCCTGACTTCTCTGCATCCGTACATTATTGTGGACGCATTCCTTCAGGGGAAGTCAGACCTTTTGGTTGTCGCACTCCTTCAGGGGCACCACCTGCATCCTCATCCGCACCTTTTGGTGGTCGCACTCCTTCAGGAGCACCACTCGCAGCCGCACCTTTTGGTGGTCGCACTCCTTCAGGAGCACCACTCGCAGCCGCACCTTTTGGTGGTCGCACTCCTTCAGGGGCACCACTCGCATCCGCAGCCGCATCTTTTGGTGGTCGCACTCCTTCAGGGGCACCACTCGCATCCGCAGCCGCACCTTTTGGTGGTCGCACTCCTTCATGGGCAACACCCGCATCCGCAGCCGCAGCCGCAGCCGTAGCCGCAGCCGTAGCCGCAGCCGCACCTTTTGGTGGTCGCACTCCTTCAGGGGTACTGCCTGCATCCGCAGCCACACCTTTTTGGGGTCGCACTCCTTATCCTGTTGATGAACACGACAGTCTATCTGGTGCCAGTACTATCAGCAACCAAGATGTAGATGAGAAGGTTGAGGGTATCATGGTTGGTGGTGGTGATGATACTGGTTCTGATGGAAGTGATTTGGCTGACACATACAATGAGGACATGGATGAGGAGGATGATGTAATTGACGGTGTTATTACTAATATTGTCAATCAGACTCTGAAAAAATGTGCACAAAAGCCATACCTATCTCCATCACAACTAAACTACAAGCTTGTGAGAAGTGTAGCAAGCAGCTCAAGCAGCTCAAGCAGCTCAAGCAGCTCAAGCAGCTCAAGTAGCTGGAGTAGCTGGAGTGGCTCAAGCAGTTCAAGCAGCTCAAGTGCTACTCCACATGCACCTTGTATGGATGGTGTTGATCTTACGGACACATGGGCCTCTTTTTGAAGTGTCAACGCATGGTGTGATTTCATCAACTGCAGTGACAGTAGTGAAATTGTCAGTAGTTATTTCAGTGAGGCAAGACTGGATGACGAATGTGACATTCCATCGGGGAAACGTGTTTCACACTGGATGAATCGTCTTACCAAGGTGTTCAGACCACCCTGGTGTTTCCTGATTCAGAACAAGCTAAATTGCTCCCTGATGAAGTCTTTCGTGGGATTTCGGATAGTGAGTGTGGTGCTTTTTTTGATCAGGTCTCAAGTGTTTGAGTGTTTGAGTGTTTGAGTGTTTGAGTGTTTGAGTGTTTGAGTGTTTGAGTGTTTGAGTGTTTGAGTGTTTGAGTGTTTGAGTGTTTGAGTGTTTGAGTGTTTGAGTGTTTGAGTGTTTGAGTGTTTGAGTGTTTGAGTGTTTGAGTGTTTGATTGTTTGAGTGTTTGCATGTTTCAAGTTGTATCTAATTTATCAAACGGCCTCCCGTGGCATTGAGTTTTACATATACCTAATGGTATCATGTTCAACACACTGTTGTAATCTCACCAGTGTAAAGGAGCCTTGACGTGGCTGGTGGGCTAAGTAATTGTTCTTAAAAGAACATTTACTGTTCTTTTAAAAATAATGAAACCAATACCTTTACAAAAAATAATTAAATTTTTAATTATTAATTTGTAAATAATTTAAATAAATTGGTTATATAATTTAAATTATAGTTATAAATAATGGTTACTCAAGAAATAACACATGAAATAACAAAAGAAAGTTTTGATAATTATTACAATGAAATTAATATGTTATTATATAATGGTTATTCATTAAAATTTGTAGAATATTTAAAAAATAAATTTGGTGATAAATGTAATTTTCATTTAATTTTTCAACGAGAAAATTATTATCCTTTAACATTTATAGGTTCTATTAAAAATATTAATAGTTTTAATAATTTACCATCAAGTAATTATTATATAAAAAAACGTAATGGAAGTTATGGAAAAAATATTACAATAACAACTAATCCAAATAGATTTTTTAATCAATATGGAATAAAAGAAAATGACTATGTGGTTCAAAAAGAGATTGACACTGATTTATATAAAAATAAAAAATATGATTATCGTGTATATTTATTAATATTAAAAATAAATAATAAAATAAAATATGGATATTATACCAAATATGTAATTAGAAATAGTTTATATGAATTTAATAATACTAATGATATTTATTCAAAATTAACTAATCATCATATATATAGTTTAAAGGAATTAGATAAAAATTTTTATATCTTAAGTGATGAATTTAAAAAAACTCATGAAAATAAAATAAAAATTTTAAATGAAAGGGTGTTAAATAAAATAAAAGATTATGAAGATGAGTTTAAATCATTATTAAACAACCATAATTTTCGTATCTTAGGAGTAGATTATGTAGCAGAAAAATTAACAAATAAATTATTTATATTAGAATTAAATGCAACTCCTGGAGTATATTATAAGAATCAAACAAAAGATTACTTGAAAAAATATAATAATTTTCATAAGAATATAATAGAAGATTTAAATAATTTATTATACAATACAAACTCACAGGATAATAATTGGATAATTATATAAACTTGATAATTAAAAATAAAAAGGTTTTTAAATAATAAATTGTATGGTATATTTAATGGACTCGAGTAATATGAAAAAGTTAAAGAAAAAGTTTAATTTAATAACTCAACGTTTGGGTAATATAGAAAGTTTAATTAAAGAAAATCCTGTGGAATCTTTAGTAAATTGGTATAAAAGTAAAAATATAGATTCTTTAACAAATGATGATATACGTGATATTTTACCAAAAAAAAATTATGATTTTGGTAAAGTAATAGAACAAATTGGTGGAAAATTATTATATATAAAATCTGGTTCAACTGGACATACTTTTAGAGGTGTGTATTTAGAAGAAGTAGATAAACCAAGTTATGCTTTAAAAGTGGTAGCTTATCCTCGTAAAGAGAATTATGGTGATGTTTATTCTCCAAGTCGACCAGAAAATGCGGAATTAATAATATTAAGTATATTATCACAATTTGTATTATCTAATCAAACACCACATATAATATTACCAATATGTACATTTAATACGAGTATATCTCCATTCGTTGGGTTACCTAAAAATGATTTTGTAAAAAATAAAAAATATGATCAATTTGTAGAACGATATAAAAATAAAGAATATTATAGTAATGTGAGTATTTTAATATCTGAATGGGCATCGTATGGTGACCTAGGAGATTTTTTAAAAAAGAAATATCATAAGTTTACCTTAAAACATTGGAAGGTATTATTTTTTCAAATAATTTCAGTATTAGCAGTAATTCATAAAAAATATCCTCAATTTAGACATAATGATTTAAAAGCGAATAATATTTTAGTTGATAAAGTTCCAATATCTAAAAAATATAATAGATATATGTACGAAGTTAACGGTCAATCTTATGTTATTCCAACAGTTGGATTTAATATAAAATTATGGGATTTTGATTTTGCTTGTATTCCTGGATTAGCAGATAATTCAAAAGTATCTGCTAAATGGACAAGTAAAATAAATATAAATCCAATACAAAATAGATATTATGATTTACATTATTTTTTTAATACTTTAACTCAAAAGGGTTTTATGGCAAATTTTTTTGAAGATTCTTTAATACCTAATGAAGTGAAGGAGTTTATTCATAGAATAATTCCAGAACCTTATCGTGAGCCTGGAAAATATGTAAGTGAAAGAGGAAGAATTTTAATAAATGATGAGATTACTACACCAGATTGGGTAATAAAAAATGATTTATTTTTTGGAGAATTTAGAACTTAATATGTAATTTCATCTGACATATTTTCGTTAATAATTTCACTAAGATTTAAGTAATCTTCTGTATCTTGTGTTCCTTCTAATTCAGCAAATGTTTTCATTGGAATTTCTTTTTTCCTTTCATTATTAATTTGTTGTGGTGTTTTATTAAAAGATGTAATATCATTAGTATCATCTGTCACCCTCATATCAATATTATCAGCAGTTGCATAAAATCCATTTTGTTTATATTCTGGTGAATTAATTTTTTTAATAGATAAAATAATAACATTATCAATGTACATCTCATATTTTTTATTATTTACAAAAATTCCATTTTTTGGAACATACACAGTATTAGTTGAACCTTTCATCATAAAATTTATATTAATATCACCAAATAATTTGTGATTAATATAAAGTTTTCCTTTTATTTCAATTGGTGTAATAAATAACAAATTAGTAGACACCGCACAAAATATATTTGGAGTAATAAATTCCGGTACAATTTTATAATTTATTTTTTCGTGTACAATTTTACTTAATAAATTTGATAAATACATCTGAATATTTTTAAAATCTAATGAAGATATGCGTTGGTAGTGGTTAGTATCAGGATGTGTTCCTATATTGGTAAAGGGTTTAATAAGACTATTTTTCATATGTAATAGTTGTCTAGCTTCTAAAGGATTTATAGTTGGCGATGTTAAAAGAATATTAGATTCTTCAGTAGTTTCTAAATTATTAAGATGAAATTTTTCCATAATATTAGATGATTTAATTGAAGGGAATGATACAAACATATTATATATATTTGATAAAAGTGGTATTTTTTTAATAATTTGTGGTTTAATAACAATAATATAAATAATTAATACTAGTAGAACCATAATTAATATAGATTTAATAGTGGACATTATAAAAATATTTTAAATTAATTTTATTAAACACACTAAATAATATTATTATAATTAATAATATTATTTAATACAAAAGTCATCTAGATCATTGCATCAGGAATTTCACGATCATACTCATTATCAAAAGCAAAGTCATCATCTTCATCATAATCGTCAATATCTAAAGCAGTAGTTTCTTGTTCTGCATCATATATATCTTCATTTATCTCTTTATTTTCTAATTCTTCTTGATGTAATAATTCAGAATACATACCAACAAATGAAACTCTTTCATCAACCATTGTATCATCATCAATTAATTTAGTTAAAAAGTAGAATTTTTGAACATGAGTTGAATAATTTTGCTCATAATAGCTTTCAAAAATATATTTAATAGCAGATATAATTAAATAAGCTAATTCTGATTGTATAGTTTTATTATTAGAATTATATTCTATTAGTTTATTTAATTCAGATAATAAATAAAATATTAACAAACTATCATTATTTTCAAACCTATCAAATATTTTAGTATCAATATATCCAGGATAATCCATTATAAATTCGCCTTTAATTTTGTCAGGTTTAATATCTAAAATGTAATTAATATTTTTAAACACTCCTTTTTTACCTTCATTATTTTTATCTTTAAAATTATTAATTCTAGAAATAAATTGTTTAATAATATCATTTTCTTTAGTATTAGTTTGTGTATTTTGTTGGTTTTTAACTTGATTTATAATAGAATTAGTTTTAAATATAATAGTTTTAAGATTATTAATTCTTCTATCTAATATAGTTTGTATAATTTGATTATTATCAGTTTTATCTAAATTTTCTTTAGAGACATAATCCAAAATTCTTTCATACTTATTTTTAAAACCAATCAATTTAATCATATTTTTAACAGAATAATTCACAATAAGATAATTATTAGGAGTTAATTTTTGAAATTTAGTTTTATCAACAGAATAACCTAAATATTGATGGCTAATTAAATGATAATACATATATACACGTGATTGTGAATCATAGAAATACATTACTGGTATGTCATAACCAAATAAATTATTATTATTTTCTTGTGTGAATAAATTTTCTGATTCTAATATTGTTAATTTGTTTTTACGTGGGTTGCCTAAATAATCATGTTCTATAATAAATATGTTATCATCTAAATTAATTTGTAAAATTTCAGTATTAATTTTTTTACCAACAACTTTTATTAAATTATCTATAAATTTATTTTGGTAAGCTTCTAAATCTGTTTCTTTAGAAAATAAAGTTTTCCATCTATTAGTAACTTCTTCACGTCTTTGTAATGTTTCTTTATTTTTTTTAATTAATTTATCTTCAATTAATTTATCCTTAATAAACTTTTGTGTTTGTGTGTTTTTAATATTATTAAGGAAGAAATCCATATCTTTTTTATCTAATTTTTTATCAAAAAGTGGTCCATACTTATCACATAAGTTTTTTTCCCAATTTTCTAATTTATCTCTTGCACAAATTTTTTTTAAGAAGCTTAAAATTTGTGTATTTAATTTTTCTTCATAATATTCTCCTGTAATATAGTCTCCATAATTTACCATTTTTTTATTTTTCAAAATTCTAATTTCGGTGTAACATCTATTAAAATCAACATCTTCAAATTTAATATCAACTAAATCAATATCTTTAATTTTATTATTTTTAACAATTATACCAGTATGTTTTTTCTCTATATATTGTAATTTTTTATTTTCATTTACAATCATATTACCTTTCTTTTCTTGCTCAATCATTTTAAATACTCTAATATCTTGATAGGTTGATTTAATTTGATTTATAATTCTAGAAGTAAATATTTCATAAATAAAGTTTTTTTCTTTTTTGAATGATTCTTCCATAATTGAATTAATTAAATCAACAACTGAATAAATAATTTCTTTTTGTGCTTCTACATTTACACCTTTTGTTTTATCAGTTCCAAACCATATGCCATCTTTTGAAATCATTCCACTAATAATATAAATAGTATAAGCAAATAATGGTATTTTCCCAATAGAAATTATTTCGGTTTTTGATAATCTTAATTTTAATTTATTAAATAATGGTATAAACTTTTCATAAAAATAAAAGTTATAAAATTTAGTTTCTTTTATTCCTAAAATTTGTCCTGAATTAATTTCTAAAATAATCATTAATATTAAATAAGTTAGTAAATTATTATATTTTACAATTTTATATTTATCTGTATCTTCAGAAGAAGTTAAGAAAATATCATCCTTTAATTCAAAAAAGAAAACTTTAGAATATGCTGGATCAATATTATAATTTTTTAAAGCATTTCTACCTCTTTGTTCTACTTCAGAACGTGATTTCATTATTTTACTTAGAGTTACATTATGAGCTAACACCATATCTAAAGTATCTTTAACAATTAATCTTCTTCTTAATTTTATAATTGGTGTATTACCTAATAAAATATTAAAATTACCTAATAATCCAATTCTTTCAATTAATCTATCAACATTTTTAATAGTTCTATTATATATTCTATATTTAGGTATTCTTTCTAAATTTTGATTAACAGCAATAGAAGTAGTCAAGAAAGTATCAATTTCATCAACATAACTTCCAGCATATACATATTTTTTAATAGGAAGCAATTCATCACAACTTTTACATATATATTCACCTGAATCATTAACTTTAACGTATTTCTTAACAAAATCAAAAATTCTTTGATTAAAGTTATCAATATCTGTTTTTCTCATAGATGAAATATCTTTCCAGATTAAATGATGTATACATATTGATTGTGAATAATCTTGATTAATAATTTTTTTAGTTTCTGTATCTTCCACATAAATTATATTTTGTTTTGCAAGAGGAACTTTAATAATTGGTAATTTAATGAGATTTTTATTTTTATTAGGAATCATATTATCAATTTCATCTTGAGTAATTTGTAAATCTTTAATAGCTGTTTGACGGAAATATTTTATTAAATTATTATATATTTCTGGTTCTCTTGTTAAATTTGTATATTTAGATGATAAACTATCAATTAATAAATAAAAATCTTCAAAAGATGAAATTTTTTTTTCTTTTATTAAATTTTTAGCTTTTTGTAAAATCATTTGATAATAATTATCATAAAAATCTTCTAAAAATACACTTATTGTTTTATCAATATCACCACCTGAAACATCATTGTATAAAGTGGTGTCTAGTTTATCTTTATTTGTATCAAATAACCAAAAATATTTTTTATCAGATGATTTTCCTAAAACTTCTTTTTCTACTTTTTTAAGAAAATCTTGATAAGGAGAATCATCATTTACAGAAACTAGTTTTTTTCTTTCAATTAAATTTGGTAAATCTTTTTCTGGTAAAAACATTACTCCCACCACATTCATATCCAATAAGTCATTACCTACTCTTGTTTCTAATAATTTATTAGTAGGATTAGGATTAGACTTAGTACTTAGATTACAATATCTTACCCCTTGAACAGGTTTAGACGTTCTTATTTTAATACCATCTTTACTAAAATTATCAAAATTTAAATATGAATATTTAGTTAAATTTTCCATATCATTTAAAATTTCTGTTAAATCTACATTATTAGCTTGTTGTAATTTATTAATAATTTTAACATCTTCTGTTTGATTAAATAAAGTAGCTAATCTATCAATTAATGGAGTATAAAATAAATTTTTAACATCCAGCTTTTTTTTAGGATCTGATTTAACAACTTCTGAATAATATTTTTTAATATGTTTGAGTTTGGATATTATAAATTTAGCTTTAGTATCTTCTTTATTACTTTTATCTGATTTTTGATATTTTTCTGTTTTTTTATGAAATTTTAAAAATTCTTCAGTAATTGGAACCAATATTTTTTCACTAAATAAATAATCTATTATATTCTCTCTGTCTTTTAAATGAAGTTTTGTTTTATCTTTATAATATAAAATATAATTATATATATCTGTGGCTAACCCTTCTCTAATTTGTGACGGTGTTAACATTTTTTCAATAACATTATAATCAACCATTTTGCCTAATTTAGCTGTAACAACAGTGATATATCTAAATTCTCCTTCTGTTTCTTGTTCTTCATTAATAATTGATAATAAATTACTCCTTTCATATAATTGATAAATATTTTTAATAACAATAGTTTTAATTAAAATATGAAAGTTTTCAGGATTGTCTATTATATTATTTATAAAAAAATCAATTGATATATCCTTAATAAATTTATTTGTTGTTTCATATTTAATTGGTGAATTTGTAATAGTATTTTTAATTTGTTCTAATGTTTTATGTGATGTTAATTCAAGAGAATTTTTTACAATATCATAATTTTTAATAATTAATCCATTTGAATTAGAAGTAAAAAAACCTGTAATTTTAACTTTACTTTTTGCCTGGTTTTTAGATAACTCAATTATATTGGTTATAAATGCATCTCTACCATTTTTATAATAATAACTTAATCCTAAGAAAAAATAATAATATACAATACTTTTAATAATATTTATAATTATATCATGATTTTTCTTTAGATGTTTTGATAGGGTAATAGTATTATTATTAAAAAAATCTTCAATAAATGTTAAAATGTTATTTTGATATCTAACAAAATTTGCATCCTTTAAAATTTGATTATAAATATTTTGTTTAATAATATTTTGGTAAAAATTATCTAGTATATTATCTACTATTTCATCAATTTCATTAAACGACATTATTATAAACTAATGAGAAAAAATAATTAAAACAATTTTAAAAAATATTTAAATAATTTTTTTTCTAAGGTTTTATATATGGATTTAATCAACAAAACTATTGGTGATATTTTGAGCTCACTATCAATTAACAGTGAAACTACCAAACCTAATAAAACTTCTATACCTAAAGAAATAAATAATAATTCACTTGATTATTCTGCCACATCTGAATTTGTTCCTGATGCATCCAATTTAGGTGGTGACTTAGAAACTTCAGTAGAAGAAAGAACCTTTGTTAATAACCAACCTGCTGCCATGGCACCCGGAACAAGTTCTGGTTCAAACAATCCGTTCTTTATCCCTGAACAATCTGGAGGTTCAAATTTTACTGAAGATATGGAACAATTAGTTAATATGTTATCAACAGAACAATCCCAATCAGGAGGTGGAAACACTAATAATCTAGAAGAATTTGATACTGTTGTAAGTATTACCGAAACAGAACAGTTAGAAAATAAACTTAAAAAACTATTAAATATTAGAGGAGGAGCTAAAAAAACTAGTAAGAAAACTACTAAGAAATCATCTAAAAAAACTAGTAAGAAAACTACTAAGAAATCATCTAAAAAAACTAGTAAGAAAACTACTAAGAAATCATCTAAAAAAACTAGTAAGAAAACTACTAAGAAATCATCTAAAAAAACTAGTAAGAAAACTACTAAGAAACCATCTAAAAAAACATCTAAAAAAACAGCAAAAAAAACTAGCAAGAAAACATCCATGAAAACAAGCAAGAAAGCTTCTAAAAAAACTACTAAAAAACCTAGTAAGAAAGCTTCTAAGAAAACATCAAAAAAAACTGTAAAAAAAACTAGTAAGAAGGTTTCTAAAAAACCCTCCAAAAAAACAGTTAAAACAGTTAAAACTGTTGATGGTGAAACAATGAAAGGAGGAGCTAAAAAATCTAGTAAAAAAACTGGTAAGCGTGAAGCTCCTAAATTTATGAAATTACAATCTGAACTAGCTAAAAAAATTCGTGAACGAGAAGGATTAAAAAGTGTAAGTGATGTTGCTAAACGTGTTAAAGCAATTGTAATGGAAGCTTTAGGTGGAAAAACTCATAAAGAACTAGAGATGGCATATGATGTAGCTTTAGAAAAAGCTTTAGCACATTACAAATGATTTGCTAAAAATTAATTAATAATTTAAAAAATATTAATTAATTTTTATTTAATAATTCTGAATTTATTATCATTTAAAATTTCTAAAACCTGTGCTTGTCTGACAGTACCTCTACCTTCTTTATCATAATTAGAAAAAGTATGACTCATTCCAATATCATGTCTCCATACAGCATCATCACAAGTAGAATTTATTCCTAATTTTTGAATAAATTGTGGTGAATGTCCAACATGAATATTTTTAACTTTCCAATGTTCTAAAACAGGATTAACATTTTCAATACATTGTTTATTATTATTAGGTAATCCCTGTGTCATTTTACCCATAATTCTCGTCCAAAATGGACTATATTTAGATGAAAATAAAATTTTTCTAAAATCATCTGGATTTTCTAATTTATTTTGTAACCATAATCGTAAGATTTCATTAATTTTAGCTGGGTTATATTCACGTGATATTTCAGGAACAATTCCAGCATGAACAAATACATTACTTCCTATAACTAATACTCCTAATTTAGAACAAGCTAAAAAATTAGCGATTGGATTACCAGGTTTAAATGCTTCTTTTCTAGCTTCATACGAATTAGATACACCTATAACCATATCAAAAAAAGCATCAAACCCTTTTGGAGAAACATATCCAAACTCCCCAAGAACATTCATAATTTCATGATTACCCATAAGAGAATATACAGCACCACCATATTTTTGAGCTAAAGTATTTAAGTAAATTAAAAATTTAAGCAAATCTAAATCTGCACCTTTATCATTAGGAGATTGAACTAAACAATCTTCACCTCTGCAAGAATCAATTAAATCTCCAAGTTGGACTAGTACTGTATCATCCCCTATCCATTTATCTTCATCGTTAATTAATTTAGCTAATTTCAAGGTTTTCTTAAATTGATCAATATCTCCATGAACATCTCCTATTACAATAATTCTTCTAACGGGTGGTAAACTACCAGATAATGGTAAATTAGTAGGGCATTTAAGGTCTTCAAGCATTTTTTTGTTAAATTTCATTATATTAAAAAAGAATATAATAAAATTTATTAAATTATATCATATAATGTCATTCTTAAATTATTATCATTTAAATTGTATGGAATTAATAGTAAATTAGATAAATTAGTTAAATTTACTTCAGGTAAAATAAATTGTTCTAATAAATATTTATGTTTTGAATAATTTATTAATAATTCCGTTTTAAAAATAAAATAACTAAAAGGAGAACTTTTTACTATAATTTTTTTCTTTTTAAAATCATTCCATTTATTAATTTTCCAATGATTTAAAATTTTATTTGATTGAATTATATTAAAAATTATCTCATCAATTATTATAGTTTTAAAATTAGTTTTACTTATAAAACTTATTAGTTGAGAATGAATAATTAAAGCAATATATTCTGTTAAAGCTTCATATTTCATATCTAATCCATTTATAAAAGGTATAACTTCAAATTGATAGTTATCAATACCATAAACATGTATTAATTCATGAATTAATACTTTTTTCCATTCTTCCTCTCTGAAAATAATAATATTGTTATTATAGGTAAATCCAGAATTAATATTAATTGGTGAAATAATTTCTTCTTTTATAAATTTTTTAAATGGTGAAAAATAAATTGAAATTTTAATTAACTTATCAAAAGGTTTTTTAGTTAAACTTTTGAAAAATTGATTTATTCCATTAAAATATTTAATAAATTTTATTTGTCTTTTAATATTGTAATTATTGTCAGCATAAAAAAATAATAATAAATTATCCATTTGTGTAGAATATGTATTTTGATATTTGCTAATTTCTTTATAAATTTCATTAGGTAAAAATTTAGATTTTATTAAATTATTTATATTATTTTTTTTAATAGTTATTGTTTCAATATTATTAAAATTAATTAAAAATGGTTTTATTTCACTATTTACTTGTATTTTATTTGATTGGATTTTATTTAAATGTTTTATAGTAAATTCATGAAATTTCATTATATTATATTAGTTTAATCTTTAACAATTAAATTAGTATATATAGTAAATTATAGAGAAGGAGCCATATCAGTTCCAATATATCCAGAAATATTTTCTAAATTTTCAACATTTTGTGTGTCAGTTTTTGTTTTATTTTCATGTTCTGTTGTAGATTCTTTAAGAGACGAATTATTAAATGTATTATCTTGTGTAGGTAAAGGATTATCTACAGGTTCAAGGGATGGGTCTGAAAAAACACCAGGAACACCAGTATTGTTAACATCATCCGTATTTAAATCTAATACAGTATGAGAACCATTTTCTAAAACAGCACCAGTATCAGTTGGTTGATCTGATAAGTTTGTAGGGTTTAAATTTAAAGAAACATATAACACAGCAGATAAAATAATAGCTGTAGGTAAATGATAATAAGCAGCAACCACTATAGATACACCTAACACTACTTGTAACATTTTATTAGAAAGAGTATTAGAAACAGTAGTTGGTAAAGGTATATTTAAAAAATCAATAGCAAGAATACCACCTGCTATGACAAGAGCACTCATAGAAACATTATCAAAAGATTCCATATATTGAGATTGAGAAAAAAAAATTTGATAAATTTATATAAAATAAGATTATTTATATTATATAATGATGAATATAAATGGATATTACATTAAAAAAACTAAAGAAAATTTAGAAAATATTGTTAAAATTAAAAAAGATCTTACAGTTACACCTTATGGACCTCCTCAATTTATGAAAGATAACAAGCCATTCACAGTATTTATAGAAAATGAAAAGGAAATTATTATTCCTAGATATTTTGCTCAAACACATTTAAATATTCCAATGAAGTTTAAATCAATTAATAATACAGATGTACCCATTAATTTTATAGGAAAACTTCGTGATTTACAAGAAAAAATTATGGAAGGAGTCTGCAATAAAATTAAACAAACTAAAGGCGGGATGATATCTTTACCATGTGGATTTGGAAAAACAGTATGTTCATTGTATTTAGCTTCTAAATTAAAAAAGAAAACCTTAGTTATAGTTCATAAGAGTTTTTTAATGAACCAATGGAAAGAACGTATTGAACAATTTATTGGTTGTAAAGTAGGACATATTCAACAAGATAAAGTAGAAATAGAAGGTTGTGATATTGTAATTGGAATGCTCCAATCAATCAGCAAATCTAAATATACTGCTGAATTATTTAAAAACTTTGGCTTAGTAATTTTTGATGAAGCACATCATGCACCATCTAGATATTTTTCAAAAGCATTACCTATAATTTCAACTGAATATATGGTAGCATTAAGTGCAACACCTAAACGTAGCGATAAATTAGAAAAAATAATTGAATGGTATTTTGGTCCTATATTATATAAAATTGAAGATACCCGTGATATTAAAGTACTAGTTAAAATATATAATTATCATAGTACAAATAATAATTTCAAAGAAGCAATGTTACCTTATGGAGTTGATGTTAATTTACCAAAAACTATTAATCGTATTACTAAATTAAATAAAAGAAATAATTTTATAGTTGGTTTAATTAAAGAATTAACCATGGAAGAAGGTAGAAAAATATTAGTTTTAAGTGATAGAATTAATCATTTAGAATCAATTAAAGAAATTTTAGACAAAGAAAAAATTATTAATAATGATTTTTATATTGGGAGAATGAAACAAGCAAAATTAGATGAAGCATCTAAAAAACAAATTATATTAGGTTCTTATGCAATGGCTTCTGAAGCATTAGATATTCCTGAATTAAATACCTTAATCATGGTAACTTCTAGAAGAAATATAGAACAATCCGTAGGTAGAATTTTAAGAAAACCAGATGATAAAATACAACCTATAATTATTGATATAAATGATAAATTAGGATGTTTTCAACGTCAAGGAGAATTTAGAAAAAGATATTATTTAAAAAAAGGTTATCAAGTATTAAATTTTGATATGAAAAATAATAAAATAATTAGTGAAAAAGAAGAAAATTTAAATAATATTAACAAAATTTCTTATAATCAACATAAAATTGATTTGGATGAAATTGATTTTATTGATTAAGCTTATATTGTATATAAAGATCTATAAGTTTATAGGTTTATAGGTTTATAGGTTTATAGGTTTATAGGTTTATAATTTAAAAGAAAATATTTATATATAATATATGTTTAAAATTTTTGATTACAAATTATGGATAATAATTGGATTAACTTTCATTATTATTCATTTATTAATGGAAGTATATATGATTAAAGATAAAATAAAACAATTAGACACTGTTTCAAATAAAAATTTGATTGTACCTACCTCACACACTCTAGATAATTATAATCAATCTAATCAATTCAATCAATCTAATCAATTTAATCAATCTTCTCTTAAAACTCAATTAATACCGATTGATTTTAAAAATCAATCAGCTGATATTAATTTACCTCATTTAAATTATAATACTGATACAGAACGTTCTGATTGTCCTCTGAAACAACCAACACAGATAACCCAACCAACACCATTCCCATTAAATAATCATAAAATTAAATACGAAGAAACTCATGAAAACCAAGAAAATCAAGAAAATCAAGAAAATCAAGAAAACCAAAAAAATCAAGAAAACCAAAAAAATCAAGAAAACCAAAAAAACCAAGAAAACCAAGAAAACCAAGAAAATGACAATTTAAGTGATTTACCAATATATTCAAATGATAATGATGATGATTATATGTCTATAAATATTACAGAAAAATTAACAAAATTAAAAAATAATGATGAAAATGATAATAATAGTGATATTGATAATTTCACAATATCAACAATAGATGATAATAAGAATGATAATAATAGTGATAAAAATGATATAAATGATACAAGTGAAATAGATGATATAAAACTTAATATAATTAATCAAACTAGTTTAAATGAAACTTCTAAAATAACTAATTTAGATTTAAAAAAAATGAAAAAAAGTGAGTTGGAGGAAGTTGCACTTAAAAATAATATAAATATGTATATGGTAATTGATGGGAAAAATAAGAAGAAAACAAAAGAACAAATAGTTTCTGAATTAGAAAAATTGGAAAAATCATAAAAATTATAAAATAAATAATCTTTAGTATATTATATGGATAATCATTCACCTTCATGCCCACCCTTAATGTCGGATAGACGTATATTTACAAATTATTTTGATAATGATGTATTTAATCAAACAATAAGAATGATGAATAAAATAGAAGATAATCATTCTTACCGTATATTTTTACAACAAAATGCTGCTGAATTAATAAATCGTGAGAGAGAATATAATTTAAAAACTAATACCTGTTCAAATCAAGGTGTGTGTTCATGGCAGAAATAAACTTTTTATAATACAAATTATATAATTTTAAAACTTTAGAATTATATAATATTTGTAATAGTTTAATAGATAAAAATATCTCATTCTTTAATAATAATGGCAACTAAATTTGATAAACCTTATTTAGAAAAATCTGAATATGATACAATTAAAATTGGAGAAATGTTTAATTTAGCAAGTAATTTTGATTTGGAAGGTTTACGGAGACATTCCTTAGTAGAAAAAATACCTTTTAATATTTTAAATAATAATAATGAAAATTTAATTCATATAATTGTTAGAACAGCAAGTGGTACAATTGAAAATAAAAGATTAAAAATAATTGAGTATTTAGTATCTAAAGGATTAAATCCTGATTTACCAAATAATCAAGGTATTACACCATTACATTTAGCATGTGAAAAACAATACAGTGAAATTATAATTTTTTTATTAAAATGTGGTTCAGATCCTAATTCAAAAGATAATTATGGAAGAACTCCAACACATTACTTAGTAAGTGGATTAATTTTAGAATGGGATAATAAACTTAATAAACCTTTATATTATGGTTCACGGAAGAAAGAGATTCCTAATTTATTTAAAAGTAAAGTTGATTTCAAAAATAAAATATATAGTTTGATTGAACCATCTATTCAAAAAATATTAGAACAACATAAAAGTGCTTTAAAAAGTAAAATTGAAAGTCAGAGTGATACACTTTTAAAAAATTTTAAATTAGAAGATAATTTAACAACTTCTGATATGGGTGAAAAATTAAAAACTAAAATAAAAGAAATAAAAGATTTATTAGAAAATAATTTTTATTTTAAATATGACGATTTATTTAAATTAGTATCAGATGGTGATGAAATAGGTATTTATAAAAAAACTGTTGAGGAAATAATACTTACTGATATTGATACTAATAAAAATGAATTATTACAAAGTGTATTACAAAGTTCAAAAGTTTTAGAAGAAAATTTAAAAGTGTGTGGTAGTTTATCACAAATTGATTTAACATATACTAACAAAGCAAAAAAGGTAGTAAAACCATCAGAAAAATATCTTTTAAATAAAATTTCACCTTTTTATCCAGGTTTATTTAAAATAGAAAATACTTATCATTTTGTATCAAACAGTCAAACAAATATAAGTTATAAATATTATCCAAATTTAGAAGAATTAAAAAATAGAGTAAATGATGATAATTTATTTAGAATGTTATATAATTGGTTAAAACAATCATTTAGAAATCAAAATGATTTAATTGATAATCCAATTTTACCTCGTTTTGAATTAGATGAATCTATTATATCAATAAAAAACAAATTAGAAGGGCTTGGTTTATATTTAGTAGATACTGATTTTAATAAATTAGAAACTTTATTATTAGTGTTATTGATTTGTACATTTTATTCACCTAGGGAAATAGATAATATAATGAATTTAGGTGATTTTGTGTTTACAGGTGTGGCAGCACGTAGAAGACAATATCAACATATTATTCAATTTATAAGTAAAATGAAAGATAATATGGCAGGATTTTATTTTGAAATTTTTTATTATTTAATAGAACAACAAATAATAACAAGACCTGGTATAATAGATAATAAAATTTTTGATACTAGTTTACATTTAGTAAGAATGATAATTGATAAAAATATCTTATTACAAATTACTACAATAGATGATTTTCAAGCATATTTAAGTAAGATTTTACAATATAATTTATTAACAGATATTAATGATAGTTTATTAGATGATAATATTGATAAAAAATATTTATTAGTTCCTGGAGTTGATAAAGATAAGACAAAATCCTTAATAAAAAATAGTGATAATTATTTAGATTTATTAACACGTGATGCTTATAAAAATATTTTACCTGATGAAACAGATATTGCGAATATTTTCAAAAACCCTGGTGATAAAATTTATTATACCAAAACATTCAAATGGATTCCACCTTCAATGAGTAAAATATTCGCACAACATTATTTAATAAACCCGTTAGATGAAACTAGTTTAAATCAATCTTTAAATGTTACTAAAATAATAGAAGCAAATTATTTAGGTGATTTATTTAAAACAATACCTATGACTTTAGATGTATCCACTTTAACACCTGAATATATTCAAATAGTACCTGGAGGTGATACAATAGAAAATAAATATTTAGTAAAAGATACTTTATACAAGATGTTATTAGATAATATATGTAGTTTAAATAAAATATATTTAAATTTATTAAATGAGGGGAAATATCCTTTATTAAAAATTTTTGATGAAAAAAATAATTTAAAATTTAATAAATATTTTAATAGAGTAGTACCTTACCATTTTAAATTTTTGTTTAGTTTAGAAAAAATAACAACAACCTTATTAGGTCCTTATTTATATTTTACCAAAAGTGAAACTAATATGCCAAAATTAAGTATGATACCAATAGATTATACTGAAAAGGTAAATAATATAAATACTATATCTAAATTAAATTATTTATTAATAAGATTAACTAGTACTGATACTATTTTAGAAATTCCTAATTTTTATTATTATGGAATTGAAAATGATAAAACTTTTTTATCAAGTACTATTTTATCTTATGGTACAACTGAACCCTCAATTGATGTAGATAAAACCTATCAACCTGGACAATTTGATAATATATATTCTCAAGGTAAGATAAACACCCAAAAATTACGAATAAATAAAAAAGATTTACCTGATAGTTTGCAAGATTCTGAAGGAATTAGTTTATTAATAAATCTTAGTTTGATAAAATCATTACCTGATTATAATGAAGAAATAAATAATTTAATTGATAATATGTTAAAACAAATGAAAATAAATGAAGATACTTTAGATTTTGATGCAAAAATTGATTTATTTAGTAAAACAATAAAAGAACTAATTAATGATATATATAGTAGATATTTAGATCTACAGATTATTAGTTATTTAGAAGGTAAAGAAACAAATTTACGTGCTTTAATTTCACCAATTAAACAACAAACTGAATTAAATACTGATTTTTTAAAATCAACTGATTTAGATTTTACAATAAGAACAACCCCAAGAAAAGTATCATTATTTCCAATTATAGAAGAAAATAAAATAGAATTACCAGAATTATATTTTTCAAATGATTACACCTCCGATGAATTTGTTAATAAATTATTTGAAATAAATTATAATGATAATGCTTTAAGAAATTTAATAAAATATGGTGCTAATCCATTTATAGTAGATTCAACAGAACAATCACCTTTACATTTAATTACAACCAATTATTTAGTAAAACCTTATCAAACATTAAAAGAAATCGGGTTAGATTTACGTCAGGAAGATGATAATGGATTTAGTTTTATAGAAAAAGTATTAAATGAAAAAAGATATCATAATAGTTTTATAAGTATTAAAGATGATACTAGTTTTAGAACAAGTGTTAATGAGCTAGTAAATCCTTTTTATAAGGGACTTAAATCAAAAATAAATAAATCATCTTTATCAGGATTTAATCACTTAAGATATACTAAATTAGCATTAGAATTACCTATTTATTATTTATTAGCAAATGAAGATATAATTGATAAATTACCATCTAAAATTTATCCAAGTGATTTAGTGTTAGCAAAACATTTATTAGAGGGTTCAATGACAAAAACAAATACTTTTACTAAACCTATAGGTGATTCTATATTAATAAAACATCAAAACTTTTTAGAAATCTTTTTTAATTCACCTGGTGTATTTATAGATGAATATGACAAAGTATTTAATAATAAAAACTTTAATAATTTAATTAATTTAAATAAAATTACATCTGAAAATGCAATCAAATATTTTATTTCTGATAAATTAATTACTAATGAACATGTTGGTCATATATATGATATATTAGAATTAGTAACAAAAGAAGTTTTAACAACACAAATAATTTATTTACTTACTAATATGATAAATGCACATTTAAAAATAAAATTCCCTAAATTAGAAAATGGTGAAAGAGCAAGAATTATAGAAGATGATATTTTAGGCAAGATTGTATCACGTGGTGAGATAAACCAAAATTTATTAGATATAATTAAAAATGAATCATTACCTAAATTATTACGTACTACTATAGAGTTTTATGAGGATGATGTAGATATGAATGATGCTGAAGAATATAGTGTATATGAATTAACCTCAGAAATAGTTTCAGTTTTAAAATTAATTCCTGTATGGTTTGATATTAAAGATAAATTATTATCAGATGTAATTCCTACATTTTTGAATGGATATTTAGAAATATATTTACCAGAAGTTATGAGAAGCATGAGAAGTATAGTTGAAAATATTTTAAAATTAAAAATTAATTTAGAAAAATTAAAAAAATTAGATTAATTAAAATTAATAAAATTTAAAGTAGAATTAATAAAAAAAATTTTTTCTCTAGTACAATATATATCATGTTTTCAGAGAAAGCATTATTTGATACACAAGTTGATTTAGTTAAGGCTGCTACTGTAAAATCAGTATCACATTTATCTGAATCATATCGTGGTGATGGTGATTATTTATCAATGCCATGGATTTATGCAACTGTTGCAACTTTAGTAGGATTTGTAGCACATGGTTTAGTTGTATCTCAAGTATTAAAACCATCTACTGGAAATGTTCAAGTTGATGCAGGTTTAGCTGATGTAGTAAAAGTAGGAACTGTTTTAACTGTATCACAAGCAATTAATACTGCAATGGCAGGACAAGTTGATTTATCTGAACAATGGATGACTTCCACAGGAGTAACTTTAGCTGCATTCTTTGCATTCCATGTAGCTGTTGCACCTTATGTTCCAAAAGTAGAAGGACGTCAAGCTATGGTAATGGATTTAGCAAAAGCTGCCTTTACTTCAGTAGCAGTTCAATTTGTACGTGGTGAAGAAATGAATACCGAGTACTTTATGACTTTGGCAGCAACCTTAGCTGGATTTGCTATATTCCATGAAGTAATTTATCCTCGTGTATTTTAAATAATAGAATTTAAATAAATAAAATTAATTAAATAAATTAATTTAATTTAAAAATCATTTCTATATTAATTAAATGGCTGGTGGATTATTACAGTTAGTAAGTTTTGGAATTCAAAATAGATATTTAACAGTGAATCCTGAAATAACTTTTTTTAAAATAGCATATCACAGACATACTCATTTTGGAAAAGAGAATGTATTATTAAATTATGATCAAACCCCAGATTTTAATAAAAATATATCTTTTACAGTACCAAATAATGGGGATATTTTATCAAATATAACTTTACATTTTAATTTTAGTTCATTTTATCCAAATTTAAATAGTTTATCAGATAATCTTAAAATTTTAAATCAAAATAAAATAAATTTAGAAAAAGAGGAATTACTTTTTTTAAAAGCTAATCGTGATAATTTAAATAAATATAGCAATATAATTTTTGGTGCTATTAAAATTATTGAAAAATATCAAAATACTATAAATATTTCTTTACCCTTAATTATAAATTTAATTTCATCATATCAAAAAAGTATAGTAAGTGATTTTAATAATATTAAAGATTTAATTAGTTCTAATATATTGGAAAAATCTAATATTTTTAAATTTGTTTTAGAAGATAATATATTTCAAACTATTGATGATTTAATAATTAAAAAAAATGAAATTAAAAAATACTTAATAACTAGAACACAAGTGTTAAATAATAGAATATTAACAAAAAATAAATTAATATATCAAATGGAAAACTACCCAATTTTATATAAATGGAAAAATAGACTGGCTAATTTATTAGTTGAACATGTAGAATTAGAAATAGATGGAGAAATAATTGATAGAATAACTAGTGAGGAAATTGATATATATTATCAGTGTCACTATTCTAATGATGAAAAAAATAAAATGTTAAAATTAATTGAAGGGAAAGCTTATCAGGATTTTGAATTATTTTTACCATTAAACTTTTGGTTTAAGGAATCTTATGGATTAGGAATACCCATAGTGTCTTTAAGGTATTCAACTATTAAATTTAATGTATCATTGAAACCAGTGGAAAATCTAATAGATATAATAATATTAGATGATGAATATGAAAAAATAAAAAAAATATCATTTGAAGTAGAAGGGTTATTATATGAAAAATATGAAGGTTATATTCAAATTGATAATAATTTATATGATGCAACTACTTTAAATTATAATAAAAATACAGAAACACTTACATTATCAAGTGAGTTTATATATAAAGATAATTTAATAGAAAATTTATATATAAATAGTGAAAGTGCAGATTTAATTTTAAATACTTTTGGTAGTATAAAAAATGATTTAAATTTATCATTAGATTTAAATGAATTTAAAAATTTTGTGAATAATATAAGTTCCTTAAATATAGCAGTTTTATCTTTAGAACTAAATTTAAATCGATTAGAATTAACAACAAATTATAATTTAGAAAATGCTGATTTATATTGTGAATATATTTATTTAGATCAAATAGAAAGAGAGAAATTTGCATCATCACGTTTAAATTACTTAATAAAATTACATAGTGTAAATACTTTTGAATTAGATAATACTTATTTTAATAAGAATTTAGAAATTGAAAACTATGTTACTGAAATGTATTGGACTCTTCAAAAAAAATCAGAATTAACAGGTACAAATTTTGAAAGTCCACAATATCAAAATTTATTAGGAAAAAATAATATTGAAAACTTTCAAATGACCTTAAATAATTATGGGTTATTTTTTAAAAAAAATTCACCTGAATATTTTCAATATATAACCTCTTTTAACCATTTAAATAGTAATTTTTTAAATAATATATTTTTTTATTCATTTTGTTTATATCCAGAACATGTACAACCATCAGGTGGTATTAGTTTTAATGATATAAATGGAAAACAATTTCAAATTAATTTAAAAAATTTAACTGTAGATGAAAATAATAAAGTAGTTTTTAAAATATTTTATAAAAAATTATCTATATTAACAATATCATCTGGTAAAGGAAAACTAGCATTTTTTAATTAATATTTTTAATATAGATATGTTTTAATATTTCAATATATTTATTAGTTTCTTTTAAATTATTAATATCTTCAGTTAATATATGTTTACATTTAGTAAAAAATTTAATAAAAAGAGTTATTTTTATTTTGTACTCTAAATCTAAAAAATCATCAATTGTAAATAATAAAATACTATTTTTTTTAAAAAATTTGTTTCCCAATAATTTTTTTATTAAAATAAACCGTTGTACAAGTTCATTTATATAATAATAATTATTCTTTTGTAAAATTAATTGTAAATGAAATCCATCTCCAAAATTACAATCATTAATTGCATTTAATTTAATTAATTTATCTTCCCAAAAATTAATTTGATCAATAATATGTTTATTAATAAATTTAGATGAAACTCTATTTTTATAATTAAATAATTTTCTCAAACTAGAAACTGTTAAACTTAATAATTTATCTTGTTGTATTAAAAATTTATAGCTTTTAGGATGAGTAATTTTAATAGATTTAAATAAACAACTAATTTGGAGGTCTATCAAATTATAATGATAAAACCTATAAAAATATTTTAAAAAATATAATAGTTTATTATCAATAATTAAATTTTCATTATTTTTTAATTTGGTAGATAATTGTGTTAAAAAAATTACTGGAAATTTAATTTTCTTAAAAAAAGATAGATCCATTAAATTATTTTATTTTTTATTTTTTCTACGTCTTTTTTTAATAGAATTTCTAATAAATAATGGGTTTAATTGATTACATTTTATACATTTTTTATTTACAGTATCCATAACTTCTTTACAAAATGGACAAATTAAGTTAGTTTCAATATTATCTTTTTTTAATTTGGATGTTTTAATTTTGGTGGGTTCAATAGTACTTTTATCTAATAGCATATCTTCCGTAAATTGAATGCTTTCTAAACATTTAATACAATATTTGTTATCTTTATAAATTGACCCCTGAATATATCCATCTATTTTATCTTCTAAATAAATATAACATTTACATTGATTACATTGTTCACATTGATTATTAAAAGGTGTTTGATTCATAGTATTACTATATATATAATTATAATTATTTTTTCAAATTTTTATAATTATAAGATAATACAATAATATTAAAAATAAATCTTGTTATTATTAATGTTTAATGAATACCCAAAATCTTTTATAAAGTCTGATTTAATAAAAATTACTCATGACAGATTATATGAATTATATGGTAAATGTGATAAAGTTAAACAAATTATAGCATATTATGATTTAATTTTAACCTTTCAAACACAACTAGAACTAAATAATTTATCTCAATATTTTTTAAATCAAATAAAAACCTTTAAAAGTATAACCAATCTTATTAGTTATTATTTTACCACTATTAAAGTTATAATGATTGAACTTAAGGTGAGAGATGATTTAGTTCTACAAAATGATCATTTACATAGAACTCATCTTCAAACTATTTTATTATATGCTAAAAAACATCAAATTAGTAATTAAAAAATATTGAAATTTAATTTAAAGGATAATTATATTATTTGTATCAATGTCAAAAACAAAGTATGATAAAGTATCTCAAAGAGAACATATATTATTACGTCCTGGGATGTATATTGGGTCTGTAAGTAAAAATACTGAGCCCATGTGGTTATATGAAGATAATAAGATGCAAAAAAAAGATATAACTTTTATACCTGGTCTTTATAAAATTTATGATGAAATTATTGTAAATGCACGTGATCATAGTATTAATGATAAAAGTTGTAATTCTATTGAGATTGAAGTAAATACTGATGAAGGATATTTTTCAGTTTATAATAATGGTGATGAAGGAATTCCAGTCAAAGAACATGAAACACATAAAACACTTATTCCTAGTATGATCTTTGGAGAATTACTAACTAGTTCAAATTATGATGATTCTAAAAAAAGAACTACAGGCGGAATGAATGGATTAGGTTCTAAATGTATTTCTTCAGATACAAATGTTTTAATTTGGAATAGTAAAATATCTAAAAAAGCAAAAGACATTCAAATAGGTGATATTTTAGTTGGTGATGATGGAAACAAAAGAAATGTTATTGATGTATCTTTTGGAAAAGGACAAATGTATAAAATTATTCAAAGTAAAGGTGAAAATTATAGTGTAAATAATAACCATACATTAACTTTAATGATGCCATTGCATAAGGTAATATCTAATAGTAATAATAAATTAAAATTATTATGGTGGGATAATGTATATAAAATTATTAAAAGTAAACCAATTGATGTACAAGAAAATAAAATATCAGATGATGAAATACTATTAAATTCAGTTTATCATGATAGAACAAAACATTATAGGAAAGTTCGTAAAGAATCACAAATTTATACTTTGGCAGAAATAGACCAATTAAATTTGTCAGATGAAATTAAAAAAGAAATTATAGATTTATGTAATACAATTCCTGATGAGAATGTTTTTGACATTAATATTCAAGATTATATGAACTTGGATAAAACGACTCAAACATATTTAATAGGAGTTTCTGGTAAATGTATAAATTATCCTTATAAAAGTGTGAATATAGACCCATATTTATTAGGATTATGGATTGGAGAAGATTGTTCCCATAATAGTAAAATTTATCTAAATAATAGAGTAAATTTAAATATGTATAAATTAAAATCTAAAGGTATTCCTGATGATTATTTATATAATAATAAATATATACGTGAATCTGTGTTGGCAGGAATTATTGATAAAAAAGGTTCAGTAGTTAGAAATGGAACAAAAATAATAATAGAACAAAAATTATCTAATAAAGAACTTATTAATGATATTATATATTTAGCACAATCACTTGGTTTTGTTTGTTCAACTGCGAATATAAATAAAACAATAACAACGACAGGAGTAACACATAGCGATAATATAAAAACAATTTATATTACTGGTAATTTAGCAAGTATACCAGTACTACGTGAAAAAAATAAATGTATAAATCCAACAAATTTTAATATTTTAGACAGTCCAGGATATATAACAGTAGAAAAAGATGGAATAGGTGATTATGTATCAATAACAGTTGATACTACAACAAATCAACGATTCTTAATTAATGATTTTACTGTAACACACAATTGTTCAAATGTATGGTCTAAAAAATTCGAGATTGAGGTACAAGATAAAACTAATAAAAAACATTTTCATCAAATATGGGAAGATAATATGTCAGTAGTAAATAAACCAAAAGTTACTAGTAAATCTACAAAGTCATTTGTAAAAGTTACATGTTATCCTGATTTAGAAAGATTTAAAATAAAAAGCTTAAAAAAACATTTACCCTTATTTGAAAAAAGAGCTTATGATTTAGCTTTAACAACTGAAAAAGTAAAAGTTAAATTTAATGGTTCACTGATAAATGTAAAAAATATGCAGGATTTTATGGATTTGTATTTTCCTGATACAGCTAAAATAGTAGATACAAGTAACCCACGAATGCATGTAGGTTGTATTTATCTACCAGATGTAGGTCATGAATCAATTAGTTATGTAAATGGAATATGTTCTTATCGTGGAGGAACTCATTGTAATTATATTGTTGATATGGTAGTAAAATCTTTAATTAATGATTATATTAAAAAGAAGGATAAAGATATTAAAATATCACCAGCACTAATTAAAGATAATTTAGTATTCTTTATTAATTCTGTAATTGATAATCCATCTTTTAGTTCCCAATCTAAAGAAACTTTAACAACTAAACCATCTGATTTTGGAACTGTTTATAAACTAAATAAAACATTTATGACTAAATTATCAAAATCAGGTATTATTAAACAGATTATTTCGTTAGCAAAATTTAAGGAGTCTGTTAAAATGACTAAAACAGATGGAAGAAAAACCACTGTAATTAGAGGAATTCCTAAACTAGAAGATGCTAATAAAGCAGGAACAAAAGATGCTCATAAATGTGGATTATATTTAGCAGAGGGAGATTCTGCTCTTTCTATGATTCTGTCAGGGTTATCAAGTAAAGATAGAAATTTTTATGGTGCCTTTCCGTTAAAAGGAAAATTATTAAATGTAAGAGAAGCATCAGTTAAACAAATTATGGGAAATGATGAGATATCAAACCTTAAAAAAATTTTAGGATTACGTAATGAATTTAAATATGAAATGGATGAAGAATTTAATACTTTAAGATATGGAAAAGTAATAATTTTATGTGATTCAGATGTAGATGGAAGTCATATTAAGGGACTAATTTTAAATATGTTTCATAGTATGTGGCCTAATCTTTTAAAAAGAGAAGGTTTTATTACAACTATGAACACTCCAATTGTTAAAGCAACAAAAGGAAAAGAAATATTAAAATTTTATAATTTAACTGATTATGATAATTGGAGAAATGATAATAATACAAAAGGATATTATATTAAATATTACAAAGGATTAGGAACATCTGATTCTAAAGAAGCTAAAGAATATTTTCAAGATATAGAGGGTTCTTTAATTGATTATACCTGGGACACTAATAAAAGTAAAACTAAAGGTAAAACAGTATCAGATGATGCAATTGAACTAGCCTTTAGTAAAGAATTAGCTGATAAAAGAAAAGAGTGGTTAATTAATTATGATAAAAATTTAACAATTAATAGTAATGATAGACAAATTCCTGTTCCAGATTTTATTAATAAAGATTTAATACATTTTAGTAATGATGATACACAAAGAAGTATTCCATCTTTAGTTGATGGATTTAAACCTTCTCAAAGAAAAATTTTTTATGGAGCAAATTTAAGAGGATTAGAAAAAGATCAAGTAAAAGTAGCTCAATTAGCAGGTTTTGTATCTGACCGGGTAGCTTATCATCACGGTGAGGCAAGTTTAATGGGAGCAATAATTGGAATGGCACAAAATTTTGTTGGAAGTAATAATGTAAATTTACTAGAACCAAAAGGACAATTTGGAAGTCGAGTAATGGGAGGTAAAGATTCTGCCAGCCCACGTTATATTTGGACCAAACTTGAAAAAGTGGCAGGATTAATATTTAGAAAAGAAGATAATCCAATTTTAAATTATATTAATGATGATGGATTAATGGTTGAACCTGAATTTTATCTTCCTATTATTCCTATGATTTTAGTAAATGGAGCAACAGGCATTGGTACTGGTTTCTCCACCTCAATCCCTTGTTACCATCCACAAGAATTAATTGAAGTTCTTAAAAAATTAATTAAGGGAGAAAAATATAAAAAAATTCATCCTTATTATCACAAATTTGAAGGAAAACTTAAAAAATTAGATACAACATCCTACCAAGTATCAGGAACTTATCATATTGATAAGAAAAATAATATTGTAGTAGAGGAACTTCCTGTAGGTGAATGGACTACTAATTATAAACAATTTTTAGAAAAAATGTTAGATACTGACACAAATTTTACAAATTATGATAATAATTCAACTGATGAAAAAATTTTAATTACACTTAAATTCAAAAATATACCAACTAAATTAGATGAAAAACTTAAAATGAATAAAAAAATTAATTTGACTAATTTACATGCTTATACTGAAAAAGGTCATATCCAAAAATTTAAAAATATTGATGAAATTATAAATAACTTTTATTATGTTAGACTTGAAGGATATTATAACAGGAAAAAATATTTACTTGAAATTTATAAACATCAAATGGATATTATGAAATATAAAGTTAAATTTATTAAAGAAATTATTAATAAAACACTTATTATTAATAATAAAAAGAAACTAATAATTGAACAAGATTTAGAAACTAAAAAATATCCAAAAATGGGTAAAAATCTAAAAGATGAAATAAATTATGACTATTTACTTGGAATGAATCTATATAGTTTAACTAAAGAAAAAATTGAAGAATTAGAAAAACAGAAAATAGAAAAAGAAGAAATTTACACAAATTTAAAAAATAAAACACCAGAAGAATTATGGGAAGATGATTTAGAAGAATTAAACTCTTATTTTGAAAAAAATTATTAATTTAATTAAATACACTATAGTAATTATATTATAATGTTAAATGATGTTAATAAAAATAGTAATATTCAAAACATATTTAGACCGGATAATTCAAACTATAAATTAACAGAGAAAAGTGTGTTACTTAATGTTGATTCCTCATGGAGAGAAAAACAACCAAAAAATATATTACAGGGGTTAAATATAATGGTAACTAATTTAATACTAGTAAAAGATTCAAATATTTTAAAAATTAATTTTAATAACACTAACTTAATAAAAAGTGGAGATAAAATTATAATAAAAAATATAAAAGCAAGAAGTGAAATTATTTCTCAAGCTTTATATTTTATTCAAAATTATGAATATGCATTAATTAATATACCTAATCATGGGTTTACAATAGATTTTAATAAATATTATTCCCCAAATAAAATAGAAATTTCAACTATAGATTATGATGATGCAAAAATAAGTAATATTCCAATAAATAGTTTAATAACTAAACATCAAATTTATTTAATTGAACAATTAAACTTACCTCAAGAGTTTATTGATAATATAGATATAACTTATGATGAATTAAAAACTAATTTTATAGCTATTAAACTACTATTTCCATATATCAGCTATAATATATATGATGTTATTCCTAATTTAACCGAAATTAATTTTACTGAAATTGCAGGAATACCTACAGGATATTTTAATGCTGATTTTCCTGTATCATTTAATCAGCGTCAAGGTAATTATTTAGTAAATACTAATTCATCTAAATGGATAGAAGTTATTCTTCCATTTAAATCATATAAGGATAATATTATTAGAGGTAATATATTAATTGATAAAATAATATCAGAATATGAGGGTTATCCTGAAATATCTAATTATACCTTAAAACTACCAAAACATTTAACAAATATTTCAAAAATAGAACTTGTTAGCACAGAAATTCCAAGTAATTTTAATAATATATCTAGTTCTAATAATTTATTATATTGGCAAAATTTAGATGATGGAAAAACTATCTATAATGTTAAAGTTCCAGAAGGTAACTATTCTATTCATAGTTTAATTCAAAAATTAACAGAACTAATTAATTCTACCCCACGTAAAACTAATACTACAATCATACCTAATAATTTTTTTGAAATAACTGTAAATACAAGTTCTCAAGAAATAATTTTCAAAAGTTTTAGAGAAGATTACTTATCTAATGCAATTAGTATTGATAAAATTATAGTAGAAGGGAAAGAAAGAAATGTATTAGAAATAATTCATAATGATAATAATGTTGATGTTGGTGATATTATTACAATTTCTAATTCTACTGCTATATCATATATTCCTGCGGAAATTATTAATAGAAAACACCAAGTTATAAACGTAAATAAAACAAATAATAGTTATCAAGTAATTCTTCCTACTTTTAATCAAACAGAAATAAGAGGTTCAATTGGTAATGATAATGTTGGATTAGATATAAGGTCTGCTTATACATCATCTGGTGCTGGAGGTGAAGAAATTAAAATAATAACCAAAAGTTTTTCTAGATTATTATTTAATAAAAGTAATACCTTAGGAACTATATTAGGATTTAGAGATGTAGAATTACCAAATGCCATTACTGAATTTAAATCTGAACTTTCTAATAAAGATAATTATGCAAATGAGGATGGGTTTAATTTAAATGTTGTAGGGAATTCTAGAAATGATAATAGATTATTTAATTTTACATCAGATGTTAGATATTTATTATTATATATTAATGATTATGAAGAAATAATTACAAACACTAATGCAAGTAACTGTTTCGCTAAAATACAAGTAGATAATAAAAATTCTTATAAATTAGAAGGTAACAATTTAAATTATATGATTAATACATTTGTATCATACCCTATAATATTCACTAAACCTATTCCTAATTTATCTCAATTACAAATTAAATTAACTTATCCTGATGGGTCTCTTGTTAATTTTGGTAATATTGAACATTCTTTCACTCTAAAAATAACTGAAAATATATTTATAAATAATCCAATTTAATTTGAAATTTATTATAAGATAATCTTATATATATATTTAATCTAAATATATATATATATGGCACAAAATACAAAATCTAATGTTCTAATTATTGGTATAATTGTATTTGTATTAATTTTTGGATTGGGAATTGGTACATATATTTTTTTTATGAATGATGATACTGAAGAAACAACACAAGAAAATACATCTAATTCTACTACCAATGAAACCGATAATACAGATGAATTAGATGAACCAGATGAACCAGATGAATTAGATGAAGCATCTACAACTAACACACCAGGGACAAATTCATCTACAGGGTCAAATTCTACTAATGAAACCGTTGAAGTTGAACCATCCACAACTAACACACCAACAGGAACAAATACAAATACAAATACAACAACCGAGTCTAATTATACTAATACATCAGGAACTAATGAAATAACTGTAGAAACAGTAGAAACAAAATCAAATTTAATAAATAAAATAAGTATTGAAAAAAATGGTACATTAAATTTTTCAGGAATAACTTTAATAGATAAGAATAATAATTACATAACTAATTATATTAAACCAAATACAATAGATGTATCAAGTATATATGGTCAATGGAATTATGATCAATGGCATGAAGGTCATGGTAGGTTAGTGTTCAAAAATAATGAAACAAATCTAGAACCAAAACCTCATACAAGTGTGGGTGACCCCCATCAGGCGAATACTGCTTTTCATAGTGGAGAACGGTCAATGGATGAATTTGTATCAATAGAAGTTGAAGGAACTAAATTAAGTAATTTAAAATATATAGCATTAACAGGACGGTCTCATGCAGAAAACAGATCTAATAATATAAATATAATTTTATCTTATATTGATACTGATAATACACCAAAAGAATATATTATAAATACAGGCGAAGGTTATTCAACAGCAAATCCTACAAAAATTTTTGAAATTGATCCTTTATTAACTAATCAAGCAACAGTAGTGAGTGATATGGGCCAGGCTGATTTTAATATGATTGAAAATTTTACCAATACTTTATTTAGATCTAATAAATATTCCTCTTATGAAACAGCTTTTAAAAGATGGAAATTATCAACTTCTTCTTTCTCATGAAAAGTCTAACTTTTGGACTAGCATTGGCAATAATCTTATTTCTAATTTTAGGACAATATTTACGTTTAGCATAATAAATTGATAAATGATATTCATCATCAACTAAAAGTGTCATTGGATGATGATCTTCAATACAACCAGATTCATTTGAAAACGCTACATTTTCAATAGTATAACCCCTAAGAGGAGGAATCTTAAAAATTGATTCACAACACCTGATACAGCATCTAGAGTCAGCCAATTTCATTCGTTTAGAAAAACGAACAACAAGAAGTTTAACCTTAACTAATTTTTTTTTACGTCTAAGTGGTGGAAGGTTATTAATAGCATCGACTTCTGCGTGAATTGATCTATTTGAACGAATATGATTATACCCAAATGAATAAACCTTGACAGCTTTTCCTGTAGTAGTATAAATCATAGCGAAATGACAAAAATTGAGACCCATATATTTAAGCATGGAGTATGCATAATCTGTGATAAGAGACAAAGCTTTATCTGAAACACTACACTCTGCAACAGCAATTCGCATTATTAAATAATTATGTTGATTTATGTATATATTAATACTGTATAACAATAATAATTTCAATTTTTATTATAATAAAACTTGAATTTATAATAATATAAAAAGTAAGGTATAATATAATTAATGGCATTTTCTAAAGAGACAAAAGAGAAAATAAATGATTTAATATTTGAGAATTATAATTTTGATGAGAAAAATGAAAATATTATAATTTATGGATTAGAAGAATATTGTGAGGAATATTTCATAAGAAAATTATTAGAAAAAATATATGGAGAAATATCAATAATTAAAGAAAATTATGAGCTGGAAAATTATAATAAAACAATAATAGAAATAAAAAAAAGTGATAATCATATTGAATTTAATCCTTTAAATTCTGGATCAGATAGGTATGCATTAAGTAGTTTAATGGATGATTTTGGTTCAAATCCAATGATAAATATGGTAATAAAAGGTACAAAAAATAATAAAAGAACGATTATAATAAATAAAATAGATTATTTAAATTATTATTGTCAAGCATCTTTACGAAGAAATATGGAAAAATATTCTCATGTAACCAATTTTATACTAATTTGTCAAAATTTATCAAAAATAACAGAACCAATTAGATCAAGATGTAGTTTAATAACAATGGAGAATTTTAATAAAAATAAAATATTAAAACAAGTATTACCTAATTTTGAAGAAGATGACACAGATAATTTAAGTGAATTAATATTATCTAATGAGTTAAAAAGATTAAATTTAGGAGAGGTAAAAAATTTAAAAAATTATATAAATAGAATATTTAATTTACATAAATTATGTTTTAATGACGAATTAATAAGAAAATTAAAATTATTAATATATAATATTTATATATCTAATTATAATTTAGATGATATTTTAATAGAGTTAAATAATTATATAATGAAATTAGACATTAAAATAGATTTAAAATATTTAATATTAAAAGAAATTTTAAAAACAAATCATAATTTAAATTTAGGAAAAAGATATTTAATTCATTTTGAAAATCTATTTATAAAAATTTTTCATATATTAACAATAAATAAAATTATAATTTAAGTTAATGAGTGAAATAAGTTCTAGAGTTATAACTTTATTTGAATATTTTTATAATAATTCTAATATTGATAATTTTAGGTTACACCCAATCAGTTTAAATAAAATATCTATTGAACATATAAAATTATATAAGGAAGAAAATATAAAAAATATTTTAGAAGAATTTAAAAAAGGAAAATTTAGATTAGAAAGTTTTAAAAATAATAATTTAAAATTAATTCGGTATGATAATTCATTCCCTGTTATGGTTAAAATATCACCTTATAAAAATATAAAAAATTTAAATGATTTTACTTTAGAGCCAAATCGTGATTCATTTTTTTCATATTTATTTAGTGAAAAAATATTAGATAATAAACTTAATTTTATAGAGTTACCAATAATAAATTTTGATGTAAAATTTACAGAACTAGAAAGTATTATAAATAGTTATCCTGAATTTGAAATTTACACTGAATTAATTCGTGATAAAAAAATAAGTGAAATAATGAGTGTTAGAATTAGGGAAAGATTTTTTAAATCATTAAGTTTAGAAACGCATTTAGAAAAAGATAAATGTGATATTAAGGATATTTTAATTCAAGTATGTTTAGCATTAGCTCAAATTACCAATTTTTATCCTAAATTTAAACATAATAATTTAATATTAGATTCTATTAATATTTATTTTAAAAAAGATAAAGGAAAATTAAAAAGTTTTAATATAGGTAATAATACTATTGAATATATTAGTCCTGGTTATGAATTAAAAATAGGTTCTTTTGAAAAATCAAGTTTAGAACCTATAATTAGTCCATTAACTGATGGAACTAAGAAGTCTGATTTACAATTTTTTGTATCATATTTACTAAATTCAAAATATTTTAATAAACTTCCGTGTGATAAAGAAACCTTAGAAATAATTAAAAAAATCTCCAATAAGAATAATAAGATGGATAATGTTAAACCCATTTCACCAGAAACAATATTAAAACAATTAAACCCTACCAAAATTACTGATAAAAGATATATGACTAAAACTGTAAATACATCTAATACTATTGGTCATGATTATTATTTAGGTAAAATTAATACTGTTAAGGTTAAAGGAAAACTAAATAAAAATTTTGGAAAAGTTGATTTTATGGATAGTGATACACCAAAAAAAATAAAAAGAAATTATAAGATTACTTCTAAAACACAAAAAGGTGGAAATCCGGTATTTAAACCTTCATCTATAAATGTACCTAATAATCCAAATATATCAAATGATCAGCGATTATCATATAAAAAACTTCAAGCTGATAAACCTCCTATTAGAGAACCTCCTGTGTTGGCAGAACAAAAGATATATCAACCCATGTCAAAACCTCCAATGAAACCAAATCCCGCCATGTATCCTCCTTTACATATACCTGTTGAAAATAATACTTTTCAGGTACCATTACCTTACCAGTATGAAGTAAATAAAATGCCCATTCAAAATATTTATAATATTTCAATGGCTGACCCTCGTGGTGATCATTCTAGATTGGCTAGAATTTATGAAAATATGGTACCAGGTAATCAGTTTGGTTTAACATCTACAAGCATAAGAGAAAGAAAAGATTCATCTGACTACATAAAAAGTATAATGGTTAATATGAATGATGGAAAAGATGTATCTTTATCTGGTGGTGAGGGTTCTTTATTAGAACATATACAATTAATGGAAGTGAACCCGTATCATTATACAAACCCTTATGATGATTTACCAAAAGGTGATTTCTTATTATATACAACCGCATATCCAATTAGATATGATAATGATAAAGAAAGAATTAAATTAGCAAAAAATAGTACGGGTTTAAATATGAGAATGTATGGATTAACTAATGAGGAATATCGGTCTCATCATAGTGGTCATGGAATTTCATCTTCTTCTCAATATAATCCTTGGATAGAACTAGAATATTATAAAAAAATTAATGAAATAGTTAAAAATAATAAAGTAACACCAAATTTAGTAAGTATGCATTTTTGGGTAATAGATACACAATCTCGTATTAAATATGATGAAATAAAGAAAATAAAAAATAAGAAAATAATAACAGATAAAATAATAAAACAATATTCTGAAGTAAATCAAGTATATAGAAAATTAATTCAAGATCGATTAAAATTATTAGTAACTAATAGTGAAGATATGAAAAAATACAATGACTTAAAATTAGATGAGTATTTAAGAAATAAAATACCTAGTAAAGAAATTGATACTGATGAAATAAAAAGAACTTTTGCTGGTATATTAAATTTAAATTATGATAATGATCAAACTAAAATAAATATTAATAATTTTATAGAAGCTTTAAAAAGAGAAAATATAGAGACTTTAACAAATGATTCTAAAGTAAGTTTAGGTATACTTACTGAATCACCAACTCATACATTTGTACGATGGGCTAGTCCTATTTATAATGGAAGTGGATCATTAAAAACCATGACACAAACTGGTTATCACGAATCCAAAGTATATGAATCAATTTTATTCCAATTTATTTATGGAATGGCAGTATTACAAGAAAATAATATAGCTTTTACTAATAATTTTGATCCTTTATATAACTTATTTATAAAAGATATTTATATGGATGATAGAGAAACAAAACATTGGCGGTTTATAGTGGATGGAATAACATATTATGTACCTAATTATGGTTATATAGCCATGATTGATTCATTTTATGGAAGTAAAAATTCAGATACCAGCAAACCATTTATAAATTTAAATGCCTCTCAACAAGATACTTTTGAAAATTTAAAACAATTTATTGATCCTAATTTCTATCAAACTACCTGGAGAGAAAAAGGTGGTCATCCTGTACCACAAGAATTTTTACAATTACTTACAAAATTAAATGCTCTTACTTCTACAAATATTAAAGATTATTTAAAAGTATTTACAGGTTTATTAAATAATAGAATAGGAACTAAAGTTACTGTAACTGATATGAATACAATAGATATAACAAGATTTCCTAGAAGTATAAAACCTGGTAGTTTAGTAGCAAGAAAAGTAAATACTGGATATGTATGGGTGTTAGTTTTAGCTAAAGATACTGTAAACTCAACACAAATTATTTCCAAATATATAGTACAAACTGATAGAAATCATAAACCTGAATTATTACCTTCATCTCAATTATTTATAAGTAATGATACAATTGAACCAACTACTCAAAAAGGTGTGAAGTATGATAGATACAATATGATAGAAATGTATGAAATATAGAGAAATAAATATTTATTAAAAATATAAAAAATTACCTAAGTTAGTATAATGAATTCTAACTTTAGTAATATAAATAATCCAAAAAAAATGTTTGATTTTGACCAATTACCACAAGCATATTTAGCAGAAAATAAAATGGCTTCCAAATTAAGAAATAAATTATTAGCTAAAAATTTAGTTCATGAAAAATCATGTGATTCTGCTACATTATCCCAAATATTTTATTCTGATCAAAATATAGAATTAATTAATAAACAAATTATTTTAACAATTTTTAAAAAAACTAATGGTAAAATACGAATTCCTAATCAATCTTATAATGATTTAAAAGTAGTTATGAGATGGGTATATATTAATTATGCTAGAAATTTACCTTTTAAAATCAAAGAACAAATTATTAATTTAAATAATTATGTAGTTTGTGAATTAGTTCCTAACTTAATAAGTGCATCCAATCAATATTTAGATTATTTAAGAGATATTGAAAAACCACTTGAACCATTACCACCTCCTGTTAATGTAAGTAAAGATAGAACACTCCCATCAATATCTGAAATTTATCATAGTGAAATAAGATAAGTAAATATAATATATAATATATAAATTATTTTTATATATTATAAAATTTTAAGTTTTAAATTTTAAGTTTTAAGCAGATTTAGATTGTAATCTAAAGACGAATAGAACACCTTTGCTTGCAACTAAACTGTTTCCATCAGTGTCTTGGAGTGTTAAAACTTCGGTATCTCCAAGTACCGTCATAGGTTGTTTTGCACCTTTAGGCATGTGGTAGGAAGTTGCTCCCATTGGGTCATATCTAAATACAGTCTTGCCTGATTCATCATGATTTACTACAATAGCTTCAGAACCAATAAGTAAGTTTTGGTTTGATTTATCATCACCTACAGATGTAGTTTTAGCACATACAACAGAAATAAGGTTTACATTTTTGGCAGAACTTTTTTGAGTTGATATATTGTCAGATAAAGAGATAGATGTGCTTACTTCAATTGGGCTGGTATTAACACGTTCAAACCCGGATAAAGCAGAAGGTAAAGCAATCATTTTAATAGGGTCGCTGTAATGTGATAAGTTAAGGTTATGGTGGCGGCGGTCTACAAAGAAAGTTAATATTTCCCGTGTATCAATAACTTGCGTGTTTTTCATTACTAAGCTGCCATTTTCAAATAATATTTGAGATTGTTGTAAGGCATCTTCTAGTTTAATTTTATCACTTCGTACATGAACATTGCTGGTAAGGGCTCCAGGAGTGGGTATACCAGATGTTAAATATTGTCTACTGAATTGAGGTAATCTTAAGTTAAGCATACTAATTTTAGATACTACAGGGTTAGCAGTTTGGAAATAAGGATTCATGCTGTTGCTGGCAATATTGCTGGTAGGAACTGAAAACACTAAAGTAGGATGGAAGGAGAATGCAGCAAATAATCTTTTAATTATAGTACCATCATAACGTCCATATACTGAATCAGGTGTGTCATATTTATTTAGTCTGCACATATCAATAGCTCTCATCAAATCAAGTTGGTCACATTCATAATATTGTCCATTTCTCAGACCTAATACAGATTGCCATAATTGTTTTTGTAAATGAACACGGTTTTTAAGATCCTTAATAGGAGACCGTGAATCACATACAATATCATTAGGGTCAGTTACTAAATTATAGAACAATTCATAATCGGGGCGTGTCCGGAAAGCTTCTTTATTATAACGGGAAGCTACAATGTTAGCAAGGTTAGAATATAAGAAATGTTGTTCAAGTATATCAATTTTATGTAAGAAAAGAGCTACAATGACAGGGTGTACGTGGCATGCTAAATTATGACCATTTTCGGGGGAGAAACGTCCATTAACAGCTACTTCACTACAAGATTGATAAGCTAAGGATTGAAGAATTACTTGAGAATGTAAAGGTTTAGTTTCTTCTCTTAATTGGAGAATATCTTGAAGATCACGATAATCAGCATCATTTACTTTCATACCAAACCCTTTAGTATCAATAGTAATATCTCCAAGTACTTTGCTCATATTAGTAGTTACTTTAGGTACATCAGATCTTTGAGCTCCTACTAATTCTTGTTCTAAAATACGGGTGAATGCAATTTTTTCAGCGGTAGATAATTCATATTTATCAGCATATTTGGTAGCTTTGGCTAAAAGTTGAGAGAAAGGTTGGTTAGTTATTCCGTGTCTTTCTAAAATTTTTTGTGCGAAGGCTTTGGCACGTTTTTCTATTTTTTCAAATGCTTCCATATAGGCTAATTGAATTTGTTCAACTAATTCAGCATCATCCATCTTAGAACGTAATCTCATAAATTCCTGTTTATCTACAACAGGTTTAGAAAGAAGACGTGCTACTTCGGCGTCCACACGGCTAGATTTGCCAGGGACCATAGGTTTACGTTGGGTATTTTTACCGTCCATATGATATATAAGACTAGAGATTTTATTTTTAAAATAAAATTGATTTTTATTTAATTAAACCTGTACTATTAAATATAATTAATGTTTTTAGATAAATATCATCCTAAAAGTTTTAATGAATTTATTGGTAATAAAATTAAAATTAAAAATATAATTGATTGGTTACAAAATTTTAAAAATAATTTAAATTCAAGTTTATTAATTTCAGGTAAACATGGTATAGGCAAATCAACAATAATATCTTTATTAAAAACCAAATTTAATCTAGATATTATTGAATATAATCAATCTGAATTGCGTGATTATAAAAATAATAATTTAAATTTATTTTTCCCTCGGAAAACTAATTTTGAAGAGGTAATTTTAGGTAAAACAAATAAAAAAATAATGATTTTTAACGAAATTGAATTAATAACTATACCAAGTGAAAAAAATTTTATTATTAAATTACTTAAGAAAAATCATAAAGAAAAAATAATTCCCATCATATTACTTAATAATAATAAACATTGTAAAATTTTAAATGAAATTAAAAAAAATTTATATATTGTTTCACTATTAACACCATCCATTTTAGAAATTAAACCTTTAGTTAAAAAAATATGTTTAGAAGAAAAAATTAATTTAGAATCTAAATATTATAAAGGATTAATTCAATTTTGTAATAATGATATTCGCAAAATAATTTTAACTTTAGAAGATTTTAAAGATATTTTTAAAACTAAATTAATTAATAAAATTAATTTGAAAGAATATTTTGAAAATAATAATCAAAAACAAGAAGAAATAGGACTTTATCATTCTGTTAGTAAATTATTAAATTTACCTCTTTCATTTGAAAAAATAATAACTTTATATCAATTAGAGAAAATTTTATTACCTTTAACATTTTTGGAAAATATACCATTAAAAGATATAACTTTAGAGAAATATTCTAATATTTTAGATTCATTTTCAACTGGTGATTTAATAGAAACAAGTATATATACTGATCAAAATTGGTATTTACAAAATTTACATACTTTTAGTACTTGTATTTACCCAAATTTTTTGGTTGAAAAAACACCAGAAAATATGATATTAGAAAATCAATTAATTTTTACTAATGATTTAAATAAAACTTCTTTAAAAAACATTAATAAAAAAAATATAGAAGAAATTAAATCAAATATAAACGGAATAAGTTATGATGAAATTATTAGTTTGGCTCAAATTATAACACAAATAATTAAACAAAATAAATATGAGTTAATAAAAGATTTAAATATTTCTAATAGATTAGTTGAATTACTTGTTAAAATAAATAAATTTGAATATGATTCAACAAAAATGTGTAAAAAAAAAATAGAATCTATTTTAGGATACAAGTAAAATATAAATTAATATGATTCTACAATATTTTCAATTGAAATTAGTTGATAATTATTATTAGAATTATTTAAAATAATTATGGGATTTTCTAATAAAATATTAAAAAAAGTTTTTAAATAATCAGGTGTTACTATATTGTTTAATGAAATAATATCTTCTGATAAAATTTGATAATAAATTTCATCATTTTTATTATTAAAGTTTTGATATTTAACTTTTAATTCTTTTATTTTATTATTTTTTTCACTAAATTTTTTATTCACTCCTGGTATAATATTTGCCCAATAAAATAATTCCTTTTTTAAATTTATCATTCCTATAAAATGAAATGTTACTACATGTTTTAATTCATTATCCTTTATAATTGACAATTTATTAAATTCTTGTTGATTAAATCTTACTTGATATTTACTGAAATCTATTTTATTAAAATCCATTAAATAATATGATAATTTTTATTATTTAATTAATTGTTTAAAATATCCACATACTATGTACTATTCTCCATTTTCACCACGCGAAGAGACATATCTTAAATCATCTTCAGTTACACATACACATCCACCACCATCGCCATTATTACACATTAGATTTGTTCCAATATGTTCTGTATCATCATTAGTTAAGTGAGGTACTGGCCATTGGGAATGTTTACAGCATGATCGTGAACAGGTGTTTTGATCCATTTTTACAATATTAGTATTTTCTGTAAGTGATGCCATCTTTTCTTTTAATGTTGGCATAACATATAAATAAAATAATAATAAACCAGCTATGACTCCTACTAAAAATAAATCAGTACGATAAAGTTTCATATAATGTATCTTAGATTATATTTAAATTTTAAATAACTTAAGATAATTATTTTTTCTATTATCATTTAATCATGGCCTTATTAAATGATAATCGTGAAATTATCTTAAATTATTTAACTAAAAAATTATACCCTTTAATTTATGAAGGTATTGAATCTATTTATCAGGAAGCAGCACAATTTTCAAAAAATGAACCTAAAAGTGTATTAAAAAACTTTCAAATTTTCTTAAAAAAAATTCCAAATTGGTCAAAACAAATTATTGAACAAGAAAAAAGACGTATTATGGTTAAAATTAAAAATCCTGAATTAATTGAAATGTTAATAAAATCATATCTTAAATTAACACTTGTTCAATTAACAGGTCATAGTCGTAAATTAATAATTAAATTTATTGACTTGGATGAAATAAATATAAATAAATTTATTCATGGTATTTATAAAAGTATTGCTAGGGAACTATATTCTAACCCATTTTTATTTTATGACAAACTTCCACCAATTGAACTTAAAAAACATCAAAATATGGTTTTAGAAATTATTAAAGATAAAATTAAAGAAGTTATTATAGATATGTTACCCTGGGAAGAAATCACATTTAGAATTTTAGAAAGTGCAGAAGAAGATTTAAGTGGCTTAAATAATTATATATCTCCTGGTATTAAACAAACCACACAAACCACACAACCAAATATACAAAATACAATAAATACTCAACCTAACACACAATTAAATACACCACCTATACAACAACCACTAAAACCACAAAATTCACAAAATCCAATAAATGCATTAAGTGGAATAACTAATTTGCTTGGAACTCCTACATCTCCAACTAAACAACTTAACCCACAACAAGGAGGATACGATAACATAAATATTAATTCACCTCAATTTATTAACAGTGATGATTTAGCATCACGTGAAAAAGATATTTTAAGTATTATAAATAAAGCTACAAAAAAAACAGAGAACAATGAGAAACAAGAGAAACACACTAACCAAGATGAACATAAATTAGATAAAACATTAAATAATTTAGAGGAGTTTAATAAAAATAAAGATATAAAAGAAGGGGAAGAAGTTGATGGCGAACCTGTAGGAGATAACATAAATGAAAAAGAAAAAACCAATAAAGATTTTAAAGATCTAAAAGATAAGACACAAGAAAAAGATGGTGTGAGAGAAGAAAAAATAATTAATTTGGGAACTAAACCTAAACCAATATCAAATGAAACCTCAAGTATAAAAAATGTGATAAAAAGTTTAGATAGTGATACTTCAATATCTCATATTCCTGAATCAGAGGATGGATTTTCGGGGTATGCTGATATATTTACAAATAAACATTTAAGTTCAGAGGATAAAACTAAAAAATTAGGTAAAAATAAATTTTTTGCTAATTATTTAAAAGTTTAAAAGTGTAAAAAAATAAACTTTTTTATATTAATGGACGACAGTCTAGTAATATATTCAAGTGTATTTGTGTTAGTATTATTTATTATATTATATAAACTATTACAACAAAAAATTTATATTGCATTAGGGATACCAATTATATTATTAATTATTTATTTTTTATTGATAATACCTAATTCATCACATATAGAAGAATCAATGGATATATTGACAGATATGCCTATATTTTAATAAAAAATATAAACCTTTATAATGTCCAAAGACGTTGGTTTTGGTGCGAGTAGATTAAGATTTAAAAAATTTGATTTAAATGAAATGTGTGAACATGCAACAATTGCTTTAATTGCAAAACGTGCGTCTGGTAAAAGTGTATTAGTAAAAGAAATTATGAAGAAAAATGCGAGTATTCCTTCATCAGTAGTAATATGTAAAACAGAAAAATTAAATCGGTCATATGGTAAAAATATACCTGATTCTTATATATATTATGATTTTGATGCAGATATATTAGATAGAATTTTTTCAAGACAAAAAAGATTAATTGCAGATAATGAAAAAAGACAAGCTAAGAAAAAAACACTAAAAGATGATCGAGTAATGTTAATAATGGATGATTGTATGTCTGATAAAAAATGGGTAAAAGATCCAACCGTATTAGAATTATTTTTTAATGGTAGACATTATCATATTTCATTTATTCTAACAATGCAATATTCTAAAGGTATTCCACCAGGAATGCGGAGTAACTTAGATTATATCTTTTTATTAGCAGAAGATTTTTATTCTAGACGTAAAAGTTTATATGAAGATTATGCAGGAATGTTTCCCAGTTTTGATGTATTCCAACAGGTTTTTACAGAACTAACTGATAATTATGGTTGTATGGTTATAAATAATCGTGTTCATTCTAAAAATATAGAAGATAAAGTATTTTGGTATAAGGCTAATGTAGAAGATGATTTTCATATGGGTGGAAAACACTATAATAAATTTCATGATAAATTTTATGATCCAAAATGGGATAAAAAAATTCCCTTATTTAATTTTAATAAATCAAAGACACGTAAGAATAAACTAAATTTAATTGTTGAAAAAGAAAAATAATTTTAACTTAAATAAATATATTATTATATAATAATGTCTAATACATCAAAAACAGATTATCTAAATGTTGATCCTGAAATGTCAGGACAAAAATATGTATGTTTATCTTTTTTAACACCTACTAAAGAAGACCAAACTAGTCTAACAGGCATAAAAGTCAGAGGAGTGTTTGATGATTATGAAGATGCTTGTAAAAAAGCAAAAAACCTTCAAGAAATGGATCCTGCTTTTAATGTATTTGTAGGTGAAGTAGGTAAGTGGTTGCCATTTAATCCTGATCCTGATTCTAAATATGTAAAGAATTCTGAATATGCTGACGGTGAACTTAATAATATTATGAAAAATTACTTGGTTAACCAAGAAAAAGCTAAAATTTTTCATGAAAAACGAAAACATGAAACTTCACGTAAAATGTTAGAAGAAGACATTGCTAAATTAAATACACATTATAATAAAACACAAACCCAATTAAAAAAGACAGAAGGCTCTATGAAAGAAACTTTAGAATCTAGAATGAAAACATTAAATGCTAGAATTAAAGAAACTGAACTTAAAATTAAAAAACATACAAATGAAGAAAATAAATATAATGATGAAATAAAAAAATTAGATAATTCAAGTGGTCCCTCACAAATGAATTTAGAACCTCCACGTAATTTAGATGTATAGAGATATTTAGAGATGGTTAAATATGTTTGAATGTTTGAATGTTTGAATGTTTGAATGTTTGAATGTTTGAATATTAAAAATAAATTGTAAAATTATATAATAATGACCTCATTAATATATAATTTTTCTGTAGTAATATTACTATTAGGATTAATTTTAATGGTTTATTATACCACTAAAATTTACTATGAAAAAGATACTAATTTAATAATAAAAGAACCTCCATCTATATATGATTCATATGTATACCAAGAGAGACCTTATACATTATTTAAAAATATGTTTAATAATTTAGGTCCTTGGATAGGAAGAGTACCAAATTATTTAGATGAAACAGCGGATGATGTAATAAAAATTAAACAAATGACAAGTTTAACTGATCAAATTAATTAAAAATATAATAAATAATATAAATTATATATTATTTATTAAGTTTATTTAAAGGAGCTGTAAAATTCCCAATTAAGTTTATTACAAATTCTTTTCCATATAATATCTTGTTCTCTAAGAACATCTTGAGATTTGAGTAAAGGAAATGATGATAGTAATTTATCTTCCTCTAATAATTCACATAATTTATGAAGAATATATGGGTATGATAACATGTTTTTTCTATTTTTAGGTTTAACAATAGCCCATATGTCTTCAATCATATCAAACATAAAAAGTAATTTTTTTTCTAAAGTGTGTGAAATTTTAGGTGCTGGTATATTATTTAATTTATTAATAATAAAGGTAACATTATCATAATATTTAGTTAATTTTAATTTTCTAAGAATTTCTCTAATAATTGTTCTGTTGAGTGCAGAATATTCTGTAATTCTTTTTTTATTTAATTCTTTAATAATTTCTAAATATACCCAATCTTCAATATCAGCATTTTCTTTTGCTTGAAATTGATTTAACCATTCTTTAAACCTTCCAGAACGGTGATAACAAGATATATCTTTTATAATAAAATCATCATCAATTATCATATCTGTCATATCTCCACATTCTTCACATATAAAACTACCTTCTGAAGGATAATATATTTTTTCAATACTACAATTATCACATTTAATAATTCTATTTTTACCATCATATTTATCAACATTACTACCTTCTAGACGTTTAACATAAGAAGAGTATAATTTATTGGTATTTGATTCAGATGTATCTTTTTTAGTAAATAAATCCATAATATTCATATCTGTTTCATCTGTTTTTACATTATTTTTTTCATTATAATAGTCTAGAATTAAATCTCCAACTTTATCAAAATATTCCATAGTAGTTCCATTATAGTGTAATTCCTCAATTTGTTGTTCAATTTTAGAGGTATCTTTATTTTTTAATTTCATTTCTTCAAGTTGTTTATTTTTTTTAATTAGTTTGTCTTCATTTTGTTTATATTCATTCATTTTGTGCCGATGTATTTTTTCGAGAGTTAAATTTTTATAGTTTTTTTTATAATAATTAAAATCATTCTTATCAGACATTATATAAATTTTACTAGTATTCTTTAAATTAATACTCAAAAGTTTAACATTTAAAAAAATTAAAAATTCGTTTAAAAAAGTTTGAAATAATAAAAAATGTTTAAAATATTACAATATTAAATAATTTATCACTAAAAAACATTTTTATAATATATATTATAATAAAAATGTTTAAAATATTACAAACTTATAGTTAAACTAGTATAATTTAATAAATATTAGTAATTTTATAATAATTTTAAAAATTATCTAGGATGTATTATATCAATATGGCTGGTGGCTTAATGCAACTCGTGGCTTATGGTGCTCAAGACGTATACCTAACAGGATCTCCTGAAGTAACTTTCTTCAAAAATATCTACCGCAGACACACTAACTTCTCTGTAGAATCTATTGAACAAACTTTCAATGGAACTTGTGATTTTGGTAAAACTGTAACTTGTGAAATTAATCGTAATGGTGATTTAGTTACTAAAATGCACTTATTCCTTCACTTACCTGCAGTAGAAGCTGTAGAAACCGGTGATGAATGGGGTTATGCACGGCGTTTGGGACATGCTGTGATAGATGAAGTGAAAATCGAAATAGGAGGTTCTGAAATTGATGAACACTATGGTGATTGGCTCAACATCTGGTATGAACTTGCCCGTAATAACTCTCATGATTCTGGTTATGACCAAATGATTGGTAATATTCCTGAACTCACTAATGTATCCAAAAATGCCAAACCCGAACATAAATTATACATTCCTCTACAATTCTGGTTCAACCGTAATAATGGATTAGCTTTACCTTTAATTGCTTTACAATATCATGATGTACGGCTTAAACTTAAATTACGTCCTCTCAAAGATGTAACTAACAAGAAAAGTGGTGCTCAAGTTCCTAATGTCAATGTAGAAGATTCTTTCTTACTTGTTGATTACATCTTCTTAGACGCACAAGAACGTAAGAAATTCGCCCAAGCTACACATGAATATTTAATTGAACAATTACAATTTACTGGTGCTGAATCCTTCAAAAACTCTAACGAATCTTACCGCTTAAACTTCAACCACCCTTCTAAAGCAATTGTATGGGCTCCTCAATTAGCCAAATACACTACTGGTGCTACTTTTGTAGATTGGGCTTGGGACGGTGATTGGAGTGCTGCCAAAGATCGTGTAGCCAAACGGGTATGGCTTGCTAAAAACTTAACTTTAGCCAACTCCTTAAGTGAAGATGACACAACTGAAGGAGAAGCTGTAACTTATAATGGTGAAACTTTAGTAGATGCTCAATTTGTATTCCACAATGATGCTGATGCTAATGATCTCAACAACATTGTACTTTTAACCAACAATGTATCTTCCACACATTTATCTTGGAGAGTGGATGACTGGGTAGCCAACACCAATGTTGGTTCAAATTTAACTGGATTTGTTGTAAAAGATTACATGACCTACTCCTTACATGCTGATGGAACTGGCAACCCTGTAAAATCTGCTCTTTTACAATTAAACGGTCATGACCGCTTCCAAAAACGTGATGGTACTTATTTCAACTATGTCCAACCATACCAACACTGGGCCAACACCCCTGCTGATGGTATTAACTCTTACTCTTTCGCCCTTAATCCCATGGATCACCAACCCTCCGGAACTTGCAACTTCTCTCGTATAGATAACACTACACTTAAACTGGAATTAGCTCAAGTTCAAAATGATGATTCTCGCATCCGTATTTATGACATAAACTACAATGTTCTTCGTGTAATGTCCGGAATGGGTGGATTAGCTTACTCTAACTAGATAATTATTTTATATTTTATATTTTATAAATAATTTTTTTTATATTCAATTTTATAAAAAAAATTGATTTTTTTATCTTGATACAAGGTGAATATACATTTATGACAACATATATTTCATTAGGAGGAAATTGTGCAGTAGCATATCAATTACAACAAAGAGGTTATACCATCAGATATCCGTTTGATTGGTGTAATATATCTATTACACAATTAAATAATGTTTTGGAAAAAAATTTTACAGATTTTTCCATAATTAAAATTCATAAATTATCACCTTCACATCCAAATTTTAATACTTTAGAATCAAGTTCTTATATTTTAAAAAATAGTTATAATATAAAATTTGCTCATGAGATATCTAATAAATATAAAATAGAAGATTTCCAAAAAAAATTATTTAATAGAATTAATAAATTTCATAAAATTATTAAACCAACTTTTATTCGGCTGGAAACTAAAAATATTTCTAATAGTTCTTTTGTATTCCATTATAAAAAACTATTAAACAATTTATCAAAATATTTTGAAGAATTTAATCTTATTATTATTTCTAAAAATACTAAATTTGAAATTGATCCAAAATATTCAGTTACTTTTATTAAATTAGAAGCTTTTACAGAAGACTGGAAATTTAATACAATAAATTGGTCTAAAATAATTGAAAAATAAATTTTATAACTACTTACTATAATTAATGATAATTAAAGGAAATCCAACTGAATTTAAAGATAAAAGTATTTTACACCCATTAATTAGAAACCAAACTCAATTTACAATTTTAAATTATCGGTTACAATGTTGTTATGGTAAAAATATACCAATTAAATTTTTGAATAAAATTATATTTGTTAATAAAAATAGCTTTATTCAAAATAACATTAAAATTGGTCATGAAATTCGTAAAGAAGTAATGCTGCATTTAGATAATAATATAAATATAATAACTATTGGAGGGGAAAGTTATAATTATTTATTTTTTGTTTCTTCTGGTATATTTTATACTAATTCAAAATTATTATTGGATGATTTTAATTATAATAAAATATTTTATAACAATTCCTTAAAAGGTTCGCTTATAGATTATAATAAATCAACTTTAAAGTATAATACTGATACATGTGTTATAAATTTATCAAAATTAAATGTAAATCTAATAAAAAATATAAATAATAGTAAAATAAATAAAATTATTATTATTAATTGTCATCACAAGGATTTTTGGAAAAAACTAAAATATTTTACAAATTTTAAACTAAAAAGTAGAAAAATATTTATTGATGAAAAAATAGGTTATTTTATTAGTGTAAATATTTTTACACAATAATATTTGGTTTAATGTCTTTTATGAGATTGATAAATAGGATTACTATTATGATTGAATATTGTTACATTATTTAGTTTACTTATAATTGACCAAATACTTTGATCATGTCTATGATCACGATATCCTATTAATTCGGGTGAATGTTTATGTTTATACACTCTTGAATCTCCTATAAATAATTCAGGATTACTAAAAATTAAATTATACCATTCTTTAATAATTTTCATACTTTCTTTATTTTTACATATACAAATAACTCCTGCTTGTATTTGTTGTGTATGTGTAATTCTATTATTTTTTTGAACATTAAAATAATTAAATACATCCATTTGATTATACATATATTCTAATCTATCTTGAGGATTACCAGTTGTGATAAAAGTAATAATACCTGTAGAACATTCATTTTTATTTGAACATACTTTTATTATATTATTAAATTTATTTATAACATCTGTATTATTTTTTATTGTCATACCCGCATCACAATAAAATAAAATATCATTTACTTCCAGATTTTCTAAAGTTTTATATATTATAAATGGTTTCCACATATACCAGTAAAAACCTCTACCAGTTCCTAAAGTAGTCGGAAGTTTATTAATAATGTTTTTAAATTCTGTATTGTTTAAAAAATTTTCTGATTTATAGAAACATTCATCAAAAATATTTAAATTAGTTGCTTCTTTTACAATTCTTTCTCTTGAATTTTTAAACTTATTATTTCCAAATGTTACAAATATTTTCTTCATTAAATATATCATCTAAATATATATTTTTTAATGGATTTTCATTCATATTCATTAAGAAATTTCTATAATCTAATACAAAAGAAGACCATGTACTTCTTAGATGAGTATGTGTTGGTTTGGCTAAAAACCCGCCAGTATATATAAATATTTCTGATTGAGTAGCAATATATTGTTCAATAAATGATTCCATTTCATTGTATATTATATTATTTGATAACATATAAAAAGAGTTTAATTTACTATTTAATATTTTTTTTTGATTATTAGTAGCAATAAATACATAAGAAATATTATTTTTATTTAATAATTTATTTATAATATCATATAAATCATTTTCATTATATATTTTATTAAGTGTTTTAATATTATCATTGATTGTAATATAATCTGGGTATCGTAAATGTAAACAAATAAACTTTTTATTATTAAAATTATTTTTAATATATTTATCTCCATATTCTTTAATTTTTTGTGAAAAATCAAATTGAGAACATATATTTTTATATAAATTACTAAATTTTGAATTTAAAATACATTTATCACATCCATTCCAATAACATTTAGAAATAGCAGTGTTATTGTATAAATCTTTTATTATTAAAAATTCATCCTCTAAATTTAATAATTCTTGATAGTCTTTAATTTCACTAAAATTTTTTTTATTTAACATTTTATTTTTTATATTTACATTAAATTTAATAATATTTTCCATTTTAAGAGTTTTATTAATGTTTGCTTTTTTTAAATTATATAAAAATTTAATATTTTGATATAGAGTGGTTTCATCCATTAGGTTTTTAAAATTAATATTTTTATAACAAAAAATTTCATCAAAATTCCAATATTTAATATTATTTATTATGTTTCCACGCTGTTGTCTATTTATTACATAATGTTGTAAAATTGGTGGCATAATTAGCTCTCTATTTATTATATTTGACATTATTAAGGCTTCCTTAATTCCCACTATTTGATTACCAGGACCACCATCTGTTGATATCAGTGATAAATATTTAATGTTTTTAGTATTATTAAATAATTTTGGATTAAATCCACTAATAGTATTTTTTTCATTTATCCAACTTTGAAATAAATTTCTATTTTTCCTAATGCTTTCTTGAAGAGTCCATCCATATGCTTTTCCAGCCCATTTTTTATTTAAATGTTCTGGTTTGTGCCAAGTAAAACAATATATTTCTTTATTATTATTCAAATATTCTTTTACTTCATCTAAATAACTAAAATATCCTAAATAACAATCTTCAACAGAAGCTAATTTACTGTGAACAGCATTTTTATTATCTTTTAAAATAAAATTATTGAAATATATGTTTTTTAAAAGAGTATGATTTATTGGATAATCAAGTAATTTAAAATTTTCTAATCCATTTTTATTACTTTTTAAATTATAACCACTATTATCAAATAAAAAAGATTGAATTACATAACGATCTCCCTTAGTTACAGGTAACACCTCATGTACTAATTTTGAATCAAAAATTACTGCAGTTCCTTTGTTTAATTTAAATGATAATCCATTATTTTTAAAAACCAACTCTCCACCTGTATAATCACTTATATTTGATAAACCAATAACTATACTCATTCTTCTGTGACATGAAAAATTAGTCCAATCTGTATGAGGACCTCTAAAAGATTTATCTTCCCCTTTATAATATAATAATCTCCATCTTTCACGTAAATTACAATTACAATCAGCTTTTAATATAAATGGTTTATCAATAAATGAACATTCTTTCGTATTTAAAGTATAATCTAATCTAATTTTATGTAGGGGTTGAACTACATTTTTTCCATTCACTCCTTGAACAGCTGGAATAAATGTTTTATTTTTTATTAAATCATTAAAAAACATAAAATATTTATCATCAATAAAATTTTCTATAATTTTAATACTAAATGGTGATTTCCATGAATCATTTAATGTATTTATCATTTTATATTATAAATAAAGTGATAAAAATTTTATAGTATAACTAATATTTATTATTAAAGTATAGTAATAAATATTTAAAAAAAATTGAACTAATTATATAATATTATTAAGATATATTATAACTAAATATGGGTAAATATAATTGTGGAAAGTGTTGTGATGAGTTTAATCAAAAGTCTCATTATATACCTCATTTAAAAAATAATTGTATTATAATGGATAAAAGTAAAATTAAAATTATAAATTAAATTTTAATGATAAAAAAAATATAATTGGTTCTGCAATGTTTATATTTTTAAATAAAACTTGTTTTAGAGGAGTTTTTAGAGTTGGACTAAATGGGTTTAATGTTCCATATGGTCATTACAATAATCCTGAAATTATTAATAAAGAACATTTGGATGAAATACATTCACTAATTCAAAATGTTATATTTAAATGTAGTGATTTTAACACATCATTAAATACTGTTGAACCAGATGATTATGTATATCTTGATCCACCATATGCACCTGAAACTGATACTTCTTTTGTAGGTTATACTAAAAATGGTTTTAATATTAATAATCACAATGACTTATTTAAATTAATACATAAATTAACTAGAACAAATAAAAAAATGATGTTAAGTAATGCAGATGCAAGCTTAGTCCGTACCAATTTTATAAATGAAAAATATAATATATTATCGATTTTATGTAAAAGAACAATTAACTCTAAAAATCCAAAAGCAAAAGAAGTTATTATAAAGAATTATTAAACCAATTATCTAATGTTTCAAAATAATTATCATCTCCATATAATACAACAATATTAGTTTCATTAAATATTATATTTAATATTGTATATTTTTTTTTGAAGTTAATTTATTTTTTAAAAAATTATTTACACAAAAACCATAATAAACCTCAAAATCATTTCCTAATAATAATTCATATTCTCTTTTTAATGAAGGACCACTCCATAGTTTAGTTTCAACTGATCCTTCAACCTTTTGTTCTTTTTTTTTCTAAAATTTTTATTACTTTTCTACCTGTATTATATTCAATTAAGTATGCTTCATCTGGATATCTAAATGACTTTATATTATATTTATTTTTCATATACATTTTTAATCCATTTTGTAATACAAATATAATAGTTTTGTCTTCAAATGTTTTTGATAAATAGTAATTATATACTTTATTTGTGTTCTTTAGTATAGCTTTTTTAATATATCCATCATTTAATAATCTTATTTGATTATTTGTTTTATTTTCAAACTTTTTACCATAATAATTTGTATTTACACCACCAGCACCTGTTCCCTTATTTATTATAATATTATAATATTAAAATTAGGTTTATTCATTTTTTTATGAAAGTGTGTTAAAAATAAATAATACTGAAATATTAATGAAAAAACATATTTTATCTCAAGATCCTTTAATTTATTATGTGGATAATGTACTAAATAAACAAGAGTGTTACCATATAATAAAAATTACATCTAATAAATTAAAACCTGCATTAGTAAGTGGAAATTCACGAGGGTTTTTAAGCACAGGAAGAACAGGTACAAATTGTTGGTTATCTCATAAAAATGATGAGATAACATTTAATATAGCTTTAAAAATTACCAATCTAGTAAATAAACCACTAGAAAATGCTGAAAATTTTCAAGTACTTCATTATTCTACAAATCAAAAATATGAATATCATTATGATGCATTTCCAATAGATAATAGTGAAAAAGCAAAAAGATGTCTTAAAAAAGGTGGACAGCGATTACTTACAGCTTTAATATATTTAAACAATGTAACTAAAGGAGGTGAAACTGAATTTAAAAATTTAAATATTAAAATTACACCAAAAATTGGACGTATTTTAGTATTTGAAAATACACTGCAAAATTCTTTAAACAAACATCCTGATTCTTTACATAGTGGGAAACAAGTAATAGAAGGTGAGAAGTATGTAATAAATTTATGGTTTCGTCATTTACCTACAAAAGAAATTTTTAATATAGAAAAATATTTATCTATTTAAATTAAAAAAAATTGAAGTAATAATTGTTAGAAACAATATATTATATTATAATGAATATTTTCGTTAAAACACTGACTGGTAAAACTATTACTCTTGATGTTGAATCATCTGATAACATTGAAGCTATTAAACAAAAAATTCAAGATAAGGAAGGAATTCCTCCTGATCAACAACGTTTAATTTTCTCAGGGAAACAACTTGAAGATGGAAGAACTTTGGCGGATTATAATATTGATAAGGATGCAACACTTCACTTAGTATTAAGACTGAGAGGATAAATACATTTTTTTAATTATTTCTTAGATTTTAATTTTTTAATTATTTCTTGGAGGGTTTCCTCAAGTTTTCTAATTTTTTTTTTATATTTTTTAATTTTTTCTTCGTATTCATTACGTATATCATCAATTTCTAATTTATAAAATATTTCAGCATCTTTAACTTGAACTGACCAATTTATTTTACCATTAGTTAACATAATATAACCTTTAACGGGATCCATTTTAGAAATATATCCTCCCATTCTAAATTCTTTTTTATCATTTTTTGTAACAAAGTATCTAACATGAGTATTGATAGGTAAATCATATGCATTTTTAACAGGTGCATAATCTTTTAAATATTTAATTATATCTTGTTGACTTAAATTATCTTGAAAAGTTTTTTTTGGTCTTTTATAAGAGTCCATTAATATTAAGGTGAGTTTTTATTTAAATAAAATAATCAAGTTGAAATATATTATTAAAAATAACCTAATTTATAATTAAATAATAATAAATTATATTATATATTATATTCTTCCAGTGCTGAATCGGGTAAAAAACTTATAAATAAATTTCTCATTTTATCATTTTCATTATTTTTATTAAAAAATACTAAATAATTATTAAAATGAAAATTCCAGGTTTGTCCCTGTTTATTTTTAAGTAATAAAATTGCATCATCAATCCTATTTTTTTTAACAATAATTTTTTTAAGTAAAATGCCTCCATATCTAATTTCACCATCATAAGTAAAATATCTAATTAAACTACCACATTTAACATTTTCTTTTAAATCATTAATAGAATTGATATAAGTATAATTTTGAAGATCCTCAAAATAACGGTTTTTTATATTTTCTAATAATTTTTTATTAGTAGGTTCTTCCCAATTACTTGAAGAAAATATATTTTTTAAAATTTCTTCTTTATTTAAATTTAGCCCTTGCATAAATATAATATATTAGAGAAAATATATTTAACTGTTTTAAGATAAAAGAAAATTACATATAATTATATTAATGTTAACATGGGACAAAAAATTTCTAGTGCCAATTATACCAAGCACTGAATTTAAACAAATTATTGAAAATTCTAAAAATAATAATATTAATAAAATTAAAGAAATTGATAAAATTGAACAAGAATATTATGATAAAATACAAACTATTAATAATTTAGATAAAAATAAGGATGATTTAAATATTTTACTTAGACAAAATAGTTTAAAATTAATAAAAGAAGAATTATCACTTATTAAATTATTTAGTAAGTATTCTTTACAACAAAATAATTATGAAATTAATTTTCTAATAAAAATCTTAAATCTACTTTTTAATATAAGTGAAGAACTAAAAAAAAGGTTAAATCAACCAGATATTTATCATAAAACTAGACGAGATAAACAAATAATGAGATGTTCTTATAAATTCTGTAATTTTAAGTCAGATTGTAATTATCATTATAAACATAAGAAATGTAATTCTGACCATTTTGTTCATAATATGGTATCAGCAGATTTAAAAAATTTAATTGATTTTTTTAATAAAAAAACTGGCAAAGAATTTGTAAGTAATAAAGAAGTTATTAAATCAATTAATACTTTATTATATGTAATTTCTCACATGGAATCAGAATTATCTAATTCATGCCGGTATGAAACAGAAGATAAATGGGCAAATTTTCATATTTAATTTTGATTTAAAATTTAATAAATTATTAATTTAATGGATTTATTAAATTCTGTTATTAATAAAAATTATAGACTAGAATGGAATGATTATTTTATATCAATTGCTATTTTAACATCTTTAAGATCAACCTCTATTAAAAAAAAAGTAGGATGTGTTATTGTTAAAAATAAAAGAATTATTGCTACAGGATATAATGGATTTCCACCTGGAGTTGAACATATTTCAATTTTGAAAGAAGGTAAAGAAATAAATACAATTCATGCTGAACAAAATGCTATTTCACAATGTGCAAAAATGGGTATTTCATGTGAAAATAGTGTATTATATGTAACTCATTATCCATGTATAAATTGTAGTAAAATAATTGTTGCTAGCGGTATTTCTACAATTTATTATTTACATAATAATCATAATGATCAATCTGAACCAGTTTTAACATTAGCTAATATTAAAATAATAAAAATATAATTTATTTAATGTTAGAAATTAAGATAATATATTTTGGAGATGTACGATCATAAATTATTTTTAAATTATCATTATTATTTAATATATAATGACAATAACAATTGACATATTCATTTATTGTTAAATAATATGATTTATTATTGAGCTCAATTATATATATATTATTTTTAATATGAATAAGATCACTTTCCAATAACTTAAAAGAATCTAGTGTTAAACTAAATTCTTTTAAATTATCAAGTTTTTCTAAAAATAATTCTGTTGCATAATTAGACACAATAAAATCTTTATTATAATCTATAATATCAATATTATTTTCTAGGTCCCTATTATTTGTATTAATACATGTTTCTATCAAATTCCCGCTACTTAAAAGTTTATATTTATTTATAAAAACAGTAATAATTCGTAGAAAATTACCTAACTTTTATTCAAGACAAGTAGCATGCCTATAATTATTAGTTATTTTAAATAAATATTTATTGATGCATTTATATCTCTATCACATTTAAAATTACAACTTTTACATTGATATTTTTTTGATGAACCTATATTATTTAACTCCTTACAATTGCTACAAGTTTTTGTTGTATATGATTCATCTACTATATTTAATTGAGTATTATATTTATTACATTGATATTCTAATATTTCTCTAAATTTAAAATGTGATAATGATAACATACATCTTTTTGATATTTTATTTAAATTATTTGTATTTAATACAATACTACTGGTACTGATTTTTCCTATTGTAATTATATTAAATTTTTTACATAGATAACTAGAAACTTTAAAATGTAAATCTTTTGTTAAATTTCTAATTTTATCAAAATTATGATTTATTGATTTTGTAAATTGTTTTTTATTAATTTCTTTTTTATCAAAAAGTTCTCTCGTTTTATCTATTTTTTTATAATTATTTTTATATTTTTCATAACAATTTTCACCTATTTCTAATATTTCCTTTTTTGAATAACAAGTTAAAAATGTTCTAATGCCTGGATCTATTCCACATTTTGTTCTATTTTCTATATTTGTAGTATTTTTCTCAATTGGAATAAATAATGTAAATTTGTTTAAATGTTTATCATATTGTAAAATACTTGTTTTATTTACACCAATAGATTCAGAACTTTTAATTTCTTGTAATTTTGTTAAACAAAACCCATTTTTCTTTTTTGAAAATAAACCTTTTTCAATAATTAATATTTTTTTTCTACGATTTTTTTTCATATTTCTAATTCTAAAAAATTTAATATTTTTACTAAAATAATTTGTTATACAGCTTTTATGTTTTGAAACACAATGATTTATCGCTTCATCTAACATATGTTTATTAATTTCATCTTTACATGTTTCATTTTTTTTATTTTTAATGTAATTATCTCTAAGTTTTCTAAAATTTAAAATTTCTTTAACATTACTTTTAATTTTTCTATTTGTAAAATCATAAATATTATTATTTATAAAGTAATTAGTGTGATTATACATATTAATAAATAAATCCATCCACTTTAAAATAATATTTTTTTGTTCTAAATTAGGATAAATTTCAATTGTTTTACAACATAAAAATTTATTTATTGGTTTTTCTATATTGTCATAATCATTAAATCCTTTATTATTAATAGATTTTAAATTAAACCAACCATCAGTATTAATATTTTTTCGTTTTTTATTTTTAAACCAATGATAATTTTTTATATTCATTAATATAAAAAATTATATATATTTAAATAAGTTTATAAAAATTGTTATTTATATATAAAGATATAAAGAATTATAATTTAATGGACGAATATCTAGGTGGTAAAGAAGCTAGTAAAATATTGGGTGTACATCAAAGAACATTAATGAATTGGGATCGAAAAGGTTTAATTGAAACAAAAAGAACTCCAGGTAATAAAAGATTATATAATATAAAAAAATTTATTGGTAAAAATAATTATAAATTAAAATGTAAAAGTGAAGAATGTGATATAAAAGTAGAAGAAATCAGTCAAAAAATTAATATAAGCTATGTGCGTGTATCAACTTATGGTCAAAAAGATGATTTAGAAAGACAGAAGATATATATGGAAAATAAATATCCCAAAAATAAAATAATAAGTGATATTGGTTCAGGAATAAATTTTAATAGAAAAGGATTATTAAAAATAATAGAATTAGCTGTAGCTGGGAAAATAAATAAAATATATATTGCTCATAAAGATAGATTAGCGAGGTTTGGTTATGAATTAATAGATTTTATAGTAAAAAAATATTCAAAAGGAGAAATAATAATAATAAATAAAGAGGAAGAAATAGAACCTGAAGAAGAGATGGTTAAAGATATATTACAAATAATGAATGTTTTTACTGCAAAGATGAATGGACTAAGAAAATATAAAAAATCTAAATATTTATAAAAAGCTTATGTTAATGTTATTTTTATAAAGAAATATAAATTTTTTATTAACTAGTTGTTTCCCATATCATTTTTATATTATCATTAATTTATAAATATTTCAATATTTTATAAATTATCTAATTTATTTTAATTATGAAAATTGAGATAGTTAAGAATATAATATGTCATATTGCAGGAATTGACAAAGAATTACATCAACAATTAATTAAAACATATGGAAATAATCCTGAAATTATATTAGATAACTTAGATAGTTTTGGAGAAGAAATTAAAGAACATCAAAAAATGAATTATTTATATAATCAATGGTCAAAATTTAAAAATAAAAATAATAATAAATATAAATCTATAGAAAAAGAAATGGATAAATTATGGATGACCTTATTACAGGACCATATTCAAGATATTATTAATAATAATAGAAACAAACGAATAATATTTATTGGTAATAATAATCATTATAGACATTTAAGTAGAAAAATAGATTTACCTACTGCATCTAGATTTTTTTTAAAAGTTGAACCAGAAAAACATTGTCAAGATATTGTTAGAGGATATTTAGATGATTATCAAAAAGATATAATTAAGGGTTCTTTTCCATTGTCTTATTTAGACCATAATTTTATTAATAATAAAAGAGAAAGAATAAGTAAATATTATCATAATTGGGGATATGATTTAAAAAATAGTGAAGAAATATTAGAATTTTTAGATTTAACAATTAATCAAAAGAAAATGGAAAGTTTAGATTATTTATATTATGCTAGTAAAATGCCTTATTATTTAAATGATAGTATTCATCCAGATAAAGGCAATTTATTTGCTTATTCAAATCCATGGGAAGCATTGAATACACTAATTACTAAAAAAATTCAAGTTAAAACAGGAATTAAAAATGGAGAACCTTTTATAATGGAAGAACGAAATAATGAATTTTCTAAATTAAAATTTAAAGGATATTTATATCATTTAGATAAAAAAACTTTTATTCCAATGGGTAAAAAAAATTCAATTAAGTTTAAAAGTTCAATTCCTGCAAAAATATTAAAAAAAGAAAAATTTTATAGTTTAACAAGTGCTTATAAAAAACATCAAGTTAATTGTATTAAAATTAAATCAAATTAAATTATTTATTATTATATTAAATAAATAATTTATGTTGGTATATAATGACGGGAACACCACAATGGGTACAGAATGCTGTAATACAAAATGATAAAAATTATCATCTTTTTGGTTATGACACTGTTATAACACCAGATGGTAATACTATGGCAGTTGCTTCTCAAGGAAGTGGAATAGTTGATATATATTATAAAAGTACTATAATTAATAATATTGAATGGATTCATAAGGGAAGCTCGATTCAACCAGAAAGAAATCAGGATGATTGTTCTAGTATTGCTTTAAGTGATAATGGTAATATTATTGCGATTGGTTATAATAATAGTCAAGGTAAAGGGTCTTTACGTTCAAATGCTGGTGTAATTAGAATTTATCGTTTTAATAATATTACCAATGAATGGGATACATACTTGCCAAATGTACCAAATGGTGATGATAATAGCACTGATATAAATAATAATGATGATTTTCATACTTTTGGTGATACTATTTATGGAATAACAAACAATGAATTTTTAGGTTCTCATGTAGCCATGAATAGTGATGGAAATATTTTAGCTACCAGTCTTAGTAGAAATGTAGTTATAAATTATAATGCTGTAAATATAGCTACTATAAATATTTATACTTATAATGAAATAAACCAAAAATGGACTAAAAGAAATAGTTTAAATACAGGTATTTATAGCAGACGTCCGGTTTCTTTAAATTCTAATGGAAATGTTCTAGCATATGGCACCACTTTACATACAGTATACGAATATATACAAAATGAACAGAATGAATTTAATTGGCAGCAAAGAGGCACTTTTGATTTTCTTCCTAATCATGAATATAAAGTTAGTTTAAATAACACAGGCACGATTATTGCGATGGGAACACACAGACATAGTGAAGGTGGTGAATCATATGCAGGAATTACTTGTGTTTTTGAATGGAAATTAAATGAACAATCTATATATGAATGGGTACAATTAGGAAGTAATATTTATGGAATAGGATCTAGTAATAGTGGTGATGATGTAGCATTAAGTGGTGATGGGTCAACTCTTGTAATTGGAGCACAAGTAGGAACACCAAATATAAATGGTGATCGTGTAGGTGACTTGATGGTATATACTTATAACCAAATTAATAATAGTTGGGATAAAAAAGGTAATTTTATACAACTTGATAATTTAAACTATAGAACTACTTTTGGAGGAACTGTTGACATAAATTATGATGGTTCAATTATAGTTACAGGTGCAAAAACAGCAACTAATATTATTACCACTGAAAATGGACCTATTACATACACACGAGCAGGAACTGCATATATATATATATTTGACCCTGATGGCTCTCCATTAGAAAATGAACCAGAACCAGAACCAGAACCTGAACCTGAACCTGAACCTGAACCTGAACCTGAACCTGAACCAGAACCTGAACCTGAACCTGAACCTGAACCTGAACCAGACCTACTTCCATTTAAATATCGTAAACAAATTAATATTAGTGGTGCAAATAATGGAAATAATATAACAGGTTATCAAGTCAAATTTATAATTTATCGTGAGGTAGGTGTAAATGTAGGTAATACCATTTATATTACACCTGATAAATGTCAAAGTGATTTCGGTGATATTTGTTTCAGAGATAGTTTGGGAGCATTACCTTTTTATTTACTTGAAAAAAATAGTTCTTATGCTATTTTTTGGGTTAAAATAACTGCTAATTTAAATATTGAACAAACAATTTATATATATCATGGGTCATTCAATAATAATTTATTAACACTAAGTGATGGAGAAAGTACTTTTGATTTCTTTGATAATTTTAATAATTTAGGTGGTGTAGTGGATGCTAACAAATGGAATAGTAATAAAATAAATACTAGTTTTACAGTTTCGAATAATACTTTAAGTGGTACTAGTACTGGTGATAGATTAACATCAAAATCTACATTTTCTAATAATGTTTCATTATGGATACATTATAATGATGCTTTAATTTCTAATAATCTTGGAGCTATGATTGGTGGATTTTATTTATCTTCAAATGATAATATAGGGTTTTTATCTTATCCTAACACTCATTTTATTAGAAATAATGGAGTATGGGATAGTTTTAACCATAATAATCAAACTAATTTAATAATGAGAATAAATACATGGGATTCAAACAGTGAATTTAAATTATATACTAATGATTATAATGAAATACATCAAAAAACTTTTACTAATACTAATTTAAATCGTCCTATTGTATTAGGGTCAAGATATGATAATACCTATTTATCTAATACTTATAATGTGGAATGGTATCATATCTATATTACTAAATTTATTAATGGGTATGAACCAAATTTTACCTTTTATCCAACAGAAACACTAATCGAAAGTGAACCAGAACCAGAACCAGAACCAGAACCAGAACCAGAACCAGAACCAGAATCAGAACCAGAACCAGAACCAGAACCAGAACCAGAACCAGAACCAGAACCAGAACCAGAACCAGAACCAGAACCAGAACCAGAACCAGAACCAGAACCAGAACCAGAACCAGAACCAGAACCAGAACCAGAACCAGAATTAACTAATTATAATCAAATATTTAATTTATCTTTATTGGCTAATCAATTTGTTCCAACTGAGGAAACTATTATTGATAGTAATTCCATCCAAATTATAGAGAATGCTCTTAATAAATGGACCAACATTATTCAAAATGTACCAACAGGATTTGGTGTAAATGGTAAATTAAATTTAAATATAGTTCTTAAAACAGGAATAGCATCTAATATAAAAGCATTAACAACTATTTATAGATTTAGTGAAGGAAATACTTTAGGTAATATTTATCCTAAAAGTGCAAAAATAATATTAAATAGTTCTTTATGGGATACTTTTAAAAACACATTAAAATCTAATAGCAAAAGTAAAGCATATTATTTAATTTTACACGAAATTGGTCATGCTCTTGGGATTGGGAGTGTATGGTTAAAAGCATCTGATGCAATTGAAACTATAAATAACCGTAGTTATTACAATGGAATAAATGGCAATAATGAATATAGAAAAATATTAAATAAAGAATCAAATGAAACTATTAAAATGTTATTGGAGAATGATGGAAGTTCTGGTACTCATATAATTCATCCTGAAGAAAATGATACTATTATAAAAGATGGATTTAATCATATTGGATTAGAAAATGAATTAATGACAGGATATTTAGAGGATAGTGATATTCCTGAACCATTAAGTAGAATAACAGTAGGATTATTAGAAGATATAGGATATACAGTTAATTATCAAGAGGCAGACGAATTTAAATTATTTATAATTACAGATAATGGTATTGAAAATAATGGTGGTTCTTTGCAAGTATTTGGGGATATAAATGATAATGATTTAATAATAGATCAACGGACAATTTACTACTATGGCAATCCATCTAACTTACATGATGAACCTCCTCCAAGTGATTTATCAAATTATATAAAAGTAACAAAAAATGAAAATGTGAAATATATAGGATTAAATCAAAATTATGGAAAAACTATTACATTTGATGAGTTAGGACACTTAATAATAGATGGTAAATATGCTTATAAATTTACGGGTGACATTGATAAGACTACAACTTTGGGTGAAACTAATACTCTTCCATATGGATGGACTAGTTTTAAAATAGGAACATTTAGTAGTAGTGAGGAAACACAAGAACGTGTAGTAGGTGGATTATTAGAAACTGAATTAAAATCACGTTTACCTATATACAAAGATGTGGGGGGAACTTTAACAATTAAATCAAATGAAAATGAGAATCCTTTTACTATTCAAAATAATAAATATATAATTAATAATAATGATATTACAAATTTAGCTTCTATTGAGAATGACACCGAAATATCAAAAAGATCTCGTTTAAAGGAAGTAATTGCTCAATTGAAAACATTTGATTCAACTAAAAATTATGTAGTAAATAGAAGTAGTTTACCTTTTGATTCTAGATTATCAAAAGAATTAGTAGAAATAGTTGTAGACAATAGTATAATAAATTTAGTAGATTTAACAACTGCTTTTTATATTGCTTTAGAAAATATAGGTGATAGTGTAACTATAAATACCTTAAACAGTATGGTATCAATAACGAATAATGATAATATTGGATATACAGTTATTGAGGGAGGAAATGAATTTATATTAAATGAGGGTGATGAAAGAATTTTTGATGGATTATATTATATAATTGGTTCTGGTTCAGGAGAAGGTATAAATAATATACCATGTTTAACAGATACATGTAATATTTTAACACCAGAAGGTTATAAGAATATACAAGAATTAAAAGAGGGTATGACATTATTATCAAGTGATGGAACTCCTAAAGAAATAATAGAAATTAAAAAAATAATTTTAAAAAATAATTTATCAAATTATCCTTATTTAATAAAAAAAAATTCTATAAAAAGTGGTATACCTTATATTGATACATTTATTTCAAAAAATCATGCATTTAAAGATAGGAAAAATAATTGGCAATTTCCAAAAAACATTTGTATACCTAAAAGAATGTCAAAAGATGAAAATATTATATATTATCATATAAAATTACCTGATTATTATAATGATAATATAATTTGTAATGGATTAGTTATGGAATCATGGGATGGTTTTGATGCTGATGAAAATAGAAATTATAAATGGAAACAAATTAATGGGAAATATTTAAGAGTTAAAAACTAATAAAAAATTAACTAAATAATATAAATAATACTTATTTTTATTATTTAATGTCTGATAATAATTTACCAACAGAAATTTATTTACCTTCTCAAAAAGAATTTAAATTCCTTTTAATTAAACCAGCTGATATTTCAAATATTAGGTATGATGATCCAGAATATAAGCATTTTATTTGTAATTTAAATATTTATGAAGAGATTACAACTACTTCAAGTGATTTTCTTGATAATATGGGTAAAGCTTTAAAAGTTCATGAGATGAAATTAAGAAATAAACCTTTTAGTTTACATACCCAGTATTTAGGAACTACTTGTGCATATTTATATGAATTAATACATTTTGATTTAATGCCTGATGATTTACCAGTAGAAATTTATAATGGTGTTGGAAACTTATTAAAAAATGATTATCAACATTTATTTGGGAATGCTATAATGATAAAAACAAGCGTACCAATAGAGGAAGATGATGTTGAACTGATTGATTGTACACGCACAGATTTATATAATTTATTAGAAAATCGAGTAAAACATATTGGAGTAAAAATTGATGATGATAATGAAATAGGTGAGTTTGATTTTTACAATGAAGGTCCATCTAAATTTATAGAAGAATTTATGATAAATGATCATAAGTTTATAGAAAAAGGTTTTTTATTACACAATCTTCAAATTTATTATACTCCTGGTAAGAAAATGGATTTAATTAAACTAATAGGTGAAGGGTATGATCAGTTATTAATTATGACGAAATTAACAGATCATTTTTATGGCAATTTTATGATGACTGAGTTTAATGATATAAAAAATTTGTTAGGAACAGAATGTCCATTAGAATGTCCTGAAGAATGGAAAACACCAAGTGCACAAGTAGAAACTAAATTAAAAGAAAATAATAGACGATTTATATTTAATAAATACCGTGCTTTATGGAAAGCAAAACAAATTTATTTAAATTAAGGTTTAAAATTATATAAAAATCTATCATTAAATAATGGAATATTCTGAAGATATGGCAACCTCTATACAAGATTTAAAAGCAAGACACAATAATAATTCAGAAAATTTAGGACATAAAATTGAGCATCAACTAGATAATTTTGATTATCAGCCTGATGTAATTCCTCAATCTACCTTACAAAAAGCACCACCATTAAGACAAGGTCAATTAGAAAATTTTAATACTCATCAAGTAATTAATTCTTCAAACTATTATCCTCCAATAAATCGTGGGTATATACCTCATTCACATCCTTCACAACATCCTCCTTATATTTCTTCTCACTCCAGCCAAACATTACCACCAAAATTAAAAAAAGATTTTACATTTATAGAGGGAATTTTGAATGGTGTATATCAGAGAATTATTGATCCTATTATTTTAACAATTTTATTTATTATTTTTGCTCATCGTATCACAGCAAAAGGATCGAATCCTTATTTACCTTTTGTAAGTGACAGTCCTTCAACTGATTTAGTATCTCTTGGATTTAGGGGATTTGTAGTATCAGTATTATATTTAATAATAAAGAGTATGTTATAAATTATAATTATATTTAACTATAATTTATAATAATTTTATAAAAATTGAATTATATCTGCCTTGTAATATAAATATAAATATATAATGAATCAATTACAAGGTGAAAGTATAAATGAATTTAATACCAGAAAACAATTTTTTGTTTTTCTTACTGGGAAAAAAATAAAAGATAAAATTAAAATCACAAAAATATATTGTAATATTAAGTATCGTAGGTGTATATATTCCAAAACACTTTATACTTTTATTAAAAAACTGGAAGAAGAATTTATAAATAAACATGATTAATTTATTCTTCTTTATTTTCTTTCATTTTTTGTTCTAATTCTTTTATTTTTTGTTCTAGTTCTTTTTTAGTTTTTTCTTGTGTAGCAGATGTAGTAACATATCTAGCTTCATCAAAATATTTAATATTAAGCGGGTATCCATAAGTTCCTACAGGCATTACTTCTTTAGGTGTTGAATCAATACATACGGGAGGTCTAGGCATTGGAACAGCCCATTTATCAGTGTTTAAAATAGCATACTCATTACTAAAATTAGAATCTATTTGAGTACCTAAAGGCAAATACATTGCAGCAGGTAATTCAGATTTATTCATATCACTCCACCAATTTTTATTTGATTCAATATGAGGAGGTGTTTTAATATTAATAGCAGCTAATTTTAATTTTTCAAGTCTATTTATAGCTTCATCCACAGTAAGGACACCGGTTGTTAATTTAACCTTAAGGGTTTCATTATCTTCTGAAGATAAAATATTTTTTTCCATTAAATGTTCCAATAATAATTGATAAGTTTTAATTTTAGCTTCGTTTTCATTAACTGATACTTTTTGTGAATCTCTTAATTTAGTTACTTCCACTTGTAAGGGTGCAATGGCTTTGGCAATTGCTGTATTACAATCACATTTATCATTATTTAAATTTAATGCAGAACTTGATGGTTGTATTAAAGCTTGTTTTAATTCTTCTAATTCATTTATACGTGTTTTTTCTAATTCTAATGCTTTTTTCATTAAATCATCTGTATTATCATTATTATCAGTACTATTATTATCAATATTATTATCATTACTGGTATTATTGGTAGTTTCTTCTAAAGGAGTAATTGATTCATTTAAAACAGGAGGTTCTAAAGCATTGTCCATATTTTCAACATGTGGTAAACTGTGGGAAGAGTTAATATTTTGTAAGGTGGGTGATATATTTATTTCAGTATAAACCAAATAAAATCCTATTGCTACTAACCCATATGCAAAATAATTGTTAGGTGATGATTTAGATATTTGGTAGCTAACTAATACAAAAATTAAAAGTAAAATTATTTTAATGCTATTTTTCGATACTAACATTCAATATAATAAAATGTAGAAATTAATTATTTTATTAATTTATATTAATTTATATTAATTTAAAGACAACAAAGATTAATAACTAATGTCTGATAAAAAAGTAGTACTAAAACTTTTATGGAATAATCTTAAACTATTGAAAGAAAAAGATAAATCACCTGATCAAACTTTTGATTTTTTAAATGAAAATCAGATGGTATCTTATTTATTTAACGAAGAATCCAGATATATTGAATTATTACTTTTAAGTTTAGAAATGCAACCACTTGAAATGATTGAACAGTTAAATCCCAGTTTTGTATTATTATATAAAAACTTTTTTAATAAAACATCTAATAAACAAAATAATGTAAAAGTTTCTCCTAAAAAATTAAAAGTCTCTACTAAAAAAACTGTTAAAAATATTGAAGAAGTAGAAGATGAGGTAGAAGATGAGGTAGAAGATGAGGTAGAAGATGAGGCAGAAGATGAGGTAGAAGAGGAGGTAGAAGAGGAGGTAGAAGATGAGGTAGAAGATGAGGTAGCAGATGAGGCAGATGAAGCAGATTTAGATGAAGATGTGGAAGAAGATAGTATAGTAGATAGTGATGAAGATGATAGTTTAGAAGATGGACATCAAGTAACTAAATTTATAAATAAACATTTAGTAGAAACTGATGACATGGATACAAAAGTATCTCTTGAATCAATTAAGGATAAATATGTAAAATTTTGTGCTGATAATAATGTAAAAGAAAATATGGATGAATTAGAAAGTCTTTTAACTGTTAAATTTGGAAAAGCAAAAGGTAAAAAGAAGCCTTCTTATAAGGGTGTAAAATTAGTTTAAACATCAGGAGATAAAAGTGATTTAGTCATAAGAAAAGGTATTAAACTAACAGCAGAACTAGTGTAAATATTGGTACTAGGGACTTCAATATTATATTGATTAAGAATTTCAGGGTTAGATATAAAGTAATTAACCATTACAATACCAACAATAACTAATACAGAACGATATACCCCTTCAACCGTAATATTATAAATAGTATCTGTTTTATTAAAATAATAATTAACACCAATACGATAAAAAATATTAGAAAGATATAATAATAAAATCATTGTTAAATTTTGATATATAGTATTTTCAATATATAAAGGTATTATAGTTTTACCTGAAACAATAATAAGAAATAAATATAAAATCTTAATAAGAAGATTCATATAAAATAATTTAGATAATTTATTTAAATAAATATCTAAATTATTTATTATAATAAATAGTAATTAGAATAAGAACAATTAAAACTAATAGACATATATACATTATAAAAAATATAGTAAAATATGATGATAATTTTTTAGAAAATTTATTAAGAATAGGTTCAAGAATTTCTTTTTCAATTAATTCTTGATTATGTTGTTTTTTAAGTTCAATCGCACACCTATTTAAAAAATCCGTAGTTAATTTATCAAACATTAAAAAGATATAGAAATTAGAAATTAGAAATTATAAATTAGTTAAATATAATTTAATAATATTAGTAATATGTTAGTAAAAAAAGGTAAATTTTATTATTACTATTTAGAAAATGAAGAAGTATGTTTAGAAATAAATAATTGGGTGACACCATTTGGTTTAGAACAATTTGGTAAAAAAAGTATATTAAATTTAAGTATTCCTAAAAATAATGAGGGTTTAAATTTAGAAAATACTATAAAACAAATTTCTAATGAGATTTTAGTTGAGGAGAATGCGTATGCATCAAGCCCAATAAAAGATAATGGTAATAATTCATTATTGCGTTGTGAGGTAAAAAGTAATAAAGTATATGATAAAAATGATAAAATAACATGTAATTTACAGTTTAAAATATATAACTTTAGAGGTAATTGGGGTATATCTGTAGTAATATAAGATATTTGTAATATTTTTAATATATTGAAAAAATTGATATATTAAAAAAAATTGATTTTTAAAAAAATTTATTTAAGAGTAATATTATATAGATAAGTATAATGGATCCTGATCAATACTATACTGAAGATATTTCACGAATTAAAGAGATTGAATTCTCTATATTATCCAATGAAGAAACCAAACGGATGTCATCTGTAAGAAAAGACCCATTTGGTATAAATTTAGCCAAATCTTATAATAAATATGAACCTCAAAAAGGTGGTTTAGTTGATTTGAGACTTGGAACTTCTGATCCATATTTAAATTGTAATACATGTGGATTAAATATGGAAAATTGCCCTGGGCACTTTGGACATCATGAACTACCAGATTATTTTTTCCATTTTGGATTTTTAAATCATTTAACAACTATTTTACAATGTACTTGTTTAAAATGTTCTAATATTTTAATTGAAAATGTTGATGAATATTATGAAAAACTAAAAAACAAAAAGGGTACACACCGGTTAGTAGAAATTAAAGAAAAAGCTAAAAAAGCTAGTTACTGTTTTAATTGTGGTGTTCCTGTACCAAAAATTAAAAAGGAAGTGAAAGATAGTGGAACAATTAAAATTGTATTAGAACAAGAAATAGCATCTGACGAAATAGATGAGAAAACAGGTATAACAACTTCAGTAAAACAAAAAGTAGTTGAAGAATTATCACCCCGTCAAGTGTATGAAATTTTAAGAAATATGAAAGATACTGATGTATTTTTGTTAGGATTTAATCCTTCACAAAGTCATCCAAAAGATTTCATTTTAAAAAATTTTCCAGTTCCACCAGTTATTATAAGACCAACATCAAAAATAGATATGATGACAGCTAGTACTCAAGAAGATTCATTAACTTTAAAAATTGCTGATGTTATAAATAATTCTAATCGTTTAAAAAAACAATTAAATAAAGATGCGATTGATCGGGAAGATATTTCCACAGCAGCATATGATTCAGCAGCAAATGTTCAATATAACTTGGCTGTATATTTTGATAATGAAAGTATGAATTTACCAAGAAGTGAATTTAAAACAGGAGGTAGACCTACTAAATCTATATCAGAAAGATTAAAAGGTAAGTTAGGACGGGTTCGTAATAATTTAATGGGAAAACGACAAGATTATTGTGCTCGTTCCGTTATTACAGGAGATCCTGATGTAAATATTGATGAAATAGGAATACCTTTAGCAGTAGCTAAAAATATTACTTTTCCAGAAATTGTAACACCCCAAAATATAGATGAGTTAAGTAAATTAGTTTTAAATGGAAATAAAAAATATCCTGGTGCGAATTTTGTTGTAAGAAAATCAATGGTTAATGGTAAACAAATTACTCAAAAAATTGATCTTCGAATTAGAAAAAAAACCATTAAATTAGAATATGGAAATATAGTTCATAGACACTTACAGGATGGAGACCCAATTTTATTCAATCGTCAACCTTCTTTACATAAACCTTCTATGATGGGTCATAAGGTACAAGTAGCAAAAACAGATGGTATTAATACTTTTAGAATGAATGTATCTAGTACTGCTCCCTATGGTGCTGATTTTGATGGGGATGAAATGAATGGGTTTTTCCCTCAAAGTATTCAAGCACGAACAGAATTAGAACTTATTGCTAATGTAAAGAATCAAATTGTAGGTGCTAAAAATTCCAACCCAATTATTGGATGTGTTCAAGATGGTGTAACAGGTTCCTATTTAATAAGTTTAGATGATGTTAGACTGAGCGGAAGAGAAGCTCACTGGATTTTATCCAAAGCAGAAAAAAGTGATTTATATAAAATAGATAAAAATAAAACTTATACAGGAAAAGAAATTTATTCAATGATTATTCCTGATGGGATTAATAGTTTTAAAAAGAAAGGTGATAAATATACTTTTCAAGTTAAAGATGGTAAACTATTAGTTGGTGTTCTTGATAAATCTCAAGTAGCTGATAAAGCTAACTCTCTTACTCATTTCGTATATGATAAAAAGGGTGGTGAAGCTGCTAGAATGTTTTTAGATGATACTCAACGGACTGTTTTAAATTATTTAATCTATAGAGGATTTACTGTAGGATTTGGTGATTGTTTCATAGACAAAGATACAGATAAGAAATTACATGATACTGTAATTAAAAGTGTATTAGATAATCAATTTGACATAACTAGTATGGAAAATCAAGGTAATGTAATTAATTATGATACTTATGAAGAATCTTTACAATCTGCCATGACAGCTGTGGGTGGTAATACTTTTGGAATGGTTGAAAAAAATCTTGATAAAAATAATAATTTTTATATCATGAGTTTAGGAGCAAAAGCAAAAGGAAAAGGTGTAAATATTGGGCAAATTATAAGTTGTTTAGGACAACAAACAACCGAGGGTAAACGTGTATTAAAAAAAGTTAATGGAAGAACCTTATCACATTTTTCATATAATGATGATACTGCATTTGCTCGTGGGTTTGTTGGTTCTAGTTATTTGGAAGGAATGAAGGGACATGAATATTTTTTCCATAGTGTATCAGGAAGAGAAGGTATGATTACCATTGCATTGAAGACTTCTTCAACAGGTTATATCCAAAGAAAACTTATCAAAGCCTTAGAAGATTTACGTGTTACTTATGATGGAACAGTCAGAAATTCAAATGGAACTTTAATAGAGTATAATTATGGTAACACTGGAATAGATCAGTTAGTTCAATCATCTAATAAAATTTATACAATTTTATATTCAAATAAAGATGTAGAAACAAAATTAGGAATGTCAGAAAAGGAACTTTTAAAATCTAAATCTGATAAAAAAATAAATGAAAAGTATATTTCAATGGTTAAGGAAATACGTGATAAAATTAGAAGAAACTCAATTGATTCAGTAATGAATTATAAAACAATTGAGGACTCTTTCTTACTTCCTGTTAACCTATATCGGATTGTTCAAGATAAATCTGATGATGGTAGAACGGTTAAATTTGATTTGTCTTACCAGTATATACTTGATAAAATAGAAGAAATTTTAACTGATAATAAAACCTCATTAATGAGTAAACAAGCTAAATTCCAAGAAAATGATGAAATGAGTTCTAAAACAATTTTTAAACTAGCTTTGTTAGAATATTTATCTCCTAAAAAATGTTTATTCGAATATAATTTAAATAAGGTTCATTTTGATGAAATTGTATCAGAAGTTAAAATAGCATTCTTAAAAGCAATAGTTAACCCCGGTGAAATGGTGGGTGTAATTACAGCTCAATCTATTGGAGAACCTGTTACCCAGCTCAATTTAGATTCAAAACACTCTGCAGGTATGGCTAAAGGAGCTTCTAAAGCAAACTCAGGTGTTCCACGTATTGAAGAAATATTAAATTATAGTAAAAACATTAAAACACCAATGGCCAGTTTATATCTGAAGGAACCTAACAATGATAAATTAGCTTTTAGAATTACTAATTATTTAAACCAAATTAAAATAGGTGATTTAATACACAAAGCCGAAATTTATTATTACAATGATACTAATAGTAATTTAGATGAAATATTAAAAAATGATAATGTAGAAAATCCATTCTTCTTTAATAATCAAAGAAAAAATATAGACCAATTTCCTTGGGTATTTAGATTAGAACTTAATCGTGAAATATTACTAGATAAAGATGTTGTTCTTCTTGATATTAAAACAAAATTAACACTATTTTATTATAATGTGATTCAAGATATAAAATCAATGAAAAAAGACCAAAAAGAAATATGGGAAAATATTATTGGTGGTGCTGTACTAAGTAATCAAGATACAAGTGATTCACCAACAGTACACATCCGTTTAGGATTCAACAATTTTAATTTCCCTATGATTACTAAATTATTAAAAATATTCTTAAATGAAGTATATTTAAAAGGTGTAAATGGAATAAATAGTGCATTCAATTCTAAAGATATAATGATTGATATTAATGATAAAACAGGAGAAATTGATTTTAAACAAGACTATGATAATGTTATAATTACTGATAGAATCAATTTAGAAGAAATTAGATTAATTAAAGGTATTGATCAAGAAAGAATTTATATTAATGATATTGCACTAGTATATAATACATTTGGAATTGAAGCTACAAGAAATATTTTAATAACTGAATTAAGAAGAACTTTCTTAGGTGGTGGAGCTGATTTTAATTATCAACACTTAGTTGTTCTAGCAGATTTAATGTGTTATACTGGTGAAATTATATCAATTGATAGACATGGTACTAATAAGATGGAACTTGATCCTTTAGCACGATCATCTTTTGAAAGAACTATGGAACATTTTGTTAATGCATCTATTTACAACCAAACTGATAGAATTAAAGCAACTAGTTCTAGAATTATGACTGGACGTGTTATACCAGGTGGAACAGGTTCGTTTGAATTATTATTAGATACTAATAAACTTGCTAATAGTGAATTCTTAGATGATGAATATCAAGGAAGAGTAAACTTTGATGCATTTAAAGATAATGATTTATTCAAAGACTTAATGGAGAATGATGATGTTAATATTGATTTCTTAACATAGAAATAATAATTTTTATTTATAAATATTTTATATAATTGTAATATTACATAAAATAGTTATATTAATAGTTTTAGTTATATTTAATAAAATAGGTTATATCAGTATTATCATATAATTTATCATAATCATTTATCCAATGAAATAATGAGGAACCTGAAGAACTATATAAACCTCCAGGATTACATTCAATTAAATCTACATGATATTTAATATTAACATTAATATCAACAGTCATATCTGGCACATAAAATTTATTTTGATTAAAAAATTCAATAATTGCATTTGATATTTTTAATATTTCTTCTTCAGAATAAATTATTTTTTCATACCATAATTGTTGTGAAATACCTTTTATTTTACCATCTAAAATTATTACTCTAAATTCCCTATATTTATCAAAATCATCTCTCCATTTACTTATAATTAAATTTTCAGTATCTCCTAATTTATATTTATCTAAAGCTCTATTAAAATGTATATAATATTCTTTACAATTTGTTAAATGATTTAAAACATCTAAATAAGTTGATTTAGGTGTTAATGAAATTTCATTTTTACCAGATGTTTTATTTGTTTTTATAAAACAATAATTATCATATTTTTTTAACCCATTAATAATTTGTAAAATAAATTCTTCTGATAAATCTTCAAATTGTGTATTAATCCAACTGGTAGAAGTATTAGTAGAAATAACTACTTTACACACTTTATGTAATATAGCTAAATTATTTTTTGAAATATCTATTTTAACATAATCTTTATTATAAAAATCAGCATATTCAGTAAAATCATATTGTTGTAAATAACAATGATAAATATTATACCATAATTTTAATTGTGATTCATTTAAACTCTTATAATTATTATGGGGGAATTTTAAATTATCTAATTCATATTTAGAGATAAAAGCATGTAATCTTTTTTTAGTTTTATATGTTAATTTATTAAACCATTTTTTATCTATCTTTATTTTATTTTCATCTAGTATTTCTACAGGGAAATATTCATTATGATTGTTTGTATTACATTCTTTTTTAAAATATTCTACTGAAATAATTTTTATCATATAAAAATTATTATAGTATTCATTTAAATCAAATAAGAACTTATATTTTCTGGAACTTCTTCCATTTGTAAATCATAATGAGTAATTAAACTTTCAAAATTTTTTTTATCTTTAAAATCTTCCATTTTAATAAAAGTTATACTTACACCCTTTTTTCCAAAACGACCACTTCTACCAATTCTATGTATAAAAGTTTCATGATTTTTAGGTAAATCATAATTTATAACTAATTTAACCTCAGGAATATCTATCCCCCGTGCTAATAAATCAGTTGTTAATAAAATTCGTGTTTTTCCCTCTCTAAATTCATCTACAATTTTACTTCTTTCTTCTTGTTCTAAACCTCCATGAATTGTTGTAGTTGGAAATCCTTCCTCTTCTAACTTATTTTTAACAAATTCTATTTTATTAATTGAATTACAAAAAATCATTGTATGAGATGTTGAAATTATTTGGTATAAATCTAATAAAGTATCAAATTTATATTCTTCTTCTACTGTGTCTAAATAAAAATTTTTAATTGCTTTTACTTGAATATCCTCTTTTTTTAAAAGAACTAATTCAGGATTATCTAATACACTTTTTGATATTTCCCTTAGGTTACGGTTTACAGTAGCACTTAAAAAACATTTTTGACATTTTTGCGGTGTTTGTTTAATTAAATCATATACCTTATTACCATATTTTTTTTCTAATAAACTATCAGCTTCATCTAAAGTAAGTTGTTTAAGTTGTTCTAAAGAAAATACGTTTTCTTCCATCATATGATATATTCTTCCTATGGTTCCTATTAATAAATGAGATTGTACTGCTTCTCTCTTAAATGAACCTATATTTGTTCCTCCTACACATAATACAATTTTTAAATTAGTATATTTTGCTAATTTTTTAGCTACATCATATACCTGTTCAGCTAATTCTCTTGTTGGTGTTATAATTACTGTTTGAATTCCTTTTGTTTGTTCATCTAAATTATGCAAGGTTCCTAATAAATAAGTTGCTGTTTTCCCTGTTCCTGATTGAGATTGAAGAATACAATCTTTTTTTGAAATTATTACACCAATTCCTTTTTGTTGAATATCAGATGGATTAATGAACCCATATGAATATACACCTTTTAAGATATTTTTACTTAACCCTAAAGATTCAAAATTATCATTTTTTGGACTATCTGTCATATTTAATATAACTACTATAGTCTTTAAATATAATCTAGTATAAATTAATATTATAATAGATAAATTATTAAATTTTAACTTAATAAATATTGTAGGATTAACTATTATAACAATAAAACTGTACAAAGTTCCCCAAACCAAATATTATTATCTAAACCACACAAAACACATAAACATAATATTTATTCTAGTCAAGGAGAAGAACCAACGCCCTTATTAAAAATGTTAAAACCTGAACAAAAACATACCAATCCATGTGATTGGGGTTATTATAAAGATAATACAAATATTAAATTATTTACTAAAGATGATTGTTCCTTATTAGATGGTAAATGGTACAATGATGAATGTTTAAAAAAAAGAAGGTGGAACTTTTAGTTATGATTGTCGTAAAGAAGGATTTAGTAATGTTAGTATTAACAAGATTAACAAATATGATAGTATTCTAATTTCACTAAAATATGCCAAATTAAGATAATTAATAAAAAAATTAAAAAAATTGATTTATTAACTTTTAGAAATGTTATTTTATTATTATAATGCCTATGAACACAAGTAAACAATCAAACACCGTTAAACAACTAATCACATCTCTTGACAATTTTGAACCATCTAGATTAACTATTAAAGATTTTCAAGAAGGAAAAGGAGTAGGACCTAAAATGGCCTTTCTTAGATATAATCATCCTTCACTGGGAGAAGATACTAGTTTAATGCTTCAAACACCCTGGATTACTCTAACATCTGGAGGTATTCCACGATATAACGAACAATATCATAAAAATGATAAAGATCGTGCATACCTTCGTCTACCTTTAGAAGAAGGAACCGATTTTTTCAATAAAATTACTGCACTAGACGAACAATTTTCTAGTGATGAATTTAAAAAAGAAAAATTTGGTAAATTATATAAAAAATATTCAATGTATCCTTGTGTAAAAATTACTGAACAAGAAGAAGGTGATACTAGAGACCCTCTTCCTCCCTCACTTAAGCTACGTTTTAGTTTAGTATGGAATGAAGAAGATAAAGATGCTTGTGAAATTAATACTCAGGTATTTACTAGTAAAATGGAAGATGGAAAACGTACTAGAACTCCCGTACCAGTTTCTAGTCTTAAAGATATGGAATCACTTGTTCGGTTAGGTGCTAAACTACGTCTCATTGTTAGACCTGTATCTGCTTGGATGAATCCAAAGAAAGAATATGGTATCAAGTGGAAAATCCAAAAAATGGAAGTTGAACCATCAACTGCTGGTAATGCACTAATGAAAGAATTTTATGAAACAGATGCTTTTATTGATTCAGATGATGAAGAAGATGTAGAACTTCCCCCAAGTGCAACAGGTAAAAAGACCTCAACTAAAACTACAAAAGAAGATGATGAAGATGAAGATGATGATGATGATGATGATGATGATGATGTGGGTGAAAAGTCAGAAGATTCTGATGAAGCATCAGATGAAGAATCTGATGAGGAGTCTGATGAGGATTCAGAAGAAGATTCCCCTGATATTCCTGTTCGTAAGAGTAAAGGAAAAGGGAAATCTAAGGGTCTTGATCTATAAATAATTTAATCAAATTTTACTTTAATATTTTTTTCAGTTGAACAATAAATAACATTATTTTTATGAAAAGAAAATGTTTTTTTAATTTTAGTAGTATTTTTCATATTTTTCATACTAGTTTTAATTATTTGATATTCTTCAATAAATTTAATATAATAGTTAGTTTCAATAAACCACTTGAAAAAATTTAATTGACATATTGTTGTAATTACACATATATTTTTGTTATAAAAGAATGGAATTTTTGTACCTCTACTACAAGGATCAAAATATTTTTTATGATAATTTTTTAATTGTTTTTTATATTCACTAAAAATATTTTTATTATAATATTCAATTTTATTATTAAAACAATATGTTGTTAAAAAATAATCAATTACTCTCAATGATATTTTACTATCACTTTTTAAAAAGCTTAATAAAACTTCCCAATTTTTTTTATTAATAAAAAAAGTTTGAAGAGCTATCCATATTTTTAAATCAGCTCCATCTAATTTAAATCTGACAGCTATATTTTTATTTATTTCAAGGGATGTATTACCCAGCATATTAATATTATTATACTTATAATCTTTAAGTATAATAAAAAATTGATATTTAAAATGTTTAAATAAAAGTATTTAATATTAATGGCACGTAAATCACAATTAATTGAATTAGAAGATTCTGATGCAGATACTGTATCTAGTGTATCAGATGATAATGAGTCTGTTGCATCTTCACATGATAATGAGTCAGATGAGGAACCTAGTAAAAAGCTATCTAAAAAATTAAAAGCTTCTAAAAATATTAAAGTTTATGATAACGAAGAATCAGATGATGAATTTGAAGATGGTTCTGATGTAGAAGTCCCAAAAAAAACTTCTAAAAAATTAAAAGCTTCTAAAAATATAGAGACTTCCGATGGAGAAGATTCAGATGAAGAAGATTCAGATGATGAAACTACTAAAAAACAAGTAAAAAAGACAACTTTAAAATCTACTAAATCTACTAAAAAAACAAGTACATCTAAAAGTACACCAACTAAAACTGCTAGTTCAAAAGTAACTAAAAATGAGAAAGATGATGATAAAGATTTTTCCTTAGAAAATACACTTGAGGATTTTGATAAAAAATTTAAAATATTTTCACAAATGGAACAAAAACTTACTGATTTACAAACTGAAGTAAAAGAAGTAGGTAAAGAATATAAAAATGCTTTACGTATTTTCAAAAAAGAGTTTCATATGTTACAAGTATTACTAGGTAAAGAATTTAAGCTTATTTCTAAACAAAAAAAAAAGTCTCCAACTGACCGTAAGAAAGGTGGAATAACCATGCCTAAACCTGTACCTGTAAAATTATGCGAATATTTAGGAATTCCAACTGATTCTGTAGAACCACGACCAAATATCGTCAAAAAATGTTATGATGAATTTAAGAAACGTAACATGAATATGGGACAAAGAATATACAAGTTTGATAAAGAAACCAGTAAAATTTTTGGTAAAAAGAAAGATGAGGAATTCCATATTAAAGATTTTCAAACTATCCTAAAAGGTGTATATGATAAAGAACTGGAGAATAAAGAAACTCTTTAATTTAATTAAAATATGTATATAATAATTCTTGTTTATCTTCATTTAATTCTTCTAAAATAAATCTAATTTTAAATTTAACATTATTTTTTTCCTGAAGAAACAGTTCCCATCCATCCCTGTGAGGGATATAATTATTATAGGTAATTTTATTATCTTGTAAATTTAAATTAATATCTAACCCATATAACATTTGATATAATGTTATAGATTTTTCTAAAACTAAATTATTTTCTTCCCAATTCCATCCCTCTAATAAGTTAATAAAAATTAAATCACCAACTTGATTATTAATAATATCACCTGCATTAGGGAAAATAATATAGGAATAGTTTAAAGGAACTATAAAGTTATGTAGTTTATTTATATCATTAATTTTTCTATTAATTTTAATTTTTTTACTATTACCTTGAATAATATCTATTAAATTAGAATTTAAAATAATTTTAATATTAGTATTTTTATCTGTTAAGTATTTCAAAGGTATTTTATATAATTTCAAACAATTATCATTAGACCATGTATTTGTTTCTGATTCTGTATAATTATCTAAATTATGACTTGGTAATTTAGTTGGCTTGTAAAACCACGAAATTATATCTTCTAATGTTAAGTTCTCAAAAATATTAAAAAATTCATCCAAATTTTCATATATTTTTTTATCTAATAAACTAGATAAATCGCTGGATGATATATTTCTAATCCATCCTTGCAATATCCACCACAGTTTATCTGTTTTATCTTGATTTAACATACTATATTTTTTTCGTGTGTCTGAATTACTTAAAATTTCATATGCAACTTTAACCTCTTCTAATTTTTCTTTAGCTTCAAGTGAATTATTTTTATCTGGATGATATTTTAATAACATTTGATGATATGCTTTTCTAATTTCATTAATATTACTATTTTTAGAAATACCTAATATATTATATAAATTCATTAAAAATATTGACAAGTTATCTTTAAACAATAAAACAATAATACACAAAAAATAAAATTTAGATTTTAGATTAAAAAAATATATATAATTGTAATGAATCGCAATATTTTATTAACTAAAAGAAATAAAAAAAAACATGAAGAACATTTAAAAAATTTCCAAGAAAGTGTCAAAAAAAATTTAGAAGAAATTAAAAATAAACCTGACCCAAATAAATATAATCCTGATGTTAAATGTAAATATCAAAAATATAAAAATATTAGGTCAACAGAAATAAAACCATTAGGTTTAAAAATTGAAAATAATCCTATAACTGAAAAAAAAGCAAATTTAAGTAAATTACTACAAAATAAAATATCTGAGAGAAATGAAAAAATAACTATTGATAAAAAACCCTTCAAAAAAAGAATACTCACAAGAGGAACTGAAGATTATGAAACTCACAAAGAAACTATTACAGAACTAAAAAAAATGATTGATGCTAAAATAAATGAAGGTAAAGAAACAAATAATGCAATTTTATCTCATTATGAAAATTAAGTACTATTAGAAAATACTTCTATTATACCGTTATTTAAAAACAATAAATTTTTTAATTTACCATGTAACACTTCAATTTCACTAATTTCAGTTTCTAGTTTACTAATACTTTTATTAGAACCTCCCATTTGAATAATTTTTTTACATTTTCGTACTAGTCTTTCTTTTTTATTATATATATTTTTTAATAAAGTAGAAGTATCTTTCATAACACGTTTACCTTTTATAATTTTAGTAGGTTTAATTTTATATTTTTTTAATAAGTTAAAATTATAATTCATAAAACTATATTAATTTATATTATATTAATTTTTTATATTTATATAATTTGTAATTAAACATAATTTGTAATTAAACATAATTTGTAATTAAACATAATTTGTAATTAAACATAATTTGTAATAAAGTATAAAGGGCATAAATAATTTTAAAATTTTTTGATCAATTATTCTGTTTCTTTCTTCTATATCATTTATTTTATTTTCATCTAATTTATTTTCTAATGTTAAAATATTTTCTTCTATTTTTAATAATGATTGATATATATCATGAAAATTACTAGAATTATTTCCTATATCTAAATTATCAATTACTAAATTTAATCTTTTATATATATCATTTAATTTATCTTTGAATTTTCCTTTTAATTCATCAGATGATATAACCTCTGTTGTCATTTAATATTCTTATTTAATAGTAGTAGTTTAACTTGTTTTTTTAACAAATTCTTTTATTTTTTCTATAGTTCTACCACCTTCATAAGAAATTATATTATTATTTACTTCTAAAAATATAGATGGATAACCTTTAATATTATATTTTTTAATTTCCTCTTTATTTGTATCACTATCTAGAACCTTAAAATTAATATTATTTAAATGTTTAGGTAATTCATCCCAAATAGGTGTAAAATTTTTACAATGTCCACACCATTCTGCTTTTATAAAAGTTAATGTTTTATTATTTCCTCCTCCTGACATATTTAAATTAAAATCTATTTTATTTTTTAATTGTATATATTTATTTTTATATTTTAAATATTTTTCTTGATAAGTTTTCATTAATAAGAAATAGACTTTTTTATTTTAAATATAAAAAATTTAGAAGTAAATTATAAAAAATGTATTAAATTAATAAGTGAATATTTAAAAAACTTAGTAGGTGGATGAATGAACCCAGATGAAATTAATGTTGGATTAAAATTTAATGAGCAAACATTCTTTGACAAAGGAAATGAGAATGTATGGATGAAACCAGTAAAAGATAATACTGATAAACATCTACTATTAAATAAAGATGCTAATAAATTGACAACTACTTTACCTGAATTTGAAGAACACTTAACAAATTTAATGAATACCAGATACTATGTTAGAAGAAATGCTTTAAAATAAATAATAATTATAGATATGCTACTTGTCTTGAATAAAAGTTAGGTAATTTTCTACGGATTATTACTGTTTTTATAAATAAATATAAACTTTTAAGTAGCGGATTATTGTGTAATGAATGAAACTGAATTTCAAAAAATACTAAATGAAATATATAAGATTGAACCATCAATACAATTAGCAGTGCAAACAACATTATCTCCTGCATCCGCATCATTACCTAGTGTTGATGTTAAGAAAAGGGCAACCTCTTTTGGGTCAACTGCTACTTTTAGAAAGAAAGTTTAAAATAAATAAAGTGATTCTGTTTGAACTAGCTCTCTAATTAAACTATCTTCATTTTGTTCAATTATTTCAACTAATGTGTTTTTTTCTAAGATACTAAAAATAGTTTTAACTTCACGGAGTAAATTATGAATTCGTAAAATTAATTTACAAAAGTTTCCTTCAAAATTTGTATAATTTAATTTAATTTCTTGCCAGCTTTTCCCTAATGCCCATAATTTAACAATTTCGTAATGTTCAAGTGTTATATCATAATTTTGACATATTTGATAAGGTAGTTCATTAATTAATTTAATTTCGTTATCTGCATAATAATTCATTGTTTCTTCAGCAGTTCTTAATAATATAGTTTCATTATCATTCAAAACTAAATTAGCCAAACAAATATTATTATTTTTACATTCTAAAAAGATAGACAAAAATGCACATAATTCGGGAAAAGTAATATTATCAAAGTAATTTTCAAAAGCCATATAACTAAAAATTAATGGATTAATTTCATTCATTTCTTTAGCAGCTAAGCCAAAACTAGTTAAAATATTATTTTGTATTAATCCTTCTTTTTCTAAATAATTAATAATTTTTTGAAAATGAATAGCTAATTTTTCATTTTCAAAACCTATTTCAATATTCTTATCTCTAATAAGTTTTTTAAGCTCATGTGATTTATAAAAATCATTATATTCTGGATGTTGTTTTAAGCTTTCTAATTTTTTAAGAGCTAATTTTCTTTTTTTTTGACTTTGTTTTTTATCAATTTCTAAATAACACAATAACATTTGTTTTTCATATTTTTCACTAATATTATATGTATTAAGTTCTTTTTCTAAGCTTTCAATTTCTTTTTTTGTATCTGAAATAAAAAATTCTGAATTTCTTTCTAAAAATGAGTTTTTAGCTATTTTAATTAATTCTTCAATTAAATTACTTTCTTTATGATCAAAATTTAATTGAATATAATTTATATTTCTTAATACCCATGTATAATCTAATTTTAATCGTGAGCTTAAACTTAAAGGATTTCCCATTATAATATTTTTAAAATCATCTTCTTTTGGCAAAGAATGAAGAGGAAGAATAATAACTTCCCCAAATGTATCAATTCCTCTTCTTCCAGCTCGTCCTGCCATTTGAAGAAATTCATCAGTTCGTAAGAATCTTCTACCACAATCATCATATTTAGATAATCCAGTAAATACAACAGTTTTTGTAGGCATATTTACACCAACAGAAAAAGTTTCAGTTGCTAACAAAACTTTAATTAATTTTTTTGAATAAAGAATTTCAACAATTTCTTTTAAAATAGGAATTATACCAGAATGATGATATGCCACACCTCTACATACTAAATTATATAAATCATCAAATTGTGTAGAAAACTTATATTCATTTCTATATTTAAATAAGTAATCTCTCCAAATTTTTTTAACTTCTGAAGTTTCCTCATATGTTAAAAAATTACCTACTATTTTATTAATATACTCATCAATTTTAGCTTTACTTAATACAAAATAAATTGAAGGCAGTTTCTCTTCTTTTTCTAACATGGTAATAGAATGATTTATCCAATAAATATCTTGATATCTATCACACTTAAAATTTTTATAATTATCACTATGAAAATATTTATCTAATACTAGCACTTTTTTATCTTCATTTTGTAGATAAAATTTAAGAGGAACAGGACGGTGATATTGTGTAATTAATCTAGTATTTTTTTGTTGTTTCAATCCAATCCATCCAGCTAAAATTTCTGGTTTATCAATTGTTGCTGATAATAAAGTCAATTGTGTATTATCTGGTAAAAGCATTAAAATTTCTTCCCAAACTTTTCCACGATCTTTATCATTAATATAATGAATTTCATCTAATATTACATATTTAACTTGTGTTGGATCAAAAAAATAACTATCAACTGTGACTGGAACTTTCCATTTAGCTCTATATAATGAATTTCTAAAAATTTCAGCAGTCATAATAACTAGACTAGCACCAGGATTAACTTTATTATCTCCAGTCATAATTCCAATATCTGATATTTCTTCAGAAAAATCTTTATATTTTTGATTGGATAAAGCTTTAATTGGACTAATATAAACTACCTTTTTATTTTCACTCATTGCTTTTGCTATGGCATATTCAGCAGGTACAGTTTTACCACTTCCTGTTGCTACTGCCACAAATACATTTTCATTATTATCTATACCTTCACATGCATACTTTTGAAAATGGTCTAATTCAAAAGAAAATTGACGATATTTTGATTCATATTTATTAATATATTTACTAGGACATTTTATTAAAAACTTATTTGACATACTAATTAAAAATATTATTTATAATAAATTTTATCAATTTTTATTGTTTACCTTCCATCTACAAATGTAAAAATAAAAATTGATAAAATAATATATTATAATAATTTATTTATATGCTAATGCCTAAAAATAAGCAACAATATAAACTTGAGCTTCAATCTAAATCTAATAAAATTATATATGAATTTACAGAAAAAGAATTAATTGAAAATAAAAAATATGATGAATTTAAAAACAAATTCAAGAGTAAATTAAAATCTTGGCACAACACTTTAAGTGGTGCAGGAGTAACAGGTGATCCAGCTTTGGACGATATTATGAATATTATTATGTTATGTTATTTAGATAAACATGTTAGTGATAAAGGTCAATTTGATTTGTTAAATTTAAAATCATATCCTATTACAAAAAAAAATAGGTTTTCTAAATATAATTATTTAGAATGTTTAAAAATAGATTATATGATTAAAAATAAAAAAATATTAATAAAATCTAAAGATAAGAATGAAGGAAAAAGTATTTTAGAAAAAATTGGTGATTTATTATCAAATCATAGAACAACCTCTAGAGTAGTAAAAGATATTGATTTTATTAATTGTAAAAAAACAAATATACTTATATCACTTATTGAAGATATTAATGAATTCTGCACTAAATATCATATTTTTGAATATTCTGATATTATTGGAATTGCATATGAATTTTGGATGAATGAATATAAAGGTGGTAGTGGCAAGGAATTAGGTAATTTTTTCACAGAAAGAAAATTAATGAGAATGTGTTTTGAACTGATAGATAAAGAAGATATAGATAATTTAAACATTAATAAAAACTCTACAATTGGAGATGAATTTTGTGGAACTTTTGGATTTCCATTATATTTTAAACAATTTTTAAAAGATAAATATAAAATTAATATTAAAAATAAAAATATTTATGGTGTTGAATTTGAAGATAGAGCATGTAGAATGGCCATGTTAAATGCCATGTTTTCACTTGATAATATTGATAATGTTACTAGAGGAGATAGTTTTATTACTAATGTATCTCCACATTTAGATATAAGTGTACATAATGTACCTTTTGGTAGTAGAATGAAATATAAACATGTAAAAGAACATTATGAAGAATATCAAATTAATCATTCTGATATTCCAAATTTTGATGAAATCATTAAATCAAAAGCCAATCAAGATGCAACTCTTTCTAGTCAAATGGTTATTTATAAAACTAATAAAATTGGCATTTGTATTATTAAAGATGGTCAGGAAGCTACAGGAACAACAAAAGAATTATTAGCATATAGAAAACATTTTTGTGATTCTGTAAATTTAAAGAAAATTCTTAAAATTCCATCAGGAGCTTTTTCATCAACAGGAACAAAAACATTATGTTTATACTTTGTAAAAGATGGAAATAAAACAGAAAATCTTCAATTCCTAGAATTAGATACAGAAGGAAATAAAATTATAGAAACTTGTAATGTAAGTTATCAAGATTTAGAACATAATAAATATTTATGGTCTCCCAATACTTATTTAGTAGATGAAGAAATTTTAAAATTACAAAGTAAAAGTAAATGTGAATGGATGAAATTAGGGGATATATGTAAATTTTTATCAAAAAGTAAAAAACAAGCATCATATGGAAACAATGAAGGAAAATATAACTTTTATACTTCTTCATATAAAATTAAAAAATGTGATGAATATGATTATGAAGATGAATGTTTAATAATAGGAACTGGTGGAAATGTTAATATAAAATTAGATAGTAAATTTTGTTGTTCATCTGATAATATTATATTAAAATCACAATATAACAAATATATTTATTATTTATTATCTTATAACTTAAATTTATTGGAAAAAGGTTTTGAAGGTGCAGGAATAAAACATATATCTAAAGATTATATTAGAAATTTAAAAATTCCTATTCCATCCTCAGAAACACAAGAAGAAATAATCCAGCAAATAGAAATATTAAATAAAGAGATAAAAAATAATGAAGATAAAATTAAAAATAATCAGAATATTTCTAAAATGTATATGGAAATGATGATGAAAAAACATCAAGATAATATTGAATGGAACAAATTAGGGGATTTATGTGAATTTTTATCAAAAAGTAAAAAACAAGCATCATATGGAAACAATGAAGGAAAATATAACTTTTATACTTCTTCATATAAAATTAAAAAATGTGATGAATATGATTATGAAGATGAATGTTTAATAATAGGAACTGGTGGAAATGTTAATATAAAATTAGATAGTAAATTTTGTTGTTCAGCTGATAATATTATATTAAAATCACAATATAACAAATATATTTATTATTTATTATCTTATAACTTAAATTTATTGGAAAAAGGTTTTGAAGGTGCAGGAATAAAACATATATCTAAAGATTATATTAGAAATTTAAAAATTCCTATTCCATTATTAAAAATACAAAATAACATTGTGGATTTTTTAGATAAAGAAAATGAATTAATTAATAAATTAAAATTACAAAATGATACTTATAAAAATATGATTAAAGAAATATTAGACCAATCATATTAATAAAAATATTCTTTTAATTTATCATAGGGAGGAATTTTATAATTATATTTATTTAATTCCCTATTTCCATTTTCTTCAATTTCAATTAGAATTTCTTCTAGTAGTTTTTCATTATTAATATATTTATTATTTAAATTATCAATAATTTTTTTAATAGCATCCACACACTCTTGATAGGTATTATAATATTTATCTCCATTAATATCTACAACTTGTTTCCATTTGAAACCTTCATAATCATATACTTGTTTTTTCAATTGTAAATGTTTATTATCATTTATAAATTTATGATAATCTACATCATTATAAATTTTATTTTTTCTCATAATTCCATATAATTCTTTCAAATTATTTTTATAACCTAATAGTTTTAAAATTTTAGCTCCAATTTCATCACTACCTTTATAATTAACATTGTTATTTGGAACAATATCTGTTTCTTTATTATAATTTTTATTAATAAGAGCTTTTTTGATATCTAATCCAATATCTAAAATTAAATATTTAAGAACATTAATTATTTGAGTAAAATCCGTTTTATCATCTAAATTATTAATAAAAATAGGTAATAATACAGCTAAATTTTTATTTAAATTTTTACCATTAACACCATTTTTATCAGGTCTAGTTCCTCTACCAATACATTGAATAATATCTTTGGATGATAATTTTGAATCACTAAAACAGATAAAATCTAATTTTTTAAAATCCCACCCCATATCTAATTTTTTTACTGTATATGCAATACTATTTGTATTTGCCATAAAATTATTTAAATTAGTAAAATTATATTGATTATTATTAATTCTACTAATTTTTTCATTAACTTTTTGATTATTATCACCAATTATTAAATATGGTTTTATTAAAGTGTTATTATTTAAATATAAATTATAATGTAATTTAAATAATTTATAAGCATTTGAAGTTCTACTATGAAAACTAAGACCATAAGTTTTATTTAATTTTGTAAAGTTATCAATAATATATTTTGATAAATTGATATTGTCATTTGTAAAAGTTTCAAATATATAAGGAATAATTGGACATAACCATTGTTGTTCTATTAAATCTTTTACTTTTATTGGATTGTATAGTTCACCAAAAATATTATAATTACTAGTAACAATACTATTATCTGGTGATGCTGATGTAAATAATCTATATTTAATTTTAATATCATCTTCTAACCAAAATTTAATTGATTCTATATTATTATCTAACCATGACTCTTCCACACCCCAATGAGCTTCATCAAACCATATAAAGATATTATTAAAATTAATATCTTTAATTATTTGGTATAAAACATCTGCTGATTGAGTACAACATGTAATAATTAATTTATTATATTTATCATAAAGATTTTTAATATTTTTATTTGTTGAAAAATTAACAGGATAATATTGATTTTCTAATTTATCAAGATATTTTTGTGAAATATTTTGGGAATTAATTTTAGTTCTTGGAGAAAAACAAATAATTATATCAGGCTTTAATCTATTTAATAATTCAAAAGTAATAAATGTTTTACCTGAACCTGTTGCTAGTTCTAAATAAATTTTATTATTTAGAATTAATTTATTGTATAAATAATTAATAATAGGTTGTTGATAATCACGAATAGTATTATTTATATAACCTAATTTATTTTTTAAAATTAAGGTCTCTTTAATTATATCAAACATTTCAGTATTACAATAATGTTGTAATCCATCTTCTGATTCATTTGGACAATCATCTATATTCACAAGTTTAAATTTAATATTATTTATATTAAATAGGTTTTCAATTGATTGAGCAGATACTTTATTAGATTGATACCATTCAGTGCCACCTTCACCTGTAACATTTATTATTTTATATTTATTGAATGCTTGTTGAATTAAATTGTCAATTTGATAACAATTTAATTTAGACTCAATTATTTCGTATAATTTAGTATAATTCATATTAATAAACATATAAGTTTGGTAAGCTGCTAATCTGGAATGAGGATGTTTAGTAGAACCAATCTTAATAGCTTGTTGTAAATCTAATTTAAAATAGTCTATAATATATATGTATTCTTTCATTATATGAATAAGTATATATATTGAATCTTAATTATTTCATTTTTTTATAAAAATTGATATTTTTATTTAAAATTAATTTACTAATACAGTATGCCCGATATATGTGCTAAATACACACCACTTATTATGATTACATTTGTATTAGAAATCTATTGTTTACAAATGTTATTTATATTTTTAAGATTAAATTTATTAGGAAATATTACTAGTTATTGTTTTGCTGTATTATCTATAATTATAGGATTTTTAACAATGACATATTTTAAATTAATTTTAAATTGCGAACCATTTATTTTATCTAATAATTATTAAAAATTATTTTTTATATACCAAAAAATAAGCTTTTTTAATATAATTATTTAACATATTTTTATTTGTAATTTGTGATACATTATTATCATTAAATACATACCAATTATTATTTTTTTTACCAACACAAATATAATGACCACCATTTAAACTACCAGAATGAATAATTGCACCTTGTAGTTTATAATTGTTATACCAATTAAATGGAATTTCAATATCTTTATTATTTTTAATAAATCTTGAGCCACGATTTTCAAAACGTTTTAATCCAACTATTAAATATGGTGAATTAATATCAAAATAAAATCTTTTAGAAGCAACTAATTTAACATGGCATTTGGGACATTTCCATGCCTCATCATTTTTTAATATAACAGCTTTTTTTAAATTTAAATAACATTCTGTTAAAGAACAAGCACCATTAATTTCTAATAATAATATATTTGATTTTCTACTGGATATTTCTTTATGCAAACATCTTAATAATTTACATTTAACCCTTGTAATTTCAGTAAATTCATAATCTAATAATAAATTTAAGTTTTTCTTATCACCATATTCTTCTAAAAGTAACATTAAGGCTTCCCCTGAATCTTGTTGATTAAATCCAGAAAATCTATTTGAAATATTTGATAAGGAATTTTTAATTTTTTTTATAGCATTTCTAGGATTATCAGATATATTTTCCATTTCTAAAAAATGTGGATTTAAACATAATAGTTGCACTGCTGAATTTAAATAACATGTATTTCCATGGTTTGGTAATCCAAAAATATATTTAGTATAATGTGTCATAATTGATATTATAATTATAATATATTTTAATTATCAATTTTTTAATAAATATTGATAATTAAAATCTTATTAAGTAATTTATTAATAGTATGTTACTAATAGGATTTTTTAATACTTATGATTCAATTAAATATGGAATAGATAAAAAAAAACGACCTTATTATGGATTTACTCCATTATATGGTAAATTCCAAAAAGTAAAAATTACATATTCAGGAAAACAAAAAGGTAAATTATTATGTCAAATTATAGTTAATGATATTAATAATAATTTTCCAACAGGACAAATTATAAATTTAATAGGAACATATTCAACTGATAATATCTTAAATTTATTAAAATTAGATTCTGAACAAAAATATTTACCATCTGAAATTAATATTAATAATAAAATTATTTTAGATGAATATAAAAATGATTTTGTAACAATTGACCCCGAAAATTCTAGTGATATTGATGATGGATTCTACTTAAATTATCCACAATTAGATGTTATAATTGCATGTCCATTTTATTTTTTAAATAAAACTCAAATAATAGAAAAATATAAACAATCAGTATCTACTCGTTATTACTCCCAAACAAATCATTTATGGGGAAATGAATTAAATCAAAAAGCATCACTTTTACAAAATAATAAAACAGTGTTAATGGTATTACATTATTGTTTAATAAATTATACATATCAAATTAAATTTTATCAAGGTACTAATAAACATCAATTAACTTATGAACAGTTTGATACTTGTACTAATTATAATAAATGGAAAGAACTTTTAAAAAAACATTTTAATTTTACAAACTCTAAAGAACTAGTTCAAGAAATAATGATTTTAACAAATAAAAAATTTACTGACTTTCTTGAGCTTCATCAAGCACCTATTTTATATCGTAAATTTATTATTAATCATAATTTTGATATTTATAATTTAGATAAAAATATTAAAGATATATTTAATCAAAGAAAAAGTGATTCAGCAGAATATACTTTAATTAAATCATCTCATGAATTATTAAAAGGATGTTATTCTCATTTCACATCTCCTTTAAGAAGATGGGTAGATTGTTATCATCAAATGTTATTATGGCAAATTATACACAACCAATCAATTTTAGAAAACAAATTAGATATAATATTAATAAATCATAAGTTTACTAAAATTAAAAAATTTCATCGTGAATATCAATATTTAATTCAAAATCAAAGTTTAAATATAAATGATTTATTATATAATGGTTTTATTTTTAATATTAGAAAAAATTATTTAGATGTATGGTGTCCAGAAATTAATCGTTTTATTAAAGTTGAATTTATCCATCAAAAATTATTATTTCAACTAAATATTATACAAAAAGAACATTCATGGGAAATAAGTAATAAAATTTATTCTGATAAAAATATAATATATTCTATTGGTGATAAAATAACTTTTTACTTGATTAAATCAGGACATATTCTTCCTAGTAAATATATAATGGGAAAACTAGATAATAATCCATTATAATTTAAAAAAATTGAATCTAAATAACACTAATATTATAATATTATTATTATGGATTATCAATTTAAAATTACCACAACAGGAACTAATATTATAGAAGGAAAACTAAAACTAGACACAACATTAACACTTGAACAATTAAAACTTAAATTAGTAGGCCCAATTATCTATCGTATTGGATTAGATAAAATTAAATTTTTCCAAAGAGGCAAAATATATGATGATGATGAAAGATTATATAGGTTAATTAATACAGAACCCATTATGATTCATACAAGTATAGTTCCTCTAAAAAATATTTTAATTAAAAGTTTAATGCAAGATGAACCAGGACTAAATATTAACACTAATAATGATGATGACAATGACGATGACGATATTTTTAATGATTTTAGTTATAATTTACCACCCATTCAATCTCATTATCAATCTCATTCAGACCAACCACAACACCTATTACATCAAAAGTTAATGAAACATACACAATCATATGAACACCCAATACACAATAAACCATATAGACATATAAATCAACCACAACACCCATTACATCAAAAGTTAATGAAACATACACAATCATATAAACACCCAATACATAATAAACCATACAGACATATAAATCAACCACAATTTAATCAAGATCACCATCAACATGAGCAATTACAACAACCTCATAGGTATCAGTCAAATGATATAACTGAAGATAGGCAACAATTTTTTGAGAGACATATTGTAACGGATGATGGCGTGGATGATCATGAACCTATATTGGACTTGAAGACACCAACAGAATTAGAAAAAGAAATGACCGAAACTTTACAATTATTTTCAAAAGAAACTATTACTAAACTAATGGATATTTATCTAAATAATAAGGAAGAATTTATGGAATTTATTAATTATATAAGTAAAGGACATTATAATGAAGTAAGTTCAAAATATAAAATGGAATATTCTTCTGAAATTTATGGTAAAATAAGAGATACTTTTCCAATGTTCAAATCTAAAACTAACGAAGAAATTAAACAAGAATTAGATAAATATGGAGGTAACTTAGATATTATGATATCTCATAATTTTTAATAAAAAATTGAAATTTAATTTATTAGTAATTATGTTTCATATAATTCTCTTATATGAGATCCATCAACATAAACCATTCAGTAATGCAAATTAATAAATGTAAAGGTAATATTTCAAAACAAGCTGCCAAACTTAAAGCAGCCCAATCTAAACGGTATAAGAATAATAAAGGAAATTATCCTTATCCCTGGAATAATCTATTAGATGATACAACAGGTCTTGATATGATTCATTTGTCCCCTCAAACTGTTAATATTCAAAAGTTAGATGATATGAGAGACAATATTATTTCCCTAATGGAAATATTAGTTCAAAAATATCAACAATTGATATTAACTTACCAAACAGAAACACCGGAAGTAAAATCAAAAATAACAGAAAACAATTATATTTTAAAAAATATTCGTAAAGTAGATATGTTAAAGATAGAAAATTATCTACGAACACAAAAACGTATTCAAGACGAAGATATTCAAAATTTAACTGATTATGGATTTAGCCATCAACCTACTACTCCTTTAGGTAAAACACTTAAAATTTTAGAATATTTAAAAAAATTTCATTTGGAAAATAAACCAACCGCTACTTTAGCTATTTATCTTAGATTAATGGAAAAAGAATTTCAAAATGTTTTTACAGAACATCCACATATAATAGACCGGTTTACACGTTCTATTAAATGGATGAATGATTTTACAAGTAAACAAGATATGGTTAAATATCAATTAGTAACCAAACATGAGATGATGCCACCACTAAATCAAACAGGTTTTGTTAAACTGGATACTTGGCAGGAAAAAGCAATCGATTTAATGAGAACACGAAAATCAACTATTTTAAGTATTCCTACATCTGGAGGTAAAACTTATTTATCTGCATATCTTACTAAATCTAAAGGGAAAATATGGTTTTTAGCACCTTCTATTCCACTAGCTAGACAAGTAGCAGCATATCTTACTAGAGTTACTGACACCAGAGTACCTTATATGACAGACACTTATCAACCTTACTTATTCCATAAAGAAATGTTAGAGTGTTTAGTAAAAAGTAAAGTGGTTGTATCAACTCCTGATATTTTCCTTGATTTTTTACCAGAAATTGGTTCTTTAGGTGAAGAAGATAATCTTATTATTGATGAAATTCATATGATGGGTTCTAATCAAGGTGATTCAATGGAGATGTTTGCACTTTTAAATCAAAAGGCAATGCTTCTTGGATTATCTGCTACTATATCTAATCCATATGATTTAGTCACCTGGAGAAAAAATATGGGTAAAGAACTAACTATGATTACAAGTAAAGAAAGATTCTTTAATCTACAAACTTCTTATTGGAATCCATCCAGTAAAAAAACAGTTAATATTAATCCATTAGCAATGTTATGTATAGAAGATTTTGTATCTAAAAAAGTGCTTTCTAAAGATTTAAAACCAACCCCTCCAGATGTACATCAACTAGCAGAAATGTTAGAAACAACTTTTGGTGATGAAATGGATAATTTAAAACTTCATACCTATTTTAATGATCTTCATAAAAGACGTGTATCTTTAATGGAGGTTATGGATTATTTCCGTTTATTGATTGAATTTATGGTTGAAAAAGCACAAAATAAAAATATTTCACCCATTATAAATATTCTAAATGAATTTACTCCTGATAATTTAGAAGAAAGTGAAACTAATTTATATGAAATTATTAATTATTTAAAAGATACAAAAAATACACCTGTTCTTGTGTTCCAAAGAAATACATATTCTTTGATGCGACTAGCTAAAAAACTAATTGAAGAAATAAATCAACTAGAGAATAATGATAACCCTAACAGAATTAAAGAAATTGAACGACAAGAAAAAGAAGCAAAAAAAAGAAAGAAAGAAATGGAAAAACTTGGATTACTATCTCAAAAAGATTGTGGTCTCTCTACAGGCAAGTCTACTAAAGATTTAGCGGAAATTTCTAAAATTGAAAAAGCACGTGATAAAGCAGGACTAGATGAAATTTTTGTAGAACATATCCAATGTCCAACACCAAAGTTTAATTGGTGTCCTGATAAATATATTTCTGAAGCTGAAATTTATGAAATTGATATGCAATTAAAAAAATATTTCCCACATAATGGAGAGTTATATCACCCAATTATTCATGCTTTATGGAGAGGTATTGGTATTTATGCTGAAGGATTACCTGATGATTATCTTGTAATTGTTCAAGTAATGGCAAATGAAAAGAAACTAGGAGTAGTACTTTCAGATAAATCAATGACTTTTGGTGTATCAATGCCTTTTAGAAATGTGGTAATTTATCGTGACCCAACCACTGAAGATGATCTAAATCCTTTACTTTTCAAACAAATGGAAGGAAGAGCAGGACGTAGAGGTCAAGATTCAAAAGGTAGTGTTATTTTTGCTGGTTATTCATGGAAAAGAATTGAAGAATTATCGATTAGTGAAATACCAAAAATTGAAGGTCAAGATACAGTAGAAAATATTTATCTACCTATTGGGTCAAAACTGGCAGAAATATGTAAAAATGAAATGGATTTTACTAATGTTTTTACTAAAAACCTTAACCGTATTCAAAATCATATTGATGAAAATTTTGCAGAATGGAACGAATATTGTGATATGTGGAAAGCTTGGACACCAAAAGCAATGGATGGGGATATTGAACTTTTAAGAATGTTATGGCGATCAAGAAATTTTGGGTGTGATGGTGTTGCTTTTTATCATCTTGTTGATCCTTTAGAAAAATATTTCACAGGAGGAGATATTGGTGAAAAAAGACAAGTTGATGCTAGTCATATTATTGCATTCTTTATTCAAAATAAACGTGCTACTAGAAAATCAGAAGTTTTATCTAAACCATCCAATTATACAGGTAAATGGAAACTCTTAAGATATTCACTTTTGGAACTGGGTATCCCTCTAGAAAATGAAGATTGTTTAGATGGACGTATTGCAATATCTATTAAAAATAATAAATTGTTTGAAGGAAGAAACGATAAAGAATATCAAGAAATTAGAGAAGACTTTTTTAAATTTGCATGTTCCATTAGAATATTACAGAATTATTGTTATTATACTAAACGTACTACCTTAACTAAAATTATTGGAAAATTATTTACTAGGTGTAAATGGATTTTATGGATGTCATCTCCATTAAGTAATTTTGGAAAAGAACAAGGGTATCTTGTTGAAATAAATGATGATATTATTTTATCACATGATGAATAATTAATTTATTATAAATATTGTTAAATACAAATAAATAATATTATTTATTTTAATGTCTAATAATGATATTATAATATTTCCTCCCACTCCAGGATTTGTTACATTTTCTTTTAAACCATTTGCAGCTTCTATAGTTGATAATGATTTTACTTATCTACAAGGAAATTCTAGTTATACTAAAATTAGTATTCCCCCTTCAAGAGCAACAGAAACTTTGAATTTTCTTACTAAAATTAGAATTAAGTGTAATATTATAATTCCTGATAAAGATACTATTGATTTTGCCCTGTATAGAAAATACAATTCTGATTTTTATGTACATGTAAGTACAGTAACTGTTAATAAAATTGACACAACACACACTCTAGACAATTACAATTTAGTTGATTTAGAAATCACTTCATTTGAATACGAATCTATTATAATAGAACAAGTACAGAATCTTGATTTTAATATAAATGAACTCATTACAGATACTGACAATAGTACCGATTTTTTTTTAGTAATGGCCGAACCAGGTAACACTTCATCTTCATTAATAAATATTTATAACACTGATAACCAATTTTCATATATTAATTCATATGCACATACAAATGAACAGCCAACAAATGGGGAGCTAACATTTACAATCGGCACAGGACCAAGAAATGGTGACATCTTAGATATTATAGCATATCCTGGCTCTCTAAATGTAGCAATTGAAACACTTACCTTTAATAGAGAACAAAATAAATGGATTTCATCTAAAACAGAAAATGGTGATTGGTTATATACGATAAATTATGGAAATTGGTTTATATATAGAAGAGATTCATTATCATCTGGTGGGATTGATGAATTTAATATTAATATGACCGATATAAATAATGTTGAACTTATTATGAAAATATGGAACAATTCTACATCTACATGGGATTGGATATTTGAAACAGGAGATCAAATTGACGGAAGCCTCATGACTTATACATATAATAGACCTATATCAGAACCTGAACCAGAACCTGAACCAGAACCAGAACCTGAACCAGAACCTGAACCAGAACCAGAACCTGAACCAGAACCTGAACCTGAACCAGAACCTGAACCAGAACCAGAACCAGAACCTGAACCTGAACCTGAACCAGAACCAGAACCTGAACCTGAACCAGAACCTGAACCTGAACCAGAACCTGAACCAGAACCAGAACCAGAACCTGAACCAGAACCAGAACCTGACCCAGAACCAGAACCTGAACCTGAACCAGAACCTGAACCAGAACCAGAACCTGAACCAGAACCAGAACCTGAACCAGAACCAGAACCTGAACCTGAACCAGAACCAGAACCTGAACCAGAACCTGAACCAGAACCTGAACCAGAACCAGAACCAGAACCAGAACCAGAACCAGAACCTGAACCAGAACCAGAACCTGAACCAGAACCAGAACCTGAACCAGAACCTGAACCAGAACCTGAACCAGAACCTGAACCTGAACCAGAACCTGAACCAGAACCTGAACCAGAACCAGAACCAGAACCAGAACCAGAACCAGAACCAGAACCTGAACCAGAACCAGAACCAGACCCTGAACAACAAAATTATATACCCATGGATGGAGATTTAATAACAATTTATAACCAAGACTTATCAAATGTTATATTAAATATTAATATTCGATCTGGTAAAGTAAATTACGAAAATGCTATAGTTGGAAATGGTAGTTTTGATGCTTATACATTTGATGAAATAAATAAATTAGATATTTTTTATCATTCTTCAGGAATTCCAAATATATCTATAGCTGTTAAATATGAGAATAACCAGATACAATATGTATTAATAGGATATTATAATATAAATAACAATATATTTATAAATGAAGAAAATATAAATTTAATTAATAATCCTGGTGCTTTTTGTGATTCAACTAAGTCAGATGGTAATATTGTTAATTATACATTTAATACAAATGATTTAATAAATATTTCATTTAAAAAAGGAAAAGAAATAGAAATACAAAATGTAATAAGCGAAACAGTAAATATTTTTACACCATTTAAAATTTATGCAATTTATGATAATTTTGAATTTAACGATTTTATAACAGCAATTGAAAGTTTTGAAGATCAAGGAGTAATTTTACCATCTGAAAATATTTATATATATGGAAGAGATAATAATGTATATGTAAATATAGATGATGTCAATAATAGTTATTTACTTAAATTAGGAGAAGATAGTATAATAACTTATCAAAATACAACCTACAAAATAACTCGTGTTTTAGTTGGTTCTAGTATATATAATTTAGAAAAAATAACTGATACCCATGATACTATATTTAGATTAGGTGATAATTTTGAAATAGATATAACACAAGTTAATTGGAATCAATCATTTATAAATGATGAATTATCAGAATTAAATGTAAATAATCTTGATAATTTTTATAATACTAAAAATATTTTTTATTTTAATAATAATATACGTGAGATAGTTGTAGACATATCAACCTTAGATGAAATAAATAATTATGAATTTTTAGCATCATCTAATGAAAATTTAGGAACAGTTATTATAAATTATCAATCTAAAACATTAACTTTAAATTTATTTGAACTAACAATAAATGATTTAAATTCAAGTATGTATTCAATACAAAATAATATTTTAATAATATATAATTTACGGTTTTTAGGGTCTGGAGGAGTGGGAGGTATAACTTTATCTTCAACGACCGTGCCCTGTTTTACTAACACATGTTTTATTAAAACACCATTTGGTTATATAAACATTTCAAAATTACAAAAAGGTGATTTGGTTACTACAAGTGATAATCGGAATATTTTTGTTAAAAATCTATTAAAATCAAAAATGTTATCAAATTTATCAAAACCGCATTTAATAAAAGCACATAGTTATGGAAAAAATAAACCTTTTATTGATACTTTTATTTCAAGTAATCACCAATTTAAAATAAATAATAGATGGACCAGTCCAATTATTGAAAATTTACCCCAAAAATGGAATACTTCTATCTTGATATATTACCATATTGAAACAGAAAATTATAATAACGATATTTTAGTAGTAAATGGGTTAGAAATGGAAACATGGGATGGTAAAACTGATGCTAATATTAAATTAGTTCAACAAAAGCATAAAAAACTTATTAAAAGATTAATAAAAAATTGAAAAAAAAAAATTGTATTTATTATTAAATTAACTATGTCTATAGATATTGAAGATTTAAGAATTCAACCAATCCATATGCCTGATATAACACAAAATGTATCAGTTGTAGAACTAACAAAAATTGATAATATTATTTATCAATTATATGAAAACCCAGAAAAGAATATTGCAGAACTTTCACGTGAAAACAAACTAAATATTCCTCATATAACTTATCTTCATCGTTACCACCAATTGGTAGATCAAGGAAAATTGAAGGAAAACTCAATTTTAGAATTTAAGCTGATGATAAAAAAGGGTAGAGGACATTCAGGAGTGGAAGTAATTGCTGTATCAACTTATCCTGAAGGAAAATATGTAGGATGTCCAGCAGATTGTCATTATTGTCCAAAGGAACCCTCAAAAGATTTTAAGGTATGTGTAAAAAATGTATCTTTTAAAAAGGAATATGTATTGATTGAAATTACTAGTGTAAATGAGGAAGATTATTATTATGCAAAAGTTATTGGTAATATTAAGTGGGATAAAAAAGAAATATCACCACTTACGGTTTTCACGTTAAAAAAAAGTGTAATTTTACAATTTCATCGTTCACAATTTAAAAGTGTTCCAAGTGAAGGAGTAATTTTAGATGTACACAAGACTGCACAACCTAGAAGTTATTTATCAAGTGAACCTGCTGTTGCCCGTGCTAATCAAAATGGATGGGATTGTGTGGCACAATTTCGTGAAATTGCAGGAAAACGTATCAAATGTGGCCATAATGTAACTAAAGTTGAAGGTATTGTTCTTGGTGGAACATGGTCTTATTATCCAAAAGATTATCAAATAAAATTTATTCGTGATTTTTATTATGCAGCAAATACTCTGTATGCAGAACTTCCTCTTCGCCCTAAACAATCTATGAAAGAGGAAATTAAGTTGAATGAAACAACAAGGTGTCGTATAATTGGCTTAACACTTGAAACACGACCTGATTTTATTACTCCGAAAGAAATTACAATTCTTCGAAGTTATGGATGTACCAGAGTACAACTTGGAATTCAACATATCAATGATGATATTTTGAATTACATTAATCGAGGGTGTAAACACAGTAAGTCAGTGAGAGCAATCAAACTACTTAAAAATGCTGGTTTTAAGGTGGATATTCATTTGATGCCAGATTTGCCCAGTTCTAATTTTTGGGAGGATGTTCGTATGTTTGAACATGTTCTTTCTCATGAAGAACTTCAAGCTGATCAATGGAAAATTTATCCCTGTCAAACATTAGATCACAGCAAAATTAAGGAATGGTATGAAGATGGAAGTTATAAGCCTTATTTTGAACAAAAAAAGATTATTAATTTCGATAATATTTATTGGGACCACTTTTATAAGCAAACACGTGATGTTTATATGTTAGCAGTTCCAACCATAATACTTCAATTAATTATGTATTATTTCAATCAAGATAATTTTGAAATTTTATTGTTAGCTGTCATTCCTATAAGTATGATTATAGGTAAATTTATTTTGGATATGATGGCTTCACATTATGTATCTAATCCTCTATTCCATCAATTAATTCATTTTATTCCAAAAGTTCACCCCTGGATTCGTCTCAACCGTGTAGTAAGAGATAATCCTAAACATGCCATTGTAGGAGGTCTGGATCAATCACATTATCGTAATTTGATTGAAGATAGATTGAAAATAACTAACAATTTATCTCAAGATATTAGAGAACGTGAGATTAAGGGAAGAAAATATGATCCAAGTGCGGTAAACCTAATAATTCGTAGTTATCAAGGTTCAGGATCAACAGAGTATTTTGTATCATTTGAAGACACTAAAAACAATTATCTTTTAGGTTTTATACGTTTGAGAATTCCTCCAAAAACAACTTGTCATTATTTAAGTGAGCTTAATAATTCTGCTCTTATAAGAGAGTTGCATGTATACGGGTCAATGGTTCCTCAAGGTTCTAAAAAAACTTTGGTTCAACACCGTGGATTTGGTCAGCGGTTAGTAAAGAAAGCTGAAGAAATCGCATTGTCATGTGGTTATTCAAAAATGGCGATTATCTCGGGAGTAGGAGTTCGTAAATATTATGAAAACAAACTAGGTTATAAGTTGGAGGGTACTTTTATGACAAAAGAACTTTAATTTAATATTTAAAAATCTAATTTAGTAATAATAGATGATAATTTTAGAATTAAATAAAACTGTTGATTTAAATCAATATTTAAAATTAATTTCTCAATTAAAAGAAACAAATATAACAATAGATAAATTAAAATTAATTTTAAATAATTTACCTAATAATCATAAAATATATATTGCTTTAATCAATAATATGATAGTTGGAAGTATAACATTTATTTTAGAACAAAAAATAATACATAATGGTAAATTTGTATTACATATAGAAGATTTAATAGTTAGTAAAGAAGTAAGAGGGTGTGGAATAGCTTCTAAATTATTAGATTACTCTAAAAATTATGCAAAAAATAATAATTGTTATAAAATAATTTTAGATTGTGATAATAAAATAAAAAATTTTTATAAAAAGAATAATTTTAAAGAAAAAAATATTCAAATGTCATTGTATTTATAAAAAATTGAAATATTTTAAGTTAGTAGGGATTTAAAATTAATATGAAACATTTTCAGTTATACTCAGACTTACATTTAGAATTAAAAACAGATTATATAAAATTTGATGTAATTGCAGAAAATTTAATATTAGCTGGTGATATAGGTAAAATTACCGAAAAACATTTTAAAGATTTTATAATATATGCTTCTAAAAATTGGAAAAAAATATTTATAATTTTAGGAAACCATGAATATTATTATAAAAATTCACATTTCATAAAAACTAAAGAAAAATATAAAGCATTTTATGATTCATTTGATAATGTGTATTTTTTAGATAAAACTGTTGTTGAGTTGGAAAACACAATACTAATAGGTGCTACATTTTGGAGTAAAGTTGATGAAAAATATAAACATTTACTAAATGATTTTAAATTTATTAAATATTTTGATAAAATAAAAAAACGAAAATATGAAATTACATGTGATTTTATAAATAAACTTCATTATGAAGAAAAAGAATGGTTATTACATACTTTGGATATTTTAAAAAATACTAAAAAAACAATAATAATTATATCTCACTTTCCATTAACACAAATTGGCACAAGTCATCCAAAATATGCAGGACAACCTAAAGAATTACTAAATTATTTTTCTAACGATTTTAGTGATATTTTTAGTAAATATACTAGTTTAAAAATAATAAATGTGGCAGGACATACACATTATAATTATGACATAATATATGATAATTTACGTTTTATTTCAAATCAAATAGAATGTGAAGAAGAATTATTTTATAAAAAAGATTTACTAATATCTATATAATATATTATAAAGTATGTCAAAATATTCATGTGCACGGTGTGGAAAAGAATTTTATCAAAAATCTTATTATGATTATCATAAAAGGATGAAAAAAACCTTGTGAAAATTATTTAAATAAAATTCAAACTATGGTAGATAACAAAGTAAAAGAAACTATTAATGATTTAAATTTTTTAAATTTAAAAAAATTGATTTAAAAAAATGAAGAAATAAATAATCAAACATATATTAACATGAATACGTTCACTGACCTTTACAAGTTTCTTCAATTGTATAAAGAAAATAATATTATAACTTGGTTAAAAGAACCATGGATTGGTAAAGATAAACAAGAATCCCTATTAAGATTGTTCTCTGGACTGGGATTAATAGACAAAATAAAATCATATTATATTTGTAAAGGTAATTTCAATGAAAAAACTATAACAAAAAATACTACAATAAAAGATGTATTTTACAATCAAGAAGATGACCTTATTAATTTAAAAGATAAAGGAGATTCATCAGACCTTACAGGTATTTGTAAAAATAATGAAAAACATTTATTAGTTACTACATCAAAAAATTTAAATAAAACACAAGTAGGAAAATTGGATATTGATAAAATATTAACCAATTTCCAACAATATAAAGGATATACTATGTCATTATGTATATGTGTTAGAAATATAAATGATTTTGAAATTATGAAAAAAAATATAGAAAAAACCAATAAACAATTAAAATTATTCTTAGAAAAAGAAGATACAATTATTATTGACTGGAATGACTTGAACCAATCATATCAACAATTTAAAATGGTTTATAAAAATATACCTTTGGATAATATTATTAATTCAAATAAAACTACATTATCTTTAAAAATGCATCAACAACTTGCAGTTTTTAAAACAATTAAAATGAAAAATAATGATAAGACAAAAATTTTATGGGGTCATATTCAAAGGAGTGGTAAAAGTTATATTATTGGAGGTTGTATTATTGAGGATAGTAAAGATAAAGATAAATGTAATTATTTGGTAATTACAACAGCTCCAAATGAAACAATTGAACAACAAAGAAAAGTGTTTGATTGTATTCAACTAACAGAGTTTAATATTATTGTATTAAATGGTAAAAATAAAATACCAACTTTAACCAAAAAAAATATTATTATTTGTTCAAAACAATTTTTACAAACCAAGATAGATAATATTAAGGAAAAAACAAAAAGTATTTCATGGTTAAAAAAAAATGTCTTTTGATATGAGATTTATTGATGAAAGTCATAATGGTGGAACGACTGAACTAGCAAAAAAAACATTAGAATCTTATGGAAAATCATCATTTACAATTCAAATTACAGCAACGTATTCTAAACCGATTAATGATTATAATATTCCAAAAGACTGTTGGATTTTATGGGATTTAGAAGATATAAAACTTTGTAAAAATATTAAAAATAAAAGTAGTATTATTAGATTAATAGAAAAACATGGTGATTGTATTCAAGATATAATATCAAAATATTCTTTAGATAATATAATATATGAATATTCAAAATATCCAGAATTATGGTTATTAACAGATGAAATTAATCAAGATGTTGTAAAAGAAATAATAAATGATACACAAGATAATAATTATGGATGGTCATCTGATGGTTGTTTTCTTCTTAAACAAGCTATGACAAAAGACAAAGACACAAAATAAAATAATAATTAAGGATGAGTTTCAAAATGAAGGAGAAAATTTAAAATTATGGTATAGAATTTTTGGAAAGAAAAATAAATTTGGAATTCCTGATAAAAAATATCCTGATGAAATTGTATTTATAAAAAGAATTGAAAAAATATGTAAAAATCCAACAATAGATTCAAGATTTATTGGAGAAGGAAAGTTTAATAATGAACCTATGATTATTATGGCATTCTTACCTCAAAATAATATTGATAAAATTTCAAAAGCAACAATAAAACTATTGGAAAGAAATAATGTTATTCCAAATTATGAAATAATTAGTATAAATAGTAAAACTACCAATAATCCAAAACAAAGTATTGAAGACGCACGTATTAAAGCTATAAATAGTGAAAAGAAAGGTGTTTTAGTATTAAGTGGAAAACAATGTAGTTTAGGAGTATCAATTGATAATTGTGATATTGTATTATTATTGAATAACAGTATGGGATTTGATATGATTTATCAAATGATGTTTCGTTGTATGACAGAAGGAGAGAATAAAAAATGTGGTTTTGTGATAGATTTAAATATTCATAGAGTTATAGAAACTTCTATAATTAATTACGCATCATTGATAAAACCAGATATTCATCCGAGAGAAGCTACAAAATTCATTCTACAAGAAAGACTTATCAATTTAAATGCCGACCATTGGATGCCTTCATTTGGAAATGACGTGACTAAAATTACTGCTTTGTGTGAAAATGTATATGAAATGTATTCATCAAATACTGAAAATGCACTTAACCATTTCCTAAATCGCCTCCGTTTTAAGGAAATTTTACTTACAAAGGAAGAACAAAAAATATTTAATGCTATGTTTAGTAATACAATACCTACAAAACAACAAAAAGAATTAATTGATAAACTTTTAGAAGATGATGAAGAAATTAAAAAAGGAATTGAAAAAACTAAAGTTGATACTGAAGACATTGATACATTATCAGAAACTAGTGATAAAAATGATAAAGAAGAAAAACAAATAAACTATATGGATATTTTAAAACATATTATTCCTCTTATATGTTTATTAACCATTCATAATAAAGAATCATCATTTGTAGAAATGTTTAAATTGATTGAAAATAATAAATATGTTTATAATATCCTAATTGATCAAACAAAGAGTTGGTGGGGTAAAACGATCGATTCAAAAATAATTAAAAAATTTATAAATGTATATATTAAATATATGAAAGATGATAAAGAAACTAATCAGATTATTAGAACAATAAAAGACTTATTTATGAAAAATGTTAATAATTCTAAACAACTTGGAGAATTGATTGATAAATATTTAATCCCACAAGAACTAGAAAAGAAAAGTAATGCAGAAGTTAGTACTCCATTTAAGTTAAGACAAGAAATGTTAGATAAAATGCCTATTGAATTTTGGAAATCTAAAAAGAAAGTATTTGAACCTTGTGCAGGTAAAGGTGGTTTTATTGTTGATATTATTGATAGATTTATGAATGGTCTTAAAAAAACTATTCCTGATGAAAAAAAAAGATATAAAACAATTGTGGAAAAATGTTTATATTTTAGTGATATCAATCCTACTAATATCTTTATTTGTAAATTATTAATAGACCCTTATAATGAATATAAATTAAATTATAATGAAGGTAATACATTAGAATTAAATATTAAAGAAAAATGGGGAATTGATTATTTTGATGCTGTTATAGGTAATCCACCTTATAATTTGACTGAAAATAGTAGAAATACATTATGGAATTTATTTGTAAAGTATAGTATAAAAAAATGGATTGCTTTTATATGTTCATCCAGCATTATGGAGAAAACCATAATCAAACAAGTCTAAAATGAATGGATTATTTAAATTAATGACAACTGATAATACAATAATTTACTTAGAAATACATAATACACAAAATGGAATGAAAACCTTTAAATGTGGAACCAGGTATGATTATTATCTTTTACAAAAAAATAACAAATAATAATGAGAAAATAGAAATAATCTATAGTCGTTCTGCATATGGTAACGATAAAAAATGGACAAATAGAACTAAAACAGGAAAATTTAAATACCCATGTATTTTATCTACACCAGAAAAAGGAATAATATATATGTATTCAGATCATAAAAATAATATTTGGAGATACATTACATAAAACTCATTTTATGATGATAAAGGGTTGTATGGCTTGACTGATGGTGTAATAGCAATATGTGAAGATAATTTAATTATAGCAAATAATATTTTAACTGCTATAAAATCAAAAAATTTAATGAATTATTAAAATCGTGCTGCTGGAATAATTATAGAATTGAATGGAATATGATGAAAGATTTAAATAAAGACTTTTGGAAAGAATTTATTGATAATAAATAATTATATAAATAAATTTATATGAATAATATAGAAATGAAAAATATGAAAAAACCATCAACAAGAAAACAAAAACCTAAAAAATATTTGGATTAAGTTAACATTTTAAATGTTCAAATGTATAAAAGAATTTAAATAATTAAAAGATAATAGATATAAAAAATCTAGTTATAAATAATGTCTCAAGATGGACCATTAATTGATTTAGTATCACGTGGAGTACAAGATCAACAAATAATTACTAATGATTTAGATAAATCATTATTTGTAAATAATATAAATCAACACACTAATTTCTCACGTGGTACAATAACTGTAGATTTTAAAGGAAATGGAAATTGGGGCTCTACTATAAAATTTACTATACCACAAGAAGGAGATTTATTAAGTTCAATGTATTTAAATTTAAAATTACCTGAAATGTCAGTTGATGACATTAAAGGAATAAATCCTAATGAAAAAGATAATTATCGTATTAGATGGGCTAATTATATAGGAAATGCTTTAATAGATAAGGTAACTTTAAAAATAGGAGGGAAAATAATAGATGAACAATATGGAATTTATATGCAACTTCATACAGATTTATATGATGATGATTGGAATAAAATGATGATGATTGGTCATGATGGAAATTTAAATTTGCCTCAAAAAATTTTATATTCTGAAGAATTATTTATACCATTAAAATTTTGGTTTTCTGATGATCCATCAAAAGCTTTACCATTAATTGCTTTAAAACATGAGGATGTGGAAATAGAAGTAAAATTCACTGAATTTCATAAATGTTATAGTATTTTAAAAGTAACAGGTTCCTCGTCTGAATTAGTTCACACAACTAAAAAAATAAATTTAAAGCAATTTGAAAAAATCCAACTAGAAACTAATATGGTTTATTTATCATGTAAAGAAAGAAACCAAATATTAATAAAAGATCATGAAATTTTAATAACACAAGTTCAAAGAAGACAAAAAAGTGTAAATACTGATAGTTTTATTGAATTAGATTTAAATCATCCAGTTAAAGAATTAATTTTTTTTATACAACCTCTTAGAAATTTAAATCAGGGTGAAATTTTTAATTTTTCATCTAAATTAGATTACTTGTCACATGAATATGAGAATATAAAAGGGTATGATGTGGTTCCTTATAGGTTAATGCCCAAATATCATTTACTAGATCAAGCACGTATATTATTTAATGGAAAAGAAAGAGTAAGTTGGAAAAATTATAAATATTATTATTATCTTCAAAATTATGAACATTATCGAAACTCTGCCGATCAATATATTTATTTATATTCTTTTTCAGTAAATCCATTATCTAATAATCCTTCTGGTTCCTGTAATTTTAGTAGAATAGATAATGCCCAATTACAATTTAAATTAAGAACAGTTCCTAAAACATCCTTAACTATAACTAATAGTGAAAATAATGTTGAAGTGATAAAAGTAAATGGGTCAATTAAAGATGATAATGCTGGATTATTAACATTGTATGCAACTAATTATAATTATTTAATAATTAAGAATGGGGTAGCAGGATTAAAATTTAATAATTAATAATTTGATAATTTGATAATTTGATAATTTGATAATTTGATAATTTGATAATTTAATAATTAAATAAAATATAAAATAATATAATGTATTTTGATTATAAAAAACAATTAGGAAGAGGAGTATATATACAAAAAAACAAAGATATTAATTGGAAAGAAGAAAAAATAGATGTTTTAGACTTTAATGATAGATTAGGATGTAAATCATTAGAATTTAATAAAAAATATTGGAATAGTTTATCAACTGAAATAAAATGTGATATAAATATAATATGTTTAAGTTATGATGTGTGTCCAACCTTTGCAAGAAAGATTGATAAAGAAACATTTTTTAGATCAGGAATTTATACTATCAAAGAAGGAATTAATTTATTATTATCCTGTAATTCTGCGGAAGTAGCTAAAAATTTAAATAGGATAAATGATGTAAAAAAACCAATGATAGGTTTTAAAGATAATATTTATATTATAAATAATATAATAATTACACCTAATATAGAGGACCCATATAAGATTTTTTCAGAAAAAATAAATGAGGATTTATTACAAACACATCATACAGAACTATTATATGTGTTGCTTACAAATGGATTTATTTATTTATCAGCAGAAACTTTACACACACGTTTTACTCTTCTTAAGAACAATATTGATAATAATAAAAAATCATCCGAACGAGAAGCTTCTTTTAAAAAAGAAGATTTTACTAAATTTACTGGAAGTTTAGATGATTTAAAAGCTTTACCAAATTATGATGAAACAGGTATTATTAAAATAATTGATGATTATAATGAATATATTAAAAAAATAGAGAGAGAAAGATTAGAATTTGAAGAAAGTAAAAGAATTGCATCCGAAAAAACACAAAATATAATTGACGAATTAACTTATGAGGTGGCTAATTCTATATTTTTAGAAGTGTTTTCCGAATATCAGTTAAAAGAAGATACATTCCTAGATTTTAAAGAAAAAATTTTAAAAATAGTTGCAAGACATTTAGAAGAAGATTTAACTAATTTAGGTGATATAATAAGTGACAACTTATGTATAAAAAGTGAGGAAGAAGAAGATGATGAAGAGGATGATGATTATGAAGAATTATTTGAAGAATCTAGATGTACTTTAATTGATGGGTCTGATCGTGAACAATTTGATAATATTAATATAATTGATTATGTGGAAAAGATATAAAGATATTAAAATATAAATTTACATAAAATAAAAATCTATGTAAATTTTAATGGAAAATCATCTTATACCAGTTGATTCTATATTTAGAAATTATAATGATTTTACTAAATCAAATCCTTTTATATATTATTTACCAAATTCCTTAAAAAATATATCTTATGTTAGATTATCTAGTGTGGAACTTCCAAAAATTATACCACAATTTTCACAAGAATTAGGTAATAATTTTTTTGAAGTAGCACGAGATTTACCTTCTGGTAGTCTTAATAATATATTTGTTTCAGAAAAAGTTATATTAGAAGAAGGATTTTATGAAAAAGATAATTTATTAAGTAATCCAAATTTATCAAATAAAATAAACTTGGAAACAAATCCATCTAGTATTTTATCAAATTTTAAAATAGAATTAGTAAATATAAATGGTTTTAATCAAATTAAAATAAGTGCTGATGATAATTTTACTTTAAATTTTGGTACACATAAACATCCTTATTCTTATCAAGTGAGAAGTATAGTAGCTTCAAATGTGTCTGTGAAGGAGTCAAAAAATTACACACAAAATAATGTATATTATGATTCACTAACAAAAGAAGTATATAAATTTAAAATAAATAGTATATCTAGTTTAAATAATGAATCTACAAATATATTAAATGGAAATTTGAATCTGCCTATTTTAACAAATAATAGTTCAGATTTAAAAGGTAATAAAAAAAATTTTAATATAAGAATACCTCCTTTAGGATATTATTTAGGTTTTAGATATAAATTTTATACTGGGAGTAATGTATATTATTCTGAAGCAGAACCAAATTTATATATAATTAAATATTTATTAGTAAAAGTTAATAATTATGGACACACACCAACTAATCATGAGGATGACCAATATTTAGCAAAAATAATAGTTAAAAATCAAGAAATGCCAACATTTGATAATGAATCAAATAAAATAAGTAAAAGATGTTTATTTAATAAACCCCGTGATGTGGATGAATTAAAAATATCTATACATGATCCCTATGGAAATATTATAGATTTTAATAACCAAGATTTTAGTTTAACAGTTGAATTAGGATTAATTCAAAATTCAGATTTACGAAATCAATATCGAGAAGGGATGCCTTAATTAGTATCTTACTATTAAATAAATTATATTTATTATTATAATGATTAATTATTATCAAATTATTATAATAATTTTAATTTTCTTAATTTTGTATAAGACAATAAAAAAAGAAAAAATGACTAATACAAATTTGATAGAACATTCTATTTCTCCTCAAGTATTAGATTTGTCTATTATAGAAAATAAGAATAAAAAAGATTTGGAAAATTTATCAAAAGAAGAACAAAAGTTTTTTTATAGTTATGGAAATAATCAAACTAAATTACAAATGTTAACAAATTTTATTACACATAAATATATTATATAAAAATTGATTTAATAAATTTAATTATATATAATTAATATAATACATGAATGAACTAGTAATTGAGAGAATTGAACCAATCATATGTTATCCCCATGATATTCGTAATATCACTCCAAATATTTGGATAAATACAATTATATCAAATGGTAAAATACAATTTGTAGATACTTTAGTAGGAAATATTGATAACAATCAATTAATAGAAGTTAAAATTAAATCTCCGTATTTGGATTTTATAAGTAATCCAGTACCTTATTTAGATACTAAATTAGAATTATTAAATTATAATGGACAACAAAGTAAAATACGTATAACAATAAAAATTAAAAATATAAATAAAGTTATTGACTATTTAAATCATGATTATATTTTAAAAAATTTTATTTTGAGTGATTACATTGGTGATGCTAATAAAATTTTATTTACTAAATATAATTTATTACAAACATCGATTTATAAAAATAAAATAAAAATAAATCCATCAAATAAAATTACTTTGTTTGATTATCAATTAAATAATATTGACAAAATGACAAAAATAATTAATAATCCAATAAAAGTTAGTTCTAATATTATAATTAATATGTATCCTTGTGATGAAAATGAGTTGGAATATACTGATAAAAACGTATATTATAATAGATTTGATAAACAATTTAAATTAAGAGAAGATTTTGTAGAATTTAAAACAAATGGTGTTATTTTGGCAGACGAGATGGGATTAGGTAAAACAATTACAATGATTGCTTATTTAAAATCTTTAAAATCTATAATTTCTGATCCTAAGCTATTAAAAGCAAAAGGACATTTAATAGTAGTACCATCTCATTTAGCTACTCAATGGGTTGGTGAAATTAATAAAATATGGGAAAATGCTAAAATTAAATTAATTTTAACAAAACGTGATCATGTAAATATCACCACTGAAGAAATTTTAGATTATGATTTTGTGATTATTACACAACAATTTTTAATAAATAAAAATCATTATCTTCAATATCCAGGTATTAATTGTACACCAAGTACCTTTAATATAGAAACAAGATTAAATAAATTTAAAAATAATCAAGGTGCTATTAAAATAAAAGATGTTATAAATATTCCTCCTATATTTGAACTAATAACATGGAATAATTTAATTTTAGACGAAGCTCATGAAATTATGGGTAATACTTTTGGAAATTCATATTCTATAAGTAATGGATTAAATAATGTAATTTGTAATTTAAAAGGCATAAATAAATGGTATGTGTCAGGAACACCTTATGATAATCAACAAGCCTTACATAATATTTTTAATTATTTAGAAGTTACTATAAAAGAACAAGATAAATATATTAAATGGAATTTATCAAAATTTAAAAATATAATATATTCATATAATTTTTTAAGTAAAATAGTACTTCGACATTCTAAAAAACAAGTTGAAGAACAACTTAATCTTAAAGGTGTAGAAGAGAAAATATACTGGTTAACACAGACTGATACTGAAAAACAAATTTATGAAGGTTCTAAGTTTAAAGGTAGAAGTTATTTGCTTAAATTATGTTGTCATCTAATGGTAGCAGATTATAATTCAGATCTTTCTGTTCAAACTGTTGATATAGAGGATGTTAAACATAATATTCAGGAACGTTCAACTAGTCAAATAAAAAAATATACTGATTTATTAGAAAAATTACAACCTACAAACCAAGCTTATCATATGATAAAAGCAAAATATATTCAAATTATTTCTCAATCAAAATTTATGTTAGAATCAATCAAACATTTAACACATAATAATGATGATAATAATGATGATAATGATGACAATGATAATAATGATGATGATGATAATGAGTGTCCAATCTGTTTAGATAAAATAATTCAGTCAACAATTTTACCTTGTGGTCATATTTTTTGTTATGAATGCATTCAGGCAATAACAAAAGTTAAAAAAGTGTGTCCCTTATGTAAACAAGAAATTAATAACAAGTTAATTTGTATAGCTGATAAAAATAGTAAATCATCTAATATTAAATCAGATTCATTAATTACAAAATATGGTGTGAAAACAGGAACTTTAATTAAATTAGTTAGAAAAATTACCAGTAACCCAGAAAATAATATTATTATTTTCTCACAATATGATTTTATGTTAAAATTAATATCAGTTTCTCTTTCTCAAAATGGGGTGTCTAACTCATTTGTTAAAGGTAATGTATTCCAAAGAAATAAAGCAATTGAAACATTTAGAGGGTTAAGAATGAATCAAAGTAGTAAAGTTATTATGTTATCATTAAAGAATGCTGCTTCAGGAACACATTTAGTAGAAGCCAATCATATAATATTTGTGGATCCTGTAGATTCTACAAAAGACAGTGTTATTGATATAGAGAACCAGGCGATAGCACGTGCTTTCAGAATAGGACAGAAAAAGAAAGTATATATTCACCGTTTATTAATTAAAGACACTATAGAAGAAAATATTTATAACACTGTTTATTTATAAAAAAAAATTGAATTAAAGATTATTTGAATATGAAAGTATAGTATTAATGTCTGTCAAAAAAGTAGCAATTGGAATTGATCTTGGAACCACCTTTTCATGTGTAGGTGTTTACCAAAATGGAAATGTAGAAATTATAGCAAATGACCAAGGATCACGAACTACTCCTTCATGGGTAAGTTTTACGGATTCAGAAAGACTTTTAGGGCAAGCTGCTAAATCAATGGTAAATTCAAATGCCAAAAACACAGTATATGATGCTAAACGTTTAATTGGCCGTATGTATGATGATGATACTGTACAAAAAGAGAAAAAATTCTTTTCTTATGATGTAGTAAATCAAAAAGGAAAGCCCTATATTCAAGTAAATTATAAAGGTGAAACTAAAACTTTTGCTCCTGAAGAAATTTCATCTATGGTTCTTACTAAAATGAAAGAAACAGCAGAACAATATATTGGTTCTCCAGTTACTGATGCAGTAATTACTGTTCCCGCTTATTTCAATGATGCACAACGGCAAGCAACTAAAGATGCAGGACATATTGCTGGTTTAAATGTTCTTCGAATTATTAATGAACCTACAGCAGCTGCTCTAGCATATGGACTAGGAAAATCAAAAGAAACAGAAGAAAAAAATATTTTAGTATTTGATTTTGGTGGAGGAACTCATGATACTTCTGTACTTTCAATTGAAGATGGGGTATTTGAAGTAAAGGCAACCAATGGTGATACTCATCTAGGAGGTGAAGATATTGATAATGCAATTGTGGAATGGTTGAAAACTGATGTTCAACGAAAACTAAAAGTAGATATTTCTACTAACCAAAAAGCACTTAGACGTCTTAAAACATCAGCAGAAAAAGCTAAAATTACACTCAGTTCAACACAAACTACTAGTATAAACATTGATAGTTTAGTTGATGGAATGGATTATGCTACTACTCTTACCCGTGCTAAATTTGAATCAATTTGTTCCAGTATTTTTGCACGGGTAATGAAACCTGTTGATCAAGTATTACATGATTCTAAAATTAGTAAAGATAAAATTGATGAAATTGTGCTTGTAGGAGGTTCTACACGAATTCCTAAAATTCAAGATATGTTGTCTTCTTATTTTGGAGGAAAACAACTATGTAAGAGCGTAAATCCTGATGAAGCTGTTGCATATGGTGCTGCAGTTCAAGCAGCTATTCTAACAGGTTCAGATGATGAAAAATTAGGAGATATTCTGTTAGTAGATGTAACACCTCTATCTCTTGGAGTTGAAACAGCTGGTGGAATGATGACTAATTTAATTAAACGAGGAACTTCTATTCCTTGTAAAAAGAGTCAAACATTTAGTACAGCAAGTGATAACCAACCAGGTGTAACTATTCAAGTGTTTGAAGGAGAACGTGCAATGACACGAGATAATAATAAACTAGGAGAATTTACTCTTTCAAACATTCCTCCTATGCCAAGGGGAACTCCTCAAATTGAAATTACCTATGATGTTGATGCAAATGGTATTCTTAATGTGAGTGCAGTTGAAAAATCATCTGGAAAATCAGAAAAAATTACAATTACTAATGATAAAAACCGTTTATCTAAAGAAGATATTGAAAAAATGGTAGATGAAGCAGAAAAATTCAAGGATGATGATGAACAAGTTAGAAAACATGTTGAAGCTAAAAACAAACTAGAAGGATATTGTTATCAAATGAAACAAACTGTATTTGGTGATGAAAAAATGTCTACTGCTCTAGGTGAAAAGAAAGAAGAGCTAGAAAAAGATGTAAATGATACTATTCAATGGATTGAAGAAGAACATACTGTTGAAGAATTAGAAAGTAAACTTAAGGAACTTCAAGATAAGTTTATGCCTATTCTAGCTCAAGCTTATCAACAAACAACACCACCTGGTGATATGCCCCAAGATATGCCTGGTGAGGTGCCTAGTAATGATGTACCCACACAAGAACCAGCAAGTGAACCTGTGGTAGAAGAAGTTGATTAAATGAATAAGTATATTATTTTATTATTTTAAATTTCTAATTAATTATAATTAATTAGAAAATTATCTAATCTTTAATAATGTCCACATTTGCTTCAACAATGGTTGATGGATTAGTATCAACACAATTTGTAAAAGATTATGGAAATTATTCGTTTGATTTTCCTTTAGTAAATCCTGATGGTTCTGCTACATGGCAAACATCAATATTAGGTATAGTTGGATTTATTTTTGTAACTTTAGGTATTAGTTCTTCAGCTGTGAATTCTCACAAACCAAAAGATAAAAATAAAAAGGTAGTTACTAACTTGTATTTTTATATGGGATTATTATGTATTGCATTTGGAGTTGTATTTTTATTGTCATCTGGTGATAATTATATTAAATATAATCAACAGTGGTATGAATGGTATGATGAATTACCATCATCAGGAAAAACGTCATATCAACAAATGAAAATGATGCAAGGATTAATATCAGGATTAACATCTAAAAATTAAAGCAAATTAAATTTTTAACATAATTGGATTAAAATGTTCATTTTGATTTAATATAATAATTGGTTTATCATCCATATTTAAATTATATTTAAAAATAAATTTATTATATTCATAATTATTTGGAGATGTTAATTTAATGAAACTTATTATTTTTGCTTTGTTGTTTTCTATTGTAGCAATTCCTAATACTAGTTGGTCTAAAATATTTTTAATATTAATATTATTATTTAATAAATGTTGATATAATAAAGGAAACTCTTCTAAAAATTCTTGAATAGAAGTAAAATAATTAGTACATTTTTTAAAATTTAAAAAATTTTTAAATGACATTAGATTAGGATAATATCTTTTTAAATATATATAAAAAGAATAGTAAAAACATACATTTTGTTTATTTTCAAAATCTGAAATTGATTCTTCTAATAAATAATAATTAAAAAGCATTATTTATTAAAAGATTAATAAATTAAATAATCCTATAAAAATATACTATTTTTAAAATCTAATAATTTATATGATAATTTATTTTTTAAATAAAATGGTAATTCATCTGTAAAATCATTAAGAATATTATTTAGTTCAATACAATTTTTTGGTTCATTATTACCTATAAGTATTTCTAAATTATTTAAATTAATAGGTATATTAAATAAACTATTAGGATATTTATAATAAATAATTAATTTTTTTAAATTTTCTGGTATAAAATCTAATAATTGAGTAAATTTTACTCCAAAAGCCAAAGTTGTTAGTGAGTTAGGCCATCTAATATTTTCAATTGGTTGATTAAACCTTGTTCCAAAAGTTAAATTAGTTAATGATTCAGGCCAATAAACATTTTCAATTGATTGATTAAAATTATAACCAAAAGTTAAAGTAGTTAATGAATTAGGCCATATAACCTTTTCAATTGGTTGATTAAAACAGCTTCCAAAAGTTAAAGCAGTTAATGATTTAGGCCATATTACTTTTTCAATTGATTGATTAAACATCATTCCAAAAGTTAAAGCAGTTAATGATTTAGGCCATTTAATATTTTTAATTGATTGATTAAAATCATCACCAAAAGTTAAAGCAGTTAATGATTTAGGCCATATTACTTTTTCAATTGATTGATTAAACATCATTCCAAAAGTTAAAGCAGTTAATGATTTAGGCCATATTACTTTTTCAATTGATTGATTAAACATCATTCCAAAAGTTAAAGCAGTTAATGATTTAGGCCATATTACTTTTTCAATTGATTGATTAAACATCATTCCAAAAGTTAAAGCAGTTAATGATTTAGGCCATTTAATATTTTCAATTGGTTGATTAAAAGTCAATCCAAAAGTTAAGTTAGTTAATGATTCAGGCCATATTACGTTATCAAGTGGATTTATAATAGTTTCATCACATTCAAAAATTAATGTATTTAAAGACGAAGGAAATATAATATAATCTAATAATACATCTGTATTTATATTGGTTGATGGTAATAATAAATTTAATAAAGTAATATTGTTCCAATTTATTAATTTTATATGTAAAGTAGTTAGTTTTGATGGAAATTTTATATTATTAAATATTGAATAGTCAACAGATAGTTTTAAAGTATTTATAGAAGAAGGAATATCAATTTTAGTTTTTGGATTTACATACACATTTTCACCTAAACTTAAATTAGTTAATGATTTAGGCCACTGTACATTTTTTAATGATTGATTAAACAAATTTCCAATAGATAATGATGTTAATGATTGTGGCCATTTTACTTTATCAATTCGTTTATTAAAGTTGCCACCTAAAGTTAAAGAAGTTAATGATTGTGGCCATTGTACTTTATCAATTGGTTTATTAAATTTATTACCTAAAGTTAAAGACGTTAGTGATTCAGGAAAATTAATCATATCAATTGGTTGATTATTATCAAGTTCAATATTTAAGGTAGTTAATAATTTAGGCCACATAATAAAATTTAAGGATTGGTTAAAATTATATTTAAATGATAAAGATGTAATAGAACTGGGCCATTCTATATTTTCAAGTGGAATAGGATAATTTTCTTTAAATATTAAAGAAGTAGTATTTTTAGAAAAATTAATATTTTTAATAAGCATTGTCATATGTCTATCAAAAGTAATCGTTTTAATTAAATAGTGTAATTTAATTTTTTTAGTAAAGTGGTATATATTATATAACACTTGACGACATACTAAATTTGTAATTAAAGAGTCCATTAAATAAATATAATGTATATATTTAAATTATATTATAGTTTTTTATTATTTAGATAGATATTATATTAAATATTAATGTTAACACAATATTTAAATAAATATGAAGTAGGATTAGATGAAGCGGGCAGAGGTTGCTGGTGGGGACCTGTAACAGCTGGTGCAGTGATGTGGCCAGAAAATTTAACACATCCATATTTAACAGATTCAAAAAAACTGACAGAGAAAAAAAGAAATGTTTTATACACTTGGATTTTAGAAAAATGTTTATGTGGAATAGGAGAAGCAACCTCATACGAAATTGATACTATTGGAATTTTAGAAGCTACTAAACTTGCAATGAATCGTGCAATTAAAAATTTAGAAAAAAATATTACAATGTCATCCATAAAAATAAATAATTTAATAATAGATGGTATTAATTGGAAAGAAAAAGATTTTCCTTATCCAATTACCAGTATAGTTAAAGGAGATGGTAAATATTATTCTATTGCTGCTGCTAGTGTACTTGCGAAAGTATATCGTGATAATTATTGCTATAAAAAAGCTTTAGAAGATAATTTTAAAACTTATTTGTTAGATAAACATAAAGGGTATGGAACTAAAATACATAAAGAAATGTTAGATAAATATGGTCCTACTGAAGAACACCGTCATAGTTTTAAACCTATTTGTAATATGAAATAAATTTAACAAGTTTGAAACTATATTTTTATAATATTATTGTCAGTTAAACCTATAGGTAAATTATCTAATTTATCAATAGGATATTGAGTAGAAATAGTTAATACCTTTAAACTTTCTGGTAAAAAATCTAATGATTGATTGAAATGTATTCCAAGCTTTAAATCTTTGAATGATTTAGGCCAACAAATATTTTCAATTGGTTAATTAAAATTATGTCCAAAAGCCAAATTAGGTAATGATTCAGGCCCTGTAATATTTTCAATAGACTGATTAAAAAATCTACCAAAAGTTAAATTAGTTAATGAATGAGGCCATTTAATATTTTCAATTGGACGATCAAATATATCATCAAAATATAAAGTTGTTAGTGATTTTGGCCATTTTACATTTTCAATTGGTTGATTAAAAACTGCCTCATAAGTGGTGTTACTAAAATTTAAGGTGATTAGAGAATCTGGCCATTGAACATTTTCAATTGGTTGATCAAAATTACATCCTAAATTTAAAGTAGTTAATGATGCTGGCCATTTTACTTTGTCAAGTGGTTGATCAAAATTACATCCTAAATTTAAAGTAGTTAATGATCTGGCCATTTTACTTTGTCAATTGGTTGATCAAAATAACATCATAAATTTAAAGTAGTTATTGAATCAGGCCATTTTACTTTGTCAATTGATTGATCAAAGTCTTTATCTAATTCTAAAACGGTGATCGTTTCATCATAATTTAAACATTTATAATTAGAATTATTAATAAATCTCATATATTATTAATAATTTAGCTTTTTTTTAAAGCATTTATATATTATTAAGTAGCTAATATTATAAAATTTAGTTTATATAAATGGTTATCAGCAACTCTCTTTTTGAAATTTTCAACACGTATATTATAAATAATATCATTATCATCCTCATCATCTAAATCTGCTTCTTCATCATAATAAGACATTTCGTTAAAATAATTCATAATTACATTAATTTCTTGTATACTGGAAGGTAAATTAAATAAATTATGTTTGTAATGACAAGTTAATGTTAATTTTTTTAGGTTTTCTGGTAAGAATTCTAATGGTTGATTAAAAATAGAAATACCCTTAAAAATTTCATCCTCATTACATAAACCATCATTAAAATGAAGATAAGTTAATGAATTAGGCCACTTTATGTAATCAACAGGTTGATTAAAATTTCCTACAAAACTTAAAGTAGTTAATGAATTAGACCATTTAACTTTTTCAATAGGTTGGTCAAACTCCCAATCAAAATGAAGTTTAATTAAAGAACAGGGCCATTTAACTTTTTCAATTGGTTGATTAAAATTGTGACCAAAAATTAAAGTGGTTAAAGATTCTGGTAATATTACTTTTTCAATTGGTTGATTAAAATTTTCACTAAAAGTTAAAATATTTAATGATTTAGGCCATTTTACTTTTTCAATAGGTTGATTAAAATCATCACCAAAAATTAAAGTTGTTAAAGATTCTGGTAATATTACTTTTTCAATTGGTTGATTAAAATCACATCCAAACTCAAGTGTAGTTAATGATTCAGGCCATTTAACATTTTCAATTGGTTGATTAAAATCTCCATCAAAAGTTAAAGTAGTTAATGATTTAGACCATTTTACTTTTTCAATTGGTTGATTAAAATGTCTTCCAAAACTTAAAGTAGTTAATGAATCAGGCCACTTTACATTATCAATTGGTTGATTAAAATGTCTCCCAAAACTTAAAGTAGTTAATGAATCAGGACACTTTACATTTGGTTGATTAAAATGTCTCCCAAAAGTTAAAGTAGTTAATGATTCAGGCCATTTAACTTTTTCAATTGGTTGATTAAATTTATCCCCAAAAGTTATAATAGTTAATGATTCAGGCCATTTAACTTTTTCAATTGATTGATTAAATTCTTCACCAAAATCTAAAGTCATTAATGAGTCAGGCCATTGTACATTTTCAATAGGTTGATTAAAACTAGTATAAGAACCACTAAAATGTAAACTGGTTAAGAATTTAGGCCATTGCACCTTATCAATTGGTTGATTAAAAAACCATCCAAAAGTTAAAGTAGTTAATGATTTGGGCCATGTGACCTTTTCAATTGGTTGATTAAAATATCTACCAAAAGATAAAGTAGTTAATGAATTAGGCCATGTGACATTTTCAATTGGTTGATTAAAATTGTCACCAAAAGTTAAGGAAGTTAATGATTTAGGCCATATAATATTTTCAAGAGGAGTATCAAACCATTTTAAATTTAAAGTAGTTATTGATTCAGGAAATTTTATATTTTCACATGATGGATTAAAATATGCACTAATTGTAAGTGCTGTTAAAGTATTGGGTAATTTAATATTCTCAATTGGCTGTTTTAAATTACTTTCAAAAATTAAAGTAGTTAATGAACTAGGCCATTTCACCTTTTCAATAGGTTGATCAAACTTACTACCAAACTTCAAAGTAGTTAATGAACTAGGCCACTTCACCTTTTCAATAGGTTGATTAAAATAACATCCATCAAAAATCAAAGTAGTTATTGAGTTAGGCCACTTTACCTTTTCAATAGGTTGATTAAAAAATGCATCACTCTTAAAAATTATTGATGTTAGGGAGTCAGGCCATTTAACTTTTTCAATTGGTTGATTAAAAAAATATTCAAAGGTTAAAGAAATAGATGATTTAGGCCATTTAATATTCTCTATAGGACAATTTAACTCTTGTATAATAATATCACAAACATCATTAATATTACTTGAATAATCATATTCAGAATTAATAATTAATTTCATTACTATATATAAATTAATCTTTTTAAACTAGTTTAATTTATAATATTTTTCCTAATATTTAATAATGTCAATTAATGAAATTAAAAAATTAATTTATTTAATAGAAGATAAATTAAAATTAGATGACAGGTTTGATAAAACCTTAAGAAATAAAATGAAAGTTGTTGCTTTTACGAATAATTCATCCCCTGTATATGTTCCTATTGCTGTACCAATATTGGATATGCAAAAAATAAATAAATTGGAAAAAGAAAATATAGAATTAACACAAATATTAAATGATTTATCAAATATAAATGTTTTGAAAGACTGTAAATCTAATACTGATTTTTTAAAACATCATTTAACTAAATTAAATAATATAAAAAACAATATTAATAAAATAATAAATTAATTTACATAATCAGGTTAAAAAATAAGGTCCTTCTTTTGATGGACCTTCACGTAAATAAATAGGATCACCAAATTTAAATTTTGTGTGTGGATTTAATGAAAAACTATCTTTAATTATTATTGAATTGTTATCTACAAAAAACACATAGTATGAATACAAATTATGAACTGCTTCAATTGGCTTTCCATATAAATAACATTCAACAGGTTTATTGTAAGGATGTAATTCTAATTTACCTATATAAAAATAATCACTAACTTTATGAGGCATATAAGTAGGTTTATTAGTAATTTCCTTATTATTTATAAGTGATGGATTGGTATTAGTATTTTTGATAGGAACATAATTAGTTGAAAACACATGTGAGAAAATATTATCTGTAAAGTGTTCATTAATATAGTTTTTTTGTATTTTATAAAAAATTATCATTAAAATAAAAATAATTAATAAATATAAAATAGTCATTAATTATTTTTAGATATTTTTAATTTAATAATTGTTCTAATAATTTTAAATTGGCTTTATTTGATTTTATATCACTTGATTTACTTGTTAAAATTAAAGTAATTTTTAAATTTACTAAATTTATTGTTAGTTTATCTTGTGCAATTTTAATTTCTATATTTTTTGATATAATTTTATCTTTATTTAGATTCCATGAAATATTTTTAGTATTTATAAAATCAATTAATTTTAATAAATTAGGATAAATTTTATGTTTAGTATATTTTTCAAGTTCATCATTTTGATTAGAATTTAAAATAATTTCATTTATACTATTTTCATTAATTTCTGTAATAATTTCTCTAATTAAATTATCTTGTTCAATAAATAATTTTAACATTTCTTGTCCAAAACATTCCATTTTTTGATATATTTCTAAACTTAATGATTGGTAATTTTGTCTTAATTGTTGGTTAAAATTAATTTTTTCCATCAATAAAGATGTTTTTTGTAATAAATTATCTTCAATTATAATTTGTCTGGTATTATTATTAATAATGTTGGATAAATTTTCTATTAAATTAAATGCTATTTCTAATAATTCTTGATTATTTCCTACTGGTCCTAACTTTACTATATAATAGGGTTTATTTAAATGTGTAAACATTTCTAAATCAACCATTCGTGAATTCTGAATTTTTGATCCCAAACTTATAATTATTCCCAAGTTTATATTACTATATTTCATATCATATTTTAATTTATCAACCTCTTGTTCTGATACTGTTTTAGAATAAGCTTTAACTTCAACTATAACTTTTTTTTTATTTGGTAATGTTAACCATCCATCTCCACAGTGTGCCTGTGATCTTTTAACTTGATAAGAATTTGACGAATATTTTAATTTAATATATTCTTCTAAAATTCCCTCTACAAGCTCTCCTTTACGACTAGAATTAGTTGTAATACCTAATAATTGTGTAATAGATTTATTTAATTCAAAAATATTAGGTGTATTTTTTTCTAATTTATCTAATTTAGATATGATTAAATTATTTTCTGGATTTATTTCATTTAAATTTGGATATAATAATTTATACCCAGTATTAAAAATTTCTTGAATTTTATCTTTTAAAACAGCTTTTTTAATATTATTTAATTCAGGATATTTTTGTAAATTTATATTAAATTGAAACATATGACTAATTTATAAACTATTTAGTTTTTAGATTAAAATTAATTAAAAATTGAAAATTAATTATATAAATATTATATTTATATTCAATTAATGAATATACAAAAAACAGAACATTTAGCTTTTTTAATAAGTAACCATTTAAAAAATAAAAAATTAAATACATTTCCATTAGAAAAATTTACCTTGAAAAATTATTCAAAATTATTTACATTTGTAGAAAATAATTATAACAGAAATATAGTTTATAGAAATAAACAATTTGAGATTGTTACAATTTATTGGGATGAAAAAAGTAAAAGTCCATTTCATTCACATCCTGAACAGGGGTGTATATTAAAAGTTATATCAGGAACATTAAAAGAAAATTTATTATTAAATAATAATGAAATGAAAGTTAATATTTTAAATAAAGATAATACTAGTTATCTAGATAATAGTATAGGAATACACCAAATAGAGGCATTAAAACCAACAAAAAGTATTCATATATACAGTCCTCCAGGATTTTATGATTGTAAAAAATAATGAAATTAATTATTTAAATATAATATTACCAATTATATGGACAATTGTGCTTACCAAAAATTAGTATTTAATACTGATTATACTGCTATAGAGTTTGAAAATGACAATGAAGAAGTTTATAATAATGCTTTTAAATCTCATTTGGAAATGAATGAAAGTGATGATGAATCAACTGTAGGAACCATCTGTGACCAAGATGTATTAAGTAGTAGTAATGACTATTATAATAGTCAAGAATTATATAAGACAATTAAATTAGATAATTGTAATTTATCTTTTTCTGATTTCTTTGAATTTATAGAATATTTAAATAATAATATTTATTATAAAAATAATTATTATCAAATTAAAATTAAATTAAATACACATAGTATAGAATGGGTTTTTCGTAAGAAATCTAAAATTATAAAATATATAATGAAAACATTTAATCTTAAAAATTTATATAATATATACAACACATATATATAAAATTATTTAAAATTGTTTAATGGTGTATATCAAATATAGGCAGTGTATTGAAAAAATAATATTTTAATATAATATACACAAAATATATTATATTTTATTATTATAATATTAAAAATGATAAAGCCATGAACATTTTTTAAAAAATTCGTTTGAAAAAATTATATATATTTAGATTAGTATATACATCATGGCAGTTTATACTGGTTCAGATGCAGTTTATACTGGTTCAGATATCAATCGTGAAACACTAAATAACCATTTTCCAATGCCACAACCATCACGAAAAGTGTCAAATATATACCAACGTGCAGATAATTATTATAATATGTATGATATTTACGCTCTTCTTGATGAAAATGATTTTATTAAATTATTTAGTATAGAAACTTATCATAAAGATGCAGACCTAGATATATTAACAAATATTTTTAAAAATGATAATATAAAAATAGAATTAGTTACATCTTCTATTCCTTCAAATATTATAGAAGAATCAAAAGAACTTTTTAATGAATTAATGCAATTTGATGATAATATATATGAGTCACTCACAAAATATATAGAATTACAAACTAAAATGATTGATGTAAATAGTCAATTAAAAATTTTACAAAATAATTTATTTTGTAATAAAATAGTTCAACCTCCAAATAAGGAAAATTCTACAAGTTTCTTTGATGAAACACCACCAATTGGTGTATATTTATCTACACAACCTTCTAATAATCAACAAGGAACACCCTATTTTAATAATATTTTAACTGGGTATGAGGAAAATAATAAATATTCTAGTTTTAATAAGGCAGCTGAAATAGATGAGTCCAGCACAATATTTTATAATTCTTTTAGTAAAACTTTTTATTTATTTAATAATACTAGTAGTGAATTTGAAACAATTAAACGTATTAAAAATTGTGGATTTGAAAAGCTTTTAGATATTGATTTAAATTTAGTAGATAAAAAAATAATGGATACTTTATTATTTTCACGTAAATATGACAAAAACGAAATTTCAAAAGTAATAGAATTATTTAAATCAACTATTAAAAATAATTCTGATATTGAATTAGAAAAACAAATACAAAATTATATAGAATTTAACTATGTTATTACTGGAGAATTAAATGATAAAATTCCTGCTAAAAAAATAAAAGATGATTTAGCTAGTACCTTAAAACTACCTGCATCACAGTTTGTATCCTTTAGAAATAAATTAGGTCCAATTTTAATTAATTTAGGATTACAAAAGAAAAGGTATAAAGAAGGTATTTTTTATTATGGGTTAAAGAAAAAAGATTTAATTGATAGCAAAGACAAATTAACAGATGAACAAATGACAAGCGAATTCCGCAAATTATTAAAAGAAAGAGAAAACCTAATTTCTACTAATTTCCCGAGAGAAAATTCTAGTAAGGATCAAATAGTTGATGATTTAATGAAATACACTCCACATGTATCTGGAATTAGTGAAATATCACGAGAAACATTTGAAAAAATTATTTCATAAATATTTAATTAAATAAACAATATGTTTTTCCACACAGTTGTCGAGGATTTGAGGGTCCCATATCTGCACCACACTCTACACATTTGTTCATGGGTCCTTCATAATTATTATGTAAACTTTTAATAAAATCTTCTTTAATTTTATTAAAATTATAATAATTTGAATTAGTTTTTTCAATTAATGTAACAATTTCTGACAGTTTAGTATTAATTATATTATCTAGGTTCTGTGGTTCTGACATTATTTAAATTATATGTGTAATAGATTATACATATAATTTATCATTTTTTTTTAAATTATTTAGTAATATAATGGAAATTGTTATAATAGGAGGGTTAATTTTATCTACTATTTTATATGGTAAAAATACATTAAAAAAACCTAATCAAACAGGTGGAAATAAAATTAATGAAACACTTTATAAAGTTGCCCCTAGTCCATTAGAAGGTGTTGGATTATTTGCATTAGGGGATATTAAAGAAGGAACACATATTTTAGAAGATAGAATTAAACCTACTGGTAACTTTTACAATACTGAAGAATTAAAACATTTAAATCAAAACTTTGTTAGAACAATGCAAGATTATTGGTGTTTAAGTTCTGATGGTAAAACATTTATACCAAATAATCCTCATATTTTATCACCTGTTAATTTTATAAATCATTCAGATAACCCAAATGTTAAACATATGGGTAATTATTTTTTAGTTATTAAAAATATAAAAGAAGGTGAAGAAATATTAGAAAATTATAATCAGGTATGCAAAGGGGCACATATAATGTTACCTCCTAAATAAGTTTTAAAAATATATTATTAAGATAAATTAATTATTTTTTATCTTAACTTTTAATGGATACAAAATATGAAAAAATAATAGAAATAATACAAATTAATAATAAATTAGCTGTTGAAAATAATAAATTATTAAAAGAATTATGTTTACGTGTTGATAAAATGGAAAAAACTGACGAAAAAATGGATAATCATATAGATAATATAATGGGTATTTATAATGGTTATAAAGCACCTTTAGATTATATTAAAAGTTATTTTGGTTCAACAATAACAAATAAAACAACTACACAAAATATTATAGAAAAATAAATATTCTATTATTATTATAATGTCTAAAAAAGCACCTATTATTTTAAATGTAAATAATGATACTATTAATAAATTTTACGAGTCAAGATGCACATATACACAAAATAAAGCTTTAACAAATGCTGAAATTGAATCAGATTTAAAAACAAAAATAGAAAATATTAATAATTTTAAATATCATAATATAAGATTATTAGATGTTCCAATTGATTCAACAAATAATAATAATAATAAAAATGGTATAATAACAATGTTAAGAGCACATGGCGGAATTGAATTAGGTAAATTTAATTTACCACCTAATATTAAAATTATAACTTTTTATCGTATTGGTAAATCTGTTATGGTTGATAATATTAATGAAGGATTTATGAAAACTATTGCTCAATTATTTATTGAGCCTGCAAAAATAAATGAATTAAAATTAAAATTATTAACACTTATTAAAAATTTTGATATAAGTAATAAAGAAGACGCCGCTGATTTTTTTAAAAATGAGTTTGATATTAAAATCATAGAACATTTTCCTTGTAATGAAGTAACAGACCAAATTATTAGTTTTAATACTGATACATCACCAAATGATGATCGTGATATGGGTTTATTAAGATTACATCCTACAATTGAAGATACTGATAAATATAATTTTAATGGGTCTGATTTAGATGAACTACGAACAAATAAAGAGTATATAGCAAAAAATGATAATAAATCAGATTATTATAAACATTTAATTTTATCATATGGAAATACTTCTAAATTTTATCGTTTGAGAGATTTAGTATATTTATTAGCTCATAATTTAAAAGCTTATCAACCGGATCAAATATTAACTATTTTTTTACCAATTTGTCGACCAATACCTAAAATATTACCATCTATTAAATTAGCACGTGCCGCATCAACTCCAGAAGAAAATTTAGATATAAGAGACAAGGAGATAGGTATAAAAAATATAATTGAGGGAAAAGAGGAGATTGATAAAGAATATTCTTTAATATTAAATAAAGAATCTAATAATGCATTTATTAAAATAATTAAAAAAAATATTTTAAATTATTATGCCAAAAAATTAGCTATAAATGTAAAGGTTCTTAGTGAATATGGATCAATTTATGCTACTGCCAAGCAGAAAGAAATATATAATAATATTAAAAAAAAATATGATATGATAGAATCAATTGATAAAGATTTGCCTTATGAATTATATAAATTGATTATAAAATTATATTATTTTATATTTATTGAAAATATATCTAAATTTGATGAAACAATTGATGATTTAACCCCTTTCAAACCTGCTTTTAAAAATATTATTATAAAAACAATTTCACAATTATTAACCGGTGATAAAAAAAAAGATTATTTACATAAAGAGGGTATAAATGAAGATTTAGTACCTTTAGATGCGCAAGGTAATAAATATTATCATAAATATCTTAAATACAAATTAAAATATATTAATTTAAAAAAACTCTAATTTATAGTTGAATTAACACTGATAAATTAACGTATCTTTTCAAGACACATGATAAGTTTCATTAAATCCTCATTTTAAATGAGGGGTGCAATCATAATCTTATAAATTGCCATAGATAGGTTCTTGACAATGATGTGAAAAAATACCTTATCGAAATGATGGTAATACTGTCTCTTACAAATGGCCTGAATCTTCTCAATATACTCCTTCTGCAATTCCTCAATAAAAAGAGTCTCCTTTGACTTGTCCATTCTCTTCATCTTCCGCCTCCTTTGTCTCCTTCTCTTACCATTGCAAAGTGGGTCCTGAAGCCAATAAATCTCATCGTTAATACCCATACAAGTTAAAATACTACCGATGTGAGGTGCGAAAATTTCAAAATCAGATTCAATGTCATCCACATCATCAAAGTTAAAACTTACATGTTCGGTACTTGGTCCATCTGATGTATAACACACTCCTTCCTCAAATGGTGAATCCTTTTGAGGATAAATGCCAGGAGTGATGTTAGACCAAATATCCACAGCGCAAGCCCCATCACTTTGTTGGGTAAACGTCAAAAAATCAATAAGTGCCACCCTTGTATCCTTCTTCATTCCATCATCAGTATCATAATCATACCCGTCACAATCACGGGTTGGATCGGAATCATACATACCTGAATACTCATCGTCAGTTGGGTAGTCATCCCTAGACAAATATACACAGTCCACTGTCGATGATGATGGTGCAACAAACCGCTGCACATCTCCATATTCAGTACGCGGATTTCCACACCATGAAATACTCTTCTCTACAAAAGCGCTTGCCATTTGCAAATAGTTATGTTGATACTAACTAATTTAGTTAGTATTAATTTATTAGAATGCTTATAGAATAAATATTTCAATTTTTAAATTAAAATACTACCATAAATATCTTAAATAGAATTTAAAAGAACTCGATATTTAGAGAGACACAACAATTATTAATTAACGCCTCTTGCGAGACATATGTGGGTTTTCCTTGCAGATATCCTCTTCAATACGTGGTGCAATCTTAATCCTATAGATTGCCAGTGCCAATACCTTAACAATGATTCGTGCCATCGCCTTATCGAAATGATCAAAAATCAGACTTTTGCACATGTTCTGAATCTTCAACATGTAATGCTTTGCTGTTTCTTCAGTAAAAAGCGGGTCCTTCTTCTTTCCCTTCTTTTCCTTCTTTACCTTCTTCAACTTTGTAGAAACCTGGATCTTACGAATGTCATTGTAAATCTCAGTGATTCTGGCTTCCATATTCAAACAAGACAGAATCTTGTCAATATGAGGTCTGAAAATTTCAAAGTCAGCGTCAGCAGTGTCTGCATCAATAAAGGTAAAGCTAGCATGTTCAGCAACAGGACCGGTAGCCTTTGGCAAATAACATACACCTTCTTCAAATGGAACATACTTTTCCCGTGGTGCGTTTGTCCAGATGTCTGCCTTGAAAGAACCGTCTGTTTGTTGGGTAATTGTCAAGTAATCAGCAATTTGTGCCTTTGGTGGCGGACATCCAAATTCATCATCATCATAAGTACAATACTCACAATCATACATTGATGCTCTCTCTGCTGCAGTCATGACATGATATCCATCTTCATCTCGGGGGTTTCCAAACCATGAAATACTCTTCTCACAAAATGCACTTGCCATTTAATGTTAAGTTATGTTGATAACACTAATATAATTAGTATTAGTATTATTTATTATAAGATAACTATATATTAAAAATTTCAATTTTTTTATAATAAATTAAATATTAAAAATAAAATTAGTTGTATTATAGTAGATATAGATACACTATTAAAACTACAGAAACTACTATAGTTCAAGAACAATAAATTAAGAGGCATACCTTCCAAACTTTGTATGATAAATTGCATTTACCAACATCTTTCCAGCTTCACTACTTAGCCTCTTACTTGTACATATAGTACAATTCTTAAAGCTGGTGTAAAAAGTCATCAGTGTGGTTAGAATTTCATCACGCAAATCATCATCAATCACATGTGTCTTCTTTTCCTTCTTAGTCTTCCTCTTCCTGCCCTTAGTGCTCTTATGACTATTTACTACATTTAGAGTATCAATCTTACTTCGCACCTTCTTAATCAAGGAGTCAATCACACTTTCCATACCCATACATGTGATAATATGGTCAATGTGAGAACTAAACACATCCCACTTTGATGCACTAGTATCAACTAGTGCACCATCCACAACATCATCTTCCTCAACCCTAAAATCAAAACTTACATGTGATGCAGCAAGAATTGGAGATGACTTTCCCATATAATTGGTACCAGCTGTAGGGTTTAAGTCCCTGGGATACACATTAGTCCAAAGACTTACATTTAAAGTATCATCCTTATTCTGTGTTACTGTAACACGATCAACTACTGCATCATACTCGAACTCCTCATCACTGTCACAATCATACATTCCATACTTGGCCTTGTATGACACCCCACTCTTTTGTTCATGAAAATAACCATCCTTCCCGCGGCTGTTTCCCTCCCATGAAATACTCTTCTCACAAAATGCACTTGCCATTTAATGTTAAGTTATGTTGATAACACTAATATAATTAGTATTAGTATTATTTACTAAAAGATAACTAAATATTAAAAATTTCAATTTTTTATAATAAATTAAATATTAAAAAAACTTTATTACTAGAATAAATATACTATTAATTTACTTTAAATAATTAAGTTCTTCTTTTAAAATAGTTGTCATTTGAATTAATTTCTTTCATACATTTATCACTGGCAAAATATTCTCTTTTCCATTCATTTTCATTTCTAGATAATACCATTAATGTTTCATCATAATGATATACATAACAAGTGTCTATTAAATTTAAATATTCAGTTGGATTTTTTAGAATCCAATCTCGGTTTCTATTTCCTATTATTTTATCAATAGTCCAATGATAATTTGGATTAGCTGTATTATAAATTGGATTAGTTTTACTATCATGTTCATCTTGATAAAAAGTATTAAACTCAGTAAATAATTCTGGATAACATTTATATTTTGTTATTACCGCATGACAATCACTTCCAACCCATCCAGATAGAATAACTTCAGTAGAACATGAATTATCAAATCTACAATGAGTATCCATTTTAACTTGGTCAATTGAATTTTTACAATCAGGTATGTCTTTAGGTGTAATCATTAAATATTATAATTATAAATTAAATACTAATAATATCAATTTTTTAATTTCTTCCTGATAAATCTGGTGTTTCACAAGTGTGTGGGATAATAGGATAAATTGGTTTATTAGTGTCATTATTAGTGTCATTATTAGTGTCATTATTAGTGTAAGTAGAATGTTCCATATTAAATTGTTTCATTATATCTTTAATAAAAGGTGCCATTTGATATGCTGAATCAATAAAAGGTGTAGTCATATCACTTTTATTTCCTATAATAGTAACATTTGGTTTCATTCCTTGAAGTCCTTTAGCCATTTCGTGTGTTAGTTCAGTGTATAAATTTTTATCAAGTGCCAATGAAAATTTAGCAAGCTCTTTATCTCCACATGATTCAATTACTTTCTTTAAACCTTCAGCTGTTGCTTCATATTTAGCATATATACCTTTGGCTTGATTTTGTGATTGTATTAATTCTGCTTGTGATTTTCTTTCCATTGCTTCTGCTTCTGCCATTGCTGTAGCAAGATATTTAGCACGTTCTGATTCAATCATTTGTAAATGTCTTTGTTTATCTACATGTGTTTGTAACTCAATTTCTTTTTGTTTAGTTGCTTGGGTTGCTTCAACAAAAGCCACATCTTTAATACGTTTTGCATTAGCTTCTGCTTGAAACAGTTTTGCACTTGATTCTGCTTCTTTAATTTTATTTTCATTTTCAACTAGGTGTGCTTCCATAGAAGCTTTTGCTTTATTTTGTCGGTTAATTGATTCTTCTACAGCAACCTCACTTTCTCCTTCCCGTTGAGCTTTAGCTACTGATGCTTGAGCTTCATAATTTGCTGTTTCAATAGCTCTTTTTTTTCTATATTCAAAATATTTATTTTTGTCATCATAATCTGTCATTTCTTTAATATTAGCATTATAAATTTTAAGTCCAAATTCTTCTAAATCTAAGGAAATTTTATCAACAACTTGATTTCTAAAAATTTCTTTAGAAGAAAACATTTCTTCAATTGTCATATTAGCTGTTAATGTTCTTGTTTCACCTTCTATCATACCTTTAATTGTATTTTCAATTTCAGTTGGTGACAATTCATTCATTTTATTACAAAATTTAATGAATAACTCTTCATCTTCTTCTGGTGAAATAGGTCCAATAGTAAAAACTACTGGAAGATTAAATTCTACTTTTTCTTTACTCATATTATGAAGGGCAAATTGGTAAGTATGAGGATATAGATTAATGGTTGCAACCTCTTGAAAAGGAAATTGTATTAAAAATCTACTAATGACCATTTTATTATTAGTAAAAGCACCTGTTTTTACTAAAAACTGGTGAGGTTTAGCTACTTTAAATCTAGTATACATAAAAGCAGAAATTCCTATACAGGTAATCACAGTTGTACCACTTAAAACAGTATTAAAATCTGGTTTAAAGTTTTTATATTGTAGTATATTTAATTCATTTGATGATTTGTCAGAATTTTTCATTATAATAAATATATTTATTATAATAACTAATTATCAATTTTTTTAAAATCATTATTATATTAATGAATTATCAATTATTATTAATTTTAAGTGTTGTTTTACCTTTAGTTGACTCTATTTATTTATCAAGAGTGTCCTCACATTTTACAAGTTTAGTTAAAAAAATTACTAAAGAAAATTTAATTTTTAATTTACCAAAAGCAGTTGGAGCTTATTTATTTTTAATACTAGGTTTATATTATTTTATATTAAAAGATATAACTGAAGAAAATTTAAAAGATAAAATTATTTCTGCAATGATCTTAGGTTGGGTTATTTATGGAACTTTTGATTTCACAACTGGAGCTATTTTTAAAGAATATGATTGGAATACTATGATATTAGATACAACATGGGGTGGTGTTTTATATGGATTAGTAACTTATATTACGTTTAAATTAGTACTTGTGCTTGAAACTTAATAATTACAATAAAATTCAATAATTTTTTTAGCAATATTATTCCATTCTGGTGTTTTATATAACCATATTCCTTCACCTAATAATGGATTATATAATAGAACTTTTTTAACCTTACCATAAATATTATTTTTATTTTGTTGTTTATTTATAAATGAAGATAAAATTATCTGTAATAAATGTTTAATTGTTAAGCTTTCACCCCAACAAGTTTTTATTTCTACAATAAATTTATCTGAAATTATGTCCATTTCACCTGATAATCCTTTATAATTTAATTTAGAATAAATTTCAATATCAGATATTTTTTGTTTCATAATAAAGCTATTGAAATCTTTTGAAAAATCTATCCAGGTGGAAGTGTCAATATTCTCTAAATATTCTTTCCATATATTTGTATTAGTTCCTCCTGATGATATCCAAAAATGATTAATGTTTTCTTTCCAATTTGTTGCGAAATCTTGATTTAATATTTTATTATTAATTTTATCTTTCCAATTTTTAACATCAATATCCAAATCATCCCATACCATTCGTGTAACAAGTGAGTTAAAAAATTTTCCCACAATAAAAGGTAAATAATGACTTTGTAAATAAGTTGGAATTTTAAATTTTTTAGTTATATTTATTCTTTTATATTTAATTTTTTCTAATAAATGTTTTATATCTAAATTTCCTTTACTATATAAATAATTATGAACTAATAAAGGAACATTATGAGGTTGAATATTATTATTTTTTAATATGTCTCCTTGATATAAATTAGTTGGAATTTCTAAAAGGAATGGACATACTACATCTGTATGTTTCCATGATGCTGATAAGGAACTTGATAAATATAATTCTCTTTTTGCACGACTACATGCAACAAAAAATAATCTTCTTTCTTCCTCTATTGAATTATTTTCATCTATAAAAAATGCATTATGATAATGAGGTATTTCACTTCCATTTAATCCCATTAAATATACAACATCCCATTCTAATCCTTTTGACCCATGAAAACTATTTATTTCTAAATAATCTTCATTGTTTGGAGCAGCAAGTGTTCTTTCTAAATAAATTTCTTCTAAAAATTTATAAAAACTAGATGAATCATTTAAAAATTGTGAGATAGCAGAATAATCTGTTTCTCTTTCCTCAAGAGGATAATTATAATTAACTCCAATATCTGATAAATAATTAATTATTTCTATGCTTAAATTTTTTAAAGAAAAATCTTTAACTTTTTTCATAAATTGTGATAAGTTAAATAGTGATTCTAAATTTTTATCATATTGGTATTTTTCTAAATCACCAGGTAAATTTTCACAGGAATCTAAAATTTTATTTGTTATTTTTATACTAATTTTTTGGTGTAACATTAAAATACGTTTCCAATGAAATTTTTGTTTAGAATGAAAAAATAATGTCATAAAACTTATTAAATCTTTTATATGAGCTTTTTCTAATAAACTAACTCCTCCATTTATAAGATATGGTATTTTTCTTCTAATTAAATCTGTTTCCAAATGAGATAAAATTTTATTTTTACGTGTTAAAATAGTCATATTTTTTAGAGCACACCCCTGTTTATGTTTTTCTTCAATTGAATCAATTACCCATTTTTTTTCTAATTTAAATTCAGTAAATATTTTTACTTCTGGTTTTTTTATTTTATCATTTTTTGCTTCCATTTTACACTTTGGAATAAATATGTTATTACAAAATTCAACTATTTCTGTTCCCGAACGATAATTATAAGGTAAAATAAATCTTGTTGCACTTGGAAATTCAGATTCAAAATTATTTATAAAACTAACTTCACTCCCACGAAAAGAATAAATTGATTGACGTGGGTCCCCTACTACCATTAAATGAATACCACGATTATTTAATTCTTTTAGAATTTGATTTTGAATTGGATTTACATCTTGATATTCATCAAAAAATAAATAATCAATTGATTCTAATTTATTTAACATATTATTTTTTAATTTTAAATAAAATTGTGGAAGTACATCATTAAAATCTATTAAATCCATTTTTTCTTTTTCTTTTTCATATTCCTCTATTAAAGTTGTAAATTCTGCTTGATATTCAACAAGACCGTTTCTTGTACAAAAATCATTTAATCTAATGGGGTACCTAGTTGATGATACTTGATAAGCCATATCACCATATTTATTTATAATAGGAAGTAAATTACTATTGATTTTTCCTTTTTTAATTAGATTTATTCCTACATCTTTTATTAATTTATCCTCATCGTGTTGGTCTAATAAACTTAAACCCTCAGATAATAAACTACTTAATTCACGATAAGCTAAACCATGAAATGTACCAACAAAATAAGGTTCTCCTCCAGGAACTAATAATTTAATTTTCTCTCTAAGTTCTTCACCTGCCTTTTTAGTAAAAGTAATTATAATCATTTTAGGTAATAATAAAGGATTTTCAGATACTAGTCTTTTTACACGACCTAATAAAGTATGTGTTTTGCCTGACCCAGGATATGCTTCTACTAAAATAACATCTGAATTATCTTGAATTACTAATTTTTGATTATTATCATAATTATTCCAATCAAGTTTTGGTTTAATTTGATTTAATTTTTTATTTAATTTATAAATTTCTGTTTGGTGAAAATTCATTTTTTTTAAAATTTCGTTCATTTTAATTATACTTTAAATTAATAGATATTTAACCTATTTATTATAATTTATATTAAAATAAAATCATCACACTCTACATTGTCTAAATTTACTGTAAGCTCATTTGGATATAAAATTTTTGAATAATTTATATTTTTATAATTTATTAATTTAGTATCATCTAATTTTCTTAAAATTATCATTTTATTTATATCATATGCAATTACATTTTTATCAGCTACTAATTCTTTACCCTTTTAATTTAGTATAACAGATAGTATTACCTAAATGTTTATCTATACATGATCTTATATACCATCTATTAGTATCAATAGTATTTTCTGGAAGTTTTTCTACTAAGGGATTTTTTACTATACAAGGTGATATCATTAATTATATATTATGACAACAGCAGAATTATATGATCATATTTTAAATGTATTGCCTGTATATTTAAAAGATAAAGTTATTATAATTTAAATTATTTTATAAAAATTAATGATAATATACATACTTTAATTTTTGATGAGGATTTTAATTAACCAACTATAAAACTATATCACTAGTAGCAAGACTGGTAAATGATAAAAATCATTAACTTGTGTGTAACTGTCAGATGGAAATTTAATAATGCAATAGATTTTTATCAGCAATTTTATAAAAATTAATTATAATGTCTAATTATAATCAACACTTATGATTTACCATTTAATTTAAATAATATAATAAAAAAGCTAAAGTTGTATGGTGATTGTATGAAGCAAACAATTATAAAAAAAATTGATTTATTTAAAATATAAGAGTTAATATAAATAATATGACTTTTTTATTAACACCAACTTATAATTGTACAGATATAATTAGTGAAAAGATTGATACAATTATTATTAAGGATGGCACACAGTCTATAATTGAAAAAATTAAATGGCCTAAAACTGTAACAACTTTAATCCTTGATAATTTATTTAATGAGTCACTTGACAATATTTCATGGCCTGAATCATTAACAACTTTAAATTTAAGTTATAATTTTAACCAACCAATTGAAAATATAAAATGGCCCGTATCTCTAACTGTTTTAAATTTTGGTTATGATTTTAATCAGCCAATTGAAAATATTATATGGCCAGAATCATTAAAAAGTATATCTTTTTTATATGATTGTCAATTTAATCATCCTATTGAACACATTCAATTACCAAATTCATTAACTACATTAACTTTTAATAAAAATTTTAATCAACCAATTGAAAAAGTAAAATGGCCAAAATCATTAACTACCTTATCTTTTGGTTATGAGTTTAATCAACCAATTGAAAAAGTAAAATGGCCAAAATCATTAACAACTTTAATTTTTAATGGATGCTTTAATAAGCCAATTGAAAAGGTTAAATGGCCTAATTCTTTAACAACAATTATTTTTAAAGGTAAATTTAATCAACCAATTAAAAAAGTTAAATGGCCTAGTTCATTAACCGAATTGACTTTTAATGATAATTTTAATCAATCAATTAATAAAGCTAATCTACCTAATTCATTAAAAAAGTTAACCTTAAATAGCAACTTTAATTATCCTCTTGATAATATTAAATGGCCATCTTCAATTACTATATTAACTTGGGGTAAATGGTCTCAATTTAATCAATCCCTTGATAATATGCGGTGGCCCGAATCATTAACTACTTTAACTTTAGGAGATAAATTTGATCAATCAATTGAAAAAGTTAAATGGCCAGCTTCACTAACTTCAATTACTTTTTATTGGTCTTCATTATTTAATCAACCAATTGAAAAGGTTAAATGGCCAGAATCATTAACTACCTTATGTTTTAATGATATATTTAATCAACCAATTGAAAAGATTAAATGGCCTAAATCTTTATCAAATATTACTTTTGGAGATGCATTTAATCAACCAATTAATAATGTGTTATGGCCAAATAGTTTAACTAGTTTAAATTTACCTTATACTAAACATATTACTAATTTAACTTCTCTAGTTACATTAAAAAATTTAAACATATTTTTTCATGATAATTATACTTGTTCTATTGCCCAAATAAAATGGCCTCCTAATATTACATCTTTAATTTTTGATGGAAATTTTGATCAATCAATTGATACTATCACTTTTCCATCTTCATTAAAAAAATTAACTATTTGTTATCATTTTGATCAATCAATTGATAATGTATTATGGCCTAAATCATTAACCACTTTAAATTTAAGTCATATGTTTAATCAACCTATTGATAAGGTTAAATGGCCTGATTCACTTAAAACCATTTCTTTTGGTGAAAGTTTTAATCAACCAATTGAAAACGTTACATGGCCAAAATCATTACTAACTTTATCTTTTGGTGATAATTTTAATCAACCAATTGAAAAAGCACAATTGCCTGATTCATTAGCCACCTTAATTTTTTATAGTGATTTTAATCAACCAATTGAAAATGTAAAATGGCCAACATCATTAACCACTTTAAACTTAGGATGTAAATTTCGTCAATCTCTTGATTTTTTACCTCAGAGTTTAAAAGAAATATTTATATATGATATGCATATACATGATTTGTCTAATTTACCTAGCAGTATAAATAAAATTAATATTTACAAGTACAAAAACTATAATTATATTTATATTATAAATAAATTACCTGATATTTTGAAAAGTAAAGTTGTTCTTTTGAAAGTTGAGTAATAAACATTTTTTTATAAATAATATACTTTTAATAAAAATTAACAATTTTAATAATTACTTACAAGTACATATTTGTATGAATACATTAATAACTGGAGATGATAAGAAATTCTATTTTACGGATGAACAAATTAAAAAATTCCCTAAATATAAAGAAAATATGATAATAAGTTTAACTTGTGATAAGTTAATACCTTTTTATAACCATATTACAATAGGAACAGATATAAGTGATGATGACAAGCTAATCACCGAAGAATGCATTAATATTATAGAAAAATCATTAGGATATAATATTTAATGCTCACAAATTATTTACAATTTGTAATTTACGTGAATTATTTAAAATTGATGAAATGAATATAGATGATATTGATTATGGAAATATTTGGAGGTCCTTGTTTAGAAAAAACGACTATAATTTCATGTGTCTGAATATTCCAACATAATTTCAAAATGAGATTGTTTAGTAAAAAATATACTTAAAAGTGGTGCAGATGTAAATTATAGTGATTACTCTCATACTACTCCCATAATGTATGCATGTAAATGTTCAAATATTGACCTTGTTAAAATATTATTAGAATATAATGCAAATATAAATTTACAAAACAAAGACGGGTACACAGCATCAATATACGCCTGTCAAAGTTTAAATAATGACTTTGTTAAAATATTATTAGGATATAATGCAGATATAAATTTACAAAACAAGAACGGATACACAGCATTCTCATATGCTATAGTAAAAAATAATGTAGAAATTGTTAAATTATTAATAAATTTAGGTGCAAATGTACATTTACGAGATAGGTTAGGAAAAACATCATTAATGTTGGCATCAGAAAATGCTTTTGAAAATATTATAAACAGGTTGTTAGATAAAGGTGTAAGTGTAAATTTACAAAATAATTTAGGAGAATTAGCTTTAATGTTAGCATCTCAACATTCAAACAAAAAATCATCAGGAAAAAACAGTAAGAATGTTGCTTGATGCTGGTGCAGATGTAAATTTACAAAATAACTGTGGACAAACTTCACTAATGTTAGCTTCTCCATATTCTAGTTCTACCTCGTCCTTGAATACTGTAAGAATGTTGCTTGTTATAGGTGCAAAAGTAAATTTACAAGACATAATGGTTATACTGATTTAATACTTGCTTCTAAATACTCTAAAAATACTTCAAATGAAGACACTATTAGAATTTTATTAGAATTTTATTAGAATTTTATTAGAATTTTATTAGAATATGGAGCTGATATTAATAGTACAAATAATAATGTTGATACATGTTATCATGTATATCCTAATAAAATTTATAGATTATTTAGACCCGGACATATTGAAAATGTATTATTACATAGAATAGAAACTAGATACATAAAAACATAAAAATATAATAAAATTAGCTTAATAAATAATTTACTAATTAATTTAATAATGAACAGATTATTATTAAATAAATTAAATTATTATCAATTTGACAATAATAAATTTGATATTCGTATATCTGGAAATAAAAAGATTAATTTTTCTAATAAATATAAATTTATAAAAAATACTAATGATGTAAATATTATTAAACTAAGTTGGACTGATAAATTAAAAGATTTAACCAATAATAAGATAAAATCTTCAAAGATAATTCCTATTGATTTATATCCGGAAATTTATCAATTAGAAGATTTAGAAAAATTTAATAATGAAGTAAAATTTTATAAAAAACCAATAGAAGGTTCTAATGGTGAAAATATTACAATTTTAAAAAAAAAAGAATTAATAAAATATATAAAATGTGATAAATATTTTATGAAGCAATATTTTATACAACAATATTTAGTACCTAAAACAATAAATAACCGAAAATATGATATTAGAATGTATTATTTTATAATAAAAGATAATAATAAAATTTCATCATACATGAGTTTAAATGGTAAAATTAGATTATGTTCCGAAAAATATTCAGATGGTGGAGAAATTACTAATAGTAGTAAAATAACAAATATTAACAATTTAGATGAATTACAAGGTAGTTTATTAAATTTATTACCTTTAGAAAGAGAAGATATATATAATACTCTTATAAGTTTTGATAAACATTTTAAAGATAAATTACATAATAATTGTGAAAATTTTCAGAATTTATATGGAATAGATTTATTAAGGGATATAAATGATAAAGTGTGGATTTTAGAAATAAATGGAAATCCAAATTGGTTTATTAAACAAGATTCTCCTAAAACACGTGAGATTAAAACAGAAATTTTTGATGAAATTTTAAAAATACTATCAAATTACTTTTATAAAACCTCATATCATTTAGAAAATTGGAAATGTTTATAAATTTAAATTATTTTTAAGTGTTAAATATTTATTTTTATATACTAAATATTTTAAAAAATATTTTAGTTGTTTAATTCTTTTTTCTATTATATCTCTATATTTTCCAAAACCCATTTCATCCAGTATTTGTAATTGTTCTTTTACTACAAAAAATTTCTTGTTATTTTGTATTTCATATTTTTCTCTTCTGTAAATACTAAAATAATATTGGGTACCACTTTCTGTTGGTATACCTTTATAATTTCGTATTGTTCCGCCAAATAATTTTTTATAAATTGTGTTTTTTAAAGATATTTTTCTTTCTCTTTGTGTGCGTCCTCCTATTTTATAATAATTACTTAATTTATCTAAAGAATTTTTCCAGTGAGGATTATGATAAGTTAAAATAAAATTTAATAATATAATTAAATTAATATCTGTTAAAAAATTTATTCTACCTCCTATTACATTATTTAATTGTTTATAAGCATTAGTTAAATTTGAAACAATTTTATCAAGTTCATCATCAGGCAATGGTGTGTCTACACGTCCAGTATTATAAATGTCTGGTACAGGTGTGATGCTTGTACAATTTTTAATTTCTTCTGTGATCTGATCAATAATATTTCTAATAAAATTTAATTGAATAATAGTATTGCTTTCAATAATTAAATCAGAATTTATTTTAATTATTTTATTAACTCTTTCTTGTACCTTCGTTGGACAAAACCTAAACTGTGTAACAAAATTATCAATTTGTAATAACATTTTTTTTATATTAATTTTTTTAGTAAATGACATTATTTTACTAAAGAAATTAATTACGTTTTGGTATATTTTATTTTTCCTTCCTATGCTTTACCTTGTAGTTATCATGCTCTATCTTATCATGGTCATGCTGCTCCTGCTCCAGCACCTGCAGCTGCACCTGCTGCTCCTGCTGCTCCTGCTGCTCCTGCTGCTCCAAGATCATCTGTTGGTGTAGGAATGGCACTAACTGCATCTGCTAACTTACCAGCAGATGTATTTATGTTTTTCATCAATTCTTCTAATTTTAGGTTAATATCTCTAATACTTGTTTGAATTGCAGCAGTTTTATCTCTAATAGCTGTACGTGTTGGACCATCATCAGTGTTTAAGGTTGTTAATTTCTCTCGTAAAGCCTGTAAATTTATGGTGGACGACCTGTCAGGAGCAGCACCAGGACCAGCAGCACCAGGACCAGCTCCAGCAGTTTGGTTTAAAATTGCTTGATCTATTTCAGAAAGAAAGTTAATAGAGTCTGTTAAATCACGAAGTTTGTTTTGAATTTTAGAGATATATCTATTTCTTAACATAATTTTATTATCCATATATAATATAATGGATAATAAATTTTTTAATATAACTAAATTAAAAAAAAAATTAGATATTTTATTAAAAAACCCCTCAAAAAATTATGAAGAAATAAATAGCATATATAAAACATTATTAATACATTATTTTTATTTAAAAAAACGAGAAAAAATTGATAATAATTTGTATTAAATACTTAAAATAATTATATGGATCAAAACATTATAGATGAAAACCGTTATTCTAGACAAATTCTTTCATTAGGAAAGAGTTCTCAAGTTAAACTTAATAATTCAATTATTAAAATTATAGGACTAAACAGTAATTTAGCAATGGAAGTTTCTAAAAATTTAGTTTTACAGGGTGTGGGAAGTGTCATTTTAGATGGTAGTTTTACAGAAGAAAATAAACTTAAACAATTTTTAGAAAAAATTAATCCTTCCTGTAAAATTTATTGTAATTCTCAAACATTAGACATTATTAAGCCAGAATCTAATTTAGATATTATCTTAAATGAAAAAACACTTTCTACTAAACCATTAATATTTTCACGGGTTGGTGCTTGTAGAGGTTTTATTTTTAATGACTTTAAAACACATATAATTGAAGATATAGGAAATGATGTACCATCTAATTTAGTTATAAAAAATATTAATATTACTAGCAAAGGAAAAGTAATTGTTCAAACAAATGAGTATCATCAATTTGGTGATGGAGATAAAATAAAGTTTGTAAATTTAGAAGGTAAATTTACGAATTTTTTAAAAAATAGAGAATTTAAAATTTTAACTATAAATCAAGAATCATTCTCTATAGAAATGACAGGTGTAGATCAAATTATAGATAAGTTTAAATTTTATAATGGAAATGTAATAAAAATACAAGACACAGTAAAACTACAATATAATTCTTTAGAAGAACAGCTAGAAACACCTACATTAATGGAAGATTGGAATAATTGTGAGAATCCACTTAAACAATTTAGTTATTGGAAAAACAATAAATTAAATCCTGAAGATAAATTAGAAATAGGTCCTGTTAGTGCTTATTTTGGTGGTCTAATTGCAAGTGAGGCAATTAAATTTATAACTAAAAAATATATGCCGATTTATCAATGGTATTTTTGGGAGGACATAGGTTATTTAAACTATGATGAAACTGGTGCCACTTCAATTGAAAAAGTAATAGGAAAAGAGGCTTATAATAAATTAATTACTTCTAATATATTTTTAGTGGGTTCTGGAGCAATTGGATGTGAAATGTTAAAAAATTTAGCAAGTTTAAATGTATCTTCTAAAAGTGGTTCTTTAATGGTAACTGATCCTGATACAATTGAAGTAAGTAATTTAAGTAGACAATTTTTATTTCATGGAGATGATATTAATAAACATAAAAGTGAAGTAGCAACACATAAAATTAAAGAAATGTATCCAAATGTACATTTAACTGCTTTAACTGATAAAATGTGTAAGGAAACAGAAGATAAATATGATGATACTTTTTATCAGAAATTAGATATCATAGTAAATGCTTTAGATAATTATCAAGCTAGGTTATTTATGGATAAAAAAGCAGTACAATTTGGATTACCTTTATTTGAATCTGGCACCCAGGGTCCAAAAGGTAATACTCAACCTATTATTCCTAATTTAACTGAAAATTACGGTGCATCAACTGACCCACCTGAATCTGAATCTTATCCCTTATGTACTATTAAAAATTTCCCTAATAAACCTGAACATGTGATTCATTATATTAAAGAAATGTTTGAAGAGTGGTGGGATGATTTTCCAACTAAAGTAAATGAGTATTTACTTGATAAAACTTATTTAGATACCCTAAGTGATGCTGATAGGAATCAATTTATATCAAAAATAAATTTATTTTTTAGTTTTAGTGATACATCTAAAGGTCAAACAGATTTTTGGAATATGTTTTATTATAAATATTTTCGTGATAATATTATTCAAATTTTAAATAACTATCCAAAAGATCATCAAACAGATGGAGAATTATTTTGGAGTGGAGGAAAGAAATGTCCTCAATTGCCAGATGAAAAACTTAAAAAAGATTTTATTCAATCTGGACTTAAACTATCAGAAATTCTTTATCAAAAATCATTTGATTTGGTACAATTTGAAAATTTAATTGTTCCTAAACCTGTTGTATCAAACACAAAAATAGCTATACATGAACAAGATTTAAAAGAACAGAATAAAATAGAAAATATTGAAATAGAATTCACACCCATTAAATTAACTGCTATAAGTTATGATAAAGACTTACCAGAGCATTATAATTGGTTATATTATTCATCTCTTTCAAGAGCAGAATGTTATCATATTGATTTTCCAGATATACTTAAAACAAGACAAATTTCAGGAAAAATTATTCCTGCTCTGGCAACAACTACATCTATGGTTGCAGGACTAATTTCTCTTGAAATTTTAAAATATTATCAAAATAAAAAAATAGAAGATTATCGTAGTTATTTTTTAAATTTAGGAATTAATCAATTTTTGTACAGTGAACCTAACCCCTGTGCTAAAACTAAATTTGGTACTATTTGGGATAAAAATGAAGAAACAAATGATATAACTATTAAAGAATTTATTGTAAAATATTCAAAAATATTCACAACTGATATAGATATTATAGTGTCTGATGAACAAATTATATTTGCTCCATTTATTACAAATGAAGAAGATGAAATGAAAAAACTGTCTGAACTGGGATTAGGAAATAAATTTTCTCTTCATATGTCTAATGAGGAAACAGAACTTCCACAAGTGTATATTAATCTGTGTTAGCTTAATTAAGCTATATTAATTTATTTTACTAATATTAATTTGATAATTTATATTCTATATTAAATTAATGAAAAACATTATTGCTATTGTAATTTTAATTGGAGCAGTATCAATATTTTTAAGTAAAAAATTAGAATTATATTCATCTTGGAAAAAAACACCCGCAACTATAACATCAGTTAAAAAAATCTTAAACAATAAAAAATTAGGTGAAATCAGATATACTTATTTAGTAAATAATAAAGAATATACAGGTTCTTTATTACAAAAAATAATTAATAATGAACTAATAATTCCTAAAAAAATGCATGTTTATTATCATTGGTTAAATCCAGAGTTATCTGTTAAAAGTATTCCTATTAATTTTGAAGATATTCTTTTACTATTAACAAGCATAATAGGTTGTTTATATTTATATTTTTATTCATGTGAAAGCTGTATAAGTGAAGGACCTATTCCAGTATTAGTAGATTCTATAAAAATCATATCTTAAATTAAAATTGAAAGATAAATATAAAGAATAATCTAGTAATATAATAATGGATATTTACATTAATAAGCCTTATTACGATATTGAACAAAAAGATTTTATCATGTTAAAACCTCATCAAATGAATAGTGATATTAAATTAAATCTTAAAATTAATCTTAAGGAAAAAATAGAAGGGAAATGTAATAAATTTGGATATATTGATAAAATTTATAAAATTTCAGAATATAGTGATGGATTTATATCAGCAGAAAATTTATCAGGGGGAGCAGTTTATAAAGTGAACTATCAATGTAAAATTTATTCTCCACTGGAAAATACTTCAATTATTGGAGAAATAATTTTAATTAATCCTGAACTTATTATAGTTATAAATGGTCCTATTAAAATGTTTATTCCACGTGAATTAATTAACCAAAATGAATTTGATATAAACCGCAATTTTTTAATTAAAAAAGACAATTCAACCTTACAATTAAATCAAAAAGTAGTTGTTACTATAAAAGAAAAAAAAATTAACCCAAATGATAAATATATTAAATGTATTGGATTTTTACACAGTGTTGCTGATGAAAAACAACTTAAAAAATATTATGATGAAAAATTAGATAATCAAGATAATCAAGATAATCTAGATAACCAAGATAATCAAGATAACCAAGATAACCAAAATACCCAAGATAATCAAGACAACCAAAATAAACCAAATATTATAGATAATACACCTAAAACTAATTTTATTATGTAAAATTAATCATGTTTTAATTTATCTAAAACATCATTATCATCATCTTCATTATCATCTTCATCACTAATATATTCAAAATTATTTTTAAAATGTGTAAATCTGGATGAATGATTATAGGATCCATTGGCAGATGTTTTAGAATCATCTAAATTATTTTTTAATAGTTTGTTAAAAATATTTATTTCTTTTAAATAAGTTTTAATATAAATGTAATTTATTTTTATACATAAAAAATAATTGTGATGTAGATTTATCAATATAATAGTCACTATCAAATGATTCAATTGTTTGATAGTAAAAGGTTATATTTTGTAAAATTTCTTCTTGTGTAGCATAATTTATATAATTAATAATCATTTTAGAACCATTAGAAGGATTTTTAATGAATAATTTAAAAATATTTTTATTTGATGTCACAAGCTGTTTAATTAATACATGATCATTAAATTTATTTAAATCTTCTAATAATTTACTATTTAATTGTTTCTGTATATCAATATAATTTAATATTTGTGTATAAATATTAATCCGTTCTTTATCATCAATAAGTTCAATAAAATCTGTTATTTTATATTTTTTAACAAGTTTTATAAAATTTTTTGTATCAATTATATATCCTTTATCAAGTAATAATTGTATTAGTGTTTTAGGATTGTGTATATAATTTAATGAAAATGAATAATTATGAACAGTAAATTTATTATTAAAATAAATTAAGTATAAAATTATAATATATCAATTTTTTATAAAAAAAATTGATATATAAATAAATAAATAAATTATTATAAGTATTATAATGGAAATTGCTACAAGACTTAAGATGAATGTTAAAGAACAAACAGAAGTTATTTTAACAAATTTTACTAAGATGCTTTTTAGAAGAAAACTTATTAAAGATCAACAATCTTTATTAAACAAACTTAAAAATATAGATACTAAAGATATTTATCATTTTAAAGAGAATGATATGAATTTTTTATTAATAATAACATTTCAAAAATTAAATGGTATTAAAAAGGGTTCTGAAATAGAAGAACAATTAATTAAATCAAAAGGTTATAATTTTATAATTGCATCACAATCATCTAATAAAACTTATCAACAAGTAAAAAATTTCAAGGGAGAATTATTTTTAACTTTAGAATTTTTATCTGATATTCCATCTTTACCATTTGTTCCAGAACATATTTTATTATCTGAAAAGGAAAAAGAAGAGATTTTGAGTGTATATAAAGAAAAAAATATTGCCAAAATATTTGTAACTGATATGATGGCAAGATATTTGGGAGCTAAAAAAGGTGATTTAATAAAAATTATTAGAAAAACCTTAAATACAGGAGAAAGTATATATTATCGTAGAGTGTTTTAAAAACATTAATAACATTAAATAAATTTTTATATTTTTATTTAATGGAATCAATATACACAAACACTACTAATATTATAGATGATTTAATTATTAGAGATGAAAATAGTATTTTATCTTTTATTAAGGAAAATAAAAATTTTAATTTTAATTCAAAAGATTCAAATGGAAATTATTTTATTCAACAATTAATTATAAAAAATTATTATAAAACTATAAGAGAATTACTTAATTCTATTTCTAACTTAGAACTAGATATATTAGATCAAGACAGTAGAAGTATTTGTTACTATATTATTAGATTTAATAGAACAGAAATATTAGATCTTTTATTAAATAAATTAGATGATTATTTAGGATTTCCTTATTTTGAATTGAAAGATATAGAAGGAAATTATAGTTTATCATATTGTATAATATTTAATAATATTAAATTTTTTAAAATTATATATAATAGTAATAAAGTAGATATTTATAAGAAAAATGAGATGGGTGAATCTATTTTTCATTTAGCACTTAAATTAAAAAGAAATGATATTATAAAATTTTTAATTGACCAAAAATTTAATTTAAATCAAACTACTAAAAATAATGAAAATTTAGCACATTATATTTTAACTTATAATATTGAATTTGCTAAAATTTTAACTTTACTTAATCTAAGTGATAAAGAAACTAATTTTGGATTAACACCATTACATTTAATATGTATAAATTACCCAGATGTATTAGAATTTATAAAATTAGATTCAAATAATATTAATATAGTTGATTATTATGGAAACACCCCAATATTTTATTTGTTAATTGAAAATCATCTAAATATATTTAAAAATATAATTACAAATTATACTAACATTATAGATTTTAATTTAAAAAATATAGATGGTGATACTATAAGTCATTTAATATTAGAAAAAATAAATAATATTTCAAATTTAACTATTGAATTATTAAAAAAAATTTTGATACATTCTAATTTAAATTTACAAAATAATCAAGGAAAAACTATTCTTCATTTATTAGTTGAAAATAAAATTGATTTGGATATAATATCTTCAAGTATAGTTAATCCATTTATTTTAGACAATGATGGTAATAATATATTAGATATATCCACAAATAAAAAAGAAACCATTATAAAAATTTCAAAAATTCTTAGCAATTTTTTACAGAATAATAAAACTTTGGCATATGCATCATGGGAAAAAGAGTGTATTGTAAAAAATAAATGTCAAGAAAAAATTTTAAATTATTTAAATTTAGAGAAAAAAATACCACCTTTTTCACAGGTAGATACAAGAAAAATTATTTTAGATAATAATATACCTGTTAAACAGTGTCAGTTTGCAGGTATTAATTTAGATATTTTATGTGGTCTCAAATTTATTTTTAATGAAACAAAAATACATAATTTTTTAGAATATCCACTTACCATAAACAAACCTCTTATAAATTTTTTTAAAGAGATTGGAATTGATTTAGAATATAAAATAGATTTTCTTAATATTCAAATTTATTGGGCTTATCAAAAACTTTTTTTTCCTACATTTATTGATTCTGAAAATGAAATTAAAAATTTACAAAAAACAGATGGATTTACTATTATTCCTTTAGGAATTGAACTAGAAAATGGGGGGCATGCAAATATAATAATAATAGATCATAAAAATAAAATAATTGAAAGATTTGAACCAAATGGGTCAAATCCACCTATTGATTTTAAATATAATCCACATAGATTAGATAATTTATTAAAAAATAAATTTAGTATTTTAAAATATAAATATCTTCCACCAGACAAATATTTACCTGCGATTGGTTTTCAATTTTTAGAATCATTAGAAACTCAGTCTTGTAATATTGGAGATCCAAATGGATTTTGTGCAGTTTGGTGTGTATGGTGGGCTTTTCATAAAATTATAAATAATATAGAATCTAAAATTTTAGTTGAAAAATTAATTCATAAAATTAAATTAGAAAACTACAGCTTTAAAAGTATAATCAGGAATTTTTCAACTAAAATTAGTGATTTAAGAGATAAATATTTACAACAGATTGGATTAGATATAAATAAATGGATACAAGGTAAATATAATTTAAAATTAGTTAATCAATTTATTGATAATATTGAAATTATTTAAAATAATTTAATGGTATTAATTTTAAGTATTAATATAGTGTATTTTTATACAATTTAAATTATGAGGTAAATTATATGTATTTAATTTAAATGTTTCCTTAATAGTTAATTCTTTTAAACTTTCAGGTAAAAAATCAATATATTGATTAAATTTTGTTCCAAATGCTAATATTGATAATGATTTAGGCCACTCAATATTCTCAATTGGTTGATTAAAATCATGACTAAAAGTTAAATTAGTTAACGATTCAGGCCATTTTATTTTTTCAATTGGTTGATTAAACTCACCATTAAAAGATAAAGTTGTTAATGATTCAGGCCATCTAACTTTTTCAATTTGGTTGATTAAAATTTTCTTCAAAATGTAATATTGATAAGGTGTCTGGCCATTTACTAGACTTGTTAGAGTTTTATAAATAAAACTCTAATTAAGTATATACATTTTCAATTGGTTGATTAAAACTATTACCAAAAGTTAAAGAGGTTAGAGATTTAGGCCATTTCACATTATTAATTGATTAAAATCTCTTCCTAAATTTAAAGTAGTTAATGATATGGGAAACTCAATATTAGTGAGTGGTGTATTAAAATTACTATTAAAAATAATAGTAGTAGAATTTTTAAATATATAAATATCATCTTGATTTAAAGATATTAAATAGTAAATTATTAAATTTTATTATGAAATTATATCAATTTTTATTAATTTTTCTAATTTAAATAAAATTGATAAATCAATTTATAAATATAAACTGTTATAATATTAATGAGTGTAAATAACAATCTAGATTTCCCAATAACTGTAAAATTACCCAATGGTGATTATTCTCAAATAAAAGATAAATTAAATTCAAAAGTTAGATATTCTAATATAATAGCACAACCAGAATTTAATTTAGGATTTCATTCCTATATTCACCAAACAAAAAATAAAATGAGTATTACATCAAAATTATCAACTAAAGAAAAATTTTACTATATAGTTAATCCATTTGAATCAGACGAAGAGCTTTTAACAGCTACATCTAGTTTCTTAGATATTAAAGATAACAAGCCAGAAATTTTATCTCGTGCCTTTTTTAAAATGTGGGAAATTATGGTAGTTTTTAAATTAGCAGATACTAAAGATTTTTCCTATTCAGCTTTAGCAGAAGGTCCTGGATCTTTTTTACAGGCAGTACTTCATTATCGTGAAAAATATTTTGAACTTAAAAATAATAAATTTCATAGTATAACTATTAATCCTGAAGATGGTAAAAATATTGATGTAAGTAGGAATTTTTTAGGATATTACGAAGATAAATATCCCAATTTAATAAAACCACATAAAACATATAAATCATCTAAAGCTAGTAAATATAAAGCAAGAGATACAGGAGATCTTACTGATTTCAAATCTATTTCTAATTTTAGAAAAGAAATTAAAAAAACTAAAACATTTTCTAACTTGGTAACAGCAGATGGTGGTTTTGCTTGGAATGATGAAAATTATCAAGAACAAGAAGCTTATCCACTAATAATAGGTCAAATGTTATCAGGATTAATGATTCAAGAAAAAAATGGTGATATGGTAATAAAAATGTTTGAAACTTTTACAACAGTTTCAATAAAATTAACTTATTTATTATCAACTTTATATAATGAAATTTATTTTTATAAACCATATTTTTCACGGGCATCCAATTCTGAAAGATATTTAATATTAAAAGGTTTTAAATACGATCAAAAAAAAGATAAAAAAATATTGGATGTTCTTTTTACTGATTTAGAAAAAATTTTAAAACAATTTGACACAGATAAATATATTACTAATCTATTTGAAGGAATGACAGTTCCTAATAGTTTTATTGAAACTATTCGTCAATTTAATATTATGGTGGCAAATAAACAACAAAAAATGATAAATTTAATTATAACATATATTAAAGAAAATAATTACTTTGGTGATAAATATCATCAATATTTAGATAACCATAAAAAAGCAATTAAATTTTGGATAGAAAACTTTTTAGTTGATAAAAATCAATTAAAAGGAGCTCATGAAAAATGGAGTAAATATATAAAAGAAATTAATGATAATATTAATAATAATAATGAACAATAATTAATTTTTATTCATATACTTATCAACTAATTGTTGTCCTAGTTCATCTTCTACTTTTGTTTTATCTTCTTTACCAGAATTAATAGATTCCATTTTATCAACTAATAAAAATAACATTTCTAAATTTTCTTTATCATTTAATACTTTAGTTAATTTTTTTAATAAAAAAGGATAATTTGAATATAGTTCTTTATATTCTTCCATTAAATAAAGTTCTTTGTCTAGTTGTGTTTTTAATTGTAGATTATTTGAGAGGGATTTAATCATTGAATTGATATCTTTACGTGTGATTGACATTAATTCAATAAATTTTAATAGTTTAAGTTAATTTTATCTTAATTTTTTTATTAATAAAAAAATTATTAGTGCAATCAATATAATTATTATAATCCAATATTTCATTTCAGTTTGTAAAGTTAAACCATTTATATTATTCAGGTGTAATTGTTTATCATTATTTAGTTTAGATGGTGGAACATTTATTTTATTATAATCTACACAATCATCTGGTTGTTGCAATATTTTAGCTTGCTCGTTTGAAATATATGTTTTGTGTTTCATTTTGTTAACTTGATTGTGAATAGAAACAACCCAGTTTTCTAAATTATTTTTATTACTAAGAATTTGTTCAGTAAGAGGATTTATTTTAAGATGATTTTGATAATTAATACTACATTTATAACAAGGAAGTATTTTACCTAAATTTAAAAAAAAATGTTTATAAATGTTTTGTTGTTCAAGTGAAGGATTATCATAATAACCTTGTGCTACATAATGAATAAATTTCCATCCATGTTTTCCCCATATATCAGGATCTACCATTATTATTAGTTATATTAATAATATTTATATTTTATTTGTTGAATTAAACATTTATTAATAAATATATTAATGGAAATTAACTATAATATGATTATTAAATATTTAACACCCGCTGAAATTATTAGTAAAAATGAAATTAATCCGCTTCCATTTAATCATTTTAAATTAAATAAATTTAATTATTTAAATTTTTTAACATCAAATAATTTTATTGATTCAATTATTTATCTTATATCAAATGAACATTTTTATATTAATCCTGATGAAATGGATAAGTCTAGAAATGAGTTTATTAAACAAATAAAATTAAACACAACTGATATAACTTCTATCAAACAAATATGTAAATTTTTTAAAATAAATATTTTAATTTTATCAGAAAAAATTAATTTATATTCATCAGAAAATATAATTGATTTGTCATTACCTTTTATTATACTTTATCATTCTAATAATAACTATTATCCAGTTTATCAAGATAATAAATTTATATTTTTTTACCAAAATTCACCTATTGAACAGTTATTAGAAGAAGATCTTGTAGTTAATTTTACAAATTATCAATTTTTAGATGATTTAAATCAAATTATAGACTTAATTTTAAATGATGGTAAAAGTATAGATAACACAATTAATAAGATCTCTACTAAAATAAATAATAAGGATATTATAGATAAAATTGATGATAATATAAATAATAAAATATTTATAAATAATGAAAATTTAGATAAATTAGAAAAATTAAAGAAAACAACTAAAAATAATTTAATTATAGAAATTTTACAAAAAGATTCTTCTTTAAAAAAGACAAATTTAAATAAATTAAAAAAAAATGATTTGATTAATTTATTAATTAGTTAGTTGATTATATTATTTAAATTATTATTTATTTTATTTTGCTCAAGCATATTTACAGTAAATAAAAAAGATTTTTCAATAACTTTAATTCTTTCTTGATGATAATCTCTAATTAGGTTAGTTGCTTGAGGTAAAGTAAAAAAACCAATATCACCAACTTCTGGATTATCAACAATATTAAACTTATATTTTATTTTATTTAAAGTTGCTAAATAAAAAATACTTTTATATTTTTTATTGTTAGTACCAATAAAATCTTCAACTAAAGGAGCCACATTATTAATAATAGTAATATTATTTTGTGTTAGACTGGTTTCTTCACAAAATTCACGAATTCCACACTCTATATTGCTTTCTGTATTATCTCTTCTTCCTTTGGGTAAGCCCCATTCTGGTGAATCATACAAGGGAACTATTTTTCTAGTTAAATAGTAAAATAATTCTTTATTTTCTTGAATTTTAATAAATTTAGTTTCCGAATTTTTAAATTCTTTTTCAAAACTTTTTAACCAACTTCTATCACCCCATACTTTTTCCCATAAATCTTTAAAATTATAAGTATCAATTAATAGTATTTCTTCAGGACTCATTAATTCAAATAGTTTTATTAATTTTTCTTTATTAATTTCATATTTGCCTCTAATAAATTCAATAAAGTTAAAAGAATGTTTTCTTCTAATAAGTAAAAATTTAATTTTATTCATATAATAAGATAATTTACCTAAATTTTTAAGATGTTTAAAATTATAATCTTCTATTGTCAAATAATCATAACTTTTTATTTTTTGATAATTTGGCAGTTTAATAGTAATTAATCCACATGATATAGTGGGTTCTTGGCAATCTTTTGTTTTATGAAAATTACATCCACAATTATGGCAAAATTTACTAGTCATATTTATACTACAAATAATTAGATTTTAATATTTAACTAGTAAAATTAACATATTGAATCTATTTCATATTTATCAAAATTTTCAATTAACCAATAAATAATAATTCTTTCATTTATATCTATATCATACTCTTCTAATAATTTAAAATATTTAATCCAAAATATTACATTTTTAATACTATCTTCATAAGAATAATTTCCTACATCACATAAATAATAATACCACTCAAAACTTATTTTTTACAATTATGCCCATATGGAAATTTACAATTATTTTTTAAAGTTGTTCTAAAACCCATTAATCAAATATCATAAAATTGAAATAATTAATATTTGTAACAATAAATATTATAATTACAGCATGAGAAACTTAAAATTTGATTTACAAATTGTTACTAGTGTAAAAAGGATTAACAATTTGACACCAAATATAAATAATCTACCATTTCAGGTTTGTTGGGGAAAAATAGAATATTTAAATATGAAAACATAAATAAAAAAATAAAACTATTTATAGATTGCTTAAAAAAATCAAAACCAGGTTTGGAAAGAAACATTTATGTCAAATATGCGTTCATTTAATTTATAGATATTTTATTGGAATATAAGAATTACATATTTGTCTATGTCCTATTTTAAACCTTCCCGAAAACATAAAATTATTTTTGAATGTAGTGCTATTTATATATGATACTATATTATTTAAATTACACTTTTTTTTTTGGTTTAAGCATTATTAAGCCACCGCCACAATAATTAACTTTACTTACAAATGATACATTTGGTTTTTTTGTTAAATTATAAATGTAAATACAATCTTTGCCAAGATTGCTTGTTATTGTAGTTACATTTCGTGGAGTTCCCCATTCAAACCAGTTATTTTCATTAAACTTTCGTATGCCTCTTTCAATAAGCTCTTTTTGTGGTATAATAAATATGTATTAATTTTTTTATTATTACATGGGAAGTTTTCAATATAAATATATTTATCAACTTTATTTTCACCATTAACTACTTCTATATTACCTAGTTTTTCATTTTTATAAACTTTTTCTTTTCTACTAACAAGACCAACACAAACGTCAAAATAATCTTTAAACATTACACTATTATTATTATTTTCTTCTCCAAAAATAATTAATCCGTTGCTATTTATAATATATAATAATTTGTTGTTATATAATACTTTTTTGTCAATTAAATTATTTTTACAATATCTAAACACAATAATATCAATAGATGCATTTTCAAACATTTTTTCATTATGAGGATGGTATATATGAGTAAATGTTCCATTTGTCATCATTATATTCAATAATTTTGAAGCACTAGTTAATTTAAGAAAATTAGATGGTACAATAAATATTAACTCACCATTATAGTCAAGTAAATTATAACATTTTTTCAATAAAATTAATATACAAATTTCCTTTTTTAGTTCTAACATAAGGTGGATTTCCTACTATTGTTTTATATTTTTTTGTAATTGTGTGTCATAAAATTTCCATAAACAACTTTATCTTTTTGTATTTTATCCAATAATTTAATTTTTGTATCAATTTCATACATATCAAATGTTGTGCTAGGTATTTTATCTGTGATAAATGTAACTAAATCACCCTGTCCAATAGAAGGTTCTAAAATATTAGATGGTACATTTAAAATAAATTCAAATACCTTTTTTTTGAGTTCATTATGAGTTGTGAAATATTGTCCTAAATTATGTTTAAGTGTCATATTTGTCATTTAAGTGTTTGTAGTGTTTTTAAATATTTTGAAATAAATCAATTTTTTATAACTAATTTCATTTAATTTTTCATTAACAAGATAGTTTTTTTGGTGTGTTTACCTCATTTTCTGCGACACAATTAAAACTTTTTAATAATTGAAAATAATTGAAAAATAAATTTATTATTAGAAAAATATAAATACATGAGTTATAATATTGATTATATCGCTGGAATAAATGGGTTAATTCAAACTATTGTTGGACATCCATTAGATTCTTTAAAAACATGGAAACAAAGTAATTTAAAATTAAAATTAAATGTGAAATCTTTATATAAAGGTGTTAGTTATCCACTATTAACTAACAGTATTTTAAATCATGTTCAATTTAATTTAATGGAACAAACAAATAATTATCATATAAATTATTTACTTACAGGAATATTTTCTGGTTTATTTTTAGCACCTATTGAATATTTTAAAATTAGAAAACAAAATAATCTTAAAATATCAATTCCAAATGGCATTAATATATCACTTATTAGAGAAATTCCTGGTGTTATATTTTATTTTGGTACATTACGAAATTTTAAAACTATAACAAATATTAATTCTGAATTAATTGCAGGAGGTGTGGCTGGTTCTATTAGTTGGTTTTTAACTTATCCACTTGATACTATTAAAACTAGAATTCAATCAGATATACCTATTAAAGAAGCAATTAAACTACCATATTATAATGGAATATCTTATTGTTTAATAAGAGCATTTATTGCAAATGGTTTAGGTTATTATTCATATGTAAAACTTACAAATATTATAAATATAAATAAATAATTATTTATATTTAAAATTTAAATATATTATAAGAGTTAAATTTAGGGTAATTTAGTTTTAGACAAATCAATGTTAAATTTATCTTTCATTAATGTGGTCATCTGTGTATTCATTTCTTTTAATTCTTCAGGATTCATATTTTTAACTTTATTAATATTCATATCACTAAACATATCTCCAAATTCTTTTCCAAATATATCACTTGATAATTTACCTATATCACCACCACCAAGACCATTTAACATTGGTAGTAATTTTTGTAAATTTATATTATTTTCTTCTGGTTTGTCTTCTCCTGTTACAACTTTATCAGTAGAAAAGTTTTCATCAATAATTACTTTTTCTTTTTTAACTTTTGGTTTATTTTTAGGTATAATTTTTTCCATCAAATCTTTTACACCTGGCATTTTATTTTGTAAATCATTTATTAAATTATCTAATTTAATTTCTCCTGATTGTAATTTATCATGATATTTATCAGTAATTTTTGATGTTATTCCTAATATAGATTCCATTGGATTAGTATTATTTTTCATAGTATTTTTAAATTCATCAATAATATCATTTATCATAATATTTACATTATCATCAACTTCTATATCTAAAATAGAATTTTTTGTTTTAGTTATTGGTTCAGTTTCAAAATTATTTACTTTGTAATATACAATCGCTTGTAAACTAGTCCATAAATAATTTTTAAGGTCTCCTTCTAAATTATTAAATATTTTTTTTAATGGTAGATCTTCACCAAATAATGATATACTAAGTTGGTGAGTATTAGCGTCTTTAGATGAAAATAATTTAACTTTTTTATTTTTAAGGTAAACATCTCCATCCATTACACACTTAAATTTACTATAAAAATTATTAACAAGTTCTATTTTATTATCATGAGAAAGTTCTAAATATTTGTTTAAGAATTCTAAGATAATTGGTTCATTTTCATATATACTTTTAACTTTATTACAAAAATCATCAAAAAATTCACATATTTTAGTGTTATTTACTGACATTAAACTATTATATACTTTTTTTTTAAATCAAGTTTATAAATAGTTTAATTAATTGGTGCAAAATTATGGCCAATATATTGAGGTTGTAAATGAGAGGCTTTACGTGCTTCTAATGAAAAGTCTAATTTATTATCAGAATAATTATTATCTGTATTGTTAGTTTTGTATAAATAATTATTATCCATATTAATTGGGTTTATCACTTCTGTATTTGAATAATTCATTTCAGGAGGAGTGTCACGAATATTTTGATTATCATTAATATTTTGATTATTATTATTTATTGTTTGTAAATAAGGTGGATGTATAGGATGTTCAGGAACTGCATATTGATTATTGGTAGGTGTAAATCTAGTACTATTATGAATATTTTGTTGAAGAATAGGATGAGAAGCATATTTAGGAAGATTGATATTTTGTTGATTTAGTGGATTTTGTAAATTTTGTTGGTTTTGTAAATTTTGTTGGTTTTGTTGATTTTGTTGGTTTTGTTGTGCTACCGTGTATCTATAATATAAAAAATATATAAAAAGTAAAAAAAATAAAATAATAAATAAATTATGTTTTAAAAAATTAAAACCATAATTTAACAAATCTTGTTGTTTTTTATTATTTTTTTGTGTTAGAATTTTTAACAAATTATTATCAACTAATTTAGGCTTGTTAAAATTATCCATAATTATATAAAGATAGAAAAAGATTATTATATAAAATTTGATTAATATAATATTAGTTTAAATTATTTAAAAAAAATTGATTTAAAAATCATATATATTTAATATTTATTATTATATATGAATAATCTTGATATGAATGAAGAATTATTAAAATCAGAAAATTCTCGTTATACTGTATTTCCTATTAAATATCATAAAATCTGGGATTTATATAAAAAAATGGAAGCAGCTTTTTGGACAGCTGAAGAAATAGATTGGTCTAAAGATAAACATGATTTTAAAAAATTAAATCAAGATGAACAACGATTTATTAAATATGTATTAGCATTTTTTTCGGCAAGTGATACAATTGTAAATATTAATTTAGGAGAAAGATTATCTCATGAAGTTCAACCACTTGAAGCCAAAATTGCTTATACTTTTCAAATGATGATGGAAGGGATCCATAGTGAAGTATATGCACTTCAAATAGATAATATAATAGAAGATGTTCAAGAGAGAAAAGATATTTTAAATTCAATAGAAACTGTACCCTGTATTAAAGCAAAAACTGATTGGATGTTAAAATGGGTTAAATCTGAAGAAAGTTTTGCAACAAGAATGGTGGCACAAGTAATTTCTGAAGGATTATTTTTTAGTGGAAGTTTTTGTGCTATTTTTTGGTTAAAAAATAAAAATATAATGCCTGGTTTAATCTCATCAAATGAATTAATTGCACGGGATGAAGGAATGCATTGTGATTATAGTATTATGTTATATCACATGCTTCAAAATAAACTGTCACAAGAAAAAATTCAACAAATGTTTAAAGATGCAGTGGAAACAGAAAGAATATTTATTTGTGAAAGCTTACCATGCTCCTTATTAGGAATGAATGCGGACCTAATGGAACAATACATTAAATTTGTGGCTGACCAATTAATTATTAAATTAGGATATAATAAAATATTTAAAGTAGATAATCCATTTACATGGATGGAAGCAATTTCAATTGAAGGTAAAACTAATTTCTTTGAACATCGTCCAACCCAATATCAACGGGCTGATGTAAATAATCATACTAAAAACCAAGCTTTTGAAATTTCAGATGATTTTTAATTAAGTTAAATCCTAGTGTATTTATTAAATAATAATTAGATGAAAGTTTATAACATTAATCAAAATGGAACAGATATTTCTCCTGACACTCGTGAGTTACATGAACTAAAAGATTGGGTTGACAGTTTTGCACCTGATGGATGCTCAGAAAAAGATTTTAAAATAATTCAACAAAATACTGATAATTATGATTTTTCTCATTGCGGTTTAATTTATTATCTACATGGATGTTGGGCAAAAGAATTGGGATGTGTTTTAAAGCCAGATATGATATATCAAACAATTTTATCAGCAATAACAAAGTGTATCTTAAAAAATCCAACTGATTTTAAGTTTCTATTTATGGATGGTGATACTAAACAAAATGTAGTTGTAGTTGTTAACAATGCTGATAAAGGGAGTTTTGATATTAATAAATTAGATGCTATATTAAAAAATATTACAAAAAATAAAGAATTTTATAATCTTATTAGTAATACAAGTTTTACAACTGATGGTGAATTAGGTAAACATGTTAGATTAATGACATATGCAAATATGGGAGTGCCTTATTTTAATTATATCTCTACTATGTGTGGAATTAAGAGTGTGTCTGTGGATGGTACACAATTTGATTATGAAAAATTACTAGTTAATTTAGTTCAAATTAACCGTATATTTGAAATGAATGCTAAATTTATAAAAAATAATACAAGTATTTTTCCATTTTTAAAAAAAACTATAGAAACTATTAGTGATATATTACATTATACATTTGATAATAAATATAAAGCATTTAATCTATACGATTCACCAGAAGATTTTTATAATAATATATTCCATTATGGAGAAAATACAAAATGTGGTTCAGGCCATGATCAATTTAAAGTGTATGGATGGGCACGTAATTTTTATAGTACACATGGAGAAGATTTGTCACATTTTGAATCAACTTTATGTTATGTACCCTATCACAACATAGAAACTAATAAAACATTTGTTCAAGTTGCTGGGATGACTCATTCTAAAATAATTAATAATATTGCTTATCCAGAGTATAACAAAATAGGGTTCGAAATAACTAATAGAGATACTTTTGATAAATTAGCTCATCAAAATAACTAATAGACAAAATTTAAAGATAATTAAATTATTTTAAATATATACAGTTTTTCAACTAATTTATATTGTATAATATAAAAAGTATTAATATTTTAATTATAATAGTTAAAATATTACTAATTTATTATAAAAATTAAGTTAATTTAAATAGAAAAAATTGATTATAAGATATCTTTAATGACTTATCCTAATATATCCAATATGTCAAGTAAACTATCACAATACTATGTAATTAAAAGAGATGGGCGTAGAGAAAATGTTCATTTTGATAAAATCACTCAAAGAATCAGTAAATTATTAACAGGTAATATGAATAAAAATATTGATATAATTAATATTGTTAAAAAAACTATTACAAGTATTTATCCAGGAATTACAACAAAAGAATTAGATAATCAAAGTGCTTACCAGTGTGGTATGATGACACCATTACATTATGATTATGCATTATTAGCTGGTCGCATTTATGTATCATCTCTTCATAAAGAAACAATGAAAACATTTGTAGAAAAAATGGAATTAATAAATGATAATCTTCATATATATGATTCTGAATGGATTGAATTTATAAAAAAACATCGTAATAAATTAAATAAAATTATTGATTATAACCGTGATTATTCATTTGATTTTTTTGGTATTAAAACAATGGAAAGAACCTATATAACAAAACTAGATGGTCACTTAATTGAAAGACCTCAAGATGTGTTCATGCGAGTAGCATCTCTTGTACATTGTGGTGATTTACAAAAAACAATAGATTCATATAATTTAATGTCAAAAAAATATTTTACTCATGCTAGTCCTACATTATTTAATGCAGGAAATAAAAAAGGTAATTTAGTATCTTGTTTCCTTTTAGGTACAGAAGATTCCATGACAGGTATTTCAAAAACTTGGAATGATGTAGCTCATATCTCAAAATGGGGTGGTGGAATTGGTATTCATATTTCAAATGTTCGTGCAAAAGGTTCTGAAATTAAAAGTACTAATGGACACAGTGATGGAATAGTCCCAATGTTACAAGTATATAATTCAATTTGTCGATATGTAAATCAATGTTTTACCCCTGACACACCAATTTTTACAAATGATGGGTTTGTCTCTATTGAAAATATTAAGCCACACATGAAAGTAATGACATCAGACGGAACTTTTAGAAATGTAAATAAAATATTTAAAAATAATGTTAATAAAAATATTTTAAAAATTAATACCACCCATAGTTTAGAAGAAATTAAGTGTACTAAAGAACATGATATTCTAATATATCAAAATATAAATAACGAGTCTAATTATGAACAAATTACACATTATATAGAAACAAATAAATATACACCTAATTTTGTAAAAGCATCTGAACTAAAAGTAGGTGATTTTATGGTTATACCAAAAATACAGATAAATAAACAAACAATTTATTCAGAAGATGATTACTATTTATTAGGTTTAATTTTAGGTAAAGGCACGATAGTTTTAAATAAAGATTATCACTTGATGGAATGTATGTTAACTTTAGACACAAATTCAATATCTTATCAATTTGTAAAAAATTATTTAACCACTAAAAATATATGTTTTAGTGAAATTAATAATAATTCAATAATTGAATGGAATTTACCAGAAAACTTTATAATACAATATGATGATTTATATATTAATGATATTAAATATTTTTCAAGTAAATTTATAACAGGTGAAACTAATAAGTTACTAAAGCTAATAAAAGGATTAATAGATAGTAATGGAAATATTGATAGAGAAATAACTGTTAAAGCTTCTAATAAAAATATGGCATATTCTATAAGATATATATTAATGATTTTAGGTATACCTTCTTCAGGACACTTTACAGATAATTATATTATTAAAATACCAAAGACTAATATGATTTCAAATATTCTTAATATTGAACCTGATAATACCTTTAATTATATTGAATTAGAAACTTGTATTTTAACTAAAATAGAAAATATTGATATGTGTGAATATTCAGGTTATGTATATGATTTAAATATTGAAGAAAATCATAATTATTTAACATCATCGGGGATTGTTCATAATTCTGGTCGTCGTAAAGGGTCGTTTGCTTTCTATTTAGAACCTCATCATGCGGATATATTTGATTTTTTGGAACTACGAAAAAATACTGGTGCCGAATCAGAAAGAGCCCGTGATTTATTTTTAGCATTATGGGTTTCTGACTTATTTATGAATCAGGTTAAATTAAATAATGATTGGTATTTATTTTGTCCAGACAAAGCACCAGGATTAAATGATGTATATGGAGATGAATATGAAACTCTTTATTGGAAATATGTATCAGAAGAAAAATATAATAAAAAAATAAAAGCCCGGAAATTATGGGAAGCTATAATGACAGCACAGTTTGAAACTGGTTCACCCTATATGTTATATAAAGATAATATTAATAAAAAATCAAACCAGAAAAATATAGGAATAATTAGAAGTTCAAATTTATGTGCTGAAATTGTAGAATATTCAGATTCTACTGAAACAGCTGCTTGTAATTTAGCTTCAATTGCTCTACCAAATTTTATTAAATCTAAAAATGTAAGTGACAATGGTTGGATAGTTTATAGTAAACCAAACTGTATTTATTGTAAATGGATTAAACAAATGTTAATAAACAAAAATATTAAATTTGAAGAAAAATTAATTGAAATAGATTCGGTTGAGCTATATAATCTTAAACAAAAAATAGGAAAAGAATTAATAACTTTTCCACAAGTATTTTTAAATAACACTTTAATAGGTGGAATGGAAGAAACATGGATTTATTTTGGTAAAGATTATGATTATGAAAAATTATGGAATGTTGCTTATCATGTAACTCAAAATTTAGATAGTGTAATTGATAAAAATTATTATCCTACTAAAGAATCTAGAAGAAGTAATATGAGACATCGTCCTATTGGATTAGGAATACAAGGATTGGCGGATACTTTAGCACTTTTAAGAGTTCCTTATGCATCCAAAGCAGCATTAGATATTAATGAAAAAATATTTGGTATAATTTATCATGCTGCTGTTACCGCTTCAGTAGATATTGCAAAAGAGAGAGAAGAAGATATGAAACTCCTTTTAAAATATTTTGAAGAACACCCTAAGAAAAAACCATCAAGTGAATTTTATGATGATAATTTTGAATGTTATCCAAAGAAAATTGAAAAAATATATCATAAATTAAGACCTCATTCTACAGAATTAGATAAAACACAATTTCTTGGCGCTTATTCCACTTTTGAAGGGTCTCCATTTTCAGAAGGAAAACTTCAATATCATTTATGGAATCGTACTCCTATAAATATATCTACTTTAATTGAAGGCAAATCATGGGATTCCTTAATAAATGAAATGAAAAAATATGGAACTAGAAACAGTTTGCTTACAGCACTAATGCCAACAGCATCTACATCTCAACTATTAGGCAATTATGAATCATTTGAACCATTTACTTCTAATATATATACTAGAAGAACTTTAGCAGGTGAATTTATAGTTGTTAATAAACATTTAATAAATGATTTGAATGAAATCGGTGAATGGACTAATGAAATTAGACAAAAAGTAATTAATGATAATGGTTCTATTCAAAATATATTACTACCTAATATAATTAAAAACATCTATCAAACTTCATATGAAATGAAACAAAAATATATAATAGATGGATGTTCTATACGGGGAGCTTATATAGATCAAACCCAATCTATGAATCTTTATTTTGCACAACCAGACTCTCAAAAATTAACTTCCTCTCAATTTTATGCATGGGAACAAGGATTAAAAACAGGGTTATATTATTTACGTAGCAAACCATCAGCAAATGCTACTAAAATAACCGTACTATTAAATAATTCACAAAATAAAATAAATTCACAAAATATGATGGAAGAGGATGAAGGGTGTGTAATGTGTTCAGCTTAATTTATAAAAAATTGAAAAAATAACTGCGTTTGACTAATAAATATTAATTATGCCAGGACAAAAACAGAAAGGAAAAAAGAATGTACGTAGAACCAAAACTAGGTTTGAATTAATCGAACCATCAAAAGGACAACTGATCGCGGAAGTAGAAGATACTCATGGTGGTTATCCACCAAGATTTAGTTGTAAGACAGTTGATGGTGATATCATTATTGCACCTATTCAGGGGTCAATTATGAAAGGACCTAAACGGGTTTTAGTAAAAAAAGACAATTTAGTATTGTTGGTTCCCATTGATTTCACCACAGGAAAAGAGGGAACTACCTCATATTACATTCATCATGTATATACTAGTGAAGATCGTCATCAATTGGAAAAGAAAGGATTCCTTGAAAAGAAAGACAAGATTTCAGATGCAACAAAATCAACAAAAGTTGTTTTTGGTGTAGAAAGTTCAGACAAGTCATTAGAGAAAGCTAAGGATGAAGAGCTTGATATTGATACAATTTAATTTATTTATTAATGAAATTTAATATTTCTATTTCAAGTAGTTTATTAGTGTTTTCATCAAATACTAAATTACTCCAAATATTTTGTGGTAATTTAATTTTTTTATATATTTCATATTTTTCTTGACTAATTTTATCTCCATAAGAACGTATATAATCAACTAATGAAGATTTTTTAATAATTTTTCTCATTGATTTAATTATTAAATCATTTAAATTAATAGTTTTATTTTTTAAAAACATTTCCACAAACCATAAACTCCAAGCTAAACAAAATCCTCCAAAATCTCCTGGTTTTTGATTAAATATATTATTATCATCCGATAATGATTGGAGACCACTGCCCTTCATATAATCAGATGGTTTTATATAAGTAAAATTTAAGTTCCATGTTAATTCTTCTTCTAAAATAATATCTAAATCATTGTCTAATATAGAAGTATTTCCATAAGGTTCAAATCTAATAATTTTTTTATTTGAAAAATCATATAATAATATATTTGCATGTAAATTATTTTCTTCATCTTGTATTGATAAAAATACTATAGCAAAATCATTTGGATTTTTTAAATATAATTTATTAATTAATAAATTTAAATATGGATGTATAAAATATGTATCTTGATTTTGATAGCTTATAAAAAATGGTAACATATCTAATGTTAAAGACATTTCAGTTGGAAGAGATAAACTATTAGAATCAAAATCTAGTTCTTTAGATGATAAATGATTATTAAATCTTGGAACATGTAAATTATTATATTTTTTATTTAATACTATAAAATAAAATAAAATATCATCCAACCTAGATCTAAATTCTGTAGTATTAACCATATCAACTTTTATTAAATTTAAATCTGTTATTTCTGTTTGATTAGTATTTTTATTACCATAAGTATTTAATAAATTATTTATAGAATGTCCATCTAAATTTTGATAGTTTTTATTACTCTTACTAATTATATAATTAAACAATTTATCAGGTTTTAAATTATGTTTATTATACAAATATATTATAAATAATCCTAAATTATTTCCTTGATTATCCTTAAGATTTACATCTACTGAATATTTTTGAATAAAAGATAATAAATATTTTTTATCATTTATATATAATAACATTAATTTAAAAGGATTAGAACCTGTAATGGGATTTAAATAATTATAATCAAAACCTAAATCAACTAAATTAATAATAGTTTTTTTATTAGACTGATTATTTAAATTATGTTTATTTAAAATAATAAATTTTCCTAATAAATTATCACCTAATTCATTACGTATATTTAACAATTTTTTATTAACATGTATTAATTTATTTAAAAAATCTGGTAAATTTTTAATATGTTGATTGCTGATTAAATTAAATAAAGCTGGTTCTTGTATATTAGAAAAATTAATAATTTGATTAAATTTAAAAATATCATTTGGAAGTAAATAATTACAAATAAGATTATAATTATTTATATTTCCATCTAAAATTTCCTTAGTCATAAAATATTTATGATAATCTTTTAATTCATTAAAAATAGTATAATTTGTAAAAATAAAATATAAAATTGATTTTTTATTATTATTTTTATTATTCCAACATACTTTATTATTAATAATTTTTTTAAAAATATCTATATTATAAAATTGAGTTAATAATAAATGGTAGGGAGTATTACCATTAACATCTATTAAATTTAAATCAAAATTTTTTAAAATATACTCTTCTAATAGCTTATAATTATTTTTAATAATAATCAAGTGAATTAATTTATTTCCATTATAATCTTTATAAATATCAATATTATCTAAATTATTTAAATTATTTAAATTTATTAGTTCTGTCATATCTATTATTAAATTACAGACTTTTTTATATGTTTAAAGACCAGTAATATTTTATAAAATATTGATTTTTAAACATTATAGTAGTAAAATAAAATTATATGTCACTAGTAAACTATTCACGATTAGGTAATTTAGGCAATACATGTTATCAAAATGCTGTATTGCATCCATTGATACATACACCAGGTGGTTTTATAGAATTTGTAATGTCTGGACATTATTTAGATTGTATGGAAGAAAAAAAACATGAACAAATTTATCAAACTTTAATCTTCCAATTTCATAGAATTTTAAATTCTATTTTTAAAAATAATAATAGCAGACTTGATATTAATACTTGGAAAAAATTAGTAGGAGAAAAAAATGTTTTCTTTGAAGGTTCTGAACAACAAGATGCACATGAATTTTTATCTTATATTATTGATAAAATGGCAGAAGAAGTAGGTACTAAAATTAAATTTGTATCTACTAAAAAAATTAATATAGATAATTTTACATTTAATTCTAAACTTTTAAATATACAGGCAGATAATCAATGGAATAAATTTCTTCATAAAAAATATTCTATAATGATTCCATTATTTACAGGAATGTTTAGAACTAAATTAACATATTTAGATTCTAATGCACAAACAAATAATTTTGTTCCATTTAATGTTTTTCCACTGCCAATCCCACAAGGGAAGGATGAAGTTGGTCTGGTTGAATGTTTGAAGGAATTTAATAAAGATGAAAAATTAGATAAAGAAAATTTAGTAAAAGGTAAACTTAGTTATGGTAAATCATTTGCTCAAAAACAAGAAAGTATTTGGAAACTTCCTAAATATTTAATTTTTAACTTAAAAAGATTTAAATATAATAATTTTGGTCAAATATCAACTAAAGATTCAACTTTAGTAAAATATCCATTAGAACTTGATATGAAACATTTTATAGATAGTGAAAGTAAATACAATAAATTAGAACATAAATATCAATTATATGGAATAACTCTACATCATGGTGTAATGATGGGAGGATTTAGTGCAGGACATTATGTATCATATGTTAAAAACCGTACTGATAACAATTGGTATTTATATAATGATGATCACACACCCATTAAAATAGAACCTACCAATATTATAAATTCTAGTGCTTATTTACTCTTTTATGCTAGGAAAGATTAAATAATAAATAAAAAATGAATTATTTTAAACTTATATTAATTACATTAATAATATGAATTCTAATGTTATTTCTCAATTTGAAAAATTAGTATCTAAAAATCAACAAGATTTAGATAATGCTATTAAAAATAAATTAACTGATGAACAACGAAAACAATCATTTAAATTACGTACAAATAAAAGAGTTTTATCTATTATTAAAAAATACCCAGAAGAACTTACTATAAATAATTATAAAGAATTAGGTGATCTTAATGGTATTGGCAAAGGTACAATTACAAAATTACAAAATATATTTGAAAAAGGATATATAGATGAGTTAAAAGGATATACTGCTCCTAAAAATAATAAAGAAGATATTATTAAAAATTTAGAAGAAGTTATAAATATAGGTAGAAGTACAGCAAAAGAATTAGTGGAATCAGGAGTTAAATCAGTAGATGATTTAAAGAAAAAAGTTAATACAAAAAAAATAGAAGTTAATTCAAAAATTTTATTAGGATTAAAGTATTATCAAAAAATTCAAGAAAGAATTCCTCGTAATCATATTACAGAAATAAATGAATTTATAAAAAATAGAATAAATTTTTTAAATAAAAAAGAAAAATTAACTGCTGAAAATAAATATATTTTTAAAATTTGTGGTTCTTATAGAAGAAATAAACCAACATCTGGTGATATTGATATTTTAATTACACAAAAAAATACTTCTAAAACATCAAAATATTTAGATGAACACTTACCTAAAATTATACAAATGTTTAAACAACCATGGAAAGGAAATAATTTTAAACCATTTTTAATAGATAATCTTACTGATATTACACCTACTAAATATATGGGATTTGCTCAATTTAAAAATAATTTACCTTTTAGAATTGATATTAGATTTGTATCATATGATAGTTTTTATACAGCATTATTGTATTTTACGGGTAGTGATGAATTTAATAAAGTTATGAGAAATATAGCAAAAGATAAAGGTTATAAATTAAGTGAATATGGATTATTTAAAATTGATTCAAAAAACCAGGTTCCTATTAAGAGTGAAGAACATGTATTTAAAATTTTAAATATGGATTATTTAGAACCTCATTTAAGATAAAAAATTAATCTAATGATTATTTGTACATTAGGATAAAATTTAATTAAATTTAATATTACTTGAGTGTTTTTAATATATCTAGGACTTGGATGAATTATTAGAAAATTTTTATGTACATATTTTTTAATAATTGGTTCAATATCTACCCAATGTAGATGATATCTATTTCTAGCTTCAACAAGATGTTCTTCAGAGTAAAAAGTACATTCAATTATTATATTTTTATATTCATCAAATGGTAATAATTTTAAACTAGAATGGTCTAAATCTGTGGCAAATAAAATTTCCTTATTATCTATACTTTCTGTAATAGTGTTATGTTTTTTTATTTCAATTAATTCTTTTATACTTTTTCCAATAAATATTGTTTTTAATTTATTAGTTATAGTAATAATTCCATAGGCAACACATTTTACACTATGTTTAACTGGAAACATCTCAATTTTAATGTTTTTTATAGAATTATTCCATGTTATTTTTTTATTTAGTGTATGATTATTCATATTTAAACTATTTAATTGAAAATATGAATGTAAATAATTTTCTAGATAAGGTTTTAAATACTTTGCACAAATTATATTTACTTTTTTAGTATTATTGTGAATTATACTAGTTATATCTTTAATATGGTCTGCATGTCCATGAGTTATTAAAATATTATCTATATCTGAACCAAAATAATATCCTGCATCCAACTGTAATTTTAATTCTGGTATAAATATACCTGTTGATATATTTCCTATACTATTTATTATTATATAATATTTTCCTAGGTTTTTTTCCATTATTATAAATATTAAAAGTAAAATGTATTAAATTTCAAATTTTTATAAATAGTTTATTTATAAAAATTTATCTAATAATTTATACTATCCTGATGTCGGAAACATATAATTTGAGCACAAGTAAAAATTTATATAAAAAAAATTATAATTATTCAATCCCACAAAAAAATTCAACAAAATATATATTTAATTTGCAATTAGGTTTTATAGATGGTTCATTTACCACATTTCGTAAAATTGATAAAAATAAATGCACCAACTTAATTTTTAAAGATGATAATATTTATTATAAAAATATTAAATCATATTCAATTAACATATCTGTTATTAAAAATGATATAAGTAAACCATTTAATAATTCAGGTTATATTAAAAATTGTATGACATTCTTTTCAAAACAGGATAATAATATATATATAGAATTTTATAAACTTAATGATAATAAAACAACTTGTACTTGTAGATATATTGATTATGATGATTTAGGGATGAGTGTGTCGCCACCTTTTTAATTATATAATATGATGTATTATACTTATTAAACTTATTAAATTATTTTTAATATTATTTATTTTTAGTATTATTTACTATTATTAATGAATTATATAGTATAATTTATATTTACTTTAATAAATTTAGTTAAATAAATAATCTCTAGTATAGTATCAAAGAATTTTGATCACTCGCCTTAGCTCAGTGGTAGAGCGGCGGACTGTAGTTCCGTAGGTCACTCGTTCGAATCGGGTAGGTGAGATTACAAAAAATTGAAAAATAAACTGTTTGACATCATAGTTATATTTATTAAGACTATTTACTGTAATACGATAATAACAAAAAGTAGTCTGTAAGCATATGTGTCCGAGTGGTTTAAGGAGACGGTTTTAAGCACCGTTGGCTACGGCCTCGCAGGTTCGAATCCTGTCATATGCACCAGGTCCTATTAATGGTTTAAACTTTACTCTTATAAGGTAAATGAGAGGGTTCGATTCCCTCTAGGACTATTTGTCATTTTAATAATTTAATGACTTAAGACTATTTACAGCAATTATAAATCCTATAATTTTATGTAGTCTGTTCAAATTATACAAGTATATGTGTCCGAGTGGTTTAAGGAGACGGTTTTAAGCACCGTTGGCTACGGCCTCGCAGGTTCGAATCCTGTCATATACACCTGCCTTATTAGCTCAGTTGGATTAGAGCAGCAGGCTTTTAACCTGATGGTCGTGGGTTCGAGTCCCACATAAGGCTCCAAAAGGTACCGTAGAACAATTGGTTAGTTCATCAGTCTTAATCTGAAGGTTGTTGGTTCGAGTCCAGCCGGTACCGTTAAAAATTTACTTTATTATTTATTGTGATAAAGTAAATATTTTTTTAATAATAATTTTATTTTTTAATAATTTTCTTTACATTGTATACTTAATTAACTATTAACTATTAACCATTGTTAATTAATATATTACCATAGGTTATGTGTGCTCATGTTTAATAAAAAAATTGAAAAATAAACTGTTTAACATCATAGTTATATTTATTAAGACTATTTACTGCAATACAATAATAACAAAAAGTAGTCTGTAAGCATATGTGTCCGAGTGGTTTAAGGAGACGGTTTTAAGCACCGTTGGCTACGGCCTCGCAGGTTCGAATCCTGTCATATGCACATATTTTGTTAATGGTTTAAATTCTAAATCTCCTAATTTAGAAAGATAGTTCGATTCTATCCAAAATAATATGTCACTTTAGCTTAAGGGTAAAGCAACAACATTATACTTGTGAATGTAGGTTCGATTCCTACAAGTGACATAAGATTACTTCAGCAAAAATTATTTTGTAGTAGTCTGCAAGCATATGTGTCCGAGTGGTTTAAGGAGACGGTTTTAAGCACCGTTGGCTACGGCCTCGCAGGTTCGAATCCTGTCATATGCACCAGGTCCTATTAATGGTTTAAACTTTACTCTTATAAGGTAAATGAGAGGGTTCGATCCCCTCTGGGACTATTTGTCATTTTAATAATTTGATGACTTAAGACTATTTACAGCAATTATAAATCCTATAATTTTATGTAGTCTGTTCAAATTATACAAGTATATGTGTCCGAGTGGTTTAAGGAGACGGTTTTAAGCACCGTTGGCTACGGCCTCGCAGGTTCGAATCCTGTCATATACACCAGGTCCTATTAATGGTTTAAACTTTACTCTTATAAGGTAGATGAGAGGGTTCGATTCCCTCTAGGACTATTTGTCATTTTAATAATTTGATGACTTAAGACTATTTACAGCAATTATAAATCTTATAATTTTATGTAGTCTGTTCAAATTATACAGTATATGTGTCCGAGTGGTTTAAGGAGACGGTTTTAAGCACCGTTGGCTACGGCCTCGCAGGTTCGAATCCTGTCATATACACCTGCCTTATTAGCTCAGTTGGATTAGAGCAGCAGGCTTTTAACCTGATGGTCGTGGGTTCGAATCCCACATAAGGCTCCAAAAGGTACCGTAGAACAATTGGTTGGTTCGAGTCCAGCCGGTACCATTATACACTTATTTTATAATTATTCTATATAATTATAATTTTTTTAATAATAATTTTCTTTATATTATATACTTGATTAACTATTAACAATTGTTAATTAATATATTACCATAGGTTATGTATGCTTATGTTTAATAAAAAAAATTGAAAAATAAACTGCTTGAAATTATGACAATATTTATTAAGACTATTTACTGTAATACGATAATAACAAAAAGGTCTGTAAGCATATGTGTCCGAGTGGTTTAAGGAGACGGTTTTAAGCACCGTTGGCTACGGCCTCGCAGGTTCGAATCCTGTCATATGCACCAGGTCCTATTAATGGTTTAAACTTTACTCTTATAAGGTAAATGAGAGGGTTCGATCCCCTCTGGGACTATTTGTCATTTTAATAATTTGATGACTTAAGACTATTTACAGCAATTATAAATCCTATAATTTTATGTAGTCTGTTCAAATTATACAGTATATGTGTCCGAGTGGTTTAAGGAGACGGTTTTAAGCACCGTTGGCTACGGCCTCGCAGGTTCGAATCCTGTCATATACACCAGGTCCTATTAATGGTTTAAACTTTACTCTTATAAGGTAGATGAGAGGGTTCGATTCCCTCTAGGACTATTTGTCATTTTAATAATTTGATGACTTAAGACTATTTACAGCAATTATAAATCCTATAATTTTATGTAGTCTGTTCAAATTATACAAGTATATGTGTCCGAGTGGTTTAAGGAGACGGTTTTAAGCACCGTTGGCTACGGCCTCGCAGGTTCGAATCCTGTCATATACACCTGCCTTATTAGCTCAGTTGGATTAGAGCAGCAGGCTTTTAACCTGATGGTCGTGGGTTCGAATCCCACATAAGGCTCCAAAAGGTACCGTAGAACAATTGGTTAGTTCAACAGACTGTTAATCTGAAGGTTGTTGGTTCGAGTCCAGCCGGTACCGTTAAAAATTTACTTTATTATTTATTGTGATAAAGTAAATATTTTCTTATAAAAAATTGTTTAAAAGAAGTTTAGATAAACAACCGTATACTTGTATCCAAGTTTCAACACCTTGATTTATTTTAATATAATATTCTGATGTTATTTTATAAACTTGTATTAAATATTCTTTAGTCAATATATTGGTAAACTCATTATTTTTTAAACCAATAATATAATTTAATATAGCTAATAAAACATCATTTGGAGAATAGCCTTTATCTCTGAATTTATTAACCATTTCTAATACAAATGATTTATTTTTTAATTTAATATTAATTAATAAATTTTTAATCATAACGATATTAGGTTTATCAAATAATTGATAAATAATATCAGGAGTAATTTTTTTACTATCAACAAAATTTACAACCTGTAAAAAATTAATAGCTTGTCTTAAATCTCTTTGAGTAATATTAATAAGTGATTCAATGCATTCATCTGATAGGTTTATTTTTTCTTTAATATTAATATTTAATAATTTTTTTTTTACTTGGTCACTAGATAATAAAGGGAAATATAAAATAGAACATCTACTTTGAATAGTATCAGATATATCATTTAGTTCTGATGCTACAAAAATAAATTTACAATTACTATGATTATCCATTAAATTTGCTAATTGTGTTTGAGCTTTAGGAGTAATAGTATTTGCTTCTGTAATAAGAATTAATTTATATGGATAATCACTTGATATTTTTTTAACAAAAGGTATAATTACATTGTTAATTAAATTTAAACCTCTATCATCTGACGCATTTAAATTCAATAGAATCTTAGAACTATATTTTTCTGGAATAATATATTTAGCTAAAATTTGTGCTGTTATATTTTTTCCTGATCCAGAGTTTCCTACAAAAATTGAATTTGATGGTTCCTTAACTAAATGTAATAATTTTTTATTAGTTAATGGATGTAATATTAAATCATCAAACGTATTGGGACGATATTTTAAGCTCCATAAATTATTTTTTTTACTAACTTTATCTAACAATTTACAAGATTTAATCATTATTTAGATTATTAACTTTAGCTTAAATTATATTCAATTTTAATTATAAAGTAATTAATTTAGAAACCTTTGATTTTTCTATAATTTTAATTCCTAAATCTTTAGCTTTTAAAACTTTACCTGTTGGATTATTTAAAACACTTGAATCTTTAACCACAACTATATCAGTATTTTTACTAACACTATTAGACACTGTACCACCCATTTCCTCAATTTTATTTTGAAGTTCTTTATCCCTAAAACCAGTTAAAACCCATTTAATATATTTTAAATTTTTATTAGAAACTTGTTTAGAAGATTTGTTTATATTAATAGTAAAATATTTTTCTAACCATTTAATATTTTTTTGTAAAACATCCCATTTATTAATAATTTGTTCCGCTGTTTTCTGTTCAATTCCTGGTATATTTTTAAATTTTAAAATCCATTCATTTTTAATTTTTTCATTTTTAATAATATTTTTATTAAAAATATCTGGATAATTATCAAAAATTAACTTTGCTTTTTTAGAACCAAAATTATCTCCTAAAGAATTTGTAGCTAAAATTAATTTTTCCAAAGGAAAATTAGTAGATTTAATTCTTTGTAATTCATTATAAAAATTTGTAGCAGATTTATCTTTTACTCCATCTAATTTTATAAAATCATCTTTATCCATTTTTAAAATCTTTTCAATAGTATTAAAATTATTTTCAAACATTTTTACAATTAATTTTAATCCAAATCTTTTTGTATCAAGAGTTTTAAAAAAGAAATAAATCTGTCGTATTTGTTGTTCATCTGATTGGTCTAAAGTTCTTATATCAACACCTGAATCAGTCCACTTATAATCAATTTTTGGAAACTCAGGAGAAACTTTTTTTATAACTTTTACAATATAAGGAATTACATCTCCACTTCTTGTAATTTGTATTTTTGATCCCGGACCTAATCCATTTTCTTTAACATATTTAGCATTAAAAGCAGTTACACGAGATACTGTAACACCTTCCATTTCAACAGGTAAAATTACTACAGTAGGCATTATTTTTCCACTTTTAGATATATTCCATTCTACATGTTTGACAGTAGATTCTTTAAAAGTTTCTTCTACTAATTCTTTAAAAGCAAATGCAAATTCAGGATTTTTACCTATATTTAATTTATGTAATTTATTATTAGTCACAATAATTCCATCAACTTCATAATCAGAATTATTTTTACGTTGTTTTAAAATTTGACTTAATACATTATAATTTAATTCTTTTTCTTTTTGATAATATACATTTTTAAAACCTAATTCTTTAATTAAATCCATTTGTTCTACAAAAGTTATAACTGGATCTACAACTTGATATAATACAAAATCTAAATCTTGTGACAAAGATGGTTTTTTATGTTTGGAATTGACTAATCCAGCAACTAAATTTCTAGCATTTTTAAATTCTTTATTATGTTTTGAAAAATTAGATTTAGACATTATAATTTCTCCACGTAATGCTATTAAATTTTTGTGTCCCTTTAATCCTAATTTTTTTAATTTAGTTTCAACCACATTATAAGAGGGCAAATTAAGATATTTTATTAAAGTTGTAATATCCATTCCTTCAGTTGCAGTTCCTCTTGTAAATAATTTAATTTTATTATTTTGATATACAACCAATCCACTAATTCCATCCAATTTATCACTTAGATAGTAGGGTGCTGAATATTTTTTAAGCCACTTTTCTAATTTTGTAGAAGGAGGTTTTATTTTATCCATTGAACCTAAATAATAATCTAACTCTACTTTATTTTTAATAGGTGCTCCTACTTGTTTTAAAAATGTAGATTTAGGATTTCTTTTATTTAAAAAATCTAATAAAATATCAAACTGATCATCCGTTAAAATTGGATTACTAGTATTATAATAAGATTTTGATGCTTGTTCTAATAATTTTTCTAATTCTTTAATTTTAACAGTTTCTCCTAATGTAAAGATATCTTCCTTAATTTTTGTTAGTAAATTTGATATAATCATATATTATATTAATAAAATAATTATTTAATATAATTTAATTCAAATTTTTTGAATAATAAATTAATTAATATTTTTTAACATTTTAGTAAGCAATGTAATAATATCACTAATATTATCCCCATAAAAATTGTAGGCTTCTAGAGTAATGTACTTATTTTTATGTACCATACCTAATATATAATTAAATGACAAAATCTTATTAGTTAATTCTTGTCTAGGTGTAGTTGAAAAATATACTGGTTTATCAAAATGATTACTTGGATAATTCATTTCAGGCAATACACGGGAATATGAAGGTTTATATGGTTTAGGTAAGGGTGGTGTAGGAGAAAATGGGGGAGTAAATTCAGGTGGATTTAAAATATCTCTATGTAATTTTGGAACTTGGTTAAACACATTAATATTTCCAGTATGTAATCTACCTAAAAGTCCATTAATATCTGACAACACCCTAATAGTAGCAACAATATGGTCATGCCCTTTCGTATTAGGTGATGAACTTAATTGTTTTTTAGCTCACATGTTGGTAGTGGAGAAAAATGTTGTTTAAAATATTGTAACTTGTTTTCAAAGTCTGTTATACAATTTACTAATATATCTTGTGCTGATCTACACTGAGTTTTAATATTTTTGTTATAAGATGGAATTGGACTCATAATAATATAATTAAATTATAAACAATTATATTATTAATTTTTTAATTTCCAAAACAAGAAGTACATGTGGCTTTCACACGTGGCATCAATAAGATTAAAGTTATAGAAGATTGTAATATTTTGTTAAACTGACTTTGTAATACATCTGGAATTAAATCATATTTTACAATTATTATATTTACTAATTCAGTCAATAATTCTGGTAATTGATCTATTGATACTGTAAATTTAGTTGATTTATTATATCCTAATGCTACTAATAATAATATCTCAGGAATATCTGCCATATCAATTTTACCATCTTTCAAAACATTTGTTAATGATATTTTAATATCATCTATAAATTTAGGATCTTTTAAAATAATTTGGGCAATTTCTTGTATAGTTTTTGACATATAATAAACATTAGATTAAAATAATTGTATAAAAAATTTATCTCTTATATTATAATGAATTCTACAGACTTTATTATTCTAATATTTGGTATTATATTTCTCTTATATTTTTATTATAATAAAGAAACATTTGAACTGACTAACTCATTAGGATTACAAACAAGTATTTTACCCATTGATATTAATTATGGTATGAATTTAGCACCTGTATCAAATGATCAATTAGTTAATAAAATGAAGAATGTTTTAGAACAAGAAAAAATAGTTAGACAACATGGTATAAGAGATTTTCATAAAGAGTCTTTAAAATCAGCAAATATTGTAAATTATTATGATACACCTATTAATATTCCCTATGATTTAAAACGTCATGACTATAAATTTGAAAAAAATCCATACGATGTTATAAAAGAAATGGAAACAAATAGTGATGGTCAAAAACAACCGCTAGAAATGAGAAAAGTTTTTAATAATATTATTAAAAATTATTCAAATATTAATAAAGAAATTATTACACCTTCTAACACTAAAGAAGAGCCTAATAAATTAATTAGTGTTGATCAAAATAATTTTTCATATTTAGATGAAACTAAAATACCAAAATTAGATGATATTCAACCTTTAGATTCAATCCAATCTACTTTTAGTAAGTGTTAATTATTAACAGTTTTTTTAATAGCTAATAAATAATATTTATTCATTTTATCAAAATTATTAATACTTTGATAATATAATCCTAAAGCATATAAAGCATCTGAATGTCCTTTTTGACCTGCCATTAAATAATATTTTTTCATTCTATTATAATTTTTTATAGTTTGATAATAAATTCCTAAATTATATAAGGCATCAAAGCACCTTTGTTTCCAGCTAGTAAATAATATTTTCCATTTCTTCATGATTTTTTTCAATTGTATGATAATATAATCCCAAACTATACATCGCATTAAGATTCCCCTTATTAATTGCCATTAAGTAATACTTTTTCATTCTAATATAATTTATGTTATCTATTTGATAATATAAACCTAAATTTAACATTGAAATTGAATTACCACGTATAATTGCCATTAGATAGTATTTTTTCATTTTCTCATAATTGTGTTCAATATTTTTATAATAAAAACCTAACATAAACATGGCTGCACAATTTCCTTTAGTAATAGCCATTAAATAATATTTTCTCATTTCTTGGTAATTTTTCTCAATTTTATAATAATACAATCCCATGTTATACATAGCATCAGGGTTACCTTTATTAATTGCCATTAAATAATATTTTTTCATGTTATCATAATTTTTTTAATATTATAATAATACACTCCTAAATTACACATAGCATCCACATTTTCTTTATCTATAGCCATTGAATAATACTTCTTCATTTCTTCATATTTTTTATCCATTTGATAATATAGTCCTAAATTATATAATGAATTAGAACCATTTTTATCATTATTTATTAAATATAATTTAACCATTCTATTATTTGTCATAACAAATAAAGTAGGAAATAAAAATAAATATTTATCAATTTTTAATAAAATAATAACTTATATTTTTAAAGAGTTTTGGGCACATATTTAAGTTTAATTAAAATAATTATATACAAAATACAACTTTAATTAAGTTTGTAACTCATTTGCATTCTCTTCACCATAAAACATATGGAAAGAACCTTTAAATATAGGATGGAAAGAATCTTTAAATAATCTTATGTACACATAATACATAATGATAAGTATTTTAAATGCATCCAACACATAATTAATTAAAAACACTTCTGTAGTTATAAAAATTATAAGAATTACTAGTTGATAAATTGATTTATCACACATACTTATATATATTTTCTTTTATAAATAAAAATTTCAATTTTTTTATAAACGATATCTTTATTAATAACTATTAAATATTTTTTTTAATAAAATAATAACTTATATTTTTAAAGAGTTTTGGGCACATATTTAAGTTTAATTAAAATAATTATATACAAAATATAACTTTAATTAAGTTTATTCATTGCTTTAACAGGATCTTTATTACTTGCCATCAAGTAATATTTTTCCATTTTATCATAATTTTGTTCAATATTTTGCTAATATAATTTATATTACCTTTATTAATGGCCATCAAGTAATATTTTTTCATTTCATCATAATTTTTTTCAATATTTTGATAATATAATCCTAAACTATTCATTGCTTCTACATTACCTTTATTAATTGCTCTCAAATAATATTTTTTCATTTCATCATAATTTTGTTCAATATTTTGATAATATAATCCTAAATTATACATTGCATTTATATTACCTTTATTAATTGCCATCAAATAATATTTTTTCATTTCATCATAATTTTTTTCAATATTTTGATAATATAATCCTAAACTATTCATTGCTTCTACATTACCTTTATTAATTGCTCTCAAATAATATTTTTTCATTTCATCATAATTTTTTTCACTAAATTGATAATAATAACCTAAATTATACATTGCATTTATATTATCTTTATTAATTGCCATCAAGTAATATTTTTATATTTTAGCATAATTTTTTCAATATTTTTTCATTTCATCATAATTGCCTAGAATTTTATATTCATATCTCTTTGAAAAATCATCAATAAAGTATTTTTCTATATCAAAAATATAGGTTTTAAATATATGTTTAATAATTTATAATAATTTAATCAAATTTTTATAAATTATAAAAAATTGATTAAATTATAATTTAAATATTTATAATTTAACTAATTATATGCAACCTAAAACCTTTATTGATTTATATCAAGATTTAATAAATTTAGATAATTTTAAAGAATATTTAACCCAAAAATGGAAGGGCACTGATGTTTTAGAAAGTGTGTTTAGATTATTCTCTTATCTTGAATTATTTGAACAATTTAAAGGTTATTCCTTATGTCAAGGTAATTTTAATAATTACACTCTTAAACCTATTAAAAATATTATCAAGGAACGTAAAAATATTATGAGCAAATCCTTAAAAGATAAAGGTGATAAATCTGACCTTACATTTATTAAAGATAACAAATTAATTATTACTTCATGTAAAAATTTTAAAAAATACAATATTGGAAAATTAGATATTAGAGATTTACAAGCTATTTTTACTGATAAATATACGGATTATACCTATAGATTATGTTTAGTTATTAGAAATAAACAAGAAATTTTACAAATGGTTTTTAATGCTGAAGAATGTAATAAGGATTTAAAAGATATTATTGTAAATAAAAATACTATTTTAATTGATTACGATGATATTACTCAAGCATATTATAAATTTATTAAATTGTACCCATCTAATGTTGAAGAATTATTTAAATATCAAAAACCATTGTTAAATTTAAAGTTCCACCAAGAATTAGCTATTATTAAAAGCATGGAATTGATTAAAACATATGATGATATCTTATGGGGACATATTCCTAGAAGTGGTAAATCTTATATTATGGCAGGAATGATTTTACAATCTAAAGCTAATAATTTATTAGTTATTACTACCAGTCCTAACGAAACTATTAATCAATATCTTAAAATGTTTAATACTTACCAACAGTTTGATAACTTTAATATTGTATGGCTTAATGGTAAAAACAAAAAACCTACCTTGACAGATAAAAATATTATTATCTGTTCTAAACAATTTTTACAATCTAAAGATAAAACTAAAAAAATCAAATGGTTAGAAGAACTTGTTTTTGATATGAGATTTATTGATGAAAGTCATAATGGCGGAACTACAGAACTTGCTCAAAACACTTTAAATTTATATGGTAATAATAAAATTACGAAAACATTTTACATAACTGCTACTTATTTAAAACCTACTAATAATTATCAAATCCCTAAAGAAGCATGGGTTTTATGGGACTTAGAAGATGTTGTCTTATGTAAGAATATTTTATCTTCTAAAAATCAAAAAATTTTAATTAAAAAATACGGAAATAATGTACATCACTTGTTAAAAGAATATAACCTGATAAATATTCAACAAGATTATTCTAAATATCCTAAATTAGAAATTTTAACATGGAAATTTAATCAAGAAGTTTCGGATATTATAAAAAAAGAATGTTCTAGTACAAGTGACGAAGGATTTTCTATAGAAAGCATTTTATTATTAAAAAATGAAGTTGAAGATAAAAAAGTAAAAGTTATTCCTAAGTTTCAAAACGAAGATAAGGTTAAGGAATTATCATGGAATATTTTCGGGAAAAAAGTTAAAAAAGGTAAAGTATTTCTTGAAGATAAAACTTACAAAGATAATTTTTTAAATAGAATAAAACTTCATATTAATTCGGTTTCAACTGATTCAAGATGGTTTAATAAAAAGAAACCCTTATCTATTTTATGTTTCTTACCAGTTGGAATTGAAAATATGCCAATTGATGTATTATCAGAAGCTTATCAAACCTTATTAGAACAAGAAAAAATAATACCTGATTTTAATATTGTAACTATTAATTCCAAAAATAATAATGGAGGGAATCCAAAAGATATTGTAGATGATGCTTATCAAAAAACTATTAATGATAAAAAATCTGGGTTATTAATTTTAAGTGGAAAACAATTAAGTTTAGGAGTATCAATTCCTCATTGTGATATTGTAATTTTAATGAATAATATAACAAGCATGGATATGATTTATCAAATGATGTTTAGATGTATGACAGAAGATGATAATAAACAATCAGGTTTTGTAATTGATTTGAATTTAGATAGAAGCATAAATATGATAGCAGATTATTCAACTAAAATTTATAATTCATCAAGTGACATAAAAAAAGGTATTAAAAAAATCTTATCACAAAATTTAATTGGATTTAATACAGATGAATGGAATAAGGATATATTTGGAATTCAATATAATAATTTAGATGAATTTATAAATGATATTTATAAAACTTATGTAAGTCATCCATCAAAAGCTCTTGATAAAATTCTAAAATTACTTAATTTTAAAAGTGATATCTTTACAAAAGATGAAAATATCTTAATTAAAAAATTATTTACAATTGATAATTCAAATAAAAGTAATAAATTAATATTAGATGCAATAAAAGATTTAACTAAACCAGATGTATCCAAAGGAATAGATGTAAAATTATCAGATAGTCCAACTGATTCCGAAAAAGACAAAAAGGACAAAAAGGAGAAGGATATAAATATAATGACTGATATAATGAAACATTTAATCCCTTTATTGTCCTTATTAACAATTCATAATGATAAATCATCATTTGAAGAGCAAATCAACTTGATAGAAAGTAATAATATTTTAAAAAATATTCTATTGGAACAGATTCATACTTGGTGGGGAAATAAATTTAATCATGATATTTTAAATGTTTTCTTAGTGTTGTATCAAAAACGATTAAAAGATAATAAGGAATTTAATATGGTATGTTCCCGTACTAAAGAAATGTTTTATCAAAATATATCAAATAGTAAAGAATTATCCAAGTTAATAGATAAATATTTAATACCTCAAGAATTGGAGAAGAAAACGAATGCGGAAGTAAGTACACCTTATCAATTACGACAGGAAATGTTAGATAAAATCCCTTTAGATTTTTGGAGTAAGAAACGAAAGGTATTTGAGCCGTGTTCAGGTAAGGGAGGTTTTCTAATGGATATAGTAGATAAGTTTATGATAGGATTAAAAGATAAATATCCAGATGATAAAAAAAGGTATAAAATAATAGTTGAGAAATGTTTATATTTTAGTGATATAAATCCAACAAATATCTTTTTGAACAAGTTATTATTAGATCCTTATGGAGATTATAAATTAAATTATAACGAAGGGAATACTTTAGAATTAGATATAAAAGAAAAATGGGGATTGGAAGGATTTGATGCGGTAATAGGGAATCCACCATATCAAGCTCCTAGTTTAAATAAGAAATCATCTAAAATTTTATGGAATAAATTTGTAAATAAATCAATAAATTATTTTTTACAAATAAATGGTTATTTGTTATATATTCATCCTGCATTATGGCGAAAACCAAATCATACATTATTAAAGTTAATATTAGAAAATCAATTAATATATTTAAAAATATACAATGATACAGATGGAAAAAAATTATTTGGATGTACTACAAGAGCTGATTACTATTTGTTACAAAAATGTAAAAATAAAAATAAAACACTAATATGTTTTGAAGATAATGAGACAATAAAAACACAATTAAACGAAAAGATAAATTTTATACCTAATTATGGTTATCATATTTTTAATAAACTTAAAAAAAAATTAAAACATGGTATTGATACTAATATTTCATCAAAATTAGGAACAAGTAATAAAAATGTTAATATAAAACAAACAAAATTACATATATATCCATTATTTAATAGTAATTCAAATAAAAATGGATTAAATATCAGATATTCGAAAGTAAAACATGAGAATCAAAATAAAAAAAAAGTAATATTTTCAAATGGACGATATATATATCCTATTTATGACAACGGAGTTTATGGTACTACACAAGGGGGTATTTATATTTATGTTAAAACTAAAGAAGAAGGTCTTAATTTAGTAAATTTTTTAAATTCAAATTTAATAAAATTTATAATTAAATCAACTAAATGGAGTAATTTTGAAATATGTAAAGATATTTTTAATTATATTGAATATCCATTAATAGAAGTTTATAATAACAATACTATCAATAAATTTTTTGAATTATCCAATGAAGAAATTAATTATATAAATTCAAAAATATAATTTATAAGTAAATCAATTTAATTATTTCTTTTATTTTAATAATGAATGATTTAAAAGAAATTATAATAAAAAACTTTAATAATAAAAAGGAATTATCCAAATTAATAGATAAATATTTAATACCTCAAGAATTGGAGAAGAAAACGAATGCGGAAGTAAGTACACCTTATCAATTACGACAGGAAATGTTAGAGAAAATCCCTTTAGATTTTTAGAGTAAGAAACGAAAGGTATTTGACATGTGTTCTAGTAGGATATACATTTAAAAGTAATTAAAAGTAATTAAAAGTAATTAAAAGTAATTAAAAGTAATTATTTCTTTAATAAATATTTTAAAAAATATTGAAAATATATTTAAATATAAGTAAATAATTATATATATAGATGCTCAAACAATATCGTTTAGGTAAAGGAACAGCTAATATAATTTCTTCTTTAAATAATAAAAAAGAAATTATAAATTATTTATTTGAGAAGGTAAAACTATCAAATTATAGATTTCAAATGTTAAAAAATTTAAATCAATTAGAATTTTTAAAAACCACTGAACATTTTGTATCTCCAAATTTTAATGGGGTAAATTATTTAATACTTTTTATGAAACTACAAAATAAAAATAGAACTTTTATGATAGATAGAAGAAAATTAAAATATAATAAAGAACAACTAGATTTAAAATCAGTATTAATTTTAGAAATTGATTTTAAAGCTGACAATAATATTTTTCAGGGTTCAATTATAGATGGTAAATTATTAAAATTAGAAAATGGTCAATATATATTTATTTGTAATGATTGTTATTTACTTGATGGAAATAATATAACTGATCAACAATTAGATAAAAAATATCAAACATTAGACAAAATAATAGCTTCACAAATGCCTTCGAATCCATGTTATAATTTTGATTTTAAAATAAATAAATTATATAATTATGATAAATTAGAGGAATTAATAAATAAAATAATTCCAAAAACTAAATTATCAATTAATGGAATAGTGTTTTATCCAAAATTATCAGGTAATATTTTAATATTTTCTAATAAAAATAACACAAATAATAGTATTAATACCAATATTAATAAAATAACTGTTAATAAAAATAATACAAATATTAATAAAACCTCTACTAATTTAAATAAATCAAATAATTTAAATAATTTAACAAACTCAAATAATCAATTAACAAATTTTAAAATTAATAATATAGAAAATGATGAATCATATCATATTGTAAGAGATTTATGTTCTTATTTAAAATCAAGAACCCCTACAACTAGTGATGATTTTAAATTTTTCCAACAAAAAGAGTTATTTTTAAGAAGTAGTGATTTACCAGATGTGTATTTTATATATGAAGATTTATCAAAACCTCAAATAGGAATTGCCCATGTTCCAAATTTAAAAGTATCTCAAGAATTAGATAAAATTTTTGAAACTAATAAAACCTACAAGTTTAATTGTTACTATGATAATAATTTTAAAAAATGGTGTCCCTTACTAGACTAATGTATGAATTTATTTAACTATAATTGATATACTATTACAGTAACATTATCTGTGGAACCTTTATTTAAAGCTGCGTCTGCAATAACTTTAGCTAAATTCTGTTTTTTTATATTACTTTTAAGTAAATCAATTACTTCTTGATTATCCATTACATCCCATATTCCATCACATGCAACAACTATAAAATTATCTTCAGGATGTATTCTATATCTATATACTTGTGGCATTGGGGTGACATATGGATGAGCTTCTAAGTCTCCAAGAGCCCGTGATAATGATAAGTCCGCAACTCTCCAATCACTACCATCATAATAAATTTTATCTTTACCTCCATCAAGTGCTTCAATTCTAATTCTTTCTTCAGGCATATTAGGTTTGTGGTCATGAGACAAAGGAATACCGAGACCAATTCTATTTCCTAAAATAATTCTGGAATCTCCTGCATTAATAACCCATAAAATGTTACCTTTTTTATGACTTTTATCATCTTTAGTTATAACAGCCATACAACAAGTGGACCCACTATAACTAGCAGCTCTGGGGTGTTGTTTTTCTAAATTATCATTAAAATTTTTAAAAACCTTATTAATATATTTAGCTGTATATTTACTATCATTAAATAATTTAGCATTTTTTTTTGAGAAATAATTTGGTAAATTATCTTTTGCAAATTTAGAAACTAGTTTACCTCCATGTCCATCAAATACTCCAATAATATCAATTTGATTAAAATCTCTATTAAAGTTGTGTAAATTTTGAAATACAATATGTTCATCTTCATTTGTTGGTCTTTTTCCTTGTAAGGAAATTTGATGAATTTTAACCATTAAGTTAAAAGATAAAATAAAAATTTGTTAATTAAACAAAATAAATTTGAGTAGATTTTAAATAAAAATCTCCTTTAATTTCAATTAATGCAAATGTTTGAACTAGTGTTTTAGTGATACCCGATTGTGTCATGATACCTTTTGACATAATATCAATTCTTCTACTTCCATCAGGAGCATATTGATAATTTTCAATACTAAAAGTTGCACCTTCAAATCTTTTAAAATATTGTACAGTTTCTAATGGATTTAATTTAGTTCCTTCTATATTAATAATAGTATAACTTTTCCACATTGGATGAGAAAACAATTTATTAACATCATTAATCCAAGTATTATAATAAAATGTAATAAAATCATGAGTTATTTTTTTTAAATCTACTTTATTTACAAATTGGTCTCCCTTAGTTTGTTTAGAACGTTTGATAGGTGCATGTTGATTATCCATATAATTAAATTAATTTATACAATAGATAAATTAATCAAATTTTTTTGATATTTGATTAATTTAAAAATCCATTTTTATAACTGGTTTTTTCTTTAAAGTATTTTTAACTTTTTCTAATAATTGTGTCATTTCAGTAGATTTATTATGTTGTGTTCCATATAAAATAACTGTTTCTACAAATTTAATTTGTAAATTTTTTTTAAGAATATAGTTTTCAATAAAAGTAATAACCTCGTCAATTTCATCAAGGAATATGTATTCTTCAATAACATTAATAATTAATAATTTGTGTGAAATTTTTGGATTATTTTCTTCTTTTTTACAATCAACATGTACATTATTTATTTCTAAATTATTTAAAAGTTCTTTAAATAATGTTTGAAGCCGAAGATTACATTTAGTAAAATCAAATGTTTTTAAATAATCAATATCCTTGCTAATTTTAATAAATTCATATAAATATTCAAAATTAGTATCATTGTCTAGAACTGTATAAATAGTAGACATAATTTGTTTATTTAAAATATTATGCTTAATCATATAATAAATTATTTTAAGATTATTTATCTTAATACTTTTTAAATAGTTTTCTTTTTCTTTGAGTGTGATATCATCTGGTACTTTAACAATATCATTAATAATTTTTTCAAGCAACACTCTTTTATTTTTAAAGTCCATTAAAAATTTAGATTCAGTTAAATTAACTAAATAACTAAAATCAAATTTATGATAACTATAATAATTTTCAATAATAATTTTATAAAATAATAAATATTGTTCTGTAAAGTTATCTTCAGTAATTATTAATGCAAAAAAATTTTTTGTAAATGTATTAATTTGTTCTTTTGATATAAATTGTTCACTTATAAATTTTTTAGCATGAATAATATAATTATCAATATTTATTTTATTTAAATATAAATTTAGCATTGATGATTTTTTTTTAATAGAACCTGTTTTTTTAACCTTATTTATTATTTTTTTATTAAATAAATATATAATATCATCTGTTTTATTTTTAAAACTATTAAAAATAGTTAAGGGAATTATTTTCATTAAAATTATTGCTTATTTTTCTTTAAATACTAATAATTAAATTATTCTGTAATTAAAGCTTCTTTTAAAATTTCACTAAAATGAGAAACTGGTATAACCTTAAAGTTACTATCTTCCGGAGAAGTTCCTTCTTTACGTAAAATTTCCAAGTCTTGAATATTTTCATATGGAATTAATACTTTGGTAACACCTGATTTTTTAGCCCCCAATAATTTAGGTCCTAACCCACCAATTGCTGTAACATTTTGTAATAAATCAATTTCTCCTGTCATGGCAACTTTATTATTAATTTTTTCCCCTGTTAAAATTGAATAAAAAGCTAATGTAATAGCAGCACCTGCACTTGGTCCATCTTTTGGTGTAGCAGCTTCTGGAGTATGAACATGAAGCCCAAATTTATCTGTCTGATTAATAATTTCTTTTTGTTTTTCAAAAGGTAACAAACCAAATGCAATTTTAAATGCATAATCAATAGATTCTTTCATAACATCACCTTGTTTTCCTGTCATAGATATTTCCAGGTTTTTATTGCTTGAATGCTTGATGACCTGTATTACTGTTAAACCTCCTATGCCCATAGTTGTAGCATATAACCCATTAACAACACCACATTTTGGAGTTTGATGAATTTGTTTAATTTTAATTTTTGGTTTTTTATGGAAGAGTTTATTTATATATTCATGTGTAATAACAAAAGGAAATGTTAATTTACTATTTTGATAAATTTTTTGTAAGTTAATATCACGCAAAATTTCATAATATTTTTCCTTAAGTTTTCTTACACCAGCTTCATATGTATAGGTATCAATTAAATAAGTAATAATATCTTCTGAAAACACCACTTCATCAGACGAAAATCCAATTTCTTTTAAAATTTCAGGTATAATAAATTTAGTAGATATATTAATTTTTTCAGGTAAAGTAAGAGGATGAGTTTCAATTACTGTAATTCGGTCTTTAAGAATAGGATCAATTAAATTAACATCATTAAATGATAAAACAAATAAAGCCTTAGATAAATCAAATTTAATACCTCTAAAATATTTGTCTTCAAATTCATGATTTTGAGTAGGATCTGTTAAATGGGTAAGAATAGATATAATTTCATTTCCTCGTTCTGTTCTTGATACTTTATCAATTTCATCAATAAATATAATAGGATTCATACACTTACAAGTCATTAGTATATCTACTATCCGTCCCCAAGTAGCCCCTACATATGCATAATTGTGTCCAACAAAAGTACTACCATCCGTAGACCCCCCAACAGGTAAAAAAGCAAATGGTCTTGGTGTTCCATCAGTATCTGTTAGACATTTAGATAATCCTTTGATTGCTAATGATGTTTTTCCTGTTCCTGGTGGTCCCTGTAGTCCTAACACAGCACCTTTTACTTCACCATTAATCCATTGTCCAATAACTCTTTCTATTTGTGTTTTAGCTTCATTATGTCCATATACTGTTTGGTCTAGAATATTTCTAGCTGATGAAATATATTGTTTACTTTCATTTTTAAAATTATTCCATTCTGCTAACATTACATTGTCATCATTTAAAACTTTTACAATATCACTTTCATTTTTAATAGTTATATTATATTTATCATAAATATTTTTATAAAATTTACTTTTAAAAGTTAAAATGGGATTTTCTTTAAATACTCCAAATGGGATTTTTAATAATCCATCCAACCAGGAAACAGCTTTTGAATCCCCTTGCATATTATTTTTAATAGCAGTTAATTTATCAACCGCTTTACTTTTAACAGAATCATCTACATTTAGAAGAGATATTTTTTTTTCATAAGGTATTTCATTATCAGTAATTTTATTTAATTTTTCTTCTACTTGTTGCTGAATAATTATTTGTGTATCTAATTCATTTCTAAGAGAAATAGGTAGTCCTTTATAAATTAAATCACATATATCAGTTTTAGCTTGTTGTTTAAGAGTATCATATAATATAGCAGCTAATTTAGTATAATCATTATTTGCTAATAATAAAGATATTAATATATCTATTTTTCTTTTATTAGGAGATAATAGGAAATCATTCATAAGTATTAATAAAGGTTTAGTTATACATGTATTTAAAATTTTATAATAATAGCGTAAATTATTTAAAATAATTTCAGGGGTAACAGTTAAAATATCCTTCAATGATATAATATTTATAAAATTAGTTTTAAACTGTTTAGTAATATTAACTTCATTATTATTAATATGTTCAGTAATTTTTTCAAAAATTGGTTTAATAAATGAATGGTCTCTCATAAAGGCTAATATATCATCTTTAATATAACCTTGAAGTGCAATATAATTATCATAATATTTTAAATAAATAATTATTCCATTCAATTCCTCAAATAATGAATTACTTAATGGATTTATTTCAAAACAAATTTTATTAATATCAGAAACTTTTGAAATAATATCAATTTTTCTCCAATGATTTTTACGGTATTTATTTTTATTATTAATTTTTTTAGAATTAAATTTTTTAATTAAATTAGCAATATCTGATAAATTTGAATTTTCTTCTATAATAACTCTTAATAAATTACTAGAATTATTTTGTTTATGAGAATTTAAACTGTTAGTATCAAGTTTCATTGTATGATTATTATTTTGTATATTATCGGTTGTATTATTGTGTATATTATCATCTGTTTTTAAAGTATCATTATCAAGTAATTTAAATTCTTTTTTATGAAGAACAGAATGCCATACCATAATACTTCCAAACATTTTATTTAAAAAATCAATTTGTTGTTTATCATAATAATTACTAAAATTGTTATCATTTGTTAATGCTATCATTACATCATTGAATGTGGATGGAGCTATATAATTTAAATTTAAGTTAATATTGTGATTAATTTCTTTTAACTGGGAATTAATTAATTCCATATTATCTTTTAACATCATATTTTTAGGAATTTGTTGTATTTTTATAAATTCTGTTTTAATTTGTTTTACAATTAAATTATAATGTCCAGGTGTTTCAGAAAAAATATTATTTTGTTGTAATAAGGATAAATTACTTAACATTTTAAAAATTAACTCGGTAATTTTATTATATAATACCAGGTTATGTTGTTTTAATTTTATCATATCTCTAAATCTTTTTTGGATTTGTTTAATTCTATAAATTATATATAAATTATCCATTAAATTACAATTATAAATTTATATTTATTAATCCAAATTTAAAAAAAAAATGAATTTAAATACCTTTTGATATAATTAATTATATTATGTCTAATACACATATAACTATTAATATTAACAATTTAAATAATCAACCTATTATGAATATAGGATGTTTAGGAAGTGTGTCACATGGTAAATCAACCTTAGTAAAATTATTAACAGGTAAAACTACACAACAACACAGTAAAGAAAAAGTAAGAAATATTACCATGAAAGTTGGTTATGCTAATGCCAAAATATATCAAGATTCAAATGATAACTATGTATTAAATGAAACAAATAAATTAGTTCATCACTTTTCATTTGTAGATTGTCCAGGACATCATGAATTAATTGAAGTAATGATGACAGGTGCTAATTTAATGAATGGTGGAATAGTAGTGGTAGCAGGAAACCAGTCTATAAATAATCAACCTCAATTACGACAACACTTATTAACAGCAAAATTAGTAGGAATACCTAAATTAATATTTATTCTAAATAAATTAGATTTAATTACTAAAACATTAGCTTTAGAACGCAAATATGAATTAGAAGAATATTTAAAAACTTTAGATATAAAACACCCTATTATTATTCCAATGGCCCTTAATTTAGGTTTTAATAAAAAATATTTATTAGATGCTATTATGAAGGAATTTCCTCCTGAAATTAAAAAAAATACAAATGAAACTCCTATTTTTAGTATATCACGATCATTTGATATTAATCGTAGTGGAATTAGTCCATTAAAAATGAAAGGTGGTGTAGTAGGAGGAAGTATAATTACTGGTAAATTAAATAATGGTGATGATATAATGATAAGTCCTGGTCAAATTAAATTTAACAAAGTAAAAGGTGAATGGTTAAATAAACCTTTTATTTCTAAAGTAATAACTTTAAAATCAGATAATGAAAATTTAAGTAATATAACAACAGGAGGGTTAACAGCAGTAGGTTTAGAAATTGATCCCTTTTTTACACAAACAGATAGATTAAAAGGTCAAATTCTTCATTCGAAAAATAATCCTATAAAATGTTTATCAAAATTAACTTGTCAAGTAATAACTTTAGACAAGTATACTTTTCAAATAAATCAAAATTATTATCTTCAAATTGGTTGTTCTACTGTTCAAGGTAAAATATTACAAATTAATAAAAATAAAATTACTTTTAATCTTAACAAATTAGTTCCTATTTATAAGGGATTAAGAGTTTTAATTTCAAATAAACAAAATAAAATGATTGAATTAATAGGAGTGGGAGATATTATAGAAAGTGGCTTAAATAAAACAGGTTAATAAACCTAATGAATTATATAAAAGAACAATTATTTAATTTAGGATGGAGTAATGAATTTAAACAAATATTAAAAATAAATCACATCCATTATAAAGAAGATGAAACTAGTGATTTGGTATTATTATTTAATAATTATAATGATTTATTTCAATCTAAAATAAATGAAATTTTGAGGTCTGTTGTAATTAGTAAAAATAATAAAAAAATTATAAGTTATTCATGTGCTACACCATTAGAAAATAATGAAGGAGTAAATTATATATTAAGAAATTCTTTAGAAAAAAATAAACCAATAATAACAGAGTGTTATGAGGGTACTTTTATATCATTGTTTAATTATGAAGATAAATGGTATTTATCAACACGAAAATGTTTAGATGCAAATGATTCTAAGTTTAAGGAAAAAAGTTATTTTGAAATGTTTGAAAATATTATAAAATTAAATGGATATAATAATTTTAATTCTTTTACAGATACTTTAGATCATGAATTAAATTATTATTTTATTTTATTAGATAGCGAAAATATAAATATAGTTGATTATTCACATATTTATGGTAATAATTATCATAAATTAATATTTGTGTATTGTAGGGATAAGGAACAAAAGGTATTATTAAACATTACACCAGCATTTATAAATTCAAATATAATTAAACCTACTGAATTTAATGATATAAGTTATTTAGATAATTATAATAATACTCATCAATGGGATATTCCTGCCAAGTCGGAAGGGTTAGTTTTAAGATATCCTGATGAAACTTTAATAAAACTACAGAGTTTAGATTATCAATTTGCAAAAGCAGTTGGTACTAATAATAATATTTATATTGGTATGTTAAAAATGTATCAATTAGATAAATTAGATGAGTATATAAATTATAAAGAAAATAAAGAAAAATGCTATAAATTAACTAATCCTTTAAATACTACTGAATCATATTTAACATTAGGTGTAATTAATTCTATATTTAGAACATTAACAACTGAAATATATGAATGTTATAAAATGTTATATAATAATAATGCTATTCCTATAGATACAGAATTTTATCAAATTTTATCAAGTGATTATCGTTATTTTATGTTTAAGATAAGAGGTATTCATTTTAAAAAAATTAATAATAATAAAGAATTATCAGAAAAAGATATATATTATTTAATGAAAAAAGTAGAAATTGAAAAAATTTATTCTTTATTGAGAATGAGAAAATTAATGGGAAATTTATCATTTAAAAATAAATTTGATAATAATATGAAAAAATTTAAAATGTTATCAAAAAATGTAAATAAACTAAATTTAAAACTTGTAAATATTTATACAAGTAAATTATTTCCTGAAATAATGAACACAGATATACCCTTAAATTGTTAAAATCTAATAACTTCTATAAATACTTTAATTTTATAAATTTTTAATAAAAAATTTATAAAATTAGTTGTTAAACTTATCTCTTTTAAGTTTATCAACATTTACTTGATTTTTTGGTTTAACCTCATTAATAGGTTGATATTTTAGTGATTGTTCTTTACCAGGAATAAAATGGTCAACAACAGGTCGTTTAATTGCTTTATTATTCCAATAATTAATATTATTAGTTTGTTGATAAAACATTTCTAAACAATTAAAATAAGCAAAAACTTCTTTACCTACAATAGGTGCAAGTAAATCATTTGAAACTAAAGTTGGCACTTTAGTAATTTGTTTAGGGAGGTTTTGATCATCATCTACACATATTTTTTTAATTTTATTAAAATCTTCATCATCACTGTTTTCTTTAAATCTAAATAGGTCACTACAGTGTTTGCAATATTTAGAATAAAATAAAAGTTTCATATTATATATAATATTAAACTTTTATTTTTTAAATTTAATTTAAAAAAAATTGATTAAATAAAAATTACAATATATAATATATATATATTATAATGTCAATTCAAATCAAACAAAAATCATTTAATAAAGAATTATTTAATTCTAGACTAGAATTTGAAATATCAGGTAATGATATTGATTTTGTGGTTGTAAATACACTTAGACGATTTATTTTTTCAGAAATTCCCACATTTATTTTTAATGATTTTGAAATAATCACTAATACTTCTGTGTTTAATAATAATCAACTTAAATTATATCTTCAAAATATTCCTGTAATTGGTATTAAAAATGTTCCAATGCAATATAAAAAAAAAGTTGAGAAAGAAGAAGATGTGGAGGAAGATGAAGATTTTCAACAATTAGTTGGATCAAATGAAGCTGAAATAGAGACTGAAGAAGAACCCATAGAAGATTCTTCTTTACAAAGTTTAACAATGTATATAGATTATACTAATAAAACTGAAGAAATAATATCAGTTACAACAAATGATGCCCAATTTTATTATTTAGGAAGTGAAATTAAATCACCTTATCCAAATCCAGTAATTATAATAAAATTACAACCAGGACAAAAAATTAAATTAACAGCCAAGTCAGTGCTAGGAATAGAAAAAGAAGATGGTAAATATTCACCAGTATCTGTTTGTGCCTATAATGAAATAAATGATAATAAATTTAATTTTTTCTTAGAAAGCCGTGGTCAATTTACTGAACAAGAAATTATAAAACGTGCTTGTTATCAAATAAATAGAAAATTAAATAAATTAAAAAAAATATTTCCTAAAATTAATCTAAAAAATGGTGAAATTAAAATTCCTAAAGAAAAACATACAATGGGAAATTTAATATCTCATGGATTAGGACTACTTCCCGAAACTCTATATGCAACTTATTATCAAAAACATTCATTAGATAATGAAATCTTTATTAAATTTGGATTTAATAAAGAATACAATGTAAAAGAACTAGTTGAAAAAGTATGTAATAACTATTCAAAAATATATAAAGAAATCGAAAGCAAATTTTAAAGTTCTACCTGAATACTTTTAGTGGTTTTAGTAGGTTTATATTTATTTTGAAGTGTAGTTTCTTTATTTTGATTTTTTAAATCATATACATGAGGAGAATCTAAATCATAGTCATCTATATTTTGATATCTTTTAGGAACATGTATAAAAGCAATATATTTAATATTTTTTTCCTTTTTATGAAAATGAGGTTTAACTTCATCTGTATCAACAGTATCATCTTCTGTAATATTTTTGTTATAATCATAAATATTAACAAAAATTTCTTTATCATTATTCAACGGAATTAATAAATGAGGATTGTTGTCAGTGTATGATATAATTTCTCCTTGATAACAATAACCATGTGTACCATATATTTCAATTCTTAAAATAGGACTTTTTTCATCTTTTGGTAAAACTAAAGCTAAATAATTTTGTGTAAAATTAATATCTTTTTTTGTTCTTTGTAGTGTATCAGGATTTAATATATCCTGACTTTCAGTTATTTTTCTTTGTGTAAAAAAATGTGATATTTTTCGTATATTTGAAGTAGAATTATCTAAAATATTATCATAAGCATGGTTAATATCAGCCATTATGTTTTAATACAAACATTCTTTATATTAAAACACAATTATATATTAGTTTAAATAAGATATTTTTAAAAAAGTTTGAATTTAAATATCTATATTAACTAATGTATATTTAATGCAGAAAGATAACAAATTTTATTATTTTTTTACAGATGGGTCATCTAAAGGTAATCAATTTAAAAATCCTACAGGAGGATTTGGAGTATATTTCCCACACCATCCAGAATTAAATATTTCTAAAAAATTAGAAGGCAAAGTAACAAATAATATTGCAGAACTGTCCGCAGTGTATTATGGTATTTTAAAACTAATTAGAAAAGTAAAAGTTAATAAACCTATTATTATTGTATCAGATTCAAAATATATTATTGACTCTATTACAAAATGGGCTAAAGGGTGGGAAAAAAATAATTGGAAAAAAGCAGATGGAACACCTATTCAAAATGAAATTTTAATTAAAAAAATATATTATTTAGTAAATAATTTAAATATTAATTTTCAACATCAAAGAGCTCATAAATCTCCACCAAAAGATAAAAACTCATCTGAATATTTTTTTTGGGATGGTAATGATAAAGCAGATAAATTAGCAAATTTACAAACAATTTAATGTTTATTATAAATTTGTTTCTTCAACAATAAATATTTTGATTTATATTTTAAATATTTAGTATAATATTTATTTGAACCTAATAAATCTATTAATTGTTTCTTTAAATTATTAAATTGTTCCTCTGTTAAATGTTTATTTTCTTTTAATTTAGTAAGTGTCATAAAAATATCATCAGATTCTACAATTTTAAACATTTTTGCAAGACCACTTATTGTTTCAATTATATCTGGAGGTTTATTATCTTTAACATAGGATCCCTCATCAAATTTCATTTTTAATATTTCGTCAACTGTTAATGTATCAAATTCAAGCTCTACCGCAGTTGCACTTATATCACCTGTATCACCAAGAAAATAAGACATATAATGATTACCTGTGTAAAGTAATTTAATTGTATGCTCATTTGTAATAAAACTATATCTATTGATGTTTATAGGGGGCATCCCATATATATTATAAATATCAATGTTAACACCTAAATATTGAACCATAAATATGATTGTTTCTTCTCCAGCCCAACAATCTTTTTCTGTTAGTGCTTTTATAACATCTGGTGATATTTCTGTACTATTTGTACCATCTGTTGCTATAGTTAATAAATGATTTTTAAAATCTTTTATAGTCATATCTGATACATCAATACCATTTAATTTGATTTTAGATACTTGTAAATACTTTAAAACAGCATGAAAAAAACAATCTCCATCATCAGGAACATTAATTGCAAACGAACCATATGGTAATCCGTCTTTTAAAGGTATGCGTACATGGTTAGGTCTTAAGATACCTTCATCTACAAATGCTGAAGCCATTATATTATAATATAATATATTTATTTAATTACAAGTTTACTATTTTTCCATCCCTCAATTTTAATATTATTTCTATCAACTTCATCATGACATTTACTACATAATACAACTAAATTACTTTTATTATTTTTAATTAAATGTAATTTTTTTTTATGTTTTCCATCATTAAAATCTTTTTGAAATATGATATGATGTGTTTCTAATTGTTGTTTACTTTCACAAATTTGACATTTTTCTAAAACAATTTCACTATTATATTTACTCATTTTCATTTCTTCAAATTGGTTAGAAATTTCATAAATTCTATTAACTATATTTTGATCTTCTAATATATATTTAGCAACTTCTATACCATAACAGTTAGAACCATATCCTTCACATAATTTTCTATCATAAATTAAATTATTATTTTTATATTCAACTTTTAGATGAAAAGGTTTTACATTTTGTAAATTATTAATAACATTAAAATTTTTTAATCCATGTAGATGACTTGCAGTAATAAATGAACAATTATTTTTAGATAATGCTTCTATCATAGTAGTTACTATATACATTGCTGATTCAACTTCTGTACCCCTGCATAATTCATCTGCAATTACCAAAGTATTTTTATTATTACGTTTTAAAATAGAATTTAATTCAATCATTTCAACCATAAAACTACTAAGACCTTTTAAAATATCATCATTTCCAACAATTCTTGTAAATATACTTTGATAAGGATAAAACTCAAATTTAGCTGCTGGAACTGGATATCCTATTTGTGCTAAAAGAACACTAATTCCCACACTTTTCATTAAAGTAGATTTACCAGCACTATTAACACCAAATAACATAACTCCTCTAATTTTATCATCTAAACTTATATTTTGTGGAATATATTCTTCATCTAATAATAATTCAACTAAAGGATGACGTAAATTTTTAGCTCTAATAAAACTATTTTGATTAGAATCTTTTCTAATTTTAGGAAGAGTATAATGATTTTTATTTAATAAATCAACTGCAGAATTAATAAAATCATAATAAGCAATATTATTAGAAAAATGTTCTAATTCATTTATATATTTTTCTAATTTATCAATAAAAGAATAAAATAATTCACTTGTAAGCTCATTAAGTTTACCTTCTAATTTTGATTTATCAATAAAAGATTTTTCTAAAAAATCTCCTTTAATTTTAACTGTAGTTTTTTGATAATTAAAAGTTATATTATTAAATTGTTTATATAAATCACTCTTAATAAATTTTTTTTCAATTTCAAGACCTCTTTTTTTAGTACCACTAATATATAAACCATCAATTAAATTTGCTTCCACTTTTAAAATTGATTTTTTAATAAATTTTCCCTCATCTATTAAATTTTCAAATTTAGTTTTATTTAATTCAAGATTTTCCATAATTTGAGTAATTTTATTATTTACTAAAGTAATTTTTTCAAATTCTTTATTATCTATAAGGAAAAATGATTCCTTTACATCTAAAGAATTTAAATGTCTAATTTTTTCTAAATCTACTGATTCTTCAATAAAATTAATAATTTTTTTAATTTGTTTGTCATCAATATTAACCTTAGTATATAATTCTAGACCAGTATGTAAAGATGAGTGTAATTTATATATATCAACAGGAACAATTGTTTTTAATTGAATTTTTCTAATAATTCTATCCGTATCATAAATACCCATAAATAATTTATTATCTACAGTATTTTCTGAAAATTGTTTGATATCTGAATATCGTTTGTTTAATTCAGTAATATCACTTTCAGGATTATTTATATTCATTTCAAAGAATCTTTTACCCATAGGAGTTTTACACTTATTTATAACATTATATAATTTATCTTCTTTTGAAAAATTTAATTGTTTTAATGTTCTATTACCTAAATATAATTTGGATGGTTGATAAAATATTTGAGGAATTTGAAATTTATGTAATAAAACTTCATTAATTCTTTCAATATAATAAATAATAAGAAATAAACTTAATCTAGCTTGTGGATATATATCCATATTTTCAATTAATTCTAAATTAGTATTAAAAATTTCCTTAAATTTTCTTTTTTGAAATGTTATTTTTTTTAAAGGACTAATTTTACTAGATAGATCTAAACTATTTCTAGGAAATCTTAAATACTCACAAATTTGAGAAATATTGTATTTTCCAATAACATCTTTATCTGATATATTAGCATAAATAATTTCTGTTGGTTTAAAACTTTGAATGAATCTAGCAGCATCATCTAATGAATAATTTGAATCACCTTTTTTTGAAAATCCCTGATGAAAGAATACTTGACCAATTGATAATTCTATGGCAGATAAACCAATTTCAATTGTTGATTCTCCCTGTAAAGATTTAGATTCATCAATTATTACAGATATTAAATAATTACCCGAACAAGAATTATCACGTTGATAAGTAGAAGGTGTAATAATTTTTGTTATTTTTCTTTTAGGTTTAGGAGGAGTTGAAATTTGAGATACTATTACTATTAAATATCCCTCATTAATAAATAAATCTACATATTTACCTAAACTATGATTCGGAAATCCCATCATATAAGGATTATTTTTACTTACAGTTTTATTTTTATTTTTTTTCGTAATTAATACATCTAATTCTTCACCAATTTTTTCTAAATTTGGTCCATCTTTATCTGTTGAATACATCTCATGAAATCCTCCAACCTGCATCAAAATAATTGTATTTTCTCCATATTTTTTTTTCATATCTAAATGTAATTGGAAATAATCAGTTACTTTTATATTATTATAATCAATCATTGATTATAATAATATTATAGGACTCTTTAATTATTTTAGTATTTTAATTATTTTAGTATTTTAATTATTTTAGTATTTTAATTATTTTAGTATTTTAATTATTTTAGTATTTTAATTATTTTAGTATTTTAATTATTTTAGTATTTTATTAATTTTGATATTAATATATTCCATAGTAGTATTTTCCATATTTCTTAGATCATACCAGTTTAAATCATATTTTTTGGTAAATCTCCTTAATATTTTATAAACAAGTTCATAACCATCACGACTAGATAAAAAATTTGTATTCTTAGTTTTATTTTTATTAATTAAATCAAAAAAATGGTCTGTAACTTTTTTTCTAAGTGTAGGGTCTGCATTAACATCCTGATAAGTATAATAAGTACTAGTAAAAGGGGGTGGTAGAAAAATTAATTTATGTTTGCCCATTATATAATTTAATAAAATATATCTTGGAATAATTTATCTTTTAATAAAGTTAAATTATTATAAATTTCTTGTGAAGACAAATTAAACTCATCAGTTAAAAATGTATAAATATTTGGAATGTCTGTTTCTTGATAATGTTTTATATTTTTATTATATTTAAAATATAAATTAATTAATCTGATTTTCGTTAATTTTCCAAAATTATTAATATTATCATTTAAATCTTGAATATATTTTATTTGATATGCTGATAAAATTTCTTGATAAGAAAATGAAATTTTAGGAATTAACATTACATTTTTGTTAGAAGTATTTGTTTTAATTGGTTGTTTATTTTGATTTTTTTTAATAAATTTTAAAGTAGCAGGATGAATTAAATAACTGGATGGATTAATACCAGGTGTTTTAATTTTTCTAGTATTCATTATAATATCTAAGAAAATTAATAATAAAACTTGTATTTTAAAAAATATTGATGTTTAAAAAATTTAATTATAATACTTATAGTTAATGTCTGATTATGATGCTTCAAGTGTAGATTCAGGAAAACAAGATTTTTCTAATTTTATAGAATTACAAAATACTGTTATTGGAAATTATCATCTATTTTATCTATTGGGTAAAGGTGCTTATGCTCAAGTGTGGTTGGCTTTTAATCATATTAAAAAAGAATTTTATGCTTTAAAAATTCAACATCCAGATGATTTTGAAGCTGCACGTAAAGAATTACAAATTTTAAAACAAATTGAAAAATTACCTTATAAAATTGAAGTAATTGAAAGTTTTATATTTACTATAAATATAACAGAACAACAGATAAAAGAAAAATATTATGTAATTGTATTTCCTGTTTATGGAAGTAATTTAGAGGATTTATCAAAATTAGAGGTATTTGATGAAGGATTTGGTGAATCAATCGTAAAAAAATTTACAAAACAAACTCTTCAAAATTTTATAATTCTTCATAATAAATATCATTTAATTCATTGTGATATTAAACCTGATAACTTTTTATTATCATATCCTGATTATAAAATAAGAAAACTAATGGATGCTTATGATAAAAATAAATTTATTAAAATTTATAAAAAAGTATTAGAAAAAAATCCTAAAATAATATTAGATAAATCTAGTGATATTTCCACACGTGAAAAACTTCATAAAGAAATTGTCAATGATATTAATTTTGAACAAATTTTAAATTATAAAATAACTGAAGAAGAATTATTAAATCAATTAAAAAAAAGTAATTTCTTGATTTCTGATTTTGGTAGTTTTTGTAATATTGAAGAAAAATATGATGAAGATTTTGGTACCAGATACTACCGCTCACCAGAAAATATTTTAGTAAGTGAAGATTTAAATTATGCAACTGATATATGGTCATTAGGTTGTACCATCTACGAATTATTAACTAATCATATTTTATTTGATCCCATTAAATGTAACAAATATACTACTGACCAATATCACCTAAGTGAAATTTTTCAATTAGGAAAATTTTCTAATAAAGAAATAAAATCATTTCAACGGAAAAAAGATTTTTATCATAAAGATAAATGCATTAGAACACTTCCTAAAACAGATTCAATAATTGAAAAAATAAATTATATTAAAAATAATTTTTGGAAAGGTTTGATTCTTTCAATGTTAACAGTAAGTTACAAGAAAAGACCTACTTCAAATGAATTACTTACTCAATTTAAATCAGAACAGTAATTTCCACAAGGGATACATGAAGTAGAACTAAAACTATTACCTGTATATATTATAGGGGGTCCTACAATATTTAATACATCTTCTGAACCTTCTCCAGATAAAAGAGTTTTATCTGGAGAAATAATAGAAATACATCTAGAATTTTTATATAATTTATCATATTTATCAACTAAACATGTGTTATTATTATAATTACTAAAATCTTTAGAAGTGATAGGCATCTCACTTATAAGGGATGATATAACTATTTTAATTTCAATTTTTTTAAATTAACTATAGTTTTAAAAAATTTGAATTATATAAACATTATTATAATATTTATTATATATAATGGCAAGTATTAAAGACTCTGATATAGATTTGAAATCTGAGATTGAAATAAACACTGATACTGAAGAAATGAATGATTCAGATAAAGAAGATAATGATGTAGATTATGATGATGAAAATGAAGATGATATTAATAGTATTGTATCAGAACATTTAGAATCAGATGAAAATTTGGTTGATGATGGTTTAAAAGAATATGTAGTGGCGAAAGAAGATAGAATCACACGTCCATTTTTAACAAAATATGAGTTAGTAAGAATTATTGGAACTAGAAGAAAACAATTATCATTGGGAGCGAAACCAATGATAAAAATTGAAGGGAAATTATCAATAAATGAAATAGTAGATGAAGAAATTAAATTAAATATGGTACCTTTAAAAATTAAAAGACCTCTTCCTGATTCTAATAAAGTAGAAATTTGGGAATTTAGTGAATTAGAAAAAACTCATTTAATAAATTAAATATTCCATGAACTATAACATACTCCACAAATATATTTAACTTGTAAACTATCATTTTCATGGAAAAATACTGCTTCCTTATTTTCAGTATTTTTATGTGAAGAACAATCTTTATTTTTACAAGTATAATCTCTAGTACGAGATAAAATAGGATTGTTAAAAATCATAATATATTCATTTGGTGAAATTTTTTTAACATTTTCTTGTGTATCATAACTATATAATTTAACTGTTGACACTATTTCTTTTTTCCAATTACAATTATTACATAAAAACATTGCACCTGAACCTCCTCCAGATTGATTGAATATTTCTAACATTTTATTTTTTTCTTGAATATTAAGTTTTCCATAATTTTTATTTTTAAGCATTTGTTCTTTAGTAAAAGTTGGCTTAATTTCAGAAGGATGAATATTCTCCTTTATAACTTGATTAATTCCTGATGTAACTGATTTTACAATATTTTTTTTAGTAGATACAATCACCTGTTTATCACCAATTAAGGTGCTTTTTTTTAAATCTAACGAATATGAGCATTTTGGACAAAAAAACATTAATATTATATAATTTTAGTTTATATATTAATTTTTTCAAATTTTTTTAATTACACACTTTTCAAGTTTAAAATATTTTGTTCAAAACTATCAAAATTAATAAAAGTTTCCTTCATAGAAAACATTGTTCTTTCTAAGGTTAAATTATTTAAAATTAATTTATAGCTTTTAAATTCTTGTTTAATTTTTTCTAAATTATTTTTTAAATGTAAATTTATTTGTTTTTTAAACTTATTTTTTAAATTAGAAAAATATTTATTAAATAATACTTCATTAATTGCTAATCTAAAATTATGATAAATTATATAGTTATTATAATTAATAGATTCCGTTCCTGTTATTAATTGATGATGCTGTCCAGGTTCATTTATAATAGGATTTTCATGAAGTAAAGTTTGTAGTGATAATAATATACTTGTTAAAGTCATAACTGATTTCCAACCTGGACCTTGCCAAGTACCTAAAATACTTAAACATACTTTTCCATTTGCATATAAATTTGGATTAAATCTTACATCTCCGTCTATTGTTTTAAAAAAAACAGTTGGAGGTTCATATGGATATTTTTTAGTAAATATTAATTCAAAAAAATATAATCCATTTTCGTAAGGAGTTCCTTTAGGTCCAATAATTAATGCATCAATATTACAAATATTATTTTTATTAATATTTATAAAGATATCTGTAAATTTATTTTTATTAAAATTAATAATATCATTCATAATTCTAATTTGATAATTTTCAAAATTAGGTGTAGACATTTGGTAATAATAAATTATTAAATATACCTTTAAACCTGTAAAAATGTATAAATAATGAGTTATTTTATAGTATATTTGTATATATCCTAAGTAAATATATAAAATATCAAAAAATTGATTAATTTAAATATTCAACTCTATATTATATTATATAACATAATGCTGTCTAAAAATATTCAATTTAATCATACTAGCGGTAAAATTCAACGAACCTGTAATAAAATATACGAAATTTTAGAATCGTGTAAAGTAAATACAGGAACTTGTAATATGATTAGTATGAAACCAAGTGGTAAATATAATGTTAATCAAGAAACATTAACTGAATTATGGGATTTATATTCAACTGTTTATAATAAAATTCCATTATCTCTAGCAGAAATTCCTAAAGAAATTAGTTACTTAAAAATAGACATAGATTTAGACACTGACACTAAACCAAAAGATAGATTATATAAATATAATGATATTGAACAAATAGTAGAATTTACTAGACAAGCAGCAAATAAATATTTACAATTAGATAAATCAGATATGATAGCTTATATAATGGAAAAAGAGAATTATGATTTTTGTGATAATAAATATCGTGATGGATTTCATATAGCTTTTCCTTTTATAGTTCAAACAAGTAAAATAAGAAATGCAATTTTTGATGAACTAATATTTCAATTAGAAAAAAATAAAATTTTTACAAACTTTAATAAACCTGTAACTAAAATTGTTGATAAAAATGCATCCATTGGTAAAACACCTTGGTTATTATTAGGAGGAAGTAAACCTAATTCAACACCATATCATGTAACTAAAATAATAAATTACAAAAATAAATCTCTATCCAAATTAAAAAAAATTAATGCCAAAAAAAATATAGAATTATTATCACTTTTAAATAATGAATTAGTTGTTGATAATTGTACTCATCTTAATAATAATATTTCAATGGAAGATGTTAATAAACAATATCAACAAGTTAGTTATAATTTATCATCTTCTTTAAATCTACCTAGTTCATCAAAAGATACAGAAATTGCACAACATTTAATTAAAATGTTATCAGTAGATCGTGCTAGTAATTATGAAGATTGGATCCGTGTTGGATACTGTTTATATAATATTGATAGAACTCTATTAAATGAGTGGATTAATTTTTCTAAATTATGTCCATCTAAATTTAAAAAAGGTGAATGTGAAAACTTATGGAAAAAAATGAAATCTGGACAAAATATGTACACTATTAGATCTCTACATAGGTGGGCAAAAGAAGATAATTATTTAGATTATAACACTTTTAAGAATCATGAATATAATAATCTTTTTAAATTATCTTTAACAGGAGACCATCAAAATATTGCAAATGCAATTTATTCTAAATATCAAACTGAATTTGTGTGTTCGTCTATAAAAAATAAAGTATGGTATCAATATAATTATAGTCAACATAAATGGGAAAAAATAGAAAATGGTTATGCTTTAACTTCTAGAATTACTAATGAATTTGTAAATGAATATTTAAATCTAAGTTCTCAATTATATCAAAAAGCCACTGAAGCAGAACCATCTCAAAAAATGGATATATTAAAAGAAGTAGAAAAAATTCAAGGATTAGTAAACCGTTTAAATAACGAATCCTTTTTATCAACTTTAATGACATCATTATCTCGTCGTTTTTATCTTCCAAAGTTTGCAGAAGATTTAGATGAAAAATATGATTTAATTGGATTTAATAATGGAGTGTTTGATTTGAAAAAAGGTATTTTCCGTAATGGGCATCCAGAAGATTACTTAACTATGACCACGGGGTTAGATTACCAACAACTTGATACAGATAGTGAAGAATATATTGCTTGTATGAAGTTGTTTGAAGATATTCATCCAGATGTGGAAACTAGAGAATATGTCTATACCTTATTTTCTACCTTTATATCAGGTCATCATAAAGAAGAAACTTTACATTTATTCAATGGTTGTGGTTCCAATGGTAAATCTGTTACTTTTGAACTACTTAAATACTGTCTTGGTGATTATATTATGTCTGTTCCTGTAACCTTATTAACTAGAAAAAGAGCTGGAAGTGAGAATGCCACACCAATGTTAGCACAGCTTAAGGGAAAACGATTAGGTGTTCTACAAGAACCAGAAGAAGGTGAAAAACTTCATGTAGGTTTAATGAAAGAATTAACTGGTAATGATGAAATTACGGCACGACCAATGTTTGAATCTCCTATTACTTTTAAACCTCAAATTAAGTTTGCTATTCCCTGTAACAATCTTCCTGAAGTACCTGCTCGTGACAAAGGAACCTGGAGACGGTTACGGGTAATTGATCATTTAATGGAATTTGTTGATAAACCTAATCAAAAATATCCTAATCAAAAACAAATAGATAGAACACTTAAAGAAAAATTAGAAGGTATGGCAGGACAATTTATGTCCTTTTTAATTGATAGATATATAAATGTATATGTTAAGAAAGGAATGAAAGTTCCCAATTCGGTGACTTTCTCCACTAATGTGTATAATCAAGATAATAACTGTATTAAACAATTCTGTGAAAGTAAATTTGAAGTTACAGGAAAGAAAACAGATACTATTAGTCAAAAAACTATTTGGGAAGAATTTAAACAATACTTTAAAGAAGAACAAGAAGGTAATAAAAGACCAATTCAACGTGAATTTTATAGTTATCTTGATAAAACATATGGACAAGCAATATCAGGAAAAGGAGGTAAAAAATATTGTGGTATTATCTTTTCAGGTGATGATGAAGAGAATGAAGATGTTGATTTATAATTTAATTTATATTTAATAATTTAATTTTAAAATATAAATTAAATTAATAAATGAAAATAAACCCATTACTAATTAATAATATTTTTAAACTCAATATAAAAATATTAAATAAAAAAGATAAAATAAAACTCTCAAAATATCAAGAAATTATACCATTATATGATATATATTCACATTTAGTTTATCCTATTAATTTTAATCAAATTGAAGATTATATTTTAAATAAACATTACCGATTTATTACTGTTCCTCAAAAACAAATTTTTAAAAATTATTTAGTAAAATTAGATACAATAAAATCATATACTATAGAAGAAAAAGAATTTATTGAAAAAATGAATTATAATTTAAAAGTTATAGATAATTATGATTTAGAAACTTTAGAAGAAACATCAGTAAAGGCTTTTTATTATGGTTCTACTAATTTAGGTCAATCTATAAGTATATGCAGGAGAAAATCATTTAATCCATTATTAAAACATTTAACACCTTACTATAGTTTAAATGAATTAATAAAAATGGGTCAGAACATGGGAATGATTAAGAAAAAGATAACTCCAATTGAACTACAAAATGAAAATTTACATTATCAAATATGTAAAGAAATATCTAAAAATGATATTTATGCCAAAGAAATTTTAACGCATCAAAATTATCTGGAAAAATATTATAATGAAATAACTTTTTTTTCAATTTATGGTAGTTATTTTATTAATCAAAACCTTAGATATTATCAAGAAAATAATACTTTTATTAATTGTCCATTTCCATATTATTTAGAATATACTAAAACAGTTACAAATATATTTAATAATTCTCCAGGATTAGAAGAAGAATATTATTTATACCGTTTTATACAAAATGACCATTTTTTAAGAAATATAAAAAAGGGAGATGTATTTATAGAAGCTGGAATAATGTCAACAACTAGAAACTCTTTTTATTCTTCAGATGAATTAGAACATTTTGGATTAATATTATTAAAAATAACTGTTCCTAAGCAATATAATAAAATTTTATTAATTGAAGGACTATCAGTTTTTCCTCATGAAGAAGAAATTATATTTTCTCCATTTACTAAATTACAATTAATTTCACAAGATAATGATTTTGAATATTATCACACAAATGAAAAAATTCAAAAAAGTATTAAAAAAAGATATCATTTTAAAGTTATAGGTCAAGATATATTTCCTTCTATTCCTAAAATATCCTTAAATAAAATACCAATTCTTAATATTAATAGTAAATTATTCTCTCCAAATATGACTGATAGAAAAAGAGAATTCATGGCTACTCTCTCTAATAAAGGATTATTAAATATTAAATTACCAAATAAAACAATTTTATTTATGTCAATGTTTTTTGACTCAACCGAAGCATATCAAAGAGTATATTTTAATAGAGACACAAATGGTATTTTATTATTTTGTTTTAATGAACATTCTATGAAATATTCTATTGAAATTTCTCATGAACTGGTATTTAATTTTCAAGATAAATTTTTTCCTGGTTCATTAGATTTAACTGATGATGATATATATTATTTAATTTGTATTATTGGAAAATTATTTGGATATACTACTGCAAAGGTATACTTACCATATATTAAAAAAAATAATTTAATTTATCCTTTAATTTTAGATACTGAAACAAGTTTTAAAAATTTTAATTTAAAATCTGGATTTTCTAATAGAGATTTTATTACCAAATTTAATTCAAATGTAAATATTACAAATCATCCATATGATAAATTTAATATTAAAATAAATACCTGGAAAAAATATTTTGAAATTAGTAAAAAAAATAAATCTTTAGATGAATTTTACCAAAATTGGGAAAATCATTTTAATGAGAATTTAATTACTAATTTATACTCTTTGGTTGATTTAACAAATTTCTATCAAGAACATAATATTGATATAGAAAAAATAAATTTAAATAAAAATGTTTCTGAAATTAACAGATTTAGACAAAGAAGTTAATAAAGGTTTTAAATTAGTTAAAATCTATCATATATATATTAATGATTTCTTTATCATTGAAAAATATTTTAATTATTTCAGTTACACTTGTATTTATTTATTTATTTTTTATAAAGGATACCAACACTAATAATACAATTGATATTACTAACTCTAATAATCATAATGAACAAACTTATAATTCATCTATTGAACCACAAATAAGTACCCAACTTGACACTTTCTGGACTAATATTTTACAAGTAGATAATGAAGATTCAAAAGTATATCAATACCAATTACCTAATTATTTTAATGTTAATCCAAAATATTTAATGTATCATCCTAATTTTTCAATGAATGCAAATAAAACTGTTCAAATAATTTCAGATAATGAACCTGAAGCTGTGGCAATGTTAAATTTATGGGTAGCATTAAATAAGGGACTTTTAGATAGTGAAGAAAACTTTTCTAAATTATTTGAAACCTCAATTAGAAGATCTAAAAAATATCCTGCTGTATTCCATAAATTTAAAAGTGATATTAATAATATGGTTTATTTTCAGAATGATATAAATGAAACTATTCCTGATAATTTAGAATTTACTGAAGATTTAGCCTTAAATGAAGTGTTATTATCAAATCAACCTGATAAAATAGAAAAACATTATGATTCAGTAAACACATATACAAACGTAATGGCGCCAATTTAAAAAAAATTGATTTACTAAAAATTAATTTAATAATACTTATATAATTAAATTAATTATGGCATCAATAGAATTTCAAATTTATGATTATAGAGAAACACATCAAACTTTTGAAGATGAAGATACAGAAAAAGAAATGATGGGTGAATATATTATTCAGGTTTTTGGTAGAACACAAGATGGTGAATCAGTGTATGCTAAATTAAAAGATTTTCACCCTAGATTTTATATTAAAATTCCTGAAAATTGGACCAACCGTCATTTAAAACGTATGGAAACATTTTTAAAAAGTAAAGACAACCGTAAGATTTGGAATAAAGATCGGGAATGTTTAGTATCATGTTCTATGGTAAAACGTAAAAAAGCATATGGATTTACTAATAATAAACTTTATAAATTTGCTGTATTAACTTTTACCAATTATTATGCTTGTAAAAAATTTGCATCTTTATTTGAACTTAATAAAGTATATATACCTGGTGTTACTACTAAAGCAATTACTTTTAAAATATATGAAGCTAATTTAACTCCAATGTTAAGATGTTTTCATATTCAAGATATTCCTGGATGTGGATGGGTTAGAGCTGAAAACTTTATAAATATTAAAACTAAAAACAAAGAATCAACATGTAATTATGAGATTGTATTAAGTTATAAAGATATTAAACCTATTGTAAAAGAATCTAATGCACCATTAAGAATTTGTTCATTTGATATTGAGTGTGATTCATGTGACGGAATGTTTCCACAAGCCAATAGACCTAATGATAATATTATTCAAATCGGTTGCACATATACTTTATTAGGTAAATCAGAACCTTATCGTCAATATATATGTACTTTAAATAGTTGTGATAATATAGAGGGTGCTACAGTGGAATCATTTGATGTAGAAAGTGATTTACTCTTAGCTTGGTTAGAAGAAATAAAAAATAGTGATGCAGATATTTTAACAGGATATAATATTTTTTATTTTGATGAAAAATATATAATGGACCGTGCAAAATATTTAGGAATTGAAATTGATATTAAATATTTATCAAAACTTAAAACATTTAGATGTCCCTTTAAAGAACAAAAATTAGCATCTTCTGCTTTGGGTGAAAATTTACTTAGATATTTTGATACTCCAGGATTAGTTCATATTGATCTTATGAAAGATGTACAAAAAACTTATAATTTATCTTCCTACAAACTAGATAAAGTTGCTAGTAATTTTATTAAAGGAAATGTAAAAGAAATTAAAAATATTTCTACAAAAAACAAATCACCAGTTAATAAATTTGAATTAATCTGTGATCAAGTTAATGATTTGCACCAGGATGATTATATTCATTTAGAACTAATGGAATCATTTGTAAGTGAAGATATTGGTGATAAATTTAAAATTATAAAATTAGATATCGAAAATAAAATTATTACCATTAAAACTAAATTAGATTTAATTGAAGAATGTGATTTTACAAGAGGAAAAATTTATTGGTCTCAAGCAAAAGATGATGTTCCTCCCAAAGAAATTTTTAAAATGCAACATATGGGAAGTAAAGAACGGTGTACAGTTGCAAAATATTGTTTGAAAGATTGTAAATTAGTAAATCTTCTTATTAATAAATTAGAAATTGTAACTAAAAATATTGAGATGGCAAATGTATGTTATGTTCCTCTATCATATTTATTTGTAAGGGGACAAGGTATTAAATTATTTTCATTATGTTTAAAAGAATATAGAAAACATAAGTTTTTATTTCCTGTTGTTAAAAAACCAGATGTAGACTTAGGTAGTTATGAAGGAGCTATTGTGTTTGACCCAATACCTAAAGTATCATATCAAGCACATGCTACTAAAGATTTCGCATCACTGTATCCATCTGCCATCATTCAAAAAAATATGAGTCACGAAACGAAAGTTGATAATGATGAATTTGATAACATACCAGGTATTGAATATTTTAATGCTAAATTTAAAGATGATACAGGAAATTGGCAATATAGAAGATTTGCTAAACTCCCAGATGAATTTGGAGTTGTTCCTACAATTCTGCGGACTCTTCTTGGAGAAAGAAAAGCTGTTAAAAAACTTATGAAAGTTGAAAAAGATCCTTTTAAATATGCTATTTTAGATGCAAAACAATTAGCACTTAAGGTTACTGCTAATAGTTTATATGGACAATTAGGTGCTGCCACATCTCCTGTAAGAGACAGAGACATTGCAGCATGCACTACTAGCACTGGTAGAGAAATGCTTATTTATGCTAAAAAATATGATGAAGAAATATTACCTTGGATTATTAATGGATTACAAAAAGCTTATCAAACTAATGATACTGACACAATTGAATATTTATATAATAAAGAATTAAAAGATCCTGCTAATGAAAAACTTAAGGAACAAATTAAAGATTTTTGTTTGAAAACAAATGATTATGTATTCAACCCAATTATTAAATATGGAGATTCAGTAATTGGAGATACTCCTTTATTGTTAAAAAATAAATTTACTAATGAAATTTTAATTAATAAAATTAAAGATTTATCATCAAATTGGAGTAATTATCATAATGGTAAAGAATCATGTGAAATAGACACTTATCAAACTTGGACTGAAACTGGATGGACAGATATTAAAAGAGTTATTAGACATAAATTAGAATCAAATAAAAAATTATTAAAAATACAAACTCATAATGGAGAAGTTATTGTTACTGATGAACATTCACTTTTAAATAAAAATGGTAAAACTATAAATGCAAAAAATGTTAAAGTAGGAGATAATATTTTACATTCTTTCCCATCTTATATTAATAATATTGATAATACTAATAGTATTAATTATCATAATAAATTTTATAATAAAAAAATGTGTAATGAACTAGCATATATTTTAGGATGTTTTATGAAATATGGTTTATGTGATTCTAGTAAAAAATGTTTTACAATTAATAATAAAGATATAAATTTAATAGAATCTCTTAAAAAAATGTGTGAAAATATATTTGATGAGTTTAAATGGAAAATATCAAGTTCATCACACTTATCAGATAATATTTATAAATTAGTTCCTTTTCAAAATGAAATAAAATTGATTGATTTTATTAAATATTTTACAAATAAAATGTATAATAATGGGGAAAAGAAAGTACCACAATGTATATTGAATTCATCTAAAGAATATATAAAAATATTTTTGATTGGATTATATCCTGAATATAAACTAGAAAATAATCAACAATTTATATATACTTGTAAAAATAATGAATTTTCTTTGGGCATATATTATTTAATTAAAAAATTAGGTTATCATGTAAAATTGAATAGTAATGATAGTAGTGATAGTAGTGATAGTATTTACACTTTTGAAATTTCACATAAACTAGAAAATAATAATAATGTTATTACAAAAATAACAGAATGGGAACATAAAGAAACTTATGTGTATGATTTAACAACTGAAAACCATCATTTTCATGCAGGTGTAGGTTCTATAATTGTTCACAACACTGATAGTATTTTTTCATGTTATCAATATCGTGAAAATACCTCTAAAATATCAACTGAAAATAAATTAACTCTTTTTCAAGAAATTATAAAATTTGGTAAAGAATTAATTTTACCTTTTATTCCTAGAGAATATCAAGAAGAATTTGATAAATTATATACTAAATATTATGGTAAAATACGAAATTTAAAACTTAATTCTAACTTAAAAGTTAAACCTGAACCTACACATTTTAAAATAATATTACCTATACATGACAGACTTAAACAGTTCCTAAAAGAATATTTGGAAGAAAGTTATTTTCCCTGGTTATGGACTTTACACGACATTTTTACAATGGATTTATCTTATTTAGATTATAAACAACGAAATGAAATTATGGAAGTTAAATTATTTAATCATGGATTTTCACAGATTGAAAAAATGAGGTTATTGCCATCTATATTTAGTAGTGCTGATAAATATAACTTAATTAATCAAATTAGAAACTTTTGTAAAAATACTCTTAAACAATATTATTTAATTCCCTATTGGAAATTTAATTCAAAAACAAATAAATTAGAATACCGAATGGATTTTAGAAATAAAGGTGACCCTATAATTGACAAACGAAACTTAGATAAATCTATTGATATGGGTATTATTTCTGGAGAATTAATTAAAAAACGATTACCCTTTCCACATGATCTAGAATATGAAAAAACTTTTTGGCCCTACTTAATTTTAACTAAAAAAAGATATGTTGGAAATAAATATGAATTTGACAGAAATAAATATAAACTGGATTATATGGGAATCGTACTTAAACGTAGAGATAATGCACCTATTGTAAAAGAAATATGTAATGGTATTATTAATAAATTAATTGAACACAAAGATCCTGAAGGTGCTTACCATTTTTTGGAAAATTCACTAAATAAAATGTTTAACAATGAATATAATATTAAATATTTTTTAACTAGTAAAACTTTAAAAATGAAAGAATCTTATGCTGATTGGAAACGTATTGCACATGTTGTCTTAAGTGAAAGAATTGGAGAAAGAGATCCTGGTAATAAACCACAAGCAGGAGACAGAATTAGTTTTGCCGTTGTGGAAGTTCCTCCTAAAAAAGGTATGCTTCAAGGAGAAAGAATTGAAACACCTGATTATATTAAAGAAAATAATCTTACAATTGATTATTTATTCTATCTAACTAATCAAATAGAAAAACCAGCATTACAATTTTTAAAATTGGCTGTACCTAATGTAGAAAAACGTTTGGAAAACTTAAAAATTATTAGAGAAAATGAAAAAAAAGGATATGAAGATATTTATAAATATGTAAATATGAATAACATGATTGATTCATGTTTATCAACAAATTTATATGAATTATAATAAATAAATAAATAATATTTACTAATTATAATGATTAATTATAATGATAAATATTTAAAATATAAAAATAAATATTTAGAATTAAAAAAAAATCTAGAGTTTTTAAATAGTCAAAAAGGTGGAGAGTTTGTTCCATATGATATGGACCAAAAAACATGGCATGAAATATTAAATTATATGGATGAAAAATTTGTTTTAGTAGGTTCTACATGTATTTTTCAATGGCATAATGAAAATACTGTAAAAAACTCTCCTCAAACAGTTACTTTATTTGGTGAAGCACATTTTAATTATGATGTGTTGTCTCGCATAAAAGGCACCCCCTTATCACAAAATGGTAAACCATTTACAGATGTTGATCCTAAAAAACACACACAGTTTTTAGTAGTTGAATTACTATGGTACCTATTTAAAGGAACACGAAGATGTATAGATTTTTATTTAGAAGATTGGAGATTGGAGGGAAGAAAAAAATCCTTTGACATGAGTTGGGATAAGGACACACTAAATTGGAATTTAACTTCAATGGTTTATCGTGTAGGTGATGGGTTTACCATTAAGAATTTAATATATATGTTAGATAATGATATGCATACTTTTATTAAAAGTAAAGAACATCCAGAATATAAAACACGTAAAGATGTTAAAAAATTTAAGAATATCAGAGCTCATTATAATGAATTTAGAGTTCCACACTGTGACTACAATATATTATTACCTTATAGTATAGATAATCATTGGGGTGTGACTGAAAACAGATATGTTATTGATAGAATTATACACCATCCTGGAAAGTCTTTTATGCGAGGTGGTCCTGGAAAGGGATTTCCTAGTATAACTAAATTTCTTATTAAATTTGGAAATTTATATAAATTGATAGCAGGTGTAAATCATGATGAAACAAATATTTTTAAATATATTCAAAAAGATAATCTTCCCAGAAATGATTTTACAACAGCACGTTATGAGTTATATACTGATTTTAATGTAATATATGATGATATATTTGAAGAATATACTAAATTTGGTTTTAATTCAACTACTTCTAGAGAAGAACTTAATAAAAAAACAATACTTGAAAAAAAACATATATATTATCCAGTACTTGAAAAAAATTTAAAAAATCTATGGGATTGTGATTCAATCACTCAACATAAATATATAACATTTTTTAATACATTATTTGATTTTAAAAATATAATACCAGAAATGGAAAAACATTATGAAGATTTAAGTGTTGGTTTTAAATACCATACAATTGAAGTATTGTTTATAAATTATATTTTAAATTTTATAATGTCAGCTCATATATGGATAATTGATATTTATAATATTAGTAGAAATATAAAAAGATTTTCTTTAAAAGATCAAAGCAAAAATTTAGATTCATCATCTATGTGTTTTAATAATGCTAATTTGGCAGATAGAAATATTGTATGTTATTCAGGTGCAAATCATACTATTAATTATTACTTTTTTTATTATTATTTTTTTGAATCTGCACCAACTTATTCTATAGATGGGCATTTTGGATATATAAATACTATGTTTTCTACATATACTAAATTAAATGATACAGGAATTAACACATTATATAATAAGCCATTGAATAAAAATAATTTGAAAGAGTATTGTAGACAATATTGGTTATATTGTATATTAATATCATCATCAAAAATAAAAGAAATATACACACCCATATATACAAATATATTTACTAGTGAGGATACAAATAATATTAATCATCAAATAATTAAAAACGCATCTATTGCTATACAGGTTTCGCCTTATTTATTTAATAAGTTTAATATTATAAAAAAAATATTAATTAATATTACTAAAGAAAATAATAAAAGAACCACCCTGATACAAAATTTAGATTATTTAATAATGAATAAAAGTTTTAATGATAATGATTTGTATAAAAATTACAAATATTATACACCTTTAATGAATTTAAAAGATTTAAATATGTATATTAAAGAAGGATTTGATGTGCTCACCTTAGATTTATTTAATAAAAATATATTAAAGGGAATTAAAGTAAATAATAATTATTATTCATCAAATAGTTTTTATGGTAAAACTATTGACCAGAGTGAACTAAAAAATATAAAGGATTATGTATCACCTGAATATGATTCAGATAAAATAATAATTAATAATGTACTAACAAATATTATTGATAAAATCTTTTTATTTTCATATAAGGATAAAATTATATTTTTAAAAAATATAATAACATTTTTAGAAACTGCTTTTAAACAATGGCAATTTAATAGATATGAATACTATACTGATGATATTTATTCACGTGATAATCATCCTAGTGAATTTGTGTATGTTAGGAAAGCAGTTTATGTATCAGAAGATAAAATAAAAAAGTCTCTGGAACAAAATATAAGATTAGTACCAATTATTAAATTAATATTTAAAGGAGAGGTACCATTGAAATTATTATTTAATAAATTAGTATCAAATTTTAATATACAAGGAGAAGAAACTTTACATAGTATTTTTAACAATATTCATACTAATATGTTTGAATTTGAAATAAAAATTATTTTTCCCTCACCCAATGAAAAAGACATATCTGAAGATCTTAAAATAACACGTACTTATAAATTAAAAGAACTATTTACTGAATTATCTTTATTTAATTCTATGGTTATAAGGGATTTGGTTAATATATTTAATAATGATAAATTTAGCAAGAAACTATTTTCTATATTTGAAATGGACCATATTGTGAGGGAATCAAAATTAAACAAATACCTTGATAAATTAAACAAATTAATTCCTAATTTTAAAGAATTCAAAAATATTAAACAGTTTGACAATTTAATTGTTAATAATGATATAAGTGTTCCATCAAACACCGTGTATAAATTAGATAAACAATATCATATATATAAACAAGTAAATAGTTTATATCTTGATGATTATATCACAACTGATAAAGAATATATGCATACTAATGAAATTTTTGACAATTCAAAATCAGGTGTGGCTATAATAGAAACAGAAATACCATTAGAAGATAGATATAAAATTAATATTTTATCAAATATAAATAAAAGTGTTGATGTATATGGTGGTGGTATTGATTCACCTTTATATAAAATTATGAAAAATATATCTGTAGATAAAAAAATAAAAGCACAACATTATTATGAATTAGAAGACTTTTATAAAAATTTTAATGAAAAACTTGTTAATAAATTATATATAGAAGACCGATTATACTTAAATAATATTTATAATAATGGAGGATTTTATCAAGTATTTAACCCACTAATTAATAACATAAAAGGTTCATATAGCTTAAATGAACTTAAATACAATTTTAACCTAATTGGTCATTATACAACTAGAGAGGGAGATGGTGCGGCTGCTGCTAGTGCTGCTGGTGCGGCTGGTGCGGCTGCTGCTAGTGGTGCTGGTGCGGCTGCTGGTGATGATACAGTTGTTGATGGGGTTGGTGATAGTGATACTTTTGTAATGCAATCAGGTGGTAATCTTATTAATTTAAGTATATATGATGAATTACACCCTAGATTTTATTTGAATTTAGAAACTAAAGATTATAAAATAGATATGGGTGATCAATCATATGATTATTTAAATTATACCTCTTATTCATTGAATGGACATATCATGGATTTAATAAGTAAACTATTTATTGAAAATACTAATTCTTCAGACCTTGAAAGTCTAAATAAAATTAATGAGGAGGTTATAAAAATAACACCAGAAACTATATTTATTACACCACCATGGAGAGATATAAATTATGCAAAACTAGTTCAAAACTTAGTAATTTTGTTATTTATTGAAAAAATTCAACAAGTAGACACAAATATACATGAAATAAAAAATATAAATAAAATTTCTAAATTATTTAAACAATTATTAAAATGTTTTGATATAAGTATACCTATAAAAACCACACCAGCTAAAAGACTGACTCAACTTAAAGAATTTAAAAATAAATTAGTAGAATTCTTTGATTCTACATTATTTATACCTAAAAATAAAAAAATAAATGCACGTGTAGATGATGTGCCTAATATACGACCTTCAATTAAAAATCATAAGGATGCTTTAAAATACGAGTATAAACAATTATTGGAAACAGAAGTGGATGAAGATTGTCCAACTGCATCCGATAGTATGCTCAATAAAATAAATCATTTTTCTAAATTAAATGGTTTAATTGTTTTTGTATATTTAAATATACGATTTATAAACTATCATATATACAATATAGAAAAAAATGGTGATGAATCTATTTTTGAAGTTGAAGATGATGAAAATTTAAAATTAAATGAATATTTAAAAAATATTTATGTTTCATTACATAATAGTTTACAAATTATAGATACTATTCAAAAGGATAATTTTAGTGATATTATTTATACAGCATCACGAAATTTAGAATAAAATAATAAAAATTAAAATATATTTTTATAAGTTGTAAAATATATTTTATTGGTTGTATTTCCTTCTAAAGATACAGTAGTTTTACAGTTTGTATATTGATTACTGATATTAATACGGTTCATTAAATTATAATAAAATTTACTAGTTTGTTCATCATTTTCTCCTTGATATTTATAAGTGTCTTTATTTTCTATATGAATAGAAATGAACAAAGGTTTAGTAATAGGCATTTCTTGAGAAGACCCAATAAACATATGTCTAATTCCTGATGTAATATAATCCATTAATTATAAATTAATTTGTCAAAAATTTTAAAACTCAATTTTTATTAATTTGTACTAATTTAATTTGTGTTAAAAAATTGAGTTTTTAAATTTATAATATCATATATATTAAAATGGATGGATAATATAAGAAACTCGTCTATATCAGCAATTATTGAATTATTAGTAACACATCCACTTGATTACTATAAAACTTTAAAACAAAATAATATTAAAAATATCCCTCAAAAGCTTATTAAAAATCCTTATATAGGTATTGGTTCAAGATTAGGAGGTATTGTTCCAATGAGAGTTGTTTTTTGGTCATCATTTGAATATTTAAAAAATAAGAAATGTTCATATTATCTTATACCTTTAGGTGTTTCTTCAGCACAAACTATTTTGGATGTTCCAATTGAACATATTAAAATAAATCAAATGAATAATAAAAAAATAACATACATTCCAATCAATTTTTTAAAAGGTGCTTTATGTCATTATCATAGAAATATTTTATTTGCCTATGGATTTTATGGTGGAAGTTTATTCTTACCTAAAAAATATAATAATCCATTTGTATCAGGATTAATTGGAGGATTACTTGGTTCTATTATTTCACATCCTCTTGACTGTTTAAAAACACATTATCAAACTTCAAATGAAAAAATGAATAAATTTTCATATAATTTTTATTTGAGAGGAATAGTTGCCAGAACATTATTATGCACTATATCTATGAGTGTAGGGTATGGATGTTTTATTTTTTTAAAAAATGCTTAAAGATTATAATTCTTTAAAGTTATGGATAAAGTTATTGACTTTGAAGATAATAATGATTCTAATGAATTAACACAAAATGATGTGGCTACCTATGACGACAACAATGAATTTGACCAAAATGAAATATCTATAGAAGAAAGAGCATATTATAACTCACTTTCTTCCAAAAAAATTTTTGATTTTAATTTATTATCAAATAATAAAAATAGTAGAAATAAAAATATCAAAGAAATTAAAGAAAAAAATGATACTATAAAAATATTATATGATATATCTCCTAATAATAACACATGGAAGAGCACACGGGCTGTTAAACATATGAAAAATGATGGTAAAGTAAAAATAGAAAGAAGAACATTTAATCCTAGACCTTTACCATCAAATTGGGATAATTTAAGAGGTTGTATAAATAATGAAAATAATGAAAATAATGAAAATGATGAAAATAATGAAAATGATGTATTATTTCCAACTTTAAAATTACAACCTGGTTTGAATAAAAAAGAAAATTACGAGATATTTAATGTATCTAATAAAATAAAATTACCTAAAATTCATCAAAATCATAAAATACATAATGCCTGGAATAAAATGATGAAAAAAAATAATTAAAAAATAATTAAAAAATTGATTTTAAATATATTTTACCTTTAAACTTTAATATAATGTCAAAGTTTAAAGTTATATTAGCAACTTCCCGTAACCATATACTAGGTAACAATAATTTGATACCATGGAGTGGTAAATATCCAACTGATGTACAATTTTTTAAAAAACTTACTAGTTTTTCACCTTTTAAAAATCTTGAAAATATTGTTATAATGGGTAGAAAAACATGGGAATCATTACCACCAAATAAATTACCAGGAAGGATTCCTATTATAATTTCAAATACTTTACCTTTTTCAGATAAATATTATTTAGCATCAAATTTAGATTATGCTTTACATTTAGCAACTAAAATACCTCATAATGAAATATGGGTAATTGGAGGTAAACAAGTTTATACTGAGGCTCTCACACATTATAAATGTGATAAGATATATCATAATATTATTCCTGATGAATATGAGGGAGACACTAGTTTAGAAATAATATCACCAATTATTGTAAAACAATTAATAGAAGATAAAATTATTTTTAATCAATATCAATTAAAAGGGGAATTTAAGTATCTACATTTATTATCTAAAATTTTAAATGAAGGCGAATTTAGACAAACCAGAAATGCAAACACTTGGTCACTTTTTAATCAAAATTTAGAATTTGATATGAAGGATGGTTTCCCATTACTTACCACTAAAAAAATGTTTTGGAAAGGTATTGTTGAAGAATTATTATTTTTTATTAGAGGTCATACTAATTCAAAATTACTAGAAGAAAAAGGTGTAAATATTTGGAAAGGTAATACTTCTAAAGATTTTATTACAAAATTAGGATTACCCTATGAAGAAGGTGATATGGGTAAAATTTATGGTTTTAACTGGAGACATTTTGGTGCTGATTATATTAATTGTAACACCAATTATACAGGAAAAGGATTTGATCAACTTGTTAAAATTATTGAGGAAATAAAAACCAATCCTTCTAGTAGAAGAATTTTAATGTCAGATTTTGATCCAGCTACATCCCACCAAGGAGTGTTATACCCATGTCATTCTTTAGTTCTTCAATTTTATGTAAGAGACGAAGATATATTAGATGTTAAAATGTATCAACGGTCAGTTGATAGTTTCTTAGGATTACCTTTTAATATATCTTCAACATCATTATTATTACATATTATATCTAAACTAACAAATAAAACTCCTGGAAAGGTATCATTGTCTTTAGGAGACTGTCATATATATGAAACACACAGAGACCAAGTAATAAGACAATTAAAAAGACTTCCCTATAATTTTCCCAAATTAATTTTACCAGACTTTACTAGTTTAGATCAAGTAGAAAATAGTACATTAGAAAATTATGTAATTGAAAATTACCTACATCATAAAGGAATTAAAGCAGAAATGATTGCATAAAATATTATTATTTTATAATTATTAGACTTAAACATAAAATTAGATTTATTAGTAGTATGATAGAATTATCAAAAGAGCAACACAATATTATAAATTTATTAAAAAATAATTATAATATAATAATAGATTCAGTAGCAGGTAGTGGTAAAACAACAACTAATTTAAATATAGGCAAGGAGTTTCCAAATAAAAATATTCTTTTATTAACTTATAATGCTAAATTAAAATTTGAAACGAGAAAAAAATGTATTGAACAAAATATTAAAAATATGGAGGTTCATAGTTATCATTCTTTTTGTGTAAAATATTTTGATAGGAAATGTTTTACAGATAGTGGAATTATAAATTTTTTAAAAAATAAAAATAATGTAAATAATAATTTTGATTATGATATAATTTTAGTAGATGAAGCACAAGATATGTCACCTTTATATTTTAAAATAGTATTAAACATTATAAAATATAATAAAAATAATTATCAAATTGGGATAATAGGTGACCAGAAACAAAGTATATTTGATTTTAATTATGCTGATTCACGATTTATAAAATATGGTGATAAAATATTTAATTTAAATGATAAAATATGGAAAAAAGAAAATTTAAGTATTAGTTTTAGATTAACTTATGAAAATGCACATTTTATTAATAAATGTTGTTTTAATAAAACAATTATAAATACAATAAAAAATGGATGTAAACCTACATATTTTTTAACAGATTCATTTGGAGAGTTAGGAGTTAATCATATTTATAACCAATTAAAAGATTTGTTAAAAATTTATAATCCAAATGATATTTTTATATTAGCTCCTAGTTTAAAAAATGAAAAATCACCATGTAGACAATTAGAAAATCTATTGAAAAAACATTTAAAAATACCTATTTATGTTCCTGTATCAGATGAGGAAAAAATAGATGATAGTATTATTAATAATAAGTTAGTATTTTCTACTTTTCATCAAGTAAAAGGATTAGAAAGAAAAGTTGTAGTAGTATATAATTTTGATAAATCTTATTTTGATCTATTTAAAAAAAATAAGAATCCTAATGTATGTCCTAATGAATTATATGTTGCCTTAACACGAGCCACTGAAAAAATGGTTCTAGTTCATCATTATAAAAATGATTATTTACCTTTTATTAATAAAAAATATATAGCTTTATGTTCAACCCTAATTAAAACAGATACTTTACATATTACAAATTCATTTAATAAAAAACATATAGAGGTTAGTGTTACTAATTTAATTAAACATTTACCTCAAGAAATAGTTGATAAAGCAATGACATTTCTAAAAGTATCTATTGAAACTCCTAAATCTGATATAATTTCAATTCCCCTTAAAAGCAAACAAGGCTCAGGTTCAGAAAGTATTAGTGAAATAACAGGCATTGCAATTCCTAGTTATTTTGAATTAAAAAAACTTAATAAATTAACTATTTTAGATAATTTAAATAATAATAATGATAAAAATATAATAAATGTTGATTTTATTGATGATGATGATACAATTGATGCAGAATTACCTTTTGATTTAAAAGATATTAATATTAGTAAAATAACACCAGCAGAATTATTATTTATTAGTAATTTATGGAATACTAAAAAAACAGGATATTTATTTAAAAAATATCAAATTACTAATTATAACTGGTTAACTCAACAAAATTTAGATTTAGCTGTAAAAAGATTAGATAATTTACAAATAGATGCAACCTCTAAATTTGAAGTTAAAGTATCATCAAAAGGAAAAAAAGAATTATTAAATAGAGAATTAGTAGGTTTTATTGATTGTATATCTAATAAAAGAATTTTTGAATTCAAATGTGTAAATATTTTAACATCTGAATATATTTTACAATTAGCATGTTATATGTATTTATTTCAAACAGAATTTAAGAAAACTTATGATAATTATTTATATAATATTTTAACAAATGAATTGATTAAAGTTTCATCAAGTTATAATAAATTAAAGGAATTTGTTAAGTTTCTAATTACAGAAAAATATTTTACTAATAAAACTATTACGGATAAAGAATTTTTAAATAATATTACTAATATTAAACAGTCTATAATGTTAAATGAAAATGAAAATAAAAATGAAATTAATAAAATAATGATTTTAGATACTGAAACAACAGGACTTCCTAAACAAAGACCTTTTAATCCTAATAATACATCAGCTTATGATAATGCCAGAATGATAGAATTAGGATATATAATATACAATACTAAAGGTGATATAATTAAAAAATATAATAATTTAATAAATCATAATATAAAAATTAATAATAGTTTTATTCATGGAATAACTTCTGATATATGTTCAAAAAAAGGATTAATTATAGATGATGTACTAGACACATTTTATCAGGATTTAAAAGAGTGTGATGTATTAGTATGTCATAATGTTGATTTTGATAAAAATATTTTATTAAATGAAATTTATCGTATTAAAAAGATGGAGCTATATGAACACTTAAATAATAAATCTACAATATGTACTTTAAAGAAAACAAAAGAATTATATGGAAAACGTACAAAATTAAGTGATTGGTATAAAAAAAATTTTAATGATAATACTATACAAAATCACAGGGCATTGGATGATGTAATTATGACAGGAAAATGTTTTTTTAAATGTAAGATTTTAACAATTTAATTTATATTTTATTTTAATGTTTGAGTTTAAAATAAAAAATAATACTACTAAACCAATTTCTTTTTTAAAATTTGAAAGTAATCAAAATTATTCGTATATAATTAATAACACAGTTATTTCATCTAAAAATTATTTTATTATTAAAATACAACCAATTAATAATATGCCTATGATTATTAACTTAATTTTTTCTGTCGGAACTTTAGAAATTAGAAATTACTTACAAACTTATGAGGGGCAAAGTTTATTTATATTTAAAGGCATTGATAAATTAGACATTGTAAATAAAATTAAATATAAACCATCCCCTTTATTACCTCAAATTTCACTAGTTGATTCTATAGTATATTAAAAAAAAATGAAAAAATTTTATTTTAAGGTGTTATTATAAATATTATGTCACATATTTTAACTGATTTTGAATTAAAAATGACCCATGAATTAGATACTTCTACTAGAAAATCTATTGATCATACCAAACCACCAGACTTCACTTTTTTGTGCGGTCCTCCATTTGTGTCTGGCACATTTCATCATGGACACTATCTTAATATGACTATGAAAGATGTTATTCTTAAGAATAGAACAATGGAAGGTTTAAACGTTCCTAGAAAAATGGGATATGATACCCAAGGTTTACCGATTGAAATGATTATTCAAAAAAAATTTAATCTATCAAACTCTGATGATATTATTAAGTTTGGAGTTGATAGATTTATGGAAGAATGTAATAAGTTTGTCGATGAAAATATTGGAAATTGGAATGATATTATTCCTAGAATGGGGATTTCCCTAGAATTAGATGACCCGTATATTACTAAATCAAAAGATTACCGCGAAACAGAATGGACTGTATTTAAAACAATGTGGGACAAAGGACTTATTTATCAAGGTTATAAAGTAATGCCTTATTCATATGCTTGTCAAACTATGTTGAGTTTGAGTGAAGCAAAAGATAATTATAAGACTATCACTGATCTTTCTGTAGTTGTAAAATTTCCTCTCAAAAATACTGATTTAGTCTTGCTAGTATGGACTACTACTCCTTGGACCTTACTTAGTAATACTGCATTGTGTATTAACAAGAATCATGTTTTCGTACAAATTGATAATATGATTATTGCTAAAAATTCAACTGTAAAGGTTGAAGGAACTGTGATTCGTGAATTTACATCAGAAGAACTTATTGGACAAGAATATATTCCTCCATTTACTTATAATAAACAAGAAAAGTTTATCATTTTAGATGATGATTATGTAGGGTTAGATGGAACAGGAATTGTTCATCAATCACCTGCACATGGTGAAGATGATTATCGTGTTTGTTGCAATCATAATATTATTTCAAAAGAAGGAGAAGGATTGTTTTGTGTAATTAATGATAAAGGACAATTTACATCAGATGTACCAGAATATGAGGGACGTCTTTTTAGAGATTGTAATTTAGATATTGCAATTAATTTGAAAGAAAGAGGTTTTCTTTTTCAAAAACAAAATATTCATCATCAATATCCTCATTGTTGGAGAACTGATACACCACTTATTTATATGGTTAAAAAATCTTGGTTTGTAAATATTGATAAAATTAAGAAAGATTTAATTTCTAATTGTGACCAAATTACTTGGACACCTGAAAAAACAAAAACTCTTTTTATGAATTGGATTGATAACACACATGATTGGGCAATTGAACGCAGTCGTTATTGGGGATGTCCTATTCCTATTATGGAAAAAGACAGTTCAATTATTTGTTATTCAACTGAAGATGAACGAGATGCCTTGCTAAAAGAAGGATATACACAAATTCATGGAGTTCTTGATTGTTGGTTTGATTCAGGTTGTGCACTTTATGCTAGTAAAATGGTTGCACCTATTGATTTTGTGTGTGAAGGGACCGACCAGTTTAGATGCTGGTTTTATTACCTTAATATTATTTCAACTGTTATGGAAAATAAACCTGCTTTTAAACATGGTTTAGTAAATGGTATTATGTTGAATCATGAAGGAGTGAAGATGAGTAAGAGGCTTTCAAATTATACTCCTATTCCTACACTAATTAATACTTATGGAAGTGATGGTGTACGATTTTATATGTGTCTATCATCTATTGTTAAAGGAGATACTTTACTTTTCAAAGATGAAGAAGTATATGAAACAATTAGATTAAATATTATTAGATGGCAGTGTGCTTATAATTATCTTGCTGATAAAATTATTGAATTCCCTGATTATACTAGTAATAAACAGTTTAATGATTTGGATATTTGGATCCATAATAAACTACACAATACTTTTAATAAAGTAAGAGAGTTCCTACGTGATTATAATATTAAGAAAGCAGCTAAAGAATTATCTAACTTTATTGAATTATTAACTAATAGATATTTGAAATATAACAAGCCTACTTTTAAAAAGGGTGAATCTATTTTGATGTTAAAGTTAATTTTGAAAAACTTTTGTATTTTAATGTCTCCATTTACTCCTTTTATGAGTGATAAAATTTATCAAAAAATTAAAGATGATACAGAACCAGAATCTACTGTTTTATATAAATATGATGAAATGAAATGGTATGATATTACAAGTGACCCTGCACCAATGGATAATTTAATTAAAGTTGTAGATTCAATTGCCTTTATTAGAAGTAAAGCTAAAATTAATGTAAGACAACCTCTTAAAATTATTATTGCACATGAATCAAAAGAAATTCTTGATCAAGTTAAAACTTTAGAATCTATTTTGAAAAATATTTGTAATATTTTAACTATTAAATATGATTGTGTTGATAAATATGTGAGTAAAAATATTACAGTTAATAAAAAAGTAATTGGACAAAGATACAGAAAAGAATCAAAAAATATTTTACAAAAAATTGTAGATGGTACTTATACTCCAGCAGATGATGAGATTATTATTAAAACAACAATTAAACCATTGGAAGGATTTGTTGCTTGTGATGATGATGATTTTGTTATTTATGGTGATGTTAGATTAGATGATGAAATTAGAGATAGAATGATTACAACTGAATTTGCAGCTACTATTCAAAGATTAAGAAAAGAAGTATCTCTTAAACCATATAATGTAATTAAAGTTTATTATCAATGTAATTCAACACTTTCAAGAATGTTTGCAAAATATTATGATATTATTTATGATAAAGTGTTATATGATGTTATTAATGAAAAATATACTGGACCTGTTAAAAATATTATTATTAACAGACAATGTGATGATGTGTATATTTGGATTGTTAAAAATTAATTTATAATAATCCATAAATTAGATCATGAATAAAATAATATATTAATCTGATAAATGTGTTTATATTTTTATCTTCTTGTATATCAAATTCATCCTCCATATAGTAAATATTAGAAAATATTATCATAATATTTGCTTTAATTTAAAAAAAAATGAAAAATAAACTACTAATTACCATATCATTTATATATGACTTCGGAAAACACATATATGATATATAGAATGATGCTGAATGGTTATTCAGTAGATAAACAATTTCGTTCCCTTCCTAACGAATTTACTCACCAATTTTATAGTATGTTTGATACTAAATTTATTGACAAACAAATTAAGGAGAATAAAGTAATTCAAGATTATACTCCACTAATAACTGATGATGATTGTATTAAGAATATTAAGGAGCTTGCAAAGATTCATTCTTCGCAGTTTCCCACTTTTGAAAGCTATTTAATTATATTCACTAATCAAAAAGTTGATTGTGTGTTTTCAGTGTTGTTCTACAAAATTACTAATGTACATTTAATTGTTCCTTCGATGTTTTCAAAGTCTTCTGAACATATGAATCATGAATTGTTAGGACTTTTTCACAATCATATCAAATACCAAAATATGCAAGTAGGTTTTACTTCTAATATTATCAATTCTTTTATTGATAATATTATTGCTAAATTGTCAGAAGAAAGATTTTATGATTTGAAAACTTATTCATTTTTTGATGATTTGAAACTACCTTTGTATAATTATCAAATTGATAATGTCAATTGGATGATTAATAGAGAAAAAGACGGTTTTTCTTTTCCTATGATTTTTGATAAATTGTTAAAGTTTCCTGATGGAAGGTATCTAAATTATGACAAACAAAAATTTTTAACTGATAGTGAATTTATGGCAACAAATGTTTTTAATTTTAAGGGAGGTATTATTATGGATGATGTGGGAATTGGAAAAACTGTTCAAATGCTTTCATTAGTAAAACATGACCCAAGTGTAAAAACAGCAATTTTAGTTCCAACACATCTAGAAGAACATTGGAACAAACAAATGGTAAAACATTTTGCTACACCATTTACTAATGTAACAATTGTTCCTTTTGACAAGATCATATCAATTGATAGTTCTTATGATAGACTTATTATTGATGAAATTCATGAAATTTTTACTCTTAAACTTGACACTGTACTGTTCATGTTACCTAAAATTAAGTTTAGATGGGGATTATCTGCAACTCCTTTCCCTGAAGGAGTTAAGAACATTTCTGATATTCTCAAGTACTTAATGTGGGATACCTCTATTAACCCATTTTATATAAAGAGTTATCATTTGTTACCTATTTGGTACAATTTGTTGAGAAGTAATACTCATGCATCTGTAAGAGACCAAGTAAATATTGATTCTATTACTGAAAAGAATCATTTTATTCATTTGTTACCAATGGAAAGAAACATTTATAACACTGAGAAAATGCATCATAGTGAGAATTTAACAAAATTAAGAATGATTTGTTGTAACTTTCATATGATTTTTGATGATATTGAACCTGATAATCTTGTGAGCAAATCACACTTTATTAACACTACTATTGAGACTTACAAAAAAAATTATGAAGCAGAACAATCTACTCGTGACTTGCTAATTAAGAATATTAAAGAACTTGAAGAAACACTTGAACAATATAAGTTAAAGGGCACTACTTTTTACCCTGTGTTTAAAGAACTAAGTGATTCTTTAATACATTACAAACATAAATTAACAAATCAATTGCTTAGGGTTGAATCCACAAAAGCACAATATGAACATATTAGTTCATGTTTGGAAGATTCGGAGGAATGTCCTATTTGTATGGATGAACTACCAGAGTCCTTTTATGTTACAAAGTGTAAACATTTCTTCTGTAAATCTTGTTTTGATATGTGTATTAAACCACAATCTAAATGTGCAGTATGTAAAACAATAATTGGTGCAAATGATTTTAAGTATGTAAATGGTGCAGATATGTTTCAAACATCTTCTAAAATTTCACAGATTATTAAGATTTTAAATGAGACTGATGAAAAGTTTATTATTTATACTCAATTTCCAGAAATTGTACATAACCTGGTTGAAATTTTAAACAAATTAAACATCAAAACAACTGTCTTGAAAAAGGGGTCGCTTGTAGATTTTAGTGTTGATACACGTGTAGTAGTTGCATCATCTACAACTGAATCTTCAGGAATTGATTTGACATATTTTAACAATATGATTATTTTTGAACCATATGTACATAACTATCTTTATATGAAATCATACGAAAAACAAATTATTGGTAGAATTAACAGGATTGGTCAAACTAAACATTGTAATGTTCATCGGTTAATTTCTACAGATACAATTGAGTCCGATATTTATGCTGAAGGATTATAGTATTATTTTATTACAAATAATATTTATTAAAATATTGAATTATTAACTAATGGGATATTTATTTTATTTATAATAATGCAACAAAAAAATATAAAAGAATATATTCAGGTACCATCATTCAACAAAAACTCGTTATATAATTTATATTTTGGTAGAAATGATAGTGTTGATCTGTCTAACATTCCTAATTATATAACTCATATTTATATTGATTATGATAATTTTTTCATATTAAGCTCAACATCATGTCCATCACTTACACATGTCAGATGGCCATCACATTTAGAAAGTATTGAGTTTCCTATTCATTTTAATCAACCTATTGAACATATTATATTTCCTGATTCATTAAAACGTATGGTATTAACTCAAGGTGACAGTTTTTTCAACTACCCTATTTACAGGTTTAAATGGCCCAAATCACTTATTGAATTAACTTTTTATCAAAGAAATCATTCATTAAAAGGTATTCAACTTCCTAATTTAAAATATTTGAATATATGTGGAGAATATAATTTAAAATTACCAGATTCAATTGAAACACTATATTTACAAAGGTTTGTTCCATTACCTTCACATGAAGTATCTAAAGAATTACTTTTACCTAAATCGTTAACTAAATTAGTTTTTGGTTCAGGTTTTGATGACTCTCTTGAAATTATAAAAAAATGGCCTGATTCATTAACTACTTTAACTTTTGGTTATAATTTTAATCAAGCAATTGAAAAAGTCAAATGGCCAAAATCATTAACCACTTTAACTTTTGGTTATAATTTTAATCAAGCAATTGAAAAAGTCAAATGGCCTGAATCATTAACCACTTTAACTTTTGGTTATAATTTTAATCAAGCAATTGAAAAAGTCAAATGGCCAAAATCATTAACAACTTTAACTTTTGGTTATAATTTTAATCAAGCAATTGAAAAAGTCAAATGGCCAAAATCATTAACAACTTTAACTTTTGGTTATAATTTTAATCAAGCAATTGAAAAAGTCAAATGGCCTGAATCATTAACTACTTTAACTTTTGATGATACATTTAATCAACCGATTGAAAATGTATGTTGGTCTAAGTCATTAACTACTTTAACTTTTGGTGAAAACTTTAAACAAACAATTGAGTTTTTACCAGAAAATTTAGAAAAATTAAAATTAAAATTAAAACTAAAAATTGTAGATATGTCATATATGTATGTTACACCTAATTTACCAAACTCTCTCAAGTTGATTGAGGTGTATATGGCAGATTATATACAACCATTTATTAATAATATGACTAATATATTGAAAGAACATTTTACCGTTGAGACTCATCCATTCATTAAAAATTGGTTTTATTTTATTAGAAAATACCAATAATATGTTAATTTATTTTATAACTTATTTTATTAAAAAATTGAAAAAGTAAGTATCTAATAGGCTCTAAATATAAAAATATATAAGAGAGGCTGTTGGAGAGAGCTCTAGGTAACCCGTCCTTAGAAAGGGGTATTGCTAGTAGAACACTAGATAGTCAGATAAGACGATAAAATCAGGTAACCCGTCCTTAGAAAGGGGTATTGCTAGTAGAACACTAGATAGTCAGATAAGACGATAAAACACAGGTTTTACAAACATAGTAGGGAAGATGAGAATATCAAACAGAGTTGAATCGTTGCCATTTAGTTGGCTGAATCATTAACTGTAAGGCGTACGGATCTTACAGCTCTTTTGACTAGTGTGAAAATGTTGCCACCTTTTTTACATTAGATTTCTTATTAACCTTGTTATGGAAGTATTACTGAGTGTGATACACTGACATGCTTGCCTTCGTGCCTAGGGGTTTAGGGTCCTCTATTCTGAATTGTTTCAGGTATTGTATTGTTTTGTTAGTTCATGAGTAACACCTCTTTTTGTCAAATAAATCTCAAACGTCAGGATCCTCAAAGAGGCTAATCCGGTTAAGAGAGTGATGATTTCAAAGTGTATCTCAATGTTCAACCCGTCCTATGTAATGTAGGCAGTCAGTACAATTATTTTGTTGCAAGGAAGATAATGTTCCATCCTGTGTAGGCGCACTGGTCTGTTTTTAACAGATTACACTACAATACAGGTTCCTGTGAAGAACATAGAAAACGGCATGTCAGGTGTACCCGTAGCCCCCGGTTAGGCTTTGGTATTACACTTAATAGGGATTTTAATCGGCAGTATTTCCACCAATTTCAAGACCCACCCGACTTCCACCACTTCAACCGCTGCAGCAACCGCAGTACCCGCAGCCGTCGCTGCATCCACCGCCACCACATTGGCACCAGCTCTATCAAGAGCATCCACAGTAGCAAGACATGCTACAGGAGAAGCAACCACTGCTTCCCATCTCCACAACTACACTTTGATGCAATCCAGCTTCACTGAGAGTAGTATTTCAGGTGCTTCTTCAGCATCCGCAGCCGCCGCTGCATCTTCCAGGGACACTACCCCTGACTTTACTCCTTTTTTGGAGTATCCCATGAATGCCACTGAGAGAAAGGCAGCCATGAAGGGACTTAAAGTTGGAGTTGTTCAAGACGGCTCACTAAAGTTCCACGCAGTCCAGCTGGACAACAAAAAGACCATGCCCGGACCGGGGTTCGTCAAGGTGTCACCAGCAGACAAATCTCGGTTGATGAAAATCGGGAACACTGCAGGTGGTCTTCAAGTCCTTTCTGCCCAGTTGGACACGCGGAAGCCACAAAGGTTCATCTGCACCCGCATTGCATTGGGTAGTGGAAAGAAGGTGAAGAAGGTTTCTACTACCAAGTGCTCCCGAAACTGCAAAGCTGCACACTCTTTGAAGGAACAACGTCCCACCAAAGCCTTCGAAAGGGTTCAGGAGATGGTGAATTGTGCCATGGACTATGCTGTGTCTGAGACTGAGATTGAGGTCGAGGTTGAGGACATTGCTTGCGAGGCAATCGCGAAGTTCATGCACACAAAGGGAGTGTTCGCGAAAACTGTGCCATTTATCCGTGAATATTTGGCACACCACTCCAGTCTTGTCAGATTGATGGTGACTCTTACATCCACTTCAAGTGAGAGCACAATCCCTGTCAAGTTCCTCCAAGACGGAACCCGTCCAGGCGAGAAGAAAGTGAACATTTTCGTGCTTTACTACTACTTCTCCATCTGGATCAAGCACTTGTGGATGTATGGTGTTCCTGATGAGGTAGCATCCCATCTTACGGAGCCACTTGTGCAAGACATGCTGGCAGTTCAGCCCTGTTTCACGATTGGGGTCAAGTCGTGTGGCATTGCCGAACCCATCTTGTGTGAGATCATCCGCCGTACTCTGGTGTGCAAGTCCATTAGGTGTCCTGGAGGGATCAACTGCCGTCGTGGTGTTCATGAGTTGGTGAAATGGACAAGCCCTACACACTTCACGGCCGAAGGATACGAATCACACTATCTTCCTTCATCCATCGTTCCTCAGGAAAGTTTTACGGTGATGACTTCCACATTCGAGGGTTTCGCCGTTCACACTCCTACTGAACACACATCCGCAACTGGTGCTGCAGCCGCTGCTGCTTCTTCTGCTGCTTCTGCTGCTTCTGCTGCTTCTGCTGCGATTGGAGTCTCGTGTCCCTCATTGGACACACTCAAGCCACGATCTGTTTCTGATCGTGATGCAGAGGCCTCCAAGATTGAAGAGCTTACAAAAAAAGCTCACGATCATGCACAGAAGCAAAAGGCAGCTGCCGCCAGTGCTACCACAAAGGCAGTAAACCCCTTGGGTATGTTGGATGTAGATACCCAAAAGGAGTTCACTCGAATTCTTTCAGATAAGAGTTTGACACCTGCCGAAATGGTGGCTACAATGATGGAGTCACACCGTGTTGCCTTCCAGCACTTTTACGGTGAGACCCGTCGTGGATTGAACCGTTTGTACACTGGACACCCTGAAGTGAAGCACTGCAAGCGGACACCCGAAGTCAAGACACGGATGGCAAGTGTAATGGCGGACACTGGACTCAGTTTGTCGGAAGCCCTTCCCCTACTGAGCAACAGTTTGTTGTGTGCGTTCCCCAAGGAATACTCCACACTCAACACCGTGTCACCATCAATCACTGGTTGTGCCAAGTTGCGAAAGTGGTCCCAGGTCTTGGACAGAGCTAGGGTTTTCAAGAAGCAATACCTTGCTGAACGAATCAAGGCTCTCAAGCTCAACAAGAACCACAAGACACCACTCCCCGTACGAAACTTCATCGAGTGGTTGGTGGGAAAGTCAGTGCCATCACGGCTCCGGGGGAACAACCAGGCTTTGATGAAGTGTTTGCCTGCTCTTTCTGAGTATGCCATGGCAAAGACTTCTAACAGCACCTTCACAGCTTTCCTCACCAAGGGAGGCCTGTTGAAGGACGGTGAACTCGTGGTTGGTGCTGATATTCTCAACTCTTGTGATCCTCAAGATGTAGAGAAGTGGACACTGCTCCCCTCCAACAAGCCTTCATTCATGGAGTACATGACTAACTCTACCATGTGGGATTGGTTCATGGAACAGCCAACTGAAATCCAGAAGGAGTTCTACGAGAAGTGGAACATCAACAAGAAAGCAACACGGAAGATGGTAGAGTGGATCACCAAGCCACGACCTTCTACCGTTTCACTTGATGATGCATGGACTATGGCAATGAATGGTGAGGAACTTCCTGTCCTCACCACTGTAGATGATCGGCTATCATCTTACAGTGATGCAGTGCACCTTTTCCCTGTTGTGTTGGAAGCTCTCAAGAGAACAGATGAACAAGCAGTCCAATTCACAGCTCCCATCACCAAGGACTTGGACTTTAACACCAGGTTCACTGGGGAGCTAACCACGGGAGATGCCTACAACACTGCCTGTTGGTTGTGCCGTCATGCCTCCAAAACTCTCCCAGTACCTGCATCTGTTGCTCTTCAGGCATGCACTAAGCTCGAGGATCTTCCGTGCAATGTGGATGAGACAACTAAGGTGTGGACATGTGAGGTCATTGATGGGACAATCACTGAAGAGGTACATCAACTGTACAGACTTGCCAAAACAAGAGCAGGAAATCCAGCAGTTCCCAAGCACGGTGTTTCTAAGAATTGCCGTATTAGGTTGGGATCCTTCCTCATGATGATGGAAGACAAGAGTGACAGTTCTCACAGTCCTGTTGCTCTTGGCACTACACCTTACAGTGAAAGTGTCGACACAATTGTTGGAGATGCCACTGCACCTAGTATGGAAGATGCATGTGATCTCTTCACAAGTGACACCCCTGACTCACCAGACACACACGTCTTCTTTGAGTGGACCAACATTACCAGTGCTAAAGGGCAACGCAGTTCCAAGCATTTGTTCAAGCTAACACCCAAATGTGTAGAGGCAACACAATTGGTAGAGCTGTGGTTCCTCCCGGAAGGAAGAGACTCCCGGGCAAAGGCGGTTGCTTGTTTCACCCAAGCTTTGGAAAAAGCAATGTCCTTTGTTGGAAGTGTTTCTCTGATGAAGAAGAGTTTCCCTTATGTGACAGTTGAGAAGGTGACAGGAGAGGATGATAAGATGGTGACCGTGAACAAATCCTCAATGGTGCTTACTGTGAGTGCAAAGACGAGAGGTGTGGGCAAGATGTCCCATGAGGAGATGAACATGCAACTGTTTGACACACTGCCGATTGTGTGTAGCTCTGACACTTCCACCCCAAAGTCGTTTGCTCATCACTGGACACAAAAGACAGCACCTATGTCATGTGGAGTGGATGACACTGACAGTGTGGCTTGTTCTGAAGCTGCTGTTCCTGCAGCAAGGTCGAAGAAAGCAAAAAGGGCACACAAGCGTCTACTTCAAGCAGCTGCCGCCACTGCTTCTGCACCAGCTGTTGCTGTTGATGGTCCTAGTGTTTCTTCTTGTGCAACCAGTGCCAAGGTCACACGAAGAACCAAACGCAAGATGGAACAGTTGAAATTGTCATTGATTGCTGCTGGTCTTGAGGAGGAGAAAGTTGCTGCATCTATGAAAGCCTTGAGTGTTTGAGTGTTTGAGTGTTTGAGTGTTTGAGTGTTTGAGTGTTTGAGTGTTTGAGTGTTTGAGTGTTTGAGTGTTTGAGTGTTTGAGTGTTTGAGTGTTTGAGTGTTTGAGTGTTTGAGTGTTTGAGTGTTTGAGTGTTTGAGTGTTTGAGTGTTTGAGTGTTTGCGTATAAGTGTTTACATGTATGAAGTTGAATCTAATTCAGCAAACGGCTTCCCGTGGCATTGAGTTTTACATATACCTAATGGTATCATGTTCAACACAATGTTGTAATCTCACCAGTGTAAAGGAGCCTTGACGTGGCTGGGGGGCTTATAGTAATTGTTCTTAAAAGAACATTTACTGTTCTTTTAAAAATAATGAAACCAATACCTTTACAAAAAATATTTAAAATTTTAAACGTTTTTTGTACACTTTTTGTTATTAATTATTAATAAAATAAAGTACTACTTGGTTACCGTATTGTTTTTGGTATATTTTGTGGCTTAACATTTTCACCACAAAACCGCATGGGTGCAACTGGAACAGGTCTAATAAATTTTAGAGCAGGGTTTTCCTTTGCAGTTGCAATCTTAGTCTTAGTACTAGCTGATGTTAAAAAGGATTAACACCAAATGCATTAGTGTTTGATGGGTTAGATGTGAATACAGTAGAAGAAAAATGACAAATTTTTTTTTCAATTTTTATAAATTTAACAGTTAAAATAATAGTTTTAATATTATAAATTAAAAAGTTAAAAGAACATTTTCCCTGACATCTATAAATGTTCTACATAAGTCAATACGTTTCCAATCAAGACACTCAGAGCATTCTATTAAAATTTGTTTAGTTAAATCTCTTGTGTAACATAATGAATTCCAATCAATAATATTTTTAAACTTAATTTTTTGGTTTTCATTTAGATATACTGTGTTGATATTCCACTTGATATATTTATAATATTTTTCAATAAATACATCAATTTCATTTTTAGTACCATTTAATTTACCAATATTAATACTATTTAAAATAGTACAATATAAATCTTCTTGTGTAAAATTAGATAAAATCGCTTCAATTGATTTTGGATGAATTTTTTGTGTTTTAATCAAATCAATAATTTTCTGAATATTTATTTTAAATTTATATGGATATTTTTGAATAAATTCATCAGGAATATAATGATTATAATCTCTTTTTAAATGCCATGCATCAAATAAATTCATATCTACAAGATCTGGTTTAGTAAAAAAATCTGCTGATTTCAAAATAATTGGATTAATTGACATAATATAAATTATATGTTTATTAATTTAATTTTTCATTTTTTATTAAATTAATAAATATAAAAAAATTGAAAAATTAAATGTATATTGTTTCTATAATTAAAAATAAAGTATGACCCGGTTAAGTCTTTAAACTAAGCCCCATGTGATACAGCACATGAGACCTAAAATGTCTATAATCTTTTCATCTTAATCCAGATGTATGTTGGTGCTATAATCGCATTAGGGAAATGCGCTTGAACTAAACAAGTAAAAATAATTCCCATGGTTAAGGGAAGCAGCTTAAATAAGATGGCATGATAATCTTGTTGCTGTATGTTCTAGTCAATACCGAGCATAGGCGGTTAAAACCGCGCTAAAGTAAAATAGGAAATAAAGGCTTCCAAATAATACTTTAGAAGTAAGTTAATGTTAATCCTCTTACAGACAAAGGATAACAAACCATATATGAACGTGATATATGAGGATTTTCAAGAGACATCTTGGTTATTACAGATAATGAATTAAAGTAATAATTAGGTTGACCCATTAAGTCCTGAACATTTAGGGGTCTATAAATATACTGACTTTAAAAGGTTAAACGGGGCACCGTGGTCATTTTTTCGGACTTGTATGGATGCATATATAGTAACCCTAAAATGATTGTTAGTAAGGGGCACCTTGCTAAACGGGACACCGTGTTATAAGTATTAACTTAGTGTCTGCTGTTATCATTCACTAAAATAAATCTTATAATGTTCCAGGTAAGTCACTTGTGGCGAACGGTAAATACCGTGCTTTTATGGGGAAAGTATAGAGATGTCTATATGTTTTCATTATATGAGTGTTTAGTGGGATGACCTGCAAACGGGACGCCGTGACTTTGTGATATATAAATCTAATGGTAATTTTTATCATTATGTAGTAAAATACAAAGTTGTAACCCATCAACTGTAAGGAGCCTTGACGTGGCTGATGGGCTTAAGTAGTTATTCTATAAGAATAGCTACACCAAGCTAATTCTTTTAATAACAAAAAACCAATACCTTACAAAAACCTAACACGTATTTTAATCAACCAATTGAAAATGTGAACTGGCCAAAATCATTAACTATTTTAACTTTTGGTCACAATTTTAATCAACCAATTGAAAAGGTTAGATGGCCAGAATCATTAACTAATTTGGCTTTTGGCATAAAATTTAATTATCCTATTAATAAAGTAGTGTGGCCACAATCACTTACATCCTTAACTTTTAGATATGATTTTAATCAGCCACTAGAAAATGTTAAATGGCCTAATTCATTAACTAATTTAACTTTTGATCACAATTTTAATCAACCAATTGAAAATGTGAAATGGCCAAAATCATTAACTAACTTAGCTTTTGGTCACAATTTTAATAAATCAATTGAAAATGTGAAATGGCTAAAATCATTAACTAAATTAGCTTTTGGACACAATTTTAATAAACCAATTGAAAATGTACAATGGTCTAATTCGTTAACTACTTTATTTTTTAACTTTGCTTTTAATCAACCAATTGAAAAAATAAATTGGTCTAATTCATTAACTAATTTAACTTTTGGAAAATTTTTTAATCAACCAATTGAAAATGTACAATGGCCTAATTCTTTAACTACTTTAATTTTTAACCAATCTTTTAATCAACCTATTGAAAATGTTGATTGGCCTAATTCCTTAACTACTTTAAAGTTTGGATGGAAATTTAATCAACCAATTAAAAAGGTTATGTGGCCAAAATCATTAACAACTTTAACTTTTGGATACAATTTTAATCATATAATTAATAAAATAAAATGGCCCCCGTTATTAGCTACTCTCATCTGTGAATTTGACCAACCAATTGATAATATTCAATGGCCTGATTCATTAACTACTTTAACTTTTGATTCTCTTTTTAATCAACCAATTGAAAAAATTAAATGGCCTGACACATTAGCTGTTTTAATTTTTAAAAATAATTCTATTTTTAATCAACCAATTGAAAAAATTAAATGGCCTAAATCATTAACAACTTTAACTTTTGGAAAATATTTTAATCAACCAATAGAAAAGGTAAAATGGCCAGTTTCATTAACTACTTTAACTTTTGGATACAATTTTAATCAACCAATTGAAAATGTCAAATGGCCAAAATCATTAACTACTTTAACTTTTGATGACGATTTTAATCAACCTATTGAAAATGTTAATTGGCCAGATTCATTAACTACTTTAACTTTTTATGGAAGGTTTAACCAACCAATTGAAAAGGTTGAATGGCCAAAGACACTAACAACTTTAACTTTTGGATACAATTTTAATCAACCAATTGATAATGTCAAATGGCCAAAATCATTAACCACTTTAACTTTAGATGGAAATTTTGAGCATTCCTTAGATTTTTTACCTGAAAATCTAAAAAATATAACTCTTTCCACCTCTTGTAAAACTACAATTTTAAATAATTTACCATATAATTTAAAATGTATTAAAATTAAAGCTTATAATTGTAAATCATGTGAACCTATAATTTTAAGATTACCACCAAATTTAAAAAATAAAGTTATTATAATTTAAAAATTAATATTATATTTTTTTATTCATTATTTGTTATAATAAATAATATGTTTATAATATTTAATGATTAAATTGTTAATTTTATTTAACCAATTAAAAATATAACTTTTGGAGATGAGTTTATTCAACCTGTTAATAAAATAATATGGCCTAAAACAATAAGCTACTCTAGTTTTTGGTAATAAATTTAATCAACTAATTGATAAAGTTTAGTAAATGGTCAGAATCATTATCAATTTTAATATTTGGTATTCAATTTAATCATTCAATATAAAATTTAATTATCCATATTATTTATATAATTTACCTTCTAGATTAGATTTTATTAAAATTATAATATTTCGTAAAAATAATGTATATTATGAAGAAACATCCTAATTATTTAAAAATAAATATATTTTAGTATACTAATTAATAAAAATTGAAAAAATTTGTATATCTAAGTACTATTTATAAAAAACTTTTATATCATGCCTAATGCAGTACCTCATGCTGTATCAGCCACTTTAAAACAAGAATTTAAAAATCTTGTTCCCATCATACCACTCTCAACTAATGTACCTTCAATTAACACTCTAAATAACTGGTATAAAACACCTGTTAAAAATTTAACAAATATTGTAAAATATGCTAAATATTATCATGCAACTCATCTTAATAAATTAGATAATATTAACACAAATATTCTTTATATTTTCTTAACATCTTTAAAATATAAGACATGTCATACACCTGTAATTAAAATAGGTTATGCATCAAATTTACCCAAGAGACATAAAGAGCTAGAAAGTAAATTTGATTGTACCATGTTATTATTATCTCATTTTAAATGTGAAGGAGAATTTAGAGAGAAACAATTACATTTAGCTTTAAATATAAATTTTCCAAAACTATCAATAAAATTTAAAAAAAATGAAAAAAAATTAGAAGAATGTTATTTGTTAAATGATAATATAATGAAACAGACATATAACATTCTTATCAAAGATATTCAATATCAAGAACAACTTACGAAACAGGAAGTTGAAAAAACAAAACAAGAGGTTGAAAAAACGAAACAAACTGAATGTATTGAAACTACTAAACAAGAGGTTGAAAAAACGAAACAAACTGAATGTATTGAAACTACTAAACAAGAGGTTGAAAAAACGAAACAAACTGAATTTATTGAAACTACAAAACAATTAAAATTAAATATATTTGATAAATTATTAGATAAAAATGTAGATAATAATTTATTAAATAAGTTGTTAGACTTTTAATTTATTAATTTTAAAATGAAGTTAATTGGATAATTTACAAGATGACATTAGTAATAATATATATACTTTAACTTTTAATAAATCTATTGAAAAAGTAAAATGGCCTAACTCACTAACTTCCATGACTTTTCACGGACGCTTTAATCAACCTATTAATAATGTAAAATGGCCTAAATCATTAACTGCTTTATCTTTTGGAAATAATTTTAATCAGCCATTAGATTTTTTACCAGAAAGTTTAAAAGAATTAACCTTAAATTCAACTTATAACCATGATTTAAGTAATTTACCTTCAGGTATAAATCGTATTCAACTCAACTATCATAACTCTTACCGGCATAAAGTACCTACACATTTAAAAAATAAACTTTATCCAATTAATGAATTATATAAAAAATGAAATTATTATTGTTTATATTTATAATCAAATAATATGTCTATAATAATACATAATAATAATGTTTTATCACATATTAATAGCAATATACACACAATTACATGTGATTTTGATCAACCAATTGAAAATTTAGAAATACCTAAAACAATTACAACTATAATTTTCTGTAATAGTTTTAATCAACCAATTGAAAATGTAAAGTGGCCTGAATCATTAACTACATTAACTTTTGGAAGAAAGTTTGATCAACCGATTGAAAAAGTTCAATGGCCTAAATCACTAACTACTTTAACTTTTGGAAGAGAGTTTGATCAACCAATTGAAAAAGTTCAATGGCCTGAATCATTAACTCATTTGAGTTTTGGAGATAGTTTTAATCAACCAATTGAAAATGTAATATGGCCCAAATCGATGACTAATTTAACTTTTGGATATAATTTTGATCAACCAATTGAAAATGTGAAATGGCCAGAATTATTAACTACTTTAAAATTAGGATATACATTTAATCAGCCAATTGATTATGTAAAATGGCCCAACTTATTGTCTACTTTAATTTTTGGTGGATTTTTTGCTAGGTCTATTAAAAAAGTAAAATGGCCTGAATCATTAACTACTTTAACGTTTGGATGGAGGTTTAATCAACCAATTGAAAATGTAAAATGGCCTAAATCATTAGCTTATTTAACTTTTGATAAACATTTTAATCAACCAATTGAAAAAGTAATATGGCCTGAATCATTAACTACTTTAACTTTTGGATATGATTTTAATCAATCAATTGAAAAAGTAATATGGCCTGAATCATTAACTACTTTAACTTTTGGTTATACTTTTAATCAGCCATTGGATTATGTAAAATGGCCTAAATCTTTAACCACTTTAATTTTTGGTGTAAAGTTTAATCAATTATTAGATTTTTTACCAGAAACTATTAAAAAATTAACTATTGCTTCAAAATACAACCAAAATTTAGATAATTTGCCTTTACACTTAACTAAAAATAAAATTAAACATAATAATTATATAGTATTTGGTTAGTTTATTTTATATAAACAGTTTTAATTTAATATTTTTAACGGGAAAAATGTTAAAAATTGATTTATATATATATTAGTATTATATGATATATATAAATTAATGTCAACTTATACAACTTACAAATGTGAGATTGATGGATATGAAGCTACTCAAAAAATACATATGGATGAACATTTAGAATCTAAAAAATATAAACAATCTGAAAAAATATTTAGATTAGAGCTAGAAAAAGAAAAAAAATTATCATTAAAAGAAAAATATGGTACAAGTAATATTAATAAAATTATTAAAAAATTAAGATGTAAAAAAGTAGAAACTTTACATGATTCGGAAATATCAGATGATACCACCTATATGTCAATTAGTTCAAAAGAAGCTATGAAAGATACCATTCATGAAATTCATAATTTTTTAAGAAACAATGGGGCAGGTTATGGAATGAATGCTTTGAAATTATTTACTCTCTTTTATGGTCTAGCTAAGATAGAAGTGAACGGTCATTTTGAAAAAACTGGACTGAGTGATGTATGTAAATTTAGTAATATTAGAAAGGAGTTTAAAAAAAATAAAGAAATTGGGATGGATTATTTACATGAAAATATTTTTTCTGAAATTTATGAAAATAATAAAGTAAATAAAATGCTTGTTTGTGAAATTCCTGAAAGTGCAACACCATATTTAATTAAAGAACTTGTTTTCAAAGTAAATAATTTAATTAAAAAAGAACAAGATATGGATTTTCAATTAGCAGGTAAAATTTATGAATATTTTGTTGGAAGAGATCAAAGTGCCATTAGTGAGCTGGGAGCCTACTTTACCGATAGACATATTACAGATTATATTTATGAAAATATTCATTCTCCAATATTAGATGACAAGGGTAATGTAGAAACCATGGTTGATCCTTTTGGTGGTTCTGGTGGTTTTACACTAGGCTATATTTCATATCTTAAAAATAAGTATCAAAATATTAATTGGACAACAGACTTATCAAAAATATATCATTTTGATATGAATTTAGATGTAGTTAAATATGCCATGTTAGAAATGTATTGTTTAACAGGAGAATTTCCTCAAAGTGAACATTTAAGAACTATTAATTCATTCAAAGATGATTTTAAAAATCAAAAAGGAAACATGAAATTTAAAAATATTTTTACTAATCCGCCTTATGGTGGTGATAAAATAACAAAGTCTGAAACTACCGAAAAAATGGAACTAATAAAAAAACATTGTGAAGATTTTCTTAAGAAAAAATATAAACTTAAAAATATGAAACAGATATCTAATATTAAAAATATAGATAGTAAAGATAAAGCAAAATTAGATCAATATGATACAATATATAAAAAACTCAATGAAATTAAAAAAGAAAATGAAGCTAAAACAGTATCTTTATTAAATTCATCTCCACGATTTCAATTATATGCTAAACAAAATAAAATTGACTCTTCCAAATGTAAGGATAAAGAAGCTGTGTCATTTTTAATGATGATGGATTTACTAGAAGAAGGTGGGACGGCTGTAGGAGTATTAAAAGAAGGAATTTTCTTTGATAGTAAATATAAATATTTAAGACAACATTGTGTTGAAAATTTTAAGGTAGAAAAAGTTGTTAGTATAGATGCATCACAATTTGAAAATACCTCAACAAAAACATCAATTATTAAATTTTCTAATACAGGAAAAACTGATCAAATAGAATTTTATGATTTAATTATAGAAAAGGATGATATAACAGAAGTTCAAGAACAAGAAGATGGAACTTTTGAAATTGTAAAAATTAAAGGTAAAATTACAAGAGTTCATGATAAATTAGTATCAAAAGCTACTTATCAAGAACTAGTTGAAAATGAATATACTTTTAATCATAAAAAATATAATAAAAAAAAACTTATTCCAGGTGATGGTTATAAAATGGTAAAACTAGGAGACATTGTGGAATTTTTACCTAAAAGTAAAAGAAAAGCATCTTTTGGTAAAGAAATAGGTAAATATAATTTTTATACATCAAGTGATAAAGTTAAAAAATGTGATGAAGCTGATTATAATGAGGAATGCTTAATAATAGGTACAGGTGGTAATAGTTGTATTCATTATAATAAAAATAAATTTAGTTGTTCTGGTGATACTATATTATTAAAATATAATAAAAATATAGAATATAATTATTTTGTTTTTAATTGTATCTGGGATTATTTATTAAGTCAAATGAATGGTTCTACAATTAAACATGTAACCAAAAATTTACTAGAAAACTTTACTATCCCCATCCCAACATCGGACAAAAAAATTAAATACTGGGTGGATAGAATTAATAAACCATACAATAAGATTCAAGAGTGCAGAGATAGGTTAAAAGAATTGGAAGATAAAGTTCAAGAAGATATTCAAACAATGTTAGAGGAAAATGATACGGAAGAGGTGGAGTTAGGTGTATTATGTGATATTAATAATAAACAAATAAAAAGATTTAATACTTCTTATGGAACTAAATTAAAAAATAAATATAGATTTTATACAGGTTCTGCCAACGATATTTATTATTGTAATGATTTTAATATAAAAGATTACGTAATCATTTTAAACAAAACAAATGGTAGCGGTAAATGTAATATATTTTTAGATAAAAAAATATCTTGTGCAAAACAAACATACATATGTCAATCTAAAAATAAAGAAATTGAAACAATATATTTATATTACTTTTTAAGAAAAAATAAGTTAAAATTAGAAGAGGGCTATATAGGTGCTTGTCATAAAAATTTAGATATAAATTTTTTAAATAAATTTAAAATAACTTTACCAAAAGATCGTAAATTAATTGATTCATTAAATCCTCTATTTAGTGAAATTGATAATTTAAATGAAGAATTACCCAAACAAGAAACACTTTATCAACAATATTTAGATGAATTAAAAGCTGAAGCTATTAAAGAGGAAATGGAAGATTTACAATTAGAAACAAAAGTTATTAAAAAATCAAAAAAGGAAAATAATAAGAAAACTAATTCAAAAATGATTAATTTATAAATATAATTTAGATGCATGATTTATTAATATATATGTCAAAACCAATGAATAAAAATTATAATTTTAAGTCTTTTAAAATACATTATAATTATATTTATTATCAAAATAATAATAATAATAATAAAAACAAAGATAATATTATTAAAATATATAATTTAGAACAATTCAAATCTCATTTTAATAATTCAAGTAATTATAATAAGGGAAAAAATAGTACTAAAAATGATAATAAAAATTTACAGTTAGTATTATATGGGTTATGTCCTTTAAAAAATGATAATAATATTGATTATGAAACAATAGGAGATTTAAAATATAATAATAATTATAATTATCAAATTGAAGCAAAATGTTATATTAAAAATGAAGAAAAAATTATAGATAATATTATAAAACAAATAAATACAAATAAAAATAAAGATTTTTTAGAAGATGTACGTATGACTAATAAAAGGCATACTATGGTTAATAAAAAGTTTGAGAGTAATTATTTATTATTTTATTTTTTGAGAATATCTATTGATAAAAATATATATAATCAAATATACAATCCCTTAAAATATAACGAATTATATAAAAATTATATAAAAGATTTTAAAAATAAAATAAATGAAATGAAAGATATAAATATTATAAATGAAAATATAGATAAAATAATTAGATTTTCAAAAGAAATACATCCAAATAAAGTTTTTTTAAAATCAAAAGGTGAATTATTAACTTTTGTTTTATTAATATTGTCTTTAGACTTTAAAATTGAGGCGAATCAAAAATTATTACCAAATATAAATTCAGATAGAAAATTAGAATTTGATTTTTATTTTGGTGATAATAATACTATAATTATAATTGAAGTAGATGGAACACAACACAAAAAAGAAAATAAAACAAGTAAAAATGATAAAATAAAAGATTTGATGATTAAAGAATTAAATGATCTAGAAAATAAAAAATTAATGAATATAATTAGGTTTGATAAATTAGATTCAAACAATATTAAAAAAGATAAATTTGAAGAGATGTATAACAAATTATTTGAAATAACTACTTCTTGTAACCTAGATATTTCATCAAAAAAAGAATGTATAGTTAAACATCTATGTAATTTTTATATAAAATTAAAAACAGAAATATTTAATTATTCAATAGAGTATGACACTGATAAAATAAGTAATTTAGAAAAAGGTTTATCAATTTATAGAGATATTTTTAATAAATCAATTGAATATAAGAATAAATCAAAAAACATTATTATATAATATTACTAAAAAATATACCATAAAATTATAAATACTATTTAATAATAATATTTATAATTAAATCCTTTCAATTATATATACATAACCTGAAAACCACCTCATCCTTTTTGATTACTTGCTTTTTGTACATTTTCAATAGGGTTATATAATTTTATAAAAAATGTTTCTTTATTATGTGTGTTTTCTCTTATAATAAATTTTAATATTAGTACCTAAATTTGTTTTATAATTAATAAATATACTTTTCAAAGTGTTCATATCATTATATTTTCCAACATAAATTACATTATTTATATTTTTCATATTTATATAGCTTATTTTATCCATTATAATTTGCAATAACATTACTTTAAATATATACTTTAATCTATAATAATGAAAATACTAGAAACAGATATTCTAGATAAATCTAATAAAGAATTATTTAAATCTTTAAAAAGAAAATGTAATAATGATCAATCTAAACTTGTTAAAATTAAAGAAGTCTAATGTTTTATGAACCAGTAATTATAGATGATTATAAAAATAATAAATATCAATTATTAGATGGAAATCATATATGTTATGCATGTAATGAATTAGGTTTCGAATATATCTATGCATTTTATCAAGAAGATATTGGAAAAATAATAATTATATAGATATAATAAATAAAGATTTATTAAGTATTTTTAATAATATGGAAACATTAAATTTTGAAGAATTTATTACTTTTATAAAAGATTACAAAATACAAAACCATTTTTATAACAAACATTTAAGTGGTAAACAAACTAATAATAATATAAATTTATCAATTATTGATATAAATTACAAAGATAATAATATTTCTATTAATAATTTCAATAAAGATAGACTAGAAATGATAAAAAACAATAAAGGGATTCACTCTATTTTCCTCAGAATTTTAGATAATAAAGACAAATTTTTAGATAATGAATTGGAAATAATTAAAAGTGTTAAAAATCTTATAATAGAAACATACAATGAAAACACAACTTTTAAAATTTATTCAGAGAAACATGATGATAGACAAATTTTAGGATTTGTTCATAATAAGACTGAAAATAAATTCTATAAAGCCAATTATTGGAATTTTATTTTAAAACCTGAATTAAAAATAATGAATTTATCATTAGGTTATAATAAAAATAAAACAGAATCAAATAAATATTTTATTACACTGAATGATATTATAAATAATTCTAATTTTAATCATATTATATGGAATTTAGAAAATATATATAATTATGTTTTTATAAATAAAATTGGACCTTCAACCACTTTAATCATTAATGATAAAATAATAACAGATAATAATAGACCAAATAATCCAATAATAATATTAACTACTAATATCATTTTAATAAACCTTACTTACTTGATATTGAAGAACCATTTGAATACTAATAATTTTAAAATTACATTGAATGAATCAGAAATTATAATTAAAAGAAAACATAATAAGAAATTTAATATAGAAAAAGTTAGTATTTCAAATTGGATACCTATTGAAAATAACAAATATTCAATAATACCTGGGTTTATACCACAATATAAAAATAATTATAAACATATATATATAAATTTAAAAGATTATAATTTTAAAGATTATAATAATTTAATTGATTTAGCAAACAAAATTAATAAGCTTATTTAAAAGCATCTAAATTAAATAATATAATGAAAACACCCAAACAAATAAAAGAAGAAATTATAAATAATTTTATAAAATATATAAATAAATATAATAAATTTAATTTATATGCAGGAATAACAGAACAGACATTGAAAGAAAGATTATCAACACACGAACATAAAGAAGGAGCTATCATACATACCCTATTTAATTTTGGTAAATTATCAACAGAAGAAGAAATAGACATACTAACTAATAAAACTAAATCTAAATATTATAAACGAATAAAAAATGCAGAAACATATGCTATTAAATTAATTAATGATTTATGTAAATTAGATAAAAATTATAAATCATTAAATATTCAACAAATAGGAGGAGGACCGAGACATAATAAAGACGATAGTCACAAAATTTATTTATTATTAAAATAAAATTGATTTATAATATTATAATAAAAAATCATAAAACTTCAATGGAAATAACTGATGATAATATAATTATAAAAAATATAGAAAAATATCATATTAATTTCTATAACATTCAATGTGAAGAACACACATATAAACTTTCATTTATTATTGAAAAAAAAATTAATAGATAATAAAATATTAAATAAAATACCAGATAATTTTAAAAAATTTCATACTTCACTTAATAAATTACCAAGTAAATATATTACAATTGAATGTGTGGATGACCCCAAAGATATTTTACATGGTGTTTATAAATATTTATTATCAATTCTTAGATTAAATTTTGAAGAAACTAATTATTATAATCAAATATGTGCAGATTATTGTGTAGAACACTATATTACTTATATAACACATGTAAAATTATAAATACTATTTAATAATATTTATAATTTTTAGTAAGTTTGTTGAATTACATAAACATATCCAGCACCTGCACCACCCTCTTGATTGCTTTCTTTTTGTATATTATTGATAGGTTCATATAATTTAATAAATTCATTTTCTTTATTATGTGAATTTTTACTTTTATAATAATACATTTTAATATAATTTCCAAGCTCTTTTTTATGAGCAATAAATCTAATTTTTAGATTTATAAAATCTTTTGCTTGTCCAACATAAATTACATTATTTATATTTTTCATATCATTATAAGTACTGTAATACATAACATTATTATAGTTCATTATTAAATTTATTACTTTTATTTATTTAAACAAATTAACTTTTAGATAATAATGAAAATACTTAAAACAGATATTCTAGATAAATCTAATAAAGAATTATTTAAATTTTTAAAAAGGAAATGTAATAATGGACATTCTAAACTTGTTAAAATTAATTTAATAAATATTGAATTTAAAAATTGGAATAAAAACAGATATTTAAATTTAAAAACTGATGAAAATTTAATAGGAAACTATATATTACATAAACCAGTAATTATATGTGATTATTCAAATAATAAATATCAATTATTAGATGGAAATCATAGATGTTTTGTATGTAATGAATTATGGTTTGAATATATTTATGCATTTTTGCCAAAAAGATTTTGGAAAAATAATAATAAATATATGGATATATAATAAATAAGAGTTTATTAAATAATAATTTAAATAATTGATACTAAATTATATAATAAAAAAACTACATGAAATTAAAAATATAATTGATAATAATATTAACAAGTGGCTTAATAAATATCCCTATAAATATAATTTATATGTAGGAACTACTGAAAAATTACTTGATGAAAGACTATCTGGACATCAACATAGAGAAAATGCCATTATACACCTTTTATATAATTTTGGAAAGTTTTCTGATGAAGAAGAACTAGATATTAACATAAATAAGTCTAAATCTAAATATTATAGAAGAATAAAAAATGCTGAAACATATGCTATCAATAAAATTAATAATTTTTGTAAAACACATTTAATATATTCATCTTTGAATATAAACCTTACATGCGGTGGTCTTAAACATAACAAAGGTGATATTCATAAAATTTATTTGTTATTAAAATAATTATATTCTTTAGTTATTTTAATGTCATATCAAAATAAATATTTAAAATATAAAAATAAATATTTACACCTTAAAAAAATGATTGGAGGAAACATTGATGAAGAAACACCTAAATTTAAAGTTACTACCAATTTAGATAGATTATTTATTGCAGATAAAGATAATAATATGTATTTTGATTCGTTATTTTCACCAGAAGAATTATCAGAATCAGTAGGTGTGTCAGAAGCTACAAAACTACTAAAACATTTTAATGAAAATATTAATGGTACCAACATTGGTAATATTATGTCTATATTGACTTTTAAAGAAAAAAGAGATGATAACCCAGACATAAAAAATATATTTAATCAAAGAGAATTAACAAAAATAGATTTAATTAAATTATTTTATATTTTATCACCTAATTCTTTAAACAAAGATAATGCTCGTGCTTCAATTGCATTAGTAGATGAATTTCTATTAAATGAAAAATTGGAAAGAATGATTGCACTTTATAAACCACAAATTGACAATAAAGATAAATATTATTCAAATACACTAATAACTGAATTAGATAGGTCATTTACAGATTTCTCTGCAAATCAAGATGTTTATTATGCTCAAAAAATAACTATTCCAGATGACAGTGAAATTCATTATATAGGAGATATTCATGGTTCATTAATGAGTTTAATTAAAATATTAGTTAAAGATCTTGGTAAAAATATAGATAATGACTTAATATTAAAACCAAAACATTATATATTTTTTACAGGTGACATTGTTGATTATTCACAATTGGGATTAGAATGTTTATATTTAATTAGCATATTAAAACTATTAAATCCAGCTCAAGTATTTATATGTGATGGTAATCATGAAGATCATGACCAATATATGCAAACTGGAGAAAAACATTTACGCCACGAAATTAATACTGAAATTACTATACCTAGATTTAGAAATAATGTTCATAAATTTTTAAAACTTTTTCCAACTGTTATTTTTGTTTCTTATAATGGGTCCTTATTTCAATTTAATCATGGGTCTCATCCTATTATTAATAAAGAGTCCCTACCAAAAGCTACTAATCCTCGTGAATCTCCACATATTATGCTTAATAGACGGTGTAAGACAGCAGACACTTTTAAATTAAAAGAATATTTAGATTCAGATAAAGAATTTTTATTAATGAGCTATGGCAAGACCTATGCATCAAACACATACAAATCAGCGGGTTATGAATTTAAGTGGGGTGATTTTGTTCAAAAATTTGTTGGTGATGTCGTACAAGCTAGACCCCAGAGAACTTTAAAAGACACACAAAATTATTTAGATTATTTTAAAATCCAATGCATATTTAGTGGTCACCAAGATGTTGCTCCCTTATCTATTATGGCAAATAAATTAATTGAGGGTACAGATCCTGCTTTTAAAGCTAAAAATAATGGTTATGAATTAACTGTTGGATATTATAATTTATTAGGATTTCCTCCTATTAAAAATTTCGGTTCAGGAAATTGGAAAAACATAACTTTTATAGAAGAAACACGAATAAATCCACTTACTTCTGATGGTTTATACTCTACAGGTAAATATGTGGATTTACCTACAGAACAAAAATATGAGTTTGTATTTAATCCTAGTAAATATAGTAAAGGTAATACTATATTAAACACGGATAACCGTATTTTAGCGATGATACAATCATCCGCAGGAATATCACATGGAAAAATGGTTAATTATACTAGTGTTTCAACACTCACCACAAATGACACACCTTCAACAGGATCATCTGCTGCTGCCTCATCTGGTTCTGCCGCTGCTGCTGCCTCATCTGGTTCTGCCGCTGCTGCTGCTGCTGCATCATCTGGTTCTGTTGTTGCCGATACCGCTGCTACCGCCTCATATGGTTTTGCGGATGAAGCCTTTATAGATGAAACACCACCTGACTATGGATCATTTTATGAAGCATTTGGAACAGGTCAATAAAAGTTTGAATGAAAATTTAAATTTTAAGAAAATATTATTATATTATTAATTATTAAATTAATAATATTTAATAGAAAAATACTAATTTAAATAATATTCATTTAAATGTTTAGATACATAATGTCCATCTTATACAGCATCTAAATATTTACTTTTTAATTTATTATTTTTATAAAAAATGAATTTTAAATTATTAATTTTTAAATATTAAACCATTAAACTATGAAAAAAGAAATAGTATATATGATTCAACCTGCTGAATTATTAGAAACAAATAGATATAAAATAGGAATGTCTAGGGAGTCAACAATTAAAAGATTAAAAAACTATAAAAAAAATCATGATTAATAATAGTATTAGAATGTGAAGATGTACTAAATAAAGAATAGTATTTTAAATTTAAAAGATGGTAAATTCATAAAAAACGGGTATTCCTATATAGAATCTTTAAACATTAGTGTTCAAGGTGTAGATTCAAATAAAGCACTTGAGGAAATATATAATATGACTAAATTAGGTAATATACAAATAAATATTAAGATTCAATTAGAAAATGAAAATATTATTTATATTTAATTTCTAACAAATCTATATTTATTTTTACCTAATTCTTTATTTATTCCTTTAAAATTAGGATAAAAATACTCAGGTTCTGGTGGCATTTTATCATCTATTTTTATATAATAATCATTCGCATCTATTACTCTTTTTTCTTGACAATATAATTTCCATTCTATAATATTATCAATCCATCCTGTTGTATTAATACCTAAAAAGTCAAACCAATTTGTCCAAACTCCATTAAAATATATATTTGGTTTAATAATTTCCATTTTACTATTTTGGTAATCTTTGATTGATTTAAAATTATAACTTAATACTCTTTCATGATATAATTCATATTCTTTTTGTAAATTGAAACCTGCTAAATATCCTCCACGATACATTTCAATCTTAAGTTGATTTAGTTTATCAAGATTTTTCTTAAATTTAACTTGATGATTATAATTACTTTCTTTTTTGTCTTTTTTAACATCAACAAGTTCAAACAATTTAATTTTTTGTTCAATAGTATCATCTTCTACTGAAAGTTTTTTAATAACCATTTTTAATTTATCATCAATTTGATTTTTATTTAATGGAATAATGATTTTAGAAATTTTATTAGGATTATTTTTATCTAAGCGATTAGGTCTTAAACATGATTGAACTATTCTAATTTCAGTTGTCATCTTTTCAGCAATAACCACACTGTCTAATTTAGGAAGATCAAACCCCTCACCAAAAATATAAACACATGGAATAATACCATATTTTTTATTAGTAAATTTAACTACTTCGTTTTGAAATTGAATACTATTTTTACTTATAATTGTATCATTAATATTTTCTTCACTAGTAAATTCAGTTTTACTGGTTAAAGTTTTATTATAAAAGTCTGATTTATCTAATTTAGGAAAAATATTATTATCTAATAATTTATCAATAATAATTTCAATAATCTTTGCCGAATAACAATTATTAGTATAGATTAACATATGATTAGAATAGTTATCTTCAATCATTTTTAAAGCTGTATAAGCTGAAAAAAATAGTTCTTCTTTGTTAGTTGTATTTTTAATATTATTAAGTTTTTTAATAATAATATTTAATTTAATTTTTTTCATAATTTCTTTTATATCACTTGATGAATTTTGAAGACAAAAAATTCTTAAATCAGTAATTTTTTTATTTTCAATTGCCCATTTGATAGGTTTTTTATCAATAATACAACCAAAATCTTCTTCATCTGACATGGTGTAAACTTCGTCTTCAACAAAGTTTAAAGAGCTCTCAAATTTCTTTTCGGTTGCTGTCATAAATAAGGTGTAATTGCTTGAAATTTGATGAAATTTATCAAAAGTTTTTTTATTATTAGGATTAATTTTTGATACTAAATGGTGTGCTTCATCTCCTATTTTAATATCAAAATTAATATTATATTGTAATAGTTTCCAAGAAGAATGATAAGTAGAAATAATTATATTTTTATCATGACATTTTATTTTATTTATAGTTTGATCTAAATTTTTATTAGTTCCATATAAGCACAAAGGGTTAAAATTAAAAATTTTTTTAACAGAATCATAAAATTGTTTTAATAAGTATAAAGAAGGCACACAAATTAAAATATTTTTAAATTTTAATTTATGGCAAATAAATAGTGACATATAAGTTTTACCTAAACCACAAGCCCATAATAATTTTCCTCTTTTTGTTTTTTTAAAGTTATCCAAATTATTTAAAACTATTTGTTGATAATCATATGGTTTTAAATATAATTGAAAAGGACAATAATTTTGTTTAATTTGTTTTTGAATTAATTCATTTGTATAATCTTGAATATTTTCATCTTTAGGACAATCTTCTAAATTAATGTATTTGAAAATAATATTATTTTTTTGGAAAAAATCTTCAATAACCTTATTAGTAATTTTTGTAGAATCATACCATTCTGTACCACCTTGACCTGTTTTTACTTTCCATTTATCTTGATTAAAAGTTTCTTGAATTAAATCATCAATTTGATAACAATCTAAGGTTGAATTAATAATTTGATATAAATAATAATAATGTAAATCATAAAACATTCCTGTTTGATAGGTTCTCAAACGTGAATGAGGAAATTTAGTTGAACCTATTTTTACTGTTGGATTATTACTAATCTTAGCATAATTTAAAAAATAAATGTAACCTTGCATATTAAATATTACTTGTTATATAAATTTAAATATCATTTTTTTTACATTTTATAGTTAAATAAAATTGATATTATAATACTTTTTAGGAAAATCTATCAAGTCAATAAATAATATAAATTATTGACGAAATTTATGCAATTTAATCTTCAGCTTAATTTAAAAAAATTGTTATTATTCACATTTGAAAAATAAATTTATAATAAATATGTCTCTAGTAATTAAAACAAATGAAGATTTATATTAAATTAATGATAGTATTCATACTTTAAGATTTGGAAATAATTTTAATCAACCAATTAAAAATGTTACCTGGCCTGAATCATTAACTACCTTAACTTTTGGTGGTAAATTTAATCAACCAATTAAAAATGTTACCTGGCCTGAATCATTAACTACCTTAACTTTTGGTGGTAAATTTAATCAACCAATTAAAAATGTTACCTGGCCTGAATCATTAACTACCTCAACTTTTGGTGGTAAATTTAATCAACCAATTGAAAACATCAAATGACCTATTTCATTAACTACCTTATATTTTAGTTCAAGGGTCAATCAACTACTTGAAAATGTAATCTGGTCTGAATCATTAGATAATTTAACTTTTGGAATAATGTTTAATCAACCAATAGAAAATGTCAAATAGCCCAAATCATTAACTACTTTAACTTTTGGTGAAAATTTTAATCAGCCTTTAGATTTTTTGCCTGGAAGCTTAAAAGAATTAACTATTACATCATATTATAAACAAGATTTATATAATTTATCTTCTAGTTTAAATTGTATTAAAATTAAAACCTATAAAAAATCATATGAACATATTTTAAATGTATTACCAGAATATTTAAAAGAAAAAGTTATAATAATTTAAATTAATTTATTATATTATATTATAACTTTATAAAAACAATAGAATATAAATAAAATTACTAATAATACTGTCATTTTAACTTTTGATAAAGGATTTAATCAACCAATTAAAAATGTCTAGTAAATGGCCTAAATCATTATATACTTTAAATTTTGGTAACAATTTTAATTATTCATTAGATTTTTTACCTGGGAGCTTAAAAGAATTAATTATTACATCATATTATAAATATATTACAATATCACTTATATAAAAAATTGATATTATTATTTATTTAAAATTAATATATTATAATATGTCTTTAGTAATAAACACACTAAAAGATTTAATTAAAATTAATGATAATTATAACCTACATACTGTAACTTTTGGTTATGAATTTAATCAACCTATTAACAAAGTTAAATTGTCTAATTCAGTAACCACTATAACTTTTGGTAGTAGGTTTAATCAACCAATTGAAAATGTTACATGGCCTAAATTATTAACTACTTTAACTTTTGGAGTTGAGTTTAATCAACCAATTGAAAATGTTATATTGCCAAATTCATTAACTACTTTAACTTTTGGTAGTAGGTTTGATCAACCAATTGAAAATGTGAAATGGCCAAAATCATTAACTACTTTAAGTTTTGGTTGGGATTTTAATCAATCAATTGAAAATGTTTCTTGGCCTCACACCTTATCTACTTTAAGTTTAAAAGGTAAATTTAATCAATCAATTAAATCAACGTGTTGGTATACTTTTATATTAGGGTACAGCACACATAGTGAAAAAATGATATTACCTATATCATTAACAACTTTAACTTTTAGTTCATATTTTAATAAATCAATTGAAAATGTTGTATGGCCTGAATCATTAACTACTTTAACTTTTGGGAATAAATTTAATCAACCAATAGAAAATGTTACATGGCCTGAATCATTAACTACTTTAACTTTTGGGAATAAATTTAATCAACCAATAGAAAATGTTACATGGCCTGAATCATTAAATACTTTAACTTTTGAACAAGATTTTAATCAACCAATAGAAAATGTTACATGGCCTGAATCATTAAATACTTTAACTTTTGGTAAAAATTTTAATCAACCAATTGAAAAAATTAAATGGTCCCAGTCTTTAACTACTTTAACTTTTGATGAATATTTTGATCAACCAATTGAAAATATCAAATGGCCAGAATCATTAACAACTTTGATTTTTAAAGGTGTTAATCAACCAATTGAAAATGTTATATGGCCTAAATCATTAACAACTTTAGCTTTTGGTGACACATTTAATCAATCAATTAACAAAGTAAAATGGCCAGAATCATTAACCACTTTAATTTTTGGACAACTGTTTAATCAACCAATTGAAAATGTCAAATGGCCAAAATCATTAACTACTTTAACTTTTGGAGAAAAATTTAATCAACCAATTGAAAATGTCACATGGCCTAAATCATTGACCACTTTAACTTTCGGTGAAAAATTCAATCAACCAATTGAAAATGTCAAATGGCCTAAATCATTAACTACTTTAACTTTTGGAGAAAAATTTAATCAACCAATTGAAAATGTCAAATGGCCTAAATCATTAACTACTTTAACTTTTGGAAAAAAATTTAATCAACCAATTGAAAAAGTCAAATGGCCTAAATCATTAACTTCTTTAACTTTTGGATGGGATTTTAATCAACAAATTGAAAATGTCAAATGGCCTAAATCATTAACTTCTTTAACTTTTGGATGGGATTTTAATCAACAAATTGAAAAAGTCAAATGGCCAGAATCATTAACTACTTTAACTTTTGGGTGTGAATTTGATCAATTAATTGAAAACACTAAATTACCAGATTCATTAACTAATTTAAATTTTAGTGTGTTATTTAATCAATCACTTAAAAAAGTGAAATGGCCAAGCTCATTGACCACATTAACTTTTGGACATAATTTTAATCAACCAATTGATAATATTAAATGGCCTAAATCATTAACTACTTTAACTTTTGGTGAAAAATTCAATCAACCTGTTGATAATGTAATATGGCCTAAATCATTAACTACTTTAAAGTTTGGAGATGAGTTTAATCAACCACTAGATTTCTTGCCCGAAAGTTTAAAAAATATTGAAATTACTACGTTTTATGAAAAAAATTTGTATAATTTACCAAGCAGTTTAGATTGTATAAATGTTCCAATAGATTATGATTCTGATGCGGATGATGATGATTTTATATATAAATTTTCAGAACATTTACAAAATAAAGTTAATTTTATTTAATTTATAATATATTTGTGAAATAATTAAAAATTGAAAATATAATTATTAAATTATATATATTTAGTATTTTATGCAAGTAGTATTAAGAACACATAAAGATTTATATAAAATTGATGATATAAGAGCATTATGTAATGATAAAAATTTTGACACACCGACTGAAACTGTAGAATGGTATAAATCATTAACTACTTTACAGGTGGCCAATAAATTTAACTTACCTATTAATTCAATAAAATGGCCAAAATCATTAACCACTCTATCGTTTGGTACTGATTTTAATAAACCAATTGATAAAGTGTTATGGCCTGAATCATTAACTACTTTAATTTTTGGTGATCATTTTAATCATTCAATCCACAATGTGTTTTGGCCAAATACACTACACACTTTAACTTTTGGTAATCGTTTTAATCAACCTGTTGAAAATGTTAAGGTAAAATGGTATGATTGTATAATAAATTCATGTAAGAATATATCAATTAAACAAATTTACTGGCCAGAATCATTAACTAGCTTAACTTTTGGAAAATATTTTAATCAACCAATTGAAAAAGTTAAATGGCCCAATTCATTAACTACCTTAACTTTTGGAAAATATTTTAATCAACCAATTGAAAAAGTTAAATGGCCCAAGTCATTAACTACCTTAACTTTTGGACAATATTTTAATCAACCAATTAAAAAAGTTAAATGGCCTGAGTCATTAACTACCTTAACTTTTGATCAAGATTTTAATCAACCAATTGAAAAAGTTATATGGCCCAAGTCATTAACTACCATAACTTTTGGAAAATATTTTAATCAACCAATTGAAAAAGTTATATGGCCCAAGTCATTAACTACCTTAACTTTTGATCAAGATTTTAATCAACCAATTGAAAAAGTTAAATGGCCCCAGTCATTAACTACTTTAACTCTTAGTAAAAATTTTAATCAATCAATTAAAAATATGAAATGGCCTGCATATTTAACTACACTAACTTTTGGTAGGTATTTTAATCAACCAATTGAAAATGTAACTTGGAATGATTCAATAACTACATTAAATTTAGGCACACGATTTAATCAACCAATTGAAAAAGTTAAATGGCCATCATCATTAACCAATTTAATTTTTAAAAGTTATTCACATTTTAACCACCCTATTGAAAAAGTAAAATGGCCTAAATCATTAAGAAAAATTACTTTCGGTATGTATTTTAATCAACCAATTGAAAATATTAAATGGCCAAAATCACTAAGGGCCTTAACATTTGGATATAATTTTAATTATTATCTTGATTTTTTACCTGAAACATTAAAAGAAATTACAGTTACAACTAACTACAAGTTAGATTTATGTTGTTTGCCTCATGAACTATGTCATGTTGTGATTTTAAAAATGAAACATGAACCAAAAAGTGCATATGATGATATTATATATAAATTACCATCATATTTAATACCAAAAGTTATAAAGAGTAAATTTATTTAATTAACTTTTAACTATATATGTTTATACTTATTATAAATTTATTTATTAGATTTTAACTTGTGATTGTAAGTTTAATCAACCATTAAATTTTTTATAAAAAAATTAATTATGGCATCTAATTATTATCAAAATTTAAATAATTTACCTTCAAGTGTAAAGTGTATTAAAACTTTAAAAAGAAAGTTATAATATAAACTCTTAAAAAACTGATATTATTATAAATTAATTTAATGTATAATAATATGTATTTAGTAATAAAAACAAATGAAGATTTAAATAATATTAATAATAGTTTTCATACTATAACTTTTGGTGACTATTTAATTGAATCAATTAAAATGTCTATACTTGATAGAAAAATCATAGATTTTTCTAATTAAGTATGCAGCAGACTTAATTAGAGTTTTATTTATAAAACTCTAACAAGTATAGTAAATGGACAAAATCAGTAACTACTTAAACTCTTAGTAATCATTTTAATAAGCCAATTAATAAAGTTATATTACATGGCCTGAATCATTAACTTCTTTAACTTTTGGGTGGAATTTTAATCAACCAAGTGAAAATGTTTCATGGCCAGCATCATTAACTACTTTGATTTTTAAATATAGATTCAATCAACCGCTTGATAAAGTAAAATGGCCTAAATTATTAAAAACTATAATTTTTGGGTGCCATTTTAATCACCCAATTGAAAATGTTAAATGGCCTGGTTCATTAACAACTTTAATTTTTGGTGTTGATTTTAATCAACCTTTTGAGAATGTTATATTACCTAAATCATTAACAAATTTAACTATAACAACTGATTATCAACAAAATTTATATAATTTACCCTCAAGTTTAAATTGTATTAAAATTATATCTTATAAACGAACATATGAACATATTGTAAATGTGTTACCAGAACATTAAAAAAAAAGTTATAAAAATTTAATTTATCATTTAAAATTTATCAGGTGTGAAAATAACATACATTATTAATAACATTTAAAAAAATTGATATTATTATATAAAACGTTTATGTTTATACATAATATGACCTTAGTATTAAACACATATGAAGATTTAAATAAAATTAATAATAACATACATACCTTAACTTTTGGCTCATATTTTGATCAACCAATTAAAAATGTAAAATGGCCTAAATCATTAACTACTTTAACTTTTAATGAATATTTTAATCAACCAATTGAAAATGTCAAGTTACCAGATTCATTAACTACTTTAACTTTTGGTTATAATTTTAATCAGCCAATTGAAAATGTTGAATGGCCTGAATCATTAACAACTTTAATTTTTAACGAAGATTCACTATTTAATCAACCAATTGAAAATGCCAAATGACCTAAATTATTAAAAACTATAATTTTTGGGTGCTATTTTAATCAACCAATTGAAAATATTAAATGGTCAAACTCTTTAACTGCTTTAACTTTTGGATACTATTTTAATCAACCATTAGATTTTTTACCTGAAAAATTACAAAAGTTAATAATTTATAATGAAAATTATTCATATAATTTATATAATATACCATCAAGTATTACAACATTAGATTTAGTTTGGTCACAAATATCTAATAATATGCCTATGTATCATTCAATAACCTCTTTAACTTTTTGTTACGATTTTAATCAACCAATTGAAAATATAACATGGCCTAAATCATTAACTTCTTTAGCTTTTCGTAATAAGTTTAATAAATCAGTTGAAAAAGTTAAATGGCCTGAATTATTAACTACCCTGACTTTTAATAGTGATTTCAATCAACCTATTGAAAATGTCAAATGGCCTACCTCATTAACATCTTTAAGGTTTGGATCTAGTTTTAATCAACCAATTGAAAATGTTATATGGCCTGAATCACTAACAACTTTAACATTTGGATGGGATTTTAATCAACCCATTGAAAAGGTTTCCTGGCCAAAATCATTAACTACTTTAACTTTTGGTCAGGATTTTAATCAACCCATTGAAAAGGTTTCATGGCCAAAATCATTAACTACCTTATCTTTTGGATGGAATTTTGATCAACCAATTGAAAATGTTAGATGGCCTGAATCATTAACTACCTTAACTTTTGGATATGATTTTAATCAATCAATTGAAAATGTTAAATGGCCTAAATCATTAACTACCTTAACTTTTGGATATGATTTTAATCAATCAATTGAAAATGTTAAATGGCCTAAATCATTAACTACTTTAACTTTTGGTGAAAAATTCAATCAATCAATTGAAAATGTCAAATGGCCTAAATCATTAACTACTTTAACTTTTGGTGAAAAATTCAATCAACCAATAGAAAATGTCATATGACCTAAATCAGTGTCTACTTTAACTTTTGTCTATATTTTAATCAACCATTAGATTTTTTACCAGAAAGTTTAAAAGAATTAACCTTATATTCAACTACTTATAAACATGATTTAAGTAATCTACCTTTGGGTTTAAATAACATTAAAATTAGCACTTTTGGAAAGCCATACTATCATATTTTAGATGTATTACCTGAACATTTAAAAAATAAAGTTATTCCAATTTAAATTAGTTTAAAAAATTGATATAAATACACCTAACAAATTAATTTATTATACATGTCTTTAGTTATACATACAAGTGAAGATTTAAATAAAATAAATAATAGTATACATACTTTAACTTTTGGGGAAAGATTTAATCAACCAATTGAAAATGTTGTATGGCCTGAATCACTAACAACTTTAACTTTTGGCTCATATTTTGATCAACCAATTGAAAATGTTACATGGCCAAATTCCCTAACAACTTTGACTTTAGGACACAACTTTAATCAACCAATTAAAAATGTTGTATGACCTGAATCACTAACTACTTTAACTTTTAATGTTTTTTTCAATCAACCCCTTGAAAAGGTTACATGGCAAAAATCATTAACTACCTTATCTTTTGGATGGAATTTTGATCAACCAATTGAAAATGTTGTATGGCCTAAATCACTAACAACTTTAACTTTTGGGGAAAGATTTAATCAACCAATTGAAAATGTTGTATGGCCTAAATCACTAACAACTTTAACTTTTGGGGAAAGATTTAATCAACCAATTGAAAATGTTGTATGGCCTGAATCACTAACAACTTTAACATTTGGATGGGATTTTAATCAACCCATTGAAAAGGTTACATGGCCTAAATCATTAACTACTTTAACTTTTAATGATTTTTTCAATCAATCAATTGAAAATGTTGTATGGCCTGAATCACTAACAACTTTAACATTTGGATGGGATTTTAATCAACCCATTGAAAAGGTTACATGGCCTAAATCATTAACTACTTTAACTTTTGGAGAAAAATTTAATCAACCAATTGAAAATGTTGTATGGCCTGAATCACTAATAACTTTAACTTTTGGAAAGAGGTTTAATCAACCACTTGATTTTTTATCTGAAAGTTTAAAAAAATTAATTATTACATCATATTATAAACAAGATTTATATAATTTACCTTCAAGTTTAAATTGTATTAAAATTATAACTTATGAAAAATCGTATAAACATATTTTAAATGTATTGCCGGAACATTTAAAAGATACAGTTGTATTACAATCATCACCCAGTTTATAAAAAATTGATATTAAAATATTTTGAATATTATTATATATTATAATGAATTATGATCAATTAAATCAAAATTTAATAAGTGATATGGAATTATGTATTGATACTAAAATATTCTATAATAATTCTTATATAGATTCTACTAGCTATATTACAAATAATTATACAGATGAACTTGTATGTGGACAGATTACATTAGTTGAATTAAGTGATAAATATAACAAAAAAATAGTTCAATTAGATATAACAAATTATGGGAAAATTGGATATATTACCTCATCTTGTTCTAGTAATGGAGAAACAAATAAATTTATACTAGTAGCAGATTTTAATATAAAATTACCTATTATTTTTTTCACAGATAATTTTAATCTATCATATAAAACAGATGAAAAAAATAAATTTTTATATATTAAAACATTAACTTTTTATTGTACCTCTAGAGATAATTATAGATTAATATCACCTAATTATTTGAAATTATCTGAATATTCAATAATTATTGATGAAATTAATAAGTTAGTAAATAATTACAAATTTAAAAAGACAGTTAAAAAAATATTGAAAATTCATACTGATTTAACTTTACAAAAATATAAAGATTTAAACAAATATACTGAAGATTTAGTAAAATTATTAAACTAAAAAATTGAAAATAACTTTATTTATTTAATAATTTATATAGTATGATGTATACCATAGATGATATAGAAATAGAAATTAAATATGATATTAGTGATATTGTATTTTAAGTTATATTAGATGATAAATTATACCAAGATGTATTTATGTTAGAAGATATAAAAACACAAAATGGATTTTTTGACGATATGGAAAAAGTTGAAAATTTTATAAATAATTGTTTAAATAATCAAACAGATTTTAATACAGATTTTAAAAAAACAAAAACATTCTTTTTAAAATTTACTTATAATAATTCTGTTGGAATTAAAATGGAACTACAATTTGAATTACTTCCTATTAGAAAAGATATTTCTAATAATCAAGAAATTTTAGAACTTAAAAGAAAAATTAAAAAATTGGAAAGTAAAATAAGTAAATATAGTTTTATAGATTCATTTTATTATCATCCTAATTTATATGAATTAATACCATATAATTGGCATGAAACTATTTGTTTTTCTACCGTATCTGACAAACAATTATATCTACGACCTGATAGGCAACACTCTTCACCAATTAATATAAGTCATAAATTAACAAACAACACTCTTTATTCTTCATATAATATATCTATCATAAATTATAAGGTATGGGATGACACATCTGATTTAATGACATCTGACTTTAAAAAAATAAAATGTGATACATTAATTTTATATAAATTAAAACATATTCATTTTGAAAATTTAGGTGATACAATTAAAACATTAATATTAATAGAGTGTACCTGTGAAAATTTTAATTCATATGAAAATAAATCAATTAATAAAATTATTTTGAGTAGTTGTGTTATAGATAATTTGGATAATCTTAAAAATGTTAGTACATTATTAAATATTGAAATTTATGGATCTAGACCAAAATATAATGGTTCATCATTTGGTTCAAATATAACTATTAATACACATTAATTTATGTATTGTTATTATACATTTGTTTTTTATAATTATATGACTTTAGTTATAAAAAACAAGAGAAAATTTATAAAAATAAATAATATTTACACTTTAACTTTTGGAGAATATTTTAATCAACTATTAGATTTTTTACAAGAAAGTTTAAAAGAATTAACCTTATATTCAGCTACTTATAAACATGATTTAAGTAATTTGCCTTCCAGTTTAAATAGCATTAAAATTAAAACTTTTGGAAAGTCATATGATCATATTTAAAAACTAAATTTATTTTATAAAAATTGATATGATTATATAAGTTTATTAATAGTGATACTAATACTAATATGACTTTACGCTTATATAACTATACTGATTTATGTAAAATTAATAATAAAATAAACACCCTATACTTTCATAGTTAACACGGAGTTTAATCACCCATTAGATTTTTTACCTAAAAGCTTAAAGGAATTAACTATATACTCAAATTATCAACAAAATTTATATAATTTACCTTTAAATTTAAATAATATAAAAATCAAAGCTTGTATAAAATCACATATACATATTGTAAATGTATTACCTAATTATTTAAAAGATAATGTTATAATAATTAAATAATATTCACACTTTATTATTTAATTATTATTTTATTTAACAATTTTCAACTATAGGAATAAATTTAATAAACCATTTGATTTTTAATAAGTGGGTTTATGTAATTTTATTTAAATAATGATAGCTCTTATTTATTTAATGTTATATAATAACACTGAAATTTTTAATAATTATTTTAAAATAAATAATAAAATAATAGCTTCTATAAAAATAGAAAATTTAATAAAAATACCATTAGAAATTCCACATGAACAACGTTTAAAAATTAATTCAACGGTAAGTGAAATAGTATGTTATCAGGATATTTATTTTAAAAAACATAACAAATTTAATTTTCAAGGAACGATAAATATTCATTGTTGTAAAGAAAAAAATAAAAATTTTTTAATTGATGGACAACACCGTTATTTTAGTATTAAGGAATTAGTTGAAAAACATAAATATAAAAATCAATTAATAATTATGGAAATATTAATAGTAGATACTTTAGAAGAATTAAGAAATAATTATAATATAATAAATAAAAATACTCAATTACCTAAATTTCCAAAAGATTTAGATAAGGCAGTTACTGAAAAAGTATGTGACTATTTTTTTGAAAATTATAAAGATTTTTGGTCTATATCAACCAGACCAACTAGACCAAATTTAAATTATACTCATTTTCAAGAAGCAGTAGGTTATCTTAATAAAGAATTAAATAAACAATTTAATACTGAATTATCATATGAACAATTAAAAAAATTTATAATAGATATAAATAATGATTTATCTCATAAAGATTTATTAAAATATGAAAATTTAATTAAATTAAAAACTAAAGATAAAATCATAGAAAAATGTACAAAAGCAGATTTTTATTTAGGAATTTATACTCATAAATCGGTTGATTATGGATATGGTTGGGTTAATGAAATTTTAAGTGTTTTTAAAAAAACATATAAAAAAAATTCAATTCCACCAGTTATAAAAAACGAAGTATGGACAACTTATATTGGTAATAAAGCAGAAGCATTTTGTACATGTTGTAATAAAAATAAAATTAAAATGACTAGTTTTCATTGTGGTCATATTTTAGCAGAAATAAATGGAGGATTAATAGAACTTAATAATTTGAGACCAATATGTAAATCTTGTAATAGTTCGATGGGTACCCAAAATATGAAAGATTATATGAAAAAATATTTTATCCACAATAAATTATAAAAAAATTGATTTTTAATATTATTGAAATCATATTATTTTACTAATAATGCCTTATACCCGTAAAAATAACACCAGAAATTCTAAACATCGCAAACCTAAAAAGAATCTTTTTCAAAAAAGACTATCTAAAGAATTTTATGAATCATTCACCTATGATTCATATCTTGCCCAAATGACTTCTAATCCAAAATTATTTTCTAATTTATTCATGATGAAATTACGTTCTGGATTTCCTCCTTCTCAAAATATCTTAAAAAGAGTAATGGAATCTAAAAATCCTGATATGCAACCCGTACGTAACTTTATTGAATATAATCGTATGCAATTTAAAAATTAAATATTATTTTATAATTTATAAACATAATGAATAAGCTTTTTTTAATGATTCTTTAAAATTATTAGTTTTTATATCTGGTATTATTTTTCCTTGTTTATGTACTTTTAAATCGGTTGTTTGTATAAAATGAGATGGAACACTCAAATAAATATTATTATCTATTAAAAAAGTACTATTAATATATAAATTTCCATTTGTTTCTTGTCCAATTATTTTAACATTATTTTTACTTTTAAATACACCTGCAACAATCTCACCCACATAAGAAGTACTATTTGATACTAAAATGATTATATATTTGTTAAACAATAATTTACTTCCTCTAAATACTTCTGGAAAATCTTGAACTTTTCCATTTTTTAAATTAATCCATACTGGAGATATAAAACTTTCTTTATTTTTAACTATAGCAAACAAAGTGATATCACCAATAATTTGTGTTAAACTTTCAATAATAGGTTTATAATAATTTCCATAACATTCTGTTAAATCAATAATTAAATTATTTAAATCTTTTTCTGTCCATATTTTAAGTTTATTTAATACACTTAATTTTATTTTATCGGCATCTCTCAAGCTATAAATATCATTAGTAAATATAAAATGATAAAACTTAATTAATCCAATTTTATTTTTATTGTCATATTTAAATTGAGGAAATGGACGTAAATGTTCAGGATATGAATCTATATTATTTATATCAAATAATTTAATATTCTTATAAGAATCTTTTAATAAATTATTAATAGTATTTAAACTTAAATTTTTTTTATTTTTATATTCTATTTTATATTTAAATAAACTGTTATTTTTAATAAAATTATTGATTTTGGATAAATATTTTTCCATTTAATTAACTTGATAAAAAAATGGAAAATTTATTTAATTAATTAATTAATTTACTATAATATTATTATGAATTTTACATTATCATACCATAAAGATTTAGAAAAAATTACTGTTAAGATAACAATATTAACTTGTAGTAAAACTTTCGATCATATTGAGTTAATTGGATGGCCTGATTCTTTAACCACTTTAACTTTTGGTAATATGTTTAATCAACCAATCAAAAATGTTAAATGACCTGATTCTTTAACCACTTTAACTTTTGGTAATATGTTTAATCAACCAATCAAAAATGTTAAATGGCCAGAATCATTAACTATTTTAACTTTTGGATGATATTTTAATCAACCAATTGAAAATGTTAAATGGTCTGATTTATTAACATCTTTAACTTTTGAAAGCAGTTTTAATCAACCATTAGATTTTTTACCTATAAGTTTAAAAGAATTAACTACAACATCCTATTATAAACAAGATTTATATAATTTACCTTCAAGTTTAAATTGCATTAATATTAAAACTTCTAAAAAATCATGTGACCATATTTTAAGTGTATCACCAGAATATTTACAAGATACAGTTGTGTTATTATAACTTTACATATTAATTTATAATATGGTTTTAAATGTGAGAATGTGTGACCTAAATTATTTACTGAATTAAATTTTAATAATAATTTTAATTAATCAACCTAATATGTCAAATAACCTAAATTACTAGTTGATATGACTTTTGATAATAAATTTAATCAGCCATTAGATTTTTTACCAAAACATTTAAAAATAAAACTAGAGCAATTTAAATTAGTTTAAAAAAATTGATATTATTAAATTAAGCATTTATAATAAATTTATATATGACTTTAGTTATAAAAACAAATGAAGATTTAAATAAACTTAATGATAATATTCATACTTTAACTATTGGAGCAAATTTTAATCAACCAATCGAACATATCAAGTGGCCTAAATTATTAACTACTTTAACATTTGAATGGTATTTTGATCAACCAATTGAAAATGTAAAATTGCCTGATTCACTAACAACTTTAACATTTGGTTATAGTTTTAATCAACCAATTGAAAAAGTTAAATGGCCTAAAACATTAGCATTTTTAACATTTGGTTATAAATTTAATAAACCAATTGAAAAAGTTAAATGGCCAGATTCACTAACTACTTTAATTTTTGAAGAGAATTCATTATTTGATCAATCAATCGAAAAAATAAAATGGTCTAATTCATTAACTACTTTAATTTTTGGATGGAATTTTAATCAGCCAATTGAAAATGTTGAATGGCCTGAATCATTAACAACTTTAGTTTTTAACGAAGATTCAATATTTAATCAACCAATTGAAAATGTCAAATGGCCTAAATTATTAAAAACTATAATTTTTGGGTGCCATTTTAATCACCCAATTGAAAATGTTAAATGGCCTGGTTCATTAACAACTTTAATTTTTGGTGATGATTTTAATCAACCTTTTGAGAATGTTATATTGCCTAAATCATTGACAAATTTAACTTTTGGTCCTAATTTTAATCAACCATTAAACTTTTTACCAGAAAGTTTAAAAAATATAACTATAACAACTAATTATCAACAAAATTTATATAATTTACCCTCAAGTTTAAATTGTATTAAAATTATATCTTATAAACGAACATATGAACATATTGTAAATGTATTACCAGAACATTTAAAAAAGAAAGTTATAAAAATTTAATTTATCATTTAAAATTTATCAGGTGTAAAAATAACATAAATTATTAATAACATTTAAAAAATTGATATTATTATATAAAACGTTTATGTTTATGCATAATATGACCTTAGTATTAAACACATATGAAGATTTAAATAAAATAAATGATAGTATACATACCTTAACTTTTGACTCCTATTTTGTTCAACCAATTAAAAATGTAAAATGGCCTAAATCATTAACTACTTTAATGAATATTTTAATCAACCAATTGAAAATGACAAGTGACCAGATTCATTAACTACTTTAACTTTTGGTTATATTTTTAATCACCCCATTGAAAAGGTAAAATGGCCTAAATCATTAACTACTTTAACTTTTGGTTATAATTTTAATCACCCCATTGAAAATGTAAAATGGCCTAAATCATTAACTTCTTTAGCTTTTCGTAATAAGTTTAATCAATCAGTTGAAAAAGTTAAATGGCCCAAGTCATTAACTACCTTAACTTTTGATCAAGATTTTAATCAACCAATTGAAAATGTCATCTGGCCTGTTTCATTAACTACCTTAACTTTTGATCAAGATTTCAATCAACCAATTGAAAATGTCATATGGCCTGTTTCATTAACTACTTTAATTTTTGCATACTTTTTTAATCAACCCATTGAAAATGTCACATGGCCTAAATCATTAACTACTTTAACTTTCTGTGAAAAATTCAATCAACCAATTGAAAATGTTGTATGGCCCGAATCACTAACAACTTTAACTTTTGGTGAATATTTTAATCAACCAATTAAAAATGTAAAATGGCCTAAATCATTAACTACTTTAACTTTTAATGATTTATTCAATCAATCAATTGAAAATGTTGTATGGCCTGAATCACTAACAACTTTAACATTTGGATGGGATTTTAATCAACCCATTGAAAAGGTTACATGGCCTAAATCATTAAATACTTTAACTTTTGGAGAAAAATTTAATCAACCAATTGAAAATATCAAATGGCCTAAATCAGTGACTACTTTAACTTTTGGATGGGATTTTAATCAACCAATAGAAAATGTTATATGGCCTAAATCAGTAACTACTTTAACTTTTGGTCTATATTTTAATCAACCATTAGATTTTTTACCAGAAAGTTTAAAAGAATTAACCTTATATTCAACTACTTATAAACATGATTTAAGTAATCTACCTTTAGGTTTAAATAACATTAAAATTAGCACTTTTGGAAAGCCATTTGATCATATTTTAGATGTATTACCTGAACATTTAAAAAATAAAGTTATTCCAATTTAAATTAGTTTAAAAAAATTGATATAAATACACGTAACAAATTAATTTATAATACATGTCTTTAGTTATACAAACAAGTGAAGATTTAAATAAAATAAATAATAGTATACATACTTTAACTTTTGGTTGTAGTTTTAATCAACCAATTGAAAATGTTGTATGGTCTGAATCACTAACAACTTTAACTTTTGGCTCATATTTTGATCAACCAATTGAAAATGTTACATGGCCAAATTCCCTAACAACTTTGACTTTAGGACACAACTTTAATCAACCAATTAAAAATGTTGTATGGCCTGAATCACTAACTACTTTAACTTTTAATGTTTTTTTCAATCAACCCCTTGAAAAGGTTACATGGCCTGAATCATTAACAAATTTAACTTTTGGATATTATTTTAATCAACCAATTGAAAAAGTTAAATGGCCTAAATCACTAACTACTTTATCGTTTGGATACAATTTTAATCAACCAATTGAAAAAGTAAGATGGCCAGAATCATTAACTACTTTAACTTTTTGTGAATATTTTAATCAACCAATAGAAAATGTCATATGGCCTGATTCATTAACAACTTTAACTTTCGGTTTTGAATTTAATCAACAATTAGATTTTTTACCCGAAAGTTTAAAAGAATTAACATTAACATCAAATTATAAACAAAATTTATATAATTTACCTTCAAGTTTAAATAGCATTAAAATTATAACTTTTCAAAAACCTATTGTTCATATTTTAAATGTGTTGCCAGAACATTTAAAAAACCAAGTTATCTTATCTTAATTAAATATTAATTATTTATGAAAAAATAGTAATAATACATAATAAAATACATTTAATTACTCGTTTTAAATTAGATGTAATATTAAATGGGAGGTGATGGAGGTGATGGAGGTGATGGAGGTGATGGAGGTGATGGAGGTGATGGAGGTGATGGAGGTGATGGAGGGTGATGGAGGTGATGGAGGTGATGGAGGTGATGGAGGTGATGGAGGTGATGGAGGTGATGGAGGTGATGGAGGTGATGGAGGTGATGGAGGTGATGGAAGTGTAATAAAAAAAAAAATGAAATATAAAGTGAAATATAAATAATAGTAAATAATATGGATATAATATATACATCAGGTTTATATAAACATTTAGTAGATAATACAAATTCAATAATAATAAATAAAAACAATATAAATGTATTAGAGGATGATTCCTCAATGTTATTAACAACAGTAATTTTTAATGATAATTTTAATGAGAAAATCGATAATGTGAAATTTCCAGATTCAATAACAAGTATAATATTTGGACTAGAATTTAATCAATCATTAGATAATGTAAGATGGCCCAAATTATTAAAATATCTCCATTTTAGTTATTATTTTGAAGAATCATTCGATTTTATACCAGAAAGTGTAGAATGTTTAAGTATAGAAGAGAATCATGTTCTATCTTTTTTAAATTTACCTTTTAATTTAAAAGAAATAAAAATAAATTTTGCACATAATAAAATAAAAAAATTAGATGAGTATAATACTAATTATGATTTATATAAAAAAGCATTACCTTCATATTTGAGTAATATAAAAATAATATTAAATAATGAAATATATACCCACTTTGTGGGTGATTATACACATACGTTTGATGATACAACAAGCATAGAAATAAATAAAAATAATATAAATGTTTTATATAATAAGTCTTCAATGTCATTAACAACATTAATATTTAGTGATACTTTTAATGAACAAATTGAAACATTTAAATTTCCTGACTCAATAACAAGTATAATATTTGGATGGAATTTTAATCAATCACTCGAAAATGTATCATGGCCCAAATCATTAAAATATGTGCATTTTTGTTATTATTTTGATTGGTCATTAGATTTTTTACCCACTAGTTTAGAATATTTAAGTATAGAGTATAACTATGGATTGGATAGTATGTATTTTAAAAATTTACCAAAAAATTTAAAAAAATTAAGAATAAATTTTCAAAGAGATCGTATAACATCATGGGATGAACATGATTTCTATTATGATAGATATAAAGAAGCATTGCCTGCCCATTTAAGTAATGTAGAAATTATAATAAATTAGATAATAAATTAAATATCTTCTTATTCCTTTAGTTATAATTTTAAATAATTTATTTCATTACCCAAAATTAATTTGTTTTTATTAAATAATTTAGTTAAGCTTTCCAAATTATCACCTTTTTTAATTGTATTAAAATTAAAACATATGGTTCTCCTATTGATCATATTTTAAATGTCTTACATGAACATTTAAAAAATAAAGTTATCATAATTTAAATTATTAAAAAAAATGATATTTTAAATATTTATGTTAATTTAATTGTGGTTATGACTTTATTTATATATATATACACTTTAACTTTTTGTCATGATTTCAATCAACTAATTGAAAATGTCTATACTTGTTATAAAAATCTATGATTTTTCTAATTAAGTCTAGTAAATGGCCTAAATCATTAACTACAATAACTTTTGGTTCCTTTTTTAATTAATAATTAATAATTAATAATTAATTCTTATGATATATAAAAAAATTGAAAAAGTAAATGTCTAATAATTCCATATTAAAATAAAGATTACTAACCGGGGGAAGGATATGTTGGGTTGGTAACGGGGGAATCAAGAGGGTTCACCGTGGTCATTAGTGCAAATGTGTATAATGATTGTGTTTTAGGAATATAAAAAAAGAGATACATGATAATTATTGATATAATTATAGGGGACAGATGCTAAGGTATTAGCTAGTTCTGACGGTGTATCTCAAATACCAAACTCACCAGTGTAAAGGAGCCTTGACGTGGCTGGTGGGCTAAGTAATTGTTCTTTGAAGGACAGTTACTGTTCCTTTAAAAATAATGAAACCAATACCTTTACTAAAAACACTTAAATCTTTAATTGTTTTTAATAAATATTATTAAGATGGAACCATAACATTTAGATTCCAACAAAAATAAATTTTTGTCGAAATGGTTTCACATGTTTATTATTTTAATAAAGTATTAATTTGAAAGGTTTGATAAAAAGGTTATATTAAAAAGTTATATTAAAAATATTTGATAAAATTATAGTTTGTTAAAATAAAGTATTAATTTGAAAGGTTTAATAAAAAGGTTTTATTTAATGGTATATTTAAAATAAACTATTAGAGATGGAAGGAGACTTAATTATTAAATGGAAAAGATATATGTTTTATTTAATAGTATATTTAAAATAAACTATTAGAGATGGAAGGAGACTTAATTATTAAATGGAAAGGTGTGATAAAAAGTTATGTAAAAAGGTTATATAAAAAAGGTTATGTTAAAATGTTTAATAAAATAAAGTATTTCTTGGAAAAGTTATATTAAAAAGTTTGTTAAAATAAAATATTTATTGTAAATGTTTAATAAAAAGGTTTTATTTAAAATAAACTATTAGATGGAAGGGGCTTAAGAACCGTAAGGTTTCTTAAGCCCCTAATTATTAAATGGAAAGGATATATGTATTATTTAATAGTATATTAAAATAAACTATTAGATGGAAGGGATATATGTATTATTTAATAGTATATTAAGATGGAAGGGGCTTAAGAACCGTAAGGTTTCTTAAGCCCCTAATTATTAAATGGAAAGAATATATGTATTATTTAATAGTATATTAAGATGGAAGGGGCTTAATAATTAAATGGAGAGAATATATGTTTAAATTAGATGTTGTGACATAATATAATAAAAATTGAAAAAGTAAATGTCTAATAATTCCATATTAAAATAAAGATTACTAACCGGGGGAAGGATATGTTGGGTTGGTAACGGGGGAATCAAGAGGGTTCACCGTGGTCATTAGTGCAAATGTGTATAATGATTGTGTTTTAGGAATATAAAAAAAGAGATACATGATAATTACCTAGGTAATTATAGGGGACAGATGCTAAGGTATTAGCTAGTTCTGACGGTGTATATCAACTACCAGCATGAGACAACATGTTAAAAAAACGGCCTAAAAAAGAGTTATATGATAATTACTTAACCATAAGCAATTATAGGGGAAGTAAGCTAAGGTATTAGCTTGTCCTGTCGGTATAACTCAAATACCCATCTGAGTAAACAGATGATGTTAATACCATGAAAAAATCAAAGAGACGCATGATAATTATTGATGTAATTATAGGGGATGTATGCTAAGGTATTAGCTAGTCCTGACGGTGTATCTCAAATACCAAACTCACCAGTGTAAAGGAGCCTTGACGTGGCTGGTGGGCTAAGTAATTGTTCTTTAAAGGACATTTACTGTTCCTTTAAAAATAATGAAACCAATACCTTTACTAAAAAAATACTTAAAATTTTAATTATTTTTTTAATAAATATTTTTAAGATGGAACCATAACATTTAGATTCCAACAAAAATAAATTTTTGTCGAAATGGTTTCACATGTTTATTATTTTAATAATAAGTAATGAAAAAAAGTTATGTATAATTATATGGTTTGTTAAAATATTTAGTGGAAAGATTTATTAAAATAAAGTATATGGAAAGGTATGATAAAATTAAAATAGTTTGTTAAAATGTATAGGATTTTTTAACATAAATTGAAATAAGTAATTATTTTTTTAATAAATTGTGTATCAGATGGAATCATTACAATTGGATTCCAACAAAAATAAATTTTGTCGAAATGGTTCCACATTTTATTTAAAAAATCAACAGATGGAATATTAAATAGTATATTAAAAATAATAATTTGATGGTATAGTTAAAATATTCATTAGATGGATAGGCCTCGTAAGAGGCCTAAATATTAAATGGCAAAGATATCTTAATCATTTAATAGTATAGTTAAAATAATAATTTGATAGTATAGTAAAAATATTCATTTGATGGAATAGTTAAAATAATAATTTAATAGTATAGTTAAAATAATAATTTGATGGTATAGTTAAAATATTCATTAGATGGATAGGCCTCGTAAGAGGCCTACATATTAAATGGCAAAAATATATTAATCATTTAATAGTATAGTTAAAATAATAATTTGATGGTATAGCTAAAATATTCATTAGATGGATAGGCCTCGCAAGAGGCCTCAATATTAAATGGCAAAGATATCTTAATCATTTAATAGTATAGTTAAAATAATGATTTGATAGTATCATAAAAATATTCATTTGATGGAATAGTTAAAATAATAATTTAATAGTATAGTCAAAATAATAATTTGATGGTATAGTTAAAATATTAACTGGCAAAAATATCTTAATCATTTAATAGTATAGTTAAAATAATAATTTAATAGTATAGTTAAATAATAATTTAATAGTATAGTTAAAATATTTAATGGCAAAAATATCTTAATCATTTAATAGTATAGTTAAAATAATAATTTAATAGTATAGTTAAAATAATAATTTGATAGTATAGTTAAAATAATAATTTGATAGTATAGTTAAAATAAATAATTTGATGGAATAGGCCTAGTAAGAGGCCTAAATATTAAATGGCAAAGATATCCTTAAATCATTTAAATAGTATAGTTAAAATAATAATTTTGAATAGTATAGTAAAAATATTCATTTGATGGAATAGTTAAAATAATAATTTAATAGTATAGTTAAAATATTCATTAGATGGATAGGCCTCGTAAGAGGCCTAAATATTAAATGGCAAAAATATCTTAATCATTTAATAGTATAGTTAAAATAATAATTTAATAGTATAGTTAAAATAATAATTTGATGGTATAGTTAAAATATTCATTAGATGGATAGGCCTCGTAAGAGGCCTAAATATTAAATGGCAAAAATATCTTAATCATTTAACAGTATAGTTAAAATAATAATTTAATAGTATAGTTAAAATATTCATTAGATGGATAGGCCTCGTAAGAGGCCTAAATATTAAATGGCAAAAATATCTTAATCATTTAATAGTATAGTTAAAATAATAATTTAATAGTATAGTTAAAATAATAATTTGATGGTATAGTTAAAATATTCATTAGATGGATAGGCCTCGTAAGAGGCCTAAATATTAAATGGCAAAAATATCTTAATCATTTAATAGTATAGTTAAAATAATAATTTAATAGTATAGTTAAAATAATAATTTGATGGTATAGTTAAAATATTCATTAGATGGATAGGCCTCGTAAGAGGCCTAAATATTAAATGGCAAAAATATCTTAATCATTTTATAGTATAGTTAAAATAATAATTTAATAGTATAGTTAAAATAATAATTTGATAGTATAGTTAAAATAATAATTTGATGGTATAGTTAAAATAATAATTTAATAGTATAGTTAAAATAATAATAATTTGATGGTATAGTAAAAATATTCATTAGATGGATAGGCCTCGTAAGAGGCCTAAATATTAAATGGCAAAGATATCTTAATCATTTAATAGTAATAATTTAATGATATATTAAAATAAACCATCAACATGATCCTAAATATTAAATAGTAATAATATATTAAAAATCACTTGATATGCAATTTAAAATGTTTTTAATATGTGAAATTAAATAACTTGTACATTTTTACCTAAATTTGTTGTTGATAATATTAATTGATTCTCATTCTTTCTATTATTATCACTTATTTCTAAAATTAAACTCTCCAATTTTGATAACTTTCCACTTATTTGTGTCTCATTTACACTTATACTCTCCAACATTTATATTAATAACTCATTCATACGATTTATATCAAATTATGGATGAGTCTCATAAAAATTTATTACACGAACACTTCTTATTTTCATAATGTTATTTTATTATATTTTTCACTTTTTTATCACATTTTTATCACATTTTTATCACATTTTTATCACATTTTTAAATTATTATTTCTCTTATGTTTTACTTCTAAAATAATTTATAATTATTATTTCATTAACTATAAATTATTTAATCATTTCTCTTATATTTCACTTCTCAAAATTTTTATAATTATTTTATTATTAACTATAATTTTTTTATTATTTATCTTATGTTTTACTTCTAAAATAATTTATAATTATTATTTCATTGACTATAAATTATTTAATTATTTCTCTTATGTTTTACTTCTAAAAATTTTTTTAATTATTTTATTATTAACTATAAATTATTTAATTATTTCTCTTATGTTTTACTTCTAAAAATGTGTAATTAATATATTAAAATACACATTTTGAATTAATTATTATACATTTTATATTAAAATACACATTTTGAATTAATTATTATACATTTTATATTAAAATACACATTTTGAATTAATTATT